AAATTCTCTCTCTCTTCTCCCATATATTTATATATCATTAAATCAAACCATCTTACAAATACATCATATATCTTTTCATCTATCATATTCGAGCGATGCCATATGCAATTATTTATATTATAATATTCCTTACCACTTAATACTGCCTCCCTATATCTATCTATTATACTTCCTTCATGATGCCATGCATATTCTTCGTCGTGAATAAACAAAGTATATTCAGGTAAATTATCATAATAGTCCACAATATATTTTAAATACACCGATGCTTCATTCCCTTTATTCAAAGGTATATGGTTGGGATTTTCTTTATCATACACCATGACATTAATTTTATGACCGCCATTTATTTTAAACGCAAAGCTCACATCTTTTCGATATTTACACACAACAATATTTGTAACAAATGGTGTATCAATAATTATTTTTGAAGTATCAATATTCATATATCTGTATCAACTATTTATAAAATACTAAATGTACGTATAAAAAATTGAAACACTTTTTCCACAACTTAATAATACACAAATATAAAACAACGAACTATCAAGCAACCAAGAACCTAAAGAGAATGAGCGCACAAAACGAAATCGTCCTTGAGTGTGGTATCTGCTACGAGCATTTGGAATCTTCGAAAAATAACTGTATTACTAGTTGTGGACACCAGTTTTGCATGGTTTGTTTTATTAAAATGACCCAAAACAATAACTGTTGCCCATTATGTCGTAGTGAGTTATATGAGGAAAAAGAAGAATCTGAAGACGACGAAGATACTATATCAGAGTATACCGAAGACGATACTGACGAAGACAGCGTCAATTATTTGGACGAAATTGACGAAAATGGTGTATATTTGGAGGAAATAGTATCTAGATTGGAAAAGAAAGGAATTAGTTATAAGGATCTTTTAATTGCTCTTATTCCTTCATTCCGTTCTACAGATGCAAGTTTAACTCTGAGCAAACGCAAAGAAATATGCAAATCCATCGATGTTACAATAGACGAAGCAAATGACGAAGACGAAGAGATCAGAGATATGGCTGCCGAGGACCGCAATACAATTGAAAGACCTGCTGTGGAGAGACCAGTTAATATATTACAACCTACCTTGAAACGCAAGTGCTAATAAGTATTTATATTTTGTAATTGTAATTAATTTATTCCTTTTTCTTGCATTTTATTTTTTTCATGAAAAATAAAATACTTACATCTAAATACACATTACATTATCATGTAGAATTATAGCAAGGGATAACTCGCTTGCAAAAGTACACCACACTGTCCAGAGCCTCCATTATATTGTGCGCCTCTGCCAATTCGAATATATCCATTTTCTCCCCAACTGGAAGACCAACTATTCTTGATCTTATAGAAATCCAAACCACCCTCGCTGCCATATCCAACAACAAGGACTCCATGGTCCAAATTAGTTCCACAAGTTCCAGTAAATACACCACTCTTGTATAATTGGAAATCGCGCTGGTCTGCCTCAATCGCGACTGAAACCGGCTGCTGAGTCAAAGCGGACATAAGTGAATTATCCGACTTGGGAACATCAACATGTCTGGTAATTCCACTTCCACTCACCTTGGAACAGGAAGTTTGACAACTACCGGCAGTCTTGGTATTTCCGGAAACATATGGATATGAACTCTCTGTACAGAGTCCGCCATTCTTGGAAATCCAATCGAAAGCATTATCCATCAATCCACCGTTGCATCCATGGTCGCGTCCGCCATTTCCAAAACTATCACAGTCAACCAACTGTTGTTCAGAAAAACTGACTAAATGTCCATACTTCAAAAAGTAAGCACCCTCCAAAGCACCAGTTGTGGAAAATGACCAACAACTACCACACTGCCCCTGATCCTTTACAGGTGTAACTGCACCCTTGGCTACCCAATCCACAGCAGATGCCAAGTTTACGTCACTATTAATATGCTCTCCGCGATATGAACGAATCGCATTAAAACGGGTATAAGACGTCGCTAAATACTTCGAAAAATCATCGGAGTTCATTCCGGAGAATTGATTATGTCCCAAAGTATATGTCTTATTTTGGGAATTAATACTTTCAATATAGGCATGGTTTTCTATCCACTTAATAAAAGTTCCCTGCTTATGAATATCGTTTTGGAATTCCACACGGAATTGATTTGCCCAGTTTTCAAATACTTGACGCAATTCCAAAGACGAAGAAAGAGCTAAAAGTGAAGCCAACGAAATAACACCGATCATATTATATACATATACTTTACATATCTTTTATATTGTTTCGATTTATAATTTATTATATGCAAATGTATCACGAATAACATATATTCGAACCAGACATAACCAACCCTAATTTAATTTTCTTTTTAATATGATGTTCATCCTCAAAAATAAATATATTAAAAGTGTATTCCTGATAATTTGTCAACGACTGTTGCGTATTTATTCGAAATAATAATCCAATTTGTTTTAAATACACCATATACGAATGCATTCCGTCGTTTTTAGATACTTTATCAAATACAATACCATTATGATGTTGTGTAATCAAATCTTGATTCTGTGAACATTTGCGTAACATTTCACATTCGTTTTGTACTTTACGTATGGAACGCATAGATATATTAATATAATCCATTTGACCAATCCAATCTCCCAAAAACTCAGTCGCCTGGGAGGATAATGATGAAATGATTTCAAAATGGTTCATGTATATCATTTGGTTTAATAAATCCACTAAACGGCGAATCGGACTTGTAATATGAATATATGAAGATAGTTTCATCATATCGTGTTTAATATCCACGTTATTATCTAATAAAGTATATTGACCAACTGTATTATTCCACGATGAAATAACCCGTCTAGTCTCACATTCCAAATGTTGAGGTATATCTTCATCAATATCTTTGATATATGACATCGCGCGAAATATTCCAACTTTTGATTGCGCCATTTTCTCCCCACAAAGTCGATTATAAGTTATCATCCAAAATGCCACAACATCATGACTATCATGTATGTTTTTATCTAAATGGGAGGTCACATATTCCAACATATTATAATGCACATCATCTAATAATCGTGGATCTTGGTAAACATAGTTTTTAGAAACGCAAATCAGCGAATTATACATTTTCACGCTATTTATACTCCAATCAGATGCATCCACTATCAATTCCATCGTCAACGCAAACCGTTGTTGGTTTTCTTGTAAACTGCATAATGTATCTGATAATATAGTGGGTAACATGGGGCGTTTCCGGTCTGGTAAATAAATGGTAGACACACGTTTACTAAATGATTTCCATAATCCAAGTGTTTCCAACCAAAAATACACATTCGCAATATAAATACATATTTTATATTTGTTTTCTCCCTCACACTTATGTATACTTAATGCATCGTCAAAGTCAGTTGACGTGGGTGGATCAATTGTAAATATATGTTGATTTTTGGGGATAGTTAGTTTGTATTTTGGATTTTGTACTATTTGCGAAATGTATTCGTCGCAACTATGTTTCTTTAGCAATTCACGCATTTTATTATTAAAATCTGTCATAGATACGTGCAGACTTTTGCAATATAATTGATATTCACAAAACACATCCATATTATCTACATCTCCCAAAACCTCCACTATCATTCCATGTGGATGTTTATCCCTCCAATTATCGTATTTAAATGTTATATATTTGTTTTTTATGGATTTGGAAAAACCCATTTTTAATTCATATGGAACCAAAAAACTAGGCAGATGTTTATCGTCTGGTATACATTTATACAATAAACGTTTTTTGGTTTCATTTCTTCCAAATGTTTTATTATTTTCCAATAATAAAACACCTGCAATCATATTTTGTGTTCGCAAGGGAGAATACACCAATTCCACATGGTTATTTTCATTTATCTGAATCACATCTTTCGTGAATAATTTATGTGTTATCGGTTGAATATGTTGTAATAAATTTTGGTCTAAATCAAGTTGTTTAGAATCGTCCGGGTATGTTAAATACCACGAACTATAATTCCGATCAGCAATCATTATTTTATATTTAGTCATTTTCAATACAGAAATACTAATAAAGTATATTTATATCATTTATTGTAATATATATTATTGATTACTGGTGTACAGATAATGAAACTAATACAGAATAGAATATAAACAATAAACGTGAGTATATATTATTTGTGATGAAACGATTTTATAGGAAAAAATCTCAACAAACCTCAACAAAATCATATACACATAATGATAATTCCAAATATTTAGTTATTGTTGAATCGCCGTCGAAATGCCATAAAATCGAGGATTATTTAGGAAGTGAATACAAATGCATATCTTCCAAAGGACATATTCGGGAAATAGACGGACTTAAATCTATTTGTACGAAAGATAAATATCAAATCACTTTTTCTGAAATGGATAGCAAAAAGTCACATATTGAATGGATGCGCCAAATCATAGACCATTATGATCACGGAAATATTTATTTAGCGACCGATGATGACCGCGAAGGGGAGGCTATTTCTTGGCATATTTGTGAAGTATTTGGTCTCCCCATATCCACCACTAAACGGATACTGTTTCATGAAATTACCAAAATTGCCATTTTAGAAGCAATTCAAAATCCAACAACAATCAATATGCAAATGGTTTATGCGCAACATTCGCGTCAAGTTTTAGATATTATTGTGGGGTATAAGGTATCGCCCATGTTATGGAAACACATCCATAATAATAAAACAAATGGTTTATCCGCCGGACGATGCCAAACCCCCGCACTTCGTCTCATATATGAAAACGAAAAAAAGAATTTGGGAGAAACCTCCCTTAAACACAAAATTAAAGGATATTTCTTTTCCACAAATAGCGCATTTCAGTTACATCACACCAAATCAAAGGGAAAAGATCCACATACACATATTGTAGGTGAATGTGTTGAATATCAAAATGAAGAAGAAGTAAAGGCGTTTATGCAACAGGCTAAAAACCATAAATACATGTTAACTATTGGCGAAAGTAAACTGGTACATAAACCACCTCCAAAACCATTTACCACCTCCCTTCTTCTACAAACATCAAGTAATTTATATCACTATTCTCCCAAAACAACGATGGATTTGTGTCAGCAACTATACCAAATGGGACTAATTACCTATATGCGAACGGATAGTTCGAAATATTCACAATATTTTCTGAAAAATGCCAGCGATTTTATTTTAAAAGAATATGGAGGCAACGAATATTTAGGCGAATTGAAAAAACTTCAAAATAATGATATTTCCAAACCGCACGAGGCGATTCGCGTTACAAACATTAATATGCAATATATAAATGACGAAAACAAGCTTTTAGTAAATATGTATCGTCTTATTTGGAAAAATAGTGTGGAAAGTTGCATGTCAGATTGTAAAATCGATGTTACTCCCATACATATTACTGCTCCCAATAATCTTCTATTTCTGAATAATAATGAAATTACGAGGTTTTTAGGTTGGAAACGCGCGCATATACAAAATAATACAGAAGAAATAAACGAATCAAGGGGACAATTAATGTATTATCAAAGCATTCAAACCTCCCAAACGCCTTTTTCATATAATACTATCGAAAGTAATGTAACCATGCATAATAATCATCACCATTATACCGAATCGTCTTTAATCCAAAAATTGGAAGATTTAGGAATCGGTCGTCCGTCTACCTATTCAAGTATTGTACATACAATACAAGAACGAGGATATGTTATAAAAAAAAACATAGAAGGACAAAAAATGAAAGTCAACGAATGGACGTTAAATGGCCAAGACCTTTCCAAAGTTACTACCGAAAAGGTATTCGGGAATGAAAATAATAAACTTGTAATTCAACCCATCGGGATAATAACGATGGAATTTCTATTACAGCATTTTCAATCGTTATTTGATTATGATTATACAAAAAAAATGGAAGAGGATTTAGATATATTATCCGAGTCGAAAATAGAGGATGCGCAACAAAAATGGTATTTGATTTGTAAAGATTGCATGGACGAAATAAAACAATTAATAAAACCTTTAGCAAAAATGTCCAAACAAAGTTATCCAATAGATAATGATTATCAATTAGTGTTTCATCAATATGGTGCATCATTAAAAAAAATAGATGAAGATGGAAATGTAATATACAAGGCAATCAAAAAAAATGTGCAAATCGATTTAGAAAAACTAAAAAACGGCATGTATACGTCCTCCGAATTATTGGAAATAGAAAACGATTGTTTAGGAAATTATGAAGATGAACCTATAACATTAAAATCGGGTAAATATGGCCCTTATATTCAACATAATGGCCAAAACATTTCGTTAAAAGGACTAACTAAAGACATGAACAAAATAACACTAGATGACGTAATTCCCTTTATAATACACAAACATTTATCTTCAAATACATCAGATTTAGAATCATCTAATAATGAAAAATCGTCCAATCCTTTGCCACCCTTGCCGCCCGCACCTCCAAGTGCTAATTTATTGCGAGAATTAACTCCCGAATTAAGTATAAGAAAAGGTAAGTTTGGAGCATATATATACTATAAAACACCTAACATGCCCTCTCCCGCATTTTATAATTTGAAAAAATTTAAACAAGGGTTCAAAACGTGCACGAAGGAATCACTCCTAACGTGGATCAAAGACACATACAATATACCCCCATAAAATCAACATTCCATAAAATATCAATATATAACAAATAATATGGCTGTATGTTTTCCATTTATGCGATATGTTTACATGTTTGTAATATTCACAATTTCTTTCATTTTAATTACTGGTCCCAAAAAATTGGAACTTCTTGGTTTGGGTTTATTTTTCGCAATAAATACGATGTTTTCTGCGTCCTTGGGTAACGATATATTAAAATTTATGCAATCGTCTCATAGGCAATCGTGGATGTCTGGGCTATCAACAGTCTCCATAATTGTTGGTCTGATTTTTAATTTTGTGTCCAGTATAATGGTTCTTGTGGCATTAAATAAATTAAACTCGGAATTTCAAGCAAAAGGCTCCAAAATATCATTATATCCAGAATCGCGAAAAGATTTAGATTTATTTGAGAGCATGATAATATCTTCGGTTGTATTGATTGCGGTTGTGTCGCTCAATATTTATTTCAACGCAGAACGTTTATCTCAATCGGCAGGAGTATTATTTGACAATTTAACAACAAGAACATCACACCCATTATATAATTTATTTTTTATATTAGTTGTTATTACAACGTGGGGACTTCATGTAAAAATCAGCGATATAATGGTAGATAAAACTTCTACACTTGAAAATAACGGTGAAATTAATCCCAATAGAAAGATTGATACAAACCTTCTCCCATTTTCTGAATATTTTGGTATATTGACTGGTCTATTGGTGCCGTTGCTATTTTTGGAAGTATTAAAAGCATGGATACATTACTATGGTATATATTATTTTGATTGGTTGGTATCCAATAGTGTGGGTATAGACATGACATTAGATATATTAAAATGGGGATTTACATTATCGGCAGTTGTTATTTCGGGTTTATTGATCGAAAAATTTGATCAAATACCGGATGTGATTAATGTATATTGGAAAGACCGATTCCGACCTGTATTTATTTCTTTCATGTTTTTCCTATTTTATATTTATCTATCAATATTGGCGAATACTACCTATTTTATTGATTTTATATTGCTCATAATCAAAATATTCGCACCATTTGCAGTATTGATATTATCATCTTATTTAATTGTAATCGGGGATAAATTATCTCGATTATCACGACATCAATTGGCCGAATAAAGTGCATTCGTTTGTTTGTAAATATATTTGTAGATAAAAAACATATATATTTACCTATACTTACTATAATCCTATGAAATACTATGAAACACATTTTGAAGAATATATGCAATCGTTTGATATATACAATTTCCATCCAAAAGTAGAACAAACTATTAATTGTCTCCCCAAATCGATAAAAGAATTGGGTAATTTGGTTTTATATGGACCTACTGGGTGTGGAAAATACACACAAGCTTTGAATATTATTCGCAAATTTTCCCCCAGCCACCTAAAATATGATAAAAAAATCTTAGCACAGACCGACAAATATAATTATAATTATAGAATTAGCGACGTTCATTACGAGATCGATATGTCTCTCTTGGGTTGTAATTCAAAGACTTTATGGCATGAAATCTTTTTCCAGATTGTTGATATTATTTCAATCAAACCAAACAAATCGGGTATTATATTATGCAAAAATTTCCATAATATCCATAACGAATTGCTGGAAGTTTTTTATAGTTATATTCAACATTCCAAGCAAACACAAAATAATATACATATAAATTTCATTTTACTAACGGAACATATTAGTTTCATTCCAAATAATATCATCAATTGTAGTTTTATTATTTCATTTGGGAGACCAAAGAAAGAAGCATATATTCAATTATATAATGACCATTATTATGAGCATACTGAAAATACATGTAAAAGCGAGGATTTTATCAAAAGAATACATGGTTCCGGTCATAAAAGATGCGTGTGTTTACATACTCCATGTGAATGCACAAAACGTAAATACAATACTTCGGGTCATTCTACAAAGTCCATGCATAATGTGTATGCAAATGATATATTAGAAAGTGTAGAAGAAAATTCCATTATCAATAGCAAAGAAGTAATGTCTTTCTCCCTAATTCCTAATATTAACAAAGTTCCAAAGGATATTTTCAACATCATATGCAACAATATCATACAAGAAATGTTGAATTATAAAAAACTTGTCTTTACCAATTTCCGCGATTGTTTGTACGATATATTGGTATATAATTTGGATATCACCGAATGTGTTTGGTATATTCTCCACTATTTTATTTACAAAGGATATTTGGTAAAAGCCAATATGTCACAAATATTATTGCGCATTTACGTATTTTTAAAATACTATAATAATAATTATCGCCCGATTTATCACTTAGAAAGTATATTCTTCTATATCCTATTACAAATAAATGGTTACCATGTCATTCCAACTAGCGTGTGAAATATTAAACATTTCTCCCCAAGAACAAAATATAGAACATGAATTATTACGAAAACAGTATCGAATGATGGCACTTAAATATCATCCAGATAAAAACAAAAATCATGATGCGGCCGAAAAGTTTCAGCAAGTAAAACAAGCATATGAGTATTTGTCTGAATATGCAAATGCTTTTGAGTATGGTGAAGGCGACGGGAATAGGGAGTGGAATTATTATGAGGAGGATATGAATATTTCTTATAAACAACTTTTGGCGAATTTTATATCTATTTGGTTCGGAGATAATCGTAAACTCATATTAATATTGACTAAAATGGCGAATCTTTGTGAAACCGCCTCTCTGGAATTTTTAAAAAGGATTGAAAAATCTACTCTCATGAAAATCTACGAATTTGCCAAACACCAAAACGAAATCTTTCAATTTAGTGAAGACTTTTTATGTAATATGCAAGAAATCATTAGGGAGAAAGAATCCCAAGAAGAATGCATATTGTTGAATCCGTATTTGGAGGATTTATTGAATGACCAATTATATAAACTTCAATATGGTGGACAATTATATATTATACCATTATGGCATAATGAATTAGTTTATGATTTATCTGGACGTGACTTGACTATAAAATGTTGTCCAGTTTTACCGGAAAATGTGGAAATAGACGAATACAATAATATTATCGTCGATTTACATTATAATATAGTGGATTTATGGAATGTGGAATATAAAGAGTTTGTTTTAGGCGGAAATAAATATGAATTTTACCCAAAAGGGTTGCGTCTTCTCCCGAAACAAACGTTAACTTTAAAAGGTGTGGGTATATCATCATTAAACACTAAACAAATATATGATGTATCACATAAACGCGACATAATAGTCAATATACATATTTCCCTATGATATTATTTACAAAATAACAATCAATACATGACCAACACATGAAATCAAATGTAATAGTGCATGATAACGTTCTTGCATAATAGGACTTTCACAATAGCAATATTTTTTTAATATGTATCCAACAAAATACAAAAAAATCACAGCCAAAAAGGTATTTATGATAAGTACACTCACCATCATGTCACGTATTCCATCTACTTTTACCAGTTTTTGAAAAAATAAATTACCACCATAAACCACCACCGCCCAAATTGCTATTTTATCAATAATATTGGTGTATATGTTTCGCCATAACCGAAAAATAATCGAAGTTAACCATAATATCAAAAACAAAAAACCATAAATAAAATAATTAAAATATAAGGCAATACAACAATTCACAAGAAATACTGTCGATGAATATATACACATATTAGATTCTACCTCCACTTGGGGAGGTGGTGGGTTTTGAGCATTTTCGATATCCATTAATAACAAATATATATTGCATTATATTTATATTCTTGATATATATAATGTTTCTCCCTATATTAGCAAAAATCGCTGCGGAGGCGATGTTGAGTTTTTATCCGATGATGATAAAACTTATCCATATACCCATATTGTCTCAGATGTGGACTCGATTTATTACCTATTCGGTGATTTCCTCCCTATTTGTCGATTGGGATTTCATAATAAAATCATTATTTACCCAAAGTGGCATATCCCTTGTACTAGTTTCGTTATTACATGTCTACACATCTTATCGGGGGTTTGAACTCCTAGAAAGTGGTGTTTCATATTCCTTATTTTATGTTTATCCTATTATCATTTTACTATTTTCGGGAGAAAAGTATACAACACAATTCTTATTATGGTGTTTAGTATCATTATTGGGAGTATATCTTTTATCGGATACAAATAATGAACATTTTAGTGATCCTGAAAATCCCCAAAACAAAGAACACTCTCCCCAAACAACACAAAAAGAAATGAGTATGTATGGCATTTTCATGATCATGTTGGCGGCAATAACCGAGGCATGGATATATTTTATTGTGCGAGACATAAAAACCACCAATAATTGGAATCATGTATTTTTATCTTATTCTCTAGGTGCGGTGGGATTATCAATATACCAATTTATGAATATGTCTACACAAACCTTGAAAAGTTTTTCATTTTCACCTAAATTACTTGCTTCGTTGGGAATGAATTCGTTGATTGGATTATTTGGTTATTTATTGCGTTTTTATGCAACCTCCCGATTAGAGCCCATTATATATGCTCCATTATCATATGTAGGTGTGGTCATGGCATATATTTATGGAATCTTCTTAAATCAAGATAGTATTTCATGGAAAAAAATAATGGGAACATTATGCATTATTGTGCCAAATTTGATGTTATTGAAAAAATAATGTTCATTCGATGTTTACAAAGGCACAATATTATATTTATTACATATCCAGTCATAAATATACTTATCGTCACTACCCCAATTCAAATAATCATCACCACTTAAATCATCTCTTGTAGTTTTAATGATTGAACCATTTTCACTATAAAATTGAGTGATAATAACGGCCGATTGACCTAATACAACATCAGTAACAGTGCAATAAATATAGTCTATAGTGCGTGTATATGTTTCTGTGATAGGTTGTATATGTGTAATGGACATTTATAATATTCAAAAAGAAAATAAAAAAAGGGTTTATGTTTATTCTGAAAATGTATATACTTACATGAGATAGCTTGCGTAATCATACCTGGATCATTCATTATGCCTGTGTGCGTTGCGCATTTCATTATGTAAGCGATCGAGCTCGTTGGTTAGACCAATCATGAAATAGAATTTGAAAAGAATAATTACGGTGGACGTAAAAGTGAGGATAGCGCATTCGTGTTCTAAAATAAATTGCGTGATGTGATCAAACCAAATAGGGAATGTATACATAAGTCCATAAATTAGGACATAATCAAACATATACATACAAAGACGTTCAATAGTATATACCATGAATTCGCTGGCCAACTCCAAATACATATTGATGATGCTTCTCAATAATACAAGTTGATAATACATGATAAGTGTTTTAAGTTTTTGATTGGAATGATTACAAAAACAATCATTTCAATTTTTTGTGTGCGTTTATGTGAATAAATGTGTATGTGTATGTGTATGTGTATGTGTATAAAAACTTACCATATTATTTACTTAGGGGCAACCTTTTTCACCACCTTCTTCTTTGGTGCTTCAGTTGCAGCCACAGCTGCTGGTGCCGCTACTGGTACAGCTGCTGGTGCTGGTGGAGGAGTATTTTCTACCTGTACTTGAACATGCTCGGTTTCAGCACTCGCTAACGCCTTTGGTTCGTCTTCATTATCACTATCTCCAACATATGTGCTAGGCACGGGTGTGGACTTCACAGTCGTTGTAGCTGTTTGCACAGGAGGTTGTGGAGGAACAAATTCCGACAAACTATTTTCATCAGGAACATCGTCGCTAATTTGTTGAGTTTCGATTGTTTCCTTTTCTTCGGGAGATAATTGAATATGGCACTTACCATAGACACTAACTACTTCCTTGGGCTTGACCACGCACTGGATTAGCTTCCATGTAAGTCCCCAGCCCTTACCTCCAATCCAGAGACCACCACACTGGAGGACACAGGCAACACTACTCATCTTTGGAATAAAATCCATAGGAGTTAGGTGAGGGTTTTCACATGGGAATATAATATTGGATTTGGTATCATATATTTCCACGTTCCACTTATTATCGTAAAAGGGAACCTTCGCGCGAATAGAGGGAGGCTTGGAATAATCGACCTTCTTCGTATCCTTATTCTTGCTATACTTAAGAAAAGAGAAAAAGTTAAACTTGACTATTTCGCGGGACATTTCTTGACCCCACCAAACTTCAGAATTGCGCACCGCATCATCAATAATTTGATTTTCAAATTCCTTTAACTTTTCCAAGAACTTAGTAGTAGATGGGTTAGAATATTCCTCATTAGGGAAATTTAGCGATAATGTATACTTTCCATCTGATTCTCCGGTCTTTTCATCCACAAAATCGCTGATTCCCCATGTCATCAATAGGGGAGTAGAAAAACAAAGGGCGCGATTGGTTTGCTTACTAACAAGACTAATCGACTTACCGCCTCGTTCATTTACCTTCGGTGCCATATACTTCACAGCAGAAGGATTCCATTCGTTTACGTTTAGGACAACAGGCTTAGACATTTTCGTTAAGAGTTAGTTTTAGGTTTGAGTGTTTTAGACTTAGCGTTAAGGAGTGGCGTTCAACGGGTGATAATATAGATTATCGGGGTTGTATACAGTATTATGTATTACTTCTTTATATATGTTTTATTTATCATATATTGGGGAGAATATAAAGAACCAAGACAATAAGATGCGTCCAACAAATATTCATGCATATGAACATAATAAATAAACAAATATATATAAATATTAAATAAACAAATAAATAAAATGACGAATTTAGAAGAAGACCAGCTCACACAAAACATGTATTACAAAACGTTTTCAAATAAATTGAATTCTGAAATTGTGACAAAAAAAGAATACGAAATAATTACACCAAAAGATTATTTCGACAAAAACATATCTTTGAAAAAATACAAATTAGATTTCATAAAAAATTTGCTGAGACACTATAAACTCCGTTTAACCGGAAATAAACAAATATTGACCGAACGTTTGGAAAATTATTTTGACAAACACAAAAAATCCATTATTTTGCAAAAAACATTTCGTGGACATTTGGTCCGTTATTCTTTCAAATTACGTGGGCCTGCTTTTAAAAATCGAGAATGTACAAATTCCACGGATTTTTACACGATGGAGCCATTAAACGAAATCGAATTTGAACGTTTTTTCAGTTATGCCGATAATAAAGGATTTATTTATGGTTTTGACATTTTCTCCCTCGTGCACCTTTATCATAGTAAACATAAACTCATTAATCCATATAATCGAGAGGAAATAGATCGTGTTATATTGCAAAAATTATTAACTCTTGGAAAAATCGCCGAAATAATATTTCCCAATTTTAATCCTCCAAGATCTCCCGTGGCTCGTCCTCCTGTTCAACAAACACATATTCAACGACGTTATGTGTTGCAACAGCCAACTATATTAAATCAAGCACAAAACACACAAACACAACAATTGCATACTCCTCCAACTGCACAAATATATCGTCCCACTTATCTGCCTCAAAATAATATTATGTCCCGCTTGCGGGAAATTGCCAATCGCCCATTAAATACCCGTATTAGGGAGGCGTTTATGGAAATCGATAATTTGGGTAATTATACGGACGTAGAATGGTTTATGTCTTTAACGTCGACAGAATATTTGACATTTTATTTGCAATATTATAATTTATGGAGACGTTTGGATAGCACAATACGAGAAAATATTAGTCCTAACGGAAACCCATTTGGAAGAATAGCCGAAGTAACTCGGAACTTAAATAGAGAACAAAATCAGACATCGTGTATTGAACTAATCGAAAATATGATATATAGCGGAACAAATATTGAATATCGCCGTTTAGGTGCACTTCATGTATTAACATTATTAACGCGTGTATCTTTACCTGCACGCGCAGCGATTCCATGGCTGAATGATATTGTTGTTTATTAGTGGCACATTATGGCCATAAAACATAATAATTGTGTATGTAATTATTATGTCTTTCTAACCCATCTCCCTAATTAATGTCTATTGGCATTAAAGGTGCACATGTGTTCTATTTAACGGAATAGCCATTAATTCTCGAGAAATTGCTGCTTATAATATAAAAAATAATAATACCAATAAATTCAATAAAAATATGATAAGGAAAATATTGATTATATTCCAACATCATATGACAATTATATATTTCGTTGAAGAATAAAAGTATGATAAGACAAACAAAAAATATGATTTGATAAATACTTATTTGAATATATTTGGGCATATTAGGGAGATAATATACCAATAAAGAAATGAATAGAATGCTTTGTGTCATGAAATAATAAACTAAAGACAAGTTCAATACTGAGTATATATCAATACAAATCAAGACAAATACATACAATAAAAACAACTGATTGGGGAGAATTCCCGTATGAGTATAAAAAACCATGAAAAATGCCAAATTCATCAGATACGTTATGGAATGAATAATATATGTTTGTATAATTCCATCCAGGTGGGTTATGTGAGAATAAGTATGAAATAGTTCAAAGCACAATATCGATAATAATAACAGGAACGTATATATGTTTTTTGTTTTAGTAATAAAATATAATATAATAATACAATTGACAGCGTTGAATGCAGCAGAATACGGTTGGGCGATTCCATTATTGTGCGGTTTTTCGCATGTATGGAACGGAAAAATATATTCACTCATATAATATGAAATTATAATAATTATTTATTATGAAAAATGAATATTTATAAACCTTTTTGCACGCATACGAGACGTCAATCCCATATTATATTTTCAATTTATTGTTTTGCAATAAACAATATAAAAAAGACACACAATATAGTGTATATTACTAGAAAATGGTAAGACAATCATCTAAGGCCGATAAGACTACTTCCTCCGTTGTTGCTCCCGTTGCATCTGTTTCTGAGTCTGTTCCCGTTCAGACCGCCGCTCCTGCTAAGAAGGAGAAGGCTCCTAGAAAGGAAAAGGCTCCTGCCCCTGCCGTCGTAGATACCCCCGCTGTAGTAGCTGCCCCTGCTGTTGTTGATGCCCCCGTCGTTGCTGCTCCTGCTACTGAGACTTCTGTCGAGACCTCCTCTTCCAAGTTGAATGAGGTCAACGCCCAGATCCAACAGATCACTCTTCTCTTGAACAACCTCAAGAATAACGTGCGTAGTTTGGAGAAGATTGTTGCTAGAGAGCAGAAGCTTGCCCAGAAGTCTTCCAAGAGTTCAAAGAAGGCTTCCGGCAACAGACAGCCCTCCGGATTCGTTAAGCCCACCCGTATTAGTGATGAGCTTGCCGTTTTCCTTGGAAAGACCTCCGGAACTGAGATGGCTCGCACCGAGGTGAGTCGTGAGATTAACAAGTACATCAAGGCACATAACCTCCAGCTCCAGACCAATCGCAGAATCATCACTCCTGATACCAAGCTCTCTGCTCTTCTCAAGCTTGGTGCTGGTGATGCCCAACTTACCTACTTCAACCTCCAGAAGTACATGAAGCCCCATTTCATTAAGGCCACCGCCTAAATAATAAACATATAATTAGACAGGTAAATGTATATATATTTTCACGCGTAAACAATTTAAATAATAAACCTTTTTCGTTTATTATTTATAGACATGGACAATATTAGTTATTCTGTTTCCGAATCAGTATCTGAAAATGAATCCAATATGAAGGTTGAGGAAAATGCTATGAGTGACGAAGAAAAAATTAAATATGTAGAACAAACCATACGCAAAATTGCAGAGGAACGCAAATTAAAATTGGTAATTTTAACTCCATGTTATGGGGGCGTTTGCCACGTAAACTATATGTGTTCACTTATAAATACAATAACCCTACTTAACCAATTGGGTATAAAAATCAAAGTTGAATTCTGTAAAAACGATAGTTTAGTCTCCCGTGCACGTAATAATTTAGTTGCTAAAGCGATGTCAGATAAAGAAATGACACATATGCTGTTTATTGATAGTGATATTACGTGGAATCCTGCAGACATAGTTAAACTTATCATGTGTGGCAAACAATTAGTCGGTGGGCTTTATCCTATCAAATCCTTTTATTGGGAAAGATTAATTGGGGAGAATGGCGAAAATGTTGTTCAAAAACTATTAGAACATAAAAACAATACTGTATTGAAAAACGTGAATGATGTTGAATATTTGCAGCAACGATTATTACGATATAACGTAAATTTTTATGGCGGAGATATACAAATCGATAAAAACTTAATGGAAATCCGACATTTAGCGACCGGATTCATGATGATTGAACGACAAGTGATCGAACAGTTAATGAAGGCGCTGCCAGAAACAAAGTACACAGATGATGTTCAATATTTAGAGGAACACGAAAATGAGTTTGCATATGCTCTTTTCGATTGTGGTGTGGAGGAAGGTCATTATTTTTCGGAGGATTGGTTATTTTGCAGTCGATGGACAAAATTGGGAGGCAAAATATATGCCGACGTTAGTATTAATTTAACACATACGGGACCACAAGATTACCGTGGTTCGTTTGTAAGTACAATTGTATAACGTCTATTCATGTTGTTCAAAGAACAATATGATAGCCAATAACAGAAATAATATATGTAATGATTACTTTATTTACATATATTATATGATTGATTTATATTATATAGGCGGTACCAAACATACCATCCTTACTCCTATGAAACATATGAAAATGCCATTATTTTCTGATAATAGTCGTGTTTATCAAAAACCCGGCACTTATCATGTTGGAGCCGGTTCTATCCAACATAGTCGAATTAAATCGCGACGTATATAAGTACACACGTGCACCCACTCCATATAAATATTATTATTTGGAATGGATATTATTTTTCATAACAATCGCGACATACTGGTACATAATTATGCACACCAATCACCGTTTGTTGTTTTTCTTCTGTGATGCGTTTCGAAAATATACCAGGTGTACCGTTTTTACATATACTACACAGGGAGGTTAATTTAGTGACTTTGTCACAAAGCGGAATCAAATCAAGAATTTGGCCAAATTTCTTGCGCTCAAAATCGCCATCCAATCCACATACATATATTTTCTTTTTATGCAATAGCATTTCTTCCACCACCTTCACCAAATCAGGGAAAAACTGTCCCTCATTTATCAATATAACGTCGCTGTTTGTTACTTTATGCATGACTAATGTATCGTTATGGAATACAAAACAATTATTTATATCTACACCAATAAAGTTTTTGTTCCAAACCTCCCCTAAATGCTGCGTTTGTATACAGGGTATTTTTATGTCGTCGTGTGTCGTTAGTTGTTCTCGTTCATAGCGGTCATCCAACGCGCTATTGATAACAGATACCGAAATGTTGCAGTATATACATTTCTTATATATTTCAACTAATCGGCTCGTTTTACCCGAAAACATAGAGCCCAAAATAATTTCTAAATAGGCAGATTGATTATTTTCCATTTTATAAGCATACTGTAAATGTGATTATGTCTTTAATACGTTTCAATTATTTGTTTTGTTTACGACTCAAAAGCAACTTACACAAATATAAAACCATCATCCATCATTAAAGTTTGTAATTTCAATACATCCATATTATGTGTTCGAAAAGGGAGACTATGAATTACATTTAATATTTCAGTATGATTATGTAATGCATATAAACTCAAATCAAACATAGAATGTACTTTATCTAATTTCTCCCTATTATGAATATATTTAGAATATTTCATCAACCAATCATAAAAACACATATCTTGGCCTTTTTCCACCGAATATTTCATGTATTGATTATACCATTTCAAGGTTTCATATAAGGACGTTTTCTCCCCAATATTATAATCTGTACCAGATAATACAAGTATATCCTTGAAATGACAATAAGGAATATTTATTTCATTCAATATTTGATAGGTGTCATATAGTATAGCGGTATGGTTTAATAAACTCATATGTCTTAATACACGTTGACACCCAAATACAAACATGTCCATATCGTCACTCACACATGCCCATGCATATTGGTTGCGAGTTAGGTAGGCACATAACTGATCCGCCTCCCCATGTGATTCCAAATACATAATACCATATGCCTGCATTAAATCTTTGGCTTTTTGTATATCACTTTCGCGAATACGCACAAACTTTTTTTTCAAATGATCTAATTCGGCCAATAAATCCTCTTTTTTATCAGGTTCCAGATTGGCATTATTTTCCATTTCATGTTTCAATAACAAGTATTTTTCTTCCGCCATTTTCTTTTCCATTTTGCGTTTTTCAAGCAATTCCGACTTTTCGGAGGGAGGTTTTCCGTCAAACACATATATTGGTGTAATATTGTATTTGCGAAATATGGATATCATTAAATATATGTTTTCCAATAACGCATTTTTTTCCACAAACTTATACAAATAAATGCTTGTGTCAATTATCAACGTTTTATTTGTCAATTCGGACAAATGAATTTTGCGAATTGCGTTGGAAGAACATCTATCCATTAAATATTTATTCAAACTTTTAATACCCATAATTCGGATTATTTGGTTATTTAGGTTTCTATATATTAAATAGGCATATTTCTATATTCTTTTATGATGATTTTATTTGTTCTTGATAAACTAATATAAGGAAATATATCCTATAAAATAATACATCATGGATAACAAAGACCCACTTTATTATTATCCTTCTTTGTCAAATAATTTTGAAAATATTCCCAAATATTATCCTTTGTATCTTCATCACGATGATTGGTCAAGCATATATATACCGTATTTGGATAATAGTTACTCTTATGAATATTTGAAGGAAATCATCGAAATGCGATATAATATTGGAAAAGTAAGTCAAATCGATTTCGTAAAAAGCCCGCAAAAAAAAGGAAACTCGAAAGAATATAATTCCGCATTTGTGCATTTTGAATATTGGTATAATAGCGATTTTGCGATCTTTTTGCGTTATTATTTGAATAAACACGAAAAATACAATATATCTAATTATTTCCGTTATTTCCGTCCATTACCTCCCAATTCATCGATTGCAATCACCGATAATTTTCATATACTTATTAATAAAAGTAATTATAAAATGAGAGAAGCGCCATTATCTGATTCCTATTTTAAACCAATCAAACAACCAAATAAACATGTGTGGGAAGATAATATTACAAATGTGTTGGAACAATTTCGCAAGCGATTCGAGCTATTAGAAAATGAAATTACAGCTATCAAAAACATTCTCACGAAACAGAAAGAATAAATTATTCATTAATAGTCATTCGCAAAGATGAAAAGTGGATGTATTTTTTGGCATATTCTAGATGTTTCATATGTGTTTCATCTTTATACAGAGTTTTTAATAATTCGATATATTTATGAATATTGTTTTTATTGAAACGAAGGGGAGGATCGTTATTATGTATACACCACTCCATAAAAGTGTTCAAATTACACAAAAATATGCATTTAATAAAATAATAAGATAATGTGGATGTTTCTTCCGTATATTTATGTCCATGTGTTCCATATATCAAATCCTTGTATGTTATGCCATACAAATCCAATATTTTAGCACACTGAATAAGTGAAAACGCCTGTTCACATTTTAATCGATACAATATGTTTGGCATTATTTTGTGGTATGTTGGGGAGAAAACATGAGACTTTTTTGTTTTAGTAAATGTATGTTTTCTTTTAGTCATAATACTATTTGATTTACTATTTTCCAATAATGCGCAAAATAAAATATTGATGGTTTCTCCCCAAACTTCGCAATAAGATTCATATAATCGCACATCATTCTGTTTGTTGCACCCTTTAAACAGTTGCAACACTTCTTTGTTGGATTCGTTTGCGTCCATTTCCGAAAAGTCCAAACCCAAACTGTGGATGGTTTCATGTATAAATACTTTGAACCATTCTTCAAACCGAAATATGATTATTTGGGTGGATGGTTGACACGATGTAGTGAATGCGGTGTTTACATGAGAAGAATTTAATGGAATTGGGGAGAGTGGAAGTGTTTTCATCATATCACTATAAAACAAATAAATAGTCATTTTATTTGAACATTTAGGATCACTATATTGAAATGCAATATCCAACCACATGATGATTTTTTTCACATAGATCATTCTATTTTGCTCCTCCCCAAAAGATTTAGGAAAAAACATATACACATTTATTTCACGATCATGAATGCGTAACATATATTGATGCGCATGTTTCATTTTCGATTTAATATTGTTTATGACATCTTCCACACTTATGCTATTTATTGTATCCAATATACTTGGATGTTCATTAACAAACTCATCATAAGAAAAGGAATGTTTGCTTTCGATTTTCGACTTCCAATTCTTTTGTGAAACACACAATTGTTCATATAATGTTTTTAACAAATATGTTGTTTTAGAAGACAATTGGGGAGAATGTGTATGCAATTTGTTTTTTTTCACAATAGATTGTATGTATTTTTGCATTTGTGTCAAGTCTTTATTATAATTCATGATGTATATATACATTATGAATAGACATTATCATTACAGAGTGTTTATGTGCTAATATCATGGCGTATTTTCATTAGTAACATATCTGGTATTGCTGGACTTCCGCGTTTTTCTCGCAGTTTTAATAGTGCTGTTTTAGTAAGTAGCAATAAATTACGATAATCTTCATTATCTTCGAATTTAGCGCGAAGAGCCAATTCGCGTTCCTGTAGATCACGTCCCAGAGCATAATCTACGTCGACTTTAATAGCTTTTGGTTTTTTATCCAAATCACCCTGAATTTTTAGTTTTTTACCTGCTTTATCTGGTTTCGGATCTTTAGAAAGTTCACTACCACTATCCAACGAATATTGTAAATAAATATCAGGATATCCCTTTTTATATTTAGCGCCTTCTAAATAATGGGAAACCGATGACCAATTATGGTTATCAATACGAATTGATGCATCGCCCATCCATGAATCGTCCAATTTCTTGCGCCATTCGGGAATTTTAGAAAGAGGAATATAATCGATTTTAGCATCTTTGGGAATTTTTTCCCCATCCGCCGTTCCTGGTTTTGCCGATTTTTCTGCATTCGAATAAAATACAAATACAACATTAGACCGGAATAAACGTCCCTCACCCTCTAAATCCTCGTCATCTTCAGGTTTACCTTCGTCGGGAGAAATGCCCAATTTGGATTTTAAATTACGGAAATCTTGTATCATATAATAAATTCCTGCGTTCTTTTCCAAACACTTATTTAATATCATCATTTTGACATCATAAGGAATTTCACGATATAACAATATTTGTTTTTGTTTATATGAAACCAAACGATAATGTTTTTGATGTAAGGAAGTCATAATATAATACTCTGGGGAGAAAGAACCCTTTTCTTGTATTTCTTTATTTGCCTCCCCACAATTTAATACACTATCATATGCTTTTTCACTATACGCGTCTTGAGAAAATATAATTAGTTTTATATTCAAAACACGTTCAAGTGTGGAAATAGCCCATGTATCCGCCCAATAATTTTGGCTTCGAATATAAGCTCGCATTTTATCTAATGTATCAATATCTTTCATAAAACCAATATAATCTCCCTTGACCGCCTCAGCGTCTTTCTTTTTTTTTGCTATTTCATTATGTTTTTTAGTCAAATCCTTTGCCTGTTGAAGTAAATGTTTAGCTTCTTCCGCGTTTTCATCCATTTTTTTTACGCGTTTTTTCAACTCAGAAACATTTTTTTTCATATCATCCATTTCTTTTTGGTATTCCTTAATATTGCTTTCAAACTGTAAATACACGCGGTATTGTTCTTGAAATACTTCGTCGGTAATTTCATTCGAAAGAATAGCACGCATCTTATCAACGGTAGTCGTTCTCCCTATTTGTTTAAATGCATCACGAATAACCGCAAATAAACAATCTCCGCTTCCTTCATTCTCGTGGATATTATAGTGATTATTTTTCATATATTTTTCAACCCAATTATTTGTGGACGATTCGCGAAATTCTTTACGGATTGTTTCCGCTTCTTGTTCAGATTCTTCAGGCAGAATTTCCATGATTGCAGATGCGCGGTCTATTGAAAATACGCCGCTTTCAATTGCCTCCCGTGCATCTTTTAATTCTTCCGATACTTGTTTAGCAGGAACAGAAACATGAAATCTCGCATCCTCGTCATCATCGTCGCCCATTATGGATTTTTTTGCAACTTCCACCATTTCATTCAAAGAAGAAACTGGCACCAAATATTGTTTCGGATCTGAATCTAATTTGCCAACAAATTTATCATTCACAAAACTATCAAACAATAAAGGGAGAGTTAATTTATCAATATTCAATTCGCCATCAACATAAGCATTTAATATAGATGTACTTTCAAATTCGAAAACACCAATTTTAGAACGAACTTTTAATTTAGAAACCGCATAAATAGGAACATAAACTACGCCTTTGTTGGAATAGGTATATTTAAGTTTGCCCAATAAAACTGCCACTTCAGTATTTAAAATCTTTAGCGCATAAACGGATGAACTGTGTCCAATATCTTCGGGGTCAATCTCCCTACTTTCCTTATACTGAATCTGACTATTAAGTCGCGATTGAACCATGTTTAATATACAAACTGAAAAGATATATTTATATTTATTTAGAAGGCAATATATTGGAATTGTATTTAGCACACGCAGACTTATAAATATGCAAAGCTTCTATGCGATCTCCAAATCGATGAACTTTAGACCAACGTTTATCTTCGTGTTTTTTATAATTTGTAAAAAACCATTCTAATTGATGAAGAATATTTTTGTCAAGGTGGTATTCGTCAAAATTATCCATTTCTAAATAATCATCAACTGGAATAACCAATATTTTTTCATCCATACCTTTTTCGTCTTCCATTATTAATACACCAATAATAATTCCATACACATTCGAACTATTTTCATATTTATGATCCGTGATAATTAAAGCATCCAATTCATCGCCATCTTCAGCTAAAGTATTTGGAATGAAACCATAATGATATGGATATTTATATTGAATAGGCAATATACGATCCAATTCCAATTTTTGAGTTACATGATTCCATTCGTATTTTTTATTAGAGCCTTTCTCAATTTCAATAAATACATTTACAAAACTGGACATTTTATACATTTATTGAATGAATAAAATGATAAAATAAAACACATTATAAAGAATCCAATATATCCATGAATTTAAAAATAACACGATTCGACATGCTTGGGAAAGTCTTACTATTAGATGACTTTCCTAAAGTTTCAATAGAAGGATAAATTTCTTCATTCCATGCAGAATATTTTGCAAATAAAGGAGTATTGTTTGAAACCAATATGTGTAAATTTTCCGTCAACTCTCCCACCTCATATGCTCTTCCGTCCTTTATGACATTAGTCATAATTGTCTCTAAATACCATTTTACCATATCCAACACCTTTTCCACCGAAACAAGATTGCGTTTCATCAAATTTACAATAAAACTGTTTTTGGCTTTTCGGGCAACAATTAGTTTATTGTATTTACAATACCCATCATAATCTATATCCGAATCGACATAATCCAAAACAATTTGGTCAAACGTTTCATCTACGAAAGGGAGAACAAAGGATGCAAACACCTCATATTTAGAACATAATTGACAATAAAAATCGGCAAATAATTCGGAATAAAAGGAATTACCACAACACGAATTCAAAATATTTGTGGCAATCATTATGGTATTATCTTCATTATTTTCTTCCTCATTATTCATATATTCATCTATCAATACATATACTTGTTCGCTGATTTTTTGGAATGTTGCAGAAGACATTTTATTAAGTGTGGTGCGAATATCAGCCCATACCTTATCTATTCCGGTTTTTACACTTATTTTAGTAGCCTTAAAATTGCGAACAGCCTCCCATTCTTCGTGTTTGATTTCCTTTTTATTTGTGTTTTGTTTACGCTTATCGTTGATATTTGACGTTTTAGAATGACTTAACATATTTTTATTGGTTTTATATGGATTGTTACCTTTCAGATTAGAATACTGACTTTGCCCACTATTGCCATTTGTTGGAGTGTCATTCACATCTAATGACGCTTCAATAAGTTTAAATGCGTTTAGTACATTATCAGGAAGTTGATATTCTATTTTATTAAAAAGAATATTTTGGAAATCGCTGATATGGTAATACATGTTCTCTGTGTACAGAATGTAAGTTTATATATTTATATGGTTATTATAAATATATAATTAGTGAATAGATATAAATAATAAACCATTCAAATATGAAGGAGACATTACAACATGAACGGTGAAGAAAAAATGATCGAACAAAATGAAAATGTAGAATATGAAGTAAAATCTTGGGATGAGTTAGATCTTAAACAAGATATACTACGTGGTATATATGCTTTAGGGTTCGAAAATCCAAGTGCCATCCAAAAAAAAGCAATAAGTCCTATACTGAAATTAAGAGATGTAATTGGACAAGCCCAGTCAGGTACTGGAAAAACGGGCACATTTTCTATTAGCGCATTACAGCGAATTAATGTGGAAAAAAAGGCTATTCAAGCACTTATTATTGTGCCAACACATGAGTTAGTATTGCAAATACAGGACGTTATCAATAATATTGGACAATTCATGTCTGAATTAAAAGTGAAAACATTAATAGGCGGAACCTCAATTAATGATGATGTGCGGTGTCTACTTCATGATACACCACATATTATTATTGGATGCACAGGACGTATATATGATATGATGAAACGCAGAGCACTCAAAACCGATGATATACAAATTTGTATTTTAGATGAAGCAGATGAAATGTTATCTCGAGGATTTAGCGAACAAATATACAATATATTCCAGTGTTTGCCATATAATGTGCAAATTGCACTATTCAGCGCAACGATGCCAGTATCAATAATCAAATTAACGGAAAAGTTTATGCGAAATCCAGTTATGATTACCATGAAACCCGAGGAATTGAATTTAGAAGGAATCAACCAATTTTATTTGGCGATGGCAAATGATCATTCAAAATACGATACACTAAAGATGCTTTTTGAACAGCTTACTATATCACAAACAATCATATATGTAAACAGTATATCTCGTGTATCGGAACTTTATAATGCTATGACTGAAGAGGGATTTTCGGTTTGCTGTATTCATAGTAATATGACAAAAGAGGAACGCAAAGATATAATTGCAAAATTTCGGAATGGCGCCTATCGTGTCATGATTTCATCGAACTTAACGGCACGCGGTATAGATATCCAACAGGTAAATACAGTTATTAATTTTGATATACCAAAATCCGTAGAAACGTACTTGCATCGTATTGGACGAAGTGGAAGATGGGGACGTAAAGGAACCGCAATAAATTTTGTAACGAAACAAGATATTTATCACATGCGAAATATCGAAAAACATTACAATATTGATATCAAAGAATTACCCGACAATTATATTTTTAATTAACGTCTATTCATATTGATAAAAGATCAATATGAAAGCGTATATGAATAGCAGTTGAACACATGCGTAATATATATTATGATTATTTATTTATAATATATATGTTGGAAAAGTGTCTATTAGCAATATTGAAAAAGAGCGGAATAGATGAATCTATATTAGATAGTTTTAAATTAAATGAACATGAACCTTCTCCGTCTAAAATGTATGACGGTTTCAAGCTTCCGATAGAATATGTGGATCCCACTCAAATACACGAATTATCCAATACAGTTATAAGTGATTTAGAATTGGAAACATCTACAAACTCAGATATAAATCCAGTGTATCATGAACTCACCTCTCCCGAAAATAGATTCGCAAAACAAATGATAAGCGAGTTCAAAAACAAATTTACTTCAAATGTTCAATTTTTGAAAGATAGTCAGGTTGTCATTTCAAATGCTAAATATACATGTGATACCATCGAACATAAAATGGATTATGACGAATTTTGTGAGATTTGGGGAGAATTAAGGGACGATGCCAATTTTATCGATAAATATTCCTATATGGAATGGGCTATAGTGGAACATTTAAACCATTCATCAACCTTTTTACAAACGTGGTCACTTATTAATATCGTCTCCCCAATAATGAGTTTATTAGTACCTATCATCTTTTTCGTTTTTCCATTTGTTTTACTTCGGATGAAAGGTATACCAATCACATTTGAAGAATATATCGAAACTCTCAGAGAAATAGCGAAACACCATTTTATAGGAAAGGTATTGAATGTTCGTTCATTAAGTATTGAAAATATAATGTATTTGGGCTTTACTGGATTTATTTATTTTATGCAAATATACCAAAACACCACATCGTGTATTCGATTTTACAATAACATAAAGAGAATGAATCATTCCCTTTTGTTTATTCGCGATTATGTAACAAGAAACATTACTAATATGGAATCATTTATAACCAAAAATAATTCACTTCCCACTTATCAAACGTTTATTGGGGAGGTGAAAAAACATATGGAAATATTGAAAGACATAAAATCCAAACTAGAAAATATAACCCCCTTTTCAGTCGGACTAGGGACATGCTTAAATGTGGGTAATATGCTTAAAGTATTTTACAAATTACATCAAAATGCTGAATATGGGGAGGCCATACGATATTCAATCGGTTTTGATGGATATATATCTAATATAAATGGAATACGCGATAACATGGACAACGGTTATATTCATAATGCAATATTTTCCACGAAATCAACCAAAATAAAAAACCAATATTATCCGTTGCATAAAAATGGACCCAAGAAAAACAATTGTGTATTGAAGAAAAATATGATTATTACCGGAGTGAATGCATCTGGCAAAACGACCTTTTTAAAAACGACTGCAATTAATATCATTTTCACCCAACAATTTGGAGTTGGTTTTTATGACAAATGTAATTTGGTGCCATTTACACATATTCACTCCTATTTAAATATTCCAGATACTTCAGGGAGAGATAGTTTATTTCAGGCGGAATCGCGGCGATGTAAAGATATCATCGACGCCATTCAAAATACACAACATACAAATAGTCGCCATTTTTGTATTTTTGACGAACTATATTCCGGAACAAATCCGGAAGAAGCAACGAAATCTGCCTATTCGTTTTTACATTACCTGTCTTCCTATTCAAATGTACGGTTTATTTTGACAACACATTATGTTTCACTTTGTAAAAAATACAAGAAATCGAAACATGTGAATAATTATAAAATGTGTGTTGAGAAATCACATGATGGTAAAATCAAATACACATATAAAATAAAAAAGGGAATATCGAACCTTCATGGAGGAGTTGAAATTTTGAAAAACATGAATTATCCCAAAGAAATAATCAATCAAATAGAAACATACCACATATAAATAATGCCGATTATTTCTTGAAGTGACGATTCAGGAATTTTTGAATATTGAAATACTTAACGGTATCATTATCAGTTGTGCCTAACAGTTTGTGAAGAGTATCGTTTGGCTTAATGATCGTTTTATCATGTTCATCATGTAATTTATTATCTTTAATATATCTATTGATATATTTCGTAACCTCTGTGCGAGGAATTAAAACGCCTTTATCCTTACCCATAAAGTCACATAATTCGTCCGAAATATGAACCGGTGCAGCGAACCCCGAAGGACGTTTATTAGCACTTTTTTCACTATTTTGCTTTGCAATTTTAGATAAATAACGATCAAGCATAGTTTCACATAACTTCATTTCTGTATGCAAATTATTTATTTCTCTTCTATAAATCGCAATATGCTCTCTGGTATGGGCCAGTTTTTGCTTCAACTTTATTAAACTGTTGGGACAATCAAATTTATCAAAACCGTTATTTAATAAATCGTTATTACTTTCCATATTTATCCTATCCTAATAATATACACAGTAATTGATTACCATTTTATATTGTTTTACTATAAAATATAAAATGTATATATATGTCTCTAGACGCAAACCCTCAGTTTAATTGGAATTAGTGCGGTTTTGGGGTTCACGGCGGGTTCGTTGGTCTCCCTTACCTTGGGGTCTTCTTTTAGAAACGGTGGTATATCCTTCATTATCACGGGGGGTTCCGTGGTGCTCAGAACTATCTCTAGGGGGGCGACGAGTATGGCGTGGACCACGTCTTTCATCAGAAGAAGATTGTCTTTGAGACGATGAGTGAGGTTGACGGGAAACAGGAGGACGTGTATTATCGCGATGCTCACGGCGGGTTTCACACATAAGTCTTCCGCCCTTTACACCAGAAATATCCACCGCATGGAATTCATGTTCGCCCCTATCGGGCTTCACCAAATTGAAATCAACATATTCTCCCTGAACTAAATACTTATATTGAGAATTCTCGACCTTGATGGAGGACCAGTGCACAAAAATATCTTTTTCGTTATTGTCACCATCACAAAGGGTGATAAACCCAAATCCAGACTTATTATTAAACCACTTTACTCGGCCGGTATATCTATTGTTCTCAGACATATTACCAATTATATACAAAATTTGAAATTTTTATTTATATTGTTTACATGCTAAATATATAATTATTCAAATAAGTGACATAAATAATCATAATCCGGCATTTCCATGAATGATAATTCATACATATACTGAATATAATTCACTAATTTCGTTTGGTTTACGGGTTGAGAAACAACGTCTACACATAAATATTTATCCATTAACAATAAGCAATTGTTCAAACATTTTTGTTGTTTTATATGTATATTTGTCGGATGATTAATATGTGTTTTTTCAAAAGTGTTTGAAAAAAATGTTTGATAATTCCAAGGTACAGTTCCTTCTCCCAAAATAAATAATAAAATATAAAATAACGAAAGTATATCATCTCGCCGTGTAACTTCATATCCATTATGGACATGATAACTAACATAAAATAAAGATCCTATCAGGTGTTCTTTTGATAAACCAATATCTTTATGACTTCCATTTTCATCAACGTAAAATGTTGCCAACCCAAAATCAATCAAAAATAGATTGTTTCCTTTTAGCATAAAATTTTGGGGTTTCAAATCTCGATGGACAACATAATGTTTATGGACATTTTGAATAATTTGTATCATGGATTTATACAAATATGCAACGTCTGTTAATTTATTATTGATACGTGAAATAACATATTTATCCAACGACATATCATAATGGGGAATGATTAACACATATAATTTTTCAATAATTCCGAACCAAGACACAACAGGTATTTGTCTACATCCTTTAGTGTATAAATAATTTAGGATAGTCGTTTCGTGTTTTAATAACTGTTGAGATGTAGGATCGGTTTGAATTTTGATGGCAACGTAATAATCTTTTTTGGTATGTTTCCCAAAATAGATAGACCCAAATTTACCCTGACCAATTTTTTCGAGCAATTCATATTTTTGTGCGATTTTCATCTAATTTGGTTATTTAGTAAATAATAATCTAAAAAATGTAGAGATATAATATAAATTGGTAATGTACAAGTATTTTATATTGTTAATATCTCTATTAGTTATTACCATATTTGCTTTAAATATTGGTGTTTTACAAACCATGACATTTTTATCGGCAAAAGAAAGTGTCGACATTTCGTTATCAGCCAACAACGTTAAGAGAGTTTCTGTTATAGAATATAAAGCATCTACTACTAATATTAAATATATAAAATTCAGATATAACACCCCACATGAAGCTGTTACATATGGTGATACAAGCGGCAAAGGACCATCTATCAAACATATATTACAACTAGGTGAATTTATAAATAAAATAAAGGTATATAATGCTATTAATAGCTCCGGAGCAAATGGCCGTGGTGGTGGATATGTATTTGTCACAAATATAGGACGTGAATTAAAAGCATTCCCAAATAATAAATTGGAACGCAAATTAAGTTACACACTTCCATTTTATGGTCGTCTTGGTGAAGATGGAGAACCATCCGCTAAACCAATTATTGGTTTAAAATGGGTTAATTCATTTGGAATGAGAGATCTTTCTATATTAAATAATGTTGCCGCTAATCCGAATGGTACAACCGTTGTTAATGATTCTTCAAGACATGCTATTCCAGTAGGTATTGAGTTAGGTATAACACCACCCAATTGGAATTCGACCGCACTTCAGTTATTTAAAAGAGTCGAAAATGAAACCGGATTTAAATTTAATCTTGTAACAAATTCAAGTCTCGATAACACGTCTGCCATAGCAGAGTTTTTTGACGACGTATTTGAAATAGATATTGATTCTATAATTGCCGGCAACAGAATAAATACCGATAACCATAATTATTACAAATTGATTCGATTCACCAAAGTTCTTATGGATTATGGATATAAAAATATTGATGAATGTATTAATTCGCTTGCAGATATAAGAACAATTAAGACACAACAGGGGTTTACTACTATTGAAGGTCTTAATACAAAGGGAGAGTTGACGAATGAAGAAGCAACATGTTATTTACACAATAGTGTAAAAGCACGCAGAGAAGTTGTGGGTTCCACTATGGCAAGTGATACCATAGCAGTTCCAGGATTAAAATACAGAATATTCAATTCCTATTTTGGTATGAATATTAATAATGGGGGTGTAAATTTGTTTCCAAATAGATGGCAAGAAGAGTTTGAATCCTATCGCACCAAGCTACGTCCGTTGAATTCCGATAATGGCAAATGTAGATTTCATCCAAATTTGTTACGCACAGATACACAAGAATATAGAAATGCAGGAGTATATACTTGGAACTGGATAGCTAGACGTAATTATTTAGTACCATGTATAATTGCAGAAGGAACTACTACGGATTTGTATTATATAAAAGAAATGACCAAAAAACCTGAAGGTGGCAGTGTCTTAGATAATAATGATACAGGTGAATATTACACAATAGAATTGAGTGGATATTTTAAACCTGATACAACCGGCATATGGTGTTTTAGATGTGTATCTGATGACGGTGCTCATTTTCTGATTGGAGGAAACCGAGGCGGTTCTCCTGGATTACACGGCATGGCTGATTGGGACCGTATATACACGTTCCGTTTAGAAAAAGATAATTATTATGATTTCTTGATGGTTATGGGAGAAAATTGGGGTGGAGATAACTTATTTTTTCAATACGGATGTGTTCCTGATGATATGGCAAACTATAACTCACCCGCAAAATTGAGCAATCCAAGAGATATATATTGGAAATCGTTGATTAAAACGGATGGATATTTCTTTTTGAATCCCGGAAGCATGACTGATGATTATAGTCCACAATCAAGCTATTCTCCCGAAATATTAGCAAAAGCTAAACAACACTGGATCGATAATGGAAGCAATCAAACACTTGCTACATGTACTATAAATATGGACATTCGTCCTAATCCAATTAATATGAAAGACGTATATCCAAATGAAATTACAAATCATTATCCATCACACATACAAGATATGATTAATTCATGTCCTAGTTCAAATCCGAATGAGTGCGGATTTGGGAATAATGACGTAAGTGTGATGAATCTTGAATATAATCGAAACACAAATGCTCCGGTAAATGTACCTTCACAAGTAGTTGCGTCTGCAGCAAATAGTTTATTAGCCCAAGGAAAACAACGCGGTGTATATATTTCATCTGGTAGCATTTTGCCCAAGGTTGAAGAATTTACCGAAGGAATGAGAATTAATGAACCGAAATTTATCCTTTATTTACAGGCATTAGGTAATTACGGAATCGAAAAAGAAGAATTGCCACAAAAACTCAAAGAATATGCCGTTAAATTTAAAGTAGATATACAAGATGTAAAACAAATACAAGCTTTATTGACCAACTTTATCGATTTTAATATTCGATCAGAAGATGATTTTGATGACTTTGAAATATTAATGAAATCACAATACAGAAATTTTGTCACTTCTTCTGAATATCTGGAATTCATGAGAATGATGATTTCTATAAACCTATATTATGATGGAGATAGTGGCCAGTTAGCACAATATATGGATAAAATTACTGGATATAGAATAAATACTTTCCAGAAATTGAAATATTTCAAAAAGGCGTGTGAAGAAATTGGTATTACTGATGTTAATTCAGCGATAGACGCATTAATTGCGTTCGGTGTTACTTCCTATCCGGCTGCAGTTGGTAATAATGGATTTATTCATAAATACAAAGCGTATATTAACTCAGACACAAGTGTGAATGGTCTTTTAGATATACAAAAAATGACAACATTTGGTGTAAGAATTGAATCATTTGATAATTTTATAAGTGTAGATAGTAATGGAGTCAATTACAAATTATTAAAAGATTATATTGATTCTCATATTAATTTTGGAGTCTATTATGTAAATAATAGAGGTTCAAGTAAAGTGTATAGTTATTTGAAAACGATACTTAAAGCATTCAAATTTTCATCTAACATGAATTTGTATATTAATTACATGACTCCTACTATTCCACAAATGAATAGTGAATCAGAACAAGAACTGTTCAAGTTAAATCAATATAGAGCGATGGGAATAAATAACATCGGAGATTATAATTATATCTATAAAGATTCACCTACTCAATTAGGGTCCAAATCGCGATTTAATGTTGAAGAATTAATAACAGATGAAACGTTATTGAAATTCTTTGAAATAGATAAAAGAGATCGCGCTAACTACTCCGACTATAAAAATCGTTTTGCAAAGACAATTCAACACATGACATCTCTTGGATTTAATGATGTTTGCAATTACTTCGAATTTTTGAAAAAACTACATACTTCGTTAAAATATACGTATTCAACATTCAAAAAAGATTTATCCAATAAAAAAACTCTATTTGGCACAGAATATGCCAACTATCTCAATTGCAATAATAAAGTTAGTACCAAAAAACCGACTACATCATCACAAGCAAGTATTTATCAAGCAGAAGATATTCCAGACGAAATGTCAGCTGATATGGCATCAACTGTGCGTTCAGGTTTCACCACATATAGTGAATCTTTTGTTGAAGGAAATATGCCAGATATATTGGCGTCAGTAAATAGTTTAGGTATAAATTATTATGGAGAAGCGGTGAAAGATAGCAAAAGTTCAACATGGATCGATCTTAATTCCTTTAATCAAACTCTAAAAACATTCGACGTAAATACGCCAGAAGACTACGATGTATTCATAAATTCTTTGAATGAATTTCATATAACACAATACAATTTTGTAGAATACACAACATTATTACTTGATTTTGGTGTACGTGTAAAAACTGTCAAAGATTTCACAAATTACATTACTATTATTGGTGTAAAATACGAAGGATTCAAAAAATTTATTAGTATTGTTATGAAATTGGGTGTTCGCATGCCTGATTTTGTAACATTCCTTTGTTACATATATTCATTCGGAGTAACGTATGATGGAGATAATGATAATTCGGTATTTTATAAATTCCTGAATACGATGATTTCGTATGGATTATTATATAAACCGGCTCCCGATGGAATGCCCGGCATCGCTTTCATGAATGCAATAGACAATTTTGTGTATATGGTAACAAGAGCACAAAATAAAATCGATTGTGCAAAGGCAAGTGAGTTAATGAGCAAAAAATCCAAAGTTCCACAATATGTTAAATATTTTTTCAGACCATCCGAAGGAGTGCATTTACCAGCCAATTCTCCTATTTCTCGTCCAATAGTCGATATATTAGATGTTATACAAACACATGATAAAGAATTAAAAGATTTTGCCATTAAGAACCGTTTTATAGAATCTGGAAAACTAGGATTTACCCCCAATACGGTAATCATTAATGGACAATTTAGTTTGAATTTGTTTGATGAATCGTTGGGAAGAGTTCCAAACATCAGATCATTATATGGCGATTTTTACACGTTTACCAATAAATTTATTGTGAGCCAGAGTAAATTAATAGATATAATAGCATTAACGTCTCATATTGTTGAAAGTGAATATCGCATTTTAAGAGAAAAAAAATATTTCTCAATTCAAACACTTATAACAACACTAGAACGCATGGAAAAATACAATATAGAAACTAACGGGAAACCGGATTTTGCAAATGCATATAACAAATATGCGGAAACAATCAATATGTTGAAAATGTTTCCCTATTTCTCGCAAGCTGTTATTGTGAAATATTTCAGTACTTCATCTGACCTTGATATTCCAAAAGATGACATTAGAGCAACCATGAATCCCGATAATTTGAGATGTAAACCTTATATTAACGTTGAGTATAATCAAAACGATTGTAAAAAGGAATTATTCACCAATTATTCCACCGGATTTGGATCCTCATATAATTGGAATAACTCTATTTCTTCCAAAACAAGTCCCGTTCAAATATATCATAATCCAAATGTTCTTAATCAACAAACGCCTCCATTATTAACAATACAAAATTCCAATTTATTTGCAACTTATAATCCCCGTGATAAATATTCAAACGTTAACTGGTAATGATATGCGAAAATATTGTAATTAGGCATATATGACAAATTTCTACTTTACATTATATAGATGGTATATAACGTAGATAAAATACTATTCGATTCATATAAACCATTTTTGATGCTAATTATACTTGCACACATATTATATGCGGTAACATTATTGGGAATCATATACATCAATACCGAATATATTCATGTTTTAAATGTGATTACACAAACATTTATTTGCATATTTTTGTTAATTCGATTTAATCCGTATCGAGACCATAAACTTCATGAATATGATGTCCGTGTTATATTTGGAAGCGCAATACTACTATTGAGTAACTTGTTTGCAACTGAGATATCAAAAACGTTTGTGGGTAAATATGTAAATCAATTATCGAAAAATATACAAACAAATGTTCATAACAATATACAAAATGGAAAATATTGATATACAAGCTTTGGTTGAAAATGCGCGTATGGATCCCTCTCTTTTATCCAAAATAAATATAACTGAACTATTATCTTCCCAAATAAAAAGCGAATATTTGGAAAACAAAACACACCAAGATATTGCAGAAGATATATTTGAATCGTTAAATGATTTAGGGTGGATTTCACATGACTGTATGCAAACTATATGCAATTCCCTATTAGAATATCGATATGTTGACGAAATATATAAATTACATTTGGGAAAACCCATAAAATGGCTAAAAATAAATCCTCCCGATTCTCAAAATACAAAATTGAAATCGGGAGGTATATGCACCGGAATTCGTTTTGGTGATAACGGAACGTATATATCTTGTTTAGCACTAAATGGTCGAAACTATTTTCAAATAAAATATGACGATCATTTAATATATCAAAAACTGAATTATGACGAACAGTTACTATTATTAGCTTATGAATATGCAAATAAATAATTTATGAATGTGTATGTATATGGAATCGATCGAATTACCCGAAAAGCATTTGATAAGTGATAATACTGAAACAAAAACATCCAAACAAAATATTCAAATATCACCTAAATTTGATAGAAGCAAATACACGACAGATCAAGAAGGAAATTTGCGATTTGATTATTTGTTTTCATATTGGATATATATTTGGTTTTTATTATACACGTTTATACACTTCAAAAGCCGTTCCAAAACATCGTCTATTTTCATAAAATATACAAATCCTTTTATTGTATTTATATTTGGCATAATAGAAAATGTAATTACATTAGTATATATATTTCTATACCGTCCATATGAATGGAATCTGGTCTTTAAATATTTAATCATGATGTTAGCAACTAAAATTATACCGGCGTATTTTTTATCTAAATATCCGATCCATTTGTTTTACAATACTCTATTATTTGTAGTTATATTTGCAGCGTATAATATATATTTGACAAGCCAAAATACAAATATATATGAAATATACAATAAAACATTCCAATCTCTCATAGACGATGATAATAAAACGCCTTTATACAGAGCTATCGGAAATATGATGCACGTTTTTACGAGTAAATCTCCCCAATTTATTAATATTCTTCCGCGTTTTGTTTCGTTTTGATTGTGCATTTAAAAATTCTCGCATATAAAATAACATTTTGATGTATATTTGTTTATTTTCTTCTTTTGTTAAAACATGTTTAACAAGAGTTTCATTATATTGGAATGGGAAATACGTATTTTCATGAATAGACGTATAATTATTCTTGATCAATTCACGCAAAAGACCCGATCGCATAAATCGTTCATAAATGATTTCATGTTTTAAATGATGATAATAGGGAGGCGGTTGAATATAATAGACTTTATCGTGTGCCATTTTAGCATAATATTTATCGTCTATAAAACAAACTTCGGTAGATTTGGGCAATAAAGAACATCGAATAAAATCATAATACGATTTATTTGCGGATGTTCGTTTATTTTCAATAATAATATTATTGATTTTAAATGCACAAATCGGTTTTTCAAAAAGCGAGTTTTCGCCACCAGATATTTTCATATCCAAATATTTAATAATATATTTCACCCATCCAGGATACTCACACTGATTATTTGTGTATATGTATATACGCCCGCATTTACCAGCACACATGTTTTGATATATAAATTCCAATATGCTCAATATATTATATCGCAAAAACTCGGGATATAAGTCAAGCAAGCCGTTAAATATATTTTGTAATACATCAGCTCTTATATTATGCAAATAAAAACACATATTATTATTTTTAACGACTGAGTGTCGAAAGATATATCGCCATAATACATATAATTCGGTGAAACAACCTATTGTTTCATCCAAATCAAATACAAACACTTTATTTATTTTAGGGAGAATATGCGACGAATCATATATTTTCATTTCGGAAAATAGGCAGTTCTCTTTGTTTTTCTTTTTATATCTTTCTTTATAAATATACATATTTTTATTTTGATTCGCAATTGTCATTCTGAAAATACAAATGTGATTATAGATTAGCATTTGAATATTTCTATTGAAAAAATATTCAACAAGATAAACGCCTTATGGCAAAAATACATTTATTTACCTGTGGATCCAAAACCTCCCTCGCCGCGTTCAGTAGTACTTAATTCATTTTCATTATCAATTAATACAACATAAATAGGAAGTAATGCAGGTTGACATATTTGAAAATATCGACTATGTTTATTCATGACGACACAGTTATCGGGAGAAGAATCGCATATGTTTTCCGACAATTGATGCACAGGTGTATCATTATTCGGAATAGCCTTTAACCAGCGGACCGCCGCAATCAAATTTCCGCGATAACCTGCATCTATAATTCCCGTATGATTAGCCAACATAAATGGAGATTTAGAAATACTAGATCTCGGATAAAGATAATAGGGAGATGGTGTCTTGACCAAGCCTTCTTGTTTTTTCACACAATTGAACATTTCTCCCTTTACCTGTAAATTAATCATATTAGATTCTATTGGGACTATAAACCTCACATCTTCCGGAATAAATAAATCAAATCCGGAATTATAGTATGGATTGGACATCGTTTGTGAATTGTGTTTTTGTATGGCCTCCCTATACAGTTCAATCAATTCCTTATTTTCTTTATTAACATAAAGTTTCAAAAGCGAATAATGGTGGTGAATATTGTTTGTGAAAGACTCCTCCATGTTTGTAATAAATAGAAACAACTATTTATATTGTTTTTTATAAATATATCCACATATCTACGCCAAGGACTTTTTATATTCCTTCCATGAAATATTGACAGCTGGTTCAAGCTTTTCAGTTATTTCTCCCTTTTCTTTTCGTTCTTTATCCAGATTTTCTCCACGTCGGAGTGCACTATCGACATATAATTCCTTCAAAAGCTTTCCAACAATAACAGATCCCTCATGCTGATCCACTGCACCGTCTTCTATCATTTTTAATACGCGTATCATTTTAACCAAAATTACCAAATTTATTTCGTCCTTCAATAATTTATTGAAAATATCTGTATAATGGTTAAACAAAAACGAACATTTAGAAATACACATATTTTCAAATTCGGATGGTTGTTCTGCGCGCATTTCCTTATGAGAACGTTTTAATTTTTCCATGACCGAAACATCATCTAAGATAAGAGTACTATGTTTTAGTCGGCGAATTTCGTCTGTATTATCGCCACACTCGCTTTCGCGAACCATTCGCCGAAGATCCAATCGTTCTTGGGGATTGATTTCCATTATAATAAATGGTATGTATTGTCTCTATTTAGTTTAAAATATAATATATTTGTCTGAAAAAACAATATATGGAATCAATAAGCAAATCTTTATCGAATATAACAGGATTTAGCGGAAATGTAAAGGAAGGCAATTGTTTCGGTGAGGAAAACACACAAAATAACGGTCTATTAGGTCCTTTAGATCACTACAAAAAAAACATGTTGTTGGTTTTATTGTCGGTCATTTTATTTAGCGTAGGTATTTATATGATATATGGAGATGAAACAGAAGGAATGTTAAATGATGTGTTTTCACAAGCGCAACTATGGTTTGGATCAGTTATTTTGGGCGGATATTTGTCTTCCGCCGGGGAATTGGAAACCTCAAAGACACTGGATTTGGATGAAAACGTTCAGGTCGAAATAAATGAACTTTTGGCCTTATAATGCTGCACGGCATAAATGTGCACACATATCGTCAGACATTTATTCTTTCTCATTATTATAAAATGTGGAAATGGTGGCAAATATTACTTTGTATATTAGGTGTGTTATATGCAATAAATATAATATTACAAATTCTTTATAATGATGCACCTTCGCATAAAGTCCGCAAAATAAAATACATGATGGAGAATTTTGACAATTATGCGACGAATCAAGAACCCAAAGAAAAAGACCCAGAATATCAAATAGATATATTTTCCAAATTTGATTATTTAACGGCGGGACTGTTCAACATGACAAACACAGTATTTTCGATAATAGACATTTATGTGAAAAATATAAATGACCGAATATACAACGAATTTGTATATAACCGTGCATTATAGTGTATTTGGTCCCAACATAACGGAATACACGCTTTCATATAGATATAAAATCAATATGAAATGACGATAATATATTCTATAATATTATAATAATTATGAAACAAAGCATATTAATAGGTATAATGCTTTTAGTGGTTATATTGGCAATTTTAATTGTGTCGACAATTATGAACAAGGGAGAAAAAGAAGGGTTTACAACAGATGAAATTCAACGACTTAATAATGAAAGTTATAGCATTAAAGAAGGTCAAAGTTATTATTTTTCTTCGACTCAAGACGTGTTAATTGCAACAAATACAAATAATACTGGAACAACATATTCACTTGTAATAAGAAATAATGGTGATTTAATTATAAGAAGAAGCGGGTCAAGTACACCAAAAGTTCTTGCCAGCAACAACATAACAAGAGTCATATTTCAAACGGACAAAAATTTTGTTGTGAGAAATGCAAAAGGAATTGTATCAAGTACCGGAAATAAATGGGATGCAGTTGGCATGATTCTTGATAAAGACGGAGATCTTAAAATGTTTGATGTGAACGGTAAAGTATTATGGTGTTCAACAAGCACAAACAAAACCGGTTTAATTCAGACTCCACCACCGCCCCCAACGTCTGTATCAGCACCAGTATCAGCACCAGTATCATTACCAGTATCAGCACCAGTATCAGCACCAGTATCGGCACCAGTATCAGCACCAGTATCGGCACCAGTATCAGCACCAGTATCGGCACCAGTATCAGCACCAGTATCGGCACCAGTATCGGCACCAGTATCAGCACCAGTATCAGCACCAGTATCAGCACCAGTATCAGCACCAGTATCATTACCAGTATCGGCACCAGTATCAGCACCAGTATCGGCACCAGTATCGGCACCAGTATCAGCACCAGTATCGGCACCAGTATCATTACCAAGACCTGCCCCATCTCCAGCTCCTTCACAGGTTATATCACCATCACCAATATCAGCACCATCACCAATATCAGCTTCAGCACCATTATCATCTCCACCGGTTTCAGCTCCAGTTCCGGTATCAGTACCAGTTTCTGTTCCATCACCATTAATGGCTCCAAGACAAGCTCCAGCGCCGATGTCAGCTCCAGCACCAATATCATCTCCAGTTCCGGTTTCTGCTCCAAGACAAGCTCCGGCGCCGATGTCATCTCCAGTTCCGATGTCATCTCCAGCACCAATATCATCTCCAGTTTCTGTTCCATCACCAATAATGGCTCCAAGACAAGCTCCAGCGCCTATGTCATCTCCAGCACCAATATCATCTCCAGTTTCTGTTCCATCACCATTAATGGCTCCAAGACAAGCTCCAGCGCCTATGTCATCTCCAGCACCAATATCATCTCCAGTTTCTGTTCCATCACCATTAATGGCTCCAAGACAAGCTCCAGCGCCGATGTCAGCTCCAGCACCAATATCATCTCCAGTTCCGGTTTCTGCTCCAAGACAAGCTCCAGTTCCGATGTCAGCTCCAGCACCAATATCATCTCCAGTTTCTGTTCCATCACCATTAATGGCTCCAAGACAAGCTCCAGCGCCTATGTCATCTCCGGTTCCGGTATCAGCACCAGTTTCTGTTCCATCACCATTAATGGCTCCAAGACAAGCTCCAGCGCCTATGTCATCTCCAGCACCAATATTAGCACCAGTTCCGGTTTCAGCTCCATTAATGGCTCCAAGACAAGCTCCAGCGCCGATGTCAGCTCCAGCACCAATATCAGCACCGGTTTCTGTTCCATCACCATTAATGGCTCCAAGACAAGCTCCATCACCATTATCATCTCCATCACCATTATTATCTCCAGCACCAATATCAGCACCAGTTCCGGTTTCAGCTCCATTAATGGCTCCAAGACAAGCTCCTGCACCGATATCAGCTCCAGTTCCGGTTTCAGCTCCAGTTCCGGTTTCAGCTCCATTAATGGCTCCAAGACAATCTCCAGCGCCAGTATCAGCGCCAATATCATCTCCAGTTCCGGTTTCTGCTCCAAGACAATCTCCGGCACCTATGTTATCTCCAGTTCCGGTATCCGCACCAGTTTCTGTTCCATCACCTTTGATGGCTCCAAGACAAGCTCCTGCACCGATGTCATCTCCAGTTCCGGTATCCGCACCAGTTTCTGTTCCATCACCTTTGATGGCTCCAAGACAAGCTCCCATGCAAGTGTCAGCACCAATATCAGCACCATCACCAATATCATCTCCATCACCAATATCAGCACCATCTCAAGTTGTATCACCATTATCCACACCTAATTATGCACCTAATACGATAACACCGATAGCATCTAACACACCTAATGTTCCTTTATCGTCTGCAGCGAAATTAAGTAATATAAAAGCTAAATTTGCATCCAAATTTGGATTCAGAAATTATTCTGAAAATATGGAAAATGCAGCGCAAGACGAGGCTTCTCGACTAAAAGCGCAAACACAACAAGATAGTCAACAAGCGCTTATTGCTGCCACACAACAAGCTCAATCAAATATTGCAGCTAATCAAGAAAAAAGAGAGGGAGAAAACCAAAATATACGTGCGCAAACATCAGCTACAATTGATGCAGGCAAAAAACAAATTGAAAATGTACGCAAACACATACAAGGAAGATCAGAAAAATTGCGCAAAGCAAAAAAACGGACTTCTGGATTTCAAAATATGGGATATATTTCTGTAGACCCATATGTGGAAAATACAAGAAATTATTCTTCATTATCGACACAATACCAAACAAACCATTCATGGATGATAACGCAACCAACAGTACAATACGATTATATACGTAGCAGAGGTAATAATAACTCTCTGTAATCTCTTATGAAAATGTACATTCACATAGCTCACAATATAGTATAACACGAGTGCATTCGGGAGAAATGTCAATTTCATCGCGTTCTATTTCGTGTTTACAGTATTTCATGCATATATTTTCCATTTTCAAATACAATTGAACATACTCATCTGAATATTGATTCAGCGGTTTTTTAAGCATGCTCTTTTTCATTTTAATGATATGAATTAGTTCTTGTTCCTCCATTATACATATGCATATACGTATAATGTTTATATTCCTATGTCAAATTATATATCAGAAAACGCCATACACACTTCTTCTGAGGATATTACTCCTCTGGAGAAGACGTTATATATACATAGCAAGCAAACTCGGATTCAGTTTTTCCTCATTTTTAATTAATATATCGACTTCTTTACGTGTTACCTGTATTGGAAATTCCACTTTCATATTCATGTCTTTATCAAACAATTGCATATCAGGTTTCATTAGACGAAACAAATTCAGTTTAGTATGAATAATTTCCAAACAACGCTTGAGATTGCGTACACCAGACTCATTATTTGTGAATCGTGTATTTGAAATTAAATAAGTCAACGTATCGTCTGGAATAATCACGTCCTCATCCTTGAATTTTACCTGTTCACGGATCTTTGGCAACAAATAATCACGCGCAATCTTGACTTTCTCTTTCATATCGTATCCTTTCGTTTGAATACGATACATGCGATCCTTCAATATAGGATTGACCGCCATCTCGTCATTATACGAAAAAATAAACAAACATTTACTTAAATCGAAATCTATTTCGGCAAAATACTTATCGTGAAATTGCGTATTCTGTGTTGTATCTGTTAAATGGGTCAATATGCCAATAATTTCTTGTCCGCGAGGTGTTTCACTCACTTTATCCAGCTCATCGAAATAAATCACCGGATTCATACACTTGGAATTAATCAATATTTGAACGATTTTACCCCATGTACTGCCTTCATATGTGTAAGAATGTCCCTCTAAAAAACTACTATCTCCACTTCCCCCCAGCGCAATAAAGGCAAATTCCCGTCCTAGTATTTTACTGATTCCGTCCTTTACAATTGATGTTTTACCCGTTCCTGGAGGACCGTGAATAGCGATAGCGGTACCCATCGCATTCGGATTGGCAATCCACTGCCCGATCATTTGCATAATTTGAAGTTTAGCGTCATTCAGACCATACACACATTTATCAAGTGTGTTTATTGCATTATACATGAAATCGTGACAGACATCGATACCGTCGTTAATGGAAACGGAAATATTGCGATAAACTCCAAAGGGAATTTTCATAAAAGTATCTATCCAATTTTTTATTTTATAATATTCGTAGTGACTGGGGTCCATGCTTCTCATCATATTTAACTTTTGCATAGCAATAGCCTTAAATTGGGGAGGTATATTAGATTGTAAAAGAGCAAGACGATATGGCTTATCGATATAAATATGATTATTGATTTCTTTCAAATCGGTCATAATATTCATTTGTTCTTTATTGGAAAGTTTCTTTTTGAAATACTCGATTTCATTAGTTTGTATTTTCGTCTTCATTAACATTTTGGAGTATTCCATAGCATTTTTTGTACGCGCATCTTTCACCATTTTTCGTATATCTTCATTACACCGTTCCAGCGATTTAGAAAGAATTTTATTGTTAGGATGTTTTTTTAGTTGTTCAACAAACGATTTTTTGATTTCCACTAACTCCAGATATTTATTTTCCACGCTTACCTCCTCTTTATTAGCACCCTCTTTATCTTCTTTGGACACAATATCAGACCGTTTATAAACAGAATTGTTTTTGCTTTTATCCTTTTTATTGGAGTCCTTTTTAGATTTGGATTTTTTATCATATGTTATAGGAACTTCTAATTTTTCGTATTTTTCTTTCATAAATGTTTCTTCATCTTCACTATTGCAAACCTCGTTTTCCTCTTCCAGATACTCATCTTCATCATCTTCATAATCATCTTCTGACATATCAATAGACATAATGATACCGTAGTTTTTCGATTGTTCCTGTTTATAACGTTCGTCATCACTATAATCCGACTCTTCTTCACTTTCGGATACATGTTTTTTAGACTTCAGTTTTTTCTTATTTTCACTTTCATATTTTTTAAAATATTTTTGTTTTAATGATTTGAGTTTTTTATTATCTTTTACTTTTTTGCTCATATATTTGGAAGGAAACATTTTAGAAAGGAGTTTTTTAAATTCAAAGTCCCTTTTTGAATGATCACTTCCGCTTAATTCACTTTTACCGTCGTCACTTTCTTCTTCGCTACTATTATTTGAATGTTTACTATTAGACTCAGTATCGCTATTATGATATGAACTATCTTGTTCAGTTTCTTCAGAACTGCTTGCCGTTTCATATTCACTCTCATCTTCACTTGAACTATCCTCCTTCTTCTTAGAATAATTCTTATTACGCAAGTTGTATTTATTTCCGGACTTTGGCATGATTATTGATATACTCTAATATGCAGTAGTTATTTAAACTATTTTATAATATCATATTATCTAATAAAAAACATAAAATAAATATGATGAAGATTTTGAAGAAAATGCCTTATTCACAAAACCCACCAAAAAATTGAAATGAATATTAATAGCATAAACAATATAAAAATTATATACAATATATTATAGCAGTTCCCAAAACAAAGTAATAATGGCCTCTGTTACCAACCAAAAATCCAAGTCTGTTGAGTACGTTCACCCTTCGAAAATAATTGGTGTGCAGTTTAGTATCTTATCTCCCGAAGAGATACGCAAATGTTCTGTTGCCGAAATTACGAAGCGTGATACCTATATCAATAATAAACCGGTGATTGGTGGATTGTTTGACCCAAGAATGGGTGTTTTGGAACCGGGGTTGATTTGCCCCACCGATGGGTTGACTTATACCGATACACCCGGTTATTTTGGACATATTGAGATGGCTCGTCCTGTGTTCTTTATTCAACATATCAAGGAAATCATAAAAATATTCAATTGTGTGTGTTTCAAATGCAGCAAGTTGCTGATTAATAAACATTCCCATAAACATGTTTTGGATATGCCAAGTAGCAAGCGTTGGAGTTATGTTACCGATTTGTGTGGAAAAGTCAAACGCTGTGGTGATGCGACTGACGATGGGTGTGGATGTAAACAACCCGATAAGGTAAAATTGGAGGGCATGGCAAATATATTTGCTATTTGGGAAAATATCGAAACAAATAATGGCGAAGACAAAAAAATAAATATGCGATTGACTCCCGAAATTATCACTAAAATATTCAAACGTATTTCCGACGAAGACGTCCATTTTATTGGATTGAGTCCTATTTGGTCTCGTCCGGAATGGATGGTGTGTCAGGTTTTGCCCGTTCCTCCTCCAGCGGTACGTCCTTCGGTAAAACATGACGCACAACAGCGTAGTGAGGACGATTTGACACATATTTACAGTAACATTATCAAGACCAATAATGACCTGAAAAATAAAATCGAAGAAAAAGCGCCCGGTAATATCATCGAGTCGTTATCCATGGTTTTGCAATATTATGTTGCTATGATTGTCAATAATAAGGTAAAAGGTGCTATGCCTCTCGCACAACGTTCAGGACGTCCATTCCAGTGCATTATGAGTCGTCTTAATGCGAAAAATGGACGTATTCGTGGTAATTTGATGGGTAAGCGCGTGGATTTTAGTGCGCGTTCGGTGATTACCGGTGATCCGAATTTGTCTATCCGCCAGTTAGGTGTGCCGATGAAAATTGCTAAAAATATCACCAAACCGGTGGTGGTAAATGATTTGAATCGCAATTTCCTGATGAAATTGATCCAAAATGGTCCGGATGGATATCCTGGTGCGAAAATTTTGGAACGCAAAAACGGAGAAAACATTTCGCTGCGATATATTGACCGCAGTTCTATACAATTGGAAAACGGTGATATAGTGCATCGTCACATCATAGATGGAGACGCGGTGCTTTTCAATCGTCAACCCAGTTTGCATAGAATGAGTATGATGTGTCATATTGTCAAAGTGATGAAAGTAGGCGATACATTCCGCATGAACGTCGGGTGCACTAAACCTTATAATGCTGATTTCGATTAACTATCTCGGTCGAAAACAGGAGGCGCTAAAAACGTGAATCCTCCTAGTCAAATTCATATTTGGCGAAACACCTTGATGACGGGGACATCTTAAAGCCATCACTACCACTCAATAATGGAAACGTTATTGAGGAACTCGGTTAATAGCCGAACCCAAAGGTAATAAAGTGATGGATGATTATATTAGAGCAATCTAATATATGAAATAGACAATCCGCAGTATTACTTCCTAACGTCGCTATGGTAGACTATGGAAGGTATTCAGAGACTGAACGGGTGTTGGTGAGCGATGAATGATTAGCCATCATGAGCTTGCTTAAGATACAGTCCGACCCGCTGGGAAACCTTCGGGAACAATCGGGAGATGAAATGAACGCACATTTTCCTCAAAATGTGTTAGCAGAAACAGAATTGCGTCATTTGGCGGCGATTCCATATCAAATAGTCAGTCCAGCAAATAATTCGCCCATTATCGGCATCTACCAAGATTCACTTCTTGGTGCATACCGATTTACACGTTCCAAAATCGATTTCACACCACGTGATGCGATGAATTTGCTGATGATGTATCCATATGTGGATACTTCCAAATTAATTGATAAACCCACAATATCAAATTTCGAAATATTGTCGCAAATCATGCCTCCAATCACATTAATGACCAAAACCAAATTGTTTGAAGACGGCGAAGATTATCATTCATCCAATAACGTTTTGGAAATTATAAACGGAGAGTATAAACGCGGACAAATCGAAAAATCGGTGTTGGGAAGTTCAACCAAAGGTATTATTCATCGCGCATTCAACGATTTTGGGAATCGCGAAGCCGCGGACTTTATTGATAATATTCAAAACGTTGTGAATGAATACATGAAAACGAGTTCATATAGTGTAGGTATTAGCGACTTGATAGCAGATAAGCGCACCACAACGGATATTATTAAAGTAATTGCGGATAAGAAATTGGAAGTGAAACAGTTTATTGATAATATTCATTTGGGTATTTTCAAGAATGAAACCGCCAATTCGAATCTGACCGAATTTGAAAATCGCATAAATAATACCATGAAACAAGCTGATAATGAAACCGGTAAAATTGGACGCAAAAGTCTAAATAAGAACAATCGTTTCCTGATGATTGTAAATTCCGGTTCGAAAGGAACTCTCATAAATATTGCCCAAATGATTTCATGTTTGGGTCAACAGAACGTAGACGGTAAACGAATTCCATATGGATTCGATAGTCGCACACTTCCGCATTATTCCAAATTCGACGATTCACCCAACGCCCGTGGATATATTGAGAATTCCTATATCAGCGGTCTGACTGCTCCGGAATTATTCTTCCACGCTATGGGTGGTCGTATTGGTTTGATAGATACTGCGGTGAAAACTTCGCAAACTGGATATATTCAAAGACGACTCATCAAAGGTTTGGAGGATTTGAAAGTGGAATATGATATGACCGTACGTAATAGTAAGGGTAAAATCATCCAATTCTCCTATGGCGATGACAATTTCGATTCCACCAAAGTGGAGAATCAGTCGATTCCCTTGGTGGGTATGAGTGTTGAAGATATTTATATGATGTATGATATTATTGGTGTCAATAGTAATGAAACAAATATATTAGATATTTATTCGAAAGGAGCAGCAGAACGTATTCGCAAACAAAAGGCAGATGCGATGGCGCGTTGTCAGGGATATATAAATTATTTCATCGACTACCGTGATGATTTGGTGGATGCGGTATTTAAAAATAGTGATGATAACTCTATTAGTTTGCCGGTTTCATTCATGAACACAATAAATAATATTCAAGGTAGTTTGGGTTTGGGTGCAAATTCGGTGGTAGATATTACGCCACTAGAATGTTTCGAATTGGTCGAAGAATATTACGAACGCATTAAAAATATTCACTTTGCTCCTCCTAAACAACTATTCAGATTATTATATAACTATTATTTGAATCCCCGCGATTTGCTTTGTAAAAAGCGTTTCCACCGTAAGGCAATCATCATGTTATTGGAAACAATCGTCCTCAAATACAAACAAGCAATTGTGCATCCAGGTGAAATGGTGGGTGTGATTGCGGGCCAATCGATTGGTGAACCGACTACACAGCTCACCTTGAACTCAGTTACATATGAAACTGAAATAATAGTGCGCAATAAAATGGGTCAAGTATCTGTTGTGCAAATAGGTGATTTTGTGAACGAATGGATTAAGAAGTCTGCCAAAATGGAATATATGAAAGATAAAGATACAACCTATGCTGAACTCTCTGATTATTATGAAGTGCCGAGTGCAACTGAAAATGGTGAAACCAAATGGTGCCGAATAGAAGCAGTAACGAAGCATCCTGTTATAAACGAGGACGGTAGCAATACTATGTTAAAAATCAAGACAAAAGGATGTCGCGATGTAATAATTACCAAGGCGAAATCTGTATTACAATTAGTAGATGGCAAAATACAAGAAATAGCAGGTTCAGAACTCAAGACCGGACAATATTTGCCGGTTTCAAAAAAACAGATCGAACATACACCCAACAAATATTTGGAGTTAAAAACAATACTTCCGCCAACTGACTATATTTATGGAAGTGAAATGGAAAAAGCAAGATCCGTATGTAATGAATATCACTGGTGGAGTAAGTATTCAGGTTCATATTTTGTTATTCCATACAATCGTAGTGATTCGGCATATGCTGCGTTAATTGGGACTTCTGATATGCAAGTAATATATAAAAATGGATATGTTTATTCAAAAACCAATTCAATATGCCACTATGAAATACCGGAAAATATCGAATTAGATTATAATTTCGGGTATTTACTAGGAGCGTATTGTGCTGAAGGGTGTATGACAAAACATCAATTATCTATTTCAAATAATGATGCAAAATATTTCAAACCAATCGAAGAATGGTGCCAAAAGCATAAAATAACCACCAAAATATATTTACATGAAAATAAAAATCAAGAAGGGTGGACTAGTCAAGACATACGTATGTACAGCACTATATTATGCAATATAATTGAACATTTGTGTGGTAAATTAAGCCACAATAAATTCATATCTAATGATATAATCTTTTCAAATAAAAATTGTCAATATGGATTTATAGACGCATATTTTGGAGGCGACGGATGTATTCACAGCAATTCACGTAAAGTTGGACAATCGGTAGCGATATCTGCATGTTCTGTGTCACATAAATTATTACAAGGCGTTCAATTGATACTCAAAAATAATGGAATATTGTCGAAAATCTATCAAACCAAAAAGTTGGAGCATAATAATCGCAACTCACCCGACATAAAGCAGCCATATTTGATTAATATAAATAACAAACAATCACAGCGCCTTGCCAAAATATTAAACATGAAAATAGAACAGAAACAGTCTAAATTGGATTATTTAATAAATAGAAACTTCAAATATGAATATTGTAAAGCCGACGTTAACATACCGAATATGATAAATGGAAATATCGTTTACGAACAACGCAACAATAGATTTCCAGATATTGAGTTTGATGAAATTGTTTCAATAGAAGAAGTAAAGAATACTACACCATATGCATATGATCTGACGGTGGAATATACGAGAAACTTTGATATAGCAAATGGATTATGTTTGAGAGACACTTTTCATTTAGCTGGTGTCGCTTCCAAGTCGAACGTTACTCGTGGTGTTCCGCGTATTGAAGAAATATTGCGATTAACCAAAAATCCCAAACGTTCTTCTCTCACGGTATTTCTGAAGGGCGTTGACGAAGGAGATATGGAAAAGGCGTCCAACTATGCAAACATGATCGAACATACTCGATTGATTGATGTGGTAAGTTCAATACAGATTTGTTTCGACCCATCCGATACAAAATCCAATATTGAGGCCGACGCATTAATGATGGAGAACTTTTATGAGTTTGAGAAAATTATTGAAGAATGCAACGATAATTATGGTGCATCTATCGCAGCCGCGGCGCGGTCGAAATGGATCGTACGTATGGAAATGGATTCCGAAATATTGCTTGATAAGAATATTACGATGGATGATATTCACTTTGCAATCAAAAATAGCGCATACGGTAACGATATAATGTGTGTATATTCAGACTATAACGCTGACAAATTGGTATTTCGCGTTCGTCTGAATGGCGACGTATTTAATAAAAACAAGAAACATAAGCCCGAAACACTCGATCAATCCGACGAGATCTATTTGCTGAAGAACTTCCAAGATAATATACTCAACAATATTGTATTGCGTGGCGTGAGCGGTATCGAAAACGTTCTGCCTCGTAAAATTCAAAATACTGTATCCAAACAAGACGGAAAATATGTGCGTAAAGACGCATGGGTATTGGATACTACCGGATCCAATCTTTTGGAAACTTTGGCGCTCGATTATATTGATAGTCGACGAACAGTCAGTAACGATATACGTGAAGTATTTGATGTATTAGGTATCGAAGCTGCGCGTCAAACTATCCATGATGAATTAGTAGATGTGATGGCAGCGAGTGACGTTACCATAAACTATCATCACACAAGTTTATTATGTGATCGCATGACTTGCAATAAAGATATGGTATCAATTTTCAGAACAGGTATTTTAGGAGATAATATTGGACCGATAGCTAAATCAACATTCGAAGTCCATACAGAAGTATTATTAGATGCTGCAAGACATGGTGAGTTTGATCATATGAAGGGTGTATCTGCAAATGTGATGTGTGGTCAATATGGTTATTATGGAACTAATGCGTTCCAGTTGGTGTTGGATTTGAAACAGATGGAAAAGTTGGATAGTGAATTGGCAAACATTTCAAATCGCGAAGACGAGATAGATAATATGTTTGGCAAAATGGAACTGGAATCTGAATTATGTCCTCGCAACAATATTGAGATCAAAAATAATATTGAAAATATTAAACATAATCAGGTAGGTATTTGTGATGACGATTATAATATGGGATTTTAGGAACTGTGATAAACGATGACGGTAAGTATAATATTATATTTTTTATGCATATTCGAATAAAAAATATATGATAAATATATAGAATGGCAACTGAGTGGACCAAACTTGTGAGTTCTGTATTCAAGAAGAATCGCTCTACGAACAAAAATTATAAATTTAAAAATGCGCTTATGGACGCTAAGAAACTATATAAAGGAACTACTGGAGCAGTAGATACTATGGGACCTGCCCTTGCTAAACGGGTCGCTAAAAAACTAAAGAAAACCATGAAGAAAATGCGTTTGACAAAGAAGACTCGCAGAGGTCGCCGAAGAGGAGGCATGAGTATGGGTATGGATATGGTTGATCCTTTGTTGAAGGTTCCTGATGAAAAAATGGGCGGAAGCAAAAAAAACCAACATGACCAACATGACCAACATGACCAAAATAATAACCAACATGACCAAAATAATAACCAACATGACCAAAATAATAACCAACATGACAAACAAGAATAAACAATAAAACGTAATTTGCCTTGGATAACTTGTTACGTCTATATCGTCTAATAATCTACTGATGCACTTTTTGGTCAGTCATTATCATCATATACGTTTATATAATGATAATTATTCTTCATTTTTTCACAAATATGATCTTTTCTAACATCTCAGGTAATGTTTGTAAACAATTCATATACTCAATATCTCCATTAACAGCCTTTTGATATTCTTCTGTAAACATACCAAGTTCATACAACTTAAATTGCGGATAAACCAAATTATACTCTGGTTCCTGATTGCGATCGCTATTAAGAGGAGAACGGATAAAAAAGAAATTGTCATCTTTCTTTCCTCCCAACTTCAACCATTTAATATTACCCAACACACCTTTTAAACGAGTAGCCGTAAATAATATGATTGGCAAGTTATACATATTTGCCATTACCCATATGTCTAAATCGGTAATAAAATATCCTTCTCCCAACACCATACTTTCAAAACTGGCGCGTTGTTTGGCAACTAGTTCGACTAATTTGGTTTTTCCCTGTGATTTCAATAAATTCAAGATAGTTCCAGAATATTTAGGCAAAAGTTTCTCATATGCATTCCATAACGCGCCCTTGATTGTTTGTGGTGTAACTTCTAACTTTTTCCATTCACGTATGATCTTTATCAAGACATGAAATGTACAATTGGGACTTCCATAAAATATCATCTCACGCGCTACTTTAGGAAACGATTTTACCCACATACTCGAACTATTTCCAACTATTGGTATACTTGCTTCCTTCATACATTCTTGTTGTTGTCCCTGTGGTACATTATCCCCAACATCCACATACTGTTGCTGACTAACCGATATAATATCATTTGCATATGTCTGTGACTGTGATGGGGAGGCAAATTCCGCATTATTATTATGCACGTAACTATTTTCGTTATATGCAGATAAATTATCTAAATAGTCACCTGTTAAGAGTGTATGAATAATGATAAACTCATTATCATTTATTTGATAATCAATATTATTTATATTTAAGTATGTCTTCGGTTGAAACATAAACAAACGCACGCGATTATATCGCACCAGCTCATCCGCTAAACGTGCGTAATAAATGGTTTCATTATCATGCTTCGATAATAAATGTTTACTAGGTATTATTAGTTTTAGATTCCCATCTTCTTTCACCATACAATATGGACTCTGTTCGGGAGAGTATTCTGAACACACATTTATTTCATTCAGATCCATTAATACTTCGCGTGATATATCTTCAAAATCAATCGCCTTTTCACCGACTTGTTTCAAATACACAGAAATACGATCTATTTTTTGGGAATATAAGGAATCTTTATTTTCGATTTCTTTGATTATTTTATTGCGCATATCTTTATGATCAAAGTTATTTAGCAACTTACGAAATACACTTCGAAAAGTAGAATAAAATTGCGTTTCTAAATGAATATTTTTGACCAATTCTTCGCGTTGTTTATCCCCCTTTTGATGAACACTTACTTGTTTGTCCATTTCGTATAGGTCACTATTGTTTATGGTATCCAAACCATCCATGAATATGTTTTCTGAGGGTGGATTAATACGTACAAATTGATGAGTTTCTGTTATAATACCCACAATCAATCCATTTTCTATTACTTTGATAACCGGACGACATGGTATTTTACCTCCAGTTTCAGAGTGTATTTGTAATAAAATATCGCGAGTACTTTTATAATCCTTCCAAATATCCAATTCATCAAAAAACACAGAACTTATATTATCCAATATTGTTGCTGGATAACAGGGAATAAATATTTGATTCACTTCTCCATCTCCACCATAAAATAAAGTATTTCCTAATGGACCACCTCCAACCATGGGCTGTTCCTCTTCGGGTTGCGCGTTGTCGATTATTTGAGGCGCAACGGCTTCTTTTACTTTCGGGGGACGTTTTATTTTCATTTTCCCCTGAATAGTTTTCGCAGGTAGAACGGGAGGTGCAGCAGGAGGTTGTATTTGACTTTCTTGTTCAACTTGTGCGTCTTGGATTTGTGATTGTTTTTCAATAACATGTCCATTAGTACCTTTGACGCTCACTAACAATCCTATCGTTTTGCCATTATAATTGGCGATTTGTTTATTTATTTGATACTTGTTAGATTTACAAAGTTCAACTAATTTATGTATCATAATTGGCTGTTTAAATTTATAGACTTTTGGCAAACTAGGGAGAGGAGAACAATATTTATTACTTGTGTATTTTATATTTATTATCATCTGTTTGATTTGATGGTAAAGTGTTTTTTCATTAAATGTTCGTTGTAACTCAATATTTCCATTCACATACTTATACATGTAAATTGGTTCATAAAACTCGTCATGCTTTAATACAATAACTGTTTCGTATTTCGCGTTATAAATATGGCTAGAATACACATTTGTTGGACATATATATTCTATTTTATCTGTAATATCGTTTTCAACCACTTCTAATAAAATCAAATTTACTCCCTTCATTAACGCAGGTATATTCATACAAAACAAATCCCACATATACGTGTGGTCAATTACCTGTTTATCGTCGCTAATATAATCCATGAAATTATTGTATGCAGCGATAACATCACGTAAATACTGTTTTTGTTCTTTATTGTTATGGTTTATGCTTTTATATATTTGAGAAGAAGAATATTTAGCAATTTGCATATTCGGTATTATCTTGGGTTTAAACACAGATACTAAAGATCCATTATGCAATTTCATAAATATATCAATATCCACCACCTCCCGAATAATTGTTTTCAATTCTTTAACTGAAGGTGTTGATTTACGTTGCATATGTCCGTAAACGTCTGCAAACACACCTAAAAACGATTGATGGGGTGACTGTTCTACTCCATAACGCAACATGACTGGAGTATGAGGTTTGATTTCTTTCGGATTGTTTTTATCGATTGAAGCAAAATAGTTTGTTCCCACAAAATACTGCGCCGACATAGGTAGAAATCCAAACCGTCCGCGATCAAGAGGATATGTATCCAAACTAATAATATAATTACTGTGAATAGTTTTCTTAGGACTTTGTGTTTCCTTTTGATTTGCCGCATTTTGTGCGAAACACTTATCTTTGCGTTCTTTTTGTTTTTTGGTATCTAATCCCTTAAAACAGCAAGGTAAACAATATCCATCCGGATGTAAATCTTCCTTTAACATGAATCCGGGATAATGGTCAATATAATTTCCTTTTTCATCGAAATGATCTTTGCTTTTAAATTCATATACATACGAACCTTCGGGAATACGTTTCGCTTTATCTGGAATTACTTTTCCGCATTTACCCGCCTCAACTTCTTCTTTAGAAATGGGAGAATTAGTCAAAAAACACCAATACCGCGGACATACATACCAATATTTATTATCAGGATCGGTTCCATATTGTATGGCGGCGTCTAAATACGATCCTGGATGTTCTTGATCGATCTTCTTCTTTTCTTCGTCTGTCAATATAATGGGCTGTCTATTTACCGGTTGACAATTGGAAGAATACGATTTGTATTTGCCTGTTTTCTTTATAACATATAATTTAGGATCTAATAACTTCTTTTTTCGCAAAAACGGATTGGGATTATTTAGGGGCATGCCCGTTGGATTTAATTTATATTTTTCAATATCTTCATCACCAATACTTACTTCGTCGTCATCCTCTTCTCCTCCCTCTTGTTCCTCGTCATCGTCTTCGTCTTCGTCGCTGAAAAACACGCCTTCATCTTCGCTTATAGGACTCTGTGGTTTTTCTTTATGAACACCTACTGTGGGAGAAGGTACCTCTTTTGTTTGCATAGATGATTGATTCGGTGGCGACACAGATGTATATGGGGATTTAGGAAACTGTTCTTCGATCTGGTTTTTTTGAGAAAGAGAAACAGACTCCTTGCTTTCTTCTTCCTCATATTCGTCAAAAAATACGCCTTCATCTTCCTCCAAACTTTCGTCCATGTTACCAATTTTATTTTCGTCAAGTTCTATTCCTAATTCGCCTAAAATATCAAAATCGAGGGACGGTTTATATGGCGCAACTACTTTAGGCGGAATGACGATTTTAGGTTCCTCCCTTTTTGCTAAATCTTTAGCTCCTCTACATATTTTATTTATGTTTTCGCGAGACACCGAAGTACTTTTGCCTTTTTGTGTGATTCGAATTAAACTATCAAAATAGATTGATAATACATCAATATATCGAACATCATCTATTTTATTTACTTCAATTTCGAGTATATCTTCCAATTTTAAAACAGATATGGATACTGGAAATCCAGGATTATTTAGGACGTTGCCAATATTATCAATATTATTTTCAAAGTATTTAGCTATTTCTACTTTCGCATCCACCTCTGACATTTGAAAATTGGAAATTAATCCGCTTATTGCTTCTTGTATATTATGACGTTTTTCGCTAATATATGTCATTTTAGCGTCCATTTCAACGTAGTTATTTACGCGCTTAAAACGTAAGCTGGCACCTTCCTCAATATTTTCATTATAAATATTAAAAACACCATATAAACAACCTAATGTCTTTAGTGCGATTTTATTAGATATACGCGTGCTAACTGTATATTTTAAATCAATAATTTGCACATTAGAATGCCGTAAACTTTCAAATAAAGAAATAGCAAACCCCGTTTTCTCTAAAAAAGAATTTATAGAAACAAAAATTGGATTTAGCACATCTTTTATTTGTGTGTTAACGTCTTCTTCCGCATACGGTTTTTTAAATACGCATTCCACTGATATTTTTCCGTTCATTTCAAAATGGATATAAAGCGTGGAAAATGCGTCCATGTGTGTCTGAATATATAACGATATTTGTCCACTTTTTCCCATTTCACGTGTTAATTTCATTATTTGTTTATCAGTCAAGTAGGGGATTTTTTTACCATTTTTGGAGGTTTTTGTCGAATATATACGATATATTTTTTCGCGACGTTCACCATGGTTGTATTTTATAAAGGGTATAATTGGGGAAGCATGTAGACTTTTAAAGATTATTTCTAAAGGCAATAAATTATTATAATCGGGAACTATCTGAAAAAATATTTGATGTATACCCCTTTGAACATATTGGATATCGCTTTTGCGAGTATGATAGACGTCGTGAAATATTTGTATCGTGTCATATAATTGAAATACTTTATTGTCAATCATTTCTTTTGTGTTTTTTACCAGTTCATTTCGAGAAATAAGCAAATCGTCTAACGTTTTGATATCTTTTGTGTATAAAAGACGAAAATACAAACTCATCATGGCTTCTGTATATTGGCTTTGATTTTTCGTGAAATAAGAAAGAACATTTTCTGCTAAACACAAATAAATATTATTATCTACTATTTCTCCACAACTTAATAATACGGTATTTTCATAATGTTCCAATAATGGGTATTCAATATTTGCACCATATTTATTGATATATGGATTAAAATGGAACAAATGATTTTCTTCCTTGCCCACATTTTTCATTCCAAGAGGGCGAGAAAGTGATATAGTATCATGTGTCGCCAGATTATTTATATCTGAAAAAGAATATTTTTCTTTTTGCATGGTTATTTTCTCTCCCAAATTGACCAATAACCGGTTCGCATTTTGCGCGTATAATTCGCTTTTATCCACCAATATTTGTTCTTCACATTCTTGTTGATTCAACGCCGAGAAAAATATTTGTTGAAGGGGTGTCGACTGTTTGACTTGTGCAAATAAATACATCTCCTCATATGAAGGTCGCAAATCTGTATTTACCCATAAATCTTTCAGGATTTTGCGTTTGATAATTTGTATGGAGTCGTCATACAGTATTTGTTGAGAACTATAGATTAATGATGCATTATCTGCTAAATTGAAGGTGCGTTCAATTAACTGCTTTTCTTTTTCGGAATCTACAATATTATTTCTACCGTAATATATAATTTTAAATATTTTGCCTTGTGCGTCCAAAATGTGAACTTTATAAACATAATTATCCTCTATTTCGATTTTAGGAATATCATTCTCCTCCATGGATAACACAGTATAATTTTCCTTGTTATATTATTTGAAATATAAATAATATAATAAAAATATATATGTCAACGAAACGTGCATTATTGATCGGATGTAACTATATAAATACACCACAAGCTCGACTATATGGTTGTATTGAAGATATAATAAATATTCAAAATGTATTGATAAACAAATACAATTATCAGCCTCAAAACATAACCATACTGCGTGACGATATTTCACAAAGCATGCCTACACGTACCTCTATTATGAGTGCATTACGCCAGATTATAGCATCAAGTGAAACATGCAGCGAAATATGGATTCATTATAGTGGTCATGGCACTCAAGTAAATGATATGAATGGCGATGAAATCGACCGTTTAGATGAAGCGATTGTGCCTTGTGATTATACTGTGGCTGGAATGATTTCAGACGACACAATATTTGATTTAATAAAATCCACTAAATGCACCACACTATTGTTTTTTGACTCTTGTCATAGCGGAAGTGTGTGTGATTTGGAATATAGTATTAAATATCAGAACGGTACCATTACAACCACGCGCAATACAAACAAAGTTATTGCTAACCCAAATGTATTTTTGATGAGTGGGTGTCGTGATGAACAAACAAGTGCAGATGTTTATGATCCTGTTTTGAAGAAAAATGTTGGTGCATTTACTATGTCTCTAATTAATATTTTGTCGAGAACAAATTTTGTTGGAGATATCATGACTGTGTATAATTCTGTCTGCGCTGAATTATTACAAAAAAAATATACACAAGTATCGGTCTTAAGTAGTTCTTCCAAACAACCCAAATACATTTTCGGTAAAGAACCAGCTCCTGCTCCAGCTCCTGCTCCAGCTCCTGCCCCAGCTCCTGCCCCAGCTCCTGCCCCAGCTCCTGCCCCAGCTCCTGCCCCAGCTCCTGCCCCAGCTCCTGCTCCTGCCCCAGCTCCAGCCCCTTCAAAACCTCCGGTTACAACAAATGCTGTCTATAAACCACCTACACGTCCTCCCAAAAAAAGCAGTATGCCTTTAATTCTAACGCACGGGTTTCGTCCAGCATTTACAACAACGTCAACAAAACAACAAACAAACGTTTCTCCCCTACTTCGTGGTAGAATGAAACATCTTTTCCAAAATCATGTATAATTACATATGTATATAAATACAAATGTAATTTGGCCATTTGTTTATGCATCATAATATGGATTATCGCGAATACGCATACCGCAATATTCGGCAGGTTTTTTCTTATAATCTTCTGGATCATGTATGCCCGCCTCTTTGGCACATTCCAAAATAAATTTGAAATTCATCCAAAATTCGGTTTTATGTCCAATACTTTTGGTTGCAATATGTGACAATTCATGTAATGCGACAAACATTAATGTATGATCATCTATCAAATCGTCATTATCGGTTTTTTTCTTATTTAAACAAAATGCCAATTTTTCTCCCTTGTTTTCACTATACGCCGTATATTCGCTGGTGGGTAATGTTTCCATTATTTTTTGGGGATTGAATCCTTTTTTTAGTCGTTTTACGCTATCTTCATCCGGATACTTTTCAGCCATATAATCCACCAATTGTTTACATTTAGCCGTTGTTGCAGCTAATATGTCAGCTGCACGATTCACTTCTTTGCGATCACGCACACAATATTTGTTTCCGTCTACCGTCGACAATACGCATTTCAATTCCAACGTATCTCCTTCGAAATATATATAGATACAAATAGCCAGTAACCCAAATATAATCACATATCCTAAAATGTCATATTTATCCATTATATATAAAATGAACATATTGTTCTATTTCCAGAAAATTGATTATGTTACCAATAATGTATATGACACTAAAACCATGAAAATTTGGAATAAAATCAAAGTTCCTAAAATATACCCTGAATATGTGTTTACTGATCATCCATCGTTGGAAGAGCATAAAGATATTGAACATTATTCAAAACATACAAATCGTACCGAAACCGAATATAATAAACTTGTAAAGATCAAAGACATAAATATTGTTATTCCAACTGTTGAATCTATTCAACATAAACATAAACAACTCAAACAAAAACCTCAAATTAACTGGGTATCCTTTTTTGCAAATATGAATGTTTATTCAGATAAATAGGTTGTTACGTCTATTTATGTTGATCTAAGATAAATATGAAAGTATGGTGTATAGAGAGTAGACGTAATAAATGTTATTCTCAACGAAAAGTTGATAATACGCGTCTTATATCCTTTTCGGGAGGTAAGTTAGAACCATGAATACAAACATACATATTGTTTTTGGTGAAGTATTTTCGAATGAATGTATTTATTTCTTTTTTCCCGATTTTGTCATAAATGTCCATAAAACGCCTATTATATGGAATAATCGATTCTTTATTCAACATAAAATATTGATATGCGTTATATTCACACTGTGCATTTGATTTCTCCGAATGTATTCCTATATTACCTTCAATAAACCCTTTTATATATTTAAGTTCTTTTTCGGTGACGCCTTTTTCCACCAAATCATTTAACATATCGATAAGCACTTCTAATACGCCTTTACGTTTCCCATCATGCAAGAGTTTTTCAACGTCGGTAATTACCTCTAACACAAAACTCCCAATATTATTATAAAAGTAATCGTCGGAACTTGAACTATATGTTAACCCATGTTTTTCACGCAATAATGAAAACATGCGAGACATAAACGTCCCACTTAAAATATTTTTCAATATATAAGAAATAGCGACGTCATCTTCGTCAAATTGCGTCACCGTACAAAATCCAATACACATACGTGTTGCTTTAGTGCCGTGTTCTTTGGATATTTTTAACACATAATCGGAATTATCACGAATATGCGGAGGCAAACGATTATTTAGTGAAGGTTGATATGAAGTATGCCCCCTTGTAAAATAACTTTTTTCAAGTATGCGTATTATTTTGGAAAACGGTAATGACGATACAATACTTAGCACCATATTATGTGGCACATAGTATTCGCGATATATTTTAAACATTTTATTACGTGTTAAATGTTCTTTAGGACGATGATACGCTAATGTATCTACCGGAAACTCATATTTAGTATCTTTATATAGTATTTCGTCCAAATTTTCAAATATTATATCGGAAGGAGAAAACGAATTTTTCACGTTTTCTTCCACAACCACATTTAATTCTTTCTTGCATTCTTTTTCATCGAAAACCGAATTCAGCATCATATCAGATAATACATGCAAACATTTTGGTGTATTTTTGTTATGTGTATAAACGCTATAATAAGTATACTGTTTATCGGTTGTGCCGTTAAGATATGCACCTACACTATCAAATATAATGGAAATATCACTAGATGTATGCAGATGGGTTGTCCCCTTAAAACACATATGTTCAATATAATGGGAAACACCACGAATACCTTCACTTTCATGTTCTGAACCTATTCTACAATAAACTCGAATATCTGATATATTCATAGAATTGTAGGGAGGTTCATATATGACACGAAATCCGTTTGGAAATACATGTGTTTTGATTTGTGATTTAGACATATATATAGTATATTTCTAAATTATGAAATGCACAGGTTATGATATCTTATAGCCTTTAGTAACAGGTAGAACCTATTTCAAGAGGCACTCTTCCGAGATCTGGTTCAATAGTACTTTGCATCCAAGGACTAACAACCTCTTTGGGAATAATAGGGTCAGAACGAAGTTGGAGATTGGCATTTCTCAAAGTTTGTCCCACAGTATCTAAACCAATATGATATCCTGCTTGCAAAAGATTGGGAGTCATTCCATCACTAATAGAGGGATTTAGACGTGCCCAATCGCTATTGGCATCCATGGGAAGAAGATCGGAAGGATTGGAAGTGGTTTTTGATTCATAACCTTCAGACGAGACAGTAGTAGTAGAAATACTTTGCACAGGTTCATCTCCTCCCATGGATGATTGCGCATCACTTACAGATGCTAAAGAACTTCCATATTCGCTTCCATATTTTTCAACGGATCCACCATATGGTTTAATATCTCCTCCATCCGCTAAACCATCAAGAACAACAGTCTTGGAGCTGGTGTAAGAAAGAAGAGCAAAGGCGACCAATACAACAATAACAATAATTACAAATTCTTTGCGATTGAAAAACTTATTTAAACCACTAAATAGTTCTTTAAACATTTTGTTTATATAAACGGCGGATAAAATTATTTAGCACATTTAGGGTTATTTTTATGTGCTTTTTTCAAATTCTTCTAAATCACTTTCTTCGCTATCAATATCATCCAATAAATATGTCGCTTTAATTCGTTTTGCTTCTAAATAATTGGATAAAGCAATCATTTTCGCTTCCTTTGCTTTACGTTTTGCATCCTTATACATTTTATAATAAACGTCATTCCGTTCTTTTATTTGTAAATCAGAATTATCCAATTTATCATATTCTAAATCTATTTCAACTAAATCTTCGGGAGGTATTTCGACATTTATTTCAGGTTCTGGATTCACATCGACATGGGAGGCACAACTTTCTTTATTTGAATGAGACTTAGTTTCATTTATTTCAGCTGTATTATTCGAAGGAACGGAAATAAGTGTTTCTGTGTTTGCATTTGAGGAATACAACGTCTTCTCTGGGGGAGTAAAATCCTCGGAAGAAGCCTCCGAATTCGGAAGGGAGACTTCATTTATATTTGTTTTTTCCGATACAAGAGACATATCAGGTTGCTGTATATGTTGCGTAGAAGTGCGATGAATGATACACTTATCAAATAATTTAGTTGGCACTAAAACCAACATTTGTTTCATTTCAATATCGTATTGAAAATTACGTGCGGAACATTTGATCCCCTTGATTTCCAAAATCGTGATCACTTCGGTATTTTCCTTCAAATCTTCGCTAGCTATTTCTTTTTCATTTTCGTCATATATTTTCATCGAGCATTTCTCCATGAGTGTAGGCACTTCCACACGCATAATATACATTTTCCCCGATTTATATATTTTGAAGGGGGAAACCAAATAATTCATAATTTCGTTTTTTTCCAGACTATTTTCAAACCATTTGGCGCGATTTTCATAAATACGTTCACAACATGTCGCTTCTAAATTTTCCATCCAGTGAATAAACGTTTCATTTTCATTACTAAATACTAAATCGCAATATAATTTTTTACCGGATTTATAAAATCCTTGTTTTAAATGGCATTTAGGGGGCTGGATATATACTGGTGTATTTTTGGTCAATATTTTGATAAAATATCCGCCTCCTGAATTTACGGGTGTGATCAATTTTAATTGTTCAAATTCGTATTCTTGTGAAAAATCGTATATCTGCTCCATATACTATTTGATGGATTATTATTTTATATTGCAGACGCATATACGTTAACGGAATGGAAATATAATCGCCTACTTGTAATATAATGGATGGTTTATTAGGATATTTAGAAACGCCGAATTTTAAAAAACAAATAAAGGGAATTATTCAACCCATCGGAAAAATGATTTATAATGAAATGTTTTTCTATATTTGGTTTATTTGTATTTATAATGTGTTTTTGATATTTTTGGTTATGGCGAATCTATTTTTATTGATTCGATTATTAAAACAGCAGCCGAATATTTTATCGAACGCCCATGGTTCATGAATATAAAAATCTTGCGTTTATATATATGCCAAGAAAAACTCAAAAAAGACGAGGCGGTAAAGGACTGAATCCCTCAAAACTTCAAGGCGGTATGAGTACTAGCGAATGGGGTGTGAAAACGTTTGGTGAAATGGGTCAACAACATGCCATTCCCGGAAGTAACATTTTACAAGTAAATGCAGGTGTGGGAGGCCAACCTCAACCCCAGGCTGGTGGTTCTGCCTTGATGGCAACTGTATTAAATCCTGAAGTATTGACTCCTGTTGTGCTTACTTTAGCAAGTAATGTTGTTGGTAAAAAAATGGGCAAATCCCGCAAGATGCGAGGGGGTAATGTAATGGTACCTGCGATGTTGGTGTTGGCAAACCATACAATCCCCAAATTGCTTAAAAAGGGCAAAAAGGTGAAGGGAGGAACGGTGCGCAAGGTGCCGATGATGGGGGGTGGGGAGAATGTAATAAACGATTCTGTGTTTGACATTCAGGGTAGACCATTACCGCAAAACATTAATTCTTTGAATTCTTTGAAGAAAGCTGATTTAACTGAAAATCAGTTATTAACATATATATCAAACCCCAAAAATGCCCCTAAAATTAAAGTGATAAAAATATTGTTTTCAGTCACAAATATAACGGATTTTATGCAATCATTTAAATATAGGTTTTTAAGTGAGCAAAATACCACAAAACCAAGCGAGCAAAATACCATAGATTTGTTCGTATATATTTTTGTTGATGACCCAATTTTTAAAGAATTCAGCGAAGATGAACAAAGTGAATTTTATGTCAATAAATTAAATCAAGCACACCAAATATCAAAGGAATTATCAAACAAAGTCAATAATCTCAAAATGGAAATGTATACATAAACGCAATCAAATGATATTCATATATAATATATATGAATATCGCAGAATCCATCGTACAAGGATATATGTTCCATGAAATGGATAACGAACAACCCACATTATCGGGTGGTTATCCCCTCAATAAATTAGTCGATAATATGGAATTCATTTCCCAGTCGGGTGGCAAAGCCACCCGCGAAACACCACTCCTTAAAAAATTAGAACATCTTGCTATTCCCATCGGCCTTGTCTATCAACCGCACGTCAAATCACTCAAACTTGAATACAAAGACAATAGTCTGGATAATGACGGTGTCATTCCCTCCCAAATGTTTGATAAACTGGTTGGTATGGTATCGCATCGTACATTATCCAATAAGACACATAAACAACATCAACCACAACCTAAGAAAAAAATTACCATCAAACACAAATAACCGTCACCTAATAAGCCGACCATTTATCGGAATTAAACGAATTCAAACGCAAGATTTTATCGCCATGTTCTTTCCAATATTTCACTTTCATTTCCAACAAATTATCCTTTTCCGTCTTGGGTATCATCGAATCCGGAGTCTTTTTGTTTTCCTCCAATTGCGCGGCTTCTTCGTCGGTTGGGTTCGGTTTAACACCAAAACAATTGATTCCAAACCGTGCATACGGATTTTCAATATAACCACCATTCACACCCGGACGACCGCAACTATTTTTATGGTCTTTGGTTTTTTGTAATTTGTCCCACGTTTTCTTTTGTGTGGGGAAAAAGATCATTTGACCTTCTGACCATCCGTAATTACACCATTCGGCACCTTTATTATAAGCAGATTCGATTTCATCATAGGTAGCAAGACGAGACCCGTATGCACTACATACCGTTTGGGCATCTTCATAAGTATACAAATTATCCTGAATATTAAATACCTCTTCTTTGGGAGGTTCAGGTTTAGGAGGTTCGTCTTTTTTTTCCTCTTTCGCTTTAGCTTCCTCGGCCTTTCGTTTTTCGCGGTCCGGATGCCAGATTTCCAAAAACCATTCATCGAAAAATTCTTTCAGCGAAATACCCAATACCATGCGGAAAAATACAAAAATGATTGCAATTACGATCGTCTTCCATGCAAACAATTCAATTAAATAAATGGTCATAGGACGTGTATCATAGTCCATGGGAATACCTACCAAATATATCAAAAGGTAAAAAACAACAATAAACGCGCCAGTCGAAATTATAGTGGCGGGCTTGTCTACCTCATCAAAAAACCACAACGTCCAATCTTCAATTATTTGTGACTTCTCTTCCTCCGATTTGGTATAATATGTCATTATCAATAGACCTACACATAAAGATAGTATCAAAAAGTCAAATGTTCGACTGACGCTCAACATATGGCTTCCTTGAGATTGTTCCGGGCGTCGATATAGTTCAATAATAAAATATACACCCATATAGATTGCTAAAAACCATAAGATAAATATCATTACCGTTTTATCGAAAAATACTGCCAACATTTCTGCAACATCTTTAACGTTTGTTGACGTTTGTGATTTAGGCGCAGGTCCGGGAGATGGGGATGGTCGTCCAGAACTTGGTGCCGCTGCTGGACGAGGAGCACGTCTATTTGATGGACTTGGTCCTGCAGGAGAAGGAGATGGTGATGGGCCAGAACGCGATGGAGAAACAGGTGATGGAGAAACAGGTGATGGAGAAACAGGTGATGGAGAAACAGGTGAGGGAGAAACAGGCGAGGGAGAAACAGGCGAGGGAGAAACAGGCGAGGGAGAAACAGGCGAGGGAGAAAGTACCGGAGGTGAAGGAGTAGGTGATATAGACGGCGTTAATATAGCATCAGGTGATGGTGTTGACATTATTAGCGATATATATTACCTAATTATTTTTTTTGCGATAAAATAAACAATAAGCCATTTGCGTCACCGGACTTGCGTTTTCGTCTAAAAGTTGTACATGACTATCATTAAAATGGACCCATCTATTATTTTTCATTTTAACAAACGACGTATAATGTCCGCCATTTGTATGGCCAAAATGATTACACACACCATATAATTCATAAATATATGAGTTTGAATTATATCCAGTCACATATTTTCTCAAATCTAAATGATCCACAGGAAACTGAACTAAATTATCCAATTTATAACGTCCATCGGGAGAAAACCGTTTCAGCGTAATTACAAGTATTTTAGGAAAATTCCAAAACATGATATGTTTATTCACATTTTGGTAAGATCCCGTTTTTTCATTAAACCATGCATTTTCTCCACATAAATCTTCACTTTTGGTGAAAAGATCGAAACATTCTTCCAATTGTATTACTTGGCCTCTGTTAGAATGATCATAAAACGATAACGGTAAAGGTAAATCCAACATAAAATATGGTTCGGGTTTCATAGAATGGGATATTTTATTATTGCCGTTGAGAGTATATATTTCAGAAACATAAATACCATAAAATAAATCCATGATTTCGGAATATTCTTTGGTGTATACTTCTTTTAGCATATGATAACATTTTATCGCCATTTCATCTTTTTCATTCACTATCCGGCCATTAATATGCATATTCACCTCCCGTGAAATACTGTTATGCATACATTCAATCATAAATAATAAAAATTCGGGCATATCATTTTGTGCCCACCCAGTAAATAAATCACGGGATTTAATATGTGCAACGTGTTGTACGTTTCTCACAAATGAATGGGGAGAAATGTGTGATTGACCCTTCATTTCTTCGCGCAATAGTAGCCATTCCCGAAAGATATTATATTCAGGTACATTTTTAAAATGTTTGGAATATTTGGGAAATTGCTCTTCTAATTCATAGGTATGATTCAATACTTGAACACATGAATTTAAAAAACACGTATTTCCCAAATTAACCAACCCGGCAAGGCCATTCATATTCATAATATATTTATGGTTGTATATATATAAAGTTTATCCTTTATATTGTATTATTTTGAACATTATGGATAATTCATTAGTCAATAGTTTGGAACGGCAACTACTAATGTTTATGACCAATCCATATAACCAACCGCGACCTTCGGTCGATAGACAACGCCAAACTCGAAGACAATATACACCCAATATTACACCAGAGTTATTGCGGTCTCGCACAAGTTATGGTGTATCCGATCTTATCACAATCATACAAGAATATCAACGCAATATGCGGCTATATATTGAAAACATGTCGTCGTTGATCGAATTATTATCCCAACAAATTGAACATGAAAACACAAATACCACACAAAATATACCGCCACCTCCACGATTACGTCGAAATAATCGTTCTGTTCCACATGATAATTTGACCGAGGAAATATTGTTTTCTTATTATTTTCCGACCACCAACGGCACGAATCAAACACGACTACAAGCTAGTCAAATAGCGGATAATACACGGTTGGTGGTCTATGATGCGTCGATGAATGAAACTCGGTGTCCTATTTCTTTAGATGAGTTTATTGTGGGAGAGCAAGTGCTTCAAATCACGCCATGTAGCCATATTTTCAATCCGGTGGCTTTGAGGGAATGGTTCCGCAGAAATAGTTATTGTCCAGTATGTAGATATAATTTGGCTACTCGCCTTGGTACACAACATCGATTTACCACAACGGCGCCTCCCGAAAATAATGCAAACGAAGAGGAAGGAATAGATGACGGTGAGAATACGACAACGACAACCAATCGGTTTGAGTTTGAAATACCAATATATATGGATATGTCAAATAATGTGCTATTGGACGATTCTACACAAAACGATTCTTTAACACGTTCGTTTGGCCGAGAATTGGCCAACTTAATAAATAATTATATTTCGACTCAGCGGGAATAAATGGTTTGTTTGCGAAAGGTGTAATATATTCGTGTAGATTTTATATCTACATGAATAGACGTATTAACGTCTATTGGCATAAAAAGTACACAGGTGCACCATTTGACGGAATAGCCATTAATGGCTATTATCATTATGTAGTTGAATTACCTTTAGATTCATTATTTTGTTTGTTAATCAACAATTGTGCTTGTTCTGTTATATATTTTGCATATTCTTCACTTGTATCGGGTATCATTATATTAACGTCTGAATCGGATTCTGTTTGAGAAGCCTCACCCAACGTTTTTTGAATTTCGTTGGCCGTTAATTTTTTCAGACTCGACAATATTTTTTGCAATATTTCATAGTTTTTGTGTGGTGATACTTGAAATAGTTTGAAATGGGTTGCTTGTCTATTCGGAACGACAGGAGCATTTTCTTGCGAAACAACATCTTCGTCTCCATTTGCATTTGTATTTGTATTGTTAGTATTGTCAGATGAGGATGAAGAACTTTCGTTGTTGTCGACCTTGTATTTATTGCTAACATCATGTGATTCTCCGTTACCGTCTTTCCCTTGTGTTATTGTTTCATATCCTCCGGCGCGTTGTGTAGAAAATTCACAGTGTATATATATTTCTATACCAAACATGTTTGTATATTTTTCATAATATCCGTATATTTTTCCTAACACGTCATCATACATGTAGTAATTGTCACCATATACGTCTTCCAGAGAAACATACCATTTGTTGTTATTCTCTTTCCACGCATTCCATTCATCAATATCTACACTACTTGGGTCAGGTATTACAATCGGTCTAAAATAGGGTGCGCGCTCTAAATTTTGTTTCTTTGACATAACTTGGGTTTGTATATCTTTCAGCGTAATTACGTTGTATTTGCCGTTTGTTTTGGTCTTTTCATACTTAATTAGCGGTTTAATTGTGGCAAGATAAGTATTTTTTTTCTGTGTTGGCCCTAATATTTCATTAATGTTTTCAACACCGACATGTTTACCACTAAATACAGAGGAAGCAACGTCTGTCGTCTTTATTCGGACATATTCATAATATACGTCACCTAAAGGTACTTTTTCAATTATGCTTGGGTCAATATCAATTGCATCTGCTACTTCAGTAGAATTAGTATTCTTATTATCGTTATCGTCACTTCCGGATATATTATTCATCAATTCTGCATTTTGAAGATTTTTGGATTTTCTTAACACACTACCCCATATCATATACGCATTTTTTTTGATGTCTATGCAATTTTGAATGTATCGAATTCTCTCTATTGTTCCTATTATGCTATCGGACTTAAACATTCCGGCTTTACTATCTTCGTCTTTGAATATGATCGATTCGTCACCGTTTTTATTTTGATTTTCTATACATACCGACAAAAATAATTCGCGAACAGGTTGATAGGGTGCACTTTGAAATAAATTTACAATACCGCCATGTTGATCATATCCACCTTTTGCAGCATTAGTATTTGCAGCATTAGTATTTGCAGCATTATTTGTTGTATCAGGATTCATATTTTGTATTTGTTTAATATCTACCTTTTTGTTTTTCACTATTTGATATGCATTATGCAATTCCGTTAAAGTATAATTCATGTAATCTCCACGAATATGTCCATGTATTCCATCGTTAAGTACATTTTGTATTTTTTCACAATTTTCTCGCGTCAATACCAAACAATTGGCATATAATCTTAATACTATCAACATAGAAAGATAACAGTGCCATGAATATACTCGGAAAAATGCTGTGATGTTTGTTAAAATGCCAAATACACATATTTGAATTTGCAAAAGCATCGTTTTACAAATAGTTGAACTCAAAAATATTCCCAAGTCTTCCGCAGTCGCATACATATTATCGGCAGTTGCATTATTTGATTTATCCAACATATAGTCTTTTATTTCCACATCAGTAACAGTATTCACAACGTCATTTTTATTTTGTTTATATTTGAAATTGTTGAATTGAACTTTTTGGCCTATTGTTTGACTGCTATTGAGTTGGCTGTTTTCGGATTTTGTTGGATTGTTTTTTCCGATCACAATCATTCGGTTAATGATGCGTTTAATCATATGTTGATATGTCTCGTCAAATATTGTATTTAAAAAGTTAAAATAAGTATCAAACGATTTTGAATACACATATGATACTCCACTTGATACGCTATCGTAAACGCTTTTGGAAAATCTTTTTAATAATGATTTCTTAGGCGGTTCTGTAACATTTGCGTCATCTACGGTTGGGGTTGTATCGTTAGGATCAGAGTTGGTGGGCGCATTCGTATTATTGGTATCGTTAATATCAGTAAAGGTTGTGGGGGGTGTTTTCTTTTTGGAACTAAAAGGCATTTTCATGCCTAAAAAACCACCAACTTTCTGTGTTTTACGATGAACCCTTTTGTGTTTTCTTTTCTGACGTTTTTGCGTTTGTTTTCCTCCCTTTGTCTTTTTTGCTTCAAACTCCTTTTTTAAAGACGCCAGTTTTTCAACAAGATCACTTATATCTGCGTTGGCGATATAATTAATAAATTTTGTTGCATCTTTAGAAATATCACTGTCAGATATATTTGTTTTATCTAGATCAACAACGCGAATCAAATCATCAAATGATATACTTTCATTATTATCTCCATACTCTATTTTATTCATACTTCCCATGATTTTTCTTAATTCTGCTTCCACATAATTATTTGTTTCTAACAGTTTTTTCAACACACAAATAGCATAAATAACAGCATACTTGGCTTCCGTTTCGGCATATTTAGGGTATCTTTCTGTCATAACCTTGTTTTTCAAGTTGAAGGAACGAGCATTTTTTATTTTATCTTTTATGTCATAAAACTTTTTCAATTTGCGGAATATACGCATGTCCGTATATCGTGTAGTTAATGTTATTAATCCGCCTTTAATTTCATCAGAGTTACTAATACGTGCTTCACTTGTGTCCATGGAGCCAACATGAAGCGTTGCGGAGTTTGGATCATATTCATTTTTATCCGCACTTGATGATGATGACGTATTCTCTCCTGTATTTTTCATATCTGTTGCAACTTCTTTCACAACACCATCAAATTGATCGTTGATGCTGTTTATTGTGCTCGTATCGTTATTTGCAATCGAATACGTATAAGTATCTAATAATGTTTGTCTAAACTTTTTAGGAATCATTCCATTAATCTGAGCAATCGAAAGGAAAAATAATGTGGCTTTATCGCGATAGATTTCCATTAACTGAGGATTTTTCAAAAGCATTTCGTTCTGCAATACAATCAATTGAATAAGATATTTCATGGTTATTATACCATGGGGAGTCCATAAAATGCGTTTTAATTGATATTTCAATAAATGCAAATATCGATAAAAAGCATCGTATTTATCGTCAAAAACTACCCATGACTTTTCTTTATTTTTTGTGGATAAATTAACATTATGTCTATCTACCAAAGCAGCATCATTCACCAACATATAACTTAATCCAAATTCATAATCTTTTCTAATACCGTCTACATACTTGGCAATATATTTATCTTGTTTATCGTCATATGTAATTGTCAAATTGCTGTTTCTATACACATTTTCAATAACGTGTTTGTGATCAAAAAAACGACTAAAATAGTGATTTTTTATAACCATTCTATCGATATTTGATACGTTAAATAACCAAGTTGTGTATAATTTAGCTGATGATAATCCATTTCTTAGTTTCGCCATACCCTCATTACCCAAAGTGCTAAAATATTGCCCCTTCTTAGCTTTCTCATTTCTATACTTGTAGGATTCGTCCACATAATTGTATACGCCAGATAGGCCTTCAAGTGTTTTACTACCAATAAAACCGGGAGTTTTTTTGGCGGTTTCTGCCACCTTTTCCCAATTTTCTTTCGAAAGAACAGTTTTTAAAAAATACAGTTTGTCACACTTATAATCATGATTCACCTTATACCAAAGTAAATTATTCTGCAATCGTGCTTTCAAGTATGTGTACATATAATCGGGCAACCCTGTGGGTAATATTTGTTGTGTGATGTTTTGATGACGAACACCTCCCTTAATGTTGTATTTCTGTCGACGATGTCTGCTTCTTCTATAAAATTTCCTTTGTTTTTTGGTATTGCGCATATATACTATCAGCTCATTTTTTCTCAATAAAAAATGTAATATTGTAATTACAATTGTATCATCTATCATATAGATCGAATATCTGTATGATATCTATAGGTCATCTATTTCGAATACATGTGCACATTTGTATTCTTTTTCGGAACAACCATTACCTTACCAAAACACTGAGATAGCGTTTGAATTCCATTTTTCTTGTTATATATTTGTGTCAAGAACTTATCAAATAGTAACGCCTTGACTTTCTGTGAACAATATTTTTCCTTCTTCTTCATAAATATTTCTAAATCTGGAAAATCTTGTTCCATTTTCTGCATATCTTTTTTATAGGTGCTAAGAGAAGCATACATACCTCGCGACTCCCATATTTTATCCACCGCTAATCCAAACAATTGTTGTAGCGGTTTCATCAACTGATTTGTAATATAATAATTATTATCGATTTCCAATCGATTGGCTACAATATATTCCGGCGTTTCAATACGATCGCCCAATAGTTTAGCACCACTATTGGATATAAATACAAATTTAATACGATCTCCCGGTTTGGGTTTATTACCTGGATCGCGTTTCCCGATTCGGTCCGCCAATACACGATGCGCTATTCGTTCCGGATTACTATAATCGCTTCGTAATGCCTTCGTGAGCATTAATTTATCCATGCTTACTTTACCTTCAATCAAGTTGGCAAGAGAATGATCCAAAAACTCCACCGCTTTCTGAATATTATTTTCATACATCAATATATTTAATATACCACCGTACGTATCTTTCAAATAATCACATGAATCACGGCGTTTCAACGAAAGACCCATATACTTCAATTTCCCTTTGTGTGGATCGGTTTCATATAATATTCCCACATAACGTTTTTTTGATAGCAATATAAAAGGCATAAGTGTTTTCTCATATGATAATTCCATCGGCGGTTTCAAATAGTCACTGCATAGTCGCGCGGCGTGTTGTGCAATTTCGATTGTAATTTCCAGCGCCTTTTGTCCGCGGATTTTCTCACCGCTAATCGGATCTACCAAATTGAATGTGAAGAATACCGAATCCGTATCACCATACACATATTCCGCATGTGTTTGTACTACACCATGACATTCCGTTTCATAATCCAATCCCTGATATACTTCTTCTATTATGCGACGCGCATAGGTAATCATCATACGCCCCGTTGCGGTGGTGGAAGCGGCCACGTCTTTTTCATAAAATGTGGATGTTTTAGCGCCACACTGTCCATATAATGAATTGGCAGTCACCTTATATCCAAGCTGACGTTTATCCAATATATTTTGCATAAATGGATCCTTTTCGTTTTTGGCCATTTTACGTGTATCTGAACGCGCACGTAATAGCTCTTCCAAAATGCTTGGCATAATACCCTTACGTCCCTCGGGAAATTGCGCCCAACGGACTATTTTCGTACCACATTTGGTTTTTTCCGCGCGGGAGGTGGGCGTTTTGCGTATATATCTGAAAGTATCAAATTCCAAATCGACATATTCATATCCGGGTAATCCGTCATAAATATAATTACCATATTTATCCTTTTCTCCCCAAGAATATACCAAATTGCCATCTAAATCATATTCTTTCACCCACACCTTACTATCGTGAGATAAGTTGTTACTGATCATCGACGAAGGATATAGCGACGAATAATCTACACATGCAACCGGATTATCCATATACATAGAACATTTAGGAGGAAGTACAATCGCGCCTTCATATCCATCGTTCTCTCCCGATTTATCTAAATCAGGCATGAGTGTATTTTTCTCGCGGCATTTCTTGGCGACATATGACGTCAATTTGATACCTTGGCCACGAAATACAAGAAAACTGATGGGTACGCTACAAATACGGGACATCTCCACATATCCGGTTAACACATCGATTTTATTCATCAGATGATGAACCAAATTACAATCTTGAATACAATATTTAGCAACAATCGCGCGGTCAGAGGATGACCCTTTAGCTAAACGAAAGATATCTTGTGGAGTTACGTCGTCTTTCGCCATTCCCCATTTTATACTTTTGGCCTTTCCAATATTTTCATGTCCATTTATCACAATAATATTGTATTTGTTGGAAACTATTTTACCTTTCACTTCTTCTTCCACTATTTGATCATACAATATATCTTCCACTTTGAATTTTTGTCCGTTTTTATAATAATCGGATGTAAATCCGGAAAGTTCAATATGAATAAAGTCACCTACATGTAATCCAGATAAATTTGCACTATAAAGTTGCGTTGTTTGCGCGCCAGTATCCGCATCGGTAACGCACTCGATGCGTTTCACGTCGTCGCTAATAAATTGTCCCGCCACATCATCTAATTTGTAGGAGGATAAATTAAAGTCGCGCCGGAAATACGTATACATATCAATCTGAAGACGACCGGGCATGCGGAAATACTTCAAATCATACTCACCACTTGCTAACGCAACGGTGGTGTTTTCGATCGTATACGAAAACCCGTCGGGTGATTCTTTCGCGCATATTTCATTATTGTTTCTAGATAACATAAGGAAATCGCGTTCACACTTATTTTCCTGCGCGCGGCGAAACATGAACTCATAATCAAACCCAAATATATTATATCCAATAATAATATCGGGGTTTTCTTCGCGAATAAGCTCCGCCCACATCATCAATAAATCTTTTTCGGTTTTGGCGGTTTCGATCACCGCGCCCTCGATTTCGTCACAATCTCCCAACACCAAACAATTATTTAAATACGGTTCTTTTTCGCCATACTTGATGAATGTGGAACCAATAAACGTTACTTCGTCCCCTTTTAATGGGGGAAATAGTTTCGTCAAATTGGAATCAATAATATTGATTTTATCGTCGCGATCTAACGTGTCGGATGCCAATAAATCAACCAGCGTTTGTCTTGGAATAACAGATATATTTTTTTCTTTTTTATAATGCATAAAAGATCTAGATGATGATTCACCCTCGCCTTCATTATCGCTATCATTATCATCGCCTCCCGCACCTTCATATTCGGTTTCTTTTGTATTCATTTTTTCAAATAGGGAGGAAATAGTTAATATTTTTTGTATTTCTTCATTATTTATTTTTTGTATATCGTCTATCGGCGTTTGCAATAAACAGTCTATTTGTTTTTGAACTTGTGTTTTATTAGGCGGATTTTTGGGATATACAAGATCCACATCGTCGAATTTCGAAAACCCAAATGCAGAATGTATTATTTTCGTCAATAATTTTTGGCTCATCGACGCGCTAGTTGGTTGTTGTTTTTGATATATATCAACAATATTGGAAGCTAAACGTTTATACGATTTAATTGGGAGAGGAAAATCGCCATGGCTACTACTTGCCTCAATATCAAAACTGCATATTTTATACGGAACGCGGGTTTCTTTCTCATTCATCGCCTGTATATGCGACGTTTTGCAAATATATTCATAATCACATGAAGTCAGTTTGTTGGCGGGAGTGGACGCTTTGGACGTCAATATACGCACCCAACCTGATGGACTTATGTTTTGAATATGAAAATATCGCAATAAAGGTGGAATATTGGACTCATACAATTCTACATTCGCACCCTGAAAACGGATAGCCTTCAGTTTCCGGTTAGTGGAATATTTCGCACCACTAGCTACACCAGCAATATTTTCGTTTTTTTCATACCACGCATTTTTGAAACGCGACATCGTGGACATGTTTTTGAACACAAACTTCACAAACTTGTATTGATTACCCGCAGAGAATCCATAGAGTTTGTGATGTTCTTCCAAATATGCCGTTTCCAACCCAGCACTATTATGTTTTCCGATTTTGGTTAATATATCGCCAACAAGCGCATTTACCTGTTGCTGTGTCCAATTATTACCGACAATCGCATAGAAGAACGGTTTATAATCGACCACATACATACAGCATGTTTCGCCCTTTTCATTTAGTCCAAATATTTTAATAATAAATTGTTCGGTTTTTTTTTCGGATTTTTGATTATATTCGCCTTCATGCCCACTTCCACGTGAATGATCGCTCTTTGTATTTTCGTCGGACGAATTTCCCCCATTTTCTAAGTCGGATATACATCCATCATAAATATCAAAATCCAAAAGGCGGAAAGCCATACCTATGACTGGTTTTCTTGATTTTATTCTGATTGACATTATTAAAGATGTATATTTAAAATAGAAATCTTTATTTATGTCAATTTTCTTTTAATAATAATCATTTTTATAGAATTATACTAATTGTATGAAACCGCCTACCATAATGTAAGCCAACTTCGATTCTTTTTTATTGTTTTATTTTTTCGGGTGAGGTCATTTTTTCGGGTTTTCCCTCCATGCATACCGTGTCTAAAAGGGTCACGGATATTTAATATCCATTTTAACATTTGATGGCGTTTACGTGCACCGTTATAGTAATGTATTTTTCCATTTTCGATTTTAAATATTGTAGGATAACCATTTACATGAATACTTTCGCCATTCAAATATTTTTTACTTAATGATTCCAATACAGGTGTTTGGTTGTGACCTTCAACGGAGTCAATATCTACACGATCTGAATGTTTCATTTTTATATCGGTTGTTAATGATGTCCAGTCATGTTCCATCTTGACACAGTGAGGACATGTCTTCATATATATCCATCTCACGATAATGGGTGATTTGTGTTTTTTTGCGGATGCACGTTTGCGTGGCATGTTTATATATATTATTCATAAAATCTTTTCGGTAAGTACTATATATCATATGCTAACGTCAGTAATCAAAGTTATATTTATATTATTTTTATTGGTGTGTTTTTCGTTGGGAGCATATTTGTATTCTGCTACTGACCTTAAAACACTCATATTAAACATGGGTCATGTGGAAGCCATGAGAGAAATGGAACGCGAGGAAGAAGAAGAATTGGAAAACATGGCCAATATGGAAGGTATGGAAAATGCACCGGCGCCTTCCACATCAGTCACCACCACACAAACGTCCAAATGTCCAAATATGCTCATGAAAATAGGTAATGAATACTATTTGTATGTTTCGGGAGATGAAGAAAAAGAAGGGGTGAATCCATTAGTATTTCAAAATTTAGACGAATACAAAAAACATTTAGATTCTGAAAAGGAAAAGGGAAATTTTTGCCCAGTTTTGTATGTACAGGTAGAAAATGATGCTCAAGGTCAAGATGTCTATCGTATTCGCGAATCTCCAGACGTTGCAGAACAGCAAGCCGGATTACCGAGTCAAGTAACAACACCACCCTTGGCACCTACTCCACCCCCAGTTACAGAACAACCAATAACTCCACCTCCCCCACCTGTTACAGAACAACCACCTCCCCAAGCACCAGCTTCAGCTGCACCACAACAGACACCCGCTACTTCACCATCTCCTTTAACAAATATGCAGTTTTTACAATATGAAGATGCTACACGCGATAATCCACCATATAATGAAGGCAATTATAACGGATTCGACCCATATGGTCTTTATATTGGTCGTTTAACCGAAGTTGATAAAATTGCATTACAGGGCGAACAAGAAGAAGTAAGTGATAATCCCATGGACCCTAATTGGGGAGGCATATTATTTACTCAACAGGCGGTAGATTCTGGTAAATATGCGGGAAATGAAATTACCAAACCCCGTTTATTTACTCCCAAAAAGGAATTTATTCCCATTTTAAATAGTGGAATGCCTAAAGTTCCGGACCCTATGGATATTTTTTAATATCTGTTGGCATAAAAACGATGCACCTGTGCATCGTTTTTAGAAATAGGCCATATACGCTTCTTCTGAGATTTTAACTCCTCATGAGAAGACGTTAACGTATATTGGTACATATATAACGTCTATTCATATTGATGAATTATCAATATGAATTCCTATTTTCTCCCCAAAAACACCTTTACATTTTCGACAACATTTTTGGGAATCTTACGTGTTTTGCCATTTTGTGTCAGTTTCATGTTTTCTAAACGTTCAGTCGACGTTTGCAATTCTCCAATCAGATTTTGTATATTTCCAAACACTTTCATTATTTCGATTGCAATCACAGAACTTATTCCCGGAATCTGACACAATAATATTTCTCCAATATTTTCGGGAGTCACGTTTTCCTTTTTTATTTTTTTTACAACACTACAATAATGATTGCTTGTATGTGTATCAGACTCAATCTCCCCATTTTGATGTTCAGAAACATTATTTGTTAAGATATCTGACTCGGTGGGGGCAGTAGATGGTGATTGGACAGAAAACGCCACATGCGCTTCTTCTGAGGGTTTAACTCCTCTGGAGAAGACGTTATTAAACGAACTAAACGCTAAAGGTCGCCCCTTTTTCAAATCCTTTTGTACTTTTGACGCAATAGACAATATCCATTCGGCCGTTTCGCGAATTGAGGAAGTGCGATATACGCTAAATCCTTTAAACAAATTCAAAGAAATAATAGAAGACATGATTATTTTTTTATCTTGGGGAGAACGAACCTGCGCAAATATACCTTCAACAATATAAATAATATTATGTTTATGTAAGTTATTTGAATGCATTAACCGGTAAGATTGTTCTTCATAACGTCCATCTTTAATGCTTGCCAATAAATCAGCAAATGATTTTCTTTCGATTATAAATAATTCTGTTTGGGGAGAATGATCTTCACACACAATAACATCGCCTAAAGGAAGTTGAGAAGTGGATGTCCGAAGATTTTCAAATTGTCCAATTAGTTGTTGTGTTTCATGAAATAGGGAGGTTTCGCGAATATCGTAAATAATATGCATTAATGTACATACAAATAAAACATTATATCTTTTTACATAATGTTTTACTTATACACCAAAATATAGAGTCTATTTATGGGGGACTGGACATACCATAACCAGAACCTGAGCGATGATCAATATTACGTACAAAATTGCGAGTAAATTTCAAAGTGGTATTGACCTTATTCAAGTTGCAGCAGCGTCCACTCACAGGATCAACAGAATCAAAAAAGAGTGAACTCCATGAACTGCGTCCAACCATATAAGGAAATCCGGCTTTCTTATTTCCACCTCCCTGATTTTGAACGATTAATCTTCCAACATTACGAGCGCGACTAGCAGCATTTAGTAAAACCATGTTTGGAATTATATACTAAATAAATATATTTTTTTAATTTGGCAAAAATAAAATTGAACACAAAATCAATTATTGAAACAATATAAAAACAATACAATACAATAATATATCATCACCAAAGTTATTTCATTCTATTTGGCTAAATAAAATGAACAACCAAACGTATTTAAACCCGAATCAACTCGACGATGATATTCGTATTGAAAAAAACGCTAATGGCGTAGATACATATGTATTTGATCCTTATAATCCTCTAAATAAAATCATCGAGGAGTCTGATGTCAAGCAAATATTGGAAAGTTATGGTGTGCATGCACCAATAGTTAATATGAACTTATATCGACGAGCTTTTGTTCATCGTTCGTACATTAAACGTCCCAACGTAGAAAATGAAAAAAATAATATTCTAATTGTAGATAAGCCGGATAATTGTTTACCACTTTATACTAAATCAAATGAACGTTTAGAATTTGTTGGCGACGGCGTATTAGAATGTATTACTAAATATTATCTTTATCGCCGATTCCCAAAAGAAAACGAGGGATTCATGACTGAAAAAAAAATCGCACTTGTGAAAAACGAAAGCATCGGAAAAATGGCGCTCGAAATGGGGTTGCATAAATGGTTTATACTTTCCAAACACGCGGAAACCAAACAAACACGAACAAATCTGAAAAAATTAGGATGTCTTTTCGAATCATTTATTGGTGCGATGTTTTTGGATATGAATAAAATAGACATACACGATGAACACGGATGGTTTAAGAATATATTTATAACGGGACCTGGATTTCAAATGGTGCAAGTATTTCTCGATAATGTTTTTGAAAAGCACGTTGATTGGATTTATTTGATTAAAAACGATGATAATTACAAAAACATACTCCAGGTAATTATTCAAAAAGAATTCAAAGTGACTCCCCATTATTTAGAAATCGAAGACCATAATGTAGATACTGGATATCATATGGGTGTGTATTTATGTTTAGGTCAGGCCATACACGAAACGCACATTTGTAATGCAATTAAATGCACATCATTTAAGAATTTCCAACATATACACGAATTTATGTCTATGCATGGTAAAATATTAGTGTTTTTGGGAGAGGGAATGCATAAAATTAAAAAGAAGGCAGAACAAATTGCATGTGAAGAGGCGATTAAACAACTGAAAACATTTTAGCAGTCAAAAACAAATATGTATATTACTAATAAGCATATATAAAATAGAATATTATCGTCAATTATGTGGTTTCTTACCTATTCATTAGGTTTATTATTCGGAATACAAATCGGAAAAGAAAGTAAAAAATACATCATATATAAACATCATTATACTAATCTACATAATTTCAAAAACTTTCATGTCTATACGATATTGATATTGATTCTTAACGTCTATTGGTATTGATGAATAATCAATATCAATATCGTATATGACTATGGTATGGAAAAAGTGCACAAGTGCACGTTTTCATACCAATAGACATTAATCAATACCAATAGACGTTCAGATGGATTATATACAACAAATAACATGAATACATATCATGTGATATTATTTTTCAAAACAATATAAATAAGATGTTGTACATATATTATCTCTAATAAGATGTCCGGAGTTGATACACTTGTATTTTACCTTTGCGAGTTGGAAGACGAAATAAACTCAGATAGTTACGATCTTGATTTGACCGATATACAACTATTTGTGTTATATGACTTTGAAAATTCAAGATATGCAGTTTACGGAAGTCGCGAATCGGAAAAGCAACCCTATTCATCAAAAATTAAGCCTTTTTCTTTTTATTTTAATCACGTCAATCATGTAGTTAATTTTATTGAAAGCGTGGTCGACAAAACCTCCAGATTCAGCTATTCCCTATATGCACTAAAAAATCTCCCGATAAGAATGGAAGATATTAGTTTTCATCTTCTTCAAAATTTCCGCAAAAGAGTTTGGGAGATTGTTGCATTTGATGATGAATATTTCAGCAAAAAGACTATAAGTAAATATGCGCAATTAACACGTCAAGGATACAACGACTATGAATTCAGTTATGATTGTGATGAAAATGTACAAGATGAAGAACATGAACAGTCAACCTGGGAAACTGAAAACGCTTGGTAAGTATGAACGTTTTCTCCGGAGAAGTAAAATCCTTAGAAGAAGCGAATATGGCGTATTTCTTGGAATAGACATTTGTAAAAAATAAGCATAAACAGTTTATTTTTTATCAACATATACTATATTATTCGTGCTAAATAAATATGGAAGCACACTTGAACTATTTAGATAAGTTAGAACATAAACCTGTTCCCAAATCGGCAAGTGAGAATCATGTAAATGTTCAATACTATGACCGAAGAGAAGTCACAAATGTCAATCGTGAACTTGTATTATCGAAAATACACAATTATTTGGGAGTAGTTGTGGATAAACGAAAGGGCGAAAAAATCACACATGTTCTCCCCACCCCAAAAATAAATCATCCAAATATCAGTACTTCATTAGCTGAACGTTCATTTCCTAAAAAATTAGACACAAATATTGAAGAAGAACAAGTACCACAAGTGGAAACGCCATCGATCGATTTACAGGCGCCTAAATCTGCCGAACAACTTCCGCCCCCTTCACCAAAAGAACCAACTGCACAACCTGTATCGGAAAAACCTCCACTTCCACCTTCAGGTGTAGAACCCAAAACAGCCGCACCAAAACGCCGGAAACTCAAAGTATCGGATAAAACAGTTGTGCAAAATGTGGATTTAACAACAGCTGAAATTAACGGAAGACTTGTGAATGAACGTCTCCCTAAACCGGAAAAAATAGTAATGAAAGCGCCTTCATATTATATGGCCAACCGTAAAATATATGTCCAAAAACTGAGTGAATTATTCAAAGAATATAATAAACAACTATTAGATGAAGCGGCGGTTGCATCATGTAATCCAAGAACAACATCAAATGCCACCGAAATGATGATCCATCAGAAGGTGGCGCGTGATTATTTGAATTTGTATACGCCCTATCGCGGCCTTCTTTTATATTTTGGTTTAGGAGCAGGTAAAACAGCAGCAAGTATTTCCATCGCAGAAGGAATGAAATCGCAAAAACGCGTTTTCGTATTAACACCTGCATCGCTCAAAATGAATTATTTCAGCGAATTGAAGAAATACGGCGATCCTATATTCCGCAAAAATCAATATTGGGAGTTTGTATCCACCGAAGGAAATCCACAATATGTCGATATATTATCGCAAGTACTTTCTCTTCCTCGCCAATTTGTGTTGCAAAACAAGGGGGCATGGTTGGTGGATATAACCAAAACCAATTCTAATTTCAAGGATTTGAGCGCTAAAGATCAACAAATGTTGGATGAACAATTAAATCATATGATACGATCAAAATACGTTGATATTAATTATAATGGTTTAAATAGCGATAAATTAAATGCGCTTGTTCAAAAATATGGTCAAAATCCGTTTGATCATTCGGTCGTGGTAATTGACGAAGCCCATAATTTAGTCAGTCGCATTATAAACAAAATGAATAAACCCGAATCCGTATCTAATCGATTATATCAAATGCTTTTAAGTGCCACCGACGTTCGTATTGTATTGCTTTCGGGCACACCTATTATAAATTATCCCGCAGAAGTAGGTGTTATGTTCAATATATTACGTGGATATATCACAACTTGGACATTCAAAATAAAACCTCCCCCTGGTTTCGAATCAAATAATATATTAAAAATATTTGACGACGAAGATTTCCGGTTTTACGATTATATTGATTATACAAATGGAGAATTAACGGTTACACGTAATCCTTTCGGATTCGGATATATGAAAAAAGCGGGTGCAGAAAAAGGACAAAAACAACATCGCAAAGAAAAGGGCACGCCTCCCCAACAACCGGAAATACCTCCATTACCTAAACCAGTAACTGTTATTCCTGCAAAACCAAAAAAGAAAATAGTTATAAAAAATACCGCGGAAGTGATTCCTAATCTTCCTCCACCGCCGCCTACAGAAACAGCCAAGGGTGGTGGGTTACTAATCATGGGTGTATTGAATAAAACCAAAAAGAATCGTGTTATGGATTCCATCCAAGAAGATATTGAAACTTCGTTTTTGAAAAAAACACGCAAAAACCGTTCTTGCGCTAAAGAAGAAATGCCCGATGAAATAGACGATAATGTTGAAGATGATATTATAATTGATAAGACAGAAAGTCTTCTTGAGGAAGTGATGAATGATGTTAGGCATGAACCATCGCAACCCATTCTTCCGCCTGAAACTACACAAAATGGGAGCGATTATTATGTGGTGGAAGACGGAATAATACGCCTAAAGGACCAACCTCCCGAAAAAGAAAACGAAATTAACGAAATAGTTGAAAACGAAGTCGAAAAACAGTATGCACAGTATCAAAATGGCGAGGGTGAATACGGTATGATTAAAGGCGGTGCCGATTTAGTATTTAACCGATATAAGGGTGTACATTTAGACGAACAGGGCAACATAAGCAACGATGAATTTGTGAATCAAATAAAGAAAATACTGCGTAAACATGAAATTGGAGTTAACGATATTGTTAAAACCGAAAATTATACGTGTTTACCGGATAATAATGACGATTTTAATTCTCAATTTGTTGATCAAAATTCCGTTGTTATGAAAGAAGTCAACTTATTCAAGAAACGTATATTGGGATTGACTTCATATTTCCGAAGTGCACAAGAGTCTCTACTTCCCCAATTTGTAAAAACGGATGATGGAGAAATCATTCATATTGTAAAATGCACGATGAGCGACTATCAATTAGAAGAATACGAGGAAAAACGTTTGGCAGAAATGAAGATGGAAGAAAATATTCGCAAACGTTCATCCAAAAAACAGGCACAAGAAGTTGAAGATAAAATAGCGTCCACGTACCGTATTTATTCGCGTGTAGCGTGTAATTTTGTATTTCCACCAACATTACCTCGTCCCCTTCCATTAAAAACAACAAATATAGAAGAAGTAATTCAAAATGCCCAAAACAATAATAAAAACATGGATATCGGCGCTGAATCGGCGATCGATAATATTGCCAACGAAAATGACGAACAAATAGATGTATCTGATGATCAGTCTGTGCCTAATATATCCGACGAGTACGCGAAACAAATACAAGAAACACTTAACCGATTGAAAACGGAAATGGCGCAAAATGTTAAATTGGAAAGTGGCGAAGTAACAAATGTGGAAATATTAAGTCGTGATGGATTGAAAATACATAGTCCTAAATATTTGGAAATATTGAAAAACCTGGAAGACGAGGAAAATAAAGGATTGCATTTATTGTATAGTAATTTCCGAACGTTGGAAGGAATTGGTATTTTGAAATTGATTTTGGAGAAAAACGGATTTGCCGAATTCAAACTTCTAAAAAGCGGGAATGAATGGAATATAATGGATACCGACCCAGATCTATCTAAACCGCGATTTGCCCTTTATACGGGAACAGAAAGTGCTGATGAAAAAGAAATGTTACGAAATATATACAATAGTAATTGGGACTTGATTCCTCCTAAAATAGCCGATAAAGTCCGCGCCATTCATGCCAATAATTATTATGGGGAGGTAATAAAAATATTGATGATTACTGCCTCCGGAGCTGAAGGTATCAATTTAGAAAATACCCGGTTTGTTCATATTGTCGAACCCTATTGGCACATGACACGTATTGACCAAGTTATTGGACGTGCACGCCGCATTTGTAGTCATAAAAACCTCCCCGAAGAAATGCGTAATGTGAAAGTGTTTTTGTATATGTCAACATTTAGCGAAGAACAAGTAACCGGAAAAAAACATATTGATTTGATGAGTCGTGATAATAGTAGATTGAAAAAGAACCCGATTACCACCGACGAGTATTTATTTGAAAACGCGTCCATCAAAAACAACCTGAATAATCAAATTTTGAAATCGATAAAGGAAACCGCAATAGATTGTAATTTGTATAGTCAACTGAATAAGGGAGAGAATTTAGTTTGTTATGGTAATCAATATGGCAAAATAACTTCCGCCGATTTTAGTGCATATCCAATACTCGAAAAAGACGCCAAAGAAAAAGATGATATAAATATTCAGGAAATAACCGTTAAATTATCGAAAATTACAACGGCAAGTGGATTGCAATACGTTTATAATAAAGAAAATAGCGAGTTGTATGATTATAATGTGTATGCAAATTCCAAACAACTTATTCTTGTTGGACATCTTCGTGATGATGGAAAAAACGGAAAATATATTGTTCCAATAAAAAAATAAATAAATGGTATTAATGTAGAAACATGTCTTTACCGCCAATCAGATATGTAATATTGTACGACGGATGCAAAACCGAAGAAATAGAATATAGTTATACTTTGACGGATTCCTTGCGTAAATTGGCAAACATGAATAAGTGGTGCACACGTCAACCTCCCCGAATTGAAATATATAAATTGAATGAACATGGGGAATATGTGAATGCAAACGAACCTATTTTTATTGACGAAATCAATTTAGGTGCGTTGTCCTATTGGGAGAGTCAAAACAATATGTGATATTATTGTATAAAAATGCCCCCTCCCTCAAACCCACAAAACCCCCCCCCCCCCCTTAAACCCACAAAAAGTTATACCAGTAACGCAAAATGTTCCACCAAAAGGCCCACCTAAAGATCCTCCTCCTCCTGTTTTGGAAAATGCGGCAAATGCAGTTTACGCAAAACTGAATTATAAGAACATGTTACTTATGCCTGATTATGATAGAAACAGTAGAAACAGTAGAAACAGAACTGAACGCTTCGGAGGAAGAAAAACCAAATCAAGAAAATCCAAAAAGACCGCCAAGAAAAGAAAATATAACAAATCAAGAAAGTACAACAAACGCAGACAATAAAATTGAATACATTTGGTGTACACATAACCACGCCAAAAAAATGATTGACGAAACATACTCAGACCTTGCTTGTGAACTGAAAGGAAACATATTTGATTTGAAAAAACTACATCATCTAAAAATGGTACACAATAATACTTATTTAGAACACAATAAATATTATTGGATAGTGTACTCTCCCGGAGGTATTGTATTATGCAACTTGAAGACCAAAATCCAAGTAATAGAAGTATTTCCATCAACTTCAAAAGAACAGTATATCATGGTGGAGTTTTGTGTTATGGACGGCAACTATACATTTAGACATATTATTGACGGTAATGAATACACCTTTTTCGAAGTGTAATTTCTTTTTTCATGTGTCTATTCATAATCACACCAAACTATATATGACACGCAAACTTCCCCATACAAATATTCCGTATAGATATTCGCCATATACATTATCAAAACGCGACCAGATTATCCAAAGAAAGGAAATTGCCAAATCGCGCAAATTATACAAAAACAAAAAATATTATACACGCAAGAAGTTGGCATCATATAAACATGTTTCCTCCCCGCACTTAAAAAATGCGATGAAAATGTATGGTGTATCAAATGTTCGGCCAACACCTACTTTAGCAAAAAAAACGAAATGTTCGCTTAAATCTCTGAAAAAAATCGTGAATAAAGGTCGAGGTGCCTATTATAGTAGCGGTTCCAGACCTAACCAAACGGCAGAATCGTGGGGATTGGCGCGTTTAGCCAGCGCAATTACTGGTGCAAATGCGGCAAAAGTAGACCATCATATACTAAAGGATGGATGTTCTAAATCAAGTAAAGCCCTAAAATTGGCAAACAAATTAGTATCTATTCATACAAGTAAATAATCGACATAATAGAGAATTATGGTTTTTCTATATTATGATACACTAGTGTATTTATTGGTATAAAAAGTGCACCTGTGCACTTTTTACATGCCAAAGTCACATACGATATTGATATTGATTTTTAATCAATACCAATAGACGTTAGACACGTAAACGTTCCCATGACAATTCCCGTAGGGGAATTATTTGCACATCACTAGAACCTTCAGAAGACATATTTATGAGAGATTTGTTTTGATGAAAATAAATATTGAAACCATGTTCCTGTGCTAATTCACTCACATGCATATCTATTTGTTGATTCATGGGAAATAATTTGCCGTTTTCCAAAAGATATTTAGCGCCTTCATAATTTAGCACATATGCATGTAATCCACAAAAACGCGACATTTTGTCTAATCCTTCACTATTAATTTGATTCACCTCAACAATCGAATGGGGATTGCCAATCATATACATATGCCAATTTTTAGGCAATTCATTAAGACGCATGTTTAGTTCCATCAAATCAACGTTATTTACGATTGCGTCGTCTTCAAAAATAATCATGCAGGATATTTTTTCGTCCACCATTTTTTTCCATAGATGGACATGAGAAAGATAACATCCAACCGCACCTGGAGTCAATTCGTGATGATAATACTTATCTCCACGAAGAATACATTCCATGCCATAATCCCCCACAACACCATGTTTATGTAAATGTTTCATGCTTAATTTTTTTGCATCCACCGCTTTAAACACCTCCAACTTAATAGGCAATTTGTAGTTGTTTTTAAACTCGGAAAGTTTTTCTTGATTTCGTTCTAAATTAATTACACATGAACGGAATTGGCGGTTTTTTATCACATTATTCACATAATATCCAATTACAAGAATACAAATAATCAATATCAATAACGATAACAATATATCCAACAATATCATATAACTTATATTACGGTCGTAAATTTTGTATTAGATATAAAAGATGGTTATTCGTCCACACTAATAATTTTGCTGTATTGTATTCCCCTATGTTTATGAAGGTATTGAATCAAATTATAATGCAATAGTGTTGCTTTGTTTTTGGAATATTCTGTGACAAACAAATTTTTGCAAACATACTGTAATACTCGATCTTTCATAAGGTCATCCGCGTTTTTAATCGCAACATCATATGGGTCTTGTTCACGCATCATTTTGTATATAACACAACGATTATAATCGTATGAAGTCAGCAAATCCGCCTCCCGAACAATATGATAGGCAGATTGGTATATTCCTAAATCTGGATATCCGTACTTCATTACGGTGGAATACGACATAGTACCAATTATACTTGTAACGGCATTTGTTTCATGGGGAGGTAAATAATGCGCTAAATAATTTCCAATCTCCCTAATTCCCTTCTTTTCATCCATGTATTTTTTATCACACATATCATGCAATATACTTGCACATGCAATTACATCATACTGATGTTTTATGGCTTTTCCGTCAAATTGTGCACCTGTGCACCATTTTTCGGAAAACGCCATATGCGCTTCTTCTGAGGATTTTACTCCTCCGGAGAAGACGTTAATGTGTGGCATAGAATACACGCTATGATTATATATTTCTTTCGCATAGTCAAATACTGCTAAACTATGTCCTAAAGAATGCGATTCATCGATTCCATATTTTCTACTTGTATGTATAACATATTGTAATGCATAAGATATAAGTCGCATAATTATATGATTCTGACATACCAAAACATGCTAAATTATGCATAAAATATATTAATTAAAATAGAATATAAAAGGTAATCTATGAATTTCCATTATAAACGCACTTTGGGAAAAATATGAACGAAGCAAATAATGTATTAACAATAAAAACCGTTCAGATTCAGCCTATTCGCAATATGATTACGGCAATAAAAGATATATTAACGGATGCGACAATCACATTCACGAAAGAAGGAATGAAAATAATTAATTTTGACAAAACCCATACTATTTTGGTGGATATTGTATTACATGCGAAGAAATTCGAAAAGTACGTGTGTATTCCTGAAAAAATAATTGTGTGTGCAAATACCCTTCATCTTTTCAAGGTCATTTCTACGATGTCGAATGACGATACACTATCGATGTATATTGAAAATTGCGATTATCATGATGGTATTGTATCACATTTGGGATTACAGTATGATAACGGTAATATCAAACAGTGTTATAGTCAAAAACTGCGTTTAATTGAACCCGATACGGAGGAAATGGCGGTTCCTAAAGTTGAATATTCAACGATCCTAAATCTCCCAACCACCGATTTCCAAAAGATTATTCGTGATATGAATGGAATTTCTGATCGAATCGAAATACGTTCGGTTGGAAATGATTTGATATTTTCGTGTGAAGGCAATTTCGCATCGTCGCGTATTTATCGTTCTGAATCAGACGGAAACATGGAGTTTATTCAGAAACCCAGCGCAGATGTGATTATTCAGGGAGAGTTCTCTCTAAAATCGTTGAGTCATTTTATTAAATGCACACCTCTTTGTTCCCATTTAGAAATGTATTTAGGCAATAATCGGCCACTTATTGTGAAATATTATGTTGCCTCCCTTGGTGAAATACAATTATGTTTGGGACCCTTGTAATGCGGACGTGGATATACATTTTTTATAGACTATCTTTTTAGAAGAATTTGTTAAATTAAATATACGCCACTCGCCATTCAAAAAATAATTAATATCGAAGGGAGAATAGGGTAGAAACCTTTCGACAAAATAGTATTTGATAAAATCATCATAATGATGAATATGCTTATCCCAATAGATGCTTCCCGATTGCATACGGTGATTATTCATGATTTGAACTATTTCCTCTTCAAAAGTATTTGTCATTTTATGATATTCTGTTTTTCCGTTCACAATTCGAAATAAAGAGTATTTGATGGGAATATGATTGTAAATAACAATATAATAAGGTATGATTGTGTTTGGTTGTACATAATTATTGTCATTTAGTGGAGGAGTCAAATTGAAAATGCGCATTAATTCGGGATTAATATTTGAGATTTCCATGTCGTAAATACTTCTATGCATTTCAGTATCCTCCCCATCATTATCTTCATTATCGTCACTCATGTAAAAGTCGTTTTTATCTAATGACATCCACGTGAAAAATTATATTATGCTAAATATTATGCATAATATAACCTTTATTATTTGTATTTTTTGATATTATAATATTTTATAACTTACCGCCGGCCATATAATCAGTCCAGGAAGCAACGACCGTTTTTTTCCCGCCATCGTATTTCACGGCATATTTATTTTGCACCAGCCATTCATTAATATGCAGATTGTCTAAATAAACGTCCGCAAGTATACGCCCGTATTTCTCGCTTTGTATATTTTCCAAACGGACACATTTATGAAGAATCAATTGCGCTAAAGCATCTCGCACCTTTTTTGCACATGTTTTTTCGTCTTCATTTTTTCCCTTGATTTCTGGAGTATCTATTCCATTCAAACGAACACTTAAACGATAAAGGGGCGATTCTGGATAAGGAAGTCTGGACGCAATAGTGATTGTATCTCCATCATATACTTTGATGACTTGACCACCTTGAATAGGGAATGTAAATTCGACGGTATCCTCCCATTTAATGGGAGTTTGGGGTGGTTGAGCATTATTTGACATGAAACGTTTTCTGATATATTGTATGCACTTCATTTTATGTTTGTTTGGATAAAAATATAAAAAATAACAAATCAATTTTTTTCTTTCATTAAAATTCGGGCTCGTGTTTTTTAAATAAACACCCCTGTTTTTGTAAATTAGGAATTTGAATAATGATTTCGGGGTCCTGTACGCTACAGTCCTTCAGCCAGATTTTAATAATACAAAAATTTTTCTTTGGCGATATAGTAATGCCATTTATTAAATGATTATATTTTGGGTCGATACAAAGTGTTTCTCCACACAAGGCATAAAATAGTGATTTCCAAACGTCTACCACATGTTTATTTATGACCTTGAAAGAAAAACAACCACCATTACGATTTTTGGGATCCTCCCACATAGGAGTAATACCCTTCCGCATAACAAATAACATACAGTATTTAATCACATTTAAAGGAAGAGTTTCTACAAGAGAAACCAAAACGTCGGCACGATCAATATCACTCATGACTATTTTGTAACTAGAAAGATCCCAACTCTTGTCCTGTGGTAAATGATAAAACAAATTCCATTTACCAAGCAACGCGTATTGGTGGGTTGGACAGCTAATTGTATCCATTTGTATTCCCGTATATGAATATAAATATATATTCTTTATATTCATTTCATATATTGTGTATATGTACTATACAAATCTCATGATTGTGAAATAATCTCATAATTATCAACATGTAATAAAATAGACTGATTGTGTTTTAGCGTGAATTGTTTAATATTATCGTCCATTATTTTTAATATGTATTTATTGTCGAATACGAAAGAATGCCAAATAGGGAGAAAATGCAAATAACGATGGATAAATGTATACGACAATATTTCATTTCCATCATAATATGCATTTTCATCGAGTTTTATATCTATAACATTTTTCATTTCCGGATGAATATACTGTATTACCAATAATCGCGCTTCTGAGGGAACTCGTGTGTCTTTATATTGGCTGCCTATATGTAACGAGTTCATTCGCAATACATCAAAATAATATGCATTACTGTTTTTGCGTGTTATTAGTATATCCGGATGAATGGTAACCTCCCCAACACATTCTTCAACATACTTATCAATAATATTATCAATCAAACCATGTTTTTCATAATATGCGTCTTCCACCATCATGCACATATGTTCAGAATAATGTCTTCCCATAATTATTGACGTAAATATATGAAGAATATTATGGCCTCCCGTAATTGTGCTAAATTCATTCAAATATATGTAATCAATTACTGGTTTTCCCTTTCCTGTAATAGAATGAAAAGATATCCAATTATCTTCATACGGTTCGCAATTTCTTTGTATTGCCAAACAAACAATATGCGAAAATACATCACCTGCGTGTTGTTTGAAACATACAAAACTATCCATTATCCTTTTCACATTTTCATGTTTGTTATAAAAGTGATGTAAAGAATGATTTATATGAACAATATTTCGATTATACCAAAATACCCATTCTAGCACTTGTTTTTCTGTTATACATTTCAACGTATCATGTAATTGATCATATTTAAACCTGCTTACAAAAGCCCAAATCGTCTCCATAATAACGTGCATAAATAAACACAGAAATTCTATTATATCGCGATGCAAACCCATAATATTAATAATTGTGAGTTTTTATATATTTTTCACACAAATATTAATAAACGCACAAATATATACCAAAATATTCAGATATATATATGAAACTTCCGTCCATACAAAATGCGACCACATATCCACAAAATGGACTATTTATTTTCCACAGGGATTTGCGTATTGTAGATAATATTGGTTTACAAATTGCGCTTGAAACATGTAGCAAAGTATATACAGTATTTATATTTACACCCGAACAAGTATCATCATCCAATTCATACAAATCCAAAAACTGTGTTCAGTTTATGATTGAATCGTTGGCGGATTTAGCGTCCGATATAAGAAAATATCGTGGTGAATTAATTATATGTTACGGCCATTCGCTAAATATTACTAAAATGCTTATTGAAAAACTGAATATACATGCGGTATTTTATAATAAAGATTACTCTCCCTATGCGTTAAAACGTGATAATGAAGTATTTGATATGTGTGTGGAACGCAGTGTGTATTGTATTGATGCATCGGATTATTATTTATATGAACCCGGAAGTGTGGTTACTGGAAGTGGTGGGGCATATAAAAAATATACACCATTTTTAGAAGCAGTTATAGGGAGAAAACCCAATAGTCCACAAACATTAGGGTCTATTTCCGTCAAACTTGCAAGACTTTCTCGTCCACATGTTCAAATCGAACATAAAATAATGTTATCAACTGCTATGAAGAATTTTGTTGGGACACCAAATAAAAATATCCTTATTAAAGGAGGACGCAAAAATGGTATGCACCAATTACATAAAGCACTACGCACACAATCGCATTACAATACACGCCGTGATTACTTTACCTATGAAACAACGTTTCTTTCTGCGTATTTAAAATTTGGATGTGTTTCCGTTCGCGAAGTATATTACGCGGTGGTCAAAAAATATGGCAAAACATCGGGAATAATTCGCGAACTAATTTGGCGGGAATTCTTCGCACATGTTTTGTATAGTTATCCGGAAGTATTGAAAGGGTCTTATCAACCTTCTCTAAAACACATTCCTTGGAATCATAATTCGAATTATTTGAAAAAATGGAAAGAGGGACAAACCGGATTTCCATTAGTGGATGCATGTATGACACAAATGAATACAACTGGATATATGCACAATCGTGGACGTATGTTGGTTGCCAGTTTTTTATGTAAAGTCCTTTTACTGAATTGGAGGTTAGGAGAACAATATTTTGCGCAGCAATTAACGGATTATGACCCTGCGTCTAATAACGGAAATTGGCAGGGAATTAGCGGGACGGGGGTAGATATGAAACCCTATTTCCGAGATATGAATCCCTGGATACAGTCCGAAAAATTCGATCCCGAAGCTGAATATATCAAAAAATGGATTCCCGAATTAAAGGATGTCTCTCCCGAACATATACATAAATGGCATGAACATTATAAGGATGATGCCTATAAAAACGTTAAATACCAAAAACCGATGGTGGATTATTATATACAAAAAGAAAAAATGCTTAAAATGTATAAAGATGCATAATATAAAGAAAACACAGTTGTATTAAATGTACCACTATTATAATTAAGATGAACCACGAACATATATATTTTATACGTAAAACCAAATCATACGGGAGTATACCTACATCACCATCCACACATGATATAACATGTACTCCAATACAAAGCGATTCTCATATACCACACGTAGGAACATTATTTATCAGCGACCAATATAACCGCCCATCATCAACCGAATTACACCGTTTGGAAAGAGGTGAAATAACATATTCACCGTTCGAGATAGATATGTCCGACAATATACAGATCAATCACATCTCACCATCAAATAATTATACACCAATCAAATACATGTACATTTGTACACAATATGTGCAAAATACGTGTTGTTTGTTTATTATTTGTGTTCCAACAAAAATAGTAAGATTTATTCAAATACATAAAATAGAAGCCTTAAATTACTTTATTTCCATTTTTCTGCATGTATTTTTGATGATTATTTTTGAAATTTATTTTTATTTTAATTATGTTGTGGTAATAGAAAAAGAAGTTTTCTTGGCTAAAATCAACAGTTATTTTCAAGATTTAGGGAGATATAATCATGCTAAATATAGTCCACAACTAGTCGCACTACTTTTACAAGATACAAAATATGATGATCTACTTGCACAATCATATCAAAAGTATATTATTTCATTAACGAAACAAAAAGATTTGCTGGCATTATTATTACATCGTTCGATTCAAATAGCTACGATATTTGGTATTATTTTACTGAGTCTAATAGGACTAGGCATTCTTCATCTCAAAAAAATTAAATGGCGTTGGATATTGGCCGAAAATGTGATTATGTTGGGTTTACTTGGATGTTTTGAATATTTATTTTTCACCACAATAATATTGCAATACAATCCGATTACTGATGCTGAATTAGAATATTTGGTAATTAAAAATGTAGATAATTACATAACGTCAAATAGTAGTGAGTATAACAATACATACGCTAATACTTTTGCACCAACGATAGGGTGGTAATACATATATTATATGACAAATAATATATGTGTTTGTACCTGCATATAAACCCCTTATATGTCTAATGAAATAGTGTTTTTATTGGAACTATTTTTTCTGCGATTCGAAGTGCGTTTCGGCATATTTGTGTTTTGCATATCTTTTAATGACGAAATACTGATCATGGAATCATTTACATCTTCCGCAATCACGTCGGTATCGTTGCGTGATGGAGGACGTTGTTCATGAATATTAACAGCTTTAGTTTTTAGTCCAGATAGTATATTATCGATGTCGGTTTGTGGACCACGCATTTCCGGACGGGTTGGTGGAGGTGGTGCATAAGATTGTTGTGTTGGAACAGGTGCGGGTGGTTGAGAACGTACGCTGCGTTCTTGCAATATTGGGCGACTGTTGGCATCGCTGTAACCGCCATTCAAATCCACACCTTGTTCGCGGAACATCGCGCCGCGTCCCATCGAAATGTCTGGGCGATTCGATGGCTGTTCTGTAAATTGCATTTGTCTGGCGGGGGCGGGTGAATTTTTGGTCTCCACCGGACGTGGAGGTGGCCCAAAAGACGTATTTACTTGATCCGGTTTATTCATTAAATTACTTGCAAACGCAAACCCGGGACTGGTATTGTTCATACTTTTCACGGTTGCATCCGTAAACATTTTCATCAATTCGGGAGATTGTTTAATCACATCGTTAAATCCGGGAGCAGCAGACGATAACGCCTTATTGCTGAAATTAACCACCGCAGCGCTAAAACCTATACGCAATAAAAGTGACAATTCGGGAGATAATTTACCGCCCTTGTATTTATCGTGCAATTCCGCAAATATTTCCTCATACGAATCGATATCTTCCGCCACTTGCTCTCCCCAACCATCCAAATTCAAATCAAATGGATTAAATACAGCATTCATATATTCCACCGAATTGATGGCCGTCATGAACCACCAACCCTGTAATTTAATACTATCTTTCTTACGTTTATCCTCCAGCGCCGTTTCATATTCATCTTCAATTTCGTCATAATTCGAATCCATATTGAAATGATTATTGCCGGAAATCAACCCTTTATCTCTCCATTCCTCCAATTTTTTCAACATGGCGCGCTTCTTACGGCGTTTTTCGCGCTCACTTAATTTAGCGGAAGAGGGAGCATCCTCGAATTTTTCCCCCGGCACCTCACTCAACTTGGTAAATCCATCCCAAGTCTTGCTTTTACCGATTGTTTCTGACGTTGCCGAACCTAATTTAGAATCGTTTTTTTCATATCCATTATTATCAGATTCGGATTTACTACTTCCTCCTAAACCAAACAAATTTCCAAATCCGCTCAAAGTTTTGGATGTACTATCGAAAAATCCTGAACCTGAAGAACTGGAACTTGAATCATTATTATTTCGTCCAGATAAACCATTCAATTCACTTTCCAATTTATCTAAATCGTCCAACTCAACATTCATATTTGCATTAGATGCACGACGTTTATCGTTCATTAAAAGTTCTATTCCTGTACCATAATTCGTTGTTGACGGGGAATCGTCAATATTAATCGAAATAGGTTCTAAATCATTTAGTCCGATATCAATTACTTCCATGAACTTTATTTATGTTATTTACATACTATTTATTTTTAAGTTCTCCGCATAAGTAATTATTTTATTTGTTTTTAAATACCAAATTCCCTGTAAAAAACAATCCGCTAAATCATCTTTTTTAGTTTGAAAAACATTCGATGAAGATGGGCTTGTTTTAGATGTAAATTTAGAATGCCAATCGCCTAAAGTTGGATTCGATGCCAAAAATTCTCCACAAAAATGTATTCCGTCTTTTTTATGTTTTTTATAATCTGGATTAATGGCTTTTCCGTCAAACGATGCACCTGTGCATCGTTTTTCCGAAAACGCCACATACGCTCCTTCTGAGGATTTTAATCCTCCGGAGTAGACGTTAATGGCTTTTTGATCATGGGTAGGTTTAGGGTCTTTTGTCGTTTTATCTACTAAACCTTTTAATTTATTTGACGACGAAATATACTCAATAATCATTTCTGAACTATTTGGTTTGGAAATAAAATATTGAGTAAGCATTCCCTGAATCGTTTTCATGCGTGTTGCAATAGTCGATATTTGATTTTCAATAATTACATGTGTAATTGCATTCACATCCAACACACTATCCAATTGAGACTGTATTGCTCTTCCTATCTGAATCAAATCCACCGAACTAGCAGTTACTTTTTTCCCACGCGCACCTTCGCTGCCTCCTACAACATGAAAACACTTTTCTTCGTAATATTTGGTGATTTCGTCGATTAATTCTTGTTTCTTTTTCGAAGTTGATGAACTTGGCGAAGCAAATGGATACAAATACATATAATGAGAATGCAACGCATTCAGTTTTAGTTTTTTCAAAGAATGAGGTGAATACTCTTTTTTGGGAATCAAAAAGGATTTATTGGATTTAGCATGCTTTTCACAATAATAATTATTACCTTTTTCATATTTGGCTTTATTTCCACAAAGCGCAGAAAGACCTTTTTTGCTTTTTTCTAACACACAATTACATGTATGATTATGTAAGGGGGAGGTTTCTCCATTATTATTTAGGAGATTTAACACATTCCAATCAATAACTGTCAACGTCTTTTCATGAGGCGTAAAATCCTCAGCAGAAGCGTATTTGGCGTTTTCTGAAGTCTCGAAAATACAATACGCTAAATTCTTAATACCAATATCAAAGCTTATAAGGCGCATAAGTAATATAATACATACCTTTTATATTACTTATATGAAACAATAGAATATGTATCACTTTTTTCCATAGTACACGCGTGCATTTTACCATCCGGCCGGTGCTCGTCCTAACATTCGCAACAATTCTTCTTGTGTAACGACAGGCGCTATTCGTCGTGCCTGTAACTCTTCGCGTCCCAAATACATATTTTTCAGGTCACTATCTCCCATAATATCTTTATCGGAAGGCAATACACTACTTCCATACAAATTATCATTATTGACATAATACCCAATATCGTTAGCGGAGGAAGAAAAATTATCCTTCATAATTTGTTCAGCATTTTCCACTAAATATTTACGATATTCCCAATTAGATTTAATGCCGGTGCTTTGGAGAATTTGATTATTAACGTATGCTTCTGGTTGCCATGATGCAATCAAAGAACGGGAATCGGACATAAGTGGAGGAAATCCATCATATAGATTATTTGTATGATATCCTTGCGCCGAAGGAGGCAAATCTTCTTGTGTCGGAAAAGCAAGAGAAACGACCTCACCGTTGATATTGTTTACTTGTATGTTGTGTTTATTTAGAAAGGAAAACATTATATATATCCTAAATATATTACACGGAAGATATATGATATGTGTACAATACAAATATCATAAATTATTCTTCCTCACTTTCATCTTCCTCCAAATTCTTCAGTAGCTTTATCAATTCCGCCTTCTTCATCTTAGATGTATCTGTTGCTAAACCAGATGAAATAGCGATTGTGCGAAGTTGATTAATACTCATTTTAGAATACACTACGTGTTTCGGATCATGTGATTGTGTATCAAGTTTACTGTCCTTTTGTGAGATAATGTTATCTTCATGAGTATTTGACGATATATCTATATTTTGTTGAATATGTGTATCTTCTAATGATTTTTCCTCTCCAGTTAATGTCTTCTCCGGAGGATTAAAATCCTCAGAAGAAGCAGATATGGCGTTTTCCGAAAATCGATGTACGTGTGCATCATTTTTCGGAATAACCATTAAGACGTTACTATCAACTATTATCTCAGAAACTACTATTGGAGACTCGGATGCAGTTACAATCGCTTCATCTATAATATTATTTACCTCTATCATAATATCCTTAGCAATATCATTTTCTGGAATATTATCATCAATATAAGACAACTTTTCGTTTGATATGTCATTTTTCGCTTCATCAATTATAGAAATACCACCAATAGAAATTGCATCATCATCGTTCCTATTATTTGGTGTATCTGTAATTCCTGAAATTTGTTTTTCCTCTTCACAATCCGAATCCTCATCACTATCCGACTCGCTTTCAGATTCAGATTCATGTGCACTTTCAGGTTCGGGTTCGGATTCAGATTCGGATAAAGAATCCGATTCAATATTGCTTTCATCTTCATCTTCACTTTCTTCATCTGAATCACTTTCGTCAGACACAACAATTTTATTTGGTTGTCTCCGAGCATCGGCAACAAGTACATTATTTGGTATAGTCATATTAATTCCAACGTCGCTGATAACATATGAAATATTTTCACATAGTTCGTGTTCAGATATTAACGTTTTTTCATGAGGAGTGTAATCCTTAGAAGAAGCATTCATGGCGGTTTCTGAACCATGGTTCACAGGTGCACTATTAGATGGAATAGCAATATATTTAGTGTTGTCTTGTATAATAGTATTGCCTAGGGTAGATACTGGTTTTTGTGTTTCGTTCCTTATCATATCTAACCGCATCGTTTTCAGTTCTTTCACCACGTGGGTCAATACTTCATTTAGCGTATCGCTTTTTTTCTCCACAATAGACATGCGTTCCTTAAAATGATATACAAGCAATAATAGAAGTCCAAATGTGATCGCTAAACTAATGAAAAAGAAGTTTTCAAGGAAGTTAAATATTGCCATTTACAATAAAGACATAGTTTATTATTATAAACGAAACGCTTTATATGCTTTTTTTCTGTATTTGTATAGTATATACAAATTCAATATGGATAGATCAAATGCAATCACTCCTAAACAAGTATCCGATGAAGGTTTATTCGGTGGTAAAAATATGATTATTTTGATCCTTATTATGTTGCTCATTTTTTCCTTTTTAGGGATAAATATATTAATTGTTTCCGGAAATATCTATGACGAAGTGCGTGTAACAGTATTACCTGTTATTGAAAAGGTACTTGCCATGTTTGGATATTCAAGTGGAATATTGATCGATAAAACAGCAGATACTGCATCTGATGCAATCAAATTTAGTACAGATATAGCACATGGAGCAGTTGATTCAATAGGTGATCTTCTCAAAGTCGCAAGTAAAAGTCGACTTGAAGAAGATACGCAGTTGGCACTCGATCAAACATTAACATTCAATAAACCGTTATGTAAAAATGAACCCCAACCAGAAAGTTCATCATCTTCAACACAATCTCCCATTTCAAGTGGGAAACAGAAATGGTGTCTTGTGGAAGAAATCGGTACGCAGCGAAACTGTTTAGAAATCGCGGAAATGGATAAATGTATGTCAGGACAAGTATTTCCTTCACAAAAAGTCTGTCTAAATCCAAATCTAACACCGTAAATTATGACGCAGTTAATACAAATCCTTTATTAGGAACGGTAGAAGGCAAACTACGTACATTACAATTGCTTATTTGATTGTTTAACATGGACGCATTAGCGTATGCATACATCTGTACATTCGATAAATAATTCGCTCCACCGCCGGATATACTTAATCTAAATAGCAATTTAATATCGTATATATATCCCGGTTCAGTAAACAATTTAGCTCCCGAAATCGTCAAATTACCAACGTACTGAACTGCATTAAATGAACCATTTTTTCCATTCACGTCAAAAACCAATTGTGAAATCGTTGGCGAAAGATTCATTACTTTCATTAAATTGTTACTATAATAAAAATTGGCAGTAATAGAATATATGTTAACGGTAAAAGGGAGAGTTTTTTGAACGGCGTTATTTGCAATAACACCCATTACAAATATACTGACCGGAAATGTGATGTAAAAAGTATACATTTGTTTATCAATATTATCTTTTATCATAAGCTCAAAAAACTCATTTTCGCTATTGTGAGGAAATAATATATCTTCTCGTGTATCTACTTTAAAAAGCCCAAAATCGGATTGTACATTAAACGGATAAGATCGATTGTTTGTTGCGTAATTATATAGTGGTACTCTTTTATCCAAATAAAGTCCAATCGATTTACCGGGAACACCGGATGCACTTGACGGCAATATCATCATGTCGTCATTCGGACAATTATAACTTTCAGGAACAATTAGATCATTTGTACTTGGATCCACCACATAATTAGACGGTTGTATACTATAATTGCCTTGCATTATTTGTGCAAATCGTTGTTTTTTAGTCAATCTATTTGTTTGTGTCGACATTTTATTGCTTGAATATTTCAATATTTCTGCTTTCCGTCGCATGTCTAAATCACGTTGCTTATATATTCCACTCAAATAGGGGTTAAACAATTCAAATCGGATTGGTGGTATAGAAGAAGCAAGACGACGTTGTCGTTGATTATATATTGAGCAAAAGTCAGACATAGTATATATTATAAATATGAATATATAATATGGTATGTAAGGTGATTATGCCTTCCAAACATTATTATACCATCTACTGGAAATAAAGTCGTAGTCACCAGTATTGGAATCGTCGTCGTCACTCATGGCCAAATTAGGTCCGTGACTAACTATACTATTAATTTCGAATACTGATAATGCATAGTCAAAATAATGCAAGTCGGACATTTCGCCATTAAACCCACCGTTTTGTGCAATAAAAACGTCGTCAAAGTTTTGTTTGGGAATTTCCTTGAATATAATACGAGCTGCGATTTGTCCATTAATATATCCATCAAGTGTTTTATTTCGAAGACGTATAGCAAGATGGAACCATTTGTTCATAGGAATACCACTAATGTCAAATGCTTTGTCATCTAATTGCACATTATTATTTCCAGGACTAACCACATTTTGCAGGAAACGAAGTGTGTTTTTACCAGTTACTCCTGACTGTTGTTTTTGGATATATAATCCGGGTCCATTATTGATTGTTGCAATACCAACATTTGTTCCGGATGAAATATATTCAGAATTTCCTTTGTGGAAAATATGACTATATTCTGTATTAACATTTGTGGTAACTTGTAATGAACGTATATTTAGCCATACAGACCATGTATATTCAATTCCTCCCGATTCATTATTAGATCTATACACAACTTGACCATTCCCACTTGCTGGGTCTTGTGAAATAACTTTGGGACTGCTTCCTCCACGTTTTCCGCGTACTAAAAAGGGTCTTCGCGAAGGCGTCATGAAAAAAGCAACTAATGCTGATCCAAGACTAAATGCAATCATAAAAATAATCAAAATAAAAATGAGAAACACAAATTTGGCAATCATACTATTGGCCGCAAGAAATTCACTACTAGCGTTTACCATATCTTTCGAAGAAAATGAACTCATACCTTCGTTGACGGAGGCTTTTGCGGAATCAATACTTTGTCCTAAACTTTGAGCTCCCGTTGCTAGACTATTTGTAGCAGAATTAATATAATCCATAATTATTATATTATCTTATTCTATTTTATTTTGGTGTTTATGCCCAAAACATATATGTAAGAGATATTTATCTGCCTATGTAGATGATATAAATTCATCATGACAGCGTTGATTCATGGCTATGAACGTCTATTTAGTTGATCAAAGATCAATATGAAAGCGTATTGATATAGATTATTAATGTCTATTGGTATGAAAAAGTGCACTTGTGCACTTTTTCCATACCAAAGTCATATACGATATTGATATTGATTCTTAATCAATACCAATAGACGTTAATCAATATGAATAGACATTAAAATAGTTTAAAATCTTTTTGTTTTACATCATTTTTGAATATTGTCATCTTAGCACTATAAAGATCGAAATAATTCAACAAACTTCCTAATAATCCGCTATACTGTCCATTTCCTTCTAAATAAGATTCCCATATTTTGGGAGAATCTATCGATTTTTTTAAACGACGTAATTTGGTAATGTAACCATCTAATGTTTTTCCAGCTGAATCTTTACCAGTTTGTGTCCCAATCACTAACTCTTGATCATTCGATATTTTAGAGGTGTCAACAGTAACCATAACCGTTTTCACTAATTTTCCGTTCAGATAAACTTCTAATATATTGGATTTATAACGGATTGCAAAATGAGTCCATTTATTAATAGGCACTTCGTCGGTCACCGTCGTTATTAATACCCACGCATTACTTGCTCCAGATGTTGTATAGTGATACACATTAAATTGCATTTTTTTAGAAGTGGCATCTTTTTCAATTTTCACAGCAATTTCTCTATAAAATAAAAATCCTTCACCTTTATTAATAAACATCCATCCGTCATAATAAAATTCAGACTTATTTATTAACTCTAAACTTGTGCCAGATATTGTTTGGCCGACACTTAGACGTAAATTACCTTTCGTTAATGCCAAATTCGCCAATAAAACATAAAGGGAATATATAAATATAAAAACTAATGCAATTAGTACAATAATCGCTAAATTCATTTTAATTGTATATACTAGAACAATATTATTTGATTGTAAATAAATGTTTATTTAGTGGCTATTCATATTGTTGTAACATCAATATGAACGTCTATTGGTACATGTTATCAGTAAACAAGAAAACTTTTGTGTAATATAATACACTAGTGTACATTTATACCAATAAACATTAATGGCTATTCCAAAAAACGATGCACCTGTGTATCGTTATTAGAGAAACTCCATATTCGCTTTCATATTGATTATTCATCAATATGAATAGACGTTAACGTCTACTCATGAGGATTAAAATCCTCAAAAGGAGCGTATATCTATTACATCAAAGAAAAGTTAAACAATTGTTCGTTGTTTCTGGATAATGCCATATCAACCTTGAATTTATTGAAATAATTTCCAAATCCATATTGTCCATTACCTTGAATGTATTTATTCCATGCACTTTGTGGATCCATGGTATTTGGCCAGTAAGAAAATTGGTTAAGTTTACCAACAGTATATTTGTTCCCAACAGTTATATCAGTTGTGCTATCGGTTGCTATACTTGCACCCGTAAATGTTTTAATAAGTTTTCCATCTAAATATATATCCACTAAATTGCCGTCCACCGAAATAATTATTTGCACCCATTTTTGAAAAGGAAAAGAGGTTGTTATTTTGGCTATTTCTGCACCATATGCACCAGCATCAGATATATTATATATTCCGTCGCCATTAACAGTTCCACCAGTATATAATGACAAAGTGCTTCCTGTCAAAACCAAAGATAAATATTTTCCTCTATTGAAAATAACATTACTTGAATCAGTCGGGAAATTGCTTTCAACAAATACCCAACATTCATAATAATAACGCGTTGAATTAGGTGTTTTCATTTTGGCCGCGGCATATGAAAGTCGAGCACTATTAGATTTTAATAAATCAATTGGTTTATTAATAATTATTGAAGACATAAACAGATATGTGTAAATGGCATATATTACCAAAACGATAATGATAATAAAAATAATCGTTGTGTAGTCCATTTCCTAAATATGTATATATTTATAGAATATATAATTATATAATGTATCTGCAAAATACAATACATAAATGATACGTATTATGTACCGCCCATGCTAATTTCGTATTTAGAACTGTTTGTGCGGTATATTATATTGGAGGACTCTTATCTTTGAGTGAAAAATATAAACGTTCTATTTCGGAATGAGTGATTGGTTTCCGATAATAAATTACATTACAAACTAGACCGGTCAATATTCCCTCTTGTTTTTCTTTATCATGACCTGCAATAATTTGATCAAATTGTGAATAAGATGGTATATCGGCTTTTCCGCTACCCTCACCAAATATATATGTATATTTAAGTTCACCATTAATGTATAACTCAGCTATGTTATTATTATAGGTAACTGCTATATTATTCCATTTTTGTAGTTCCAAATCAAATATATAATTCTTTGCTTCACCACCAACCATATCTGAAAAATACATTTTATATTTGCTTTGACCGTTGTCGTCTGTATAATAGACAAGTTGAGGTTTTCCGCGTTTACTAGTTTTCATGGTATTATTTCCATATTGTAATATATTATACTCAACATTACTTCTCAGATTAACACCAGATTCAAGCATGTAAACCCAAAAAGAAAGTGTGTAATTTTTCGAGTAATATTTTGTATATATGGATTTTGGATCAGAAGGATTTAAATTTAAATAACCGGGAGATGTTTGGTATTTTGGCAATAATAATGCATCATTTAACGCTATCTTTGATGCTCGAGTCAAATAAATAGGTTTTTCTAATAATATAACTCTATCACCCGATTTTAAATAATTATATAATTTTGGTACTATAATATATAATCCAATTGCAATTAATTGCATCACAAATATGACTCCTACAATTTTGGGAGTATTATTATAATCATTAATTATAAATTCAATAAAATCCAACAATAAACAAGGAATATAAAAAAGCAATTTAATTATAAATCCTTTCCAACCTGTAATACTCTTTAAATAGATAACAAATACTCTGTAAAACATGGCTAGTGAAGATATGATTCCAAATATCAATAAAACAAAAAGAACATAGTTTGCAAACATGACATTTTGATTATTCATGTTTTTCATCACATAATAAATGAAAATGATCATGACGATCATGCCCAATATTGTAAAAATAAATGAAGACGACGATATTCCTCCTTTATATATAGGCAACGTGAGTGAACTGCCCACAAGTACTGGTATTATAATCAAAGCAGTATAAATATAATATCTTTGTGTGATTGCTCTTCCGTCAACCGACGCAAAATATATTGCTGCCGAGGCTAGTAATATACATATAAATGTAATTGAATAATTTAATATACAACCTCCCAAATCGCGCATTTGAACACTATTTAATTTTTTATCACTTCCAGCTAAAATGCGTACTAATTCACCAAAATAATCGCCAGACAGATTTGTAGTTGTTTTCAACCGATATTTTAATTGTTTATAACTATCATTTATACTTGTCATCAATATATATTACAGATATATATTACAGATATATATTGATAATATGCTCTCCCCACACCGCCATGATATCATCATCATTACAAATTTTCAATAGCCGTTTTTTCCCCATGACAATCTCTGCAAAGTGCGACTAAATTATCGACGTGATTACTTCCGCCATGTTCCAATCGAATTTTATGATCTACCTCAAACCACGGAGGTAGTTGTTTCTGGCATGTCCCACACTTCCAACCTTGTTTCGCAGCCACCCATTTCTTTTTCGTTTCACTAACTGAACGTTTTGTACCTTTTGTGCCCGATGACATTAATCGACTTTCGGAATACGCTTGTCTTCTATCCATTCCCGGATTTGATACATCTAATATATGATGATTACTCTGAATCGCGTTCCCCCCTCGACTTGAATATTTCGAAGTGAAATCAAGTATAGGACTAATCACAGATGAAGCATTTTTATCAATTGGCAAGTATTTCAAATACTCGTTGGACGAATGAATGATCTGTTGTGCGTGGAGCGGGTTGTTTCGTATCATCCAATATATCAAAAGTGCACCTACTACAACTCCGCCCATCTGATAATATTTTTTGTATGAATATAGATTATTTAATATTTTTCCTTCTGTATATATGTTTGCAACAATAAGCGATGTTGCAATAAAAAGCCAGATTTCGAGTCGCATATATATATTATATTGTTTTTTATATCATTTTGTTCATCGACAATACAGAAGGTATTTATGATACCATAACTACAGTAACACCAAGAGCTAATATAAGCGCAAAATTCAAATAAACAACATATTTTTTGGCATACGTTTCACCATAATATGTTTCTTGATAAGGTTTATATTTGTTGTAATAAAGTTTTTGAGAATCAATAAGGGAGATTTCCTCCTTTCCTAAATAGGCATTCACTTTATTATGCATGAAATTAGCCCAGCGAATAAACGAATCGCGATTACCTAAATATGGTGTAACTGGATATTTATCCAATAGTTTACCGAACTTGTTTCCGATATCTGCGTCTGGAATAAATAAAGGTAGATTCATGACAAAATCATAATATTTCCGTTTGGTAACTTCATTCGGTGATTCGGGATACGAATAAGCTAACGTGTGAATAAAAAACCAATAGTGTGGACCCCATATGTCCGGATGAAAATGGAACTTCTTGGGATGGCGAAAAGACATTATATACTGATTCAACGATTTAAAGATTTGTGTTTATAACATAAAAGAAAACATAAATGAGTCAATCATATTGTAATAATTGTGGCAAACATGGCCATGTATTTAATAATTGTAAGGTGCCGATAACCAGTTTTGGAATTATTGCTTTTCGTGTTAAATCGGGAGGTCAAATAGAATATTTGATGATACGACGTAAAGATAGTTTAGGGTACGTAGATTTTATGCGCGGAAAGTATTCAATATACAATAAAGATTATATACAAAATATGATATTTCAAATGACTAATGTTGAAAAAGAACGATTATTGGCAAATGATTTTGATACATTATGGAATGATCTTTGGGGAGAAACGTCGATGTCTGAACAGTATCGAAACGAAGAGAATATATCTCGAGACAAATTTAATTCTTTATGCAGCGGTATATCTATAAATGGTAATTCCTATTCTTTAAAATCTCTTATTGAACATAGCAATAAAATATTTTGTTGGGAAGAGGCGGAATGGGGATTTCCGAAGGGACGGCGAAATTATCAGGAACGTGATTATGACTGTGCGTTGCGAGAATTTTGTGAAGAAACGGGATATTCAAAAACAGATATGATTCTTATTAATAATTTGCTTCCATATGAAGAAACATTTACAGGTTCTAATTATAAATCATATAAACACAAATATTATTTAAATTATATGGATTACGATAAATCCATGAAAAAACACAATATACAAACGAGTGAAATTGGGTTATGTGAATGGAAAACATACGACGAATGTATTAAATGTATTCGCAGTTATAATTTAGAAAAATTACATATGTTAAACCAAATACATAATACATTAACCCAAAATAGATTTTATATTGAATAAGTGCAATATGTTCATATAAAGAAAAAGAATATCCATGATATATATAAGTTGATATATATCAGATGGAATCTGTAGTCAAGGAACAAAAAAAAATAACTATTAAACGGAAACCAAAAAAATCTCCCCAAAAAGAGAAAGAAGGAGAGGCAATTTCGCCAAAAGAAACAAAAAGATGTCCAAATGGAACGCGAAAAAACAAACAGGGTGTATGTAGTCCTCATTCAGATAAAAAAGCAGTTGAGACAGACCATACGGAAACCAAACATGCAGAAGAAAAAGAAAAAGAGGTATCTAAAATCAATCATGCATTTGAATTAAACGATAAATTAATTGAAGAGGAATTACAAAGACAACTTTTTAAAATAAATAGTCCCAAAGAAGCCAAAGAACCCAAAGAACCCAAAGAACCCAAAGAACCCAAAGAACCCAAAAAAAGAGGTAGACCAAAAGGTGTTCAAAATAAAATAAAAACGAAACAAGCCTCACCCTCGCCTAATCCAGAAATAATTAACGCACATATCAATATTTCTCCCGAAAAAGTTCCCAAAGAATCTCGTAAAAAAGAAAAACAAATTCCTTATCATGATCCACAACAAAATGCGCATTTAATGGAAAAGGAGTGGAAGGAATATAATGAAACCAAAACAAAATATAATTTTTTATATCCCGAATTAAATGATCCCCTTTTCAACGTTAAAATCGCAAGACGCAAGGAGTTTTATGATACTCAATATGATGGAAAAATATACGATATTGCAAAACGGGCGGACGAAATGTGTAAAGTGAAATTCGAATTAAATCCCCACCAATTGTTTGTCAAAAACTTTCTTTCTTTTCAAACACCTTATAATAGTTTATTATTATATCATTCTCTTGGAACAGGTAAAACGTGTAGTGCTATAGGCGTTGCAGAGGAAATGCGCAAATTTATGAAACAAGTCGGTATAAAAGAAAAGATAATGATTGTCGCCTCCCCGAATATTCAGGGCAATTTCCGAAGACAATTATTTAACAAGACGTCTCTGAAAAAAATAGTCAATCCAAATAATCAAAATGAATACACATGGAATATTGAATCGTGTGTTGGAAATACGCTATTAAAAGAAATAAATCCCAACGGTAATAAAAATTTGCCATTCGAAAAAGTAGTTTCCAATATCAATTCCATTATAAACCAATATTATGAATTTGTAGGATATGGACAACTTGCAAATTATATTCAATCGCTTTTAAATGTAGATGTCGGTTCCGGATATAGCGAAAAGGAAATTAAAAATATGGAAATATTGGCAATTCGACGTGCATTTAATAATCGTCTTATAATAATCGACGAAGTACATAATATTCGTTTAAGTGAGGAAAACAAATCCAATTCCACGGTAGCCTCACTATTAATGAAAGTGGCAAAATATTCGGAAAATATGCGTTTATTGCTTTTATCTGCTACTCCCATGTTCAATTCCTATGAAGAAATTATTTGGTTAGTGAATCTAATGAATATAAACGATAAACGGTCTACAATTGAAATAAGCGATGTATTTGATAGTAAAGGCGAATTTAAACCTAAAACGGCTAAACGTCAAGAAAGTGGGAAAGAACTATTGGTTCGTAAATTGACTGGATATATTTCCTACGTGCGTGGAGAGAATCCGTATTTATTTCCGTTTCGCGTTTATCCGAAAGACTTTTCTCCCCAAAATACGTTTCAAATACAGAAATATCCTAAATATCAAATGAATGGGAAAATGATAAACGATCCCCTGAAACATGTAAATGTATTTTTAGATGTGATGGAAGAAGGTTCTTTCCAGCGCCGCACATACACCTTTTTATTAGATCACATGAAAAAACGTACATATGATGTCTATTCTAAAACAAGTGGAGAATTAATACGTGAAATGCCGTCATTCGAAAATATGGATACATTCGGATATACTTTATTAATGTTACCTTTAGAAACGCTAAATATGGTATATCCCTCCCCCATGTTGGAAAAATCGTTAATAGATCATGAACAAGGAAAAGAATATGATTTGGATGATGACCAATATAAAGGTCTAGTTCAAATAGGTATGGGAGAAAAGGGTTTGAAAAATGTCATGAATTATGAGGTCCAAAATACTCCTAATATGTTAAAATGCAATTTCGAATATAAACCCGAAATACTCCAAAAATATGGCCGCATATTTTCACAGGAACATATTTCTAAATATAGCCACAAAATCCACAATATTTGCAACCATATACTTAAATCAAAGGGTATTGTATTAATATATTCTCAATTTATCGATGGTGGAGTTATACCTATGTCACTTGCCTTGGAAGAAATGGGTTTCTCCCGCTATGGATCCGCATCTTATACAAAGTCTCTTTTTAAAACACCACCTACCGAAGAATTAGATGCGCTAACTATGTTACCTAGAAGTCAAATAGGCGATAATGAATTCCGTCCCGCTAAATATGTGATTATATCGGGAGATAAGTATTACTCTCCCAATAATAAACAAGAAATGAAAATGATAACGTCACAGGATAACAATCTTGGGGAGAAAGTAAAGGTTGTTTTAATAACTCGTTCAGGATCAGAAGGTCTTGACTTTAAAAACATTCGACAAATACATATTATGGAACCATGGTACAATATGAATCGCATAGAACAAATTATTGGACGCGGTGTGCGCAATTTAAGTCACTGTAGGCTTCCATTTAAAGATCGAAATGTGCAAATATTTATGCACGCAACTACTTTTGAAAATGGGGAGGAAGAATCAGTGGATGCATATGTATATCGTGTAGCGGAGAAAAAGGCGTTACAAATAGGTAAGGTAACGCGACTCCTCAAAGAAACAGCGGTGGATTGTATATTGAATATTGGACAAACAAACTTTCTAAGGGAAAAATTAGAATCCATCGAAAACAATCAAAATATTCAAATAGAATTATCAAGTGGGGAGAATATAACCTTTCGTGTTGGAGATCAACCTTTTACTGATATTTGTGATTATATGGATAGCTGCGAGTTTGTATGTACACCTTATTTATCAATTCCTCCCAAACAATTGGAATTAACAACATATAATAGTGAATTTGCACAAACCAATTATAATTATATTAGTAATCGACTACATCAACTATATCGCGAACAAAGTAGTTATCATCGCAATTTATTGGTGGCAAGTATAAATGCCAAGAAAACGTTTCCTATTGAACAAATCTTTTATGTATTAAGTGATTATATCAATAATAAACACAAATTAGTAGACAAATATGAACGTCAAGGACATTTGATAAATCGAGGTGATTATTATTTGTTTCAGCCACATGAAATAACAGACGAAAGTGTTTCACATTTAGAACGAAACATGCCAGTAGATTATCGCAGAACCAAATTGACATTAGAAGTTCCCAAAACAATTCACGAATTTGAAGAACAAAAAGCTTCGCAAGTGGATAAAGAGAACGAGGAAGGGGAGAGTAATACATCACCACATGTTCTTATAATACAACGTTTAGTTGAAGCGCGTGAACAAACACAAAAAGATGAAATATTAAAAAAAACGAAAGATTGGTTCAAACATTTTTATCATGTGCGCGAACATCTTCAAACAAATTACGGAATAAGTGTTCAAGATATGGACAAATACATTATTCACCACTTCTTGGATTTATTAGAATATAAAGAGCGAAAAATATTATTGGATTATTATTTGGGTACAAAGGGAGGCACATACACAGTTTCTCCCTTAATTGAAACTTCTGTTAAACAATATTTAAAAGATAAAATTGTCTATAATCGCGAACGTAATAAAATGGGTATTTTCCTTCCGAATGGCGAAATACCTGAATTATTAATTCGAAGTATTGACGAAAGTGAACCCGAATGGAAGGTGGGCGAGGAATACGATACAAATCTATTTGTTTCCGAATTATCGTCCTATTACATTTCTCCCCAAAAGATGAATCATATAATTGGATTTGTTTCTATTTTCAAGGACCAGGGGATGGTGGTTAAGATAAAAGATTTACGTCAAAAACGCAATAATGTAGGTGCACGCATGGATAGTGCAGGGAAAGCGGCAATTATAAAGTTATTGAATGATGTAGTGAGCGAAGAAAAATACACATCGGAAAATACGACAAACGAAATTACACAAATTGGATTATGTATAATATTGGAAATAATCATGAAAAAATATACCGAGGATAAACATAACAATAAAGTATATTATTTGACACCCGAACAGGCGTTGATAAGCCAAGTTGCAAAAATTTGAAAAAATTGATAGCCATTTGTATTTATTAAGTAAAGGAACATAAAAAGAATTTAATAATATCTAGTTAATTAATATAATATGGCAACATTCCAAAAACCAAACGCAAAAGCGACACAACAAAAAAAAAACTTTTACGGAATCTTTCATCGTTCGGTTTTGCAAACAAAAGTCATATTAAAAATAAATGAGATCGGAAAAACGCTGAAACAAAACTTGGAACGCAAGATTATTCAGAAAAATGAGGGTAAATGTGTTGCGGAAGGGTTTATTCGTCCAAATTCAGTTCGCATATTAAATTATTCGAGCGGAAATATTAATGGCGAATATGTTGAATTCAAGGTTTCATTCGAATGTATGGTGTGTTATCCAAACGAAGACATGGTGGTAGAATGCCAAACCAAAATGATAACCAAAGCAGGAATCCATGCAGAAGTGGAAGTAGAAGACGGAATCGTTCCATTAACAATATTTATTGCACGTGATCATAATTATTCCAACCGCGCATTTTCTCAAATAAAAGAAAATATGAAAATACACGCCAAAATTATTGGTATAAAATTCGAACTAAATGATACAAATATATGCGCTATAGCAACATTAACGGATTTAGGTAAGGAAAAAAATCGCGAAAGAACAACTAACAAACCCAAATTACATGTGAAGGAAAACGAAGATGTAAGTATACAACAAGATATTGTTGAGGATTTTGACGAAGAATAATAATATCTATTCTTTTTTTCATGAAACAATATAAACATATTAATTAGTTTATATTATTATGACAACGTTAAATACAAAAATGGTAGAACTGGAAATGCTGAAAAATAAAATCGAAAATATGGGAAAAATACATCATATAGAAATATTGAAAATATTGAAAAAGAGTTCAAGTGTGAAATTGAACGAAAACAAAAGTGGTGTATTTGTGAATCTTTCTTTTATTCCGAACGATACAATAGATGAAGTTAAGGAATATTTAAATTATATAAATATGCAAGAAAACGCGCTATTGACAACTGAAATGCAAAAGGAAGAATTTAAGAAAACGTTTTTTCATAATGAGGAACGCGCATAATAATATGCGAAAACAACATAAACAAATACATACATCAATATATACCTCCCTGATTATCAATTATAATTTATTGTATTATGTTATCGACTATTAGTCAAATTCTGCATAATAATGATATGTATGCTATTAATGCACAAAAGATTATGGATCTTGAACAGTTCATGTTAGATAATGAAAAAAAAGAATATATTATGCAACACACAACCATTCCAACCGTTCCAACCGTTCCAACCATTCCAATACAAAATATATATGAAAAACCTATTTTACATTCTAAACCACAAAACCAAGTCCTACCTCAACAAAATACATATATAGTTGATGTAAAAGATAAAGTGCCTACAACGCCAACACAACCAGAAGTCCATAATACAATAAAACCCGAAATAATTACACCAACGCAATCAAATACACTATTTTGGAGTACTTTTATTGGAGTATATGGATATGGTGAATATATGAAAATAGGTTCAAAATACAATAATGCGGAAATCGAAGAAAAACAACATATCATGGAAGAATTAAGTAAAACGCCTAAAAAACTTAAAGAAACGAACCAGACAATCACAAACGCGATGGTTCAAGAACTATTTTCGTCATTAATGGTCAATAAATGTGACCAATTGTTTTCGTTAGTAGCCTTTTCGGTGTATTATAATCGCGCTATATATGTTCTATTTTCCAACAAAAGTTATCTTGTATTTGAACCCAATAAACATACACAAAATACAAATGCCATTATTATTCACGCAAAGGTGGGAGCTCGTTCCAATATATATAGTATTGAATTTGAACATGAGAAGGATCGATTGGACTTTATTCGAACCAATTATGTTCTTTTGGAATCTTATAATAAACCATTAAAGGGACTATCTTCATATAAAGTCGCTGATTTGGAGAAAATGGCAACTATACTAGGGCTGGATACAAGCATGAAGAAGGGTGACTTATATAATAAAATAGCGGAAATATGCAGTTTAGAAAAGGTGATGATAAACAGCAAATAATGTTCGTTTCCCAATAGAAAATTGATTTATTTGGAAACATAAAGAGAAAATAATATATTGAAATATACTATACAAAATGTCATCTGTGTCAGCATCAAACGAGAAACAACCCAATCCCAAAAAAGATTTGGAAGAAATGGTGTCGCTCTATTTAGCGACGAACCCTATTATTAAGCGCGACCGAAAAGAAAATGAGATGGAAATTCGGTTTGGCACTAATACGAAGGAGGGACGTCCCATTTCCAAAATCGATTATGATAATGTGATTCAATATTTATATGCTGCTGGATTTAATTGTGAAAATAAAAAAGGGAATTATTATTTGCGTATTAATTCGGAATATATTGATCAGCGCACAGGCATCACCAAAATGTCTAATATTCGCGCGGAAATCGTAGGCGTGGATCTTATTTCCGAATACTGTAAAACAAATAGTATTCAAAAAATATTGGATATGCCGTCGACTCTTTCTGCACGCGCCGATAAACTAAAATTTACACAAAAAATTACTCCGTTGCGCCCCACCGATAAAACGCCCATTCGTCCAGTTAATTTTACCGACCATAATTTCCGCGTTGCATATCAACTTGAACAAGACTTCAGCGTTCGTTCTTCCGTTGCGCGCGATATCATAAATAAATGGATGGATTCCAAAAAGAACTTTCGTCACATGAATCGTGTTCGTTTCAGTCATCCTACACTTCCAATAAATGCCGATTTAAGTATTGTGCGTACATCTTCCAAATCTGGATATGTCGCCCTTCCACAATATACGATTCAAGACGCAAACGTATTTCAGAATGAACCCCATTACGAAATCGAACTGGAATTGGATAATACCAAGGTAGGAGAAGGAACGCAATATAATAATGTCGAAAAACTATTGAAAGCAATACGATATTGTATTCGCGTTGTTCTTTCTGCAATCCAGGGTTCAGCTTATCCTATTTCCTTTTCTGAAAAGGCGCAGACGCTTTTATCATATATGAAGATGATACATGGCGACGAATATCAACCAAGAAAAGATAATCGTTATATGCCTAAGGATTTTATTGGTCCATCCTCCGTCTCGCTCCAAATGGAAAATATTCGCATTCCCGATGAAAATTCTACTGAACCAAATATTCGTTCCGGATATGCGGTAACGGAAAAGGCGGACGGAATACGTAAACTCTTATACATATCATCGAATGGACGAGTCTATTTAATTGATATGAATATGAATGTGGCGTTCACGGGTGCTATTGTGGAAAATAAGGCATTACACGATACACTTATTGACGGTGAACATGTATTGCACGATAAACATGGTAATTATATTAATTTATATGCAGCATTTGATATATATTATGTGTATAAAAAATCGGTGAAAGAGTTTCCGTTCATGAAAACTGACGAAGAATCGACAGATAATAAATTCAGGTTGGTTCTTCTACAAAAATGTATTGAAATGATGAAACTCAAACCGATTGTTCAGGAAGGCATGGAAGAACAAAAAACTGCCTATTGTAATTTATTGGTGAAGTGCAAGGAATTCCACAGTCATCCAACTAATATATTCCAAGCATGTTCGATCATAATAAGAAATATTAATGAAAATATATATGAATATTTGACAGACGGTTTGATATTCACTCCAATACTCTTGGGAGTTGGCGCAAATCGTGTCGGCGATGAATGTCCAAAATCCAAACGTACATGGATACATTCATTCAAATGGAAACCGGCAACATATAATACCGTTGATTTCTTGGTAAGTGTTAAAAAATTAAACGATGGTCGCGACGAAATACATACGCTTATTGAAGGCGGAACGCAACTGGATAAATCCGAAAGTTTGATACAATATAAAACGCTCATATTACGTTGTGGTTACGACGAGGATGCGGATGGATATATTAATCCATTTCAATCTGTATTAGATTATAAGTCCGAACAAAACGCAGAGAAACAGGAAAATGTAAAAACGAAAAATAGATATAAACCGATGCCATTTATTCCAACATCTCCCTACAATCCACTAGCGTGTTATTGTAATGTTGAACTCAAAAAAGATGGAAGCAATCACCTTTTTATGCAAACGGAAGAGGGCGAATACTTCGAAGAAGATATGATAGTGGAATTTAGTCACGACCCGAATGCAAAAGAGGGTTGGAAATGGAAACCCTTGCGTGTTCGATACGATAAAACGGCGTCACTACGCTCGGGTGCATCTGAATACGGTAATTCTTATAAAACCGCCAATAGTAATTGGAGGTCCATATATTCGCCAATCAGCGAAGAAATGATTTCCACCGGAAATGATATACCCGAAATAATTGATAATGGCGACGTGTATTATAGTCGCGGAAGCAAAGAAACAAATACACAACCTCTCCGGGATTTTCATAATTTATATGTGAAACGCAAATTGATAACCGGTGTATCTCAACGCGGCAATACACTTATTGATTTTGCAGTAGGTAAAGGCGGTGATTTACCGAAATGGATTGATTCTAAATTGGGATTTGTATTGGGTGTAGATGTATCCAAAGATAATATAAATAATCCCACAAATGGAGTATGTGCGCGTTATTTGAATTCCCGCAAAACTAACAAATATATGTTTGATGGAATATTTGTGCATGGAAATAGCGGACTTAATATTCGCGATGGTTCGGCATTCAGGACGGATAAAGAAAAGGCGGTTGCGAAAGCCCTTTTTGGACAAGGCGCGAAAGATAAACAATATTTAGGCGAGGCAGTTTATCGCAATTACGGTGTCGCACAAGACGGATTTAACGTAAGTTCGGTCCAATTTGCTCTTCACTACTTCTTCGAAGACGAATATACGTTCCATTCCTTCATGCGTAATGTTTCCGAATGCACGAAAGTGGGTGGGTATTTTATTGGAACGTGTTATGATGGTAAACGTGTATTTGAATTATTACGAAATAAAATGAAGGGCGAATCGATGACCATCCTGCGAGAAGAACAGCGTATATTCCAACTCACCAAGCAATATGATCAAACTGGATTTCCGGAAGATGAACAGTCGTTGAATTATCGGATTGAAGTTTATCAGGAAAGTATTGGTAAGGAGTTTTCGGAATATTTAGTGAATTTCGATTTCCTGACCCGAATGATGGAGAATTATGGATTCACACTTGTTCAAACAGAAGAAGCACAAAAATTGGGATTGCCGAACGGAAACGGATCATTTAGCGAATTGTTTGCGATGATGGAAAATGATATTCGTCGAAATCCCAAATCGTCGTCCAATTATAAACAGGCACATGCGATGTCCGAGGACGAGAAACTAATATCGTTTTTGAACATGTATTTTGTATTCCGTAAAACTACCAAAGTCAATTCAGAAAAAATGGCGAAATTATTGCAGACACATGATTATTTAGGAGAAAGCGAAGATGAGGAAGACGGAATTGAAGGTATTTCCAAAATCACGCGCAAATACAAATCCCAGCAGCCCCCCGAGGAGGGAATTATTTTGGCGACTCCTCCTGTGGATAAAGCACCAGAATTACCCGAGCCTATTATACGTAAAATCGATCATCCAAAGATAGTGATTGGTGAGTATGAAGGTGTAGAAGATACACCTGCGCAACCCATGCCAGAAAAGATAGAAGTCATACCAGAACAGGTAACTGCCCCACAAGAAATGTTACCCTCATTATCCACACAACCGAATTTAAATATCACGGCGCCTGCTGCGTCCATTCAGGAACAACCCATACAGCAACCACAACAAATAGTTCGGGAAATACCCAAACGCATTACGATTAAAAAGAAACCGAAGTTGGTTATCAATCCTCCCAAAAACTGATAGCCATATACGCTTATTCTGATGATTTTACTCCTCCGGAGAAGACATTAATGTCTATTTCTAAAACGATGCACAAGTGCATCGTTTTAGAAATAGACCATATACGCGTTCATATTGATTTTTGATCAACATGAATAGACGTTAAATAAACATATGTACATTATTTTAGTCTATACTTTCTCTTTTTTATGATAGATTTGTAAATATATTCCAATAATAACCATTATTGGAATACATGTTTATGTACAATAAATATATATAAGTTCATTAAATGCTTCGCCCCCAATCAGCCAAAATAAAACCTTGGGTTCCACCTGTTTCTCCGTTAGACACTTTCAGTACTTTTATTCCTGGTCCAAAGCACAAAGAAGAAGTCCAACCCAAAAAACAACCTGCCGCTATAAATGCAAAAAGGCAATCACTTACTACAAAAGCAGTGAGCGCAATTACCAGGAAAAGTAAGCATGTGCATCCAGAAGAACCGGTAAACATACCCGCTTCACCTAAAAAGGATTGCCCAAGTGAAATTAATGAATTCCAAATAAATATTACGTCTGAGTTAACTAATGGTACAACTTCTGTTATAAAAACCATTAAAGACAATTTAAAAGTAGATACAAGAATCAACGATTCGCTGAAAGATATTGATAATTATTTGAATAAAGAAACAAATAACATAGATATTAATACGTTTTTGAAATATTCCTCAATTAATATAAAACTAATATACGGAACAGCACGAGTTGCAAGAAACATGATAAATAAAATATATGATAACAATAAAGCAATAAATGACGCGTTGCATATCAATAAACAAGCAATTTTAGATTGTAAAGCATACCGAAATGAATATTTAAATAATATCATCAATAATATTCAACACCAAAAAGAAGTCATAACAACTTATTTTAATGAATATGATATAAATATAAACGATTTTTTCAAAGAAAATGATGCCGAATGGAATAAATTTATTGATGATGAAGAATCAAAAATAAATAAGTCCAAATCAAAAAATGTATCTGAAGCAATTGCAAACGAATCAAAAGAAATGTTAGAAAAGTTAAAATTATATAAAAATACAGTCATGTATGAACTACCACTCTATAATAATATTTACGTCGAAATGTTGAACAAACTATCATCCTTTGTTTCAAGTTTGAAATCACCAACTGGCGGAAAAACAAAGAAAATACGTAAATATAAAAAACGTACACGTAAGTATAAAAATAAAAAAAATAAAAGGAAGCATACTAAGCGTCAAATTATAAAAAATTGAAACACTTTTACCACAAGTATATCATAGACAAACTAAAACAACAAAACTATCAACGACCAAACCCGAACAAAGCAAAAGTAAAATGAGTGCTAACTATACCCAAAACGTTCTTGAGATTACTATTCCTAAGGTATCTGAGTTCACCTCTGGAAGATATATAGCCAAAATCTTCTATGAGAACAAAGTTGGAATGATCCGTTCCATCAAATTTGTGAATTTCAAGATACAAGGCATGACATTCAAGCGCGCAATCATCCAAATGGCATGTTGGTTCAATACTGCGATCGCCGAAAATATTCAGAATCGCATATTGAAAAATACATTTGCCAAGATGGTGCACAAGGATGAGAATGCATGGAAGATTGTGGAATCGACAAGTACGGATAAGGATTCCATTTGCAAGGAACATGTGTATTTCAAAATACAGGATGTCAGCAAATATGGAATGACCTTCAAAGGCGAAGTGCAACAGAAGGTCGATGTGTATTCGGTTCTCAAACAAGAAAGCAATATTCAATATGTCTTCTACAACGAGCCAAAAAATGAGGGCGAAGATATAAAGTGGGCCAAACGCACTCCTTTGGAAATTCTGAAATACATGAGCCATTTGTATGAAGTGCTGGTGGACGAAGACGATAAAATTGTGGAAGGGTTGAGAGACTTTGCTGAGAAACGCATGAAGACGGTGGCACGTTCTGTTCCAAGACTATAAACTATTCAGGTAAGTACAAGGTAAGTACAAGGTAAGTACAAGGTAAGTATATTTATTTTTTATGTGCATATGGACATAAAAAATAGACGCATGCATTATGATACGCGTGGACAATTTTTATAGGGGCAACCTCCCTTTTGACCAGCATAAGGACAGTTATGTCCGCGCTTCATCGCGGAACATCCGCATGTTTTCAAAGGTAAAGAAAATTCTTTATGTCGAAGAAATGTAAACACCAATACAATCAATACCACCAATAAAAAAATATACAAATATTTCATATATACTTACCGCACATAAATAGACGCACGAAATATTTGTATGTTTATGACTTCCAGTGTTTTCCACAATCTAAACACGTAATAAATACGGTTGCCGGTTCATCCGCACTACGGGTTTGTAATTCATAATAAGTACATCTTTTGGATTTGCATTTACGGCAAGTAAACATATCTGTTGATGCTTCCATTTTTGTATTATATTTCGATTCATTACGTTTGATTTTACGTTCAATCGCCACCTTCCAACGTTCCGGATTTAATTCTTGGTGTGTCATAAACGCAATATTTTGGGGCGCGATTTCTCCACTTTGAACAAGCTGTAGTAGTTCGGGATTTTTCAAATTGATATAGACGCTGCGTAAGCGGTCCAAATACAACTGCGTAAACGCAATATTTTCCCACTTCTTCACAATTTTCCTAAAATTCGCCTCTTGAATAGAATAATTATAAACTCCCTTCTCCAGATTGGTTGCATCTTTTTCGTTGCCCAATATATGAGCGAATTTCATACGCATATTTACACGGAACTTATCGGGGTTTTGGATAATATGACTAGACATGGTTATTGTATACGTTAATCAATTTATCTTTAAATGAATTCAATTTTTTTGTTGTTTTCCATAATATGTGCGACTTTTAACATTATGTACATTTTATCAACATTTCCTCTTCGCAAATAATCGTAATACATGATTGAATCGTCTCCAAGTGGAATTTGTTTCCATGATGGACGAATACACGTAAAATACAAGGCTATTATACTTTGATCATTTGTGATTGATATTGGATATTTAATACTTAATTGAATAAGGTCGTCTAATGTGGAATCTGTAATTAATGATGTATCATAATACATGATTGTTGTTTGGGGGTAATCAATACATAAATCATATTCCTTTTCTAATAAATCCATGATAGGCGAAGAAGAATCAAATCCGTCTTTTAGTGTAATTTCGTGATATGGATATGTATTGGAATGTGCAAGGAGTGTATTAGGAGAGTATGTCTTTAATATTGGAGTTATATCGTGAAAAATATGTATTCCGCAATCTAAATACAATATATAATCCCATGATTTAAAATAGGTGTGAAATAAATAATATTTGTTAAACTGAAACATTTTGGCATTCCAAAACGGATCTCGCTTCACCGCACGTTGTTGCTCGTAAAAATGGGGAGGATATTCAATTTCAGGAAAATACTTTATAATAATATCATTTTCTTTTGCAAAATCCAATAACAAATCGCTATTTACCAAATCATCACATACAATCAAACAAACGTCGCCATCATATTTACCGATACTTCGCAATTGGTGATATGTCTGGACAAATTTGGGAAAATAGTCGGCATTACAAATAAACAATACGCAAACGCAAACTGGTAAACACATATAAAATGATTTTATTAAAGAATATAAAATAGAACGAATACATAAAAACATACTATGGACGAATCCGAACGTGCTTTGATTATAAATACAAAACAGTTTCATTATGTTGTGAATACCCTGCGCACATTTTTTGTGAATCAGGGATTTTTGGAATGTCATACCCAAAATAGACTATCTATATTGGCCGCATGTGAAGACCCCTCTACACTTCGCACATTCGAATATAATGGTAAAATTTATCCTCTTCCACAAACGGGACAAATGTGGCTGGAATACGAATTGCTTACGAATCCAGAACCGCCAGGTTATTTTTGCGTTTCCACAAGTTATCGCTACGAACCCAATCCAGTTCCTGGCAGACATGCACTAATATTTCCTATGTTTGAATTTGAAATGAAGGGAGGTATGGAGGAATTGGAAAAGTTGGAACGTAAATTATTATGTTTTCTTGGATACGATAAAAAAATCAAATTTGCAGAGGGAAATTATGTTGACGTGTGTGAAAAGTATGATACTAAAGATGTAGACCATGAAGTAGAACAAAAACTGAATGAGGATTATGGTTGTGTCTTTTTCTTGAAAAATTTTCCCGAATACACTAGTCCATTTTGGAATATGCATCGTCCTTTTGGCGGAGATACATCAAATAAAATAGATGTTATATTAAGCGGCATGGAAACTATCGGAAGTGCCGAACGCAGTTGCGATGTGGAAGATATGTATCAACGATTTAATACAATATCAAACGGAGAATATGCACAAATTCTCTATGATAAGTTTGGTAAGGAACGTGTACAGGCAGAATTAGACGAGTTTTTACAACATCATTTTTTCAAACGAAGTGGGGGAGGAATCGGACTAACGCGTTTAATATCATCTATGGTCAAGGAGGGATTAATACCTAAAGAATATATGTGATTAGATTTCGATACCTATAGCGTCTTCATTCGATAAAATATTTGAACTTTTATGTGTAAATATCTTATCCAACCATTCGCGGTGATTTTTCGCGTCTTGATACCCATCGTCAAATAATTGTAAAGGATTGTTATTTTTGATGGAAAAGAAATCGGAAAATTGTTTGATAGTTTTCAAGAATCGTACAAACATTCTATCTTGCGTAGGAGTATTTTTAGCTACATCGTGTTTCCACATATCTGGACTAATATGTAATTTTCGTTTCATATCCAAATATGGATAATCGCTGAATCCTCCATCGAATGAAAACATATTATTGTATCGATTTGTCAAACCGCCCGTTAAAAATGGAATATGAGAACTTGCCATACAACAATTAATAGCATCTTCTAAATTCTGGAAATCAGTAAATATATGGGAGGATAGACCAAAACCGTGTATTTTAGAAACACCTATAAAAAGCTTTTTCAAATCGAAATCTTCGCTTTTATATTTCGATAAAATCACAAATTTTAAATAATACTGCATTTCTACCAGCGATTTAGTATGTAATACAATCCCCTGTAATAATTCAGTTAAAAGATCTTTTGTATTTCCGCGATAACACATAAAAAGTCCATTCCATGAACCAGCAGATGCACCGGAATATATTAAATTATCAGTATCATAATTTTCTTTTATGTATGACAAAATTCCCAAAAAGTAATATCCCTTCATGCCTCCCGGAGAGATTGTTATTAATTCCTTGTTTTGGAAATAATCGTTTACACATAAATATAAACGCAATTTCGATTTGCAAAATTTCATATTTTCACGAACAATTACCACGCACTGTTCTTGTGCAGAAGAATGATTGATTGAATTTGTCGATTCTTTTTCACGGAGTTGTTCATGGATGGTAAGTGCATCGTCATGTTTTTTGGAGGAACACAAGTGGTGTTCTATTTTATTATTTTGGGGAGGCCAGTAGATTTTATAACTCCGAATCGTTTTATGAAATAATACAAATAATATTATTTTGGATAATTGAAAAATCATATATTTGTGTTATATATTATAAAACACAAATAAAAAACTGTTAATGTCTTACATACAGATCTTTGATCAATATGAATAGCCATATACGCTCCTTCTGAGGATTTAGATCCTCATGAGTGGACGTTAACGTCTCACACATAATCTTCTTCTTCTAATTCATTACTGCAACAATAAATACTTGATTGTTGTAAAGACGCTTCTTTTGCGTTTTTTCTTTTTGGTTTCGTTTCGTGAAAACTTTCGTCACTTGACATGCTATCATCCATATATTCTTCGTCATCATCATCCACGACAAAACCGTCTTTTGCATATCCTTGTTTCGTTTTCGGTGCTATTTCTTCCTCACTCAGCGTTTCGTCGCACGTATCTTCATCTCCCAAATCTTCGAATCCGCCATATAAAAATTCATAAATATTGTCCCATTCATCTTCCGAAAGGTCGCCTATACTATCACCATTCATGTTTGCTAATACACAACTACCGAAAAATAATGTACTGTCAACGGGAGGTGGGAATTCATATTTATTTTCCTGATTTGCGCGTCCATTTGTTTTTCCATATAAATGAATATTATAATCTGTGTCTGAAATATTTACATTCCATTCCGCGTATTTTTTGAATCCATCGGGTGTTTTCAACCCTGCCTTTTTATAAAAATCATTCACAGTTAATGATTTGGCAGATTGTGATTTAATATTACCGGATTTATCTATTATGATTATAGATGGCATATTTAGGGAAGAATAGGTTATTATTTTTATATTGTTTACATGAATAATTTATTGTGTATATATATAATGGCAAAACGCGCTCGTTCAACGAAGAAACATAAAAAGACAAGAAGACAACGGGGAGGATGGCCTTGGAGTTCAAATAGTACTGGGTCATTTTGGGATTTTTTGGGAAGTAAAAAAACTCCACCACCATCAACAAATGCTGCAGTTGAAAAAAAAGATAAATCTGATATGAATTTAAATAATCAAGGCCCTGATGAACAAGGACTACCACCAGGTTCTGATGGACTACCACCAGGCTCTGGTGAACAAGGACAACAACTAGGTCCTGATGGACTACCACAAGGCACAAATGAACAGGCTGGAGGCAAACGTCGTAAGCAAAAGAAAACATGCAAAAGACGAAGCAAAAAATAAAATCATGTGTTTGTTTTTCAAATACAAAATATAAATTATAATATAATTTGCCTCCCGAGAATGTGGTTATACATCATTATAAATATACTATATTCCATTATATTAATAACATTATTTCACCATTTATGGAATTATATCAAGGATAATTATTCTACCAAAAAAACCAAAAATATTGTCGATTATCAGACACAAAAGTACAAAGATATAATTAACAATATTCAAAATGCACAAAAACCTCCCCAAACTTATATTAGTCAAGAGGAAAAACAAACTATGATCGATGAATTGAAATCCCTATTAATTGAAGAAACGGTGTCATCTTCTCATTTTGTTGAATCCCCAACCAACAAATAATAAAAAGAAACAATATAAATAATATACACCAATTAATACATCAAACAACAAATATGGAATTAGATTATCAACAAAAACAAACTTTATTAAAGCGATTTCCCGAATTCGAACTTTCCTATGAAACAGTTTCACATAAGAAAGTTTCATGCGACTATCATTTAGCTTTGGCTATTTCGACCGGCAAGAAGTATTTCGCCTGGTTCACTTTCGAAAATGCAGATGACGTATGTTATTTGATGGAATTAAACAAGGATAAAAAAATATCCAAAATCACCAAAGTCACCTCCCTATTCCATAATATATTATGTACAGGCACAATATTATATGGCACGGTGATTGATGGTACAAATGATAAACAGTTGCAATTTGTGGTGGAGGATATGTACATGTATAAGGGTATGTTTCTGAAACAAATGTGTTTCGGACTCAAAATACATTATTTGAAGGAATGCTTCTCCAAGTATATTGTGCAAAGATTTAGCGAAAATGAACAAAACACACAAGTATATTTTGCATTAACGTATATGTGGTATGTAGATAACATGGACGAATATATTTGCGAAGTCATTCCCGAACATATTCAAAAACGTTTGGGATACACACCCCATCATATACAGTATCGTGAACTTCATAAAATTGCGCCATACGTAAATATAAATTTATGTATTAAACCGATTCAGGTTCATACACAAACAACCACATTAAAACGCCACATACCGTCCAAATTATATTTTATGGATTTTAATAAACCACAATACAAACTAAAGACGGTTTTTCAAGTATGCGCGGATATGCAATACGACATATACCATTTATATGCGTTTGGTAAAAATAAGAATCCCATTTATTATAATGTTGCCTATATACCCAATTATAAAACAAGCGTATTTATGAATTCATTATTTAGGAATATCCGCGAAAATAGCAATCTAGATTGGATAGAAGAAAGTGATGATGAAGAAGATTTCGAAGATTTGCGGGAAGATAAATATGTTGATTTAAATAAAATAATCAACATAGAGTGCGTATTTCAACCAAAATTCAAAAAATGGATACCATTACGAGTTATGGATGAACATGAAAAAATTGTACATATTACTAAATTAGTGAATGGATATTATGAATGATTATTATATATGTATTTGCGAGATTCACAAGTTACTATTATGCCAAAATATACGTCCTCAAATATGGGAGGCGAAACGTTTAAATACAGTTCTGATCATATTGTCATGAAAGGAGGTAAAAAATCCAAAAAAAATCGCGCATCAAGAAAAAAAATCCGGCGTAATCGTGGAACAAGGAAAAATAGAAATAATGGTAAAAAATGAATGCACAATAAGATATGCACTATGGAATATGATATATGGACAATTTGATATTATATTATATACTGTAAAATATAATATGTCCGATTTAGTGGTTAAATATGATTTTGAACCCACATCAGTAAATGGACTCGAAATAAATAATAGTTCATATGGAGCAAAAATACTTACTGCTATACAATCTTCATCAAATATGATAACCACATCAAGATATATTCAAGGCAGTCAGGCATTATCTTTATCGGGCAGTAATTTTTTGACGTTGCCAGATATTACAGATTTAGGTTCATCAATTACGCTTTCGATGTGGGTTTTTAATAATCCCATAAATACATTAGATCTTACGCCCAAAAGAATTATGGAAATACGTTCAAATACTTTAAGATATTATATTACAATCGAAGGAAGTAACCTTTATTTTGGATTAAATAATTATCGTTATTTGTTTAATATTCCTCTTTTTACAGCATATAATTGGCATTTTATTGCATGGGTAATTACACCTACCTATTGGCAAATGTATGTAAATACAAGTGTTAATATGTTAAATTATTCAAGTGCTTTTTCAGGATCTATTCTTGGGTCTTCTTCGTTTTTGGGAAAAGGTTTATCTGATAATTCTTTAATTGGTAATATCGACGATTTCCGAATATATAAAGTGCCGTTATCGTCAGACCAAATATTTGATATATATGACCGGGCAACTGTTGCGTTATATTATCGTTTTGAACAAGAAGACATATCCTTAAATTCGACTGGAACATATTTATTGGCCAATTTATCATCTGGAATGCCGGTTTACGATGCATCAATAGTCCGCGTTTCGAATGTTTCCCAAACGTATGGAACATCACAATATAACATAAATTCGTCCATATTTAAATCAGGTAATTCAAGTCTATATAATTCAGGTATATCTGGCAATCATATATTATTACCTCCAATATTAAACGCAAACCCACAAGGAATAACAATATCTATGTGGTTTTATGTAACATCAACTGCAAATCAAACATTATGTTCGATAGGAAATGGTTTAACGCAGTGGATGATACATTATTATGGTTCTAATAGTAGCGTTGGATTTTCAAACTATTTTATGTTCACGCCAACGATTATCAATAATCGCGGAGAAGCAAAAACGGATTCAGCCTATCCAACTGGAAATAATATTGGTAACACACTATTACCTCTTTCTCTTCGAATGAACCGCAATATGAATACAAATACTTGGCATCACATCACATGGACAATAGCCCCTTCCTATTGGAAAATACAACTAGATGGATCAAACAATTATATCCATTCAACCGCAATATTATCAACAGGAAATGCTTTGGGAAATGCATTAACAAGCATTCCATCATATATGTCGAATAATCGCCTATTGAGCAGTAATTTTAATATTTATAGTAATTTTGGTGGATACATAGATGATTTTCGGTTATATAATCGTGTATTATCGGATAATGAAACTCTAAAAATATACACACATAAATGTTTGCGAACAAACTACTATACATCAGATGGATATGATTTAATAAATGTATATCAACCTGGATCGTCGAATTTAAACATCGGGTTTGAAACAGAAACAAATGATAATCTGGATTCCATATTTGGATCTTATAATTTATCACTAAATTCACCTCAATTAGTGGTTGATGCAAATCTTTCAACATCGACGGAATTATATTTGCATGAAACTATGAGTAATGACTTAAATTCCACAAAAACGGTGGACCGTATTCAAATAGGGCAAATAGTATCTTCATCAGTCATTAGTGGTAATCCATATGTGATAAATATTGATAAAAATGCAAATAAAATTACTCTTAATAAATCGGCTGGTACGCCACAAGGAAATGTTGGTACAGGGTATTCTGCATATTTTTACGTTTCGAATGGAATATTGTATTTATTATATGACTCTATTAATAAACGCACATATGGAGGTGCTAGTCCAGCGTCAGGACAGATAGTTTTTTATAATGATGTACCAATTGCATATATAAAAAATGTTTATGAAACCCCGTTTATAAATAACAGCGTGCCTATATTGACTAACGGATCATTCAATACACCTTCTATTCGAATCAATACTTTTTTGGCAATCTCGTCACCATATAGTGCTATTAGCAACTGGAATATATCAACAACAACATGTAATATATTTATTGCAAACAATTCATCATTTTGGGGATTTCCGACGTTGCCAACTGGAATAAGTCAGTGGCTGATTGTACAATCAACTGGATTAAATAGTAATGCTAGTCTAATATATAATATTCCATTTAATGAAGTTGGTAATTATACACTCAGTTTTAGTTCATATGTGAAACAAACCGATAATAATAATCTCAACACAATAAGTGCAAATATAAATGGATATGTTATAAATAGCTATTATCCAGGAAATAGCGATTGGTCCACACAAACTTTGGGTTTTATTTCTATTCCGGGAAACAATATTTTAACTATAAATATAAACTTTGGAGCAGGTAATGAAACCGCATTTTATTTGACTAACCTATCTGTCATAAGCGCCAATACATATACCATCACAAATGCTAATTCATATAATCCGTATAGTATATCTTTATCAAATACACAAATAAATATACCTTTAAATAATGGAATGGACATATATTGGAGAAATATTACACCAACATCATTTTATACTCCCAACGAATTTCGAGGAAGTTCCGGATATTTATTGTTATCGGGATTATCAAACTACGATGACTATAATTATAAATTTACCAGTCTATCGAATTCAAATATTCCATTTATTTCTACCGGCACTCATAATATAACAAACCATTCTAATGGATATTATACAATTACATATAGTGATTATGGAACAATAACTTTTGTGGAAGATGTTTCAAATATTCAATTGCTTGTTGTCGGAAGTGGAGGTGCGGGAGGCAAATCGACATTATCATCATATAATTTTTCTTTATATCAGATTGGTGGAGGTGGAGGGGAAGGTGGACAGGTAATATATTATTCAAATTATTTTGTTATTCCCTATAATACATATATTATTGATATTGGTGCTGGCGGAAAAAGTTCATCTTCGTCAAATGTCGGTTCAGACGGTTCTCCATGTAGATTTGGTAATGAAATTGCGTTAGGTGGCAAAAGTGGATCTGCTGGATCATTAAATACCTCAAACGGAGTTATAACTGCGGGTGCAGGTGGATCATCTTCCTTAAACGGAGGTAATGGCGGTAACGGAAGTAATATACAAATAGGTAGCGGTTCAGTCGGTAGTGATGGTGTTTCTATTACATTTGGTACACAAAATACAATTGTATATGGAGGTGGTGGTGCGGGTGGAAATAATGGGTCATCGAATACTTTAGTGAATGGAGGAAACGGCGGAGGAGGCAATAACGGAGGAAATGGAGTAGATGGATTAGGAGGTGGGGGAGGAGGTTCAAATGGTAATATTGGATTAATAGGTAATGGAGGGAAAGGATGTGTTCAAATATATGTCGGTGCTCCCCCCGATCCACCAAGTTCGCTAACAGCTACTTCCAAAACAAATAATACAATAAACGTTTCGTTCAAACCTCCAAGACGAACTGTGAATCAATATACTGTTTCTATTACAAATATTTCGGGAGGAAGCACAATAGTATATAATTTCAGCACAGGCACGGAATACTTAATAACTGGACTTACTCAAGATACATCATATTCAATATTTGTGACGGCTTCGAATGCTGTGGGTGGTTCATCATCCAATACAATTATTGTAAATACACTTAAAACACAACCAAATATACCAGATATAAGGCATGTGTATGCAAACGCAAATAATGCTCAGTTTACACTTGGTAATGCAAATACAGATATTAGTCAGTATGTTGGGTATGCAACGCCATTTTTTCAGTCGCAAACTCAAACACCACAAAGTTATTATTCTTCGCTGAATGTGTTAAATTTAAATAACTTGTCCTCTGATACTTTTTACATATTATATGCTTATGTCAATACAAATTATGGACGTTCTAATTTTAATCATGTATTATTTAAAACAAAAAGCATACCTCCATCAATAACATCATATACACTATTATCAAGAGAATCAGATAGTGTTTCAATAAGTTTTAATCGACCATCTGAAAATTATCTTGGGGAATCTCCATTATTATATTATACTTTCGATACTTTCACATTTAATGGAAATAATATTGGTAATATTTCATCTGGAGCACTTGTTTATGATGCTAGTTTATCAACTGGAACAATAAGCACAACAATAACCAAAACCGGAAGTGGTAGTCTTACAAATAGCACAAATAATGGATTTCCTATGAAAATAAACACAGATATTCAGTTTGACACAATCACAACATTCACTATTTGTTTTTGGATATATCCACAGAGATATTATGTCGGAAACTTATTTGGAGCAACATTATGGCTTGCATCGTTCAGTAGTGTAACACAAAACAATCGAACACTTATATATGGCGTACGATTTACTTTTTCTGGTACGTTAAGTATTTATTCTGGAGATAGAGTATATAATTTACAAGGATACATTAATCAGTCTGCATGGACACATGTTACTATAGTACAAAATGTTAATACATCCAACACAACCGGAACACTTTTATTGTATTTAAATGGCGTACTTACAAACACAAACACAACTATAAATATGTACCAAACCAATATGTATTCAACGCAAAATTATATCGGTTATATGGATGAAGGGTTTTCGTTTTATGATGGATATATCGACGACTTTCGTTTTTATCAAACCGGACTAAATACCACACAAATAAATAGCATAATAAACAATACATTTTCGGTAACCTCCCCAATAACCTATTACAAAATATATTATCATTCAATTGCCTTTTTAAACACAACTTCATTATCGTGTTTTTATAGAACACATCCCATGTACATTAAAAACGGTTTATTAATCAACATTTCTCCTGATAAAATGATATATGATGCGTCGTTAAATGGATATCCATATTTGGGTGAAAATAATTCGTATTATGAATGCATATTAAACGCGAATTTATATCAATACATCTATTTGCCACCAATTAACATAAATAATAGTGGGTTTACATTTATGTGTTCGTTCCGTTCAAATGCGTCTCTTTCTAATAGTGTGTTATTCGAAATTTCAACTTACTCACAGTCATCGCCAATCACAAAAGGAATAGGTCTTTATATATTATCCAATCAGTTATATTATACAATAAATAATTATTCAACACAGACACGAATAAGCACAGCTGATATTAATAATAATACAAATATACATTTGGTATTTATTGTCAGCGCAAATAGTTCTAATTTATGCCAAATTACTGTGTATTATAACAACGTGAGTGTCTACACCGCCTTAAACATTCCATATCCTGAAAATGGTATTCGTGATTTGTGTTATATTGGAAAAGGAATTCAACCTTCCATGAATTCTTTAAACGGTGCCATAAGTGATATTTTTATATGGAATCGTGCAATAAGTAGCACCGAAGTCAATAGATATTATAATAACCAGGGGTTTATAAATTCTAGTAATACAATAGTCGATGCGTCACAAATTGTAAACTATACTTTATCCGGATTACAGTCACGAAATGCTTACTGTTCTTTGGTAGCAACTGTTAACCAAGATAATGAAAGCTATTCAGATCCACAATATATTTCCACATTAAATGTTGCAGACCCCCCTTCAAATGTTGTCATTTCCAACATAACTAATATATCAGCAACGTTCAGTTTTACGCCACCCGAACAGCCAGTAAATTATTATAGATTAATGTTAAAAACACTCGATATTAGTACAAATATACATACCACTACACATGATATATCATTTTCAAACACAACTTACACAGTTAATACTTTGGTAAAAAATACCACTTATTATGTTTTCCTTTATTCCGTTAATGATGACGGCATTTCTATTCCTGCACAAACGAATTTTATTACGCTCAAAGAACCAAACGCACCCACCAATTTAAATATAACCGCAATATCAAGTTCATACATCATAATGCAATTTACATCGGCAACAGGTTATAATGTAACAAATTATGATGTTTCTGCAATACCCCAACTATCTGGCATAACGGTATTTGCCACATTCAGCAGTGCATTAACAACATATCGTTTAAATGGATTAATTGCTGGAACAGAATATACGTTGTATTTGTCTGCCAGAAATATATTTGGCAATTCCCCTCCGGCTACAGCATCATTTATGACCACATTTGTTGCAGATCCACCTTCTGATTTTACCACCACAACAATAACAGACACAAACATTAGTATCACTTTTACACCACCTACCCAAATCGTGAATTATTATAAATTATTTGTAACACCAACAATACCTAATACATTCAAAAACTTTTCATTCTCCAATTATACAAGTCTATCACAACCATCAGATGTTTTAGACATGGCTTTGAGTTCTCCAGCTAATTTTCGTCTTGCGGTGTTTTCTTCGGATAGTGGTATAAAATATTGCCGTATTGTTGGAGGCGTTTGGGGCACAATTACTACACCCATACTGAACTTTAATATTAGTCCATCTACTATTGCATCTACCTCATGCTGTGTATCATCTGACGGTTCAGTTTTAGTTGCATCATTCGGGTTAAGTCGAATATATTGGGCAGATAGTGCTGGTATATTAAATGGGCAAACAAATCGTTTGTATTTTATATCAATTTTGGATGATATACCAAGGCTATGTTATGGTCTTGCATTAAATGCAGATAAATCACGATTGGTGGTTTCAGAATATGGTGGATTTATTTATTATTCTGAATGGAACGGCACTAATTATGGGGTTTTAAATAAAACATACGAACCAAATTTGCGTAATTATTTTGGAGTTGATGTTTCAGTGGATGGAAACAAAATAGTATATACTGGAAATAATAAAGTCTATTGGTCTGCATGGAATGGAACGAATTATATTCCGGGAACAGAAATAGTAGGTAATATAAATGGCACACGTGCATTAAGTGTTTGTTTTGTGAAAAAAGATCCAGATTTAATTGCCGTTTCATCATATAATGGCCAACCACAATATACAGCATGGAATGGCACTAATTATAACTCGTTCACAAATATTCCAAGTCCATCCTTGCCAAGCAATATATCATATAGTATAACAAGTGATACATCTGGTGTTATTTATTTAAGTCCATATAATAGCGCGTTAGTTTATTTAACAAATGTAAATTACCTGAAATTTCCACAAACAATTGATATGTCATTTACCAGTTTGTCTTATACAATATCTAATTTGGTGAAAAACACACAATATGATTTATCTTTATCAGCTGTGAATACATACGGCGAATCACTTCATGCAATATTGCAGTCTATCAGTACAAAAAACAATCCCGATGCAATAACTGTATTGCGATATGCAGCAAAAGACACAACATTTGATATATCTTATTGCAAACCAATACAACCTGTCACAAGTTATCTTGTTCAAATAAACAGCGGAGGATTGGTGTATTCACGAACGTTCAGCAACATAACTGCTAAAATAACGGGACTATCTCCCGGAATATCATATAATGGGTTAGTGGATGCTATAAATAATGACGGAAATTCACCTGATGTCTCATTTTCTTTCGTAACAACCACAACACCTTCTCCGCCAAATACGCCCATTATAATTGCTAAAACATCCACTGCTATCGACGTTTCGTTTTCCTTGCCTGAATATGATTTAAGTTCGGTATTATTGAATGGCGCATCAAATACTTTCACATCTTCTTCGGCAACTCATTTTTCATTATCAACTGGCACACTTGAATGTTGGATGTATACGGATGCATCTAGTGCGTCAACACGAGGTATTATTGTAAAATCTGGTGCATATGGAATTTATGTCTATAGTAATAAATTAAGCATTTATAATTGGAGCACAAGTTCATGGTCATATACATCACCTTTTAATATTAACGACGGGAGATGGCACCATGTTGCGTTTTCGTTTCAAAATGGGGTAAATAATGGATCACAAGTCTATTATGACGGAACACAAGTTGCAACAGTAACACATAATATTCTCAATCAAAGTTCTGTTTTTACTGTCGGGGGTGTTTCCGGACAGGTATTTCAGGGTGGTATATGTGAAGTTCGTGTGTGGAATAATGTGCGTTCTTCAACTGATATAAACTTGAATTACAATAAAAAACTGACAGCTGCGAATGAAAACTTGATCGGTTATTTTCCGATTCATGAAGGTAATTCTGTTTACGCGTATAATGTTATACAATCGAGTTCCATTACGCGATTGAATTTATCGGGCACACCCACATGGATAAGCAGACAAATTAACATTATTGATTTATCGTATATTTCGTTTACTGTTACATCAAGCGATCCTTCTAATAATATCATCATAACAACAATATCTCCGTCAAGTAGGTATGCCAAAATATCGGGTCTTCAGCCTAATACCACATATAATTTAATGATGACATCCACAAATAGTTATGGTACATCTCTTTCAACCTCTATTCCACTGAGTGTAAATACATATGCATCTGGATTTTCACCACTTTCATTTGCGGTAGATACAATAAGTGATGCATCTTTAAGTTATTCATTTAATCGTCCTGCCAATAATCCAACCTCATATAATGTGGTTGCCATTCCTATATTTGGCGGCACAAGAATTACATCAAGTATTACATCAAGTTCAACCACTATCACCGGTATATTAAGTGGAATCAGGCCGTCAACACAATATCTTGTTTACTCTATAATATCAACGACCGATGCTATCCCTTCCAATACTGTTCAAATAACAACTTTAGCGTCACCGCTTGTTATTTCTCTTGCTTCATATACAGATACTACCGCTACATTATTCATAACTCCACCAACTTATTATGTATCTTATTATGTTGCAACGTTTAAAAACAATTGGGGAGGAAGCGATGTGGTTAGCACATTTACGTCCACAAATCCAACAATATCTGGTCTGGTAACATCGAATCTTTACGCAATAACTGTAATAGCTTATACACCATATACAAGTTCTATGCCATCTAATAGTGTTAGTTTTTTTACCGAAGGCATTACCACACCTCCCCAAAATCTTTCCGTCACTACATGGGGTGATACAAGTGCAAACATCACATTTAATACACCACAGTACGGCAACGTAACAAGTTATACAGCCACCGCTACAAGTAATGATATATATGTTTCTTCATTAACTTCTTCTAATTTTGTAACAGCTTTATCGAACCAGAGAGCAGATAATGTTGGCATGGCAATAACCTCTCCTGGTGCTACCCGCTTAGCGCTATTTTCTAATTTAACAAATATGTCATTTAGTAGAATAGTAAATGGTGTATGGGGAGCATATACAACATTAACTGTAAGTGGTATTGCCACCCCAATCGATTATTTAGGGTGTGCAATAACAAAAGATGGGACACGATGTGTTATAATACATGGTACCTTGGGTGGTACCGATGCACTTGTTTATTGGGGAAACACAACAAATATATTAAATGGGTCAAGTACAACATTATCTCTATCTCAAACGCTTGAAAATACACAACGTAGATATGACGCCATAGCTATGACGAATGACGGTTCACGTATTGTAGTCACGGTGGGTGAAGGTCTGGTTTATTTTGCAACATGGAATGGAACTAATTATAGTACATTCACATCTGCATCGGATACTTCTTTAACCCGAAGTTATCAGTGTATTGCAATAACAAGTATTGGAGACCGCATAGCATATTGTGCAGATAGAAATATATTCTGGGCATCTTGGAATGGAACCACTTATATAAATGAGCGAAATGTAATTGGTACACAAAGTGGCAATTCTCGAAGTATAGCCTTTTTAGGTGACGCAAGTAATGTGCTTATTTATGCCGGATCGAGTGTGGCCGCAACATATTTGATTTGGAACGGAGTGAATTATGTTTATAATACAACATTATTTCCAACAACATCTATTCCAGCAAACGATAATTGGGCATTAGTCACCGATTCAAGTAATGTGGTCTATGTTGCACCATATAGTAATGCGAATGTTATCTATTCAAATATAACAATAAATTATGCAGCACGTCACCAGGTAATTCAATCATTTAGTGGTGTAACGTCATATGTGATTAATGGATTGCAATCATATCAAACATACGATATTTCATTAGTTGCAGTCAATTCATATGGTTCATCTTCACCTGTTTTTACGTCAGTTACATGTGGCGGGTTATTAAATGGATCATTAGTAAATAATGGTTCATATACATTATATCGTTTCACACAAAACGGAACAATAACTATACCGGGAGCTCGAAGTGTATATTATGTTATATTAGCTGGAGGTGGTAATGGACCCAATCATAGCACAGCTTTTTGGAATTTAGATGCGCCAGGAGCAGGAGCAGGTGGCATTAGAAGCGGAATAATTAATCAAACATCAACTACAAACTATGTTATTGATGTGGGTCTCGGGGGTGTTGCGGCCGGGTTTTCCCGTGTACAAAATGCAGGTAATCAAAGTCGAATCTATTTTGGTTCAAGTTCAATAGTAGTTAGCGGTGGAAAATCTTCTGCGTCAGGTGCATCTGGTGGCGCAGCAGGCGCAACACTTAAAGGACTTTCTGGAATAGCTAACGTAACTGAAAGTGGCGCACCTACTAACGGTTCAAATGCAAACGTAGGATTTCCAGGAGTATCTTACAGTATATCGATTGGCACAGTTAGCTATAATTTAGGAGGAGGAGGAGCCGGCGCCAATAGTAGTACCGGTGGGCAAACAAGTACATATGGAGGTGGTGGAGGTGGTCAAACTGGTGTCGTTCCGGTATCTGGTGCTGCTAATACGGGTGGTGGAGGTGGTGGACATTTTGCGACAACAAGTTCAACTGGTTTACGAAATCAAACCGCATCTGGTGGGTCGGGTGTCGTATTGCTATTTTACTCATAATAACTATTCCTCATTTTCCAACGAAAGCAAACACCCCATTATTTTTCTTGGTGCTTTATTATTTTCCTCTTCGCTATCACTTGAAGCATTTTCCACCTCTTTCGGTTCATACACCCATTTCCATGTTTTATCATGATTCCAATCAATCACCATTCCGTTATATTTATTACTATCAATCATGCGAATTCGATAATTACACTTTTTGTAAAAACGCCGACGCTGAGTCCACTGTTTTTGAAAATTTTCGTGTTTATCCACAATATCCACCACAATCGGATTTTTATGTTTCATGCGAAGTATTCTCCCCACCGACTGTATAATATCTGTTTTAGGAGTAATCATAACTAAAGTAGATAGCGTTTTAATATCTAACGCCTCCGCCGCCATAGCATATGTGGCCAATACTATTTGCTTTGTTTCCGTCAGTTTCAGAGCCTCTTCTTTCATTCCTCCCACATAAAACCCAATACTTCCATTTGCGATTTGTCGCGAACACACAATATCATGTATATTATTTAATATGGCACGCTGATGTGCCAAAATCATTATTTGGCTTTCATTCTGTTCATGTATTAGGTCTTCTAATACCCGAATAATAAATAGTGTACGTGGGAGGTAATTGCTTAATTTAGAAATCATCGTACTATATAACGGATTTCCGCGAAAATCGCATTCCACTTTATTAAATTCGGGATCATTATCCACATATTCTATGGCACGAACACAGACTTCATCATCATTTTCCCGTGATTCATGATATATCTTCTCCCCAATAAACATATATAATATTTTGGTGAGTCCATCTTTACGGTCAACCGTTGCAGAAATACCTAACATGTAGGGTGTGATTGTTTTTAATAGGGTTTTAGAAAACTCCTCACTTCCGATTCGATGGACTTCGTCAATTATAGTCAATCCAAAAGAAGAAAATGTGTTAGGTGGATATTCGCGGTCATAAAGTGTCTGAATCATGCCAATAACTACGTCTTTTCCCTCAATATCAAATACTTGTCCTTGTATTTTCCCTATTTTAGCGGTCGGTAAAAAATCCGCCATACGCTCAATCCACTGATTCATTAAAAACTCCTTATGAACTAATATTAATGTTTTTTTACGTAATAAGGAGATGATTTTCAGAGCCATAATTGTTTTTCCGCGACCACATGGAACTTCTAAAATAGCACCTCCGCCATTTTCAGTCGATTGTGCGCAAATTGGGTTGCAAACATAATTCATATAGATGCCAATAATCTTTTCCTGATAATCCCGTAATGGTTTAGTGAAGGGAACGTCTATCTGATCCCCCATTTGAATTTCACTTTTATGGGGATGTCCATAACGTTGTATACCATAAAACCTCGGAATATAGATTTTGTTTTCGTTTTCACGATAGACCGGAAAAGCAACATCATCTTGATTCGCGCCTCCATAACATACACCCCCGGCAATTACTGGTTTCATAAACAAATCTTTTTTCAGAAATTGCAAATCATCCTCCCGCAAACATGATTTAGGTATTGTATATCCTTTATTTCCCAAACGCGATTGGGAACAAACAATATTTTTATAATTCTCATCCAATACTATTTCTTTTTTGGAAGCTTTGGTATTTTGTGGTGGTTTTGGTTCTTTTTTAGCGAACTTTCGAATAAATGATTTAGACTGAAAACTCATGATGTATACAAATGAATTACGTATCATGATTTTATATTATTTTACTTTATGTCTTTTGGCGCAAACGATAAAATATAATCTTATGATATAAATGAATTTAGGTTCCTTCAAAAAATTTAGTGTGCCAGAAATATTGCTGCTCATATTCTTTATTATTTATATTTTATTTCCTATTGGAACACCCCAATCATTAAAATACGCCATTCATTCTCCGATTGGAATGATATTCATTTTTGCCATTTCGGTGAGTCTATTTGTATACACGAATCCTACACTCGGAATAATGTCTATTTTCGTTGCATATGAATTGCTTCGTCGCAGCGCTATAGGTAAAAACAATTATAATACACCGGATGTGAAGTCTTTTGGTAAACAATCCAATCAAGTAGAACAAAATCCTATCCAATTTGACCAATTATATCAACAGCAACATGTCACTGATTCTTTTTCGGACATAAATATACTCGATAGTCATAGTCCATTAAGCATTCCGGTAGAACGTAGCGAAGAATCCCCCCATAGTTTTGCATTTCAAACGTTGGAAGAAGAAGTTATTCAACAACGCGCACCGGTTGGACATAGCGATCCTTTAAAATTAGTTGATTCTTCATTTTTACCAGTTGCGTCAGATGTAAAACAGGCATCTATGTTTTAATGTCTATTGGTATGAAAAAGTGCACCTGTGCACTTTTTCTATATCAAAGTCATATACGATATTGGTATTGATAATAAATCAATATCAATATATATGTAACTTAGCGTCTATTCAGGTTGTTCAAAGATCAATATGAAAGACATTATATATGAATAGTTATACACGTTATCCATAATTATATTATTTTACGAAAAACACTAATGCATATGAAAATATATACCCAATAGTGAATCCAATAAAAGATGCTTCTTTCGATAAATCTGAATTTTTAACAGCAATACAGACAATACTAAATATAAAAAATATATAATTTATCCATATTGCCGCACATCGTCTTCTTTTTGATTCAACAGAAGATAGAAAAAGAAGAGGATTATGAAAATCAAGCAACATTTGAACAAAAGAGGATGATGTATAATCATGTTTATTATCGTCTTTATAATTGTTTATAAACGTCAAATGAAATACCAAATAAAATGCGAAAAAAAATATTCCTGCAGACATGAAATGTACATTACTTTTGACTGATGAATATACAACATAAAGTATACACAATACAAAAAATAATATACCCCAATAATATGTCGACAAAAGCATAAGTGGTTTATTTTTAAAAAACAATTCAGTTTCATTTCTTTTTTTCATGAATTCGATATATCCATCAATTGTAACTCTTGAAAACATTACTATTCCAAAAAATATTAGAGCAAACAAAACAACTATCATAAAGGTTTCGTTAATCAATTCATTTTTATCAACAAATTTACTGATGTTTGTGTTTTTGTAATCTTCTGATGTAAGTGCATCAATCGGCTCACAATATTGAATGTGTTCTATTGTACCTTTTAATAGTTCAGCCTTAATACTGGTCGGTTCATCAAACCCTTTTAATATATTTTTAATATCTGATATACTAATTGTATCAATCTTCTTGAATATGTCTGAACGGCCTTGCATGATTATAGGTTTATCGACAATACATGTGTGAATATTTAAAGCATCATCATCGTGGCTGATTTTGCCAGTTTCATTATTTCCTAATAGTTCATATACATTCAAAGTTTCCGTGGTACCGGAATTGTTTATTATTTTTTCAACAATATTGTCAAACGATTTTACCGTCGCATCATTAACGCTATCATCAACATAATATCCCAAATAAAATATATTTTTTTCGCCAATATTGCGTTCAAACCGATTTTCCAATATTAATAAAAGTCTGTTATCATTTATTTTGAAAATATGCATTTTAACGGGTGAAAAATTCTCACTATTTATCTTGATTAGAGCACTATTAAGCCCTGCGTCATTCGAGAATGTTATTGAAATGTATTTTTTTTTTAAATACTCTAATGTATTGTCGTTAACAATCATGTTAATTTTAATATTGTTATTGTAAAACACCTTGATTGACATATATATTATTTCATTATAAATAGATTTTCTGACTATTCATATTGAATAAAAATCTATATAATAGCATCATAGCCATATATGTCTATTTTTTATAATACAAACAATTTTTCTCGGTCGATTATCATATTATTCACCTTATTATAATGTCTCTCCTGTTCTTTCACTAATTCATTATATGTGTCTGTTGCAACTGTATTTTTTATATCTTTCAATTTCATTTCAATATATTTATTAATTGGTATCCATTTATCAATATATACTTTTAATATATGTGTCTTTTCATTCAATCTAAATTTTGTTAATGTATCTTTCACATAATTATATTCATCAAAATGCAAATATCCATTATATGTTGTTATATTCACATATGCTAAATCGTCTATTACAAATTGTCTATTTTTGGGATCTATAGTCGGTGTGGATTTATTAGTATCTAATACATTCATAATCTTATTGGCTGAATATATTTCTTCTACATATTCTTCAAATATATCCTCTTGAATGCCATCTTGATATACTTGTAATACATATTCATGAACTTCTTTTTTTTGTTGTTCAATTTCTTTTTGTGTGTTCAAATCGTAGCTGTATGTAATTTTTGTTTTTGGTATTGATTTAAAATCTCCTTCATACAATTTGTCTAAAGAAGGAGGTTCATTTATGTTGCCTAAACTTATGTCATCTATATCGATTTCATCATTTACAACATCTTTATTATCCATTTGTTTATTGACTTTATCCACATCATTTTCATTATAATTTTCATCATAATTTTCATCATTTTCATCATTTTCATCATTTTCATTTTCATTTTCATTTTCATTTTCATTTTCATTTTCATTTTCATTTTCATTATAATTTTCATTTTCATCATAATTTTCATCATTTTCATTATAATTTTCATTTTCATCATAATTTTCATCTTCATCACGAGAATGCATCATATTATCATATTCTTCATGTTTTCGTGGGTCTTTATTTGCCATATTATTATGGTGTTTCTATAGAAAAGGTATATAAGACAATAACCCATTTTCGTATATTGTTACTTTAAATGTATCGTTAAATCCCTCTACATAAACATTATCTCCATTCGATATATTATCACAACCATATTCACCTGAACAACTACGACCATTCACGCTCACAGGTAACTTCGTATTTATTGCCGCACCTGCTGTATTTGCCATAGTATAATATTGCCATTTATCACGACCATTACGTAAACTTCGTCCCATAAGAGGTAATATAAGAGGATTGCCACCTTTGGAATTTTTTGTTAAAATGCCCAATTGACGATATTCAGATGGTGAGGAATTGGTTGATATATTAATTGGCAACCCGCGCACTGCATATATATCTTTCATCAATTTTGAAGTGGGATAGATTGAATCATCCATAGTTAATGGTGGAGAATACGCGTCATGAATCGGGTCATTATGATGATGTATAAGACTGCTTAAATTATGTTGAATGGGAGGTGAATAATGATTATGGCCTCCCGAAGATACGATAAATGAGGGTGCCGGCATAACTTGTTGATTATTTTGTTTCAATAATTTATGTGCATCTTGAAACGCTAAATTATAAACATAACTCACAAAATACTTATAATAGAAATATATTAATAACAACAATATCAAAATCAATACAAATAATGTCATATTTTCGATGCAAAACAAACCGGGGATACACTTTTTTGCCATATTCTATATATTATATCATATGTTATTGTCTATTCGCGAAAAAGAATTACTTTACTGAACGACCGCCTTAAAACGTTCGCGAGCATCGATCATATGGTTCTTTGGTATACTCATTACACTCGGTATATCTCTTGTAAATGTATTGCTTACATCATCGCCGATCCGTGTAAATTTATTTAAATCGTCATAAATATCATCAAATGTCATAATTTTTCCATGACATCTATAACATCTATTTTCTATTTCGCGAGGAAACCGTAATAATCGAAATCCAACCATGCTATATAATACGTCGTCACCGTCATGTAATAATTCAAATAATTCTTCGACGTGATGATTGACTTTTATTCCTGTGGAAAATTCAAATATTATAATTGGAACTCTGAAAAATATAAAATAGGCTAAATAAAATACAACGGATATAATGTGTGCAACAAAACAATATGGCAAATTTACAATAAACATGAAACCACAAGAAACATATTTGTATATTAATACAGTCGTCTCCCATGTTGCAATAGCTAAACTTTTAATACCTAACCATACCGATACGAATGACCCTGATATTCCTGTCCAAATACCACTAACAGATGATCCCAACGCTTTACCAACTAAAATAAGCCGTTGGGGTATTGATATGATACCTTTTATAAGTTTGCCTATTATTTCAAAAAATCCCATTATATAATATTACCATATTGTTATATTTTTCACCTTATCCCATATTACACCCTTATCGGAGCAAACGCTCGTTTAAATTTCTTTCCTGCACGGTTGAATATTCGGACAAATTCATCCGTTAATGCTGGGAATTTGCGTTTCAAGTCATCAGTTATTACCTCTTCTGCTCTGTCTATTTTTTCTGTACTTGCAACGCATCTATAACACATATTCAATATGACATCTGGATAGGTAGTTATATGTATTCCAGTCATGGAATAGATCATTCGGTCTGCCTCTTTTATTGATTTTAATCCGTCCAAATAAGCTTTCAATAAAGTAGTACCCAATTTAGATTTCAAATTAAATATAGCGTCCATTAATGCACATGAAGATGCAATTATAATATGAATTAAATACAAAATTATATCCAATAAATAAAAAAGAAAACACGACCGGAAATTTTTCATTTTGTCGATCGAACAAACAATATTTTGGTATATGTATGCTGCGCCCTCATATGCATAAACAAATGAATCTTGTATAAATAATCCACCCATTATGGCGGTATTTTTTATGGATATTCCAACACCTTTACCTCCCAACATCACACCCTGAAATATGAATTTTGGGCGTTCAAATATGTTGGCAATAAGTTTACCAATACGCTTAAATCCGTTAAAAAAATCTACTATTTTTTTAAAAAATCCAAACCCTTCTCGTTTAGGTGTGAAGGGCGGATATATTAATAAATATAGCATTAAACATAATATTATTATAATAATTACTATATAAACGTTCATGTGTATATAGAAATGTCGGAAAAGAAATGACTATAAGCAGTCGTATAATGGTATATTACGCAATCTTATTGTATTTTATTGCGTGCCCATTAATTTAGTGGCTGTATCATCAATCTTTCTAGCTAATTTTTCAGCTTTGTCCATATACGGTTGTATTTCGTTGAATCCATCAATTATTTTATCCTGCATTTTAATCAATTCAGCACCATCTTTGCGGATTCCAACCATATTATCGGAATCATATTCCGAATCTTCCTCCTCCTCCTTTACTTGATCTTCTTCATCTTCTTCATCTTTTGACGATTTTTTGGATTTCATGCCTTCTTGCTTCCATGTTCCATTAACACTTACGACTTTAACAATATTTGTTACTGCCATCGACATACAAAGTATGACAACCATATTTTTACTTAACATGGACACAACATATCCAGTCAAAACAAATATGATACTATGACGAATATCTCCAACCATTATATACGACATAAAATTAATCAAAGCTAAAGCAAATACAGTATACAATACTCCTTTATTGTGTAATAATTCGGTTGATTTTGTTAACGCTGTTTTACCGCTTGCAAATTTTGCCATTCAATATAATATATTCTAATATATTTTTATTGTCTATTCATAATGGATGAATATTCAATAGGTCACATGCGTTTTTATATTTGTTTTTATTTCATCAATAGACATCTATAGACTTATTGTAATATATGATTAATGTCTATTGGTATGAAAAAGTGCACCTGTGCACTTTTTCCATATCAAAGTCCATATACGCTTTCATATTGATTATTCATCAATATGAATAGACGTTCATAATACACATGTTTATTAATTGATGTTTACTCACAAGGAGTACGTCCTTTTATGTTGATCAAATATCAATTTGATAGCGAAACATGGCATTTATTTTGAAGATATTTTTGCATTTGCATCATGATTAGCATATATATCCAATACTTCCGAAACAACTTCTTCTCGTTGAATATCGCTTTTTTGAAATACAAATGAACATATACTGGATGATTGTGTTTTTGATAAACGAGTGAGAAAATCCTCTAAACCATTCACTTCACCTATTTTATCATATTGTTCTAAATCTCCGGTTATTATCATACGACTATTTTCTCCTAAACGAGTCAATAACATTTTCATTTGCGATAATGTACTATTTTGCATTTCATCTGCAACAATCCACGCATTTTTGAAAGTACGCCCACGCATATATCCTAAAGGTGCTATTTCGATCCATTTTTCTTCCATAAGTGCTTGGACTTCTTTGGGAGTAATGAAATTATATAATACATCATAAATAGGACGTACCCATGGTGCCATTTTTTCTTCCAACGTGCCCGGCAAAAAACCAAGTTCTTCGTCAACTGAAACAGATGGTCGTGTAAATATTAATTTATCGCAATTTCCGGCAAGAAAATTGCGCACGCCATATTCGGTGGCAAATAATGTTTTCCCCGTTCCAGCAGGTCCAGTTGTGATGACGATTTTTTTGGTTTTATCTTTTAATAAATTCACATATTGTTTTTGATGTGTGTTTTTTGGCGTTGTATATGTGCTTTCTCCCGAAACATATGCTATTGTTTTTTTTGTTCCGGTGCCATGTTCTTCATTATTCAGGTTTTTTTTCTGATTTTTTTCCTTCTCGTATTCTAGGTAATCAAACATCATTTCTTTTTCTATTTGTTTTTTAGACTTGCGTCCAGCTCGTTTTTTGGGTTCTTTTTTTGGTATGACACCTAATTCAGGCGTTTGCACATTTTCGACAGAAGACATTATATCCTCTCCTCCCATTTCCTTTAAATGCGAATTTATGAATGGCTTCAGGCTATTTCAATAATTATTATATTATTCCTGTGTGCTCATGTTAGAGTCTATTTTCAGTAAATATATTTTATTCATCTTTTGCGTTTGGAAATAGCATACGATCTACTCCCGTTCGCACACAAAACATGCGGTGTACAATAATACCCAATATAAATAATCCTCCTAAAGTCCAACCTAATGAAATTTTGGTAGCCTCAGAAATCAATATTCCAAATATTATAACAATAACTGTGTCCATAATAGCTATGTTAAATATTCTATATTTCCGTATTCCGGTATTAGGTTTTCCAAATAAGTCTTTAAACCTGCAAAGTCCAAACATATATATTATATATACGCTTTGTTATATTTGCATAATATTTTTGGTACATTTTTCCCAAATATATAAGAAAATAAAAAAGCAAAAAGAACTTAAATAGCAGTTAATATATTTAATTAGCAAATATCTGCGTGTTATATTATTTAGGATAAAATGACCGAAACAGCTGAACCCATATTATGTGAGGATGAAAATAGATATGTCATGTTTCCCATACACCACGATGATATATGGAAAATGTATAAAAAACAAATAGATTCGTTTTGGAGACCCGAAGAAGTAGATCTTTCAAAGGATTTGGTGGATTGGGCAAAATTAACACCTGACGAAAAATATTTCATTTCCATGGTGTTAGCCTTTTTTGCGGCATCAGACGGTATTGTGATGGAAAACCTGGCGATGCGTTTCATGAAAGACGTTCAAATATCGGAGGCTCGCGCGTTTTATGGATTTCAAATTGCGATGGAAAATATTCATTCCGAACAGTACTCTCTCCTTATTGATACCTATATTCAAGATTCGTTAGAAAAGGAAAAACTCTTTTGTGGAATTCAAAATTATCCTTGTATTTCCAAGAAGGCAGAATGGGCGAAAAAATGGATTCATGATCACCGAAGTTCATTTGCATCGCGTTTAGTTGCATTTGCATGCGTGGAGGGCATATTCTTTTCCGGTTCGTTTTGCAGTATTTATTGGTTGAAAAAGCGCGGATTGATGCCGGGATTGACGTTTTCCAACGAATTGATTTCACGTGACGAAGCACTACATACCGAATTTGCGATTTTATTATATTCCAAACTCAATAAAAAAATGGCTAAGCGTCGGATACACGAAATTATCATGGAGGCGGTTGATATTGAGAAGGAATTTATTACGGAGGCTCTCCCTTGCCGTTTGATAGGAATGAATGCCAAACTAATGATGCAATATATTGAGTTTGTTGCCGACCGTCTATCGGTCCAGCTTGGATACGATAAAATATATAAATCAGCCAATCCCTTTGATTTTATGGAGTTGATAAGTGTGGAAACAAAGGTGAATTTCTTTGAGCGAACCAATTCTGAGTACGCCTTGGCAAATAAAACGGTCGATAGCGATGTGTTTGATTTTAACGCCAATTTTTGATGGCATAAAAAAGAGTATTGACAAAACGTCTCATCTTTGGTTATAATTAGATTACAAACACAAACATAAACACAAAGACAAACACATTATAAAACAACTACTTGTGTATCATCTTCTTTTCCAAAAACATACATATTCATTACCTTGTGTTGAACATCAGTTAATACCTTAATAATGGCATCGCGAGATAATCCGGTCAATTCATACCATTCATTTAGCGGAATGACGTAGAAATGGCGACGGCGTGCGCTTGACCAATCGCGATAACGCTCAAATACTCTACATGTGCGGATATAATGATATACTTTCTTGGGGTCTTCTTCATACAATATTCTGATAATTGCTCTCCCTATGGCAGTTACTTCGCGCTTCTTTCTGATTGTGATATTGGGTGGGCAAATATCACAATCTAACAAATTGACTGGGGAGAGATTCACGTTACTGGCTATCATTCTTTCTGTTGTTGGTTGGCTTTGATTCTTTATACGGATATTATTTGCCTCTATTGATGAAGAATAAAAAGTGTTTCAATTTTCTTTATATTATGTGTATTTGTAATTCATGTTATTATATAAAAGCATAATGTTGATATTATTAAACTGATACACCATGACCAGCTTTGATAAAACTCTGAAAGAACATCTTTTGACATATAACGAAAATATTGAAAGTTTGGAATTAAATTGGGCACGTAATTCTCCAAGGGTCCTTCTTTATCATTTTCCTGATGTTTCCAGATTTCGCAATTTGCGATACATTTGTATTAGGCATACAAAAATCAAAAATATACCGATACTTGATAATCCATTATTAACGAAATTGGATGTTACAGATAATGAAATAACTCATATTGATGGATTCAGCGATAGTTTACGGGTATTTATTTGTCATGATAATAATTTAAATTCTCTTCCGTTTACAAATAATGTCGAATATCTTGATTGCAGTCGTAATTATTTTGAACATATACCGAAAGTAGGTGATAATCTGAAGACACTTATCATTCACTCTAATCTCATACGTGTCTTATCGAAAGTTTATAATTTAGAACATTTGAATTGTTGTTATAATAAAATACATAAAATAACATTTATTTCAAATAAATTAAAATCATTAAATATTTCTCATAACTCAATTACCTCTTTTACTCAACTTCAATCTTTGAATTTCCTTGACATATCACATAATAAAATACGGACCTTACCTGAATCGCAACATTTGGAAGATTTAAAATGTAATGATATATTGATAACTTATTTGCCTTCTTATCCGAAAATGAAAAAATTAAATTGTTATAATAATGTCAATTTGACATGTTTACCAATTTATCCCAATTTATTGGAAATTCATTATAGCAATACACCTATTTATTCATACATATTATCGCTTGATATAAATGATACAGACATCATGACTATCATGCGATTGCGAAAAACATATTATTATAATAAATTCGGCAACCGTTTTCGCGATTATTTATGGGATAAGGTCCGTCGACCCAAAGCTGAAGAAAAATATCATCCAAATAATTTATTGAAACTGTTGGAAAGTTGTGGGGAGGAAGACGATTTAGATGAAATATTAAGCAAGTGGTAATATATATATCAATATTCACAATATATAAATAGTAACTTATATATAATACATATGTTACTATTTCTGTGTGGACTTTTATTAACCTCCCTAACTGCCCAAATATATGATGCCAATCAGGCACTCATAAATGTATGGCTTAGTGGGGCAGCCTATTGTGATAAAAATACATATCCATTTTTAATTGTATCTGGCCCAGCACGCGGTTTTGTATATAAATATACACTCTATGACAAATCCACTGACTTGCAGGGTATTGTGGGTATCATTCCTCAAGAGAAAAATATTTATGTATCGTTTCGTGGCACATCGTCCATAACTAATTGGATGAGTGACCTTGAAGTCATGAAGGTACCATATACCACATTTTCGGATTGTAAAGGTTGTATGATTCATAAAGGATTTTATTTATCTGTCCAAAATATTAAAAATCAAACACTTTTAGCGATCAATCAATTACGCGCTAAATATCCATATTATGGGCTGACGTTAACTGGCCATTCCTATGGTGCTATTGTAGCCCAGATCATGGGAATGGAGTTAGCATCTATTGGAATAAATGCGGATATATATAATTATGGACAACCGCGGGGAGGTAATAACAAATATGCGGACTTTGTTAATACCAAACTGAAAAATTATTGGCGATTTACACATGATCGCGATATAGTCCCCCATCTCCCTCCCATTACCGAATTTGATTACTACCATTCATGTGGAGAAGTATTTGAAGATAGTGAAAATAAATTACATATTTGCAGTCAAACAAACTGCGAAGACCCAAAATGTGCGGACAAATATAGTACTTCACAAACAACTGTTAATGACCATTATTTCTATTTGAATCATCGCGTAAACTGTAGCGAAAGTACTACCTCCCCACAAATGCCTTTATCTAAATTATTTCATGCAATTTTCTGATCATATACTTGTCTTCTTACAATATTATTGGCTGATTCTAATATATCTCCAAAATATTCATTATAAATACTTTTATAATATTCCGAAGATGTTTGAATATTATGCTTTCTCCCTATTTCTTCAATAATTGTTTGTATGTTGGAAGTTTCTTCATGCATAGTTGTATTTATTATGGCGTTTTCGGAAAACGCCATGTGCGCTTCTGAGGATTTTTCTCCTTTAGAGAAGACGTCAATATTTAGCATACAACATAAATCTTTCAACATACAATAATCCATTTTTTTATACATACAATATTGTAAACAAGGATCAATATTTAGCATATTGCATATTAATGTCTGTTGTATAAACGGTGCACATAATTGCAATCCAAAATAGTCACATATATTACTTGCACCTAAAAAGGTGTATTTAGATGCGGTTTTTAGGGAGGCATGTATTGCCTGATTGTATTCGATGGGATCGGCACATTTACCATAATGCATCCAACTTCCAAATAACATATTAACACCAATATTACAAAAAATGTTATTATGCAAACCTTTTTCTTGTATATATTTAGACACAAAATATAACGGAATCAATTCGTGCAAAGTATCTGCATCGCATATTTCCATGATTTGAATTAAATGCGGAATACATTCATATACACATTTTCCACTCGCATAAATAACATTCTCCCCATTTTGGTTTGTGGCTTCTTCTAAGGATTTTACTTCTCCAGAGAAGACGTTGAATGTTTTTTCAAAAACAAAATGATATATATCGGGAGGAGGGTGATTGTTATTTTTACATACTTTTTGTACAATATTCTTTAATATGGCACTTCCAATATCGCCATAATCAATAATTCCAAAACTTTTATTTGGTTGAGAATGTACCATAGTCAATATTGTTTGATATAGTGTACCTTCCAACTGTTCCAATAGATTGTTATGGTTTATCGATATATTCATACAAAAGGAATTACTAAATAACGGGAGATTAAAATAATTGTTTTGAGAAACAAATTTCCATTTAGGAGACACACCCAACGAAAGAGTATAAACATGGTATGTTCCTCCCTCAATTAATTCCACATGTTTATTTGTTGTTTGGGGAGAATAAGTCCATAATGAAGTAAATTTGTGTAATTTATTTGATATAAGATAACTTTCTCCTGAATATCCACCTTGTGTATATTTATATATTGGTTGTGTTCCTATAGGATTGCGCACCACATATAATTTACTATTATTATTGATGTCGTAATCCAATAAAAGAAAAGCAAAATCACCATTCAAAAGACAAAGAGTATGTTCAAGTCCATATTTTAAATACAAATAAATGATAAGTTTTGAATAAGATATTATTGTGGATTGTTCGGGAGAAAAATCCAAATATTCCGCCAAATGTGTTTTATTGTATAAAATGCCATAAAACACAATACACACATTATTAGAATCGGTATAATCACAATTGATTACACCTAATTGTGTATTCACCTCAGGAAATATACAATTTTTTTTTTCTATTTCAGAATAAATATAATTGGAAGGGAGATTATTATTATTTAATATTGCATACATGTTATTAGTAAAATAGCGTTTAGGCTTTATTATATTTTTATATATGTATTTGTATTTGTATCAACAGCATATATGCCTTTGGTATGGAAAAAGTGCACATGTGCACCATTATTCGGAAAACGCCATATACGCTTCTTTTGAGGATTTTACTCCTCATGAGAAGACGTTAATATTTTGACTTTGTAACAAAACGATAAAATATAAGTAAACCGACAACACTTAATCCAGCCACATAATATTTCATCGTCTGTTCATCGTTTTTACTTGGTCTATCTTTTATTCTTATTACTTTTGTGGTGGGAGCTACTGGCATTTCGATAATCTCCTCCCTGATTTCAACCGGAGACACTAATTGGTTATTAACGTATAAATGACGTTCCGGATGATACACATTTCCATGAACAGCAAGCAATTCACTATCTCCCCAAACTCTGGGAACAAAAGAAATCGCAGGACGAGTGTATTGTTGTTGATTTGTAACTATTCTATCATCTTCATCAGACATAACGTCAACGTATTCTTCTAAAGGGTGTGTATTTTCTTCAAATTTTACCTTATATGTGATAGGAGGCACATTAACATGAGGATATAAAAACGATTGCATATATATTTATCGGGAGAGAATTTTATATTTATGAAGCTTCCTCAAATGGAATAATATTAATGTCTATTGGCGGAAAAAAGTGCACAGGTGCACTTTTACCATGCCAAAGTCATATACGATATTGATATTGATTATTCATCAATACCAATAGACGTTAAAATAATTTCCAATTATATTAGGAACATTTTGGAAGGTGCTTATCACAAAAGAGAAAAATATGTTCCGAAGAATAAAACCCGTAAAAATCCAAATAATAATAGACGTTAACGTCTTCTCATGAGGAGTAAAATCCTTAGAAGAAGCGTATATGGCGTTTTCCGAATAATGGTGCACAAGTGCACTTTTTCCATGCCAAAGTCATATACGATATTGATATTGATGAATAATCAATATGAAAGCGTATATGGACTTTCTCTAAAAACGATGCACCTGTGCATCGTTTTTTGGAATAGCCATTAATAATCAATTTCAAGAAAACTTGCAATTCTTTCGGCAATAACCGCACCAGATAATACACTACCGACAATAAAATATTTCACCATATTTCATTTGCCCATAAATTAGCGTCTAACAATAAGATACAAAAAGGTCACATGCCATAATGCTAAATAGATTTGGTTTTACGCGTTTTGGATAAGCTATATGAACGTGATTTGGAACGTCTACTAAGTGAACGCGATTTTCTGGTACTGGTTTTGCTTCGCGATCGTGATTTAATTGATTGGGGAGAAAGAGAAGTACGCAACAAATGAACATTCACAATTTCTTCATTTTTATCGTCCACTACACGTAATAAATATTTGTTTCTCAGAATAGATACAGTTTTATGTATTAATATTTCTGAATCATAAGGATCAATCTGCGAAATATCAATATCTTCAAGGCTGTTACATGAATTAGGGCAATCGTCCCTGCCATCACCAAATGGTACATTATGGTCGCGTATAAAGAATCCGTTATTTTCGCAGTAATTAATGTGCCATTTATATTTATGCAATATATTACCACTTAATACAATAGCCACATGGTTTCTTTTTGGTTTGATGAATTTTTTGCCCTGCACATGTACGCGAAAATATACGCCATATGCTTCATTACATTTATCAAAATCAACCTCTTTCAGCATGGGATCACATAATTTACGATTAAAATCTCCTTCGCCTACAATAATGTCGGTAAATTTTGCACGGTCTTTTTGGTCATATAATTTGCCAGATTCCAATATTTTAGATAAATTGTTTTTGTGTGTATAATGAACCAATTCTATATTGTTTAAATTTACCATAATTATATATATACCCCGCGATAAATAACCGAAATACCATTCATACATATGCATATATGTATGAACATCTATTGTGTTTTCGTTCTGAATAAAGATTGGGTCTTGGAGTATTGAGTATTTTTGAAGGTTCTATTTTTGGTTCGAGATTTACTTAATGATTTTCGTTTTGTAGAACGAAGCAATTTCGTTTTCGTACTTCCGGATAAATACCCTCCTTTTTTTGCCTTTTTCATATGTAATATACTATTCAATTATATTTTATAGCGTTTATACAATTCAAGTGCAACTAAACCACCCATAATTTGTGCAATACAATAAGGTACTAAATCAGCTACTGGTAAATTACCCGCGGAAGCCATTACAATCGAAACTGCAGGATTCATGTGGCCTCCCGAAATAGAACTAGTTAGTAATATTATAAGTGCTAGTGTTGCGCCGATGGCTAACGGATTACCAGTAGATAATATAATATAAATAAAAACAATTGAACCAATAAATTCAGCTAAATATTGTTGCATATTATATTTTTATTCGAGATATTTATCTCCACGAAAACATATTGCGCAAAAAACTATGATGAGTTGTTCGAATAGGTAGTGGTTTATTATAAGTGGGCCCAAATATTGGAGAAAGTGAATTTGCCGTGGTTGGAGAATGGATGACTTTTTGTGGAACAACCGCGCCTCCGGCGCGGACTCTTCTTAGTGCTTGCGATTGATTTAAATCGTTTGACCGAACAGGCATATATATTAGAATACCTTTTTATATTTATCCAATATATATGCCACGAATATTTAGTCGCCGTGCATTTCAATACGGAAACCCAAATAAAACAGTTGCAACCGAAAAATCACATGAACATGTTGCAGAAATACACAAATTTACTCGTAGTTTTTATCAATTAACACCATCTGAAACACTCGAAAAAAAATGGTCGTTTGATCATACCAGCCAAAATGTTATTGACAAATCGTCGGTGGTTACACTTGGTACAGCACACAAATAGGCCATATACGCTTTCATATTGATAAATAACCAATATGATATGAAACTGTACATATTTTATCCATGTTTAATATCGTTATAATTGACATTAAATGCACGCTCTTTTTTGAAACGAATATAATCAGACGAATCCGATACAAAACGACCGTTGCATGCGCTCGCCTGAATATTTGAATTGTCACAGTGATTCATAACTCCTCCCATATTACCTCTGGAACGAGGGACATTTAGGGGACGAGAAGCGTTGGGACCGCCGCACATATAATTTTGACGATTCAAGTAATCGCCTAAATTTTTGACCGCACGAAATGGAGTAATAATGCGACCACGATTATTGATTGCATTAGCAGTATATACGCCATTCCATGAAGAACGCAGAATTTTACGAATGTTTACCTGTTCGCTATCATAAGCATTATTTTTTGATTGTTTTGGGGAGATACCATTAAACATGCCTCCCCCTAAATTGGGACCGCCTAAATTGGGATTAGCCATTATTATAATATATATTTTATATTTATATTTATCTATGGAAGAATCGCCATGCCAAAAAAGTGCATACAATATTGACCAACTAACACTTGAATTATTAGTCAATAAACAAAAATACAAAAGTTATTTAGCCAAAAACGACCAATCCCAATTTGAAAAACTCCAACAAAAACAGTCTTCTTATCAAAGACACATGAATAAAATAGAGCATATGACACAACAATTGTTTTCAAATTATATGTATCCCAAATCTAAATTTGTGGTCAGTAAAAAAATACAAGATATATTTGACGCATATATTGATGAATGTATTTGTCATTTCGATAGACAACAAGAATTAGAAAGGGAAATTCATAATGAAGACAATTTTGAGAAAGAAGAAACTCTATTCGAATATTGTGATATTGAAGCACCTCCCGAAACATCTTCATCCAAAAATGTTCTTCCTTATTACACGATGGACATGTTTATGAAATCCAAATAAATCGGTGCATAAGTGCATCATTTTTCGTTATAGACATAAATATGTATATTAAATGTATATGAGACGCAAAAGAACATATCGAAAAAGATTAGCCCGTAATGCAACCTTACAAAAACGTGCTATACATAAAACTCAGCGTAATAGGGTCAACCATGTAAAAACAAGAAAAATTCATAAAATGAATTGTCATCCACATACAAAGAATCTTGCCGTCAAAAATTCTTGTTATACTCCTAACATATTAGAGCAAATAAAAGAAGCTTATAATAAAGGACATCAGAATGATCCGATAAAAACAACCCATCCAGAAGAAATATGGAATGAATTGAAAAAGCGTTTGACAGATTGTCCCGCCGAAGATTGTTGGTTGAAAGAATTAAAAGACGATAAATTACGGAAACGAATTGATAGATATATATTTGCACCGGATAAACCGTATGAATGGAAAAAAAATCCCAACGAATGGTTAAGTAATTTTGATATATTGAATGTCTTAGAACAATACGAAGAAACGTATCACAATTTCGATTTTATTGGACCTACACCTATTGATTTTGATACACATAAAAAAGAAAGCAATACTTGCGTATGGAATGAATTGTGTACTTTCTCCCTGAAACAAAAGTTAAAACAGCGCAAAAATAAAATCGGAATTGTATTTAATACAGATCCACATACGAAATCCGGAGCACACTGGATTGCGATGTTTATAGATATTCCTGCACAATTAATATACTTTTTTGATAGTGCAGGTGCTAAACCCCCAAAAGAAGTTGATATTTTAGCGGAACGTATTATTGAACAGGGAAAAGAAAATAGAATCCATTTTAAATATGTGCAAAACGCCCCGAATCAACATCAACATGGCACTACTGAATGTGGTATGTATTGTTTGTTTTTTATAATAACCATGTTAACTGGAAAAATCGAAGATAAACGCGAACCTTTATCAAAACGATTACATTTATTTACCAAGGGTAAAATATCCGATAAATTTGCGGAAAAATACAGAGACATTTACTTTAACAACTCTTATGGAGGATAAATATAACATATCTAATATATAACATGAAGACGCGGCGTAAACAAATAAAAAATAAAAAAACACGACGCAAACTGATTCGCGGCGGTGCCAAAATCAAATTGTTTGACGATGGAGATATTGCAGAATTGAAAGAAATATTGAAAGTAGTCCCTGCATCTGAAACAGAAATAGCGAGCATTATTGATGAGTTTATAAAAGAATTCGATGCAAAACAAGCATCACAATCTGGACCAGTACCAGCACAAGGACCAACTCAGTCCACAACACCGCCATCAACCCAGCCCAGCAATCCAACATCTGCTTCACAAAAACACGATTACGAAGTGTATTTATATAACTTATCTTATAAATTTTATCCATTTTTACTAAAACGCCTTGATGAACTAAATAAAGAATTAAAAAATGCTGCTGTTGGAGAAGTCGCTAAAATAAAAAAACAGCAATTAGTTTTATTGAAAACCGCACGCAAAATAGAATTGTTGAAAAAACCGCTTTGGTTAGATAGCTTATTGAAATATTTAGGATTAATAGCAGCATCTGCATCTGATCTAACATTTGATGGACTCGATACATTTAATATTTTTGGAAAAACGGCAGATGATTACGGAAAAATGGGCGCTAAAATAACCATGAATGTATATAAAGATTTATCGAATGATAAAAAGGTAACGTCTGATAGATGTAATGCTGATGATGATTCCAACATGTGCAAACATCTAGATTATCGAATAAGATACTATAATGAGGACCCAATACGTGATGCAAATCACATGTTGAATAAAATGTTTTTTACGGATTATATATTGCAAAAGAAATCACAATTATCATCTGGAGTTGTTGAATCGGATTTATTAGGCAAACCCATAGCGGTACAGGAAAATGAAATATTGTATAGTCAGGCTACAAATACTGCGACCACTAATACAAACAATACTAACAATTCAAATGTTTCAAATGCAAATAATTCGAATGCAAATAATTCAATAAAACAAGGTGATAAAAACCAAATAGTTATCGATGCGAATACATTAAACACTTTAAATTTAAACAATCAAGGTAATAAAATATCTATCGATGCAAATACATTAAATGCATTAAACATATTAAATAGCGTTAACATTCTAGGCAATTACGTCCAATAGTGATTTATGGCATTTTTTAAGGAAAACACCATAAAACGTTTCTGATGATTTTACTACTGCGGAGAAGACGTCAAAAAGGGTTATCAATTAAACAAATATCCATGTAATCACCTCCGTTCACATATATTGTATGTCCTTCAACCGTTGTTATATAAATTCTTATTTTTACAGATTTTGTTGTCAAAGAGTTATCAGCAAAAACACTTTTTGGTATTATATAATTTGTTCCATTATGAGTATGTGTCCACTTACCTATATAAAATACCCATGTATTTGTGTGATATATAGTTGCATTAATATCCATTAATCGTAGATAAACATATACTGTAGAACCATTATTAGAAAACATAGATAAATTTACTGTTACAAGTTTATCTGTATTACTTTGAGGCGTAAAATAAGTTGGGTCAAATTGTAAACCATTTCCTGAAAACTCGCCTGATGACGAATTAAATCCAGATGGATACACAGTTGTATTGGTATCTCCTGGACGTGAAAAAATATAATAATATTTAGTAACACAATTATTATTTACATATTCAGTTGTTGCAACTTTTGTTGAATTGTCTCTATTTGAAGGTGTGACAGCTGTAACAGTTCCTGAAATATTAACGTCAATAAACGACGATGCCATTTGTATATCATAATTGTAGATAAATAAAACACTATTGTAAAAATTATGTTTGCTATAACACATTCGGAAAACGCCATATACGCTTCTTCTGAGGATTTTACTCCTCATGAGAAGACGTTAACGTCTATTGGTATTGATTAAGAATCAATATCAATATCGTATATTAATCTTTTATCAACACTCATAGACGTTATAATATTAGAATAAGCGTAAAAGCGTTTTACTAAATAGCCATTTTTTATATGTATTGTTATATATGGAATTACCACCCCCTATTCCACATATAAATAAAGACGAATACACTTATTTAGATGACGAACCTCTCCATAAACACTTTGATTATTGTATTAATTCGGGAGAGAATGCACATGAAATATACATTTGTTTATATGATATTCAATATGGATGTAGAGTAGTTGACTACGGAATAAATGGCAACGAAGAAAAAGAAATACATATGCCATTCTTGAAATATTTAGTTATTCAAGAAAGCAATTATACATTTCCGCATTTTCATTTTGAGTGTATTGATGATTCGGACGAAAATGAACAAAAAGTCAAGAACGAAGCTATGATACAAATTTTGAATATGCTAAATTTGAAACAAAATCACGAAGAAGCATCCAAAATATTGGATTTAGATAAGTGTTTTAAAGGATATGTATATGAACAAAACGTTGTTCTTATGGTGTACGATTTTATGGAGATTTTACAATTGTTTGGGCAACAATCCCAAGTCCAACATCTATATAGTAAACATATGTGGGCAATAGTGGATGAATTAGTATTTGAAAAACAAATATTAGGAAAACCCATTCAAAGCGAAATATGTGATCTCATGGTTCGCAATCCTTTATTATGGAATATTTATTATCAAGGTCGTGAACTGGATTTTCCCTTTTCGTTACTTTATATACATCAAAAAGACGATGTGTGGCAAAACGAAAAAATGCCAACAAGTGCAGCCGATGTAGCCATGAAAATGCAATCCATGGTAAAAATAGGGGAGGCAGACGATAGTTATAAATACGGCGATGAATATGGAGAACTGCATCTTTTTGCGTCTAAACCATTATATGATACTGCACCAGAAGACAAAAAACATTATCAGCGTTATGCTGTGTTTACGATTGGAGCCAAATATATATTGGACCCTAACTATCATGGTGACTTGATGCAAGCAAATGAAATGTTGGGAGGTGATGCACAAAACGTCGAGAACGAGAACGTCGAAGAAGAAGATATTTACAAAATGTCTATTTCTTCATTATATTTTGTGGAAGATAAATTGTTTGGTCCATTACAGGTATGGGGAATACGCGAATTGTCACGATTCATGATCATATAATAATAGAAAACACGCACACATATTTATCGTACTTGAACTCCTCCAGATTGACCAAGCTTTTGTCTGCGCAATTGGTTATTTTTATTCCGCAATAAAGCTTGATTGTGTTTTTCTCTCCAAAGATCTTTAGCGGATTGACTTAAATTGGTATGGAAGTGCGCCTCATATTGTTCGGGATTATCATAAAATAAAACAGATATATTTTGTCCAGTCTCTCCGGTTGCCAAAATAACGCTGAAAAACAAATCTTCGTCTTCCGTCCCGACCTTATATGGATCACAACGATCTCCAGACATCGCATGACGAATGACCGAATTGGGAGTCGTATGTGTTTCAAAAAAGATGATTTTTACATTTTTATCGTTGATTCTTCTTCGGATTGTTCGCATATACGAAGGTACATAAACATCATTTTTCTTGGAATGTTTAGACCCGTTGCTTTCGGAATACAAATCGTTATGGGCAAAGTCGGATAGCGTCTCATCGTCATCGGAAAGCATGTTGGACATTTCTTCGAGAGTAGTCATAGTGGAAATAATACAAATGCAAGTAAAGTACTTGATTATATTCGTTTATATCGTGTTCTTTTTAATATGTTTTATTTTAATAAATTATGTGGAAAAGTATGTTTACACAATATTTACGCATATTTATGTGCCAAACATTTTTACGCACGTATCCGAAAATATACTCTGGATATACACATATGACTATTCGCGATGACAATAAAAATGACAAGTGCCAGAAAATTATACAGTCTTCTTTAGCGTCTGCGTATAATAACCATAAAACACAAACTCAAAAATATATATTACCATGCACGCAAATGACAAAGAAAAAATATAATGATATTTTATTATAATGAACGATTTTACAACAGCGCAAATTTATAATGTTCCTCTTTTCATGTATAGTATGATCGGCTTGACTTTAGGAGTAATTACACTCTCAACTGTATTTGATGATACGCCAGATACACAAACAAGTGGCATATTTCAAGCCCCGGTTGAAACAACTGGAGGTATGAAAAATAAAACGGTAAAAAAAAAGGTAAAAAAACATTCACGCAAATAAAACATTATCCCAATAACGATGCGGAATATACTTTCTGGAAAAAAGTTTGAATTTGTGCAGGATCTGCGCCAACTGAACTAAAGTCAGGTACATAGGACGTATTTTCGCGTTTATATGCTAAAAGTGTTGGTACCCCCGTAACCATTTTCTTGCTACGCATATATGTATATATTTCTGTTGATTTATCAATATCCACCACAACACACTGCACGTTGGGAGGTAGTTGTCTATAGTAAGTTTGAAGCAGACTTTCAATACGCTTGCATGGACCACACCATGATGCACCGAATTTAATAACGACTACTCCTGGATTATTTATTAAAATGCTTTGAAATTCTCGTGAATTTGCAATTTCGTGTTTTATTTGTCTTGCTGACATATATTTATTCCAAATGTATTATTTGAGATAAATAAACAAATTATTGCATGAAAAAAGGAAAATAAATTAAATTACAATAAAATTACAAAATAATCATATGGCAAAATCACACACATAATAAAGATTGGTACAATTCATCATATATATCCGAAATTTGCATAAACACTAGTCTATCCACTTCATTCATGTAGGTATTCTTCATATCATATTTAATCTCCATATGAACTCTAAGGCATTTGCTCTCTCCATAGTATTCCGATTTGGCAACATAGAACTTTATAGTCATGTAATGGTAGCTCAATTCATATTTCTTGCTTTTTTTGTTTGGTTTGAAATTTAGGGGTTTCATTCCATAATCAACAATAAGTGAATTCACAAAAACCCACAACAATTCCATCGTCTTTTCTTCATTCCACACACTATATATTGGCTGCTGTTTCAGTCCACATGGAAAGGGAACATTTATCTCTTCGGGAGAGATCACGCGAGTCATCAGATAGCTGAAACAGAACATCTTTACTTTAGGTACTTGATTTGATTAGGGAGTTATATTTTTGTGATTAGTATCTATGTATAAAAAGTGTTTCAATTTTTTAGTAAAAGAAATATAAATAGGATAAACATATACAATATATGAGTTACCAATTGCCTACATATTGTCCACATAAACCTGTGTCGATTTCCAATAACCATCCGCGATCTCATAATCTGAATATTCAATCCTATTCTTTGGAAGAAATATTGGGTATTTTCGATTTGAAATATGACATATCTATTGAAGACTTAAAACGCGCCAAAAAAAAAGTATTGATGATTCATCCGGATAAATCCAAACTACCTCCCGATTATTTCCTTTTTTATAAAAAGGCATACGAAATCATATTGGACTTCTATAAAAACAACCATAGACATGAACAAGAAGTTCCAACCGAGCCCATTCAATATCAACCAATTTATCAAACAAATAAACAAACGAGTCAGCAAATACAAGGAATATCAAGTAAAATGGATAGAAGTGCTTTTTCCAACGAATTTAATCGTTTATTTGATGAACATATGTACGTAAAACCCGACGAATCGAAAAATGAATGGTTTAAAAATGATACTCCTGCCTATTCATATGATGGCAAGGTTTCATCAAGCAACATATCGCAAACATTCCAAAGCATGAAACAACAACATCAACAAAATATGCTCATGCATTATCGGGGAGTAAAAGAAATGAATTCTGCGGGAGCGGGGGTATCTTCCTTTTATGGTGACGGAAATATAGATTATGATGATGAAGTATATGTATGTAGCGACCCTTTTAGCAAATTAAAATACGAAGATTTGCGAAAAGTGCATAAAGACCAAACAATTTTTGCCGTAAGTGAAACGGATATAAACAAAGTTGCACAATATGGTAATGTCGAAGAATACTCACGTGCACGGAATGTGGACGGAATAGTTCCTTTGGAAAAACAACAGGCGGAGGCTATCTTGTCTAATAAACAAAGAGAACAATACGAGTTATTGATGAAAAAACAACACGAAGAGAAATTGCGAATCATGCGTAATGAGGAAAAAAATCGTATTATTCAAGCGCGATTTTTACAGTTGGAACAGGGGAAATAACTGTCCAATATGTGTTATATATATAATATATATATAATATGAATGAATTTGTGCAATCCAAGATAGTAATAAAAGGGGGAGACGGAAACGAAGTATCTATCTATACAATAAAGAAATTTTCCGACAATTATGTTATTGCCACGATAAATAACACAAATAAACACGAATTGGGACAAGGTAGTTTTGGTTCTGTTCTTTTATACAACAACAAAGAAAACAATACAAATGGCAACAAAAAATATGCCGTGAAAACTATAACTATCGATAATGATACAAAATACGACGATTATCTGAGAGAATTACTAATATTGGACGTGTTAAGAACCAATTGTCAAACGCATGTCATGTGTTACAAAGAATCATATATTGACTTAGAAACATCAAAAGTATATATTGTGTGTGAATATTTAGATGACTATTTTGTGCTGACCGAATATTATAATATTGCAGATTCGAACTCACCAAATATTGAAGCGTTAGCCAAATTGTTTCATAATTTGATCAACGGAATGAATAAAATGCATGAAATGAATGTTTATCATCGCGATATAAAACCGGCTAACATTCTGTACAACAAAAACACATATGAAATAAAATATATAGATTTTGGGGAGTCTATTTTACCATTAGGTAGTAGTGTAACAAAATTAACAATACCAACATCAGCAAAAATAAAAGTCGGTACACCTAATTATATGGATCCTTTGATTGCCAAAAAAAGTAATTTTGGGAGACCAAACATCAAATATGATGAGATGATCGAACTTTCAAAACATGCAGATCGTTTTTCTTTGGGAATGACATTATTTATGTTATTATCAAACGGAATATTTATGTATCAACTAACAGGAAACGAAACTGAAATAGACGTGGTTAAATATTTATCAGATTTAAATGCCGTATACAAAAATAAATATACAGCATTTGATCCGATTAATACTATTGATGCAGATGTGCAAAAATATGCAAAAGATAATAATCTCACTTATGAAAGTTATAAGTCTTTGTTGGATATAAATGATACAAACCAAAACATAAAAGGCGGTAATTCAAGAAAAAAACGCAATCACACCAAAAAAACAATAAAACACAAGCGTTCATATAATAAATAGACATTAGTTGAACACCATATGGGGAGAGATCATGATTTTAGCACGATTTTTTTCGGTCGCTTGTGCATGAAAACTTCGATGCTCGCAATCATCAAAGCACGGACGGTAATGTGGATACAAATTAAATGTTTGTATACTTGCAATCAAATCTCCACGAGGTAATTTATCAAAAGGCGTGGTTTTCCAATCATAATCACAATTCATGAATTTCATTAATCTGTATATCGCAATACCATTAAATGCAGAAAAACACGGCAATAATTGGTCTTCTTCTAAATTGTTTAGTCTCGATTTTATATCCTCACGCATAAACTCCACCACATTTTCGCAGGTTTCTTGGTTTCCCCAATTCCAACACGAAACTACATAGGGAGAATATGATAACGCCCAAATATCATAATACACATCGCGATTCCACGATAATGCGTCCCAATCATTTCTTGCTAAATATCTGCGGATGTTTTCAATATTGATTGGCGCAGAACAAACATCATCCAAATCAATCATAATAAAATAATCCCATCCTGGACGATATAATGTTCGCATTTTAGCCAATAATTTATTGCGTGCTGAACAAATACGTTCGGTTCGAATGGGACTTAATGGTTGATTATGTGTTAAAATATCCATATAAGGAAAGTTTTGTTTCTGTTGGTGTAGAAGCTCGAGAGTATTGTCGGTTGAATAATCAAACGCAATAATCACATGAACTTCGCTAAACAAAGTTGATATTTTCTGAATATTTTCAAAAACAGAAGGAATATATTGCGCACAATTACGTGCACATCCGGTTATAAAACACTTTGAATTATCGGTTTTAGTCATATAAGAAATCATCTGAATATATTATTTAAATGATTTTGTATATATTGTATTTTATTGTATATTTGCTAAAGGAATTCCCTCTAAATCTTTTTCACGTTCGGCCATTTGCAATTGTATTAATTCGTCCATATTTCTGATACGTTCTGAATCCAGTTTTAAAGAAAAATCGATGGGAGGTGGAGGTTTACGTTCAAACCCAGTATTGTATTTTTTCTGAAATTCCTCAAAATCTTTTTTGGCCTTTTCCATTTTTTCTTCTTTTTCTTTTTGAACATTATATGATTCTTGTAATTGATTATATTGTGTCAACGTTTGATTGATAGGTTCGGGAGGTTTATCGTATTGTGAAAGACGATTATGAATATCTTGACTATAATCAATATCACTTTCTCTAATGACCGTTTGAGATTGTAATTGAGGTTTTTGAGGAATTACTGGGGGAGGCAACAAACTTTTCTTCATGTCGGATACCATGTATGAAATAACCTCCCTATTAATACGTTTTAAGTCTTCTACATTCATGGTCGAAGACGAATATATATTCCAATATTTGTCATAAAACAAAGAAATAATATTTTTAAACCAAAGTTCAGAATGTCCTTTATACATATTATTAAAATCGTTCCATAATGGAGATTGTTGAATTAATTGCCATAACAAGGTCTGATTTTCTTTATGAATAAACAGAGACATATATATTTTTGGGAAAGAAATATCTATATTCTTTTCATTTTTTCATAATTTATGATCATTATATGCTAAATTATGAAAAAATATAAAATCGTTAGAATGGTTTAAAAACAAACGTCATAATTAATATAATGGCTAAAAAGTCGAAACAAAAGCAAACCGAGTCTAAATCGAAAGATACATCGCCCACTCCAGTTACAGAATCCGCGGAAGAACTTGTCATTCCTGATAATTTTAACGATGTGTTGTATGATTTTATATCGGATTTAATTACCACCTTTCCAGAACATCAAGAAACCCTTTCAATTTGGCATAATAAAGAATTGCATGAAGAAACTGCCAAGGAGATATTTCGATACATGTTGACTGTATATCCGGAACGTTTTTTCGATATATTATATCAAAATGAAGATATTTTTAGTGCAGAATCCGATATAAACGTTCATTTTCTCCCTAATATTGACTTTCGAGTATTGTATAATAGTGAAGGATTATCACAAAATAGCAAAAACGCCATTTGGAAATACTTGCAGCTTATTTTGATTTCTATTTTGGGTTCTATTCAAGATAAGAGTAAATTCGGCGATACGATGAATATGTTTGAAGGAGTGGATGAAAATGTATTACAAGAAAAGTTGGCGGAGACTATAAACAGCATCGGCGACTTTTTCTCCCATTTAGGGGTGGATTCCACCAATTCTGGACAATCAGATGAAGAGGAATGCCCCGATCTATTTGACGAAGCCAAAACAAAAGAATTTTTGGATAATATGGAAAGTAAATTAGGCGAGGATCTTCCTGGTTTCAAGGAATCTTTTGAAAAAATGAAGGGAGAAATGCCTAAAGCAGAAGATATTCACGACCACTTGAAAGGATTATTTGAGGGGAAAATCGGAAGTTTAGCAAAAGAATTGGCCGAAGAAATATCGTCAGATATGGCCGATATGTTTGGTGTAAATGATGCACATGATATCAAGAGCACACAGGATATATTGAAGAAAATGATTAAAAATCCAAAAAAGATGATGGATATGATGAAAACAATCAGCAATAAACTCCAATCTAAAATGAAATCAGGCGAAATTTCTGAACAGGACATCATGAAAGAGGCGGGGGAAATATTAGGCAAAATGAAAGGGTTGGGTGGCAAAGACAATAAAGAATTCACAGAAATATTTAAAAATTTAACGAAAACGATGGGAGGTGGATTGGGAAAAACCAAAATGAATATGGGTGCACTTAATCAATTTAGTAAAAATTTGGCCACGCGAGAACGTCTTCAAACAAAATTGGAACAAAAACGCAATCAAAAACCAGCCGAATTAGATCCCGATGTTAATTTGAAAACCACAGATTCATTATCATCAAGTAATCTTGTATTTAGTGTGGTTGGTGATGAAAAACAGGAAAAATCATATCGCCGACCACTTTCATCATCTGATATTACTGATGCCACATTATCTGTGAGTAGTGTGGCTGCGGCACAAAGTGCACCAGTACCAGAAAAAGATATTGATTCTTTGGTGAAAGAAATCGAATCGATGAAACCAAAAAAAACGAAATCAAACAAGAAAAAATGAACATACCGAAAATCAATATTTTAATAGCATGATAAATGTATTTATACCATATAGAGTATGTTATTGAAATTTATAAATTTCCCAGTATTTATAATTAGTTTGGCAGTTGGATTGTTTTTTGTATATATTTATGTACCAGAAAACCGCAAAATATACGTATATCCAACACCAAGTAATGTAGATATGGTCCAATATAAAGACGCGCTAGGCAATTGTTTTTATTATAAACAAGAAAAAGTAAAATGTCCAGCTAATGGCGATATTAAGGTGATTCCTCCCCAAACATAAAACACGATAACAAAATAAGAATATTCAAAAATATAGCATTAATGTATAATGAATTTTAAACGATTATTACATTCAGGATTAGGTAGAATATTTATTTCGATATTGCTTGGATTAGGTTTGGCTACCTTATTTAGAAAAGTATGTACGGATAAAAATTGTATACATTTTAGCGGACCATTAACACAAGAAGTTGATGGTAAAATATTTAAACATGGAGAACAGTGTTATAAATACACCGTTCAAAATGCCGATAAGTGTAATGGCACCAAAAAAATCGTGGATATTACCTCAGTTGAAGACCATGAAATTGCACAACAGGCCCCTAAATAAATATGAAATGTCTATTCGTTAAGAATGCAAATCTTATACCAATTTGTATGTTATAAGATTTAATTGCCCATTTAGGATGGATAGTAGTACACGTATTTCCGATCTTCCAGAAATGAGCACAAATCTGAATGCGGGAACATCATTTCCGCCCTCATCATTTGAGCAAATGTCTGGTGGACAAAAACCTGATCTTATGAGCCAGCCACCATCATATATGCCCATGAATGTACATCCCAATCCATACGGCAATCAACCTCCTACTTCCGTAATGCCTCCTCCACAACAAACACAATTGCCTCCTAAATTAAATAGTCAATCGTTTATATTTCCTCAAGACCAACAGACAACATCGATTATGCCAAATCATATACCAACTATGCAAGCACAGCAACCACAATATCAACTGCCATCGCGGGATATTCCCCAAGATATGAGCATGTTTTCGATTGACGAGAAGATAAAATCAAATTATATTCCTCCTGCCCCATTAAATAAACGCGACTATATTTACGAAAACGAAGAAGAGGAGGAAGAAAAAAAGATCCAAAAAAAACGCAAAGAAAAAAAGGTGCGTTTTATTGATGATGCCTTCGTGGAAATACAAAAACCTTTTATAATTACTCTTTTGTTTTTGCTATTTCAACTTCCTTTTATGAATGCCTTTTTATTTAAATACTTGTTTTTCCTCAAATTATTTGGGGAGGACGGATTGATGAATATGTGGGGACATGTGTTTAAAAGTGCACTATTTGGGGGATTAGTATATGGATTAGACTATTTGATGGCACTATTATCCATATAAAAACGATGTACGCCCAGATCGTTTTTTGCGTGTTTTATTTGCAGGAATGGAAGAGTGCGTTTTAGATTTAGATTGAACTGTGTAAGTGCGGCTTTTTAAAGTAATACTTTTTGATTTGCTTTTGGATTTTTTTGGTTTGACATTTCCAGCTGGATTATATTTTAAAAACCACTCATCGTATTCTTTACTTCCTTTTTTCAGTTTTGCATACATTTTGGTTTTTTCCGCGCGAATAGTATCAAGAGTTTCTTGTTGTCCATAACATTTTAGACTAAATCGTTTTAATAATCCACTTTGTTTTAGACGATTTTTTTGCTGTACTTCAAATAAAAAATTCGACATACACAAAATACGTTCGGGATCAAAATACGGTTTTTCGGAATATAAAAATGCTAAATAAAAACTCAATAGTGTATCAATAGATGCAACGTTAATTTTCTTATTATCTACTTGAATACTATTATATGCGTGACATGAAATGGGTGTGTATATAAACCCCAAAGTATCTCCATCCACGACTAATTCATAATGTTCGGGAATGATTTCTCCCATCTTCGGATGAAAATATATTTTCACATTTTTGATATTATTATCTTCTAATTCTTCTTTTGCCATTTGCGCCACAGATTCCGCGTTTTCATGTAAAACATCAAAATCTGGAATATTATTCATTTTGTATTTAGACGATTTGGGCATGTATTTAGAATAAAGTGATGCAGCATAACCTCCAAAAAAAACACAACCCTCCCGAATAAATATATCTCGTACAATATTGAATATGATATCTGATTTTTCTTTATTATGTGACATTTTTCTTTGAAATTCTACATCATCACATTCATTTTTGACCACAACCGGATAATGTTTATTCAACAAATTAATCCGCTTTAATACTTTCTCCCATCGCGAAGTATCTCCATGTGGACGAGATAATTCCAAATACATCGCCATACGTAAATAATTAGGAGGAGAATACCTGATTCCGTCGATTTTAATGCATGATTTGGATAAAGACTTGAATAATACAGGATGTAATTGTGTTATATCCGCCACCGGTATAAAATTTACAAACACCTTGTATGTGCCGTGGTGCATTCCCGCCTTAGCTTCTATTTCCGTATATCCCGCCTTATTATAAATATCTGCTAATTCTTTTGCATGCTTAAGTGCCTCATGCGAAAAAAAATCATAATCCGGTATTTCCACATTTTTATCATAAAACTGATCATATTTAGGGAGAATATTATTAATAGCGGTTCCTCCATAACATACAAGTTTTTTCTTTCGAATAAAATCCTCTACAATACTTATAATTTGTTTAATTTCTTCACTTTGCGCCATTTTTTCGCCGCGTAATTTTTCGCTATTTTCGACTGCATTTCGCAATATCGCCAATTCACAATCTTGAAATGACATATCGCGACTACATAGTGTCTTATTTGGTGGCATATACTATAAAATGAAGATATATTTTATCGTATATTTTTTGGGATAATGATCGTTTGTAATATGATTATTTCACGTTTTGTTTGTTTTCGACTGCCATAGTATTTTTAATATATCGTGCTACATATGCCATAGGCACAAATGGTCTTTTCATTTCGTCAAACATCGCATTATATTTTTTCAGATTATTATCTTCAATATAAAACCGATTTGGTGCATTTTGTATTCTGTAATTCATTACATATTTTTGATAATCCGGATTACCGCTATTTCCATCCGTTGGTAACACCATATATAAATTATTTACGTTCGTATGCAAACCATTATCTTTTACATATAAGGGTAATTTATTACACTGTACCTCAACATTATCATAATTATTATATGTTTTCCATGTATGGCCTCCGGTTTTTACGTTCACAAATTTATTCAAATATAAACGAGTATTTAACGGGACATCTTCTGCATTAAATGTTGTGGTATAATTTTGTAATATATTATCGATATCCATCACAAATACTATTTTGCGTTCCAATTGGTTAATGGGTGTGTCTTTGTCTACCTTTAGTGATATATCATTTTGTCTATATAGGAAATCAGGAGGAACAATTGTATCTTGACTATCTGGATTCAAATATTTTGTGTATATTATTTCTACAATATCCTCATTTGAATTCTGAGGACGATTGATTCGCAGATTCAAAAACAAAGGATATTTGGTATAAGTATTTTGTAATGTTGGAGCACCATCGTTAAATGTTGTTTCTTCATTTTTCTTTTTGAGTTCTTCCTGTGAATCCATGAATGGATTCATTATTTTATTATCAACTGTAAATGCATATTGGGAAACATATCCCAATACTTCAGAAAATGTTAATGACGTTTCCACCGACGCAACGCGGGGGGTTTGCGAATGCCCAACATAGAGAATATTATTTGATAAAAACAATTGCATATCGATATATCTACATCCACTTGCCATTATTTTTCCTAATTGTGCTAGTGTAAACGCTTTACCGTCATATGCAGCATTATATGCTCCTTTTATTGCAAACTCGCGCATAGGGAGATTAGCAAGGTCATCCATATTTACAGGGGCAAAATTAGGATCGGATTGCAATTCATTTAATAGATCTCGTAATTTATCGTCTTCTTCACTTGGAGGTTCTTCCGGAATATTTGACAATTCATTTTGTTCATCAATCGAAAAATAAATATTAAGAGGCCAATCTGTTTGTGCTGCATTTGGATTTTTGGGAGGCGTAGTTTCTGTTGTACTATTCATATTTTCTACTCCTTCTATTTTTGAATATGCTTTTTGAAATATATAAACTAATAAAAGGAAACTTGCTGTCAGTATCAATATATTTATAATTATATCATACATCTTAAGCAGTAAATATTCTATATATGTATATCTACAAAGTATTTGAAAAGATAATCAACATAAAAAATAAGAAAAACAATATATATAGAATGGCTGGAGGTTTACTAAATATAATTGCAGTTGGTAATGCAAATGTAATTTTAACTGGGAATCCAACAAAAACGTTTTTCAAGGTCGTTTATTCTAAATATACGAACTTCGGTCTTCAGAAATTTCGAATAGACTTCGACGGATTAAGAGAACTTCGTTTGACGGAAGAATCACAATTTTCATTCAAAATACCAAGATACGCTGATTTACTTATGGATACTTATATTTCCGTTCGTCTTCCTGATATATGGAGTCCTATTTATCATCCATGTTCACAAACAAATAACCGTTGGTCATCTTATGATTTTAGATGGATACGCGATTTAGGGGTGCAAATGATTAAAGAAGTCACAATTACTTGTGGTGGTTTGACTCTTCAGAAATATTCGGGAGAATATATGGCTGCCATTATAGAACGGGATTTTCCGGATATCAAAAAAAAACTGTTTAACCAAATGACCGGCAATATACCCGAAATAAACGACCCAGCTAATGCTTATGGGCGTATATCCAATTATCCGTCGGCCTATTATATTGATAGTGTCACACAGGCCGAACCGTCATTTCGAAGTCGATATTTATATATTCCTCTGAATACGTGGTTTACACTTGATAGCAGATGCGCATTTCCGTTGATATGTTTGCAATATAATGAACTTATTATTAATGTGACATTCCGTCCAATACAAGAATTGTTTCAAGTGCGCGATATATTTGATTTTGCCAATAATTTTCCTTATATACAACCGGATTTTAATCTTCAACAATTCCAAATGTATCGTTTTTTACAGTCACCACCCGGAGTCGATTTGAGTCCAGAAAACTATATGAATAAAACACAAACTTGGAATGCGGATATACATTTAATTTCCACCTATTGTTTTTTGTCAGAAGAGGAACGAAAACAGTTCGCACTTGAAGATCAAGTCTATTTAGTAAAAGATGTATTTGAATATTCTTTCGAAAATATGGTTGGCACCAAGAAAATTAAATTAACATCGAACGGCATGATTAGTAGCTGGATGTGGTATTTCCAAAGAAACGATGTAAATTTACGCAACGAATGGGGCAATTATACAAATTGGCCATATTTTAATATGCCGGATGATGTACGTGTTGCACCGGAAACTACTGTTGAAATTACCGATCCAAATACCGGTCAAGTAAGATATATATTTGGTCCATCTACAAACCCAAATCGTGTAAATACAGGTTATTATATTACAGGACCATTCTCACAGGATAACATTCGCGAAATTATGTTAAATATGGCAATAGTATTAGGAGGCGATTACCGTGAAAATTTACTTGAATCGGGTGTTTATAATTATATTGAAAAGTATGTACGCACTCCCGGATATGCAAAACCCGGATTATATTGTTATAATTTTTGTTTAAATACAGATCCACGAGAATATCAGCCTTCCGGTGCTATAAATTTGACTCGTTTCAAAACTGTCGAATTAGAAATTACTACTATTCTCCCCACAATCGACGCTGCCAATTCGTCATTCCGCATTATTTGTGATGACGGTGGGGAGGCTATTGCAGTTAGTAAACAAAATTGGCGTTTATATGAATATTCATACAACATGAAATTATTTGAAGAACGATATAATGTATTAACATTTGTCGGCGGCAATTGTGGAATGTTATATGCACGATAAGAGAGGTGTTATCGTATATTATCACATATTATATTATACTTGATTATTATAATATGCAAGGAGATACAGTATGGAAAAATAGTCTATTTAGCAATACCCCCACAAAAGATGCATCACATAATATTCAGGAACGCGATATTTATAAAGATTATAATTACAAAAACATTCGTCCCATCAATAATATTTTAAATGAAAAGTTCACCGATCATTCCAATTTTCGGCCGCGCAAAGAGGGATTTGATTCTTCTGTATTTGATGTTGATGATTTACCGGACGAAGTGCAAACGAATGAAAATGAAATTCATTTGGATGATTTGGACGAAAAACCCAAATTTTTTAATGATGAAGCAAAAAAAAAATTTTATATGGCGGATTTATCGAACATTAATTTGGCCGGCATGTTTGAAATGAATGAGGAACAAAGTTATGTATATGATATAGAACAAATAGTCGCATCTATTGAAACCGCTGCCCAAAATCTGACTGTTCCAGCGTTTAATTTAGATAAAATATACCAAATTATGGGATTGGCGCAATCTGTGCCAGCTCGTGTAATAGACCGAACAATTGTATTATTTGGCAATTTATATATTGATTTTGTGAATAAATTACAGGGGAAAAAAAAAGCTCTTAATAAAAAATCATCAGAATACGATAACCTAAATAATGCGGTTGTTCAGCAAATGCGCAATCTGTTTTCGTTGTTAGTCGCATTTTGGATCGTTCTAAATTGGTGGTTTATTTTTAATTATCACCACCATTTTATTAGTTTTGCCCAATTATTCGATATAGAATTTGTGAAAATATTTTTGGAATCGCTGTTAATGTTTACTAACTTAATAAATTATTTACTGATCGGTTTCAAACAAGACGAACAACGATTCCCGTTTGCGGAAAGTATTTGTAAATTTCTTTGGGATATTCGTCCTTTATCATTTTCAATCTTTTTTGTAATGGTTCAACAAATATACATGTCTAAACGAGCCGAAATAGAACGGGCGTTTATGGATGCTATTTCGCGTAAAAGCAACGGTGTGAGTGGATTTAATACCACATGTGTCATTTTTTCATATTTAAAAATGGACCTAATGAATCCAGTTCGTATGGGATATCGTATAGCTATGTTGGGCTTATTGGGGGGTGTTTTTGCCCTTTTATTGAAATTGTTATTATTGTTGGCACTTTTGCCATTAGGAGTGTCATTCGCCTATTTATATTTGGTATTTCATTCCTTTTTTGCTATTATTGCATATAAGGGCATTTACATGTTTGACATGATAAGTGCGATGTTTATTGATTTACAAAGCACTTTACCAGATTCAAAAGACGAAAATGAATCTATGTTTAGTAAATTATTTCGGTTTTATGTTAATTCTGCTGTACCAATCAATTTATTTATTATATTAATTGCAATATTAGGACATAATATTGATGTTGTGTCCAAAGTAAATGACACAAGTAGTACTAAAGATTCTCTTATTGCTGTATCATACGTTGCTTTATTTGTTGGAATAGCGGGATTGGGAATATTATTATATAATCTAATGCCTATTAACTATATAACGATGACTAATGACAATTCCGCAAAATAATGCACAGGGACATTTTCAAAAAGGTCCATGGAAAACTTTCATATTGATTTTATATCAATATGAATATGGGTATAAAAATAATAGAACATTATAGATCCAAGTTCAGTACTTCCTTTTTATTTACACCATTCGTCGACAAAAAAGATGATTTATTAGGATCTAATGCAGGTAAAGATAAAGATCCAAGTTGAACCTTCGATTCGAGCTCGGCTACCCTTTGTTTTAATAATATATTTTCCTTTTGTAATTGTTGGAACATTTCCACAATCTGTTCGGGAGACAAAACGATTGGTTCTTTGCCATCCTGCTGTAAAATAATAGAACCCGGCGGATGTTCTGGTTGAATACCCTGTTTACGCATCATTTCGTCAGCTATCTTTTTGCGTTCTTCCTCTATTTTTTTCGTTTGTTCAATTACGTCCGGTTTTAAATCAACTTTGCCTAAATCATATTTATCCAAAATATCGTCAATATCTTCCAAGAAGAATTTTTTGATTGCTGCCTCCTCGGGGTTTTTAATAAACATTTCTATGCTTTTATCCGATTCTTTAAAAAAATCCTTGTTGGGGGATTGCAACATTTTCTTTTTATCAAACGTGTTATGTAAATGTGAAAATACCAATATTGTTTTTAGAGGATCCAACTGAACAAAAGGAACCGTATAATTTTTTAAAAACGCCTTTTCTTCAGCTAAAGCTGCGTGATCTTCATATTGCGTATCGTCTAATAAACGCGACTTAAACGCGAATGTTCCTGCGGTGGCATGATTTGGACCATATGGACCACACTGATACATTTTGTGAATATGTTTGAAATACAAATACATTTCACTTGATCCAGCACATAATGCATTCGGATTCGCCATCAATTTATCGACCGCATGTTCGACACGTTCGGGTGGATAGTAATCGTCATCATCCATATACACAATAATACTTCCTTTGGATTGTTTATGCATGAAATTGCGTTTCTCCCCAAGCGCCATTTTTTTGTCGAGACGAATATATTTGATTTGTGGTATATTGGCGGCATCGATTAAATCTTTGATTGGATCGGTGCCGTCATCCACAATAATCCATTCCATGCGACTCTTAGGGTATGTCTGGTTTCGAAAACATTCAAACATTATTGGAATAAATGGACGACGATTGAATGTTGGTGTACATACGCTTACAAAAGGCTTGTATGGTTTATTTAATTTAGGAGCGTGATTGTTTTTTTTTACCATTTTGTTTATTGTGATATATTTAAATATTATAAAAGTTTATTTAAATACTTTTTCATCGAAACACATTTATCGAAACACAAACGATCGTTATGGAACCATCACTTTTTTCATTTGGGGCTTTCCTTCTTCGTGAATTTGTTCTATTGATTCAAAATACTTTTTGTAATTATTGATGACATTTTCGACAGATTCATTTTTCGCTTTCGGATATAAAAATTCCTGATAAGTATCGGTTGATATACTGCTTGACAAAACCGCCTCAATTTCTTCATCTTGATCAAAACGATTATAAAGATCTGACGCTTGTTGTGTGCCCGGATTGGGCATTTTCATATATTTATGTTTTCCGTTTTTATAAATAATTACAACGTACTTTCCGCTGGCCAATTTATGCCAAAATTTCTCCAAAGGCTTGTTTTTTCCCCATATTGTATCATTATCTGCACCATTCTTATTTTGGACTTTTCTTGACGCCGTTTTGGGCCGTATTTTCCTTCCCCATTTTTTAGAGACCATATAATGTTTTCGCGTTGCCATTTTATTATATATCATCAAGGTAATTTAATTGTATTGTGTGTGCGCAAAAAAATTGAATCGCACCTAGTAAATAAGGATCAATATACAACTACATCAAATACAATAATCAAATATGAGTCAACAGAAACGTCTAAATGAGTTTGTAACCGAAGAGCTTTTTATGCCCTACTTTCATGATATAGAAGAATACGAATGGCTTAAAATGGAAACAGAGTCGCTCATTAAAATGTGTCAAACTTATAATATTGTTCCATCTTTCAGAAGTTTCAATTGGGAGAGTGGATATATACCTGTAAATGTACCTACAAGAAGTAAATTAGAAGAGGTGTGTTGGTATGTCGATATGAATAAAGCGTACAATACACGTCTTGTCAGTTATTTGAAACATCAAAAGTGGATAGAAGAAAACCGAAAGTTGCAGGAAGAAAAGGAATATATGAACAAATATTATGAAGCGGTGGATGCGTTTTGGGATGGATTAATGGTCAATAATTATCAAATGTACAGGGAATTCATAAATAGTAAACAACCCCATATTATTGAAGAAGCCAACCGCCGTGAACAGGAATATGTGGATACGTATATCAATCAAGGTAAGGATTTATTTGCTTGCATGTAGGTATTTTTTTATTATATGAGCATGAAAAAGTATATAGTCCCAAGTGGACGCAACTTACCGTCTGTTACAAAACAAGTAAATTTATATCTTCAAACACAATATCATTTTGTTTACCTGTATTTAGTTTTGTAGCGAATTCACGATATTTGTTTTGTATTACACTTTTCATATTATCCATTATATTTTGGGAAACTGGGTATTCGTCATGTTCAAAATGTAATCTGACATTTCCTTTTCGGGCACCAATAATCAAATTATCAATTTGCATCGGACATACCTTTTTACTATGATGACTGCGAAACACTCTGGAATGAAATTGAAGCGTATAAGTTATATTTTTGTATTCAAATCCCGCAAATTCCAATTCCATAAAAGTTCCAGTTCCTTCTCCGCTTGTTAGCAAGGTAACCCAATTTTTCGTCAAATAAATCAATTCCAACTTTGATTGTGTTGGTTTGCGTGTTTTTTTGGGGGGCACGGGGGTGCTTTCTAAAGGCACAGGTACACTTTCCTCTAACGTTGGGGTTTCATTCAGGGCGCGTGTTTGACTTCGTGTTGTGACTGGCATTTTATATTAATATAATTGTTTATATTATAAATATAAACCATTTCAATTTTATTCGTCATCGTCACTTTCGTCATACAAAGTTACGTCCTTTTTTACATTTTTGTCTAAATATCTATAAATCCGTTTTATATCCAATTTAGAAATATTCATATCTCCAAATATTTTTTCTGCGTCGTTCAATTTGTCGCTTTTATTGAAAAAATCGTCGCCATAATATAATCGCAATTCTTGGAAAAACGAAATCATGTCTTTACGATCCATATCCAGTTCTTGACATAACATAAACACAAATAATATATTGTTATATTCGGTGGAATATTTGGTGAGGACTTTTGTAAATCGGATTTCGTCATTATGGTGAACATGCGAACTTCGACTTTTGGATGCAGGCTGTATTTTCAATAAATGGTGGTATAATTTGTTATTATAGAAGGTTTTCATCAGCGAACTCATCTCATTAAATATCCATATTTGATTTTGAAATGTGATTCGGTCAACATAATCCGCAAAACAAATATTGTCCAATATTTTTAAATAAAATGGAAACGAAACCTCCTTCGGAAACTTTTCTAAATGGTCGACTACATTTTCGTGCCATAAAAGTGCTACCGTTGTGCGATCCGTCTCGTTCATGAATGTATTATGATCATCGAAAGATAACTTCTTTTTGAAAAGCGTTTTTACAATACTTTTCGCATCGTCATTCGACGATTTCATGTGAAATATATTATGTATTGTTTCACGGGTTAGTATTTCCGGTTTTTTCGTATATATATTATTTATGAATGATATTTTGCGCATATCTCCCTGAATATAGTTCAATATATCGACTTTCAAATCATTATCAACAATATTCGGCATAATTTTTTCAATAATCATTTTTATCTGCATTTGGGAGGGAGTTTCTAATTCAAAAACATGACATACTTTCATCAATTCTTTGATTTTTTTGTCTACAAAATAGTTTCCGATACAAATAATGGGATTGGTGGTTACGTTTTCCGCCTTTTGTTTTTTGGTTTTCTTTTGTCGGATGATTTTTATCAGAGAGGTTATGCCTCCCTTATCACCATTATTCATTCCGTCGATTTCATCCATAACTATCGCGATGTTTTTTATGACTCCATTCATCATATTTAAAACATTATAATTGGAAACATTATTACTGGTTATTGTATCAATCAACGATTTGTTACGCACATCTCCCGCGTCATACTTGATCACATCATAATTAAGTTTTTTCAATAATTCGACTACAAAATGTGTTTTTCCACAGCCGGGAGAGCCATAGATATATATGCCGCGTTTGAAATTTATATCTTTGCATTTTTCATTATAATTATGTAGCAATTGAATGATATCATTTTCTATTTCTTCTCTATTTAGTATTTTATTAATATGAAGCGAATCCATGAAAAAACAATAATAATCTGTTTATTACTTTTAACGTATTTTATATAAATAGTTACTGAACGCATTATATAAATTTATCTTCGGAAAGAACTGAAATCGGCGGTGACTGGAATATAATCTGAATTACCTCTTGGCTGAAGAGCTCCAAAATAACTCATAAAATCCGATCCCTGCGTTTGTGGTATATTTGCATTTATTCCAACGCCACTTGCGCCCCCGTTCACATTTTGCACAACACCTGGAAGATTTCCACCGCCATTAGCCGTGATTGGTTTTACTTCCGTTGGTTGTCCCTGAAATACACCTTTTACTTCTCCGGCAATATCCCCCACAATATCTTTCACACCACCGACTACATCATATGCTATTTCTTTTGTTTCTCCTGCTACGTCATAGGCTACTTCTTTAGCACCTGCAGCCGCATCGTAGGCAATATCTTTCGCACCAGAAGCTGCATCTTCCACCAAATCTTTAGTACCAGATCCGGCATCTTCTACCAAATCTTTCAATCCTGATCCGGCTTTTTCGAGTGTATTATCTCCATTATTTCCGCCTGTGCTTGGACTCGGACTGGAACTGGGAGCCGTTTGTGTTCCTGATCCACCCTTTCCTCCACAACTATTACAAACGCCGGTTCGTGGACATGATGGACAACGAGGACATACGGGAGGTACTATTTGTGATTTCAAAATATATTCATTATTTGGTATTTTGGAATAAAGATTCGTACCAGACATCGCATTCCAATAGTCAACCCATCTATAATAATCAGATAATGGATTGCGAGGTTGATGACCACCGGGTTGACTTGCTGCACCAGACACGCCGCCGTTATATATATTATAAATGTCGAAATCGATATCTGTAGATGTCATTTGTGTATTAAAATTAAACATATTTGATGACTGAACTGTTGACAAAGAATCACCGCTATCGAGAGTTCCGTTCGATAAAAATCGCGCAACATTCACATATGAATAACTAATGCTGTTTGTGGGCATGTTAAAAACAACGATTACAGTTTTCTTTACATTTCCTATATACAATATCAAAAAGTTATGGTGTTGCAATAACCATGTACAAAAACCAACATCTACGATTGTGGATGTAGTAACATTACGCGTTGGATTATCACTTTTTATAGATACGGTCGTAGGTACTGTACAACCGTTAGCGGGTTGACTAGTTCTTTGATACATGTCAATTCCGGTGTCCGTATTGAAAAACAAACATCCGTTCGTTGGATCATACAATATATCCCCTGCCAATTTGTAAACTGCTTTATTGGCATCGTATAAAGGAATTACTGTAGTGCGATTATCTGTTATGTTCAATTGATAACTACTTGTATTAATAGATATTTGTGAACTGGTATATGCATTTTGCTTTATACGTTCATCATTTTCATCAAAACAAAAGGTAATAATATTACTTGGTATTTTTGCAAGTGGATTATTTGCAGACGGAGCTTCCAAATCAATCACATGAATATATGTTTCTACTTCCCAGCACACGTAAAATATTTGTATTTTATTTATATTTATAACAAATTTTTGATACGATGAGGCCACGGTATCCGCCGACGCGGTTGCTGAAACAATATTGATACCATTCACAGTGTATTTAGATACGTCAACTGCATTTGCCGAATCTCTACTATATATATTATTTATGACATACGACTCAATCAAATCATCTTCATCTAATTGCGCCGTGATAACCAAAACATTACCGTTTTTTTTGTCGAAATAAATATTTTTATATAATCGAGTTAATGTCCCAATTGATACTGGGTAAGTGATGTCTGTTGAAGAACTTGCCGAAGGACTTAAAGACGGACTTAAAGACGGACTAAGAGTATTATCAACTCCTTCTAGATAAGAATTGTAAGATTGAATTGGTTGTTTTTTCCAAAACCACATATATAACAATAAACAAACCGCTAGTGTTATTATTATTGTTAAAAAAACTATTATATTGACTTTCATTCAATCACTTATATTCTATATTACGAAAAATATATTTAGTATAAATATTTAAACGTAACTAAAATATGTATTTATGCATGTGCCATTAAAACCATTTTATAGTCCAGATACACATTTTGAAATCGGTGTGGATGAGGCAGGTCGCGGACCTATGTTTGGACGATTATATGTTGCAGGGGTTATTTTACCTAAAGATACACAATTTCGTCACGATCTTATGAAAGATAGCAAAAAATTTCATTCCGAGAAAAAAATAAAAGATGTTTCCGAATATATCAAAACACATGCGATTGCATGGCATATTGAATATATTGAATCGAATGTGATTGACGAAATCAATATTCGACAATCCGTATTTCGAGGAATGCATGCGTGTATAAAAAACTGTTTACGTTTCGTGAAAACAAATAATCGCATGGATGATATATCCAAAGACGTATTGTTATTAGTTGATGGCAACGATTTTGCGCCTTATTTAGAATATGACTGTAATGAAGAAACTATGAGGGAAATACCTTTTGTTACTGTCGAGGGAGGCGATAATACATATTCATCAATTGCCGCGGCATCTATTTTGGCCAAAGTTGCACGTGATGAATATATTGCCGATATGTGTGCCAAATATCCTGCGCTAAATACTAAATATGGATTAGCCAAAAATAAAGGATATGGAACTAAATTACATCTGGATGGAATTCGTACTTATGGAATCACACAGTGGCACCGTAAAACGTTCGGATTATGTGCTCATGTCACATGTAATCCAATATTGGATGACCACTCTTCTCCCTAGAATATACATATCTATATTGTATAGGTATGTATCGTGGCTAGAATAATACATTATATTTATCTTTCTTTTTCTCTTCCTCCAATCCACGCAAATTCACTTCCACGCGGTATATTTCTTTTATTACGTTTAACGGCACTAAAATTGGATTGATATATACAATAACACCAAGCAAACCAAACATAAATGCATCAGAATACATATACAATTTATTCCTTTGATTTGTAGTATAGTTATAATCGTCCAGTCCGCGTTTAAATCCCAATCCTAACCAAGTGATTGGAATGATTAATATTTTATTTTTCATAATTGTTGACATATTCATCATAATTGATGTGTGTTATTATTGCATAATATTTATATTATTTCTGTTTATTGTATGTAAGCCTCCCCATTACATATTCATAATACACATATTATCTACCGCTCCCTTCGACATCAATAAATAATCGGTAATCTTATCCATTTTACTATATCCAATCAAAAATCGGTTGGTTTCGGGATAATAGATAAATCCAAGGGAGTATTCCACCTTTTGTTTTTCAAATGTGAAAAGTGGTGAATACTTTTTCAGAGCAAGTGTGGTACTATCCAGCACAACAAATAAATGATAATAATAACGTCGCTCCTCATAACTAACTAAATGACATAAAAACCATATTTCATCACCAATAACAATCCCATTTGTAGAACCGCGTACCGATTTGAAAAACCCGGGAGTTTTGATTTCGTGGGTCTTTTGAAACATGAAGGAATCTTTTTCGGGTTCATCGACTTCATCATCTGAATCTATTTCTTCTTGATGAGCATTAATATCTCCTATTGTAAGCGGACTCCATTTATAAATCACCTTCGTTTTTCCAGATGTATCCTTACATAATACCCAATTCTTTTCAATCATATGTTGATTATCGATCAACATGAATCCCGATTTCGTTTTTTGTGTTTCCAAATCGATAGTGCCGTGTTCAATCATCATGCTATGTGTATTGATTCCGCGATTGGCGTTAAATTTAAGAACGTTGCCATCAAAAAATAATCGCACATCTTCTAACCCGACATAACGATTATCGAGGGAGGCATCATAATCCATCAAAAATTCCTTTTTCTTAATCCACGCCGAATTGGTTGTATCAAAAACAGCAATCACGTTTTTGGTGGTAATATGCTCGCGATTCTCATAACCTCCCTTATCATTAATCCAATAATTGACATAGCGCTGGCAAACAACCAACTCTTTCGATTCGCCATTATATACGATGGAAGGAGTACTTGCCACAAATTCGGGGAAACAGTCTTTCAATAACTCTTTGCCCACGTTTTTAAGAAGCTGTAAATTATATTCGGGCATGTGTAATTCCCAGTCGCGAAATGATTTTGTGTAAAATTTGTAATTCATTAACACATTATTATATGTATTATTATCAACGGTATGTTGAGCAATCACATCCATGCATAGTCTCCCCAAATCGTGATTATCCAAATTGCAATAATATCCAATCACGGTCATTTCCCATTTTAGTTTATATGTATATACGTCGCGTTTTAGAAATAAATAATCCGGATTGGGATTCAACGCCAGCTGTTTGAGTGCAATATTGCAGTAAACATAGGCTATTTGATTTTGACCATAATATCGATAATGACTGACAATTTCATATAAATTTTCCAAACGTTTGGGGAAAAATTGGTAGGCTTCCATCCAATAATGGACGGCATTTGCCATATCTCCCAATTGTTTATAACAATCACCAATATTATAATACGAATACCATACTTCTTCAAACCATCCACCAATTTCAATACGTTTTTTATATGTTTCAATTGCATTTACATAATCGCGACTATCATGGTAACTATTTGCTAAATAAAATGTGTATCGATCGTTATTGGGAAATTCCTCCAATCCTTTTTTCAAAAGTCGAATATCACGCTCGAATTTATCCGATTTAGCACCACCGTCACCAATATCATTTATAAATACCACATTTTTATCTAAAGTTTCGTATCTGGCTCCGTCGGGGGTTTTCACATATTCGTGTGTGACTCCCCAATAATAGGTTCCAATACGATTTTTAACAATACGGGTGTTTTTATAATGGAAATGCTCCGACCCCTGGTAAATATGATAGGCATCCAAAACCAATCTTTGTTTGAAATCGGTATTATGTAAATTGGGGTTTTTCCAAAAAATCATATCTGCATCAAGAAGAAGAATATAGTCGGCATTATCCATATCTTCGCACATTTTTAATGCATGGGAACGATTATATCCGAAATCCCGGAATGGTTCCTGAACGATTTTGCCAGGAATGTTTTTTTCTTGAAAATGTTGGGTTATAATTTCAATTGTATTATCGGTACTTCCGGTATCGCAAATACAATAACTATCTATGATATCGGAAACAGAATCTAATAAACGTTTGATTACGCGACTTTCGTTTTTCACTATCATGTTTAAACAAAGTTTGGGAATAGGAGTTTTGTTTATATTATCTGTTATGTGAATTTCCATGCTCATTTTCTATATTTGTCAAAACGAAAAATTATTGGAAGTTTAAACTAATGGCTTTTTATATAGACATAGTAATATATATGGCATTTACACGATATCACGACGATCCGCATCGAATAAGTAAATATTTAGAGGAAACAACATTTGCGGGAAATTATTCCCTAAATACTCCCGGCGCAGGACTACAACTACCCTTCTTTGAAGAACCACAAATGCGATTACAAAAGTGGGGTGCTAACTTGATGACGGACACCACCAATTTAGAAAGTGATTTATTTGGATTAGGACGAAAATTAAATCATGACTTCGATCGAACCTATAAACAAGACAATATATCCAATAGTCGTGAAATGATTTTTGTGAGTAGTCAACCTTTTGTGGAGGAATCGCGGGCTACTCATCCTGCATGGATGTATAAAGATTTAGAACATTCACGTTGGGAGGTGCCAATATTGAATCCACAAGCAAATTTAGAAAAAGGATTTCATGAAAATATTCAAACACGTATTTTGGAGAAGGATTATTTTAAACCAGTTATACCAAATGTTATTGAAAGAGAACACGATTATGAATATGCGCAAAACCCGCTGGACTCTGTGTTTTGTAGCGGTAAACAAAGTTGCTCATTTATAAATAGCCAAAAATATGTATAATAGCTTTCCTTTAACGTCTATTCCGAATAACGATGCACCTGTGCATCGTTTTTAGTAATAGGCCAGATACGCTTTCATATTGATCTTTGATCAACATGAATATACGTTAACGTCTATTGGTATTGATTATATATCAAGAAGAATAGACGTTAGGAATTTAGGAAATAAGTATATAACATAATTATATACTTATTAATATGGAGTTGGCTATCCCTATAATTGCATTAGGTTCTTTATATCTGGCATCCAATCAATCCCAAAAAGAAGAAAACTTTGATACTATGGGGAGACAAACTCTCCCCAATACCAATCTTCCAAATCGTAATTATCCGGCTGAGTTTCCTGTTCGTTCTTATGAACATGACCAAACAAGTAAACTATCTACCGTTAATAAATACGATACTCCTTATGCCTATACAGATAAATACTTTAATCCAAGTGTAAATCCCAATATTATTAATCCTCAAGCCCCCGCTGAGATGGATTCTATAAATGCTATTGGTGGATTGCCTGGTGCCGGTTCTACCGCATCTAGTTCGAAATACTATTCATTAACTGGAAATAAAGTCGATTCTTCCTATTTCCAGCATAATAATATGGTTCCTTTTTTTGGCGGAAGTATGCGTTCGCGACTTTTGGATGAAAATGCCACCGAAAGTTTACTTGATAGCATGCAAGGTGCCGGTTCTCAAATTTTCAATAAAAAGGAACAATCTCCCTTATTTGCTCCCTCAGACAATACACATTTCACACACGGCATGCCCAGTCATAGTGATTTTATCCAATCCCGCATGAATGTGGGCATGAAAATGTCAAATGTCAAACCCTTTTTAGAAGAACGTGTTGCCCCTGGATTGGGTTGTGAGGGAAGTAACGGATATAATTCTGGTATGATGGCGCGTGACCTATGGATGCCTAAAACCGCCGACGAAATGCGTGTTGCTAATAAACCAAAAGCAAGTGGGCATACGCTTTTGGGTCACGAGGGTCCAGCCATGAGTCGCAATCCACAAATATCGACAACTGATGTTTTGGGGAGAGTGGAGAAAAATCGCCCAGAACGCACGTTTGATTTTACTCCCGACCGGTATTTGACAAATGTTGGAGAAATTAAGGCACAACCTCTTAACGGAACGATTATTGATCGTCCTGTGAATCGTGCCACTACATCTGTAGAATATTCGGGTATTGCTGCGGCATCCAATCCGGCCACCTACGTAGAGGGAGAATATATGCCCTCGAAACATATTGATTTAGGAGAATTACCCCTGGGTATCGCAAGTGCTGGCGGCAAAGGGGGAGCGTATGATGCCGATTATGGAATTAAATCTAAGATGGCCTATCCCAATAATAGAACTACTACCCGTAATGACGATTATTTTGGCGCTATTGGCGGTGCATTTGGTGCAGCTGTCGCACCCTTATTGGATGTATTGCGGCCATCGCGAAAAGAAAATGCTATTGGCACATTACGGCCCTATCAGAATCCCAAATCCGAGGTTGCCAATTCTTATTTGTTTGATCCCACCGATCGTCCCTCCCATACCATCCGTGAAACCACCGAACAATCGAAAGGACATCTTTTTGTTAATTCTGGACAAAATGAGGGCGCTTATCACGTTACTGGACATCAGGTAGCACCTACTTATCGTCATGACCATGGCGCATATAATTATACTGGTGGCGCAAGTGCGGGAGAAAGTACGCGACAACCGCGACCATATGACGCTGAATATAATCAGCGCAATAACGATATAAAATCATCCACCATAAATGGCCGTCTTGTTCCCGGAAATATGTCCTTGATGAATGGAGAAGTCAATATGCGCCAAAAACAAATGGATAATTTTTTGCTCAATAATCGCTCGGCGGCACCTAACCTTCCTTATCAAATTCCTGACGCGCATACCATGGGAGCGTTGCAGGGTCACGGAAATCAATTGTATTCCGGTATCCATCAGGACCGTAATACACCCGATATAATGAACGCCTTGAAATCCAATCCATATACGTTAAGTGTTACGGACGCATTCAAATAATTGGGGAGAATATTTGATACAGAATATATTTTTCAAATACAATATAAATAGTGAAATCTATATTGTATTATTTGTATAATGAATAATAAAATACCTATTGTTATCCACCATAACGGTAATCAAAAGTATTTTCAAAACTGCGTTGAAATAAACGCCAAATATAACGACGTTATTATTTTGGGAGATCATGCAAACGCAGATTTTACTATGATAAAAAATGTTTATCATGTGCCAAATATATCGCTGATTACTCCCGAATATGATAAATTCGCTAATTATTTTGTGAATTATTCCACAAATAATGCCGTTTATGAATTGACGTGTTTTCAGCGCATATTTATTTTGCGCGAATTTATGATTCGATATAAATATAAAAAGGTATTTTTCACCGATAGTGATTGTATATTATTAGTCCCTCTTCATCATTTTTTAGAACAAATGCCCGAAATTTCGTGCGCTTTATCCATAATCAAAAGCGATATAAAATATGACCAAGCCGCATGTGTACATAATAGCATATTGAGTGTGGAGTTTTGTAATGAGTTTGTCAAGTTATGTTATGATGTTTATGTCAATAAAAGCAAATTTTATTTGATCAAACCAAAAATAGATTGGCATATTAGTCAAAAGCTGAATGGAGGAGTATGTGATATGACCTTTTATTTCATGATTTATTATTACGGGTATGTGAAAAATATTGTCGATACAAATAGTTTGTTTTTATATGATGGGGAGAAATGCACTTTTGATCATAATATAAATTCAAAATATGGTTTTGAGGGCGAAGACACCTATGAAATGTTGCCAAATGGAATTAAAGTGATTATTGAAAAATATGGCGAATATAAGTATTATGCGTTAACCCATTCGGGAGAGAAGATTCGGTTGTTATCGATACATTATCAGGGTTGCGCCAAAAGCATTTTGGAAAATATTGACACTTCGCTATTTATACCTTTGGAGGGGAAGGAAAAATGTGTTGTGGCTGATGTTACTGCATGAAAAAAACATGTACCTACCTACGCCATCGCAAGAAGCGACGTTTCATACTTACCTTTCTCCGCCGAACATTTATTTATGAAGGTCAGCGCCTCCTCCAGCCAGCGATTCGCAGTCATATTATATTCGTCATATTCCACGTCCTCCTCATTATTCATTTTGTATATGGGAAATTCCACATCACCATCTCCGTCTAGCCATGTTTGATAATAGTGATCGCATTTCTCTAAATATTCCAAAGGAATATTACTTTCGCCATCTCGCTGGCGTATTTGGATTCGTTCTTTGCATTTCGAGGGAGAGGCGCGCATATAAAGTACTCCGTCCACCTTATAGTCTTGCGCAGTATCATTATATAACAAATTGTATATCTGATAATTCACATGTTCTATTTGTTTATCGTCAAATAACATCTTCGCAAATATATTTTTATCGGCTTCCAACGAACGTTCACATACAATTACATTACACTCGGGGTTTTCGGCTATTGTTCTCCGCAGCATCGATAATCGCGTTGAATATGCCATTACCTGGAACGGAAACGAATATTTGTTTGCATTTTCGTAATATTTGGATAATATAGTTGCCCCGTTTTCATCGCGAATTGTATCCCAAATAGAAACGGGTTCAGGCATAAATGCCGCCATAATTCCTCGCTCTGAAAAGCATTTGCGAAGTTGTTCAAGTATTGTGGATTTCCCCACACCAATATTTCCCTCGATGGAAATAATAATAGGACGATTGGTTTGCGCGTTCATTTTCTGGTTTGTTGATATAATATATTAGATATTAGATTGTGTGATGGGTATAAACATCACATAATCATTCAATTTTTTCATTTTAGGGAGGGAGGTGGACGATAATGTAATATATCGGATACTTTGGATGACGTCATAAAATTACTGGCACCATATACATCTTGTAAAAGTAGCCATTCAAATAATCCTCCTACATACATATATACGTCATAAAATCCTAAATTCAGAAGTTGTTTGCATTTTTTTTCGACAGTTTCGTCATTCCCGTTTTTCCCATACACAATAATACATTTGGTTTCGTATTTATTTAACATATTATTTATTTCCTCTTCCTCCATGTATATAGGTGTTGTGCCATGAATCAAACACTCTTGATTATTTGCTGGTAGTGTGTTTATTAAAATATATTTATGGGGATGGGAGGTGGCATGTAAAACATCTTCAAATCCCACTTTTTTAATTGTGCTAAACTGAAACAAATTCAACATAATAGACGGGTATGGTTATGAGTATGTATTTGATGTATTTTTATATTGTGTATAGAACAAAAATATTATGTATAGGGAGAATGTTCCAAAATACAAAATAAAACTATATAAACAAACTACACTAAATATATTACATACCCCTTGTATTCTCCCCAAAAACCAAAAGGAAAATGGATTTATCACAAACCAAACTTTCCAAAACCGAATGGTCGTCTATTGAAACGCCCATAACCGATGACGAAAAAAAAGTGCTTTCGCTAATTATGGATGGATATAGTAATGTTCATATTCGCATGAATACAAATCAATCTATATTGGCCCATTTGAAATTGGATTATTCAAATGAAATGGAATATTATTTGTTTAAAACGCAATTTGAACAAGTAATTCATGAAATGATAACGCCTAAAACGCCAACTAAAAAAACCACCCTATTACAACCTTTGCCTAAATATACGGTTCCCATAACCGAATGGTTACAAAGCATCAAAAAAATAAAAACCAAATCGCCCAATTCAAAGGATATGATCCGTATCCAAAATACATCCAATACGATTGCAACTAATAAACATGCCATATTTGAGTTTGTTTTATTGGATTTTGTGAAGGGATTGGTATATCCGTCTTCCGACGTGGAAATGGAAAAAAACGGGTTTTATGCCTATAGTCTAATACAATTCAAAAAATCGTCCATACATAAACAAAATAAATATGTGAGTGATTTGGTAGATTTGGTATTGGGAGTGTATGGCCCTACACACCCATCCTCCATATGCAACGTGTTTTATAACGCACATAATGTGATTGAAAAAAATCAGTATTTGATTAAATATGAAGATATGACACTCTATATGCACCAAGAAAAACTTTTCAAAATATTTGGTGATCGCAATAAAAGACATGTTCCTAAATTAGTCATGTATATGGCGCCAACAGGTACTGGCAAAACGCTCTCCCCAATTGGACTTTCACAAGGCTATAAAATAATATTTGTTTGTGTTGCACGTCATGTTGGGTTGGCTCTTGCTAAATCGGCAATATCGGTAAATAAACGAGTAGCATTTGCGTTTGGATGTGAAACCGCGTCCGATATTCGTTTACATTATTTTTCCGCCGTTGACTATAAAATAAATAAGCGTTCGGGAGGAATAGGAAAAGTCGATAATAGTAATGGCACCAAAGTCGAAATTATGATATGTGATGTTGCTTCCTATTTAACGGCGATGCATTACATGTTGGCGTTCAATAATGAACAAGATATTGTTACTTATTGGGACGAACCTACTATCACGATGGATTATGATAATCACGAATTGCATGCAATCATTCATGAAAATTGGAAATCCAATAAAATATCGAAAGTGGTCTTATCTTGTGCAACTCTCCCTAAACCTTCTGAAATAACACAAGTAATTGATGGATTCATACATAAATTTACTATGAATTGGGAGGAGGAAGTGGTAGTGCCACAATTACATATTATTGATAGTTACGACTGTAAAAAATCCATTTCGCTGCTAAATAAAGACGGGAAAGCGATGTTACCGCATCTTTTATTTAAAGAGTATTCCGAATTGCTGAAATGTATTCGCCACGTAAATGATAATAAAACTCTATTGCGATATTTCGATGTTGAGGAAATTGTGAATTTTGTGAAATACGTATGTGAACATGGATTTGTGGATAAATCGTTGGAAGTACAACATGCTTTTTCGTCCATAGAACAAATTAATATGCGCACGCTAAAGAATTATTATTTGGATTTTCTTTCTAATATTCAATTTGAAAACTGGAATCAAATATATACCCATTTTACAAATAATACACAAAGTAAATTGTATTTGAAAAAGGAACAAACGCAAACCAATCTGCGCAAAGTCCAAAGTATGGAATCGGCCAAATCTGCCGTTGAAATGCCCGTGAACGAATTGCGGCGTATTAATAGTGTTGCCGTATTGACCAAACCTAATCAACTATATACATCCGGCATTTTGGTATCCACATCAGATGCATACACGTTGACAGATGGGCCTACTATTTTCCTGGCAGAAGACGTGGATAAAATTGGATTATTTTATGTACAACAGGCTAAAATCCCTGAAAACATTTTAACAGGTGTTATGGCAAAAATCGAGAAAAATAACGAAGTTCAACGCGCTATTAGTATACTGCAGAAGGAAATCGATGATAAAATGGCCTCCAGTAATGGAGGCGGAAACACATCAGAAAAGACCAAAAAGGCAGAACGCGATCCTGCGCTAAATAAGGAGGTTTCGCGGCTTAATGACCGTTTGGACGCGCTAAAAATGCAAATAGAGAATGTATCTTTGAATCCAAAATATGTTCCAAATACACAAATGCATTTGGATACTTGGATACCTTCCGGATATGAAATACCAACTAATTCATTTGTCCCAAATATTGACCAGGAAGACGTGAAGGAAATCATGTCGCTGGAAGTGGATAACCAGAAAAAACTGCTTTTGATTATGGGAATCGGGGTATTTGATATGAATTTGAATATTCAATATATTGAAAAAATGAAACAATTGGCACAAAACAAAAAACTATATTTAATTATTGCCACTTCCGATTATATATATGGCACCAATTATCAGTTTAGTCACGGATTTATTGGAAAGGATTTGGAAAACATGACACAACAAAAAATCATACAGGCAATCGGGAGAATAGGACGCAATAATATTCAACAGGATTATACTGTGCGATTCCGCGATAATGGTATTTTAGAACGACTTTTTAAACCAATAAGCATTAATAAGGAAGCGGAAATTATGTGTCGTCTTTTTTGTGATGAATAGACGTTCATGCCGTAACAGATCGACATATTTTGTCTTCAACTACCAAGATGCGCCAATACGTATAGGTTGCGTTCATATGTGTCCATATATGAAATATGGTATGAATATATTGTGGGTAATTATATTTAGCATATAAATACATGATTGCTGTTTGTTGAACTAGCCGTCTATTATATGTATGCATTTCATGTGATCGCGTTTTCTTCAAATAATAAATAAATGCTGCACACATAATTATTCTATCTGCTATTACCGCATAACGATTAGTGGTACCATGATTCCATAATGAAGATATAACACCTAACTGGGTCAAATAAACCAAACATGGATTGGTTTTTGATGCATGCGGCTTTTCATTAGTGGAAATAGCAATAATAATTCCATGGAATAGGGAGGAGATGGCCAAAATAAGATTCATATGTGCGTGAATGTCTATATAATATATATTTGTGATTATATCTATGAACATAAACACAAACGCAAACTCCACCCATAAACCAAAAAAAATAATAATATTTGGATTCCCCCATAGTGGCACAAGCATATTAAAATCAATACTTGGACATATTGATGATGTGGAGGAAATCATCGAGGAGTGCAATTGGATAGATCAGTCTTCTTCCAAAAAATATATTTTATGTAAATATCCATTTACCGAAGACGACTTTTTCATGAAAAAATATTGTGATTACATAAAAATATTTATAATACGCAATCCATTTTATGTATTTTCGTCTCTTAATAAACGTTACGGACGTGCTGCTGCTATTCCATATAACACAAGTATAATACGATATATTTGGACATGTCAAAAATATCTTGAATGTTTGGACCACCCTCCCCAAAATACCTATATAATAAAATATGAAGATATATTCCCCAACCATTTTGCAAAACTGAAAAAGATACTGAATGCAATCGGGGTTTCTTATAGCGATCGCATATTCGATAATACCAAATACAAAAACCAACTATTTACCGATATTAGTTGTGTTACACAAAAACCCCCGAATAACGACCATAAACATTACCGAACATGGCAAATCAATCAACCATTACGCAATAATAACGATCCCTCACAAATAAATTTGACACCTACACAAATACAACAATTAACGGAAAGCTCTATTGTGTTGCAATTATATCCGAATGTTTGTCTACTAGCAGAAAAAGTTCACAAAACATAATACAAATACATATAAAAGTATTTTTATTATATTTCTATGCAGTCTCCCAAATATAATTACTATATTTTGAAGAAAAATGCTTCCATAAAAAATGACCTTTTGAATTATCATCCGGATACGCATTCAATAATATGTGAATTGGATTATGACGCTATGAAAGAAAATTTCAAACCTTTTCATGACGAATTAGTCGAGTACGTATACCATCCGGATCGACTGCTTTCATTATGTACGACTTATGGTGTGCAATTTCATGAATTGCTTTTGGCATATAATACATGAAATAGTCATATACGATATAGATATTGATTATAAAACAACACCAATAGACATTAAAAATAAAGTTTTACCTTACCATCAATCTTGCGTCTACACATATGACATATATCTTTTGCGCGATCAGAACATTCGATGCAAAAACTATGTCCACACGGCGTAAAACAACAATCAACTTTGTTTTCGTCACAAATTCTACATAATACTTCTGTTGTACACGGCGCTTCGTCATCCTTGATAATTTGTTTTAGTGCGTTAATTTGTTGAATAAGTGTCTGTATATTTGTTTCCATTTCCCACATTTTATTTTTTTCTTCCATTTCCAAATTATGTATTTCTTCAAAATATGATTTATCCACCTCTTTATTAAACGTACAAACATATAATTGTCCAAAATGAATACATGCATCTTTCAAATCTTGGTATTTCTTGATATTATCCTTGATAGAAAGCAAAGAAGAAGAAAGCATATTGTATTTGTTTTTCATTTTAGAAATCATTTTTTTTACCTTCACTATTTCCTTTATTAAATCAGCACTTTTATTTGTTAGGGCTTCCACATCTTCGTTATCTTCCTTCATGATAAAAGAATCCAAATCTTTTAGATATATATCCAATAATTCTTCTTTTGTGTATTGTGTATGATTAATAAGACTTGAAAAATTACTACTTGTTCCCATTAACATGGGACGATTATTTTGGCTATAATCAACAAACTGTAACGATGACATACAAGTATGTGCGTTACATCTTTAAATTGATTATTAATATCTATTGGTATGAAAAAGTGCACCTGTGCACTTTTTCCATATCAAAGTCATATACGATATTGATATTGATTATTCATCAATACCAATAGACGTTAATGTCTATTCCGAAATACGATACACCTGTGCATCAAAAACGGAATAGACATCAAATCTTCAAGGGTGCAATATTTATCGCACGTAAACCGAGTGAATAATATGTTTGTTTTGTTTATTATTTTTGCGATTTATGACCACATGTAATGCCATGGTGTTGTAATTATTAGTTACAATATCTTTTGTAGTCAACACATTTTTAATTTTGTCGTGAACCATTTTCGTTTCAGAATCTTTTGGAATGTTATTTGTATCCACTTGGCTATTATTAACAACCAATTCCCCGAAATTTATCTTTTTCAATTTCCATATTTTAGCTATTTTTTTGATTTCAGTTGAATCTTCCATATTTATAACGTTTTCTTTGATGGTTTTGACAACATATGTCTTTTTTGTTCTTTCTTTATTCACGGTATGTGAAATGACAAATTTAAAAATAACAAGAACATGGTAGTCTCCATTAAATCCTTTATATATTTCGAATGCATTTAATATAACTGATGCAGTTGACAATAAATTTGAGAAATCAAAATAAGGCACTTGCTTTTGCGTATCGATGTTGATGTTATTTATTTGATTGAGACCCATCATTAATTCGGAACTATCAATTGTTGTTTTTTCTGGGATTTGCGTCTTGATGTGAATGTTATTTATTTGATTGAGATTGTTTATAAATTCGGAACTGTCAATTAATGTTTTATCGGAGTATTGCGTCTCGATATGAATGTTATTTATTTTATTCAGATTATCCGCCAATTCGGAACTATAAATAATTGTTTTTCCCGGGTTTAGCGTCTCGATGTTGATTTTATTTATTTTATTCAGATTATCTGCCAATTCGGAACTGTCAATTATTGTTTTTTCGGGGATTTGAATTATCATATTGTTCAAAATATTGCTTGCGGCATGAAATAATGGTTGCAAAATCAAATCGTCTTTTTCAGGCTCTGTAACAATAGATACGTCGGATATTTTATTTAAATCATTTGCCAATTCGGAAACGTTTATTTGAACAGTAGATGGTTTATAGATCAACATATTTTTAAGAACATCATTCGCGTTTAATAAAAGATTGGAATAATTCATATATATATTATCATCTATCAATTTGCTCAACTCTTCTTTGAGTTCGGATGCATCGATAACAACATCCTTTTCATGTTCAGTATTTATTTGAATATTATTTAATATTTTCAATTCTGAACCAAGGTGTGATCCATCCAATAGTGATGTATCTGGTCCAATAATATTGATGTTATGAAGAATATCATTCGAGTTCAACAAAAGATCAGAATAATTTAAATACATATTATCATCTATCAATTTGCTCAACTCTTCTTTGAGTTCGGATGCATCGATAACAACATCCTTTTCATGTTCAGTATTTATTTGAATATTATTTAATATTTTCAATTCTGAACCAAGGTGTGATCCATCTAATAGTGATGTACCTGGTCCAATAATATTGACATTATGAAGAACATCATTCGCGTTTAATAAAAGATCAGAATAATTCACATACATATTATCATCTATCAATTTGCCCAACTCTTTTTTGAGTTCGGATGCATCAATTATTATATTTGCATTATTATTAGTTGTGATATGGATATCATTTAATTTGTCCAATTCAGAACCAAAGTGTGATCCATCTAATAGTGATGTACCTGGACCAATAATATTGATATTATGAAGAACATCATTCGCGTTTAATAAAAGATCAGAATAATTCACATACATATTATTATCTATCAATTTGCCCAACTCTTCTTTGAGTTCGGATGCATCAATTGTTATATTTGCATTATTATTAGTTGTGACATGGATATCATTTAATTTTTGCAATTCAGAACCAAAGTGTGATCCATCTAATAGTGATGTACCTGGTCCAATAATATTGATATTATGAAGAACATCATTCGCGTTGAATAAAAGATTGGAATAATTCACATACATATTATTATCTATTAATTTGCCCAACTCTTCTTTGAGTTCGGATGCATCAATTGTTATATTTGCATTATTATTAGTTGTGATATGGATATCATTTAATTTTTGCAAATTGTTTTCGAGTATAGACGCATCTAGAGTCGCAACATCCGGTCTTATAAACACCAAATTATTTATTATTTTGGATGATTTCTCTAACAAATCACCATAATTCAAAACATTACTTTCGCTTGTGATTATATTTATATTGTTTACCTGATTTAGATCATGTAAATCTTTGGCATCTAAGGTTATATCATGACTATGTTCCAAAATGATATTTACATTTGATAATTCAGAAAGTTCTTTTCCCATAGTAGTTGCATCTATTGTGGACGTACTTTGTTTCAACACCTCCAAATTATTGAGTATTTTGGATGATTTCTCTAACAAATCACTATAATTCAAAACATTACTTTCGCTTGTGATTATATTGATATCATTCACCTGATTCAGTTTTTGTAAATCGTTGCCATCTAAGGTTATATCATGACTATGTTCTAGAATGATATTTGCATTTGATATTTTAGAAAGATCATTTGCCATAGTAGTTGCATCCAGTGTGGCCGTACTTTGTTTTAACACCTCCAAATTATTTAGTATTTGAGAAGATGTCTCCAACAGTTGGCTATAATCAATAATGCCACTTTCGCTTGCTATTATATTGATATCATTCACCTGATTCAGTTTTTGTAAATCGTTGCCATCCAAGGTTATATCATGACTATGTTCTAGAAGGATATTTGCATTTGATATTTTAGAAAGATCATTTGCCATAGTAGTTGCATCTATTGTGGCCGTACTTTGTTTCAACACCTCCAAATTATTCAGTATATTGGATGATTTTTCCAACAGTTGGCTATAATCAATAATGCCACTTTCGCTTGCTATTATAACAGCATCATTAACATTATTTAGTTTTTGTAAATCGTTGCCATCTAAGGTTATATCATGACTATGTTCCAAAATGATATTTGCGTTAGATATTATCGAAAGTTCTTTTCCCATAGTAGTTGCATCTATTGTGGCCGTACTTTGTTTTAACAACTCCAAATTATTCAGTATATTGGATGATTTTTCCAACAGTTGGCTATAATCAATAATGCCACTTTCGCTTGCTATTATAACAGCATCATTAACATTATTTAGTTTTTGTAAATCGTTGCCATCCAAGGTTATATCATGACTATGTTCCAAAATGATATTTGCATTTGATATTTTAGAAAGATCATTTGCCAAAGAAGTTGCATCCAGTGTGGTCGTACTTTGTTTTAACACCTCCAAATTATGGAGTATTTTGGAAGATTTTTCCAACAAATCACCATAATTTAAAACATCACTTTCGGTTGCAACAATATTGGTATTGTTTACCTGATTCAGTTTTTGCAATTCGTTGCCATCCAAGGTTATATCATGACTATGTTCCAGAAGGATATTTGCATTTGATATTTTAGAAAGATCATTTGCCATAGTAGTTGCATCCAGTGTGGCCGTACTTTGTTTTAACACCTCCAAATTATTTAGTATTTGAGAAGATGTCTCTAACAGTTGGCTATAATCAATAATGCCACTTTCGCTTGCAACAATATTAATATTGTTTACCTGATTTAGATCATGTAAATCGTTGGCGTTTATATTGATGTCGCGGTTGTGTTCCAGAAGGATTTTTGCATTAGATATTTTAGAAAGTTCTTTTCCCAAAGGAGTTGCATCTATTGTGGCCGTACTTTGTTTTATCAACTCTAAATTATGGAGTATTTTGGAAGACGTTTCTAACAGTTGGCCATAATCAATAATGCCACTTGGAAAAGCGTTTATTTGAATATTGCCCAGTGTGGACAATCCTTCATGGAATGGCTGTGCGTCTAATACACTATCATTTTTATGCTTTAACTGAATAGTGGCATTTGATAGTTTTTTAATATCAGAAACAAATTCAGAAGTATCTATTCTTGCCGTCGTATTTATCACAAAATTCAGATTATTGAGTATATTAGAAGACGTATTCAATAATTGGCCATAGTCAAGTGCATTAAGAGGTAATGTGGTTATATGAATATTACCTAACGTTGATAATTCTTTATGTAATGGCTGTGCATCTAATTTATACTCACGCAAATGCTGTGTATTTATTTGTATATTATGCAATTTATCCAAACCTTTGCGTAATTCATCTGAATCAATATGTATATCGGGCTGATTAAATTCGGCATTTATTGCCATGTCTTCCAACGCTTTTAGATTAGTGATCTCCTTTGCGTCAATAGCAATATCTGGTTGGTTAATGTTGAGATCAATATTTATTTTATTCAAGCTATTTAAATTATGCAGTTCAGAAGCTAGTACAGTCACTTTTTTGGGGATATTTAAATGAAACCCCAAAACGCCTTCTGTTCCATATAATATGTCTTCCAAATCTTGGACAACGTCATGGATAGATTGTGGATCGATGATCCGAAAAATATGTGATCTGTCTTGTTTTTTTATATCATATGGATATATTTTATCGATTAATTGGTGTATATTTTTATCGGCCGTACTATTTATATCCACAAATATATCAGCTAAATTGTGATTGACCATATTATATTATTTATATTATGGTTATATATTAGTTTATGTGTATGCATATAATGGAGTCATAGACATGTGACGTTTATTTTTTGACATCAATAAATTGATTGAAGAATTTGTTTGTTATGTTTAATGTATCTTCATAATTGTCATAATCGTTATCTATAAACACGTATTTAATGTATTCCTCCGAAGATAAATAAGTTCCGTATTTTTTCCAACCGAATACGTCTTCAAAATGTATTTTTTTCGTATTTTTTACCTTTTCTGCCTCTTCCGCGTTTCGTTTGTTGTTTAATATTTGGAAATCTGGTTTTATGGGAAAAATATTCATAAACATTCCTTGCAGTTTAGATAAATCTCCAGTTGATATGAATATTTTCTCAAATTCCTCTTTTATGGCCTTTAGTTCTTTTCTTTTTTCGTCCAATTGTTTCTTTTGATCTTTATTTTTTTTTATTTCATTTATTTCATTCAATAATTTCTTGCATCTTTCTTTATGTTTGTCGTTAAATTTAATTATCGAATCATAATGTTTATTCAGCAATAAAATAAATTCCTCAATCTCTAATAAAAAATCGTCGGGTTTTATACTAAGATGAAATATTTGCACTTTATCTGTTCCGTACATGTCCACTGTTTTGTTAATATTGATACCTAGCATAATACACGTATCGACTATTAAATATGCCATATGTAAATTCATTCTTTGTCCGAGACTAAATGATTTTTTATCATCACTTATATTATGGCGATTATACAATTTGTTTTTTAATGATAACCCAAAAAAGTTTGAATAAGCTTTGTATATATCATTTTTATTTTCTGCATTATACAAAAAAAACTTGATCATGCTGATCACATTCCAATCGCAAAATCGAGTGAGAATATTTTCTTTGGGATTGATTGAGAATTTATTATATTTGAATTCTACGTTTCCATCCTTATACGAATATGTAAATCCAATATTTAATACGCCATAATTATCTTCGTGTATATCCTTCTCCTTATGCGCAACTTGGGAGAAATAAGTATGTATCTTTTCTGGCTCAGTGATTATGTGCGCTTTATCGTCTTTTGCGGTTTTATCTTTATATACAGTCGCAGACGTGTTTTTAAAAGCCAACACCATTTTATCTAGGTCCAATCTTCCAATATAAATCTCGTCTTGATTAAGTAAATAGTCATGTTTTTTCAGCGGTATTTTAACAATAAAAATATAATTATGTTCTTTATCATGTTGAAATGGAAATTGTTTAAATATATTCATCAACTTGCATAATAGTGACTCTTGTATATGGTCAGATATATGCTTCAAAGTGTTTGTGATAAATTTATTTTGGTCATTTTCTTGATCAGGCGCATACATTCTATATATTATTGTGTGGTTTGTTATTTATGGGTTTGTCTTATTTGATTTTTTGGAAAGGTTAACATTACCGAGTGATTTTTTGGCGCCGATTGCCGTCACCATATCGGTTTTTGGCGAAGACAGTTGCAAATTGGATTTTTTAGTGGATCGTAAAATATAATCACGCCTTAATTCAACAATTTTGAAAATTTCATTTATATTTTTATAATTAGACGAATCATTAACGATATTGGTATATTCAGTTGATATTTTTTTAAAATCATCTATTTTTGCATATATTTTTTTTATTAAATTTGAAATAAACGTCAATATTTTTGCGTTATTTGAATAACTTGAATCACTATTTTTTTCAACGACAGGTTTTCCGTCATTTCCTGTCTTTATGCCAATATGTGATGAAACCAACATTAAATAATCGTATAAATCTGATAAATATTCGTTTATATTATCCATAACATTATTATCTTCATTATCTGATTTGCTGACTTTCTTTTTCGATTCTTTTTTGATATTAATGGTGTTTAATATATCGCTTAGTAACATTTCATTTATTTTTTTTGTATTATTGTTTAATTCATCCAACGTACTTATGTCTTCATCAATATTAAACTCGCTTAATATTTCGTTTATGCTTGCGTATTTTGTTAAACGTTCTATTTGTTTATTGGTTTGGTTTTTATATTCATTAAACTTTCTAATATAACTGTCGGTCTCATTTAATTTCGAATTGACATTAGTTGATAATGTGGCTATTTTGTCCTTCAAATTGGTTAATTTATTAAGATAAGTTTCTATTTCATTTTTTGTTCTTATCAACTTTACATCACTCATGTTTTTATTAATGTCAACCAATAACTTGTCGTCCACAAATGGGGGTATTATACTCGCATTTTTGATTTCCGTCTCATATTTTTTCTGTACTTCGGTTTCTAAATTATTCATATTTTCTTGCATGCTTTCGATCATCCCTTTCAAACTATCCTCTATTTGTTTGTGCTCGGTCAACAACTGATTTTTTTCGTGTTCGTGATTTTCATACAAAAGTTTTACAATACCCGGTATTTTGGGATCTTGAAATAGTTTGAATTCATCGTAGTTTCTGTTTTCATAAATCGTGTCTCCGCTGTTTACCACATAATATTTGGTTTTTTCTAAAAGCCCGTAGTCTGAAGACGGTTTGAATATGAAACTGATATTTTTCAGTCCGTCATTCGAGTCACCTGTATCAGTTTTTTTTTTCAGGGCATACATGTCTTTCTCTTTTTGGAATTCTAACTGTGTTTTATAAAAAATATAAACGTCTCCCTCGAGTGTGGTATCGCCTTGTATTTTGATTTCGGACATAAGAATATATAGAGCAACCATATATTCTTTGTATTTTCTTTTCCTAAAATATGTTTGTTGGAACTATTTATGCGCGTTTTTTTTGTTTTTGTCTTTTTTGGGTTTTGTTTTGACGACGAGCACGTTTTGGGGGGCGACCACCTTTTTGAGTACTGTCACTCATCAAATTATTAATGTCAAGTGTTTGTAACAATTTGCCTTTATCGATCAGTCTTATTGTTTTTATGTTTTCTGTTCCATCTACATTTTTTTTTGTAATTTGAATAGGGTCGGAATATGCATCTTTTAAGTTCAACACAAGTTTAAATACTTTAGGTTGTTGATTTGAGGACTCACCGTTGGTGGTGTCGGCATTTTTGGGTGTATTATCTTCAATATTGAATTTGACATCATGTAAAGTATAACCTTTTTCACTACTATTAGAGAATAATTTAATATTCTGGCTTATGTTTGTAAATGTTGTTGTGTTATTTGCATCTAATTCTGTTATTATTTTGTCAGAGTAGGCAGCTGAGTGATTATCAATTGTTACATCTGCATCAGCAGTTTGTTTTAAGTTATTTTTTGTGTTTTTATTATCAGCAGCATCATTTTTAGTTTCAGTATCACTTTCCATTATATAATTATATATAAACGCAGATATAATTATATTTCATGAAAGTAACGACTTTTCTTGCCCTAAATATCTTAGGTGATAAATATAAAATTAGATTATTGTTACATTTGCATTATCGTTACGCGAACGATGGTGTGTATGCGAGCTGGTATACTTATGTCTTCTGAGGATTTTACTCCTCCGGAGAAGACGCTTACATTCGTTTGTGTGTAATATTTTTTTTGATATTGCTAATCGCATGGTTTCCATATTTCTTGGATTTGCGCATATGATGATGTAAAGACGCGAATTTTCCGTCGCGTTTTTTGAGGGAATAATGACGTTGGTGGGATCTTTTGATTGTTTTGCGCATTTTGGGGGGTTTGCCACCGTCTTGGGAATTATTTTTGGGTTTTATTTCATTTAGTATTTCATTTAATTTAACGGATACTTTTTGATTCGTAATTTGGGTATTTTGATTGACGTAATTCATGATTTTGGTGACTATATCAGGCACTTTAGTTTCCTTTTGAGATAATAATTGTTGTGCATCTTTATATTTATCTGAATTATCAGTTTCAATTGTCTTGTTTAACAAAATAGACAATTTATCATACATTTTTGAGACGTTTGATTCGAGTTGTTTTTTGGCGCCGCGCAGACTATCTTTGATTTTTTTCATACTTTTATTGTATGATTTTAATTCTTGTTCATGCTTATTGATTTGAGCAAGATTAGTTGCTAATGTTTTACTTGTATCAAGAAATTGTTCGTTAGATTTTTTCAATTCCAAAAGAATGTTTAACGCTTTAAATATAATTTTTTCAAAATTATTTTGTCTTGTAATACTTGTTATTAATTGTTGGATAGTTTTATTTTTGTGTGCGTTTGTATTTCTTTGTATGCCTGCATCCGGTGCCAACTCATTAAAAAATTCTTCGTAAATAGAATCAGATTTCTTCATATTAACAACCGAATATTCTTCTTGATTAAAACTGCCATATGCATTCACAGTGTTGTTTAATTCTGTTTCACTATACACTCCCAAATCTAAGTATTTTTCATTTAAATTTTTCAAGATTACATCATAAATACTCTTTGCAGACATATTTTCACCATTATCAGCAGCAATTTCCTTTATATTTACACCAGAAACAATTTTCATGCAAATCAATAGCTTTTTTGTTAATTCTTCATCTTTTTTGTTGTTTTCAACCAATTTATTGTTTAAATCATTACTTTCTTGAATTAATTTATTTATTTCTTGATTTTTATCATCGTTCAGTAAATTAGTCAAATCAGTTATTGCAGCGTTATATTTATTTTGATAATTCGTCAAATGCTTATTGTTATTTATACTCTCGCTATCGAATGATTTAATTTCATCAACAGCTTTATTTATCTGTTCATCAATATTAGAATCACTTTTATCGTCAACATCAAATGAATCTAAAAAATTATGCATGTCATCCACTTCAAATTGTATGTCTTCAATTTCTTTCAACTCTTTTAGTTCAACTTGCAGTTGTTTTTGTTTTTCATTTATTTGTTTTATTTTGTCGGCGGTTTCTTTAATGTATTCAGTTATTTTTTGTTTGGTATCATCAGTTAGTTTGGTATCTTTATATTTCAATTTATTTAATTCATTTGCAACATTTTCATACTTCTCATAGCTATTCTGTTTATTTGTATAATTAAACATTAATTCATTTATTGCCCCAACCGCTGTTTTGCTAAACATAACTGATTTAGTATCATTATTTAACGCGGATATCAAATCAGTAGTTTTTGTACTTAACTCATTTTCATGTTCCGTTATTTGTTTTTCGAGTTCAGTAATTTCCTCATTTTGTGTTGTTTTATTATTTTGAATTTGTTGTAAAACAGTTTTAAATTGTTTTTTTATTTCAGTGTTATCTTTTTTGTCAAATATGTTGTTGGTTATTTCTGTTTTTATCTTATTCAATTTGCTTTTGAATTCGGTTGCAACTTTTTTATTTCCAAAGAGGGTCTGAAGTTCTGTAATTATATTTTTTTTCAGTTCTTTTTGTTCTTTTGAAATCTGATTATTGGAAACTTGTTGTTGATTTTCCTGTGCGTTGGTTATAATTTCATCTGCTTTGGTTGGGTTTTGATTGATAATAGTGTTGAGACTATCATGTTTTTCATTCAATTCTTTCAATTTATTAACATAACTTATTATTTTGTCATTCAGGATATTACTGAATTTATTTAACTCAGATACAGCTTGGTTCGATGTTTCATTTTGGGTGTCAGGTTTAATTTCTGTTATTTTATGGTCGATTTCAGTTTTTAAATCTTGAGTTTTGAGTATAATATCTTTTATATTTGCAATTTCATCTTTAACATGGTTTGATAATGTTTCAAGGTTTGTTTTGCTATTATTTTCATTTTTTGGTTTCATCATAACAGATCCATTCTTTTCGGATCCTTTCGAAGCTTCATCGGCAGGTTCAAAGTTTTCTTCGACATATGTTTCCGTTTTGGTTTTTTGTTTATTCTCTTTCTTTATCAATTCATTAATTGCAGTTATGTCATTTTTCCATTTATCTAATGCTTCAACAACTTTTTCGTTTTTGATGTTACCTTCGAGTTTCAAAAGTTCATTTACACTTTCGGGCGTTGCGGTTTGTAATAATATTCCATTAGTTTTCATTAAATCTTTTACATTTATAACATTATCACCTTTTTTCACATACACGTCATACATAGGCTCACTAACGTCTGGTTCGATTTTAAATACCCCATCTTTTTCAATAATATTGCCGTACACGGTAACGCCCGCTTCATACCCGTCATATATACCGTTTGTTTGTTTAACATTTTTAAAATAATCTTTGTCGACTCGCAGTACATTAAATGCTCCATTTACAAACTTGGTTTTATTCTCCTCCAAACCTTTTAATTTGGCTCTCACATTTTCTAACGTTTCATTTACTTCAGGGGACAACTGCATGTTATATAATATAGGTATAAATTAACGTCTATTCATACGTAATAATAATTATGTATGAAAGCATAATCATGTCTATTTCTTTTTGGGTGCCTTGCGTTTTCTGGTATATTTGGGTTTTTTGGTTTTCCTAAAATGGTGTCCTTTTCCGCCTTCCATGCCGCCTTTGTTTTCTTTTTTTTCGTCAGTTTCGTTAGTTACGTAATTGGTATCATTTTTTGATTCGGCTTTTTCAAACTCGTCATAAACTTTATTTGTATTTACATAATTCATGATGCTGCCTTTATCGACAAATTTGCCATTATCATTTTCTTCGTATATTTTAATGTCATAATTAAAATCATGTTTGTCGTCGTCATGCACGATGGTTAATAAACCATTTTCATGTTTAATACGCCCTTTCACGGTCACTCCAGCTCTGTATTTTTTGCCATTTACAAATAAATTTTCCCCCACACGTAAGACGTTTTTGTATTTTTTGTTTTCTGCTTCTATAGCTATTATTTGAGAATTTAATTTGAAATATTCTTGTGTATCTATTTTTTCTTGTTTAGAAAGATCGGATTCAGATTGATCAACGTCGGGTTGTTGCATATCCGTAAATTCATCCAAGTTTCTACTTGTTATATTTGAGGTATTTTGAGTTGTAGACATACTATTAACCAAATTTAACATTTTTGGTTGTTCTTTACTACCGGTAGCTGTCTTTGCTGGTTTTGTTCTAAACCAATTCATTAAGTCGTCTATACATTATTATGATAAATTAACAAACATGCCTTAGCATATATGCGTCCTTTTTTTATAGGTCGCAACCAATCACACTCGAAATACAAAAGGGATAGACTTAACATCCACCCGAATACACATCGGGTCGCGGTCAAACTGCGATATCCAAAAAACATATTCTCCATTCACTATTTTCATGCCAATACTAAACTCGATCGTCAACTTCTCAAAACAAAACGTATTCGTATATTTCACCGGTATAAACGTCTCCTTTTCCAACAGAATCAACATATGATAATAATGTCGGGGGTGATGTTCCTCGCTAAAATGCACCAATCCCACCAAATAATCCTTATCCACCCATTCCACAAATGTACTTGACCCACGCACCTTTGAAAACAGCCCGCATTTAATATCATAACACCTTTTAATCTCAAGTGCATGTGTCGTCGCATCGATTTTACCGATTTCCATCGGATACCATTTATAAATAAACCACTCCTCACCCTGAGCGTCTACCAGCGGAATCCAGTTCTTCTCGCAATAGGAATCGCGTTTAGGTGGATGAACCACCATGCAATTCCTAAATATCATCTTTTCAATATCGTAATCCCCAATTATTATTCGATTGCGACCATTCGGCGAAAAATTCACATTTGTGCATATAAATCGCAACTTATTACCGTTGACATATAGTCGAATATCCTCCAGCCCTTCCGAGAATGCGTGTTTTTCGGAATTGGGTTGGGAAAGAGGATTCCCTTCTAAATCCAAGTAAACGGGCTGCATTTCCAAATAATTCAGCGGTGTCAGCGATTGTGCGTCCAAAATCGAAAACACGTTTTTGTTTTCAATCACATTCTGCGGATTATGAAATAAATAATATCCATTAGGATACATCCAATAATTCACATATCGCGTATTTAAAATATGCAGGCCATTAAAATAAACATACGACGCCGAGCTAGGTAAATAGGGTTTTATTTCTAAATAATTATATTTTTGGCGCGACGTTACCATGGGCGTTAATGGGACCGTATAATGGTCCGCCGAAATATAAAGAATAGTATCATTATGGTCGCCGCGGTACCAATCGGGTTTCCATCCGCATTCCTTCTCCAACCACGCCCAGAAATTCACCTCCCACGTTAGCGTTTTATATTTCTGTAGAAATTCGTAAAAATGGGTGCGATAATACCCTACAAACTCCAAGATGCTTTCTTCGTCGCCCATGAAGAAACCTCCGCAAAACCGCCAATAAATCGATTTGGAAACGCTTTCCACATTTTCGTTCGTGTATTTTTCCCAACATCCAGGAACAAGCATTAATTTGTTAGCATAATGCCGGCGACCTAATATACCCAACCAGTCCAGGGTTTCGTCTTTGCGGAATAACCCCGCTAAATGGAAATCGATCCATGCAAAATGGGTAGAATTCCACGGATTTTCGGAAATGGCGTCTTCCAGTAATTCGATTTTGGAATGATTATATACTAAATATTCGTATGTATCTTTTTCCACATTCCGGGAGGAAGGGAGTTCCAATCCAGGTACTTTACAGCATTCTTTATGTATCCACGTATCTTTATAATCGATGCGGTAAGGCATGATTTTGAGATTGGGGTACATGCATTCCCAGCGTTTATATATGTGATCGTAATCGACGTCGGGAGAAACATATAAACATAATTGTATTCCCGTTTCCAGGAGTTTGACAATAACGTCCGGACACCATTCGTCGGGTTCTTTGTGAATATAATGGGGTGTTTCTTTTAATAAATAATAGGCGGATACATAAGTTATATTTATTTTATTTTCATAGGGTATGTACATTCTTATGTTATAATGTGTATATGAATTCGCGTATTCTTTCGAAATACTTTTATGTGATTACAACTCTGGTTTTTCCAAAAAATTGAAAGGGAGGTTGTTCTCCCTATTCATGCCAACTAAATAAATATTCGTTCATAATGCTCGCTAACCTCAGTAAGAAAAACTACCCTGTGTTAACTCCCGTTCCTCCTGGAATCAATTATGCGCTCATATTTGACGTGGAGACTACTGGATTGCTTCCTAAATCCGATCCATATACCAAAATATTGCCTCCTATTGAAAGTTATCCTCATATAATACAATTCAGTTGGGTATTGTATAATATGAAAACCAATATGTTTGACGAAGTGAAAAATTATGTCATCAAAGTGCCCGAAGAAGTCGCCATCACCAAAGAAATCACCGACTTGACATCGATTACTAAAGAGATGTGTAACGCTGGACATGATCTTGGAGGTGTACTTCTACAATTCTGCGAACTCTACGAAAATGCCGATATGGTAGTCGCACACAATATTCAATTCGATGCGACGATGGTAAGTGTGGAAATGATGCGTCATCGAACCTTTTTGGAAAAACGTCTTGGAAAAGATCTGGCACTTAATATATTCAGCGACGAATATACTTCCGAACATAAAATCGACCTTTATTGCACCATGATGGCAAGTAAGGAAATATGTAATATATGGGCGGAATATACCCCTAAATCCTATGTTATACCTCCAACACCCACGCCACAACCAACAACGTCCATATCATCTTCATGTGAATTGTTTATTATTCCACAGAAACCTGCTTCTCCTCCCCGTATTACTAATCCATCATCGTCTATGCCCAAAAAATATAAAAAGTTTCCCAAATTATCAGAACTACATAATCACCTATTTGGATATGTTCCCGAAAATCTACATAATGCGCTGATAGATACGATTGTGTGTCTGCGCTGTTTCTTGAAAATCCGTTGTGGATATCATTTGTCTTCGCGCAAATTCAGTTTGCTTTTACAAAGGTACGTAAAATAATGTCTATTCCTATCTTTTCTTTTGGATGAAAAAATACCTGCGTCAGTAACAAATTCAAATAATCACGGAAAACAATATAAATATTACACTACACAATAGGTAAAATGTCAACTCTGTATCGAAAATGCGTAAAATTTGGCATTCCTGCCGCTTTTTTTTTGTATTCGGTATTTAAACCCCCGGACACACCTCCCTCTGTGCCACAAATAATAGATATTATTAACGTATTCTCCGGAGGTATCAACCCCCCAGAAGAAGCGTATATGGCGCTCGAAGATGCACGTTCGAGCTCACAAATAATATCATCTATTCAAGAATCATGCGTTTCCGAACCCGCCTCTATCCCGCCTTCACAGCCTAGTTCATTTATGGATATATTATTAGAAAGTATTTATTCAAACTATGACCGTTCCAAAAGTGAATTTTTGGTGGTATGAACTATGCGCTACCACCGCGAGTATAAACGTCCTCGCTATTTTCGGGTGTATTCATGGTGTGTTTTTTATAGGCTTCGTATGCAGATGCCGCAATAGAAATGCTTTCGTTATAATAATTAAATGGAATACTTTCTGAACTATCTTTTTTACTTAAGTGCTGGAATTTTTCGGCCCACGCTCCAAAAGAACATGAATCGTAATGCAATACGCGAAGTTGTTCAAATGGTATTTGATATAAGTGTTTTCCATTATGCATCCCTTTATATGAAAAATCATGTGGTCCAAGTGCCTGTACTTCGTCTTTAATGCAACGGCCACCGGCTTTCCCATTTGCATAGGAACGGCAGGAACCGCTCTTGAAACATTTGACAAACGATTTAGCGTCGAAACACGTCTTTTCGCTTCCGTCATAAATAGCTTCCACATTTTGCATTTTCAAGGTTTTGATTTCCTCGGGAAGTTCATCCAAAAATTTCAGATCGCCTTCTATCAATTCGTCGGAATCCACATGAAATATCCAACTGATATTTTCGGATTGATTTATACATTTATTCACAAAAGCGATTTGTCGCGTTTGTAATGTATCATAGTTATTTTGTGTATCTGAATCCGCGATTTCATATGTTATATCGCTCTGCGTTTTCAAATACTCTTCTAATCCAGGCGTATCCTCCACACGAATAAAGAAGTGTCCAAATCCAAGGTCTCGATGATGTTTCAGCCATAAAGGTAAATCCACCGGTTTGCGCATTAATAATGCAATCGCCTTTTTGGGTTGATTATCTTTCACCTCATTATTTTCCGGAGTTTCTTCTTGTGCAAGTTCAGATAGGGTAGGCGACTCTTCCTCCCTTTTTTCCTCTTGTTCTTCCTCCTTATTAAATATATTATTTGTATTTATTGTGTAGTATGTCAGTACACCTAAACATATCATGATAAAAATAGTCATCAATAGTTTAAATTGTGTTTGAAATAGAAACATAGTATATATATTTTACCTAAATAATGATATGCACACAAAAAATTGATGACTTATTTTCTGTATATACTTATCACAACCAAACTATCCAATAAATATGTTTTATAAAATGGCCTGTGTATGTGCGATTTTTCGAGTGCAAAGTGTTGCGTGTGTGTGTGCGCAACATAGAACGATTCAACGTGCGCTCCTTCAGTATTCTAGGAAACTACATAATCTCCCTTCGTTCAAATATAAAAATGTGGAAATCGAATATAAAAGCATTCGCGTATTTGGCAATTCGTTTCATAATGAGGATGATTTTGTACTTTCCAGATATTCGAATGATGCAAATAATAAGATGCGCGAGGCGATTATTGGCGCGATTGTAAACGAAGATATTCCGGACGAATATTTTCGTTGTTCTCCCTTTTGGGAAAAGATGCGGACTTCCATCTTCACATATATATATGAGCTATTTGATCAAAATACATCAATACGCAAAACTGAATTGGTACATTATGGCGGCCGCAGATATAATTGCGATTTCAAAATAATCCTGAATGACGAAATTTCGTATAATGTCGAATTCAAATTTAATAGCCAAAGTATCGTTCATGTGCCGCAATTCGTATCTCCGATGAATCCTAGTAAATATTTGGAGTCATCGTATGAGAAATATTATTATACACACTATTTGCCATTATTGGCAGAAAAGTTTGGGCTTCCTATTCCTTCATATGATAAATATATTGACGAAATACACTCACCTACTCCTAGATGCATGAAGGGGTTTCAAGAGAAATACTATCGCGGATGTGCATCAAGTATATATTATAGCGGAATACAGTCGGATATTGAGTTTTATACTTTGGCGAAACAATTGGACGAAGAAAGTCGACGTAGTTTTATTGAAAAATACGATATTGATATTGATGCGCTGACGAAATATTTGATCCGATCACAGGCCAATAAAAAATACATGCTATTTGATATTAAAAAAGCGGTATTTGACGTGGCCGATGTATGTGAAACCGATTATATTTTGTGTTCATATTCAAAAGAACCACACAAGTTCAGGTATATTATTGAAAGTATATCCGGCCATAAATATAGCGTATTGTTACGGTGGAAGAACGGAAATGGGATTGCATTTCCTGCATTTCAGATTTCGTATATAGGTAAGATATGAACTACATGTATGTAGGTAAGTTTTGTTATTTTTTATTGGATATGTTGTTTATTATGTTTCCAACTATTTTCCTAAATATGTATGTTTCAAAAGTCGCCAACTATTTTCCTAAATATTCCTGAATAGGCATCTTTCAAAAGTCCACAACTATTTTCCTAAATATGTATGTTTCAAGAGTCCATAACAATTCTCCTAAAAATTCCTAAACATGTATGTTTCAAGAATCCATAACAATTCTCCTAAATATTCCAAAACATGTATGTTTCAAAAATCCATAACAATTCTTCTAAATAGTTATCTTTCAAGAATCCATAACAATTCTCCTAAATATTCCAAAACATGTATGTTTCAAGAATCCATAACAATTCTTCTAAATAGTTATCTTTCAAGAATCCATAACAATTCTCCTAAATATTCCAAAACATGTATGTTTCAAGAATCCATAACAATTCTTCTAAATAGTTATCTTTCAAGAATCCATAACTATTCTCCTAAATATTCCTAAATAGTTATCTTTCAAGAGTCCACAACTATTTTCCTAAATAGTTATCTTTCAAGAGTCCACAACTATTTTCCTAAATAGGTATGTTTCAAGAGTCGCCAACTATTTTCCTAAAGTTCCTGAATGGGCATCTTTCAAAAGTCCATAACTATTCTCCTAAATATTCCTGAATAGGTATGTTTCAAAAGTCCACAACTATTTTCTTAAATAGGTATCTTTCAAGAGTCCATAACAATTCTCCTAAATGTTCCTGAATAGGTATCTTTCAAGAGTCCACAACAATTCTCCTAAATAGGTATGTTTCTCTCCCCACCATCATCCAAAAGCTTTGTATTTTGTTTCATGAATAAAATAAAATACAAATAAATAACCAAATAAATTCATATAATACCTACATTACTCAAGCACTACACATCTCACATATTTCATGTTCATCATTCGACAAACTCCGCTCTTTTTGCATTTCCGGCTCCACCGTGAACTGTTGCGCCTTATGCTTGGCGCGACGGCGTAAATAATAAATGCCTGTTTTCAAACCCTTGGACCAACTATAAAAGTGCATAGAAGAAAGTGTATTATAATTGGGATCTTCCAGCCATAGATTCAGACTTTGACTTTGGCAAATAAAGGCTCCACGATCAGCTGCCATGTCGATCAAATGGCGCATCGGTATTTCCCATACCGTTTTATATTTGTCCTTGATGTCATCTGGAATCACATCGATTTGCTGAATGGACCCGTTATTTGCAATAATATTATTTTTTATTTTATCGTTCCAGAGTCCAAGTGCAATCAAATCATTCATCAAGTATTTGTTTGCTAAAATAAACTCTCCCGCAAGTGTACGTCTGCTATATATATTACTTGTAATGGGTTCAATACATTCATTATATCCTAATATTTGAGAGGTAGATGCGGTGGGCATGGGGGCGACAAGCAAGGAGTTACGTAAACCGTATTTTTGAATGGATTGACGTAAACTATCCCAATCATATCGATTGGGAGAAGGCTTTACTCCCCACATATTAAATTGTAGTATGCCCTGCGAAGAAGGTGAACCAACAAAACTAGAATAGGAACCCGAATAGGTGGGAAGGTTATCATAACAAGCAAATGACGAATATTCATATTCATTAAAATACCCCAAACGTTCGGCCGTTTTATTTTCTGTTATTTTGGATATTTCCTCATATCTTACACGAGCAATTGTGTTCGATTCCTCCAAAGCTGCATGATAAATCGTCTCAAATATCAACTTATTGATTTCTTTCGCTTCGTCCGAATAGAAAGGAAGTCCTAATAAAATAAATGTATCAGCCAACCCCTGAACACCGATTCCAATAGGGCGATGACGCATATTTGAACGGCGCGTTTTCTCGGTGGGATAATAATTTATATCAATTACGCGATTCAAATTATATGTGACAATACGAGCGACTTCGTGTAATTTCTCATAATCGAATGTTTGTGTATTTGCATCAATAAATGATGGAAGGGCAATTGATGCCAAATTGCAGACTGCGGTTTCACCATTATCGGAATATTCCACTATTTCGGTACATAAATTGGACGATTTAATCGTTCCCAGATTCTTCTGATTGGATTTATTATTGCACGCGTCCTTATATAGTATGTATGGTGTGCCCGTTTCCATTTGTGCATCCAGGATTTGTAACCATAATTTGCGTGCAGGTAATGTTTTGCGTCCCTTGCCCTCCTTTTCGTATTTGGTATAAAGTGCCTCAAACTCTGCACCATATACGTCCGCTAATCCAGGACATTCGTCGGGACACATTAGCGTCCATGGAAGGTCGGCTTTCATGCGTTCCATAAATAAATCGGGCATCCAAAGCGCATAAAACAAATCGCGAGCCTTCAATTCTTCGTCGCCCGTGTTTTTACGCATCTGCAAAAATACTTCTATGTCCGCATGCCATGGCTCCAAATATATGGCGAAAGACCCGTTGCGTTTCCCCCCTCCCTGATCAACATATTTAGCGGTATTATTAAATACACGCAACATGGGAACAATACCGTTACTGCTGCCGTTGGTCCCGCGAATATGCGAACCCGATGCGCGAATATTGTGTATGTGAAGACCGATACCTCCCGCCCATTTGGAAATCAAAGCGCAATCTTTCAGCGTATTATAAATACCTTCAATACTATCGCTTTCCATCGAAACCAAATAACACGAAGATAATTGTGGATGAGGAGTGCCCGAATTAAAGAGTGTAGGAGTGGCATGTGTAAAATACTTTTGTGACATCAAATCATATGTTTGAATAACACGTTCCATATCTCCACAGTGGATGCCAATCGATACACGCAACCACATATGTTGTGGACGCTCAATAATAACGTTATTGATTCGCATTAAATACGCGCGTTCCAACGTTTTGAGTCCAAAATAATCAATCAAGTAGTCGCGAGAATAATCAATCACTTCTTCCAGTTCATGTTCGTGGTCATTTACAAATTGAATTAATTCGTCTGAAACAAGCGGAGAATGATTGCCATGTTTATCTTTATGGTTATATAATTTATGCATAACATCTACGAATGATGAATACGTATTTTTATGGAGGTTGGATGCCACAATACGTCCCGCCAATATATTATAATCTGGGTGAGTGGAGGCTAGAGACGCACACTGTTCGGCACTCAATTCGTCGATTTTGGTGGTCGGGATCATATCATATAATTGGTCAATTACTTTCATCGCAAGTGTGGTGTAATTCAGTTGAATACGCGCTTCTTGGCCCAAACGTTTCATACGATTCAATATTTTATCGAATGATACATATTCAACTTCGCCATCACGCTTCACCACACGCATTTCAAGTGTATTCATATTTTCTCCCCCTGAAGTCATGTTATAGACAAATATAGTATGACTGATTTATATTGTTTTATATAAATTAAATATGTTATTTCTTATAACATAAAAGTGCACGCGTGTACTGCTCATTATTTGGTGGATTTCTTTTTGCACGTTTTCTTACGCGTACGTCTGCGTTTTTTGGATTTGGACGTTGCGCCCTTTCCACCCGTTTTCATTATTTCAAACTGATCTGTAGGATTATATTTGTATGTCGATAATAACGTCGAAAGCTTTTTGAAGTCAATATTAAAACACTTTATCAATTCCACATATAAATGCGGTTTTTTCTTTTCCAAAATCGACATGAGATTCTCTTCTCCCAAGTCGATTATCGAAGAAACCACATAAGAACTTTCCCAAGTAAATACTGATTTGGCATTTGCTTTTTTAGTGATTATATCTGCATCCACAAGCGCGTCATATAGATCCAAATATTTATCTTTGTCGACTTTACTTGCGCATGTTTCATTTTGCGCTAATACTCCTTGTTTTTCTGCTAATACAACAAAATTTTCAAAAGTAATTTGATTTTCGCTTTTTTGAATAGCACTATCAACTGCAGTAATTCCAAATATTCCACTAAAATAATCCATGTTTTGTATAGATATATATTCACATTACAAATTATGTTGTTGTATCCAATTTCACAAGACAAGTATGTTTGGTATTTGGCATATTTTTAATCAAATGCACATCTCCCTGTTCTTCGATTTTTATTTGTGTATCTGTGGGAGGTGGTTTACGCGATTGAGGAGCGCGATGGTCATAACCCTCTACTTTTTCTTTTTGTATTGTATCATAACAAAGAACTATTTTATGTGTAACGGATTGAAACCAAGCACGATTGCGTAACACCAATACACACGAAAATTCATCTAATTTCCAATAATGTGAATGATAAAGTACGTAATCTGGAAAAAGGTTTTTCTGGGTTTCCTTCCATTTTTCGATTTCGGATTGTGTGGTCAAAACATCCAAAGGCATATAAATATATTTTGGCGAAAGAGTTGATTTTGATTGATTAGGGAGATTGTGTTGGTTTATATGTATTCGCGGAATAAAATACAAAATTACTCCTTTTGTACCCGAAAAAGTATAAAAATCGATTTCATTATCAAACTCAAGAAATCGGGTTTCTATAAAGTCACATTCATCCAAATCGCATACTTCCATTTGTATTTGCATTTGTATCCAATACGCTTCCGACGGATTACCATTAATTTCGCGATTGACGATGTTTTTGACTTCGATCATTCGTCCATACAAATTTGATTGGGGATATATATTTATTCCATCGGGAGAGGCACCAATATAATGATAGGTAGGATGTGTAATACAACCGAAATCACCTATTTTGGTTTGATATTTTTGTTCATAGAGCATAATAGTAACGGGTTCATATCGAATGCCCCAATTCATCGGATTATTGTTATTGGAATTTCCATATGAACTCATAGCTTGCGCTAATTCAACATTAAAAGGTTTGCATTTTTCATAAACCAAACTATTGAATTGAGTTTCATTACCCAGCGCTTTCCATAAATTACTTGCCGTTAATAATTGATGTCGCGTTTGATACCATTCCACCGATTTTTGTGGCGGTTGATACACATTCTTTAACCATTCTAATTTGTTGGAGATACGTTCGGGAGAAAGACGACGTGACATGGTTATTTCATGATGATGATATCGTGGAGGTATTTCCGATATCGTAAAATATACATGCGCTATTTCATTTGTCCATGAACATATGTCATCATAACTTTCTTCGGTTATTATTTCGGCGTCTATCAAAAAATCACATATTTGTGTTGATACCCATTCCACCATATTTTCATGGAATTGTGGATTACACATTTTGTGTATATTTTCTGAAATATAATCTTCGAATAATTCATTCATCATTTCTTCCGCGTCGATGATTTCGTCTTCATTTAGCTGTTCATATATATTAATAATATGTGGTTTTTCATATGTAAAATCGGATACACATGATAGACTTTGTTCATCTTCATCGCCATCACATTTTTGCAACTGTATTTTTTTTATGGACGTCATTTCGGGAGGACACAAATCCCCACATACGACGTTATTTACTTGTATAGTTTCATCCATGGTTGACATATATGAATATATTTTATTATATTCATATTGTTTTTGTATTATTTATGCATCCAAATCAGTATTTTTTTCGGTGATTCTTTTTGGAGTTAATGATTTGATGGTAGATACGTGTTTTGGATCCATATTTTTCAAATAAAAGGCATGCATAGACATATTATATAATAAACCAGGAATATTAGTAATCTCCCTAGATTCCTTATTATAAATGACCTCCTTGGTTTTTTGCAACTTTTGTTCATCTAAACTTTGCGATAAAAACGTTTTAAGTGCTTTCACTTCTTTCAGGGGGAGGCCGTGTTCTTTCACATACTTTTCCGCAAATGCATGAAGCTTTTGTATTCGCTGTGTCTTATCTAATTTATTCCACGTCTTTGTTTTATTTATTTGATTTTCGCTTTCCAATAACTTTTCTAAAGCGTCCATATCGTTACTCTCTTTATGCGATTCTTCCTCGCCACTTGCCAGTAGAAGGGAATTTGTGTTATGTAATATGGTTCGATATTTTGTTTGTATTTCATCGCAGGATTTTTTATCGACGGTTGTTTGAGTTTCGGATTGTTCAGACATGATATGATAGTATATAAATATGTATTTATATTGTTGTTATTTGTGTATTTCGTGTTTTTTTTTTGAAATACAATAATAAAATGGATGCACCCTTTTCTCCCCAAACAAATCAAAATGTACCTTCTGTGGATGAATCTGTGAAAAGGATTAGTATACATTTAGAACAACAACCGAAAGTCACCAAAAAAGACAATTCTCAGTTAACACGAACAATAACAAAAGAAAAGGCTAAACGTGCTATTGTAAGCACCGATAAATGGAATCAAATATTAAAAAATATAGACCATGATGTACAATTACAGATCATAAAAATACTATGTGAAAAATACGATGAAAAATACGGAATCAGTAACATCATCTCCCGAACAACGGATGGCGAATTTCAATTATGTGTAGATTATACGGAACAGCAAATACAAACGAAACGAAATGGATATAAATACCAGGATGTTCAAAAAAAAATATACGACGAACAGTCTTTTATTTCTTATCGCAAAATATTGGAACTATTGGTGAAATCGGGTCTTCTTTGTTATTATTGCAAAGAAAAGGTATTTGTTATTTATGAGTATATTCGGGAGGTAAATCAGTGGTCGTTAGAACGAATAAATAATGATTATGGACATAATCACGATAATGTGGAGATTGCCTGTTTACGGTGTAATTTACGCCGAAGAACCATGAATCATGAAAAGTTTTTGGCAACAAAACAAATAAAGTTTGTTAAAGTAAATAATGGGGAGGTATAATGTCTATTCCAAAAAATCATATAAAAAAAGCATATTAGTAATTGTATGTATAGCGAATTTCAATTTGTCTCTTTGGAGGTGGAACAAGAGAAATCTCCCGAAATAACGCGCGAAGAAACCATCGAAGAGGAATTTGTGTCACAAATTCCATATTTAGATATTCATAGTTCTATTAAGGAAAAATTAACACAATTTTACAATAATAATAAAATTCCACACATTATTTTTCACGGTCCATCGGGAGGTGGCAAATTTACGCTTGTAAATGAATTCATCAATATGATATATCAAAATGATAAATCCAAAATAAAATCAAATGTGATGTTGGTAAATTGTTCACATGGGAAAGGCATAAAATTTATTCGCGATGAACTCAAGTTTTTCGCCAAAACAAATATACAATCTAATTCGGGGATATTATTCAAAACCATATTATTAGTGAACGCGCATCATTTAACAATCGATGCACAGTCCGCCTTGCGACGTTGTATTGAATTATTTAGTTACAATACCCGGTTTTTTATAATTGTGGAAAATAAAAACAAATTGCTAAATCCAATATTATCGCGTTTCTGTGAAATATACGTTCCGGAATATCGTGTAGATAATAAGGTTGTTAATTTGCACCAGTATGTTCTTAACCATAAAATCAGTGATTGCACTCAAAAACAGGAACATGAAACTATAATAGCAGATCGTTTACTTAGCAAACCCAAGTTCACTCACGAAGAATTGGCAGATATTTCCAACGAATTTTATGATTTAGGAATTTCCTGTTTGGATTTGATGGGGTGGATTGTTACGAGCGGAAAATGGACACAAAATCAAATATCACAAGTAAATATGTGTTTTCATAAAATAAAGGAGGAGTTCAGATGCGAGAAACTTCTGATGTTTTATATATTGGATTTTGTCTTTTTATCTGATTATAAAATACCCAATATATAATAACCTCCCTAACCGATTTAAAAACAACCTTTCATAAAAATATACAAGTATGGATGATTTTGTATTATCGAATCTCCACGAATCCAGGAATGAGTGGTGTAGCCGTTTAATCAGTATTTTCACTCCCTTGGTGATTGAAGGACTCAAATCAATATTTAATGAGGCATGGAATATTTGCGTTACAAACGACGAAACAAACAAATATTTGATGACGTTTCAAAACCTTTTATGTCGTATTCCAAAATGGAATTCCGTGATTATTGAGGAGGAACGCAAGCGTATTATTGAACGCAGCGGATGTAATTATTTAGACGAATTGATTACATGTGTACATATTATCCAATTGAAAGTATTGACGTGTATTCGTGTGGGAAATCGCCAGAAAAAGATCGATATTAATATTCCTAAACTCGACCATTTTATTCATCAAGTTTATATTAATTGCGCCCGCAAGGTCTACACAAATGTGTATTTGTTTGAAAAGAACATTTCTCCCTTATTAGCTCAGAAAAATAATCGCGAATTGGAATTGATAATTAACGAATGTATATTGACTACGATTCGCGATAGTATTCCAACAGAAGCAATAATACGTGCATACATAGACGAATCGGTGGAACAAGAGGAAGAAGTCACGATTGAACATATTGACGAACCCGTTATGAAGACGGAATCGCAAGATGGCGGTCAAGAATCTAAACCAACCGAAACAACCGAAGAAGGATTTGAAAAGGTTCATCTAGACGAGACAAACGCGCCTCCCGAAGAAGCACCTCCGGTGACTGTTCCTACGATTAAAAACATGGATGAAGAAAATGTGATGATGAAATTATCGTTTAATGATTATGATAAGGTGGTTGAGGAAGGAGAGTCAAAACACAAAGAAGTATTGGCGCCTAAAAATATTGAACGTTTGGAACGTATTAGTAGCGAACGCGCTATTCAACGCCGCATGGATGAGGATGACGAAGAGGAAGACCGCATACAAATCCATAATGATGAAGATGCATCTGGACTATTGGATTTTGAGTCTTTGGATGCCGAACGGCTATCGGATAGCGGAAGTTTAGATTTGGGCGTTGAAGAATTATAAAATTGCGTTTAACCTGAAACAACAAAATGATGAAAAATGTATATTTAGGACTATGGAAAATGTGATAACGGTGGCGCTTTTAGTGGGATTAATATATTGTTTTTTAAAATTTGTGGAGTTGAAAGCATTTCCACAGGAGAAAGAAATGCGTCCGTTAAAATATTTTGTTCGCGATGTGGTTATTGTATTTGTAAGCGCAATAATAGCGGCGTTTATTTATTTTAGCATGAGTTATAATATATCTGATTTTATGAACGTCATTACCGAAACCAAAACAATAAACTCATCCGCAACGCAAATATTCACGGATGCACCTGGGTTTTAATGTCTTCTCCGGAGGATTAAAATCCTCTGAAGAAGCAGATATGGCGTTTTCCGAATATCGATGCACGTGTGCATCATTTTTCGGAATAGCCATTAACGTTTATTGGTATTGATTAATAATCAATATCAATATCGAATATGACTTTGATATAGAAAACAACGTCTACTATAAAGATATTATATACATGTTATTATATTAAGATATATTATAACGACACATGAAAGAAATAAATATATTGGAAGAAGATTTTGAATATGCGTTAGATTATTGCACAAAGGAAACAAGTGAATTTGAGCAAAAATACAAAGATAAACATGAAGGAGGGTATATGATTATTAACGATGAATATGTTTGTTTGTTAATTAATGATATAATACTTCCCGGAATCAGCAATTTTGTGATAGAAGAAAACAATATAAACTTGTTGAATAATGCAAAAGAAATAATAGATAAGAACCCGACTATTAAAAATGCAATTACAAAAAGCGATTTAAACTTATTGACAAATGAAGTGAAAAAATTAGATCAAACCCAAAAGAAAGATTTGAATGAATTGTTTACTAATTTAAAAACTTCAGTTGGGAGCATTCAACCTGTCAATCCAGAATTAAATAATCAATTAAATAAACTTAAGAAAATATTAGTCGATGCGAATAAATCTCAAAATGAGAACAAATCCAATCAAATACCATGGAAGAATGGCGGTAGAATTCTAAAGAAAACAAAAAAATATTATCGAAAAACAAAAATATCAAATAAAAAAAATAAAATAAAATCCAATAAAAAATCCCTACTTACCCGAAAACGTATAATAAAAGGTGGTAGTGGTATAATTGAAGCTGTTATTGCATTATTAAGTGTTCCATTAGTGTTGTCAATTATTTGTTGTATTTCAAAAGGACAATTACCTGAGAATTATTTTGGTTGTAGTAAAAAATTATTGAAAAGTAAAATATTTGATTCGAGAAGCAAAATATATGAGACTCATAATAGCGAAAATGCAAGCGAAAATGTAATACAAAAGATATTATGCAAATCAGCAACAATTACCATGAAAACCTCTTTAGCAGTTTTTTCTGGAGCTTTAATATTATCTGTTGGCGCAATAAGTTTTTTAGCACAAGACACAAGTATGTTAACAAACATTTTAAATGCTATAATGATTGTGTTTAGTGACAATAATAATGCAAAAGTACATACTGATGCATATACTGATATAGAAAAAGATAAGAAAGAAGAAACTGATTAACGAACGTCTATTCTGAAATATTTGATATAATATACAAGTGTAAATAATATTATATTAGGATAATATATAATGACTCGTTGTAAAAGAGGAACCCGTAAATGCGTCGATGCCCGCTGCCATAAGAAAAAGAAGCTTCATCACAAAAGTAAAAAAACCTTGAAAAGATGCAATAATGGTTCAAGACGTTGCTCAAACCTAAAATGTATGAAAAAGAAATAAAAAAGAATATTGCTTACCAAATGGTTTCGCTCATCTTAGATACAAATTATTTAATGGGCCATATACGCTTTCATATTGATCTTTGATCAACATGAATAGACGTTAACGTCCACGTCTACGTGCACGTCCATCCCAACATACAAAATCTACAAATTCATTCATGTACTCAAAACAATTAGAACAATACGATACATCTGTTCCGCTATATCTGGTACCATAATGGGTCCAAAATCCAATTTTTGTTTGTTTCAAAACAACATGCGTTTCCTTTAAATTATGGCAACGTCCACAACGAAAGTTCTTATTTAACTCCGTGACATAATCATAATGTGACAAAATATGTGTGATTACATTATCTTCCTTTGTAAGATAATGATTAAATGGATTATATACATGCCTGAACAATTCACTCATCACCGCATTCCAATTGGTGCGATGTTCGGAATTGTATTCCATAATTTTCAAAAACACATCCACAGGCAGTCTTTCCAAAAAATTCGCCAAAAGCATAGCACTCTTACGGTTCAACTTATGTTTATGATTACTTTCATCCGGTTGAGCGTAATATCGCTGTTTCTTGACAGCTATTAACGTTTTCTCATGAGGAGTAAAATTCTTGGAAGAAGAAGCGCACGTGGCATTTTCCGATAAATGGTACACAGGTGCACCATTTGACGGAATAGCCATTAAGTTAGATACAGAAGACAAAGAAGACATTTTAAGCTTTAAGGTTGTTTATTATTGATTGTTTATTCGAATAAACTGTTTTTAGTAAAAAAATATAAAAGTGTTTCAATTTTATCATATATTTACATTAACGTCTATTGGTATTGATGAATAATCAATATCAATATCGTATATGACTTTGATATGGAAAAAGTGCACCTGTGCACTTTTTCATACCAATAGACATTAACGTCTTCTCATGAGGAGTAAAAATCTCAGAAGAAGCGTATATGGCCTATTTCTGACACCGATGCACCTGTGCATCGTTTTTCGGAATAGATATTAAAATCCTCAGTTCGGACAAAAAATTGAACGAATATATGGGACATAATAAAATAGACATCCAACAAACTGCCTTATATAACAACCATGTCATTCAAATCAATTAAAACCGAAACTTGGTCTGTCTCTGAACTTTACAATAAAGTATGTGGAGGAATGATACACAAACCAAAATTCCAAAGAAAAAAGAAATGGCTTTTGATACCCAATAATAACGATAACGTGCCAAGCATTCAAGCGTTTATTGAGTTCTTATTTGAAACATGCCACAGTATTAATCAAATCACATTTGGCTCATACGACAACAAGATATCTAATATAGATGGTAACAACCGTATTAATGCAATTATTGCATTTATCAATTGTCCATTTGATATATTTCCGGATAAACCCAAACCTTTATTCGATAAAATGAAACTATTGATGATGAACGGAATAACATCTAAACGGGATATTGAAGAATGTAATCGCGATATCGAATTGATAACGAATATATTTTATAAAATGTCATATACAGATTTGATGCAATTTGAGTATGAAGAATATTTTGTGGATAAATGTGGAGAGGAATTATATTATAAACGTCTGAATGGCATACAAAGAGAATTCATGAAAGAGTTTCGTACTTTAAAATCAGGACTGAAGATCAACAACGAAGATTTTCTTGGGAAAGTGAAAATACCGATTTGTATTTTCGAAGGTTATTCTGTGGAGGAACTGGCCGCTAAATTTGAAACTTTAAATAGGTATACTACGCGTTTAACTGACCAGGAAATCTATGCTGGAAGATTGTATTCAGTAAATGAATTTGAAATAAATGATAAACGGATTGAATTTGAAATAAAAGCCAAAATTAAGGAGTATTATTTATCGATATCGAAGGGCGAAAGTCTGAAATGTTATGAGTATGTGGATGACAAATTAAACGCATTTGATTTTATGGTGGGGTTCCAAAATTATTCACATGATTTGTGTAAAATGATTCATGAATCAGATAATGAAGGAACCTCTCTCTATTTCAAAATCTTCAAGTGTTTATTTTGTGAATCAAATACAAAATTGGAAACTGCGCTGAATACACAAAATATAAATCAATTTATAAAATGCATGCAACATGTTCTTACTATATTGAACGTAATTGCGGATAAGATACTCGTGAAAAATATGGTTGGAAGTAAACAAAATATATTTGAAACGACACACAAGAAATTGTTTTCCTTGAAGAAAAACAATATTTATTTGATAGCCGTTGCCATTATTGCATATATACGTGACGGTGTTGACGAAAAAGTCATTATTCAATCGATTGTGAAATGCATTTTGTGTCATATATTTGTTGGGTGTATTAATGATTCTGATCGTAAAAAAGACTTTCGTACGATGGACGGAATATTATATGAAGCAGGGGGAAATTATATTGATAATGTGGCCAAAGAGTATTTGAAATATCCGCATAAAATATCCGAACACATTACAAAAGAGAACATGATCAATTTATTAGAATATTTGGTGTTGGAAAATATAAATCAAAAACCGAAAACAGAAACTAAAACGCGACATAAAAAATACAAAATACACGAGGCCACTTTGATATATAATTACTATTACTGTAAAGTACCTACACAATATTTGGATAGCGAATTTTGGGTGGAACATATTGTGCCATTTTCGTGTAAATGGGAGGTAGATGTAGATATACACCGTTTAGGAAATACGTTTCCTATATTGAAAGATATGAATAAGGATAGAAGCAATAGTCATATATCCTACTATGAAGATGAAATAAAATATCCTTTTGTGAAACATATGGAGAAACTACTTCCCACGACCGAAATATATGACGCAATCGTAGAACATAAAGGGAAGGATGTGATTATGAAAGACCATATAAAGTATAATGAATTTTGTGAAGGGAATGAACGCATCTTGATCGAATGTTTTATTAATGTCTATTTCTAAAAACGATGCACATGTGAATCGTTTTTAGAGAAAGTCCATATACGCTTTCATATTGATAATTCATCAATATGAATAAATATATGATACGTGTCATCAACCAATCGAGAAAAAGGAATCAGATTCTTCGTCTATTTGACGGTTATAGACAATAGTTTTGACTCTCAAGTCAACATCGGCGTTTCCGGTAAGTTTGATTTTAATTTCATTTTTTTTCAGAAAGAAACATGCATCCAAAAGCGATTTTATCGAAGACGCGACCCCCATATCGATTTTACCGTGTGGATTATCTTCTTCGGCATATATTTTGAATTGAACGTTGAATAAAATATAAATATCAAACTCCTTTATTTGTGTTTTTACCAATTGGGATAAAATTAAATAACGCACATTACCTTGCATCCATCCATCGTTTATTAACCGTGTGCGATTTTTTTCCACATAAAATGGTTGGTGATATGGGTCACCCATATGTAAAACACCAAGACACACAAACTGATTTTCCATCTGTTGGATCGAGCGTTGTAGTTGATCAATACACATCACATTATTATGAATAATTTTATCGGTAGCCAAAGAATCATCGTGAAGTTTACTGATTGTTTGATAAGAAGCTTCAAGACGTTTCATTCGATAATCTGCAATCACAGAATAAACAAATAATCCAAGCAAAACAATTTGTTGGAACGTAAACATAATACCCAATATTAAAAAACGATTTTCATTATTTGTATCCATATCATATGAACTATATATTGGAATATGTGTGCCACTTTGATTATAACTACACAAATTCATGGTATTAGATAGTTTGATAAATATATATTATTTATATACTTATCAAAAAAGATATATTACTATTGGGCATAATACTCGTGTATTTTATCGATATTTATCCCATGCTTAATTGCTTCAGACATATCGATATCACATAACTCATTAGGTGAGACGATATATTGATTAAAATACTTATATTCAAGCTGTTTCTCGGGAGTATGGTTATGAACGGTACGTGCAATCATACTATATAATTTGAATCCTGGATATCGCTCCTCCCCGTTTTTCTTATACATAACGTCTTTGCCATTATCATCCAAACACCAACGATACACCGTTTTCTGTAGTTCGGACATGGTACTTTCTTCGGGAATATCATTAGGAAATATAAATCCATATAAGGAGCTTCCTAAACGACATAAATCGAAACTAAAATTGGGAGGTATGCGGCGTTTATCGGGATTATACATGGGTTCATAATTATATTGTGTATATGCGTCGCCTCCTGGCGCAAAGCTATCGCTGCATAATGTCATGCCGCGAAAGGTATACCATGCGCGACCAAAATCGATGATTTTGAATATTTTACCGTATGTTGGCACCTTATAGTATTTGCCGTCCAATAGATAATAAAGGTATTTTATGTCCGTATTTAAATACATAATGTTATTACTATGCAAATCGTTATGTGTTAATTTGAATGCACGCTGATAAACAATCAAGGTCATTATGACTTGTAACAAATAGGCAGAAGCAATCTCACTATCTACTTCGCCGCGTTCAAACAATTCGTCTAACGTGCCATGGTATTTTTCCATACATATCATTTGTATGGGGAAGTTTTTGATGTAAATAGATACATCTTGTGTGTTTTCTGTGGATTCACTAACTTCATCCCATATGCTTTCTTCTTCGCCACATTCGTTATTATCTGCGCTCCCATCTTGATTCGATTCGTCGTCTTCACTACTATAATTCACTTTACTATCATTAGAACATTCACTATGTGACGATATACTTATTACACTTTCTTCATCAATATTGCTTTTTCCACTTTCATTTATATCGTCAACATCCAATCCGACTTCATATAAATTATCGTTATGAACATTATCTTTGATATCATTATTTTTGAATTTTAGGGAGGTGAATGAACATATTGACGAAAGAGATACTTCATCGTCTGCAATATTTAGTTTTTGTTTATTTCCACGTGAACCAAAATTCGCATATTTATCATCGTCATTTACGTCACAAATAAATTCATTATTCATGTGTTTCATAAAATAACTGGATTCACATAAATAATCAAAATCATCGGTGGCGTTGAATTTATATAATTCCTGAACTCCTAAAAAGGAACCATAGAATTCTATGCCATGAAAAAAATTATGTGTTTCCAATAATTTACAAGACAAATAGCAAAAAAAGGCGTCGACATAAGACATATTGTATTTATCGGATAATTTATGAAAACAATCTTGGGTATTATCGAGTGTAGGTATAGTGCGAACATTATCATTTTTATTATCGTATTTACCACATAAATACCGGACAGGGTCTAATAATGGCGAAAATTTAATATGAATATCTTTTTGATAAATATTAGAAGATGCATCGATTAGCGAATTATATCCATGAATATGGTAGTTATGATTAAGGGATATGCTATTATAATTCGTTGGATTTAATTCAAAAAACTGGGAATAAAGTGGATTGTATTGTTGAAATTGAGATATCCGAAAAGGATTATATTGGTTTTTTAAGTCTGATTCTTCGTAAATATAGTCATCACTCATTTTTTGAAGGTTAATGGGTTTTGTTTTTAAGTAATGTAATTGAAATGGAGACATAGAAAATGTTATATTTAGGCATTAGTATAAATTTACATTAATTTTACACATTTTATTACCCATGAAAAACTGGTAGATGTTTGAATACTTGGTTTTATTTTCCTAAATGTTATATTGAAAGGGAGAAGGGCAATTACGTTATATTTGACAAATTCTTTTTTATAATATACTATATTATCCTTATGGCAAATAGTCTTGAACTGAAAAAATTCGATATGCGTTCAATTACATTCAAGCCCGATGAAAACAAGGGACCAGTTATTGTGTTGATTGGACGTCGTGATACAGGTAAATCTTATTTGGTTCGCGATTTATTATATCATCATCAAGATATTCCGTTGGGAACAGTTATTTCAGGAACGGAAGCGGGAAACGGATTTTATGCACAACATGTTCCTAAATTGTTTATTCACGATGAATATAACACAGTTTTGATCGAAAATATCCTTCGACGTCAAAAGGTTGTTTTGAAACAAATGACAAAAGAAGTCGAGATGTATCGTCGCAGTACGATCGACCCGCGAGCGTTCGTAATATTAGATGACTGTTTATATGACCAATCATGGACTCGCGATAAAATGATGCGTTTATTATTTATGAACGGCCGTCACTGGAAAATCATGTTGATCATCACTATGCAGTATCCACTTGGTATACCTCCCAATCTACGTACAAATATTGATTATGTCTTTATATTACGTGAACCCTATATGACCAACCGTGAACGAATATGGCGGAATTATGCAAGTATGTTTCCAACTCTGGAATCGTTTTGTAGTGTTATGGACCAAACCACCGAAAACTATGAATGTTTAGTTATAAATAATAATGCGAAATCCAATAAACTGAATGACCAAATCTTTTGGTATCGCGCAGAAACGCGCCCCGATTTCAAGATAGGTTCGGCGGAATTTTGGGCGGCATCGAAAGATTTGGAAGACGAAGACGACGATGCGTATGACCCATCGAAACATAAAAAGAAAAATGCTGGGCCTGCAATAAATGTGAAAAAAACAAACAAGTGGTAGATATATACCCAATAATTGTATACGTTTGAAATGTTTTTATTATATGAAAATATCTAATATATGGAAGAATATATAAACGTCTTCTCCGAAGGAGTAAAATCCTCAGGAAAATATATAGCATATAACGAAAAATATGGATCAATCATGATGTATTTATTTTTGATACTATGTGTATTGCTATTGTTATTGTATACTATATATAATTATTCATACTATTCGAATATTTTACAACAACCGCTCGATTATGAAACACAACCGCTCGATTATGAAACACAACCGCTCGATTATGAAACACAACCGCTCGATTATGAAATAGAAGACTATGATATAGACAAATTGAAAAAAGAAGCCGTCATTCCTTTACATATTTACCAAACGTGGCATACAAAAGACTTACCCCCCAAAATGTACGAATGTGTAGAGAAACTGAAAAAGGCAAATCCGGAATTTACACATCATTTATATGATGACGTAGAATGCAGAGAATTTATTAAAAATAATTTTGAACAAGATGTGTTGGATGCATATGACAATTTAATACCAGGCGCATACAAAGCTGATTTATGGAGATATTGTATATTGTATATAAATGGAGGTATTTATTTAGACATTAAATTTGAGCCTATTAACGGGTTTAAATTTATAAGTTGTGTGGATAAAGAACATTTCCCGTGCGAAAGACCTTATATTGATAAAAACATGCAATTTAAAGACGAAAAAAAATTAATAAAACAACCAAATTATTACGACATAGTATATGATAAAATAGACAAAAGATTTTGGAAAGATAAAAAGCTTGGAATACAGTTTGCATTAATGATTACAAAGCCAAATAATCAAATATTACATGACTGTATTCAACAAGTTGTATATAATGTGAAAAATAAGGAATATGGTTATAATGCCCTATACCCTACCGGTCCAGGGTTAATTGGGGAGAAATATTTCAAGGGGGATATGTCTAAAATAAAAGATATAGATATATTTTTGTCAATTTTTGGGGAATACTTTATCACAAAAAACAAGCCAATATTAAAAATATACGACGAATATCGAGCTGAACAAAATATGCACCAAAATACAGAATATTATAGTGTGTTATGGCATAAAAAACAAATATATCAGGGAGAAGCAATTATTCCATTACATATATACCAAACATGGCATACAAAAAACTTACCCCCCAAAATGTACGAATGTGTAGAGAAACTCAAAAAGGCGAATCCGGAATTTACACATCATTTATATGATTTGAATGACTGTAGAGAATTTATCGAAACCAATTTTGGAGAAGAGGTGGTGGACGCATATGACAATTTAATACCGACATCATATAAATCAGATTTATGGCGATGTTGTGTATTATATATAAATGGCGGAATCTATTTGGATATTAAATATGAGCCAGTAAATGGATTTAAATTTATTGATATAATTGATAAAGAACATTTTGCTTTGGACCAAGCATATTCAAACAGAAATATAAAAATAGAAGATGAATTGAAATTAATAAATCATCCAAATTATTACGACATAGTATATGATAAAATACGCCTTGATAATTGGAAAGATAAAAACATCGGAATAGCGTGTGCGTTATTGATTGTCAAACCAAAAAATCCAATTCTATTGGAATGTATTCAACAAATTGTCCATAATGTGAAAAATAAAGTATATGGACATACTTGTTTATACCCAACTGGTCCGGGGTTAATAGGGGAGGTATATTTCAAAGGTGATATGTCAAAAATAAAAGACATGGATATATTTTATTCTCAAGTAGGAACGTATTTTATTACGCGAAATAAAGTGATTTTAAAAATATATGAACAATATCGAGAAGAACAAAAAATACACCAAAATACGGAACATTATGGTGTGTTATGGCATAAAAAACAAATATATAAAGAGCCTCCCACAATAATGCAAAAAATTGAAATGTTCTTGCAAAATATATTTATCATGTAAATCAATACTCTTGATAATCAATCAAACAACCCCAACCCACGTGTAATATGAACGCAATATATTTTGACGATGTAATCAACGACGATAGTGTGCAAATCGTTCGAATTATTGAGTGTTATGTGTGCGAATTGATGCAACAAATCAAAATGGCATGCAATAGTGATGATTTGGTATCATTCACTTCGTTAAGTCCATATGAAATATTGAGAAAACATCGCGAAGAAATCGTATCATCCAGTGACCAACATTTGGAGTACGAATGGAAAATATACGAAGGCAATATACTTATCAAAATAAACGTTGTCGAAAAATACAAACCCGTCGATCCACATATGTATTGTGAAGAAGGTGAGGTTTGGAAAGAAGGTGAAGTAAGTATACTATTTGAGTCTTATTATAAACATTCATCAAAAAGTTACCGCAAGTGCAATAGAAACACCATTATGACCTATCACCCATCATCAGATGAATTGATGGCTTTTGATAAAATTGAGTCACATATCAGATTTATATGTGACGAATTACACGCAGAATTTGATTATTTAAATAGTCAACGTGATAATATAATTAAACAGTATGAACAAGATGCGCAAGAGGAGGAAGAAGAACGCAAAAAATGGGATGAGGAAGAAGAACGAAGAAAATGGGAGGAGGAAGAAGAAGAACGAAGAAAATGGGAGGAGGAAGAAAGGCTATGGGAAGCCAAAATGGATAGAGCGGTATCTAAGGCAGCTGGTTTTTGAATAGAATAATATCGGTAAATATATACAAGGTAAGGAATATAAAAACAAAATTGATATCCACTTATATGTGGATTTTTTTCTTTTTGTGTGTTCTAAATGCGATTCGCGGAGATACCGAATGTCCTATTGTTCGATATCCGCCGGTATACTCGAATTCTTCTGCCATAAGCATGAGACTAATGCAATATAACGTCGAATGGCTATTTATCGATTATTATTCTCCCATGAATTGTCCAGGAACTGGATGTACATGGGTAAATAGTAGCGAGGCCAAAACACATATGCAATACGTTGCTAATGTGGTAAAAACCTTGAAACCAGATATATTGAATATGTGTGAGGTCGAGGGTTGTGACGAGTTACAAATGCTTGTTGATTTGGTTGGCAATCACGATTATGCTTTTTATTTGAAAAAAGGCACGGATAGTAGCACGGGACAAAATGTGGGAATGGTAACTAAATTTGACCCACTAATGGATTTGTCTCGCAGCGAAAATAAAATGAATTACCCGATACCCGGATCTACTTGTGGATATACCGGAAGCGGTGGAAGTGTTGGAGTAAGCAAACATTATTTTACATTTTACAATTGGTACGGTAAAAATGTATTGTTTATCGGGTTGCATTTATTAGCATATCCAGACGACCATACTCGATGTGCGGAAAGGGAGGCCCAAGCGCAAATAATACAAAACATGGTTGTGTCTTTCATACAAAATGGCTATGAAGTAGTTATTATGGGTGATTTAAATGATTTTGACGGAAAAGTATTGGATAAGAACTCCAATAAACCGATTTCGCGTGTGTTAGAAATATTGAAGGGAAATAGTGGAAATAATCCTGGAAAATATACCTTGATTAATGTTGCGGAGAAAATGAAACAAAGCGAACGTTGGACAGACTGGTGGGACAAAAACAGTAATTGTGTGTCATCTCCAGATGAATTTTCATCGATTGATCATGTATTAATGACACCTTTTTTATATTCGAAAGTACAGAATGTGTTCGTGTATCACGGATACGACGAATTTTGCGGTAAATATAATTCTGACCATTATCCGTTGATTGTGGATATGGCTTATCCTTTTGCATAATGTCTATTGGTATTGATTTATATCAATATCAATAAATTCCTTTGAAATAATTTACTTGTTTGCATTTGCATACACCTCCTTCATGATTTCTTCATGCATATCGACCGTTGCAACCTCTCGCTCTTCGAAATTGATGTTTTGTGTAACTCCCACAAGTTCACCATCTTCATTTAGCGTCTGAGTTAATACATTACCCGATTTCTTTGCCTTTTCAATATTTTCCTCGATTGCCTTCTTTTTTGTTTCCTTGACGCGTTTTTCAAATTCTTGTTTAGCACGTTCTTCATTCTTCAGCTTTTCTTGATGGAGCTTATTCAATTCTTCTTCCATGAATTCCACGCGACCAGTCTTATAGGCATCTGGGTCCCATGGAATCCAAACACCGACTGGACCCACAAATATGTCGTGATTGGGATCGTATTCACGCAATTTTTTGCATTTTAGTTCTGCCTCATCTTGAGTGGGAAATACTCCTCTAATTTTCAAACCACGCACACTTGTTTGAAAAGCATGTTCGCGTTGAAATTTTTCGGTTAATCGATCTTCGTTTTTATCGATAAAATTTTTGTAATCATTTTCGATGGTGGAAGAATCCTCCTTTAATCGCTGTTCCTCCTCCTTTACAAATTCGTTGAAATCGGCACTCAACGTTTCAATATTCAAATTGTATTTATACGCAATAAAATTCAGGAAATCGAAATACTTGGACATAGATTTAGCAAAATCCCAACCTTGAACAAACTGCTCAAATAAATACACCTCGCGTTTTTTCAAGATCTTTTCGGGAGAAATAAAGGATAAACATGCAAATTTCTGTCCGGCAATAGGTGCATCCTCATCACATAAATCCACATATTTGGGATTTGGTTGTCCATTAGGAAGCGTTTTTCTTTCAAAATGACTAGATGAAGACATTTAGATATAACCTAATTTAGGAAATTCATTTTAAGTGTTTTTAGTGAATATATATTTTTTTATCATTCCATATTTTTTTATTCCATTATAATATAATTCTATTAAGAATGAGCAACGTCTTTGATTTTGGAGAACTTGTTAAGAGAGCTGTTAAATACATCGTTGAGGGTCTTATGGTTGCTATTGCTGCCTATGCCATCCCCAAACATACTTTGAAGGTCGAAGAAATTGTCATTATTGCCTTGACCGCTGCAGCCACTTTCAGCGTATTGGATGTCTTTGTCCCTGCCATGGGTGTGAGTGCTCGTTCCGGCGCCGGAATGGGTATCGGATTCAACCTTGTTGGATTCCCCGGAGGTCTATAAATGAAAAATGTGATTTCTGCATAAAATTGAATATAAAATGTGATTTTATGTTCAATAATACTTCTCCTTGCAAAATAAATGGAACATTCAACATTATCAACAAACAGTAATAATGGAAAACATTTTCAATATGTATTTAGCAACCAACAATTATATAATTTGGTGACCAAAATTATCCAAAAACCATTCTTCATGAAAAATGCGAAACAGGAGTTGCTATGGAAGGAACTCGAAGCTAATATATTATACAAATATAAAAACCGGTTCGATAAGGGAGAGACCATACACGATACATATATATATAATGAACTGCATCTATTTATGAATACACGATATTATCCTATTTGCGGTGAACCAAATAATGAAAGTCCTGGACGTTCATTAAGTCGTGTATTAGATATACAAAAAATCTTGAAACACACAGGTAATCCTTATATTTATAAATACGTCGATATTGGATGTTCCGAAGGAGGCATTACTTCGCAACTTGGTAAACAACTTGGATGTGGCGATGAAAATATATTTGGCGTGGATATTATTCCACCGGAACGTGCTATTCATAAACATGCGTTCAAATATATTCAAATTAATGAAGACGAAAATCAATTGCCATTCGGTGAAAATAGTGTGTGTTTAGTAACTGCATTAATGAGTTTACATCATATAAAATATGCTGAAAAATATATACAGGAAATATATCGAATATTACGCCCTGGAAGTTTCTTCATTATGCAAGAACATGACGTAAGTCAAATTCAACAACGAATAAGTTTGGATATTCTTCATGGCATGTATAGTATGGTTTGGTGTTTGGAAGGACGCCAAGAAAATCCACTATTTTGCGATAATTATTATGGCGAATATAAATCCAGGGCGGAGTGGCGTGCTTTAATGCATAAACATGGGTTTATATTATGTGAATTGCCGCATGGCATGATATTTAAGTCTATTCCTCGTAAAAATATGCATTCGAATTTTTGGGATGTATTTATAAAGCCAAATATATAGGTGGGTGTAAATAATACATTTCCTTCGCATATGAAGGTACTATACGGTAGGAAAAAACTCCCAATCCAGGTCTTGACATACTAATTTCCATATCATGTCTTGTTCTAATTGTTTTTCACGGTCTTTCATCATCGGAATATAAGGTAAGTATTGTGTTTGGTCCAATAACATACATAATTGATAAAGTGTATAAGTATAATTGAAAAAATTACTTCTATCGGGAGGACAGTGAATGGCCCACGGTTTTTGTATTTCAATAAATAATACACATAATGTACTATGCAGCTCTTCACACATGATGGGCGGATTGATTCCAAAAATGGAATTGATATATTGAATATGTTCAAAGTATTTATTTAATCCTAATTTGCGCAATATTTCGCGCATTTTATCGTAGTTAATTACACGCATGTCTGTAATGCGCTCTTTTTTGATACGATTTCGTATCATTTTTATCACCTCTTCGGGAATTTTGGTGGTTTCTTTTGCCTGAAATTGTGAAAGGATTTCTTTGAAATGATTCAGTCTTATGTAGGCAGTATAGGATACTTCATTAGGAGGTTCTTTATTTGATGGTTTGGAATTATCGACTATATGTGTGATGAATTTTCCACATAATTGATTATTGCAAATTAATATTCCCTCTTCGTCTTGTGGTATCAATTCCCCTTTTCTACATGATTCACAAATATCTGATGGAATGACAAAATCCTGCACATTAGCAATTTCATTATTCACGTTTTTCCAATAATTATGATAAGCGTTTTTTGAATTAGTGTATTTGGGACTATTTATGTCGGTTCCGTCTTCCGTGGTCGATTTAATTCTGAAAAACGAATTCAATACATTTACATTCTGTGTTGTATTTCCACTGGAAATATTTTTTTTATCTTCAAAGTATTTGAATATATATTTGGAATTATTTAATAGGTAATTTTTTTTTTCGTTTTTAAGGTTGTTAATTTTCGTTTTTAAATACTGGATACGATCTTTTGTATCCATTATTGTATCTATTTTAGTTGGCGGTATGGTGTGTAATTTGGCAATCAAATGTTTTTTCTCTGCAATTAGTTTAGGTAATATATGAGTTTGTGTATTGTAAAAATCGTTTAACATCTCTGTATGTTTTTCGTCTATTGTTTGAGTATTTTTTTCCTTTTTGGTACTATTCATTTCATACCTTTTATGGAAATAATGGACTAAATTATTTATATTTATATAACCATTATATATAATATGGTTGAAATACAAGATGTTTTAAATAATATATTAACACAAAACTTATGTGTATATGATAGCATTCATGATTTTTGGAAAGAACGAAAACGTAAATCAAAAGCGGCAGAAGACGATGAAGATGATTCTATTGATCAAAGTTCCCTTCAAAAAACACACGAAAAATTATTGTCGATTATCAATAAAAAATACAGGTTGGACGTTAAAGATGTGAATAAAGTCCTGCAATCTTTATCTGGTAATCATATTAGAAGTGCAACAAGCGATTATGAATCTACTGTGCGTGATTATTATGATAATATGCCACAATTAAATACCATTTCCGAATATTTGACATACGATGATATAATTGAAAATAAAAATTTATGGGACGATTATATTGGAGGAGCCACCAATTTTATTTCTCTAGAACCGGGAGATAAATATAATTCTTTTTCGGCTGTCATGGCAAATAAAAAACAAAATATGATTGCTGAATTCATTATGAAATACATGTTTCCAGGATCAAACGCCAATATGTATATTACCTTTGATGCCAAGTCTGGAATATTGCGAAATACATTTCGTGAAATAGAGCAGGTATATAATTTAATTACTCCCGCAAATATTGCTGATTCTGCAAATACTTCGTTTAACCAGCTTCAAAATGGTCGTAATATATTTTATTTTGCACGTGATAAAAAACATACATTTCATAGTAATTATTTTACGGGAAATGATATTTCCATGGAATTCATCAATAACGGATTCAGCGATAAAAACAATTATGGATTCACACTACATGTCAAGGACAATAAATCATCACTTGAATTTCCATTTTCTGCTAAACAATCAAGTGGTCCATCTGTTAATTATTTGGTTGATTTAATGCTTAATCGCACTTCCCAAATACGTAATATGATAAATATTGACATATTGAAAACGAAACCAGAATGGATAAATAATGGGTTATTATTTGATATTAAACGTGGAGGGGATTACGAACAGGTCAATATGGCGAAAAAAATATCGAGCGAATTGGGAAATGTTATTGTATCTACCATCGATATTCTTTGTTCCGTATATTCCCGATGCATTCAACAACCCGTTATACGTCACATAAACGATAAAATGGAAATATATCGGTTTCAAAACATGAGCAATTTAGATCAAGAATTGAATCAACTGTTTTCCATGAAATACAAGTCGTTGAAATTAATACAAAGTCTATCTTTGGTCAAAAGCGTCTTGGAAAATGGTTTGGCAAATGAATTATATGATTTTTATACAAAAGCAGAAACATTTGTTGAAAAAGGAACGTTTCTTTTTTCGCATAATTTGAAAAAGGTGAAATCTTCGCTAAATGTTGTGCCATCAGATGAAGAAAAAATTATCACAATATTGTTGAAACATCGATTTAAAGATATTGTTGAGATGTTTCAAAAAGTAATTAACGATATAGAAGAAATACGTGATTTATTAAACCAAGTAAATATAACCGATACAGAACAAGATGTATTTTATTTATCTGAATTTGTTCAATTGTTTAGTGGAGATATACATAAAGAACCATTATTAAAGTTTGTCAAAACATACAATATTGAGAGTATATTATCAAAATATGAAATACAGAGCACAACTGGCACGTTAACAAATCAATTTACAATTATTGATACATTAAATAAATTAATGCAAAAAATAAACGTCTCTTTCTCTCTTACTAATTCACAAAGCAAAATATTAAATACCGGAAAATCTCCATTTGGATTAAATATCGAACTAACCGAAAATATAGACGGAGTTTATTATTATGTTTATATGGCGGAAATAGCGTCTATTAAATTGCACGGGAAAAAGTATTTAGAACTATGTGATTCGCTTTCTAAGTTAGAACGTGTTTTAAATAGACCACGACATCCGTCTTTCCATTCAATATTGACTGATGCCGGATACTTTAAACAATTAAATGCTATTTACCAATCATATTTTAATGGCGATTATGGGGAGAATGTATATAATCTTTTATCTCCCCATAAATACGAAGATAATCAAATCAAAAGTTGGTATAAAAGTCTTCTTTCAAACACCAACAAATTAAAAATTTCGCATAACAAATTATCAAAACCGCAACCAATCAAAAAAATAAATATAAACAAAAGAACACAAATATTATCACCAATTGCCACGAACCAAGTAAATGCTCCATTTCAATCTCCCCAAAGACCTACAAGAAAATCCAGACGAATAAATAAATTGCGCGGAGGAGATAGCGATGTGACGATATATCAATACATGGATTTGAATGACGCACTTGCGGATATTTGTTTTATGTGTGCCTCCTATGTGGAAAGCGTTATGGGAGAGTACATGATGCGTGAAAATAAAACTAAAAGCAAGTCTAAAAGCATGAGCAATAAAACGCGTAGTAAATCAAGGACGCGATCTCCCGGAACACGACGCACACGTTCTATGGCATCACATGTATCTAATTTGGTGGAATATTTGATTGATAATCATCAAAGTCAAATATCTGATATAATGGATAAAGTATCATATACTTTTGAAATGAAAATATTATCGATGTATAATCAAGTAGATGGATTATATGAATATGTTCCATCAGAAGTGGAATTGTATTTGTTGTGTGTTTTGTATATGAATAAAAATAAAAATCAAGAAAACTTATCATATATGTTATCACAAAATGAAGACATATTTGGGGAGATTGATAAAAAACGACTTGAAGTGCCATTAAATGATATAGGTACTAAGTATGCATTTATGGCTAATGTTCCTCCCGAAATAGCCAATATACTTGTATTTACTTTATTAGATAATATATTACAAAAAAACAAAACCGGTTATTTCAACAAATTTGTTTCTGATCTTGTGAAGCAAAAACAGATAGTTGGACGTTCATTTGATACTAAACATAACTGGTCAAAAGTTATAGATATTGTATATGTATTGACTCATGGTGTATCTAATAACAAATTTGTTATTCCACAAGAAGTAAGACAATTATTGTTTTAACGGCTATTCATTACTATTCTATTTTATGGGTCATCAAGTTATCCATAGGATAAAATACAGCCTCCCATGCTCGCTCAAAATAATGTCCTGTTTCAGTATTTGATCCAGTTGTCGTTTGTGCAAGTAGTTTTTTATAATATTCGATTGGATGTTGTTGAATATGTCTTTTGGAAACCGAAATCATATCTTGGTATGCAAGATGTTGCGTATGTTTATTTCCGAACATTTTCTCATACCATTTTCCGAAAGGTCTTATTTCCGATAACACCAATTCATTTTCGGGGTTTATGCTGAAATTTTGATGATTAGACGATGAATATTGGTCTATTTGAAAATCATATAAATCGGTCTTAATATCATTTAATTTGTCTGCAATAAATACACTATCTTTATGCGTTTCGACCAAATTGGTCATTTTTACCGCTTTTGGATATTTATAAGATATATCTGAAGAGCCATGTAGAAAAACAGTCACATCCGCTAAATTATTATAATTATGTATGATATGATGAAATATTGTATGACTTGTGCGTCCAATATTAGGTAACTTTTCATATTTTTTCATATTTTCTGGTTTATGAAAGTTTTCGTTGTCGCTTTTATTATAAATAATAATTGGATGTTTTGTGAATGGTTCATTTTTTAACCATTCCAAATCTTCATTATATCGAGATATTACTATTTCAATCGCTTTATTTGAGGATTCAACCCCTTCGGAGAAGACATTCGTTTCTGTAAATCTCTCATTTATATTTTTATATATATAAACATATACACTAATAAATACTGTTAAACCCAAAATAAGCGTCAACATCATTATAATGAATAATTTTTGAAACTTCATAATATATAATAAGTATATAATATGAAAAGAACTGAAATAATTTCACAAATAATGCATACCGGATTAGATTTGAGCAGAGTCCATTTAATAAGGGAAAGTTCTGCGGAATCCTTAATTGATCAATCGCATATAGAAGAATTGATGTTGCGTTTAGGCATGAATGTTGAAAAACCGGATGAACAACCCGAAATAGTAAACCAAAATGGTGGTGGGTTATATATATGGCAATATCCTAATCAATTCTCCAACTATCTTCTACAATTAAACAAATACAAAATCGAATCTTTTATGGAAATCGGATGTCGCTGGGGAGGTACATTTATACTTACCACCGAATTTCTGAAAAAAACCAATCATTTGAAAAAAAGTTTGGCTATTGATATAATTGATTCTCCCGTGCGAAAATATTGTGCTTTGGATTCACATTCTGATTTTGTGATGTCCAATTCAAGTAGCAGCGAATTTAAAGAAATGATGAACGGGAAACAATTTGATATGATATTTATCGATGGAGACCATTCGTATTTAGGTGTTTCTACCGATTTTTATACTTGTAAACAAATGTCTGAAATATTTGTGTTTCATGATATTGCAAGCGATGCCTGTCCAGGAGTTGTCCAATTTTGGAAAGAATTGAAGGAGAAAGAACATGAACGATTCCATTTTTACGAATTTACACAACAATATGATGATGTGTTTCAGAAAACGGGCAAAAAATACCTTGGAATAGGCATGGCAGTAAGTAAGCACATCGATATACGATAATGCCCAAAATCAAATATGTACGTGCATTATATCAAGTTTACAACTCGTAAATCTCATAATTCATGTTTATGATGTATATATATATGAATTCATCAACCGTCGTCTCCCAAATAATTGAAATACCAATCAAAAACGATAAAGTATCACTCGATAATCCGAATGTTAAAAAGATGGTATTTGTAATGAATGCGCTTGAAGAAGGATGGAGCATACGAAAAAAGGGAGATTCTTATATTTTTCGAAAAAAACATAATGGAAAAAAAGAGATATTTAAAAAAGAATATTTAGACAAATTTATTGAATCGGGCTTTGATTTTGCGCGATTATTGGACAAATAAATTGTATTTACTTTTCGGCAATCTAGAATGAAAAACAACATATTGATAATTATTTTAATTATATGTAGGTAATTATTTTATTATGTCCATTTTTCCAAAAATATTATATTTAGGAAGTATATATACACAACCAAAATGGCTGGTGGATTAATGCAACTCGTTGCCTACGGGGCACAAGACGTTTTCCTTACTGGAACTCCCGAAATTACCTTCTGGAAGGTCTCTTACCGCAGACATACTAACTTCGCTATGGAGAGTATCGAGCAAACCTTCTCAGGACAGGCTGACTTTGGTCGCAGAGTGACCTGCACCATCAGCAGAAACGGTGATTTGGCTTACCGCACTTACCTTCAGGTGACCCTTCCCGAAATCAACCAAAACATGGCTAACACCTCTGGCTCTGCCACTGCTGGTGTTTGGGCTCGTTGGTTGGATTTCCCCGGTGAACAGTTGATTGCTCAAGTTGAGGTGGAAATTGGTGGTCAAAGAATCGACCGTCAATACGGTGATTCCATGCACATCTGGAACCAGCTTACCCAATCTTCCGAGCAACAAAAGGGCTACCACAAGATGATTGGACACACCACTCAACTTGTCTACATCACCGACCCCACCTTCGCTGATGTGAATGGTCCTTGCGCTTCCACCGGAGGTCCTTCTCAGGTATGTGCCCCTCGCAAGGCTCTTCCTGAGACCACCCTTTACATTCCTCTTTTGTTCTGGTTCTGCCGCAACCCCGGCTTGGCCCTCCCCCTTATTGCCTTAAAATCTGTAGGGCAGAAAAGTATCCATCCCAAAGTATCCGAGAAATGCTTTGGGGAAAATATGTTGTGGTCTCGGGATGAAACGTTGTTTCATCAACCCCAGATGCTAGTTGCTTATTAAAGCAGCGACATATCCAAATTGCGGGAAATTCATAAAGACAGAAAATAATATTGTTTGTGAAAATATATAAAACCTTTACACTAGTATAATATAACCGTTAATATGTTTAAAGTTTGTAGCAAATGTAAATTTGAATTAAATGTTTGTATGTTCGGTAATTTAAAGTCTTCTAAAGATGGATTGAAAAGTAATTGCAAAACGTGCATTAAAAAATATAATGAATCTGTAAAAGAGCAAAAGCTTAAACGGAATAAAGAATATTATTCTGCGAATAAAGATGCATTACTTGCCAAATCCAAAGAGTATCGGGAAACAAATAAAGACAAAATAAATCTTCAAAGAAAAGAGTACCGAAATCGCGAAGACATTAAAATGCACAATAAAAATAAGCAAAAAGCTTATTTGGATAAAAGAAAAACAGACATTAAAAAAAGACGCATTAATGATTTAAATTTTAGAATGTGTGAAATATTGAGAAGTAAAATGCATCGTGGTTTAAAAGGTTATAAAACATCTTATCTAAATTTGTTAGGATGTGATATGACATTTTTCAAAAAATGGATTGAATTTAGATTTGTAGATAACATGAATTGGGAAAATTACGGTAAATATTGGCACATAGACCATATTTTGCCAATAAATCAATTCGATCTAAGTTGTGATAATGATATTCAAATTTGTTTTAATTGGACCAATTTACAACCTTTATTTGCAAAAGAAAATCAATCTAAAAGCGATAAAATACAATTGCATCATTATTTTAATAATTTTATAAACGTTTTTCGGTTTAATAGTATTCACAAACAATATTTAGGATACCAAATCGCAAGTGAAAGCTTGCGATGGCTGAGAAGTAAACTCAGGTACGGTAAAAATTCCCTGTATGATGGCGAACATTCGCCTGAAATTGATAATCCGCAGCCAAGCCTCTAAGTTCATTATGATTAGAATATGAGGAAGGTTCAACGACTAAATGGATATGGGTTTGAGTGTGCTAATCACATACGATGATAACTTAAGATATAGTCTAGCCCCCGGCCATGTTTTTGTGATATGCAATTGTTGATCAGTCACAAAAATGCCGATAAATACTCCGAAAGGAGGGGTATTAAGTGGTTCGTACAGTACCACGAAGTCAAGATCAACATCGATTTCCGTCCTATTGGTGAGTGCCTCTGGGCCGTCGGAACTTTGGCTCCCACCGCCTCCGGTTCCGTCGCTGTTTCCCAGGCTTACCAACAATCCCTTATTGCTGCCTCCCTTTACATCGACTATATCTTCCTTGATACTGATGAGCGCAGAAAGTTCGCCCAGAACCCTCATGAATACTTGATTGAGCAGCTCCAGTTCACCGGAGATGAGTCTGTTGGATCTTCTTCCAACAAGATCAAGCTTAACTTCAACCACCCATGTAAGGAGCTCATCTGGGTTGTTCAACCCGATTCCAACGTGGACTACTGTGATTCTCTCACTGCTGGTTCCGTTCTTTTCAAGACCCTTGGTGCCCAACCCTTCAACTACACCGATGCTGTGGATGCCCTCCCCAACGCTATCCATGCATTCGCTGGAAAGGATGCTGTCTCTGGTGATAATGCTTTCATCACCACCACCGGACTTTTCCAGATGGCTGGAGCTCAAGCACTCGGTGCTGATGCTTTGGCAACTACCACTAATTCTGGTACCACCGAAGCCAATCAATTCAATCAATCTCCTTTCCTTGATAACCACGGAGTTGGTGCTACTTACCCTGATAGTGGATCAAGTGTTTCTGATGCTGGCACCTTCGTGCTTGCCGAGACTGCCCTTGACATGCACTGCTGGGGTGAGAACCCTGTTGTGACTGCCAAGTTGCAACTCAACGGCCAAGACCGTATCTCTGAGCGTGAAGGATCTTACTTCGACGTTGTCCAGCCCTTCCAACACCACACCCGCCACCCCGATACTGGTATCAACGTGTACTCTTTCGCCTTGAGACCTGAGGAGCACCAACCCTCTGGAACTTGCAACTTCTCCAGAATTGATAACGCCACTCTCCAACTTGTCCTTTCTTCCGGCGCTGTTGGTGGAACCGCCACCGCTAAGGTGCGTGTGTATGCCATCAACTACAACGTGTTGAGAGTCATGAGTGGAATGGCGGGAGTCGCCTATAGTAATTGAACGCTACTAATCGTATTAAATTATCAGATGATTAAAAATAATATAAAAACAAATAAACAATATAGAAATCGTATTATATTTCAATATAATACGAAAGTATGTCCTATATTCGACCACTCTATTCACACGTTAATGAGCTAAATTGTTATTGTATCAAATACGGAAATAAAGAATATTTGTTTGATATTCCAGATTTTATGGATATCCTAAACAACGAAAGAGGTTTTTTATTTCGATGCGATTTGGATGATTATCCATCATTTATGTATAACGGAAGAGCAATATATTTTTATGATTTCTTGTATAAAGACAATAATCTCAAAAATTATTATTTCAAAAACGGAAACAAATTCGATTTGCGACGAAGCAACGTTGAAATAAGACATCCTATGTGTAATTTTGTTTGTAATGAGAAGGATGTGATTGAATACATTCCCGGTCATTTTCCAACATACAAGGAAAACTATTTGATGAAAAATCCGTTATGGCGCATCATGGACAAGGGAAAAGAACGGCTATTGATGTACTGTGAAGTTGATACGTTTTGTTTATTGTGTCCCGAAAGTTACCAAAAAATCTTGGATTTTGAAAAAAATGAATGTGGCGGGAAAAAGTTGACGTTCAGTAAAATGACTAACGGATATATATCCGCACATTTGTCCGCTAATAAAGCATTATTTATTCACCAAATAATAACGGGTTGTCACGGCAACAGGAAAGGAACCAAAAATATAAGCGTTGACCATATTGACCGTGACCCCCTTAATAATACGATGGAGAATTTACGTATTGCGACTCGCGAAGAACAGGAACAAAATTCCAAAGGCATAGCTCCCAATACCAAACGTGCGCGACAATCAAATGCTCGTCCTCTCCCGGAAGGCATTACACAAGATATGATGCGTAAGTATGTTATCTATTATAAGAATACCTATAATAAAGAAAAAGGATTAACACGCGAATATTTTACGGTTGAACAGCACCCACTTTTAAAGGGAAAACGATGGGAATCTTCCAAGTCAAATAAAGTATCGATTATGGATAAACTTGCTCAAGCTAATCAAACCGTCGATAATTTAGATAAGGGTATATTGCCAACGAAAAAGGACGCCATCACAAAACAAGCGTTTACAGATAATATGGATATATGTGTCGAAACAGAAAATTGATTATTGTTTGCATGATAATTAGAATGCAAACAATAACATGGAATATACTCATCTGTTTTTTCGCCTTCAAAAAGATTTGCAAATCAAAATTGCGGTTGAATATGTGGGAGGTTGGAAATGTGTTAAAGGAAAACTGGAATATAGTTTTGATCATTACTTTAATAAAATACCGCGTCCAATAGGAACACACCGGTATAAATTCATTTATTCTCGAGGATTTTGGTATCATAAATATGACGATTGGCATGTAGTATTAAAAATATCCGCACACAAATCATATGTATTGAGTTTGTATGAAGAACGGGAGTGGAGTGAATATGAATATGAAGTTGTGAGCAACGATTCAGAACCACAAAAAATAATCACAACCGGACATGGTTTGTATGACGGTTACCATCTGTTAGAACTGAACAACAAAACAGGTACTAGTTACGTCTATTAATGGCTATTCCGCTATTAATGTCTATTGGTATGAAAAAGTGCACTTGTGCACTTTTTCCATACCAAAGTCATATACGATATTGATATTGATTCTTAATCAATACCAATAGACGTTAACGTCTATTCATATTGATGAATTATCAATATGAAAGCGTATATGGACTTTCTCTAAAAACGATGCACCTGTGCATCGTTTTTTGGAATAGCCATTAAGAATCAATATCAATATCGTATATGACTTTGGCATGGTAAAAGATTATATTTGCAAAGACCTTTTTTTCCGAAAAATTGAAATTACTTTATATTCTGATGTTGTGACACCAAAACAAAAATGAATGCAACTCTCATCAAATTATTTGAACGTTATGGTCTCGAAGCGCTTCCTGAACGCCATTTTCCGCGCGATTCGTGCTGCTTTATTCCCGGTATGGTAAGCGACAATAAAGATTTTAGTCAAGCAACTCCCGAATACATTTGTCTCATGTATTCTATCCAAACCAAAAATATGAATGCATTCACCAAAATTCTTTCTGAGCCCAACAATAAACAGTATATATATATACCAAACACGTATGGAGAAACTCCATTCCTATTTGCGATTCTCGACGAATATGCACATGAGTTCGCATATTTATTGTTTATGCTCGGGTCAGATATAAATCACATGCCTAATCATCCAAATTTAGATGTTTTAACATGGGACGTGTTATATGATCGCACATATTTTAAATGCGAAAATATTTATGAATCGGTTTGTATGCACGGCAATTGTAATTTGTTCGATTTATTGGTTCAGGAAGGATACCCTCTAGCAAATTTCCTGGTAAAAAATATACACGGAATATCTCCGTATATGGTGGCTAAACGTTTCGGTCACACACATATTGTGAATAAATTACAAACGTTCAAAAAAAGTGTCAAGGAAAATACGCCCAAAATAATCACGATATGATGTCTTTCCTATTTCGAACAATCTTTTATATTATAACAATTTATGTATCGCATACAAATAACCTCCCTTTGCATTAATAATATACGTTTTATATTTTTTTGACGAACTTAATATAAAGTCGATACATTTCCAATTGGTAATTATATGTATATCTTCAATCACAATCCACCCATCTGGATTTATATTTTCTAATGCAAACAAGAGTGTATTTAAGTTCGCACATATTGAATGGAGACCATCATCAATAATTAAATCGTAAGTAGTGTTTCCAAATTTATTTTGCATATTTTCAAATGTTTCTATATTAATTTGGTCAACAAAACATGTTTTGATTCGATCACACTCAAATAATATATCTTCATCAATATCGCCACCATATATATTTGAGTTAGGAAGATAATCTCTAAATGCACGTAAAGAGGCTCCCGGTTTTCCATAAACACCCATCGATGAAACTATCGACGGATTATTTGTTCCTAAACCAATTTCTAATATATTCATGTTTTTGTTTTTGTCAAGTTTGTTAAATATATGCGAATAAAAGATATGATAATTATGAGATGTTGATTTGTCGGAACCGTTTGTTTCTAACAAATTACCCAATATTATCGATTCATTATTGTAAAAATGTTGTATATCAGTTATTTTGAATTGATAGTCGGTCTGTTCTAACAATTTATTTATTTGAGGAATAAATAAGGATGCTCCGGTCAACCATAAATGCTTATATGAACCATCATTTGCGCTTCCAGCCGAAAACAAATACAAATGTTCCATTATATGTATACACGCATAATATGAAACTCGTTTTAACGCAACATAGTTTTGTTTCACACAAATATAAATAGATTGAAAACAAATATAAAAAAAGACGCATATTCCAAATATACATGACTTCTTTTCAAATATATCGTTCTAATACTCAGAATGAACTCCTATTACAAAATTTGATGGAATTTTATAAAGATCGAGATAATCTGCATAAAATGATGTATATTATTAATGGTGAATCCAAAATATCCCTTCGTATTGTAGATTGGTTTGTTACTAATTACGCAAAAAAATATTATACCGTTTATAATATACATTCTGAGGAGGATAAGGAAAATGCCACTCGATTTAAAGTGTATAACGACTACAAATTGAAATTAAAAGCGTATTCAAAAAAACGTTTTGACCCTTTTTGTAGATGGGAGCGTATTTCTATTCCATATGATGAAGAAAAGTACATGGAAACGACGATTGGACAATTGAATTTTTTTAAATGGGCTATCGAAAATGATATTATTGAATATATTAAGACGAATTATGAAGAAATAGAGCAAGATATGAATAATCGCAATAGTTCGTCCTCACGAAATAGTTCTCTTTCATCAAACGAGAGTGACGGAATGTTTTCGGGAGATAAAACTCGAAAGAAACGGGAGGAATTGTCTGTTTCTGCATGTAAATGCATCAAAAAGGAAATGGTCAGTATTGTTGTAAAATTTAACTAAATGAATGGTGGTGCATTCATATTGAAATATGTCAATATGAATAGAAAAATATATATTTTAAAACAAAAAAATATAATAGTTAGTATACATTTTCTCTATATGATGGAATCCCCCCAATATTTTATGGCCAAAATAGAAATACCGCTCCTTCTTTATCCAGACGGGAAATATGATGCGTATAATGATCGCGCAAATATATCCTTTTATAAAATAGATGCTCTCCCCGATGTGCAAACCAAAACCTCGATTCAATTAAGTGAATTGTTTCAGGGTATTGGAAATAGCGCGCCTCTGAACCATTCTGAGAACGAAGATAGCATATTTCGTTTTAAAACCACACCTGAAGATGAAGTAATACATTCAGATGATGTAGGCGATAACCATATTGAAATAGATACAATAATAGATGAAAACCATAGTGCATGTGAATTATTTGATTGTCCACTAAATATGTTTGAAATGTTGACCGATGGTCATATTACATTAAATACCAATCTCCCTCCTAGAAAAAGGACAAAGGTAAGTAACGGCGACAAAACACTTAAAAATTACCATAATGATTCAACACAATATACACGAAAGTATGTGGACGGGGAATAAAAAGTCCATGCATTACCATGATGAACATCATCTAACTTCTATTGGTATTGATTAAGAATCAATATCAATATCGTATATGACTTTGGTATGGAAAAAGTGCACTTGTGCACTTTTTATACCAATAGACATTAATGGCTATTCCAAAAAGATGCACAGGTGCATCGTTTTTAGAGAAAGTCCATATACGCTTTCATATTGATTATTCATCAATATGAATAGACGTTAACTCAAGTACATATAACGATGATAATTTTCGTGCTGAAATGGAGAGGGTATCTGCAAAGGCAATCTGTCTGCAACGTTCAAAGATTGTGTTTGATTGATTTGCGGTTCAACAGGCACATAAGGCGTTACCAGATTCGTCGAACCAATTCCCAATAACTGCGTTTCTATATCGCAATAATTCGACGCTAAATTCCGATGGGGAGTTTTCATTCCCACTAATCCATTTCCCGCAAAATGAGTTTGGGGAGGATGGGCAAAATAATTGGATTGGTCATATGAAGTATATGCAAATTGGTTAAATATTGATGTTTGTTCTAAGACATAATCTTCGGGAGTATTTTTATTGCGTGTGGATGCCATATATATAGTGTATATACCATTTTTCGGTTACATATACTTTCTCCATAAGACGCTAAAGAATCTTTTTCATAATTTTCATGTAATTTGTGTTTTCTTTAACGTCGATAGATTTGTCTTGTGTATATTCACATAATAGTGGATAAAAAAGATACAAATAATCATAGGAACATAGAATGGTAATTCCTATATGGGGGTCGGTGGATATCATTTTGGACGCGGCTAGTTCATATAAATGTATGAAATCTGTATTGGATGATGTATGTGCATATATTTTGTCGAGGAACTGACTAACGGACAATTCGTCGAAATTATATTCATCTAAAGTTTCTTCGTCGATATTGGGGAGGCGGTTTACTTTATCCACGTATATGGATGTATCCATGTTTGATATTTGTCGTAATATATTGCGGTAGGAACGGTTGGAATTGTATATACACGGAATAGGAAGGGGGTAAAAAGGATTCATAATATGGGAAATAATAACATAGTTTTATGTTATTGTTTATTGAAATTATTTATTGTTTTCCCAAAGAGGCACTTAATTTATCAAGTAATGCGGCATTTCCACCGATAACTTTTTGCAAAGCGTCTTGTGCTTTTGAGACCAAACTTGGATCACCGGCTTTCATCATGTCTGCAATTTTTTGAAGGGGGTCGACACCGCCGTGTTGTTGGCGTTTATCGCGTTGTTGGCGCTTTTGAGTTTTGCCCCCTTTTTTTTGCTGTTTGCCTCCCTTTTTCTGCTTTTTGTTTGTTTTACAGGCTTTTTTTTGCTTTTTTTGGGTTTTTTTCTTTTTTCCGCCTGATGATTCAACAACACTGGAAGATTCATCAACATCGGGAGATTCATCAACATCGGGAGATTCATCAACATCGGAAGGTGCACCAACACTGGAAGGTGCAACACCAACACTGGAAGGTACAACACCAACACCGGAAGATGCAACACCAACACTGGAAGGTACAACACCAACACCGGAAGATGCAACACCAACACTGGAAGGTACAACACCAACACCGGAAGGGTTTGGGTTAAAAAATTTTGATACGGCAGCAGTCGTAGTCTTTAATATATCGTCTTTATTGGCATTAGATCCAGATTCACTCATATTATATATTAACCGCACATTTTATTTGTCATAATCAAATATTCATCACTCATTACACCACCTCCCTAAAAAGTGTTTGTGGGACGCGATTGTTGACTATAATGTCCGTCACTTGCCATTTGGCGAGTTCGGATTCCTCCACGCACCCATCCTTCTAACGCGGCTTCTTCCACAGTATGTGCCGGATTATGAACGCGCTCTTCCATTTTCTCGTCGGTGGGATACATAGTATAATCCATGAATGACTTGGACATGATAGTAGATACACTCTTTTTGTCGGTGCTTAATTCGCCCTGTTGAAGCTGTGATTCCAAAGAGGGATCAGCCGAACCTCTTCCTAAATAAGGAATAGTGATAAAAGGTCTAGTATTTAAATTGAGTTTTTCTAAACTTCGGGATTGTTCGGTATTGATAATCAATTGTGAATCGGCGTCCACTGCTGCACCACCGACACCACTACCTCCATTTACAGCATTAAACATCAATTGAGGATGGGAGGTGGCAAAATCAATATGACTTCCACTAGTAGGTTCGCTGAAATAATTGGCAAGCGTATAATTAGTGAGTCTGGTATTAAGTTTTTGGCGTTGTGTATTATCCACTTCTTCAGCACCAATTCGTCCTAAATTGAAAAAAGTATAGTCAGACATAATATAATATAAACAGATAGAAAAACGCTCTCTTGTCTATTCGCATAGAGTTCGTTTAATAGCTATTCCAAAAAACGATGCACCTGTGCATCGTTTTTAGAGAAAGTCTATATACGCTTTCATATTGATTATTCATCAATATGAATAGACGTTAATGCACAAGTACACTTTTTCCATACTCATGAACATCTAATTTGTATATCGCGCTAAATTGCGCGCACAAGCAAATTTATTGCCCTCTTTACATGACACCATACTTCCATAACAAAACTCAGCAAATGCTTGTTGATCGTTGGGAATAGTAGTGCTAGGATTGGAATAAAAGGGTCGAAGCGATTGTTCAAAAACGTATTGTTCTCCTAAATCTTTGAATAATTTATCCACGATTTCTGGCTGATCACCATTTGCATCACGAACTAATTGTTTCGCCTGAGTCAGAACATCGGTTGATACATTTTGGTTATATATGGGTGGTGCCGGTTTTTTATAGATATTATAATCATAATCAGAAACTAATACATTATTATATGGGTTATATGGATTCGGCGCTTCAAATACAATATCTGGTAATGTTGTGTCCGGATCATTATCTAAAGTATCTTTGACAATACTGGACACAATATCCGAAAATCCATCTTTTTTGCCCTTCATACCTTCCTTTTTGTGATATTGAAACACCAAATAAATAGACCCGATGGTAATAGCGGATATAAATAACACGCGACTGTTTTGCGTCAGCATAAATATTATTATTGTCACATAAAGAACAAGACGTGTGATGGCATTTAATTTGCGGTTATAATCCATGCTTGGAGTTGGATATATTTCGGTGATTTGTGACAAATTCAATAAAATATTTGGGTCTTCAAACCAAAAATTCGTTTTCGATGGCGATTCCGTTGAAGGAATAACTTGTGAACTTTCATTTTGTGTATCCGAAGACTCGGGCAATTCACAAACATCATTTTCGCATTTTTTATTTGTTTCTTCTTCCGATGACATATATATTCAATAATGATATATATTTGCACTATTGAAACTTTATTGGTCATTCCGAAATATGGTGCACATGTATATACAATTGGGTAAATATGCCATATTCAACTATCATGCCGATATATATTATCATGGCACATAATGAATAGACGTGTAGGTTCACACATCCGACAAAAGAAAAAATGAAAGCAAATGGCTCTTCCGAAATATGCCATTCACGTCTATTGGTATTGATTGATAATCAATATCAATATAAATAGACGTTAAGTTACCTTTTATTGATAATTTGTTTTATCATGCTCTTGAAGAATAATTTCTTTTCGTTGTCCATAATAACCGTTCCATCGTCTGTTATTATTTGGTCGATTTCGTATTCGTCAGGTATGATTCCATTAGAATAGTCATAATAGAAAGGATATTCAAAGTCTACATGATAGGTTACGTTGCCTTTTTTTGCAATAAGTGTTTCTTTCGTTGTTGCATGTCCATGATCCATACAAGAAGAAACATACTTGTAATTATTTGTGATGCTGATGATGATATATCCTGACATGTTCCTTATTCGTGTATTTATTGTTCAGTAGATTTATTTTTTTTGTTCAATTTTCTATACAAACGCTAAATATACAGAATGTGCTTTTACCAAATTTATCATCGAGTGAAATGTTTCGTATTCCAGATTATATTATGACTCTATATACCGTCATACAATCTTTAAATGACCACGCACATACCAAACGAAATCTTAAATATAATAATGAGCTATATGGGAAAAACAACCACGGCGTTATTAATGAAACGTCCCATAGAATCGTATGATACATTCATGGGTAACGGAATTTGGGATGGATACATGACTTTCACTTTTTCTAAATTCTATTTCCATTTTTTCATGAATTCCATCCGAAATTATATCTGTATATATCCGCCATCCTCCCTTATTTCCGATATCGAATTATACAATCATTATAAGACTCGCAAACTCATAATATTACGTCCTGTGGAACGTCTCATATAATGTTAATGGCTATTCCGTCAAATAGTGCACCTGTGCACCATTATTCGGAAAACGCCATATACGCTTTCATATTGATTATTCATCAATATGAATAGACGTTAGGGAGAAAAAATACCATCTCCCAATTTTTGTTTTACGCAGTTTTTATCGATTTCTAAAGTTTCGCATTTCATATTATTCGGCACTATTTTCAATATACATTTGGATTTTTCACCGTATAATGGTTCGGTACAACCCTTTTCGCTATTTTTACGTGTTTTACGCATGCGTTTTTGCAAATCCTTTTTTAAATCTTTCATGGATTTCACACATCGCGAACGGAAATGTTCATAACGCTCACGTACTTCTTCATATGTAAGTTTGGATTTTTTTCCAAGCATTTTATTTACCACCTCGTGTAGTCCGTAAATATATTTTGAAAAGGTTTGGCGGTTTTTCATATGGTCCATAGTTAATGGATGTTTTTTGAAATTTTTTGCTAAATTGGCGCGACATTTCCCACAGGGAAGTATATGACGCAAACTATATATAAAATCAAAATACTGTTTTTGTTGTTCCTTATTGGGAGAAATAGGATAATTGAAACTCATAGTATGGAGGAAGTGCCACATACCAGGCCCCCAGATTGCAGTTAACATGCCGTCATTACTATTATAATCAGACTCTTTAAATATTGACTTAATTTGAATATGATTTTTACGTGTTTTGGCCATATATAAATCATTAACATTATATCAATTCAATAAAAAAGGTTTAGCGGTTATGCATGGAGATTATGCGTTTACATAAGATAAAAATAACATGGTATATTATATAATGGCAGGATTTTTAGATACTATTTATTATCGATTTATTAGCCCGTATATTTTTATTATTTCGGTGTCAGCATTATCTTTATTATTTTTAATTGCGGCATATTACGCTTATAACCATATGATGACTGTAAAACCGGAAGATGCCAAATTGCGAAATTTATCGAATGTGGATCCCAACGGAAGAACAATCACTTTATACATGTTCCATGTTAGCTGGTGTCCCCACTGTAAAGTGGCATTACCTGAATGGAAACGTTTCAAGGATGAATATCATGAACGTGCTTTGAACGGATATACCTTGTTGGTAAATGATGTTGATTGCACCGATGAAAACTCTCCCCAAAACATCTCATATATGGAGAAATATAAGATAGAATCATTCCCCACAATATTAGCAGTTATGGACGACGACGATGGCAAAGAATTAAAGATAGATTTCGACGCTAAAGCCAACTTTAAAAATCTTGAAAAATTTGCGCAAACTGTGTCTCTTGGAAATAACACCGGATTATAATGGCCATTCCGAAAAACGATGCACAAGTGCACCATAATTAGTTATATTATATACTCTTTTTTCATATTGATTTTTGATCAACATGAATAGATGATTAATGGCGTTTTCCGTCTAATGGTGCACAGGTGCACCATTATTCGGAAAACGCCATATACGCTTCTTCTGAGAATTTTACTCCTCCTGAGAAGACGTTAATGGTTAGTAACCGAGTGGATATTCACTAATAGATAATAACCCATCTATTTTATTTGAATTTATTTCAGACGTAGTAAATGTTTCTTCAACATGTTTTCTATTTATAATTTCATGATGTATTTGCATTTTGGCATTATAACATTTCCAAATATTAACACCTTTATTAGTCAATTTCAAAAGATATTCAGAAGAATTGGCCATTAAATAAATGTCATATATGGATACCACATATGTGGACGGAATATAGACGCAATATTTTACGGGAGGATTCTTCACCAAAATATGATTTAGCAAATTGTCGATTATATACAATATATAATCGTAAAGTGAGTTAAGAGTCGGCACATTCGTTTCGTCAAATATGTTTGTGATTCCAAATATTTCATCGCGATTTGCACCGTTATCAACACATGCTTTAATCGGGAAATGCATAAATAATGATCCGTCCATGTAGATTTTATTTTCATGATAATAGGGAGAAAAGAGAAATGGTAAACAACCAGAACAATAAACTGCATCCACTAATTTCCAGTTCGGATGAGTTTTATACGATAAATCAACCATTTCGAATTTTGTCAATTCCGCCGAAATAAAATGCGATTCCACTCCAACAACATCATAAAATTCTTTGAGTGTAATATTAACGTCTTTATCGATTGCCGCAAGCAAAGGTTTGTAAATATCTTCAATCACTTTTTTATCAAACATTCCTTTTTTATGAAACGATTGTGCGATTACATCAATATTAAAACCAAATACCTGTTTCCATGGACGTTTTTTGACATAATCATCAATAATATTCCAATCCAATAATTTAGCAAACAATATAACGGTCATAATGATTGAACCAGCTGAAGCGCCATAAACAGTTTGAATATTTTCGAGTTTCCAAAACCCAGTTTTCATGCTTTCATATAGGATGCCATATTGGGTTAAACACATTACACCACCTCCAGATAATACAATATGTTTAATGGCTTTTCCGTCAAATGATGCACCTGTGCATCGTTTTTCGGAAAACGCCATATCCGCTCCTTCTGAGGATTTTAATTCTCCGGAGTAGAAGTTTATATTGGTTTGGGGAGAGCGTTCGTCATTATTATTAATAGTAGGATGCATAAATAATTAAATATTCATATATTATTTAAATTCATATATGAAGGAATATGTATTTTTGCCAAAACGAATACTTATATTATAATATAGAATTATGTCCTGTATACTTTTTGTCGACGATGATGATAATAATAAACGAATCAATATTGACGAATTATATGAAAAAGATAAAAGGCGCGACTTGAAACAATTATCCATATTCAATAAAATATTAAACCGAATCCATAAACGAATTACCACAACAAATAAGATCCGTCGAAACGATAAACATATTTGGTTTGCTATTCCTGAATTTATATTTGGTGAACCGATATATGATAAGGGAGATTGTATTGCCTATGTTGTTACCAAACTGCAAGATAACGGATTTTTCATTAAATACATGCATCCAAATACTTTATTTATTTCTTGGGAGAATTGGGTACCAACGTATACGCGAAACGAAATTAAAAAGAAAACGGGTTTGGTATTGGATGAACAGGGAAATGTAGTAGAACGATTAGATAATGGAAAAGAAACTCCAGAGGATATTAATGCCGGATTATTTAACGGAAATCGTCAAATAGTGGATACTCCAAATAAAACAGCGAAACAATTTACGCCAATAGATCAGTATAAACCAACGGGTAATTTGGTGTATAATAAAGAAATATTTGATAAATTGGAAAAGAAAGTATCCTTTTCGACATAATATGACTTTGTGTATACATGTATACCACTAAGACGGAATAGATGTTTATTTATGCTGACGATTTTTCTTTGTCGTTGATAGGCGTGTTAACGCCTTATGAGGATTAATGGCTATTCTGTCAAATGGTGCATCCTTTTTTGGAATAGCCATAAATCTATATTTATGTTTATTTTTGATAGTGGTTCTTTTTTTTGGCTTGCCTCCTTTATTGGCATTTGAATCAGGACCTAAACCAAGGTTTATATCATTTACGTCTATTTCTTCATCAGAGTCTTCTGAGTTCACTTCATCTGAGTCTTCTTCTTGGTTCACTTCATTTGAATTATTTTCGTCAATTACTTCATTTGAATTATTTTCGTCAATTATTTTATCTGAGTTTGGGTCTACTTCATCTGAGTTTTCTGGGTTTTCTTCATCTGAGTTTTCTGGGTTTTCTTCATCTGAGTTTGGGTTTTCTTTATTTGAGTTTTCATTTGAGTTTTCTTTTGGGTGTTCTTTCTTTAATTCATATTCCTCGGTCGGCAATATAGATTGCGCATTATTTACAAATTTTGAGGTTTCGTCTATTACTTTTTGTTCCAAACCAGATGACTTATTATTATATGCATAGTCATTCAATATTTTGCCATGTGTTGTATTATAAATATGAAACAATTGTTGAGAATCTAATGTTTTATCAACATTATTCGATTTTGAATTGAATAATCCAACATATACTTTCATAGAATCTTTGTAATCCGAATACAATCCAATATTTTTAAAGGTGCTATTGTACAAATAAAAAGAGTCTTTATCAAGCGTCTCATTATCGTAAAAAAAATGTTTATGAATTTCTTGATAAATAGCAAAAGAAAGTAATTGTTTTTCTTCTTCAACCGTGTTGGGTTTTCTTGACGATTTTTGAAATATATCAATTTGTATCATCAAAATATCCTTTAAAAACCCGCTAATTGATCCATTTATTAACAAATGATATAACAAGTTAGTTTTCATTTTAGGCTCCGGAGGTTGTTCACCATTCACCAATTGAGGCGTCAGATCGTCATCCATGTCACACATATCAAGACAAAAATGATTGATTAGTTTGGAAGCATTATCCTGGATAAAAGGCAAGACTTGTGGACTTTTGAGGATTTCTGTGAAAATCATTTTAACGGTATCCCATATATCATTATTTATAACGCCACCTAATAATCCTCCCAAACGAGATCCTTTTTTAAAATATAGATGTGAAATAAGGTGGCTTACGATGTTTGTTTTCATGCGAAAAACAATATTGGAACGGATATAATTGATTTTTAATGGGGGTATTTGTTTAGTTGGACGGAATTTATTGATCTTATTTATATTGTTAATTAATTGTGTTGCTTTATTCAACAAAATATTGATATTTTCCGGATAAACATTTTTATATAGTTTTGCTAACATATTGACACGCAAATCAGAAATGAAAATTTCAGTAAACATTTTGTGTGGTGTATCAAGAGATTGTTGCAGATTATTTATTAATTGTGATGAACCATTAGATGAATTGATTTCTCCATAAAACAAAGCTAATAGAACATCATTACCCAATAACTCAAGAAGTTTAGATGATATTGTATCGAGTATATTTTGATAATGTTTTAATATATAATTTTTATCATTATCATCTATTTTAAGAATGCGACTTATGCGGTTATTAATAAGATTACCCATATTTGGGGAAAGTCCTTGTTCACCCGAAGTCACAAGAGCAGATAACAATAATTCCAAGAGTTTCTTTTTGAATCGTGAAATAATTCCATTAGCAATAAACGTCACATCATAACGTCTTGGTGGCTTATATAAATCCGTCGAAGAATCTTCTTTTGCAACTGCGCCGGAAGACGCAGAACTAGCTTCTATGCCCGACGCTAAGTCAACTGCATCTTTTAAATCCTCTTTATCATCTTTATTATCATCATTTTTATCATCATTTTTATTATCCTTTTTATCATCCTTTGTATCCTCTGTTGTTTTATCATCTTTTTTGCTTCCATTATTAGAATTATTTCCACCATGGTGTGTTTTAATGTTGCCGTCTTTTCTATCGCCTTTTCTCTCACTTTCACTATCACTAAGACTTATATCACTATCACTTTCACTTTCACTATCACTAAGACTTATATCACTATCACTTTCACTATCACTAATGCTTATATCACTATCACTTTCACTATCACTTTCACTATCACTAATGCTGTCTTTCCGTTTATTATTTTTGTCATCATACATATTATCATCTTCAATAGCCTCAAGATTATTTCTTTGAGATGACTGATTTTGTTTATTTTCACCCATGTTATTAAACAAATGCAATTGACGTTTGGGTTTTTTAGGTGCTTTTTTCATATTTTGTTTTTTTAAATCATTATACTTTTTCATAAATTCAGCTTTTTTTTTGTCATTTTCCACTTTTTTTCTCTCTTGTAATGCTTTTTGTTCTTTCTCTTCTTCAACTTTTATTTTACTTTGTTCAATTGCGTCTTCTTTAATATGATCCTCAACAATTTTATAGAAGTGGGAACTTAATAAAACTACATTTTCAAAAGAAAATACATTATCTTTTTGAATATTAATATTGGGTTTTATACCCAACAAATACTTAGAAAAGTCATCGTCTTTTGTACTTTCAACATTTTTATATAAACTGGTCAATAAAATAAGACAAGATGTATAATTGTATTTTTGGATTTTGTCCAATATTAAATCTTTTAAAATATTATTAATCAAAATATTGATCATCGGAATAGACATGTTTGTTGTTTCACTGGGTTTCGGTGGAGATACGGTTGTGTTTTCGTCAAACAATTTTTTGCTTTCTTCATAAATGCTTGAATGAATGAATTTTGAAATGTTACGACCAGAAACACCTCTCCTTAAACCTTTCGAATAAATAAGAGGATATATTTGAACATATTTTGCGGAATCTTCTTGGTCACCGCCATTCATTTTATAATTCGTTTCAGACACAATTCCAAGAAGTTTAAACAATTGGACATAAAGGGGAACACACAAATTTTTTTCATTATCTGTTGGTTGATTATTTGTTACAATATTGTACAATCTTTTAACCACTTCGTAAAAGATTTTTTTTTTATATTCCAACGAATGGATTTGCATTAATTGAATGGATTGGTAGTTTAAAACATCAAATAACATATCAATATATTCAATACGATAACTTTCTTTAGGTGACATGTAAGACTCATAACTTTCTAAAATCATTCCAGCCAATTGGTCTGACTCTCCTTCTTCAAATAAAGGATCAACTGCATTATCTAATATGAATGTTAAATATTCTGAAGTATTATCCTCTACACTTTTTGAAACAATAGGTTTTAAATATGCTGGATTATTAAGGTCAGCAACAACACTTGCAAAATCACTTGCTTTTTCAATCAATTCAAATATTTCTTCCAGTTGTTCTATATCTACCGGCAACTCATCTAATGGACCATCGCCATTCTCATCTCCACCTGCTCCATCATCTCCACCTGCTCCATCATCTCCACCTGCTCCATTTTCACCATTTTCACCATCTGCTTCTTTTTTTTCTTCATCACCTTCATTTTTATTTTCTGGTTGTCCTTTATCGCTCATATATTAAAATAGCATATAATAAAATGCGTTAGATAACGAAAAATTGAAGAAAAAGTTTATATATAATCATTTAAAGAAATAGAGAAAGGTAAAATATGAATACTCAATCAAACCAAAAGCATATGAAAATGTCATCTAAAAATGATAAAACCAAAAAGAAGAAAAACATAGTCTCCGAACAAGATAAAAAGAAAATGTGGGATGCATTTAATAATGATAATCAACAACAACCTGATTTATTAGAATGTATATATAACCAAAGTACTGAATCTCCCTCCCAAACAAATAAGTTGGATGAAGATTTGTGTTATGCGTGCCAAAGCAATTTGGTGATTATGGAAGACGGATTTCCGACATGTGTAAATCCATCGTGTGGGTTAATAGTTAAAAATACTCTTGATTACTCTCCCGAATGGAGATATTTCGGGGCAGACGATAAAAATGCAAATGATCCCACCCGTTGTGGAAATCCGATAAATCCACTATTGCAAGAATCATCGTTTAGTTGTAAAGTCCTATGCAATAATAAATCGTCCTACGAAATGAAAAAGATTCGAAAATGGACGGAATGGCAATCGATGCCACATAAAGAAAAATCACTATATGATGTATTTCAGTATATTACTGTAATGGCGCAAAATTCAGGCATTCCCAAAATATTTATCGATGAAGCGATGATAATTTATAAAGATATATCCGAACAAAAAATATTTCGCGGACTCAACCGAGACGGCATCAAAGCAGCATCAATATATATTTCATGTCGTCTAAATGGTTGTCCACGTACATCACACGAAATATCCGAAATATTCAAATTAGATAAAACAAGTGCGACGAATGGTTGTTCTATGGCGATGAGCATTTTAAATAATTTGGAACGAAAGGGAGAAAATCCCCAACAACAGGACGCCTGTTCCACCACACCGAGCATGTTTATTGATCGTTATTGTAGTAAGTTAAATATACCTTCTGAATTGGTCATGTTATCTAAATTTGTGGCAAGTAAATTAGAAAAAACCAATTATATAAGTGATAATACTCCTTATTCGATTGCAGCGGGAGTCATTTATTTCATCTCCCAAAACTGTAATTTGAATATATCAAAAATGGATATAAAACAAATCTGTGGGGTAAGTGAGGTGACAATAAATAAATGTTTCAAAAAAATGGAGGCTATGAAGGATCAGTTGATTCCAAGTTGTGTATTGGAGAAGTACATGTAAAAGAATTGCGGGTATTATCAGGTATGTAACTTATAAATGCATCGTATTTAATATGATAATATGTATTTGCTTTTGAAGATGTGGAAGAGGTACGTGATTTTTTTCGGAAAAACCAATTCCATAATTTCTTTTTCGTGAGGATATACATGATTGCGTAGTGATTTTGTGTATAAATAAAGAGGTTCAGTTTTTATATTGATATAAAATACAATTTGCGTATTTTTTTATGTTTAGTCATAATATTCAAAATACGCTTTCATATTGATCTTTGATCAACATGAATAGACATTAATTTCGCTATCATATATGGCGTTATGCATGACACATAATATATTCATATACAATATATTATGGATAATAGTAACGTCTACTCCGGAGGATTAAAATCCTCAGAAGGAGCGTCTATTGCGTTATCCGAAAACCGATACACCTGTGCATCGTTTGACGGAATAGCCATTAATACTGAAAATGCAGATATCTTCTGCTCGGATGAAAATGTGGAAAGTACAGATAGTTTGGTTTCAGAAACATATACACCCGAATGTCCGTCTATTTATCAGGAAGATATAGATGTTGATTATGAAAACATCTATTACGAAATATGTGAGAGCGAAGAAGTAAAAGAAACACACAATTTAGGGTTAATGGCTATTTCGTCTAATGGTGCACCTGTGCACCATTTATCGGAAAACGCCAGAGACGCTTCTTCTTCGAAGATTTTTGCTTCTCATAAGAAGACGTTAATGGCATTATCAAAAACAGCCATAACTTCTCATAAGAAGACGTTAAACGATAAAAAAGTAATAATGAAACATGTAGTACCTCAACTCATATTTATTGTTCCCTATCGTGATAGACAACAAGAATTAAACCAATATTTGGAACATATGAAAACACTTCTTATGAATATTCCACGCGAGAACTATGAAATATGTATTGTTCACCAAAAAGATAAACGGGCTTTCAATCGCGGCGCGATTAAAAATATAGGATTTATTCTGTCGAAAAATAAATATCCACAAGACTATCAAAAAATAACGTTCGTATTTCACGATATTGACGTTTTACCTATGACATTACCATCATTTGGAACAACGCGCAACACAATCAAGCATTTTTATGGTTTCAATTATGGTTTGGGAGGTCTTTTTTCGATAACAGGATTTGACTTCGAAAAAATCAACGGATTCCCGAATTATTGGGGGTGGGGGTTTGAGGATAATTATATATTGAAATCGGCTATACAAAATAATATGTATATTGATCGAAGTGAATTTACACCTTTTCAACATTATACGATTGAAAAATGCATTTGTAACCGCTCCCCATGTATTTGCTTATTGTCAAAACAAATAAATCCAAATCAAAAATATTTACATTCAGAAACATCCCATGTAAAGATCATATGTATTCAAAATATAATGAATTATGTCAAAAATGTTAGGGAGGGCATTTCAAATATACAAAATCTACAAACTTCCGAAACAAAAGAATCATTCGAAACCTATTATGATGTAACATTATTTACTCTTAATAAACCATGCGTAGACTATGCAAATGCAACGTTTGAAGAATATAACATATTAAATGGACCATACAAAATACCTCAAAGAATGTTGAGAGGTTCTTCGATGAAAATGTTTTTCGATAAATAATCTGTGAATGAATGCATGCGAATAAATTTGTATGTAATGCCAATTGTATTATGTGTTTCCCAAACGCCAGATATTTTCAGTATATATTGTCTTCCAATATCCGAACCGCTGAAATCGTCAACAATATATTTAGGTTCGGTAATTATTCCGCCGGCGCCATCATCGTTAATTTCGTCATAATCGGAATTAGATATATTAATTGTTCCGGTAACGATTTGATTTTTTAATGTATATGTGGAATATTTATTGATATTTTGCGAATATTTGTAATGTTTCAGTATTCCATCTTCAATACTGCAAATGTTTTGAAATAAACTCAAATTGGATGCATTATTTATATCTATGTCCAGTGTTCGTTTTATGTGATTTTTTAGTATATGTTTTGTTCTAAAATTACCCAATTCTGAAATACCGCTATTTAATTTTTGTGACGATTTAGAATGGATTATTTCTGAATGCCCCGACTTTTTGTTCAAATGAATGTTAAACATAGGACAATAAATATAGATACCATTAGAACTAAAATTGTCACTTGAATATATTATTTTACTGAATGTTCCATCCACTATTATATTTTTCTTTTTTTCGTTGAAAAATATGTTATTTAAATTGATTGAATTATGGTCAATTACGATGTTCATTAAATGATACATTATTATCTTTTTATGTTGTTTTTGATGACTATTCCATTTATGTTAGACGATCAGTTACAGGAGGATTATTCATTAAGAAGACATAAAAACTATCTATTGATTTTGTTTCCATATGTTTTTTGTATTGCAACATGAAAGAATTGAATGGAATACCAAAATGAGGATTTATATTATAAGCAATAAATAACACAATATTATATGTTACAATCGCAATATCTGTGAATTTTATGGCATCTAAACTCAATACACTATTTGATTTATCATCGGTATCATCTTTTAATGAATACACAATATCGTCCTTAACATGCAAATCAGTATATTTTGCGTTTTTTAATGTTCCTATAGCCGTATTTACAATAAAGAGTGCATCATCTTTGCTATTATACACTTTGATATTATCCTTATAGTATTGGCACATTTTCATGAATATATAAGATGACTTGATTAACTTGAAAAAGCTATCTTTAATACCATCGAGAGATACTTGTGATTTAATATGTTTTCGAATAAGGTTCATATAATAAAGTGAAAATTCTTTATCAACATATTTACGTGTTTTAAAAGGCATTACAACGTAATATTTAGTATAATTATACGCATTATCAAAGTAAGATATTGAATTTTGGAACTTTTTCAATATACTTTCAGAGTCTTCAATCAATCTATCGGAATCAAATGCTTCTCCAAATTCACGATTTAATTCTGTATTAATATCGGAAGAAAACGCTTGATATTTTTTATATATGTCGGATTTTATTATATCTTTACTGTATTCATCTGAGAATTCAACAGGAGACATATTACTCATAGATTCGTTTTTTAGTTGGTCTACTGAAACATCTCCCTCTGGTGTATCGTCTACATAAGGTTCTTCTTTTTCTTCTTTTTCAAGAGGAACGACAGCCGGCGGCTTTAAATGTGTTAAACTTTTGTGTTTTTTTAAAAACATACATGCTTCAACGGTTTCTTTCAAAAGATAATTTACTTTGATTCTTTTATAAATGGCTTCATTTAATATATCTGGATAGTAACGATATGATTCATTTCTGTCTGTACTTCCCATTCCTTCCAACAGATTCATGTTTGAAAAGTAATATTCTATTATAATACAAAATAGAATGATTATTATTAATATTCCAATTGCCCATTTTTTCATTATGTAGAAATATATAATATATTGTATTATAATATATTATATTTGAATTATGTCGGCAAGATTAAATATGAACCCCATTAGATATCAGAGTTGGAAAGGCAAAACATTCAATCAAGTGATTTCTTTCATACAAAAAAATAAGGGGAATAAAGGAATAATTCACAATAGGGAATATTTTCGAGCACAACCTTTGAAAATTGCACGAAGAGAAGTACTTGTGATCTCTAATCCGGATCATATTCATAATGTTCGAACATCAACAAGTATTGATCAATTTAATATTCCTGGAGGAAACACAGTTACACAAAATGAACGTTGTAGTTATGGTTTAGAACACACTTTAGATATGACTACCGAAGTCAATAAACATAATACCGGAGTTTGTACAGATAAGTATATTTGCATGGAACAAAACGCAAGACGACGTGTTCGAAGTAGTGGCATGGTTCGAAAAAAATACGATGAAGAAAGAAATAATGTTCAGAAATATTTTTGTGATAGCAAACAATATTTAAATGGCCGTAACAAATCATTTCAACAAAATTTTTTCTTCAATCTTCGTCAAGGTGAGCCTTCTTTCTTGACAGATTCGGCGCCTAAAAATAATATATATAGTTCAGTCGGCATTTCCGACTGCAAAAAAGTGCGCATAACCGCTGATGGCAATAATAATTTTTTCTCTTATATTTGGATAAACGATAGTATAGGCACATATTCCGCAGACCCTGCCCTTCGTGTTCCGGATGTAGAATATGAAGTGGAATATACAAGTGGATTATATGATATTGAAAGTTTCTATAATCGTGTAAAAGATGTAATGGAACAAAATGGACATTATTTGATTCATCGTATTACCAGAACGAAAGTGTTTTTGATAAAATTAATATACAATAATTACAACGATAAAATAGAATTACAATTGTTGCCTTATAGCAAAAGTATATATCCAGATGAATTATATGCTATTCCATCATTAAATAACGCACTTTTGTGGAATCCTCCTGGAGAACCAACAGTGCCATGTGTTCGTTTCATAACAAATGAAATTTCTCGAGTGACTGGGTTCCATGCCGGATATTATCCAGATATTTCTCCTTGGTTCAGCAAAGCTATTAAACCAACATTAGATGGAATCCCGTTTAAACGTAATAATCCACTCGCTCTTCTTCCACAAAATCAACATTATTTGTTTCCGATGTACAAACCCGTCAATTATAAACCAAATAATGTCAATTATGCACAACAAGGAGCAGTATCTTCAAGTGCACGTGTACTTCGTAAAAAATATGATTCTATAACTCGAAATGGTGCCACCTTTATACAGCCATTTGGAAAAGAAGTTTCTAATGCCATGGCATATGGTGTATCTGAACATATATATACGGAAAAAGATAAAGTTGGGTTTCCAATAAAAACGTCTCCTATCTTTTCTAAATATTGGGACGTTCCGTTCAAAAAATGTGTTCGCAAAAGAAATTTGCTGAATGGATAATAGCAATATTATATTAACGTCTTCTCATGAGGAGTAAAATCCTCAGAAGAAGCGAATATGACTTTGATATGGAAAAAGTGCACAGGTACACTTTTTATGCCAATAGACATTAATAAAATCAATATGATAATATAATATGGCATTTTTCTATAATCTATGTACGGGTGCATCGATTTTCGGAATAGCCACTAATTTGTTTTCTTCAACATATAAATCTTCTGCACTTGAATATGTGTTAAGAAATATATTATTATTTATGATACTATTATACGGAACGTTGTATTTAATACACCAATTAATGCATTTTATGATATTATTACGCGATAATTGATTCAGTTTATCTATTTTAGAATTTTTATCAAATAGAGAAATCGTATAATGAATATTTTCAATTTGTTGTTGTCCAAATATGGAATTGTATTCTTCGATTTTATTTTTATATAAATTCGATATAGAAATATCCAAAAACCGATGAATATACATTTGGTCATCTAATTCAAGTACAGATTTAAACACATTATATACATATGTAAAAATATACTCAACGTTATCGCAAAGAAATCCTTTGCATATAACATATTTTTCGGAATTTCCCATTCGGCTTGTTTGTGGCTTGCTTATATACACATGTTGATATAATGAAGATAATAAATACAATAAATCTAATGTATGTTGATGAAATACATCAAAAATTTTCAAAACAAAATTGCCTCCCCTTTTTTGCATGACTAAAGCATAACATATTTGTGCAAATAAAAGACGTGACATGTTTATTTCTTGTTTATTGAATTCAATAGAAAAATCAAAACCACCATCGGCTGTTATAAGATCCATACTCGAACCATATTTATGATAACAATAATTAAAATTGGCGATGGAAAGTAGATCGCCATTATTTTCCTCCCCATTTTCGATAATTATATTCGGATGAGAAAGTAAAAAAGTTTCACTTTTGCGCCATGAAGGTATAGATCCGTCATTTTTATCGTCTTGTATTGTCATACCGTAATAGATATCTTCTGGATTATTACGATAATTTAATGTTGCTTCAATAAAACCTCCCGGACCCTCTGCCAAATGGAAGGTGGTAATTGGTTCTGTATTATTTTGAACTTGTTTTGCAGTAAAATAGCGGTTATATGTCTGACCACGCGACTGAAATAAATTAAAATCATGTATCATTTCGATCATTTTGAAATAAGACCGGGATAGAGGTTTGTATTTGGAGATTGCCTTTTTCTTGGACGGAATAACCGTGTGAATATATTCATATGTATTGGTATATCGTTTATATGTATCCCAATCTTTTTCTCTCGATGTTAATCTGTTTTTTATGTCCGTCAAATAATGAGAAAGAGAATGAGAAATAGCTTCTTTCGGTTCTTTATCAGAATGTAACAATTTCAAATATTTGAAAACATTTTGATGCGTATTTGGTAATAAAAAATAAATCATGGTTACCTATTTTTTATATAACGTTATATTTATATTCATCCACAATTATAATATTTCCAAATCTTCCAACTTCCAATATTCACATCCACCGTTCATTAGTGGACGTTTAATGATAAACGGTATTTTCTTTTGTTCCAATTCCTTGAGAGCAATTAAATATCCGTCAATCAAATTGTCCGGAATTTGAATAAGAGGTTTGGCACCGGCATTTATTTGTTTTGCGCGCTCTCCCAATATTTTCGCTTTTTCGTATTTTGTTAAGAATGGCAAGGTGCGGTGTAGAGGATCAATTATAATACCTGATTTATTGCGAGTTACAAGACAAAGTGCCTCGATTTCTTCGTAATTTTGCTGTAATAATTCGTGGTGATATTCCGATATAACATCTTTGCGCACATTTTCGTTGAATTTGCGCATATATTCTGCGCCGTCATGGTCATCGTCATCATCATCTTCGTCGTCTTCGTCATAATTAGCATCCAAAATATTATCATTATCTGAAACATACTCATCGTTATGAGTATTGTTTTGCGGTTTTTGTGTTTTTTTTGGTTTCGTTGTAGACGTAACGTTTTTCATTTCTTCAATATCCGAATCAGAAGACAAAGAAGCATCGTCGTCATCATCATCTTCCTCATCAAAATCATTATCCGCAACTGAAGCATCATCTCCTGAATTTTCATCATTAATGATATTCGGAAGACCTTTTGTTTTATTATATTCTTTCATTTTTGTATCAATAAAATCACTATCATCAGAAGCCACAGAACGGGAATCATCATCAGAAACGTTTTCAATATCGGACATTTTGGTATAATAAATAAGAACAAGTTATTTCTAAATTGGTTTGTCTTAATTGCTTCAATTTTTTTGGCGGTATTTTGTGACAAATAAAAAAACGAATAATATACTTACCTATATGTATTATTTATATGTATCCGTTTTCCATGTTGTTTCGCATTCCACACACATGTACAAATACTTGAGTTTCTCATCATCGTATCGAATATATATCACCTCAGTTTGGGTATTTGAATTACCATGCGTCTTGCACGCGCCGTTAGGGCATTTTAAAGTATATATGCGCGGAAGTGTAGGATCCAGTTTCGTATATTTGTTGATGATATGATTGAATTTTTGTTGTCCCTGTTTTAATTGTGTATTCATGATACATACACCTTCTTCGGTCAACATATTGTCTTTATGGCCACATGAACGGCAATAATATGATAATTTATTGCTATCTTCCTCGCTGATTTGGATATAAAGCATATTGGAACACTCGGAACAGAATTTCATGATGATATATTGTATTATTGTATTATTATTTATATTCTATATTATTGAAAATCTAATCAATTTTTTGATGAATTATCAATTGAGAAAATTGATCCAATAATTAATTATATGAATAAAGTTAAATACATCCTTTATAATATAACAAACCCAATCTATAATGTCTCTGACCATCAAAAAACCGACCATTAAAAAATCGCCATCTGCAGGAGGCGGCGGAGCTTTGCCACAAAGCAATAGTTCTCAAAACATCGCGGTTTATAATATGATGCTCAATAAATATAAAATTAATAATGGAGATGGCAAAACGATCACTAATACCCGTATTGGCGATACCACATTTAATATTTATGGAGGATCATTTAATATTCCCGATGAAGAATATGACGCCTTTCTGAAAGCGTACTTTAATGACGTTGTTTCGAAAAATATTCCCGAATATTTGACCGAAAAGCAATTGGCCAATAACGGCGGTATACTTGTCGATATTGATTTGCGTTTTCCATATGAGTGTGATGAACGCAAATATTCTCGTGAACACATCAGCGATTTAATTGAGTGTTATCTTGCTAAATTGAATGATATGTATCAATTTGATGAAGATACCAAATTCCCAATTTATTTATTCGAAAAAATGGACGTGAATCGCGTCCAAAACAAAAATATCACCAAAGACGGTATTCATCTCATATTTGGGATAAAATGCGAGCGTCAAGCGCAAATATTGCTGCGTAAAATGGTTTTGGAAAGCATAGGTACTATTTGGCCGGATATGTGCAAGGGGGGCGAGTGCGGACAGACCAATTCATGGGAGGATGTGTTTGATGAGGGTATTAGTACCGGCGCGGTAAATTGGCAAATGTATGGTTCATCCAAACCCAATCATGAAAGCTATAAATTAACTTATGTTTATAATGTGCAATATCAGCCTGAAGAAGACGACCCTATCTGCATTTCGTCGGTTGCCGTGAAAAATAATATGAACTTGGTTCGCGACCATTTTCCTAAATTATCGGCGCGATATAAGGATCATTATGAATGTTTCTATAGCAGCCAGTTTTTAGCAAAATTGAACGAATTCAAGGAAAAGGAAAACAAACCCAACCAACCAAACCAAAAAGCAGTTTCCATGGGCGATATTTATGAAAAAAATGCGAATTTACTGAGTGTGCGCTCGAAGGAAGAATTGGATGCGCACGTGCAGCATTTTCTCGACAACATCTCTTCATCGGAATACATATTGTTGCGAGAAACATATGAATATGTGATGATATTGCCGTCTTCCTTTTACGAAGCGGGTTCATATACTCGATGGATGAGTGTGGGCTGGGCTTTGCGCAATACAGATGACCGTTTATTTATTGTTTGGGTCGCATTCAGCGCACAGGCGTCGTCATTCGATTATGGTTCGATTCCGGAATTATATGATAAATGGTCGAAATTCAATCTGAAATCCGATGAAGGATTGACGAAAAGATCGATTCTTCACTGGGCAAAAGAACATTCTCGTGCAAAATATAATCAGGTTCGCCTAAATAGCGTCGATTATAAAATCGATATGTGTTTAGGCAAAATCGAGGATTTAGGGAACGGAAAAAGAAAAGATAAACATGGTTGTGGCGACTTTGATATTGCCGAAGTGTTATATATTTTGAAAAAGGGAGAGTATGTTTGTGTCAGCGTAAAATCCAGTATTTGGTATAAATTCGAAGAACCGCGTTGGGTGGAAATTGATTCGGGCACAACTTTACGCAAATCTATCTCGACCGAATTACGAAACATATATACAAATAAAGCAACGAAATTGATGGAGGAGCGCTCCAAATTAAATGAAACAGAACATGCAGACAGAATCAAAATATTGACCTTGTATATCGACAAATTGTTGGAAATCAGTCAGCGATTGGCAAACACAAACGATAAAAAAAATATTATGACGGAAGCGAAGGAGTTGTTTTATGATGGTTCGTTTTTGCAAAAGATGGATAATAATCCACATTTACTTTGTTTCAATAATGGCGTGGTCGATTTCAAACAAAAAGTATTTCGTCGCGGAGTTCCCGAGGATTATTTATCGAAATGCACAAATATTGATTATGTTCCGATAGACCGCGCGCGCGATGCGGTGGTGATTGGTGAAATCGAATTGTTTATGAAACAGCTATTTCCCGTTCCTCAATTATGCGAATATATGTGGGCACATTTAGCGTCAACATTACTTGGAACCGCGGGTAATCAAACATTTCATATGTATATTGGACATGGTCAAAACGGAAAATCGGTGCTGGTTAGTTTGATGGAAATGGTTTTGGGAGAATATAAGGGAGATGTTCCTTTATCATTATTGACCGACCGACGAACCAAAATCGGCGGATTGGCACCAGAATTAGTGGCGCTGAAAGGTGTTCGTTATGCGGTTATGCAAGAACCTCAAAAGGGTGATCGTATAAATGAAGGTGTAATGAAACAATTGACCAGCGGTGTGGATCCTATTCAAGCCCGTGCTCCGTATATGACAAATGTATTGACTTTCGTTCCACAATTCAAATTGGCGGTATGTTCCAACGAATTTATGGAAATCAAAAGTCAAGATCATGGCACATGGAGACGTATTCGTGTGGTCGATTTCTTGTCGTTATTCACAGAATCACCGGTCTCTAACGACGCCAACAAACCATATCAATATAAATTGGATCTGGAACTCAAAGACGAAAAATTCCCAAAATGGAAAAATGTATTTGCGTCATTATTGGTCGAACGTGTTTTCCAAACGGACGGCAAATTACCCGAATGTGAAATGGTGAAAGCGTCCAGTCAATCGTATCGTCAACGCCAAGATTATATTTCCGAGTTTATTTCCGATAAAGTGATCGAAGACGTCGACGGAACAATCACCAAGATGGAATTGAACACCGAGTTTACTTTATGGTATCAGGCCACATATGGTCGCGGTGGACCAAGCCAGAAAGACGTTCAGGCGTATATGGATAAATTATTCACCAAATGCAATAAACGCAAGGTATGGACTGGTGTACGAATACGGTATGAGCGAGATGAAAATATTGAAGAAAATGAAGTGGATGAGGAAGATATCTGTGAAGTGGAAATGGAAGATATGTAATGTCTTTATAGGTATGTAATTTATTCTTTTTTATTGCCCACAAATTTTGAGGTATAATCAATATAATATATTATATAATACACTATATTATGTGTAGATTACTCTATTCTTATCATATGCCCCATAATAAAAAGAAAATAAATGATTTTCTTCAACAAAGTGACCATCAACAAAAATATACTCCGGGATTGCGGAGCGAAAGTGATGCTATAACACATCCGGATGGGTTTGGTCTGGCATGGTATAGTGATGCCACTCACAAATGGAAAACAATCAAAAGTTATAAACAATATAAACAAATACATTCGTTGCCTAATAAAATAAATGAAATTGCGGTGAGTAATATTATTATTGGTCATATTCGCCGTCAAAGTGGAAATGCACTTCCGTCAATCGAAAACACGCACCCATTTACCTATCGAAATCAACTGTTTGTTCATAATGGATATTTATATGGGTTTGAGGATAAACGCGAAAGTTTAATGCGGGAGATTGATCGCGATTTTCACAAATGCATTAAGGGAGAAACAGATACTGAACTCATGTTTTATTTGTTTCTAACCTATAAACGCAAGTGCGAAGAAACTATTCTCCCTAACATGCTCGACGATAAACAACCCGAAATATTGAAAAAAACCATTCAAATGATGATCGAATATTTAGATGTCAATTATTCAAAATATAACGCTAATATCATTTACGCAAACAGAACACATAGTGTCATTTTACGTTATTCTCATAGTGTCAAAAAAGACATTATTGCCCCGTCTTTATATTTGAATGGAGAAAAAAGGTCTGGTCAATTATTGATCTCGTCAGAACCAATCATGGATAAATATCAATTGATACCAACTAATTCGTTATTTATTGTGTTTCATAATGAAAATAAATATCAAGTAACCAAAATTTAGTATACAATACACATTCACATATATATAATCGTCTATTCATATTGATGAATAATCAATATGAAAGCGAATATGGACTTTCTCTAAAAACGATGCACAGGTGTATCGTTTTTTGGAAGAGCCATTATATATGTAAACGTCTATTGATGTTAATGGCTATTGGTATTGATTAAGAATCAATATCAATATCGTATATGGCTATTCATGTTGATCAAAGATCAATATAAAAAGTGAATCATGTATTATGGAGTTGTTAGTCAAATATACCACGTTCTTCCATGAGTGCCGAATTGATAGACATGGGATTCATGCTATTAAAATCGTAATTGTTGCGATTTAATACACTAATAAATAAATAACTTATAAATTGCAAGACATATAAAACGTTATTTATTATTATCATTTCCAAAGAATTTATCACAAATGGAAAAGCAAAAATACCCAACACTAATGCAACATCATATGATACTTTGCGTTCTACACCGATAACATATTCATTCAGAATATTAACTGTTATATAAATAAACAACAAATAATACAATATTAATAACCAATAATTGAGACTTTCAAATGAACTATATATTCCTTCCTGGTATTCTGCTAATTGGTTATTTGAATATATATTGATAAACAACTCATCTGTGCTTTTTTGAAAATTGTTTGTTTGTTGATTGATATAATCTGCAGTTGCAGGAGAAGAAGTAAATCCTTCAAATGGAGGCAACTTTGCATTTTCTTTTTGATTATTTGTTTGGACATTTTGGCAATCACAATCGCAAAGTGCCTTTTTTAATTTTTCTTTTAATGTATCTGATAGGTTGTTTATTACGTACGACATATATATTATATTATAATATTATTGTATTGGTTGTACTTTGAACCTGTCTTCCACATATTGTTCTCCCACCGTCGAAAACGTTTCTCCATCTTGTGCGTATGTACCAATACTGCTTCGCGGAAACCCATATGCATCAATTTCTTCTAAATAGGCACCTTCAAGTGTCGTAAATCCATTTATTAAAGAGCATTTCGTTTCGCCAGATTTCACCTCCATTCCATCCGGACAACAGTCAGATCCAACACATGTTGTAATTCCGAATTGTGCAAGTTGACTATATATTGAACTCAAATCAAAATTACTTGGTTCGTTTGCGGAAGCATCTTGGGTTAGACCAAACGCTAAATTATTGAAACTCATATCAACATTTGGTGGAATATCCAATTCATCGTAATTTGTATTACTACGAGAATCGATTTCCATATAAATATTCATTAAAGTGTATAACGACACAATAACAACAATTAATGTCAATACATTAATAACGAATCCTGGAATAGCTGGTATCATTTTGGGCAACGCATTCACAAGTAAAAATGCAATAATTGTAAAAACGACGACCGCAACTAGTTGGGTATATTTTGCATATTTTTTGCGATAACTTTCGTTCAAATTCATGATTCGTGTCTGTGCACTTAATGTGGAATCTATGTTTGTTTTTTTGACGTTTAAACGGTCTACTTCATTCGATAATAAATTAGAAAGACTCGACATTATATATTAAATGAATATATATTGTCTATTGTATGTGTAATAAAAAGGATGTGATTTTCCTAAATTATCTGTTGCTGTTCAACAATATTCCAGCAATTATAACGGCAACTAATCCCATGGAAGTATAGGCATATACGCGATTTTGAAAATCAAGTTTTTGAAGTGTATCGTCCAACGCAGTTTCGTGTATTTTGGGCACATATTCGTGACTGGCCGGGTCATTTAATGGATTATAATCTAAACCTGACTGAAAATCATATTTTCTGTTATTTCTTAAGTCGTCGTACAAAGTATTATATTTTTTTAAATGTGACATGGACATTCTGAAATCGTCTGCCGCTTCTTCTTCTGTAAGTCCTTCTTGAACGTTTTCTTCAGGAGATAAATTATCCTGTGGTTCTTCAAGGGGTGGTTCTTCTTGAGGACGTATTTTGTTTTGTAATTGTGATGTTAATATTAGACCCGAACTATTTATATCTTCATAATTTAAACAACTCATGCTATCAATATAAATAATGTGAATATAATTATGTTGATACTTATTTATAAAAAACATAGTAAATCATGGTTCCCGCTAAAGTGCCCCACAATACTCCTGCCATTAGGGTGGATTCATAATGGGATTGCATTTCTCCATATAAACTATCACTAAGTTTATTATTGGTCGCTAATTTTTTATCCAAATCGTTTTGTCTTGCTTTAACATTATCGTAAAGTGTATTCAATTTGCCGGCATTATCAGTTGATTTTGTAATAAGGTGATGAAAGGCATGTTGTGCATTACTAAGATCAATATTAACACAGTTTAATATAGTTTGATCGTTACGTAACGTTGCGTTTCCGGATACAGCATTACTCATATCGATAATTGCTTGGAGAGATCGGGTGATTGAAGTTATGGTCGGAGAAGCAGTACATGATATGGGGGTCGAATACAAACTTGCTATTGAATTGTATTCTATATTTGTTTTTGTAAAATCGTAACTCATTTTTTATATGTTTTAATGATAAAATAATGCATACTGTTTCCACGCTATTTATGCCTGCGCAATATTTTTCGGCAAATTATACACATAATAACTCATTAATCCTATTCCCACCAAAATATTCAAAGTAAACTGTATTTCACGATACGTGTTGGATATCATATCATCATACCGTTGCTTTGCCGCCGATTGTTTATTTGAAACCTCTAAATATCGTTTGTGTTTATTTTTGTTTTCGTTACATATTGTCAAATCGTTATTTTGAGCATATTTACATACTTCGGAATTATAAGCTAAATCTGATTCACTATATGATAAGTTAGTCATAGCACTATATGGAATAATTATATATTCCTAAATAATTATTCGTCCAGAAAAAAAGACATACCTGACAAATTACACACATACGCGATAATATATCGAGTACATGGAAGTGGGACTGTTTCGAATCAATTTACAAACCTGTTTAGGGCGCAAACAAATGGCAAGCGCCATCGGATCATATCGAGATATTTCCGGCAATTGGTCTAAATCTTTTATGTTATATGTCTTTTTCAGTTCTTCCATTTGTGCAGAATTTAAAATCGTTACTTCTGGCATAAGCCGATGTTCTAGTATATTGAACTGAAGACGTTTTAAATTATGAACCACAATAAAGATTCCGCTATGGTCGTATAAATAGTTTAGTTTGGTGATTAGCGCGTCGTTAGGTTCGTCGTCTATTATAATAACAATAGTGTCTTCCTTAGTAAGTACTCCCTCCATATAAAACAAATCTTGCACTATTTTGTCTAAATTAGCCGGGCGAATCTGTTTCGGTTGCGCGGCAGATATAAAATAATGCACATACGTTTTTGTATTTGTTTGTGTGTTTGATACCAGCATATCAAGCTGATTATTGATAAACATGGCGTCTATCTCAGTTATACTGAAATTTTTATATTCTGATACATCATGGTCTTGCGTTTCCAGCAATTCCAATATATTCTTGCGTGACTTGTATATGCTTAATATGCGGTTATTTGATACTGAGGACATTATATATTAACAAGGATATTGATTTTATATTGTTTCATGATGAGAAAGATTTGAATCAATTTTTTGGCTTTTATTTCATGTCATATTCCGAATAATAGTGTTCATATATCATAGACACCTATTACATATGAATGCGTTTATGGCCTAATCATAACAATAATATGAATGTGGAATCACCATTTTCCATGGTTTAGTCTTATTTTGTTCAACATTACTGGGAATAGGAATAGGCTTTGTAATCTCCCCATTAGAATGATATAATGTGCTATTCTTTTTTTCGCCAACAACAATACCCATAATAATTATGACATAGCTCGAAAGAAAACTCCAAATTATCATTACTGAAAGATTGCGTATTTGAAACAGATGAAGAAATTGAGGAAGGAGACATTATATATTACATGCCAATTTTTTTGATGAAAAGATTTTTCCCAAAATCAATCATGCCTCCCAATATTCCGGTTTGATTATCCGCTCCCGCCGTTTGTTTCATTTCTCCTTGTGTATTTTGTGGTAATTTGGGAGGTTGTGTATGTGGTGTGTGAACGCTTATATTAGGAGTTTGCTCATGCACACTTCCTTTCTCTTGCGATGGAGTGACGGGCGTTTGTTCTCCGCTATTTGTGGAATTATCAGGTCCATTTACAATTTTAATAACTGGTGAAATATTGATTTTGGGTGTTTCTCCCGAATAAGCGTCCATGAAAGGTTGGGCATTATGATGTGGGTCTAATATATGTTGTGTGTCCATTAACGGATACGAGTTATATCCATTATCAGGAATAGGATTGTACTTATAAATTTCATATGGTTCAACAACTTGAATGCTATCCTTCATATTTGATTCTGCTAAATCCGTTTCAATAGTATAAAATTTGTTTCCGATTTTCATGATTCGCCATTTGTGATTTGGATGTAAACCAAGGGAGGGGGACTTCACATAACATATATCTTCACCTAAATGATATTTAGGACCGCCTCCCCCCTCCATTTCGGGAGAAGGCGATTGACCAAATGGTGCTCCAAATACATTTCCAATTGTGCTCATTATTGAAGACGCGGTTGTTGTGGGTGCCGACGATGGCGTTTCTTTTGGAGGAGTTTCGGGGACATAGGCCGGGCTGGTCGGTTTCAAATTATCTATTTCGGGTAATTTTTCATTATATTCGTCTTCGGGGCTCAAGGGTGGGTAATCTGGACTAAGTGGAGATAGCGCATATTTACGTATTTCGTTAACACGGGGATCTTCGTCATATTCTTCTTTACCCATGCCTTTCTTTCTTTCTTCCGGTGTTTTTTGGATGGGTTTTTGATTCGCTAATAAATCTTTGATACGCGCAGACAATTCTTTTGGACTCTTGATGGCGTCGTATGTTAATTTGCCAATATTATTGGAATAGGAAAGACTTTCCAATTGATTTATGTTTGCGTCCGTAATAATGCGTAACTGAATATTCAGCGCCTGTAATTCCTGTAATAGTAATTTGAACGAATAGGGCACAGAAACAATACTGAAACTTCGGCCAAATCGAGACATATTATTGAGCACTAATCCTTTTCCATCCGCTGTTTCTTTAAATTGTAGCGGGCCATCCGCCATCGGGCTTAAAAAGACGTTTTTGGATTCGTTATAAATAGCCACCATACCACTATTATTGCAAACCGCCAAATGATATTTATCTCCGCGTTCCATCATACTTTCTCTACAAAAATCGGTGATACCATGTGACACTAATACATCGCGTTCCATTTCTCCTATGCGTAACCCACCATCATTAGCACGTCCTCCCACCGGTTGTCGAGTTAAAGCCGCACGTGGTCCGGTTGCACGATAATTGATTTTATCTTTCACCATGTGTTTTAAACGCATATAGTATGTTGGTCCAATAAATATTTCCGTTTCGATTTGCTCTCCCGTCATTCCATTATATAATATTTCATTTCCAGAAGAATGAAACCCTACTTTAGGGAGAAGTTCACCAAAGACTCCTATTTTTGAACCTTTATTATTGAACGCCGTACAATCTCCAAATGCTCCGTATTTAACACACGCCTTGCCGGTAATACATTCAACTAATTGTCCAATAGTCATGCGTGTAGGAATAGCGTGGGGATTGATAATCAAGTCTGGACGTACACCATCCGCTGTGAATGGCATATCACATTCGCGTATTATCATACCGACCGTTCCCTTTTGACCAGAACGAGACGCCATCTTATCTCCCAAACCCGGAATACGAATATCCCGAACACGGACTTTAGCTATTCGCTCTCCCTCTTCCCCTTCCGTTATAAACGATTTATCGACTACACCTAATTGTCCTTTTTTGGGTTTTACCGACATGTCTATTTTAGCATTTTTATCAATTACGCTATTGGATGTTAATCCTATTAATATGGTTTTTTCGTTAACGGGGGTATTTTCCTTAATAAGACCATTCTCATCTAAAAAACTATAATCGTATCCAGGTTTTGTACCGTATACTTTATCCTGACTTTCAATATTTGTGAATTTTTTATCGACTTCCACGTGTCCTTGTTTGGAGTTTTCTTCATGTGCTTCATAGGTTGTATAATAGGTTGTGCGGAAAAGTCCGCGTTGAATCGCGCCTTCGTTAATCAAAATAGCGTCTTCCACATTATATCCGGTATAACACATGATTGCCACAATCGCATTTTCACCATAGGGGTTTTCCTCATGGTTGATATATTCCAAATATCGCGATTTTACCAAAGGTACCTGTCCACTATTTAGCACAACCGCCATTTTATCCATGCGCACCTGATAATTCGTATGATAAAGTGATACTGCTTGTTTACTTTGGCCGCAAGAAAAAGAATTGCGGGTGGGAGGATTATTTTCGGGAAAGATAATCATATTGCACATAACACCAAATATGAACGATTCGTGTATTTCTAAGTGAGTATATCTCTCCCTTTTTCTTTCCTCTTTATTCCATTCGTCCATATTTAGAGCAATCAAGGTATTTTCACTTTCGCTAGGGTCAATATAATCAATAATTGCTTTTTCTTTTATAAACCGGTCTAATTTCGCCGGATTCTTTTCGGTTTCAACACCTTCATAGAGTTCGGAAAGTTCATATATTTGTGGCATCGAATAATTATAGTGAATACTTTCGCGTTTTTTATTGAAACCGGATACTAACTCGCTCCAACTATAACTACCTTCGTTGATGCGTTTTTGTATATTTTTGGATACTTCAAACGAAATTTTATGTTTATCGAAATCGTCGGAAACATAATATATGGGGCGACATAATCTCCCTGCGTCATTAAATATATGTATTGTATTGCGATTATAATCAAATGTAACACTCATATGGACATGCAATAGTCCGTTCCTTCGAAATAAACGAATTTTTTTCACATGATTGATTGGATCATCTATCACACCCGCCCATAGTCCATTTACCATTACTTTGGTCATCGTTGACAGTATTAGCGGTGTGCATTCTTCAAGGCGTTTTAGACCTACATGTTCGCGCAACCATAATAAAAGCGGTTCTCGTGAACCTCCCCGTGAAATAGTGGTCATTATAGCAAGTGTTTTATGGAGACCAATATTACCGCCATCTGGAGTATCTATTGGATCTATAAAGCCCCAGTGGGAATTATGCAATACACGTGGACCAACCAACTTTACAGACGAATCTAATGGAAGATTGGTTTTTCGCAAATGACTGATCATCGAATTAAACGAAAGACGATTCAAGTCTTGTACAACCCCAACGCGCTTGGTATGTGGTTGAGCTCCCCAATTACCTTTGAATGCTTTTCGAAATCCGTCATCTAAAATACGCGTTTTAAATATTTCTCGGTAATTGTCAAACACCAATTTATGCAAATTTTCCTCATATAAATCCTGGTTTTTATAGAGTCGGCGTTCAAACTCCAAATGAATATATTTCATTTGAACATCATAGTATTCGCGAAATAAATCATGTAGAAGAGAACCCACCACCTCCACACGTTTATATTTATAATTATCGCGGTCAGTTGGCGACTCTAATCCACTTGCTACACAGACTAATTGAAAAACTATATTTCCCAAATAATAAGCCTTTTCCAAATAATTTCCCTCCCCCACGTGTGGTAAAAAGTAATCATTAAGTATTTCTAATCCGTATGAAACGGTATGATATTTCGTCAAATGCGCAATATATAATATTGCTGATTGTTGGGTGAGTATACTTCCAGCATCATGTACACAAGGAATAAACAAATCTTCCAATTGTGTGTATTTATCGCGATCCAAAAGAATAGTTTCAATAATTTCTTTATCACTCATGATTCCCAACGCGCGAAATAAAATGAAAAGAGGAACGGGTTCACGCACATTTGGAATACTAACTACAATATGATTATTAGTGTATTTTTTATTGGGCGCGACCATTTTCACGGCTAATGTACGGACAGGTTTGGATACATTTTCGGATACGGAACGGATATTAGCAACGTATGAATAAAGGTCGTCCTCCCCATTTTTTTGAATATATAACATATTGTCGCCAAATTTTTCTTGCATGATAACCGTTTTTTCTTTTCCGTCAATTATAAAGTATCCTCCTGGATCATTCATACACTCTCCCATATTATAACGTATTTCGCGAGGCACTCCATGCAAAATACAAAATTCCGATTGAACCATGACCGGAAACCGACCCAATAAAACCTTTTCGATTTTGGTGCGATATACTTGTTTTACATGAGAAACAACTGAACGTTCATCGGTTTCACGTAATAATGCGGCTATTGCAGTTGTCATTTTTATTGGAACTTTATCTTTTTTTCCTCTGCGTACTTTATCCGTTCCTGCTCCCGCACCACCTTCACCTGCATAATCGTGATGTTCGTTACCCGCAACCTTTTCGGCTTCCAAATTCCCTCCATTTACACTTTTGAAATTGGGAGCATGGTCACGAAGATGTTCTGCGTATTCTTCCGAATAGTCGCGTTCATCAAATTCCAAATGTCCAACCCCGATTTTTCCTCCCAACTGTTCATTCACCATTTCTGCCAACATATCTTCGGAAACATGTTTAGGCGTCTCACCGGGTGCTAAAAGATATACGAACTCTAACTCAATATCATAGTGTATCGACATAGAATAACTCATATTTCGCAAACGTGCTTCATTTGGATACATATAATGTGGATTATCTTTATCGTGAATTACCGGTTTTCCATAATAGATTAAGGAACCGTCTTTACCCCCAAAATACATATTACAACGAAAATTGTAATCCTTTTTTACGTCATCATATTTAGAAAATATTTGTAACGGATTCTTTTCTTTGAATAATTGCATGATACCATTTCTGAAAAAATCATTATAAGATTCCAAATGATGAGAAACGAGAGCATGTGGATTTTCCTCAAAATATGAATGTATTAAATTCCATGTATTTTTATTATCCATACTCAATTATATAAATACATTATAAAAAAAGGGTTTATATTATTTAGCATATATGTGAATTACTAAAAATGTGTTTGTATTTTTGTGAAATAATGGATAAGTATTTAGCAAAAAAACGCATTTTGGAAAAATATGTGTATCTACTATATAAATGAGTGGAAACCTCTTTGGCCCAATCAGTAAGGATTACTGCCTCTACTTTTATATTCTTTCCGTGATCGGACTCGTATTTTTCGCCCTTGCCCTTTTTGGAGCAGTATATGTTGGTATGAGTAAAGGAAAGGGAGTGGATTATTTCATCCCCGCTATTGCCGCATCATTCGTCTATTTCTTGACTTATCTTCAAAATAGATTGTTGTACAATATGTGCGCCAAAACTCTATAAAAAGACCATATATGTCACAACTCATGAAAAAACATACATATGCTAAAAACAATTAGTTCATTTGAGTATAATTGTGCATGCAAAAAATATGATTTTTTAGTATAAATCATATTTCATGGATATTCTCTATTATAGCAATTTTTGTAAACATTCCCAAAAGCTCATTCAATATTTAGCAAAACACGGTCTGAATAACGAATTAAACTGCATTTGTATCGATAAACGCGTACGTGATCCAAAAACGCAACAAACACACATATTATTGGAAAATGGCACATCTTTATTGCTACCTCCCAACGTCCATAGTGTGCCCGCATTATTATTGGTGAAACAGAAATATAGTGTGATAACGGGTGAAGTCATCTATCAATATTTCGAAAGTAAAGTAGCAAAGAATAATGAAATAGCCACACAAAATAATGGCGAACCGATGGGATATATATTATCACCGAGCGGCGGATCAAATATTATTTCCGAAAATTTTACAAGTTTTTCTATGACACCCGAGGAATTAAGTGCAAAGGGAAAGGGAAAATCGCGACAAGTACATAACTACGTAACGGCGATGCATGATAATATGAAAATAATGACTCCAGAAGACAATTATAAATCAAATAAATTACGAGCGGATGATGTATCGTTGGACGATTTACAACGTAAACGCGAAAGTGAAATAGGAGGTATGAAACCCCCGAATATATATGATATTGGGCATTCACAAGGAATTTAGCAATAGATATTAATAAAATCACAATTATTATGTTCGAAACAAATATAAATAATATATTTGTATTTTAATTAAAATGTCTTACGAAACACAAACGCAATCTTCACCATCATTAGATAAAAATACTATTATGAAAACGTTTAATAAACACTTTTTCGACTTTATGGATGATATTATTAATATATTTCCGGAAAACGTAGATTTAGAAACTGCCAAAAAATCGTTCGAAACGTTCAAAAAAGCCAATCCAACGACTCTTATCAAGGTGTGGCATAAATACGTATATACTCAATATCATGATTATATTGAACAGGGAGACATCAGTTATTTTTTAGATAAAGATTATTCGAATGATGTCCGTAACGTTTCCAACCAAAGCAAAACGTTGGACGCTATTAACCGTTTACGTGACCCTTTAAAAAGTATGGGAGAAATAAATAAGGCGCATTCTGTGAAATATATACAAAACTTGTGTAAATTATGCCATTTATATGCCGAAGCGGGAGGAATATCATAATTATTATTTGATTTAATGGCTATTGGCATAAAAAGTGCACAAGTACACTTTTTCCATGCCAAAGTCATATACGATATTGATATTGATTTTTAATCAATACCAATAGACGTTGCAATAAAATAATAATTTATATCCATAAACTTCCACAGACAACAAACAAAATTATGCGGTGCATGATGCTACCACGCGCGCATCATGGTTGATATGAAATAGAATTTCACAAGGTTCCATTTTTTCAAAATACTCACGAATAACATTATAGGTAATTATTTTTTTTGTTCCTGACGCCAACGAGGGCAAATAGACATCATGATGTATTTTAGCAATATGAACAAAGTACTTTTTATCAATAGGACGTTTATCCTTCAATATATAATATTGAACGTATCCACTATGGATCGCCAAAAGAAAATCGCGATATTGCTTGAAAAATGAATGAAATAGACTCTTATATTCCGGAAATTCGCGTATGAATTCTTTCGTTTTACCAATTCGATTCAGCGCAAAGAAATGGTATTGCAAATTGGGATTGTTTCCGCGAAGTTCTTTCAATTCTGCATATCTTTTATTTTCATAAGTGACATGCATACCATCATGTATATTAGTAATCATTATACCCATAGGATAACAACTTTCTAATTCATTAACGTGATCTTTCACTAATTCAATCATGCTATATGAGTAATAAATTGTGGGTTTAAATAATATTTGTGCATTAAACCAGTCGTTAAAAATGTCCCCCAATACATTTGAGTGAGTATTAATGTATTTTATTCGTGGCATTTCATTCCAACATCCATTTCCGTGCCATCCTCCCATGGAGTTATAAACACAATCTTCTCCATTTGACGTATAATTAATACACTCAAATGCACCCACTAAATAGACCTTATTTTCTTGTATATAATACACAATACGATTATCTACATGTTGAAGCACAAACGAATAACAATAGTGTTTGGGTAGAGACTTGACCAATTCCAAGTCGTTTATATCTGCATTCACATCTTGTTTAAGTGCCTCCAAAAACATCTGATAAAATGTTTTTTGTGTCGATTTTGTATTTTTATATTCGGTGCGATAAAACCAATAATGACCACCAACAGCACTTCTTGTCGCGATTTCCCATTTTTGAATGCGAGCATCGAAAAATAGATTGATCATAGTACCCTCTATTTTTTCGTCGGCAATAAATTGCGATTGACCATCTTGTGTAATCGGTTCATCGCCATATTTTTGCATATATTCCTCATAATTACGTGAATGGTAGGGTGATACACATAATAAATGATGATTATTTGGATCAATAACTAAAGAGCGATATTTGACCGTATTGGCTTCATACAAATCACTTAATTCATAACTGATATTTTTGGGACGAAATTCTTGATTGCTATTTAATAGCTCATAATCCATGCCCGTCTTTTTTGATTTGACGCGTTTTAGATTCACGTATCTTGGGTGATTCACAGTATCGATTGACATTTTGTTATAATGAGTATGGGCGTTTCTTTATTTTGTTTTATTAAATTAGTTATTACGCTAAAAATACATACAGATAATTTAGATGATTATTATATAGTCTATATTATATTATGCAACAGGAAGAAATACAAACCGATATACGTGCAGAAGAAGATAGTGGTGCTATTTCTCCCCAAACACCTGAAACATCACCTCCATCTGTAAAACAAACCACGATGATGAAAACGAGTGATCTTATATTGGAATTGGGAGATATTATTGAAATAACCGCATCTAATATTGATATTAATGAACAAGTATTTTACGTTATGTATGTTGATGCAGTTATGCTTCGTTTATTTAATATTTCTACTAAAAACATAACAACGTTGACGATTAATGGGGAGGGACACTTGAGTGATGAGTCTATTACCAGCATATCATTATTAAATCGAAGCGCCGAACGCGGATTTGCACGACAAAATGGATTACTTCCTAAAACGTGGGTCGATATTCATTTTGGCGGAGAAATACCAACCGTTATTGTGGGAGAAATAAGCAATTTAGAGGAAGACATGATCGAAATAATCACATTCCCAGAAATGAAAGTCATTTATATTGATTTTGCATATAAGGGTATTCCTAAAGATATTCCAATCGAAAATATTGTGATTCGCGATAAACCATCTTCACTCGGTAATAAAACCACAATTACAGATATTAATACCGAATCGATTGATGAAAGTGAATGGACAGAACAGGCATCTATCGAGTTTAATGATAACGGCGAATCGATTATTCGTGTACCGGAAGGGACCAAACCTGACGAAAATTTCCGCGATGTATTGCATAAATTATATGTGCAAGCAGCGGATATTATTGAAGAAGATTTGGGTGAAATAACACAAATGGTAGAAGTTCCCGAATGGGCAAAAAAATATAGTTTGGAAACGCAAGTAACAGATTTGGCGGAACAACTTCTTTCTAAAATACCCGATAATAAACGAACTACGCGCGTCCTAAATAATATCCATTTCTTAACGGAACGTTTTTCACAATTGCGTGCCGAATTTTCGAATTTCGACGATATTGGTAACGTTGTGAACGCGAAAAAGGTTGGCGATTTAAATAAGCCTATAGTTGACCATATATTGGAGTTTGATAGACAGTTGGAATGGTTGATGCCGGTGGTTGTCAATAAGCGTAAATTATATGTTGATGATAAACAACCTACTAGTCATGATGCGGTAAATTTGGATTTGGCAAACGATTTGGATGAACAACAGACACTTTTCAGCAATTATAAAAATAAAAACAGCGAAGGCGACCAATCCAAATATTTGGGCATGGTATCCAAAATGGATTCTTATTTGCGTCCTTTTACCAAACCCAATATTTCATTATATAACGAAGAACTATTGACGAAACATGAAAAAGTTAATGCAGCGTTGGAGGGAATATTGAATAATTTGGGTAAATTTCAAAGTTCGGTTGTGCGAGATAGCAAAATTGCCAAACGTAATTTTGTTATTCAACGCTATTGTTTGGGAGAAAGTCGTAATGCCGATAAAACTCTTTATTCCGGGCGAAAAATATTAGTTAGACAGGCTATCACACCAAATGATGAAATATGTGTCCAATCACTTTTAATGTTTCCGCGATCGGTGATTGAATTTTCAAAAGCGCGATTGCCGAGCACAAATATAATGGACCGCGCTAAATATTCATGGATGCCTTTTTCTCCCTCGATGGCATTAAAATCGGGGAAAAATGTACATACTGAGATTGTGGATAATTTGGATAAGGAAATCGATTATGAAAATAATGAAGAAAAGGCTGATGATTTTATGTCAAACATGAAACATTATATTTTGGAAGATGGTATTGTCATGGAAGAAGGGACCACATTTGGGAAATTTTTAAACGTTATTTTTCCTAAAACACGTAGTTTTATTCGTCTTGTAAGGAAATTTATAAAAAACGAATTTCATTTCATGGGCGTTGTTAAAGAGTTGGAACCTTTGGGTATTACAGCTAAACATATTTCATTTACGCAATTTATGGAAATCCGGTATTTTATTAAAGAACAAATTAAAGAATTCAAGAAAAACGTTGCTCTAAAATCGAAAGAATATTTAGATTATTTGACAACCGAATATAATCTGGTTCCTCCACCCAATCGTATTGGTGAAATATTCAAAGAACGTCCTGAAATGTTGGAATGGATGAAAGATGCCTATAAATATAATAAACATGCAGCGGTTGATGATTTAGATGGTGAAGATAATAAATTAGACCATTTTTCAAAAATATCTTCGTCAGAATTGCTTCATAATATGAACGAACGCGATGGCGCTCAACTCTATTCCAAAATGATCAGTTATTTATTATTATCTTTGATCACTCCCGATAAATTGATGGATAGTTTGTCTTCTCCCAACATAGAAGATATGACAGATGTTGAAAAGATGAAAGCGGGAGAATGCAATTTGCGTGTGATTGCCAAAAAATATACTTCTATTTCAAAACTCCAAAACGATAATAATACCGAAGAGGTTTTCTTCGATAAGGAGTATGATGATACGCCATATGCGATCCTATCCAAATATAAAGAAGAACGAAAATCAAAAACGCCCGACCATTTTCTGGAATATTTACAAGAAGTTTTGGTTTCTAAACATGATTGTCCACCCGATTTGGCGCCGAAATTAGCAGCTACATTAGTTGCTGGAAAGAAACAGGTCAAAGAAGGACAATATGCAATATTGGAAATAAAACCAAAACCTCCCCCACAGACCGATTTGTCTTCATTAAGCGAAACTGAAAAGGAGGAACTGGAACGTGAAAGTGAACTTCGCACCAAAACAGAATATTATAAACGAATGGGAGACAACTGGATACACGATAATACTGTGAGCGAGGAAACGTTTGTTAATAACAATTCTATATTTTGTAATTTGGACGATAAATGCAATTATACGCCATCTGAATTAGCAGATAAGTGTTTACCCAATAGTGTTTCTGCACTTCGCATGAAAGCCCTTTCCCATAATCGGCTTTTGAAAGAATTGGATAATCGCTTTGAGATGTCTGTCGAACAATTAGAACAACATTTATCTCAGAATATCTCTTATTTGCGTAAACATATTCGCAATAGTTTGATTTATCGTGAAAATATGAGCCACAAACAAAATGACATTTGTGTATCACTAGGAAATCAAATATTGCATCCGAATGAAGACATGGTTGTTAGTCCGCATATTAAATTGCGTGATCTTATTTTATCACAAGACGATTTTGTTAAAAAACAGCATGATATAATTCGATTTGTGGAGATGTTTACTCGCGAAAACATGACCGAATTGAATGAAGACCCTAATTGGAGGTATTGCACCTCTACAAATACCAAACTATTTCCGTCTGCACATTATGAACTGGCTAAAGTATTTATTTATCAGCCCGAAGACTATCAGTATTATTTGGATATTGTATGTCGCGAACAGGGTAAAAAGGAAGATAATGTGGTAGTGGATAAGGCAAGTGGATGGGTTCTGAAATATTTGGATTTGGAAGTCGAAGAGCAGTATGACGAGTCGGGACGTAAAATTAAATCTCACGATATTGTTCAAAAAGACTTGAGTGCGCTGATTTTGGAGTCGGTATCCAAAAAAGATAAAGTTTTTGAGAATCCAGATACACAAAAAATATACAATATCTTTTTATCACTTGCAACTAATGTTGGATTGAAAAAGGACGCCATCGATGGAGGAATCGAAGAATTTGTTTTACGCGTTTCTCTCGAATTGGTAAATAATAAAAACGCGGTCGTCATTCCCAGCGAACAGGCATATAATAAGCGTTTGGAAAAGGAAAAAGAAAAGCAACGCAAGAATGCGCCTCCTCCCTATGAATTGTATCGTGATGAATTGATTATTATTATTGTGGCGGCGGTAACGTTAGTGGGTATTCAGTCTATGATTCCCTCCTTCAAAACAAGTGTTACCTTTCCAGGTTGCGTACAGTCGTTTGGAGGATATCCTATTGAAACTGGACAGGAAAATATGAGCGGAATCAAATACATATCATGTATCTTGGAAAAAGTCAGGGGGTCGCATTCCAAGCTTTGGAAATCGGTGGCCACAATCAAAGCAGACGGATTTGAGAAACGTATTCTCAAAATTATCCAGGACTTTTTGCTTATACGCCAAGATATTCAAAATCTGTATATATTAAAACGCGAATATTTGGTCCTTCATCCAGAAGGTACTATTCCTGCTGACGCAAACGTTAACAATAAATGGCTGCAATTCCAGCCTCCATTAGTGTCCACAAATATGAGCAAATCTTTGCAAGGAATCAGCGCAGATTATGAAACCGAATTATTGAATGCGATGCAAAATGGTAATAAATCGCAACATGAAATGATTAGTGTATTGCGTTCCAAATTATTAAAACATGCCTATGGTATTGTAGAAACAATCAATCACGTTATTCAGACGAAAGACGCATTATTTTTGACTTCTTCCAAAAATCCATATTTGCAAAATGCATGCTGTAATGAGGATCCAACCAAAATCATTCCTTTGAATTATTTTATTGAGGAAAATGCCAATATTGATACGTATATTAAAAAATCGGTAAAAATGGCGTCGCTCCTTTATAAAATTAACTCGATTTCTCGCGGCGAAATATTATATCATGAACCTTCCACATCCAATATATATCCAACTCTTCCAGATGGTTTCGAATTACAAAGTATTTATGAAGCATTTATTCATTATTGTAAGTTTGATAGTGACCTCCCTGTTCCGAATGAATTTTTGTCTGTATGTAGCGATAAACCGCGTGAATATGAACGCAAATGGTCATTAACTGAAAAAATAGAATTTTTACGTCGTACCGGCAAAAATTATAGCGTGGAAAATTTGCATCAACTCATGCAGATCGTGAATCGCAATAATTTACTACCAGCGATTTATAATAGGGAGGTCTCCCAAATAAATAGTTTCAAAGATGTATTGGAACATTTGGAATTAAAACAGTCCATAGTTGTAGAAGAACATATTCGTACTAAATTATGGGATGTATTAAAACACTATAATCCTCATGTTATGGTAAGCGACGATGTTGAGAACGAACACAACGAATCGTTGCGATTACTAAATAACGCACTTTCTTCATCTTCTACCAAAATGCTCGATGAAATATTGGATTTTATAAGTAAGTATTCGGGATTATCCAATAACGAGTATAACAAACTTGAAAAATTTATCAGCGACATTAATGCATGGAAACTGGAAGACGTATCGCAATCTGGCAAAGATGTCCGTGAATATTCACTATATACCGTATTTCAATATGTCAAAAATGAAGTATTTGCGATGAGCAAAACCAACCCATCAATCATTTTGAATGACGCTGAATATACACATATTCCTAAACACTGGAATCTATCCCAATTACATAAACTTGATATACAGGCGTTTGTGCGTGCTCAAGCTACCAAATTAAATATATTCAAGAAAAATCCACAAATTACCCAACTAGTACTTCACTTGAAACCAATTTTGGAAGATTTGGTATCTTTTATCGAAAACATTCCTATTTTTGCGCCCATTTATAAGGAGGGACGCACATTTTATTCTTTATTTAGTCCACATACATGTAAATTGGTATTCAAGTACGTATGGTATTCCGTATTATATGAGTACATTATGGCCACTAAACACACCGACTTGATAAATATACAGTCCCGCGATATAAGTGGACGTAAACGTGCTGCAGGATTAGATGCAGAAACAAATACACTTATTAATGCGATGTTGGGTATTGATAATGAAAATATCATTTCATCCATGGGTGAAATGCAAGAGGTGGAAATTATTGCCGGAGATAAGAGCGAGTTTTATAAACACGTTGCTAAACTATTGGTGGTTTATTTGGGAGGAGCACAAAGTAATAAAAAAATGATCGATATTCCCTATTCTCAAATTGTTTTAGGTGTGAATGTGACCCAAATGAACGAAAAGAAAAAAATCACGGATTTATTTGAAAACCTGGAAAAAAATGAACGCCAATTGGAATACCAATTAAAAACCTTGAAATTAGGCGATTTATGGTCGGAAGGATTGCGTAAAAGCATATTCGAATATGATAAAGACACCTACGATAAATCCCGCGAACAAACCCATCAGTTTTTTGTTTCCGATTTGCAAACGTTTGGTATTGAATTGGATGGTATGAATCATCAAATGCTGGATGTTGGCACACAAGAAGCACGAACAGTTGACGAAATGCAAGCCGAAGAAAATAATCGCCAAAATGAAGAATATGACGCCGAGGGACATGATATTAGTCATTTAAGAAGCGGGTTTATGGATGGTAATATTTATAGCGAAGACGAAGACGATGATATTTGGGAGGAATAATACGGTTTTTTATCGTGCATAAACATATAGAACATGAAAGCCTTTGTCCGCATTAATAAATTAAGTATATCCATAATCATATTTTTTGTTTTATTTTCGATTATACATATTGCGAAACCTCCATTATTATATACAAAAGAAGGCGGATTTAGACAGTTCGGCGTTGGATATAAACATAAAACCGTTGTGCCTATTTGGATTGTTGCTATACTGTTAGCTATTTTGTCTTATTTAGGCGTCCTTTATTATTTAATGTTTCTGTAATCACAGCAACAATTCGGTAATTAGATATTTTGTGAATCAATACAAAATATATAATGGATCGCGCACCTCCCGAACCACAATTAATTGATAACCAAGCGAAAAATTATTTATATCATACACTTAGTAAATGTCACGAATTGCGTGTGAAATATCATACTATCATGTTAAATGTTTGTGTGTTTGTAGCATTTGTGGTTGTGTGTGGAGGTATACTTTATTATTTATATATTAGTAAACCGTCACAAACCGACCGTGAAAATAGAATGATGAAAGACCAGGAATATATTCTTTCGAAGATTCGGTATTATCAGGAACAAAATAAAAGGATTGCGTCATCGGCGTCGTCATATACGTCTACAATAACGGATTTACCGATTGTACCTAATATTGGGTTGTAATGTACGCATCGTTATAAAAGTATATAGTATATTTATATACCCCTATGAACATCATTAGCGAAAAACGCGAGCAAGTTTTGCGACAAAACAATACCGCGCAAGACGAATTTGAGCAATTATTAGAAAACATACCCTTTGACACCAAAGAAATCCATATTACTACGCCTCTCCATGGAGACTTAGATTTAGGTGTTTTGGAAGAACGTGGGTATGTTTCCCTACAAAGTATAATATTTGGTGTCCAATCGGGTACCGGAGAAATTACCAATATCAAAAACATCCCTTATAAATTAAAGAAATTCAGATGCACTAACCAGATGTTGACTTCGCTGAATTTATGGCTACCCTTAGCCGAAGAATTAGTGTTGGATGGAAATTACATGGAAACGCTCGATTTACGAACTTTGGTGAATTTGAAAGTATTGAAATGCAATAATAATAAACTCAAAGAAATCATTTCGCCTCCCAAAAGTTTGGAAGAAATTCAAATAGACAATAATCAAATAAAAGTATTGGACTTAAAAGATTTAAGTAATTTACGTATATTATATTGTGTGAATAATCCTGGAATCAAATTAGTGAATGTTCCACGCACTACACTCGATTTAAAGATAGACGAACATTATCGTAATGAAGTGGATTTTGTGGAAGAAGAAGAAAGTTATGATGCAAGTTCTCCTTCGCAAACTTCGCTTGTTCAGCGCGATTATAAGGAAGGGTTGTCCGAATATTTCAAATTGAAGTCCCAATATGAAAAAAAGAAACGCGAATTAATGAATGCTGCATTTGAAAAGGGGAAAACCCTGAAACAAAAGAAAAGTTTGGCACGTGAGGTGGTTGCCCCATGCATCAAGTGCAAACGTCGAGTGGGTACGATTTTTGAACAAAATAATACACATTTTATTGCAATTTGCGGAAGCAAAACCAAACCGTGTGATTTGAAAATCGAATTATATCGCGGTAGTTATGATCCATTAGATCATTTGATCGATTTGTATCAAGAAATGATCGAACATACCAAAGAAGAAATCATTATTCAAAAACTGGATACGCTATTTAATTATGTCAGCGAGGAAAAGTCGGTGAAGGCATTCAAAAAAAAGCTCGAAGATTATAATTTTGATAGTGCCTTTTATAAAAAGTTGTTGGATAAATATCATGAACTCCATGGAAGCGACTATAAACGTGAATTGGTAAAACAAAAAGTGGGAAACATTTATAAATTAAAAACGCACATGAGTTCACTTTTAGACGAATATGCTAAAACTCATAATAAAGTCGTACTGAAAACGATCATGGACGTGTATGTAAAAGAATATCTTCCCGAAATACATAATTTACGTCTAATAAATTATGAAGTGATGGAAATAAATGAAGTGGGTAAAGATAGTGGTGTGTATCAGTTGTTTCAACGTGATACCAAATTATCCAGCAACGAATATTTGCTTGGGGAGGCGCCTAAAGTGAAACAGTTTCGTGTTTAACGGCGTTTTCCGTCAAACGATGCACCTGTGCATCGTTATTCGGAATAGACACTAACACTGATTGGTATTTGTAACGCCGTCCCAGGTGATACCACGTAAATTAGCCCAGTATTTTTTATTACATAAGGCTGATTTTTTGCCAAATTTATTTTCCCAATCTGCATGGTTCATGTCAAATAACACAGAATTCGTTGCAAGTATATTTGTTCCTACCCGACTGTCTATGACAGCAGTAGTGGGATTAGTTCCAGATTGGGTTAGCCCGTCACTTGCACCACTCGCCGTTTTATAATTACCTCTGTTTTTGGAGTCTTGCGCAACAGGAAATCTGCATTTTCCGGTCGCCGGCTCCAAATACCAATAATCTGGGCAGGCATTTTGTAAAGGTGGAAATACTTCTGATCTTTCTGAATAATACAATAAAATACCAACGTATGTAAGTGCTAATATAAGTATTACAGACGCTATTGAAAGCACAGTTAAATAAAAGCTATCCATTATATATAATATTGAATATAATATTTGCATTTATTGGTATTGTTTTCATAATCTACACAAGAGACGCTAAATAAATTATATTTTTATCTCAAATGAAAATATAATATTGTGATGGCAAAATTATCCTATGATAATATCAATACTGTAAACCGCATATTGTCTTCAGATAAATATAACGGAAGGGTCAATATTGCTCTTCCTGAAGATAAAGATGCGCGGTTCAAGATGTTTGAAAGAATAAATAGTCGCAACCAATCAAATAGTTATTACGAAGCGTTAACTGGGAATTGGGAATGGAATCCTTTGGCGAATGCTTTTTTTAGCGCAGAAAATATGCAAATAATCCAAAACGGAATTAAAGCTGGTGTATACTCTTTATCTGAAAAGAAACTTGTTGTTCCCAATCAAAACACAGATACACTAAAAATCATTATGCGAAGCACTTATCTACAATATGCGGAACATTACCCAAATGCAATCGCAGAACAAGTAGAACGCCTAAATAATATTGTATTGGAGTATGCTATTCCAAGTGTGTATAATGAAGCAATCGGATATATGAAATACGTTCAAGATCAAAGCACTCTTGTATTGCCGATGGAACGTCCTCTAAATCATGATCGTCAATTCAAACAGTTGGAAATCAAACGGTTCATGTAACACATATACATCAAAATTCACAACAAAACTTGAGTTGTGAACTGACAACAGTTGGGACATAATGTGTATCAAAATGCGATTTCATTTCAACATATCCTCCTAAAAATACTCCCTTATAAAACACCATAGGAAATGTTCGGTAGTCTTTATTTGTATATATTTTCATTTTCTCCAAAAAACCGGATTTGTTTTCTGCTAAATAGCCGTCGCAATCCACTACCATATGTTCAATATTATTATATTTGAGTACATCTTTGGCGCGTTCGCAAAACTTACACCCACTTTTACTAAAAATAACGTATGACTCGGTGTTTGGAGAGGGAATATTCATCTTTATGTTTATTATTATAATATGTTTATATACTTATTATAATAATTATTTAGCATTCCGTATTTTGTATTAGATAATGATGATATAAATATAAAAATATACTTACTACATAAAATATGCATCCAACCGCCTATGATAATGCCAATCTTTTTTATACACAATACATTTCTCCCCATATAATCAAAATAAAACCACAAGTGGTGGAATTTGGTTCTTATGATGTAAACGGTTCCCTTCGTCCTATCTTCCATAATTGTGAATATATTGGAATCGATATATCCCATGGACCAGGAGTGGATGTGGTATATGACGGAGAACTTGCACCATTCGATGATAACAGTATTGATATTGTATTATCTTCGTCAAACTTTGAACATGACGAATGTTTCTGGAATACATTTTTAGAAATGTGTCGCATATTGAAAAAAGATGGATTCCTTTATATTAATGCGCCATCGTCCGGACCATATCACGGTTATCCTGGCGACTGTTGGCGATTTTACGAAGATAGTTGGAAAGCTTTAGTAAAATGGGCAAAGAAAAATGGTCACAATATGGAAATCATGGAAAGTTATATTGATGAACGCGGATACTGGAGAGATAATGTTTGTATATTCATGAAAAAATAATACAATTACCTGTGTGGAAATTACTTACTGTTTACTACCAACTTCTTGATCTTCTTCACCACAGTTGTCTTTTTCGATTCGCCTTTCTCGTACTGTTCATTACGTAGTCTTTTGTATTTTTGATATTCGGTGTCAAATGCAGCCAAATCATTTAGCCACATGTTTTCCACTTGAGTGCCCAATAATATTTCATGTTCCTTTTCGGCGTTTTCCTTCTCCTTTAATATTTGGTCCACGTTTTCTTGTGTTACTGAATCCATGGGCATCTTGATCAAATATTTATAATCGCCATCCATCTTATCGTATCCCTTAGATTCCAATAGTTCATTCACTTGTGTTGACGTCTTTTTGCGCAAATCAATACTTCCATCTAAATTCTCCAAAATATACTTTGCACGATTTGATAATTTTTGGAGTTTGTATTCAAGTTCGCGCAGTTGATGTGCCTTGCGTTTATGATAGGTTTCCAATCGGATTCCATAGAACTCATCAATAATATCTTGTATAGTTGCATACTTTTTCAATTTGCATTCATGATTGAATAAATGCATATTTGTAGTGCTTGTAGTAGTTGTCAATTTCAGCATCTTTTCTACGCCATCTATTCCGTTGGCGTCACGCGTATCCGCCAACTTTGCCAACTCCCCCTTCGGAAATTGCACAGTAATATCCACCAAATGTTCGGTGCAAAGAGATGTGAAATCCTTGATTGCTGGAGGTATTTTTTTGCCTGTCTTATCGACACCGCCATCCATCAGTTGTTCTAGAAACGAAATATAATGCATCGTCCATGTTCCGATTGGCAATTCGGTAATACGAATCTTATCGTCGCCAATCTTGGAGTAGCATCCGGAGATCATGTATTTATTATCGGCAATCTTTTCGACACGTCCCTTAAATCCCTCATAGTAGGGCGTGAATTCCACGGGTTGATTTGACGATGATTGTGTCTGTTGATGCGCCAATTTGGTCTTGAGATAATCAACAATATCTTTGGGATTGTATGGCGGTATGCTGGAGGAAAATCCGGTGCCAATACCAGATATACCATTCACTAATACCATCGGAATTATAGGAACATAATATTCGGGTTCGACTTGTGTTCCGTCGTCATCCAAATAAGTCAATATGGCATCATCTGCTTCCGGAAATAGACTCCGAGTAACATCGCAAAGCTGCGTGAATATATATCTTTCGCTAGCACTATCATCTCCGCCCTGTAAACGACTTCCAAACTGTCCATTCGGTCTCAATAAATTAATATTGTTGGATCCCACAAAGTTTTGCGCCATGTTTACAATCGCGCCGTTAAGTGATGCCTCACCGTGATGATAGGCACTATGTTGAGATACATATGCACTAAATTGAGCCACCTTCATTTCGCTCGCAAACTTGTGTTTAAATGCACAAAACAGGATTTTACGCAAAGACGTTTTCAGACCATCCACCATACTTGGAATCGAACGCGCACAGTCGTATGTACTAAAATGGATCATTTCATTATTAATAAATTCGTCATAATATACGCTTGGACGACTGGTATCCAAATATGCGTGTTTATCGTAATTTTCCAACCAAGTCTTGCGGTCGTCTGCGCGCTTTTTATTGAATATTTTATCGATTGTATCGTCGCTGGTTTCTTGATACACAAAATCCACAATCTTTTTATGTGCAAAATACTCCTTGAATTCGACGGAAGTGGACGTACCTAATCCCTTAAAATACTTGATAGTCCATCCAGCCGTATTTCCGCCTAAAGATTGTTTCCATGTTTCGTATTCTCCGTCGTTATAAAACAGGAGTGTTTGTGAGCCCTTTTTCGCACGCAATATTGGTGTATTCATGAATGAAATGAATCCGGGTATTTTGGTGAGCGATGCCCATTCACTATGTATCAAATTGATACACAATCCCTTAATATGTGAACCGTCCAAATCCTGATCCGTCATCAACATGATTTTTCCATATCTTAAATACTGATATACATCCTCCATGGTTTTATATTCGCGTCCATTTTCCAAACCAAGTATTTTCTTTATATCCGTGATTTCCTTATTTTCGTATATTTTCTTGGTTTGTTCTCCACGAACATTTAGGAGTTTTCCTTTCAGAGGATAAATACCAATTGTATTACGGTCTTCACTTGATAATCCGGATACAATACCGGACATCGCACTTAATCCCTCACATAAAATCAATATGCAATCTTTTGACTGGGGTCCGCCACTTAAGTTGGCGTCGATGAAATTGGCTATTCCACGAATATTCTTGGTTTTGGCACCATCCGTCTTCTTCGCCGCCATTTTACTTTCTTTTGCTTCGGTGAGCGAACATGCCAAATCCATAACACCCATCTTCGCGACCTTTTCAATAAACGAATCACTTACTGTGCAAGTGGATCCGAATTTATTGGAAGGTGTATTCATATAGTCCTTTGTTTGACTATCGAATGCGGGATTCACAATATCGCATCGCAAGAAGAGAATTAGTTGTTCCTTTATCGAATTGGCATTTACGCGAACCTTTTTCTTCTTTTCAATATAATCCACCAATTTGCGTGTAATTTGTCCCATAATATAATCCACGTGTTTGCCTCCCTTGAACGTGCATATGCCATTCACAAATGATACTTGTTGAAATTCGTGTGTTTCCGATAATGCGACTGCATATTCCCAGCGTTCATTTTCGCTCTCATATACTCGCTTCACATCGGTTTTACTTCCGACATACAAATCGATATACTGTTGAAAATTTTTCACAGGTAATACAGAGTCATTATAGGATACTTTGATTTTTTTGGTAGAATGGTCGGATACGGCGGAAATATCATAGACGCGCTTTTTCAGGAGTGCGATCATATCTTTCGTTAGGCCGTCCTTTAGTCCAAAACGTGAATAGTCCGGTTTGAAACACACCTTTGTGTATGGTTTATTTGTTTTGATTTTTGTGATTACGGGTGTGCCAATCACGTTAAGGTTGTCCTTGAATTCTTGGAAATACTTTAGTCCACGCACATGGTCAATTGTCTCCACGTAACCATATGTTGACCAAATTAAAACCAACTTAAAACCGAAACCGTTCTTTCCTCCCACTATTTTTTCTTGGTCTTTATTGTAATTCGTGGAGGTACGCAATTGCCCAAATATCATTTCCGGAATCCAGATTTTATATTCGGGATGTTGCGCCACATCAATACCATTACCATCATTCGTCATAATAATTGTTCCATCCTCACCAATAGTTGTTTCGATATATGTCACCAATTTTTTATCTTCGGAAGAAGACTGAAGCATGCGGATCACATGGTCGCGACAATTTACAATTCCCTCGTCAAATAACTTATAGAGTCCGGGAATATACTCTATTTGTTTTTGCACGATTCTTTGTGTTTCGTCGTCATAAATCCACATGGCCGCATCTACATTTTCAATAGATCCAATATAGGTATCTGGATTATCTAAAATATGTTGCTTATCAGTCTTGCGCTGGTATTGAGAAGCCAAATCAGTAACAGTAGACATTTGTGTTCAATAAATAATATACTTGAGCCAGGTATGTTATTTATTTATTTATCTCTAAATCGTTTCAATTTTTTCAATAGTGGGATTTTTATTCCAAATATGGGAAATTTCCCATATTCCCATTCATGAAATTTAGGAGATATATAATTTAGAATATTTATCCATGAACGTTCCTTCTAATTTAGGCATTTGTTGTAAATAATCGATTATTGTATTGTGTTCTGGGGAGGCTTGCAAAACTTGTCCTAGCTTGAGTTTTCTCCCTAATATAGTGTAAAATTTACTATTTATATAAATACCTGATTTAGTTTCCATTTTGTGGAGTTGTAATATGTCTTTGAAATGTGACTCATACTTTTCTCCAATTTGTGATTCATCGAATATTTTTGGAGGATTTAGGGAGATTGGAATAGTGATTTTCCAATAGTTTTGTTGTACCACAGGTTGTACTACGGGTTGTACTTCAGGTGGTACTTCAGGTGGTACTTCAGGTGGTACTTCAGGTGGTACTTCAGGTTGTACTTCAGGTTGTACTTCAGGTTGTACTACGGGTTGTACTTCAGGTGGTACTTCAGGTGGTACTTCAGGTGGTGCTTCAGGTGGTACTTCAGGTTGTACAGCGGGTTGTTCCACATGTTGTACAGCGGGTTGTACTTCAGGTTGTACTTCAGGTTGTACTTCAGGTTGTACTTCAGGTTGTACTTCAGGTTGTACTTCAGGTTGTACTTCAGGTTGTACTTCAGGTTGTACAGCGGGTTGTACAACGGGTTGTTCCACAGGTTGTACAGCGGGTTGTACTTCAGGTTGTACAACGGGTTGTTCCACAGGTTGTACAGCGGGTTGTTCCACAGGTTGTACTTCGGTGGGATGAAATTCAGTTAATGATCGAGTATCTATGCCAGAATTATATTGTTGATTTTCAGACGGTTGGGTGGGTTGTTCTGAAACAGCATTTGAATCTTTTTTAGCAAATGATGATTTAAATACTTGAAATACATTATCTAAAGCTGATGAAAAATAGCTAAACATTCCGACTTTTGATTTTGTTTCAGGTTCGGATACAGGTTCGGATACAGGTTCGGATACAGGTTCGGATACAGGTTCGGATACAGGTTCGGATACAGGTTCGGGCTGAGGACCAGGAGAGCCTTTTAACATATAAACAAATTGATTATATGGAAAAGACAATTTATCATTCGGGAGAGAAGAATCGCTACCACCAACTTGTTGAGTTTGATTTAATACACTTATATTAACACCTTTTATACCTATACTTTCAAAAAAGGCAGGATTATATGCTTTTATGTCTAAATCATCATATTTAGGAAAAGTTAACACGACCTCCCCATTTTCTTCTTTGATAGAAACAGACATGTATATATACAATATTTCTATTTATTCACTTTTTTATTCATAAAATAAATTCTTTTTCCCATATTTCCAACGTTTCTATATGAATATGTGGAAGGATAGCATGCGCCTCCCAAAAATATCGACAACCCATCCATTTAAATTCTAAATCTTCTAAATCTGGAAACAATTTATTGTATTTTTGCAATTTTTCCACTATTTTGGGAGGCAGAAGAGAATGTTGCACTTTCGGAATAACATATGCTAATTGTACATGTTTAGGGAAAGGTGTGTTAATGCCAATATCTGAACGTATATATTCTTTATCGTGCAGAGGAATATATTTAGCTAAATCGGATAATAATGGAGGATAATGATAATTGTATTTCCACCTCCAGTGAGGGCATCCTTTTGTATAATACTTAAACACCCATTCCAATCCTTCCAAATAATTATTGCATAAAGAACTCACAAATTGGGGAGAACGTTCCTCGCGAAACGCAATTTTATAATATCTTTCTTCCCAATAGGTTTCTTCGGGACAAATGTATAATTCATCGCCACGCATCAATATTGGAATGTTTTCAAACAATATTTCGCGATCTTCACTTGTTTTGTTTGAAAAAGTCATTTTACCTAAATGTTCGCGTCCTTTGTATTCCTCCATTATCCATTTGTGTTCATGTTTTGCGCATTCAGAAATAAATAAATGCAACCACCTCCATCTAATATTTAAGTTTTCGTCTATAAATCCGCGATTAGGAAAAGGACCAATATGCTTAGCGTACATATCCATTAATATATAAATGCCGTTTGTCCGCAAATTAAGAGATAAAAAGTGCGGCAAAAAATCGTTACCTAATAAAAAACATAAAAATATATAATCATATATTCGCCCCTTGCTGAAAGTACGACAACCCATTTCATCCAAAATATGTTGCGACATTTTATGTATATCTAAAAATAGCAAATCATTATCTTTAGACCGAAGTTGGGGAGGAAGCAACGATTTCGAAAACGCAGGAGATTCTCGGAAAATATAAATATTGTAACAATAAAAATAATGAAATACTGATAACATAATTAAATCCGAGTCTAAACCATAAACGGCAACATTCTCGCGTGTTTTCCCTCTTTGTCGCATATATTCAAACATTTTATGTTCTCCCTCTCCGGGTTGTGAAGAGGTTGATATAACTACATTTTGAATTTTATATTTATCGAATATTACGTTTTCGGAGAAGGCATATTTGATTTTGGTCGAAAGTAATTCCATGAAATTAGTCCCCGGTGTGATTGCCGATGTATTCCAATTTTTGTTTTTTTTATCAAGAAATTCAGAGGAAGACAATCGGCGATTCTGCTCAAAATCCAAAGAGGCTAAAAATGATGATTTATATCTGCGAGTGCGTTGTTGTTCCATTTTAGCGAATGGGGCAACGCCATCAAATGCAATATATAACACTTCACTTGGTTGAATCACACGTATTAATTTATTTAGTCGGTTAATGACGTTATTGATAATGGATTCTTCAAATGTTTCTGAACAATTATTTTGGGGAGAAGGATTTGTTTCTAATTCGCGAACAGCATCATAAATAATCGAATTACAGTCCATGTATAAACTGTGGAACCGGACTTTAGATACATTTTCTATATGATGCAGGTTCCGTATAATATTAGAATGATTTTTAATAATATACGAAAAGTAGCTTGGTATTCCCATATTTAAGTATGTATTTCTTCACATATTAACTCTATATAGTTTTGTTTATTATTGTTGTATTGAATGATACAAAGAATCTTACTATATACTATATGAGTACGTTAGAGGAAGATCCAGACATAAAAACCACCAAACTTATTCACAAAATAGAAAAAGCACATTCATTATTGCAAGAATTTTTTGCGGTTAAGGGAGAGGCATCTTGCCGCAAATCACGTAATCGAAAAATCAAAGAAGAGGGATTGGAATATTTATCCAAAAAGTTATACAAAGAAATAAAGGATAATCTTAGCGAAGAACAAAAAAAAGAACTCGAAATGCTATTTGATAATGCATGTAATAAATATTTGTTCGGGCAAACATTTTCGACTGACGTGAAAACGAAAAATCCGAAATTGGATTTGCCACTTTATAATAAAATCGATCTTCCAACAAATCAAAAGTTATATGCATTCTATTCTTTATTAAAACTTCCAACAAAAGAAATTATGTCTTTATTTGAAATTAAAAATAAAAACGCTATCGACGACGATGTAATTAGCCCAAATAAACAGTCTGAATTAGCACAAACGAAAGAAAAGTTATTGGATTCAATTAATGAATTTGAACCTCTAGATATTGACAATATTAATACTGATTTGTTGAATGAATTTGTTATTATAGATAATAAACCAGATTCTATGTGTATTCGCAAAAATATAGTGGATGCGGTTGATAATTATGAACTGAATCGCGAAAAAATTACGTCGGTAAGTGATATACCCATATATTTTGTGATTGTGGTTGGAGCGCAACGTGGTATTCATGCAAGTATAGTTGTATTATACGATAGTAATATTTATACAATAGGTTTTGGATATAGCGGATATGTTGAGAAAAAAGGATTAAATAAAATGCAAAAAACGGTATTAAAAGAATTTTTGCCTAAAAAGGCGTCGTTATATAGTCCCGATTATTTAATTAACGAGGCACTAGATAATAATATTGTGGATATTGGAATTCTAAATAGTAAACATGTTCGTCAATTAAACAATTATATTAGCAAATCTAAAACACTTATTTCTAAATTGAAAACATCCGTAATAAAAGACGAACATGGTCGATTAAAAGAAATCCTTTATTTTCATGACGAAAAAAATAATGAAGTATCTTTCGATAAACACTTTTTAACGGACATAGATGATGCTTTTTATTCGCAAATATCTAGTGAAAAGGTGTACGATCAGGCATTAAATTGTGCGACATTTGTCACCAAAATATTTCCGAATGTAACATGTAGTCGTTTTAAAACTTATTCTGACCCGAAATTTTGTCGGACTGAACCTCAAATGAACGAATCCAAAATATCCGAAATAATAAATAGATATTTAGATGGGAATATAGAAGCCTTTGAAGATATATTGAAACATCCTAAATGTGAAGGAGAAAAATGTGCTATTATGGGAGGAAAAAAGAAAAAACGCACACACTTTAAACGAAAATCTCGGCGCCTTCGAAAAACTACCAAAAGACGCAAATAAATATTTTCCTCCGATTAAGTAGATACTTATTATTTGTCTTATATATCATAAACAATAAGCATTATTACAAATAACTTGTCATTATAATTTATGAGCTTAAATTATAACGCTTTATTTTAAATATGAAAAAACGAAATGAACAACAAAAATCAAGCCGTATTATTGATACTCATCAGAAAACAATACTGGAAATCAACATGTTGATACAGGATAAGGTATTACAATTGCAAAAAATAATTCAAAATACAGTACTTTCAATCAATACATACAAAAAATATGAAATATTTAGTAATAGTGATGTAATATTATGCATTACTACATTAACAGAATTATATGATAAAACAGTGGAGATACTGAATAAAGTTAAAAATATTCCAGGAGTGAAAATAGAAGATATGACCAATCCAAATCTTTCCCATAGCGAAATTATAACCGAAATAAACGGTGTATTAGATCAATTGCAACAGTTTACGGATAAATTATCAATTATTATTTGTGGTTTTGGAACACTATATTTAGAAGACTTATTGTTTATTGGATTTGGCTCTGAATTCATGTCTTTGAAAACGGAAAATAAGTTATGGGAGTCAAAATATGAATTATTGTTGAAATATTTGCGTCCTATTGGTTATAAAACATATCACTGGAAAAATAAAACCAAACCTAAAGATGCATTCATTACAATACCTATTTCAGATAGTTCATCCAATATTTGTTGCAATAAAATAACAGACGATACCATCCATGTGGAATTGGGAAATCAATTTGAGTGTTTTGATGTAGATAATAATGCTAAATCAGTGTACGTAAAAATATATGGATTATCTTTAACTATTCATAGTGAACGCACACAAAAAACTATTGTTGTTCGGTGTTTGGTTGATAATATTGTTGTTGATTGTTTAACAAATGCTTTTGTAACTCATCAAAAAGATTCGTATTTAACAAATCTATCCAAAAATGATACAGTAGATCTGTCGATCGCGCAACGGATGGTTAATACATTTACATTAAAGGATTTTCTTGTATGGGGATCTGCCGACGTCATGAAAAAATATGTATCGGTTATGACTGAAGTTAATAGTTTGAAAAACACTAAACTTGATGTAACGATAAAAAAATTCTTAGAAATGGATATTTGTAGTCAAAGACAAATGTTGATAAACCTATTAGTGTATAATAAAGAAGACGATGTTCAATATATTACGTATTTATTATATGATTTAGTTACAACCTCCCCACAAAGTAATTCAGGTGGTGATTCGTTGGAACAAATGTTGATATATGAAAGTTTTCCTTGGAAAATTAAACTGTATTTTAAAGAAACGATGAAAAATACAATCAAGTATACGAAAGATATTATTCATAAATATGATATTAATCGCGTTACATTAGAACAACAAATATATGTAATGAAAGCTCCCGAAAATATCAAAGAACGTGCGATAGCTAAATTGAAGGAAATAAAGGGAAAATCGGATGATAGTGGTAATAAAGCGAAACAATATTTGGAAGGATTATTACGCATTCCGTTTGGCGTTTATCGCGAGGAACCGATTTTGAAAAAACTGAAAAATATAAATCAAGGGTTTCAGAATATTCTTGTGAAAAAATCGCCGTTGCTAAATAATATTGTTTTCAATCAAAAAGAGAAATATACCACTATAGAGATGTTACAATATATAAATAATGTGCAAGAATATGTCAAAAATGCACTCCCGCAAGAAATACGAACTCGGTGTGCCTCCCTGAATAATAAACAAATAAATGTGATAGTTGGATATATTAACAACACATACAAATCGCATAATAGTACGAAACACATATTAACTTCAAAAACAAAGGAAGAAAAAATGAATGCAATATTTGATTTTTTAGATGAACTAAAGGGAGGTGCGTTTGAAGTCCAAGGAATTCCCAAAAAATTGGATTATTATAGTCAATTACATGATTATTCGTCCCAAACACTTACTGATGGAAATGGATATACTTTATATAAAACGGTACAAGAACTTGAAAAAACCAAATCTTCTATTTGCGAAATACGCGGAAATATCAGCGAAATAAATGACATCTTGGACGATTCAATTCATGGACACGAATATGCTAAAAACCAAATTTTGAAAATTATTGGACAGTGGATGAATGGAGAACAGTCGGGATATTGTTTCGGTTTTGAGGGCTCTCCCGGAATCGGCAAAACATCACTTGCTAAAAAAGGATTAGCATATTGCTTGAAGGATGGTGCGTCACCCCGACCATTTGCATTTATTGCGTTGGGAGGATCGTGTAATGGGTCTACTTTAGAGGGACATTCGTACACATATGTGAATTCCACATGGGGACGTATTGCGGATATTTTGATGGAAACCAAATGCATGAATCCGATTATTTATATTGATGAATTGGACAAAGTTAGTAAGACAGAGCATGGTAAAGAAATAATTGGTATATTAACTCATTTAATCGATACCACACAAAATGATGTATTCCAAGATAAATATTTTAGCGGAATAGAATTGGATTTGTCGAAAGCGCTTTTTATATTTTCATATAACGATCCATCACAAATAGACCGCATTTTATTGGATCGCATTCATCGCATCAAATTTGATAATTTATCTATTGACGAAAAAATTGTGATTGTGCGCAAATATATTTTGCCAGAAATAAATAAAAAAATGGGATTAGTTGATGCAATCGAATTAAGTGATGAAATGATTGAATATTTAATAAATAATTATACATTCGAACCGGGTGTACGTAAACTAAAAGAGTTACTTTTTGATTTATTTGGGGAGATAAATTTGGAAATAATGAATTGTAACGACGCATCCAAAATCAATCTCCCTATTATTGTGAAGGAGGAAGATATTGGAGTTTTATACATGAAGAAATACGATCGTGTATCGGAAAAGAAAATACACGAATCTCCCGAAGTGGGCGTTATAAATGGATTATGGGCATCTACTTATGGAAAAGGAGGTATAATTCCGATACAAACGATGTTTTTTCCCTCTGGAACATTTTTAGAACTGAAGTTGACTGGAATGCAGGGAGATGTTATGAAAGAAAGTATGAATGTGGCCAAAAGTTTGGCATGGAAATTGCTTGGAGAGAAAGAACAAGAGTCTCTTGTATCACGTTTTGAAAAGACAAAATATCAGGGTTTGCATATTCACTGTCCTGAAGGCGCCGTTTCTAAAGATGGTCCATCGGCAGGAACTGCAATAACGTTGGCAATATTGAGTTTGTTGAAAAACAAAAAAATCAATCATAATGTCGCAATAACGGGAGAAATTACGTTGCAGGGAAACGTAACGGAAATCGGCGGATTAGAAAATAAAATATTGGGAGGAATACGCGCAGGTATTAATGTGTTTTTGTTTCCGAAATCCAACGAAAAGGATTTCAAAAAATTCATGGAGAAATACGGAAATAAAAAAAACATGAAAGATATTCAATTTATATCTGTATCGACAATACAAGAAACGTTTCCTTATGTATTCATGGAATAAGTTATGATTTATATATATAATCTATACACATTATATATCTAAATACAGCATGGATTTTTTAAATTTAACATCATTATTATATGTCGGTTTTCGCTTATCGCCATTTATTTTAGTTAGTTTTTTTGTTATTTCGTCAATATTTAATTCTGACATACGAGGACTGATTTTCTTGGGACTCTTATTATTGGAGGTATTTATAGCTACAATATTTGGCAACGCAATATTGTCAAATAATACAACCGATGCGAATTATAATGAATATGGCGTATGTAATGGTATGAATTTGACTCCTACGGGACCTTTATCCAAGAATTTACCACTAAATTTGAATATATTTTCATACACTATGGGTTATTTAGCGGGCATATTTTATGAATACCGCGAAGAGGGTTTAATTATATCCAACGTGCCTGTTGTTATTTTCTTGGGATTTTTGATTTTATATCATATTTATTGGTTGTATATAAATTCATGTGCTGGGCCTTGGAATATATTTTGGTCGCTCGCTTTGGGTTTCGGATTTGGATGGTTGTTTTCATTTGCTATTATTTCATCCAAAATAGTTGAAATGCAATATTTTGTAGGACTGACAAAACAAGATATATGTAAACGCGCAACGAAACAGTTATTTAGATGTCATGTAAAAGATGTAATGTAATATTTATTTATTTATATGTGTATTTCTATAAATAGAATTTATGAAGATTTTGGAGAAACCATGATCGTAATTGTTTTGACACTTGTTGTCGGATAAAATTATCTGCTAACAACTTCAACCCAGTATGTTTATCTTCAAAATGAAAAATAAAGTTTTCAATAATAGGAACTAATAACGCATTATTATATTTGGAATCTAATTCACTTTCTGGAAAAAGTGGCATTCCTTTTCTTTTATTCACTTCATTATGAAAAGTGAACAATAGATTTTTTAATTGTTGTTGTGTTTGAATGGCATTAAAATTGACACCTTTCATATATTGTGTAGCGTGATTAGCGCAGGTAGGACAAGGCAAATTGTTACAAATAGTGTTAATAACATTTAGCAATTCTAATCGGGTTTGGTTAAAATATTCGGGTTTTATTTTATGAGCAAGCGTGTGAAATAAATACCATGTTGGTTCTCCCCATTTCATTTTCTTTGGTTGGGGAGGAGGGGGAACTACTTTTTGAACATAATCATTTGATTCCTTTTTGATGCGAATAGAATAAACCTGTATATTTTGTGATTGGGATTTATTTCTTTCTTGATTAACACCTGCATTTTTTTTCAGCTCATCATGCAAAATTTTATTTTTTGTTGTGAAAAACATATATAGATTATTTGTCTAAAATAATAACTATAAATAAAACATTTATCTAAATAAGATAAACAATTTGTTCATAGAACATATAACAATATGGACAATCAACATAAATCAGTTCTGGAAACGAAAGAACAGCTCGTCAATAAAATACGCGAATGGGTGAAAGTTGATAATGAATTGCGTGTATTGCAAAAAGAACAAGCCACACGCAAAAAAGAGAAAAAAATGATTTCAAAAGAATTATTGGAGGTGATGAAATTGAATAATATCGACGCGTTCGATTTGAAAGATGGACAATTAGTATATACCAAAACCAAAACCAAAAAACCCATTACTAAGAAAACGCTTATGTCATTATTGTCTTCTTATTTTGATGGAAACATAGATAAAGCGAATGAATTAAATTCGTTTATAATGGATAATCGCGAGGAGGTTGTGAAGGAAACTATAGTTAGAAAATTTGATTCATAACGTTCCTGAAAACAATATGAATATGCATGCAAATAAAAAATACGCTAAAGTCGGTGTCTATACTAGACCAAAATCCGGTATAGTATATTTCTCACCTATTTTTGCGTATTTAGCTATTATACGCGGATTTTCATTACCTTTTAAAACATCTTCCGTATTATAAACATTACCGTATTTATCAATATAATAAACAATACCACAAATATCTTCCACAACTACTTCCAAGCGATGATTTTGGGTGATTTGACTGCTATCTTCACTGATAGATCCATGTGGTGTTCCTTTATAGTGTGTGCCGCAAAATTCGCAATCGCCCCGTCTTCTGCGTGTACACTGTTCTCCATTCGCCCGTTTAGCGTTACATCGGTTCAATAGCGGAATAGCATTCTTTAGGCGCTTGCGTTTCACAAAATCGTCTTTTTGAAGAGTTAACCGATTATATTCATAAATATATTCGATTAAATCGTTAATTTTCGGTTTATCCGGAATCTGCAGTTCAATAATTTTATTTCGAATATCATCCTTGAACGATGCAACATAAGTTTCAATACGTTTATTAATGCGTTTTTCCATTTTGAGTGTTTCTATTTAATATGATTTAATGTTTAGTTCAATTTTCTTTATATTTTAGTAAAACAATATAAAGAAAAATGGCAAGGACTTCATACACATATTTTGGATTTTTCCATGAATGGTAAATACAATAATAAGTAAAAAGCATAATATATCATGGCAGAATTGACACTCCAGCACCACATACTTCCAACCGTCTGATCTCGACTATAATTGAAATAGGACATTATGAGTGTAAAAACACCAAATAAAATACCTATCCATTTTTTTTCATAAAACAAACTGAATAAAAAGAAAAACATCCATGCCATCAAATCCAAGGGAGATAAATTCAAAAACATCCATTTAAGATGTCCGCTTTTACTAACAACAGAATGGACATTTTCCGTTGAAAATTTATAAATAGAATATGGTATGGCAAGTACCAAATATATCAATAGTAATATGTTTCGCAAATAGGTGTCTGTCAAAATCATCAAACTAGCCATAGGTTGAACCAATAATAATAAAACGGCAATAACTGAGAATATGTGGTTATACATTTTGTTATTGATGTTTTTCCAAATAAAATATTCAATCAATTGCATAAAAATGAATGACGCCATGAAAATATAAATCCAAATATTGTTCAGTTCATGTATTTTGTATTGTGTATACGCATTATTGTATATTATAAGTGTCAAAACAAAACCGCTAAATAAAAAAGTATTAAGTGAGACGTGTTCGTTCCAACACATATATATACTTACCTTATCTTATTCATAACAATAGATATTAGAATTGTTTATATATTACGGTATAAACTTCCTGTGCCTCCCTACATACCTCATATAAATGTTGTTTAACGGTATTTTTATCAACTTGCTGACGATACGCGACACGCACAATACTATCGCTATTATGGGGATGGTATTTCTTGAATCCACAAAAGGATAGTACTTTTAACCCATTATAGTATTTATCATAGAGGAAATATTCAATTACCTTACCCATCGTATAATCTTCGTTTTCCAATACAATATCATAACAATTCGGTATGGTGGTTTCGCTATTCAGAAGAATTGTTACCTGTTCTGAATTAATCAGTTCCATCATATCAACAAACTTGCACTGAAGTAGCGCACACGCTTTTTTCACAAGTTCATGATTTTCATAAATACCAATACTTTGCACTACAAAATCAAAACTATCGGGCTTATAATATCGTTGTGCATCCAATAAATAGAAGTTTTTCTTTTGAAATTCGATTTCCTCTTGTGAATGATTTTCCTGCGTTAATTTATCAAGAATTTCACTCCATGCCTTTTCCGCTTTCACCTGGTCACGCGTATTGGAGTATGCGCATTTGGATACCACATTAAACATACTACTCACGTCCGCAGATGATACAGAGAATTCGCATGTCAGTTTGATATGTTCCCCCTGAATGCTATCGCTAATTTTAGGACGCAATCGCAAGAAATCAATATACATTTGTGTTACTGGATTGGGAGGAAATATTTTGCGTGTTTCCTCGGCGCTCATATACTCCCCAGTATTTTTATGTTTGATTTTGAAATGTTCGGTGGTAACAAACATAATATTTTCGCTATTGTTTTTTACATCCACCTCCAAAATGTAATTTTCAGGCAACATATCCAAATCGGTAGTGTGGATTGGAATACAACTTAAACGCTGCTTTACAATCTCATTATGTAATCGACTTGTATTTGTATGAATGGTGCACATGTTTTTTTCGTGCGTTTCCGTATAAAACACAACTGTTGGAATGTTTTGAAGTATAACGCGACGAATTGAGTTGGCAATACTCACATTTAACTGGGAAAGTGTGAATGTATAAACGCCATTCTCTTCATAAGGAGATGAAACTACAGGATTGTAAGAACTCATTTTGTGACTTAGAATGTATAAACTATATTGATACGTTTATATTTATATTCCTTTATTGATTCAATTTTTTCAAGGATGATCATAATAATACCCATTTTTCTTTTGGCAAATCGTCTAAATATTTAAATGGATAGTTGTTTTTATCTGCATGTGTGTTTTTTATGAAAGATTTTACCTTAAAAACTCTTCCACAAGATGAACCGAATCGCCCCCAAAAATGCATTTTTTTGGCCATATTGCTATTGACCACTTTTCCGTCCACAGCTCCTGAAAGTTCGCGTATTCCATCATAATCATTTTCTCCATGTTTACATATTGTTCGGGAGGAAGGCGTTATTTTTCCTAAATAGGAATCATAATGATCGGCGATTATTTTTTTTGAATTGGAAATATTTATTTTTCCTGAATATTTATCCAATAATAGATATTCTAAACGTTCTTTACGAGCATTAGTAGATAATTGTGTATCTTTATTATCTTGAATGTCCGTTTCTAGAAGACGAATGCGATCGCTTATTGCTAAATTGGTTCCTATAAAAACCCCATCTTTCTTTTTTTCAACATGGATGTTTTTATGTCCGATTTCACATAACATAATTTCATTATTTCGGATATCACCAAACAGCCATGAACAAGAATAATCTCCCGCATTATTTGTTGACATAATTTGTGAATATTTATCTAAACTATCCGCGTATTGCATACATGTACGAATACGACAAAAATACGGCGCTCCAAATACAGGTTGTTCTTTGATTTGTGATATTGTTGTTTCGCATCCAATAATACCAGAAGAACATAAAAACCAATCCATCGAACTACAAACCAACCCAGCACATGTTTGCATGGTAAACGCATAACCTTTTTCTGGTCGAATTTTCATTATTACATTTGAAACAGAACCAAAAAGTAATGGACAGTGTGTATTATGCGTCATCACTATTTGGCCATCTTCGGTGGCAGACCCCGTCGCAATAAACGCACTACAACGCTGTTCTTCTTGCGAGGTTTTATCGTCGCCATACATCGATTCCATCGATAATAATGCATTCCATGCCAAAATATCTTCAAATGATATTTTGTGTTGGTTTTCAGAGGAGGAAAATAATCGGTCATTTACACCTTGAGCTATATAAACCATTTCTGTATAAATATCGCCATAATCATTTTCAATAATGGATTTCATAGATTTAACACAATCATGCACATATTTATCATATGGCGTTTTCAATTTGGATTGTACGTAATATTTGAGTTTTTGAATACACTTCACAATTTCAGCTGCAAGCGTCCATCCATGTTGATATCCAATCTCTTGTGGTGTACCATGAATATCCACAATTAACCAACCGGATTTATGTTTTTTCATATATTTTTTGCGGGTGTATGTTTGGTTACGCGTTTTATTATGTCTGATATTGAAAGTTTGACGAGTCATATATTATACTATATAATAATATATGCATTTAGCGTGAGACACAAATGCTGTAATTCTTTATCCGACAACGGAACGATAATAGTATTCCGCATTAGTATAACGTCCAGTATCGTATGTAGACAACATTCCGGCTGCCACAATAATAAAAAATAGAATATAGGGAATAAGGACCAAAAACCAAGATACATTTGTATATCCTCCCTTACATATGACATTCAATAGCCATGTCCAGAATAAAATATACACTAGTTTGAAAATAAAAATGCTAAATGTGGATGTAGCATTACACGAATAATTTCCGACGCAATACACATACGAGTTACTTGCATTTTGTGTAGCCATTATTACCCAAGCTATCAAAGAAATGACCAAATAAAAATGCGCTGGGGAACATAGGTCTTTCAATCCAATAATCATAATATATATTTCACAAATATAATATTTGTCGTCTGTTTAATGTCTATTGGTATGAAAAGTGCACCTGTGTACTTTTTCCATATCAAAGACATAGACGATATTGATGTTGATTATTAATCAATACCAATAGACGTTAATCAATACCAATATACGTTAAAAACAATACGAAATAGTCGAATACATACATACATTTTTATCAAAATAGACATTATGCGACTGGAGGATAATGGTCGTTATATAACTTATTTAATTGATAAGAACTTGCAGTTGTTGGGTTATGTTCTCCATTCCATACTGAATTAGCAGTTACCATTCCAGTAATATTTCCTTGACTTGCGACCAAATTATCTGGCAAACCATTACCTAATATCATACTGTTAAAATTAGATAATAACGCGCCAGGATTCATTCCTCCGCGAATTTTCTTTCCTTTCTTTTGTGTTTTATTATTAGGTTTTCTATTTTTGTTCGATTTTTGAACAACGCCGCCTCCCCTTGATGCTGCCATGCCTACATTAATATCAGGTTGTAATCGTGAAGCCATAGACATATGAGTAGGGTCTCCTCCGTATTCATTAAGAGGATAAAACTTACTTATTGGTAAACCAGAAAAACTGGGCTGAAAAAATGAATTACCGCCAGCCATTACTTGACTTGTTTTAGATAAACCGGAACATCCAACATTACCCCCAAGGGTTTTTCCACATCCGCAATTGCCACCATGAACGTGTTTTTTTCTGCGAAGATTTACTTTGTTCTTTTGACCTCCTTTTTTCTGTTTTCGTTTAGACGTTTTTTGGCGTCGAAGACGTTGTTGTCGTTTAGCTGTGTGTGGCATATATATTATATGAACATAAAAAAGATTCACATAATGAGCAAAGAAAATATATAACAAGCATAATAACATTACCTTATTGGCTATTCCGAAAAATGGCTATGCACCTGTGCACCATTTTATGAAAAACGCCATACACGCTACTTCTTAGGATCATACTCCTCTAGAGAAGACGTTATAACATATTATTCAATATCCACATGTGTAATCATATGTCTTCTACAACAAACATTATGTAATCCTAAATTGTCCAATACTATCCCCTCTGCCGTTTTTTCGCTATTTTTTTTGCTGAAATAAATAACCCGTTCTGGAGATTGACCTTGGCCTAACTTAATTTTACGCACCTCCTCCTGATAATAACGATATTTATCTGCAAGCACGTTTCCGCAAGTAAAACATTTAATTGGAATAATCATGATTAAATATACACTACTATTTTATATTATTTACTATGAACATATATTCTCAATCAATTTTTTGATTTTTTATGTGTATTTATTATAATATGTATTCTATTATTTTGTTTTTGGTTTTAATATTAATGATTGTTTTAGCGTTTCCAATACAAAAACAGGAAGAAGGATTTGTAGATGTAATGCCAATACCAGTAACAGGTATACTTCCGTATGGCTATTATAAAATAGATGCAACAAATATGGCTAAAATACCTTACGGTTATGAACTCGATAAGGAAGATACGACTCAAAAGAAAATAATACCCGTAACAAATACCAACTTTTACAAATCGAAACCAGTACCAATTCCAACAACTGGAATTCCAGATGGATATTATAAAATCAGCGATGGTTTTATGGCACTATTGCCGCCAGATATGAAGCCTAATGTGAGCGGAATATATGAAGATGGAAATTTTATTTATAATACAGGATACGTGAATGAAATTGATTATTATGCAAGACGTTATCCGCTTCCTAAAAAAGAAAATTCTAACGAATATATTGAGAACTTACCCAGAGGTACATATTATAACGACGATTTTCAAACAATATCCATATTACCATATGGAAAAATTGCAAAGAAAAAACCCGACGGCACAAAAGACTTTGGATATATTGACGATCCGTATTTGATTAGTTCTACTGGAAATTTTATAAATGCAAGTTATCAAGACGTGAAAAACAATTTTGATATTGAATATCACGATAGTGCAGATCAACTTTTATCACAGTCAACATATTTGATTAACGATATTAGTTTTGGGGCTATTACTGTTTTAAATCCAAGTGGAGAATATGTCGTTATTCCCCGTTCAACAGTAGAAGGAGATATCACCTATTTACGACCAGGATCATTTCGATACACGCCCGGTAATTATGTACCTAATTATGCAGATAGTGTATTTTTAAGTCGAACAACACAATTGCCAACGACAAGTTATTATACACCTGCCGATTTAAAAAAAGGGTTTTGTGAATTATATAAAAATGATGCGGATAATTTGGAAAAAAGTTGTCAGAAACTTGATTCTGATTCTTGTGCATCTTCAACATGTTGTGTATTGTTAGGTGGGTCAAAATGTGTGAGTGGTAATAGTAATGGTCCATATGATCGAACAAATTATAGCGACGTATTTATTCGCAATAAAGATTTTTATTATTATCAAGGCAAATGCTTCGGTAATTGTGTATAAAAAAATGGTTTTGCACCTTTTTTTGTTTTTAGTTTTTTGAAATATACGATACCTTTACACTTTTTACACGGAAAACGCCATATACGCTCCTTCTTGGATTTTTGCTCCTCATGAGATGATGTTAACGTCTATTCATGTTGATCAAAGATCAATACTAATAGCCATTAAGCATTATCTGAATTTTTCTGTAACGTAATACACATTTGAATATAACTCTGCCCATTATCATTATTTTTTTCCAAATATTGTTTATAAACGTCATAAGCGTTAACACTTTTATACATGTCATAATTAAACACAGACACTACTTCTTGAACATTTACGTTTCCTTCAGTTGAATTTACACTTGCTGCGGTTCCCATTATAATATTGCAATCGATTGTTTTTGCGGTTTATATTTTGTTCTTGAAAGTGTTTCAATTTTTTATACATATACATCATATATGCATAAAAAAATATATAATAAACACGAAATGAATGCAATAGTGGCCATAAATCACGCAGGCATAATTGGTATTAATGGCGATTTACCGTGGTATGTCCCCGAAGACTTGCGGCGATTTCGTCTAATTACAAGCAATAATATTATTGTAATGGGAAGAAAGACATATGATAGTCTCCCTAATGGAGCTTTACCAAATCGAATAAATGTGGTAATAACAAATAACCCTAAGGATTATGTATCAAACGAATATTTATATTTTGTGAAATTTGAAGATTGTTTTGATTTGCTGGATAATTTAATTTCATGGACAAATAGGAAAATATATATAATTGGGGGAGAGTATATATATCATCTTTTTATGCCACACATCACAAATATATATTTGACTTTGATATATAAGGATAATATAGAGTTGATCGATAATGAAAATGGTAATCATCCACAAAGTATATCTTCATTTCCCTATTCATTCAACGAATTGTATGATGATTTTGAAATAAGTTATAGTACACCTGTATTGGTTAGTAAACATGAACAAATACCATACCAATTTTTCACATTTACAATATTATAAAAAGGTATCGGGATTATAATTCGCTTTATGACTTTGTCGATGATATTCTCCCTGCCCCCAGTGTTCATAATGTCCTTTACCATCTTCCACCGCCAACATGGGATAAATAAGCGCACGTGAAGTAGTTAGTTTGGTGATTGTCCAATCGGGATTAAACGGTGCTATTGTATTGTTTGTGAGCGTTCGCGGAGCATAGTCATATGCAAATTCATCTAATACACGTTTAGCGTAATCGCGCGATACCATCGCCAAATGTATACCCCACTGATGGTTCGGATAATGATGATATTGGTATGGACGTTCCGGCTCATATGCTTTTGCAAAATGGTATCCGGAATACCAGTCCAAGATGGGTCCAGTTGTCATATATCCAAGTAGCAAAATATCTAAATTCATTTCTTCAAAATCACGGATAATGGTTGGCATCATTTCGGCCAAATCTTTTCGAATATGCACGTCATCTTCACATGTGAATCCGTATTTTTTTCCCGTTTTGTAAAAATTGGCCAAATTATCCAAATGCCCATAACAACATGACCATAAACGTTTATTTCCTTGGTCATCAGTACATGCTAACCGTGGATCGTCCATTTGGACTCCGTGATGTATATTTAAATGAATCCCAAGTTGCGCAAATCGTTGTGTCATAGTATGTGCACGTTCAGGACTATTATAGGATACACAATAAAATTCACAGTCGTCTCTGAAATCATATATATGTTGACAATTCGATTCCATGATAATATATGTATATGTATTCTAAATAAGATTCCTTTTATTTATGTTAATTTTTCCAAAATGTATATATTTTACAGACTATTGCTGATGCATAAGTGCACCATTATTTGAAATATGCCATGAATGGCTATTCCGAAAAACGATGCACAGGTGCATCGTTTTTAGAGAAAGTGCATATACGCTTTCATAATGATTATTCATCAATATGAATAGACGTTACACCCTTGAAATAGCAAGCACTAATAATCCAGGAGAACCGGCCCCACTATTAAATGCGCCTACAACTCCACCACCACCACATCCAGCAACAGAAGAAGTCGCTGGAGTGCCTGTATTTGATCCATTATTGCCATTATTGGACCCACCCAAAGCTGAGCCAGTTGTCCCTGCACCTCCTCCGCCTGATGCTAAAAATCTACCTGTAACTGCAGTTGATGAATTCACAGCAAGACTATATCCACCTAATGATGAATAAAGTATACCCGCACCACCTGCTCCATTTGTTGAAGAAGTTCCGCTTTCACCATTTGCTCCAGCTCCGCCTCCACCTCCACCAAATTTCGTGCTAACACTGACTCTTGTGCTACCACCTCCAAATGTGAAATAAGTATTTGCATTTTTTGTTACACTCACCGAACCGGCAGCTTGTGTTGAATTTGCTCCGGCTCCTCCACCAGAACCTCCAGATGAATTTGAAACAACAGTTGCTGCTGTGTCTATTGACCAACCTCCTCCACCATATCCGCCACCTGCGATGATGGTTGCTGAAGGTGTCAATAAATTCGTTGAACCACCAGTACCTCCACGGCCATCAGAATTTACACTCGCTCCTCCAGCTCCAACTTGAATGCCTATAGACGCTCTTCTTTTTAAAGTAAATGAACCATACACTACAGCACCACCACCACCTCCACCTCCACCGGTTCCACCACCTCCACCTCCACCAACCAAAAGATAATGGATTGTTATAGAACGGTTTATATAAAAGTCTATTGTTCGTGTTGGATATGTTGCATTATATGTGAAAGTATATACACCAAATGTTATTCCATTCACAACAGATGATGTTGGAGATGGAGTACCCGTTGAAACCACAACATCATTATTTACGGATGATTTATGATTATTATTTACTGATGAAAGAGCATTCATATCTATAAAATATATATGAATAAAATAACATGATTATGCCTCAAAAGAAGATATACTACTTAAAACGTAACGTGAAGTTGATATCGAAAAAATAGTGAACTGTTGCAAAATCAAACACTGTCCAGTTGTGCTAAATGATGGTGCACCTCCGTTATATAATGGTGTTGCAAATGTTGATACTGTTCCACTAATGTAAGTGCCTGCTGTATCACTTACTCTTACTTGATTGATATAAAATCGAGAATTTGTTTGATAATACCCGACAGTTATTGTATAAGATTTTGTTGTATCAGTCGGAATGTTTGTAATCACCAAAGATGAGTTAGCTGTTATTGCAATTGAAGTGGGAATTGTAAATATACCACCACTTGAATAGTTGATTGTATATGCATTTGCAACGCCTCCGATAGAAGCTGTATTTTCTCCAACCAATCCAGCTGTGTTTATCATACCAGAAAATGTATTTGTTCCAGAAAATGTGTTTGTTCCAGAAAATGTATTGTTATTAGATTGAACAGCAGCCAAAGTTGTTTTACCGTTCATTTGAGTTTGCAAATTACTTGTTGTGCCTGATAAATAACTTATTTCTGTAGGCGTTACATTTGTACTATTAACTGTTATGTTATTGGTGAACGTATTTACACCAGACCATGTATTTGTGCGTGCAAAAATATCTGTTCCACCGATTTTTAAAGTTCCTGATGCAATATTGATACCTCCACTATCGATACGTGCAAAGTCAGTTTTGGAAGTACTGCTTGCTGCGCATGAAAATGTATATCCGGAGGTGTTTACATCAACCATGAATTGAATCGTTCCACTTTGTATTCCGATGGAATAGTTCTGAAATTCATTATTTGACATTCGATATAGAACCAATTTTCGGTTTGTTAATGTATTCGGAAAGTATATTGCACCATCTGTATCAACTGATGTTGTTCCGCCTACTCCAATCGATTTTGATATAATTAAGTTGTTTGTACTAAACGTATTTGATCCGGTCCAAGTATTTGTACGTGCTAATATATTTGTTCCGTTCAATAATAAATTGCCGGTTATAATATTTACGCCGTTATTCGAAATAGTTGCATAATCTGTTTTTGTTGAAGAACTTGCGGCAGCCGAAAATTGAAACTGACTGCTGGTAGAATCGACCATAAATTGCATAGTTGTGCTTTGTACGCCAACTGAAAAGTTTTGAAATTCATTATTCACACTCGGATATAATACCAATTTACGATTGGTGAAACTTTGGGGAAAATAAATAGCGCCATCTGATGTCGGAGTGTATCCCCCTACACCAACTGACTTTGAAACCAAAAGATGATTCGTACTAAATGTATTGGTACCAGTCCATGTATTATCTAATGGCAAATAATTGACTCCTCCTCCACTTCCCCCTCCACCTCCCACATTCGCAATACTTGTATCTATATATGATTTTATAGATGAAGATGTGAAATCACTCAAATATCCGACTTGTGTGGGAGTCACCGTTTTGCTATTCACAATTAAATTTCCGGTTAACGTTTTATTTCCATTTATTGTTTCATCGCCTTCTAAATGAACGCACGATGCATCAAATGCGCGTAAATTGAGAGCAGTTTGCGTAGCAGTACTAATTGGTTTATTTGCATCGCTTGTATTATTAACATTTCCTAATCCAACCATGGTGGCTGTTATTCCAGAAGTGGTGCCAGTAAATGTTTTATTTCCGGCAATAGTTTCGTTCCCGGTTAAATGTACTAAATTACTATCAAACGCCGTTCCATTAAATGTTAAACTACCCGATATAATGTTTATGCCACTATTACTCACACGTGCATAGTCTGTTTGTGAAAAACTACTTGCTCCACACGAAAATAAATAACTTGATGTATTTGTGTCCAACATAAATTGCATGGTTCCAGGTTGCACTCCAATAGAATACGTCTGATATTCATTATTGGGTCCAGGCCATAACACGATCTTGCGGTTGGTTATTTGGTTGGGAAAATAGATACCACCGTCTATTTGTGCGGTTGCGGTGCCGATAGCAATTGATTTCGATATAGTAATATTATTAGTGCCAAATGTGTTTGCTCCTGACCAAGTGTTTGTTCTTGCAAATATATCCGTTCCAGCAATTAATAAATTGCCATATTGTATATTTAACCCATTACTTCCAATAGAAACATAATTGGAACTTGCACTTGCACTCGTACCATATGAAAATAAATAATTTCTACTCAAATCCGGCACCATAAATTGGAATGTGTTTCCACTATTATTTACTCCAATTGAATGATTTCCGCATTCTCCGGTAGTTACTGGATATAAAACTATTTTTCTATTTGTGGTAGTTCCTGGAAAATATATTCCACCTCCTGTTTGAAGTGATGCACCGCTTCCAACTCTTACTCCACCACTCAGTGTTGGAGCATTCACAAAAGTTTTGGTTCCGTTTAAAGTTTCATCACCATTTAAATGTACGCATGAAGCGTCAAATCCTTTTACATCCAATTGTGATTGTATGTTTGAAGTTGTTCCAGACAAATAACTCAATTCATTTTGGGTTAATGTATATGGTGTAGATAAGCTTGTATTTCCGGTAATGGCGTTGGTCGAAAGCGGAGTCAATACTCCAGTATAACTTATTCCACTTAATGATATATTGGTATATTGATTATTTGCAGTATTTCGCAAAGATATACGTGTTGATGAATGATCAGATATTAAATTAAGTGAAGAATCCATTCTTAATGGCCCACTAATTGTGGTATTTCCACTAATATCTAAATTTTGTATTTGTGCTAGGTCTATCTCTAAATAATTAGCCGCAGACATGTTAATATATACTATGGATTATATATTGACAAATAATATATACGTTTATTGCATATTTCATTTTGCAAGAACAATCGTCTTTTTTTTATAGTTGCGTTTCGTCTTATTGGCTTCGACCATTTTAATACCTGTAATATTGTCATTTTCTGTTGCCAATAATTTTGGAGTTTGTCCATGATGCGTTTTCAGATGGCATTCTTCACATAAAACCATTAAATTGGCAGGATGATTTTTATGAAAATGTCCAATAAATCCATTTTCGTCCGCTAAATGTTGTTCATGAATATGATGGACTTCAGCACCTTTTTTCATGCCACACATTTCGCACATTCCTTTTATTTTTTTCGAATTGTATTTTGTCTGATTTTGTGTTAGCACCCCCTGCGTTTCTGGAAAATATTTGGTGCGAATTTCGTATGCGCGTTCCAAAAAAGCAAATGGCAAATGCAGCGATTTACAAACTTCTAACCCATACATTTTATTACCTGGACCATCATTTAACTTGCGGTCATATACTAAACAATCTTTCTCCCTATCATAATAAACAGTCATATGTTTCAACGAAATATTGGTCAGCATTTTCATTTCATCAAAATGGATAATTTCATGAAAATGAGTGGCAAATATAAAAGACGATTGTTTATCGTGTAAATCGATGAGTCCAGCCATAAAAATACTTAATGCGGACTCGGTTTCCGTTCCTGAACAAAGTTCATCTCCCAAAATCAAACTATTTTGGTTTGCCATATTTAATATCATACGTAGTTCAGTCATTTCGACTGCGAACGTAGATAGCCCTTTAAAAATATTATCATTTCCAAGTATACGGGAAAAAATGGAATGATATGGTTTATAAACAAATTCCGAACAGGGTACAAACATTCCAGATTGCGCTAAAATGACTGAAATGCCAAGTGCACGAATCATACTCGTTTTACCCACCGCGTTGGTTCCAAATAGTAAAATACCATCCTGGGCACATGAGTCGCCTAAAATAATATCATTTGTCACATAAATTTCATTCGTTTGTATTTGTTCTATTAAACAGTGACGTAGTTCTTTCGCATTTACGAATGATTTTTGTGAGGATAAATTACATATTTGTGGACAGCAATATTTATACTCTTTTGCAACATATGTTTTGGACTGTAAAAGGTCTAGTTTTGATATATATTTTATAATGTGCTCCAAATATACTAAACATTTTGTTTCCAATACATGTAAAAATCTTTGATACTCGATGAGTATAACCGCGTTAATTTTGTTTTTCAGTTCCAATATACTTGACGATAATTGAGCAAATAAAGGGATTTTGATTTCATCGGTGGTTGCATTCAGCGATTTAAATTGAATATCTTGTATTTTAATTGCATATTGGGAGGTGGACGTTGTTAGCACAATTGTTTGTTCTTTTTTCGCCATTTCATCCAAGTATTGTTTCAAAGATTTGGCGCGCGTTTTGGTTATTTGCAACGTATTGCCCGACTTTTCGGTTTCATGGATTTTTACATATTCGAGTGTTTGATTGTTTTCGCGATTTCGGATTATATCGTTTAAATACTTAGGAATCAATAGCATCATTTCCTGTTCTTCATGCCGTTTTAAAACTAAACTATCCAAGGGCGCACATACACCTTCCATAATAATTATATCATCAAACCCACCCAAATGATTGTATCCCGCACACTTTTCTATATCGAGATTTGTATGAATGGTTTCTTTGATCACACATAATATGTTTTCAATATATGTATATTTGGATTCTTGGCATGTGTCAAAATCACTACATAAATAATCGACAATAGTGGGTGTTTCGTATAAACATGTATGTATTTGTTGAATATAATCAATACTATTATATAATTTCCAAATCAAATTGGGGTAAATGCGGCGACTTACCAATTGTCGCACCACCTTTTCGATATCACATAACCCCCCTATTAATTTTCGAAAAGGCGTTATCATTTGGTAATTGTCATGTTCTAACATAATATTGATCATTTGGTATTCCGTTGTTAACCATTCTTCATCAAACACCGGATTGGAAATGATGGAATAAAACTTACGTTTTCCGATTGGAGAACAACATTTATTTAAAAACGATGAAACGGAAGATAATGTACCAACATGTGCACTATCTGTTGAAGAATCATCAATTATATTTAACTGTTTAAGTGTATGGTTCGCTAATATTGTTCGCACCGATGTGTTTTCAAAAATAGGCAGGGTTATATTTTTTATTAAATTGGGATTATGTTCCTTCACAAAATTCAAAAGAAAACAATACGCCTGGGTGGCAATTGGATAAAGTGAAAATTCGGAGCATATTTGATAACAATCCTCCCCAAATTGTAGGGATAGTATGGATTGGATATAAGTTTGTTTTGTGCAATTTTGTGCTTTATGGTCACTACATCTGACAAAATGAATGCTTTGGGTTTTTATGCCCGCATATTGCACAATTTGATTTAGCTGATTTTCTTCTAAATCGCTACAAATAATTACTTCGCTAGGTGAATATACACTCATGATACGTTCTAACTCATCAAATGTTGTTGGTGACATCATGAATGGCATTTGGTGCTCAAAAAGTGACGATTTTCCGGTGTATATGTTGGATATTGCAACCCCATATACAATATTTTTCTGTGTAGTTTGGGAGGTTGGCTGTAATGTTTTTCGCAGTTGAGGTGTATAGGTATCTATCCAAATACAAATGATATTATTTGTCAATTGAATAGTCATATCATTTTCAAACGGTAAATATGTTCCGGGAGAATACACCGCGTGAAATATGCGTTTTGTGTTTTTTTCGTTTTTTTCTTGAAGATATACCACAACATTAAATGATGCGTTTACAAGTTTTTGTATGTATTTTTCGCTGGTAAAATCGCGAAAACCGGCCATATATACTTGCGAACCTTCATGTGTTGCCTTGGATTTTTCGGTTACATTTAAATCGCATATTTGACATACGTCAAATATAATGTATTTAAAGGGTGAAATATGCTGTGATGGAGATACCCCATAAATTTCGAGAAATGCCCCCACTTGCATCAATAAAACAGTTTTATTGCCATAAGTTTGGGTGGCGTCTTTTAATATATGAAAATATTCGCTGTAAATAGATTCACTCATTATCTATATTTATGATGGCGCAAATTTTATATTATTTGTTAAACTATATAAATAGTCTTCCCACTATTGTATATGGAGTTTGAAACCGATATACTAAAGTATTTACAACGTACATCTGAATGTCCTAAATACGCAATCGATATTGGTGCTAGAGATGGTCCCGGACCTATATACCATTTATTTGAAAAACATGGGTTTGATGGATTATGTATTGAAGGAGACATAAATAATTATAATACATTACATGCTAATCTTCCTCAAACGAATGTCAATAAACACTTTGAGTTTGTAAATCCCAATAATATACTATCTATTTTTGGTAATTATAATGTACCTCCCCAGCCAGCCGTATTGAAAATAGATATTGATGGATATGATTACTTTGTGTTGGAGACAATATTGTCTTCATATAAACCACATATTATTATTGCTGAAATAAATGAAAAAATTCCACCGCCAATAGTATTTATCACTAAATACTCGGAGAAATATCAATACAAAGGTAATCATTTTTACGGTTTTTCATTACAGGCGGCATATGAACTTATGAATCGCCATGGGTATAAGGTGCTGAAACTGATTGGCGGTAATAATGTATTATGTGTCCGAAATGAATTATGTCCTGAAGAGCAACAAATAAGCGCGAAAGATATTTATCTTCGTGATTATTTACATAATTATCCTGTATTATGGGAATTTCCCTGGAATGCAAATGTACATGGATGGACAAAAGTTCTTGAAGAACCTAGATTATTGTATTCTACTTTGGGAGATATTTTTGTACATTTTGTTTCTGGAGATGGCAATACAGAAAAGCGCGTTGATAATAGTGATTTTGTGCTGAGATAATCATAATAATTCGGATATTTCCTCAAACCAATCCATCATTTGGTTGTAGACTGCAATAATATAATCTTTATCTTTATGTGACAAATCTTTCAGTTTGTCGAGCTGTTCAGGTGAGATTTTCTTCATATTATAAATATCATGTCTTATTTTCCGTAATTCGTTATTATTATCAAATGTTGCATTTTGCTGTTTTAGACGATGAGGCATATATATCATTTATATACATTTGTAAATTGCAACATAATCAACATCCGTGGTTTTGATAAGATTGTGCATTATCGCTATATCCGGGGGTTTGTCTCCCTAGTCGTGTTTGGAAATAGAGCCAATTATCGTGTTCTTGTAGCTGACGCCAAATAACATCGTTAGCATATATCCAGTGTTGTCCAGTTTCTTTCAAAAGGGGAATAGCCCATTCATATAGTTTGATGATGGTATCATAATAATGTGCGTTTACAATATATCCACTTGCGGTTTGCGCATATACCACCTTTCCTAAAGAAAGTTCAATCGGCAATTTTGGACATACTAGACTTCGATGTAAATTATAGGATAACATGCAAACATCGAACTCAATAGGGGGAGAGTGCGTAAACAATCCCTCCAAATAGTTTTCTAATTCGTGTTTTGTTACAAGAAATTCAAAATCATCTTCAAGAATCAAGACGTTTTTATATCCTCTTTCTTTTGCCAAACGCAATACCGCCATATGCGAAAGACCACAACCGACAATCCCTTGTCCGGGTGTTTCGATTGCACTAAACCGTTCGTATTTAAGTCCATATGACTGTAAATGGGCGTCTATTGTTGCCATGCGATCGGTGCGGCGATCAAGATTGATTACGAAAATATGATCAATATATTTTGACATGAATATATTGAACAATCAGAATTCATAATATACATTAGTACGAATTATTATAATATTGTATTGGTATGTATGATTGTATTGCGCCAATAAGTGAGTTTTTATCTTCGCGTTTGATCATGAGCGGATAGGCAATATAATTAATGGGAAATTCGAAATAGTAACTGCATTTACGCATAAAATTCACATAAGACGTGTTTTCGCATTTTTCCGTCTTTTCCATATAAACATTTTGTAGTGACTGTAATTTGTGCAAATCGTCTTTATGGCATATTTTAAATTGCACCACATTTCGCTCTCTGCATTTATTTAACCTCCCCGCGTGTAATAAATCACTATCAAATAAAAATGCGTTTCCAGCTTCCCCGTTAATATTTATTATATGCGAAAATACAAACGGATACGAGTCATGGCTGCGGGGGCATAGAGAAAGCAATTCACCATCATATTTATATAAGATGAGTGTGTATACTGGGTGTGTTGTTTGGTGTAAATGTTTACTAGAAGTAACGTCTCGGTGGAATGTCGATAATGCAACGTTATTTATTTTATAAACATAATTAATAAACACATAATCGGGAGGCAATTTAGATAAAACATCGTTCACAAGTTTTTCACAAGGGTAATCGACCGTTTCTTCGGAATAACGCGCATCATTCAAAATACAAAAACCATGGTGTTTCAGATCTGCTATGTCTTGAATATCGAATGCGTCAACATAATACTCTGGGAGGTAATAAAGTATGTATAATAAGAGTATTATTATGATGTAATATACATATTTATATTTGAAATTCATGATATATGCTAAAACATAGTATTTAATAAAACAATAATAAAGTTGTGAATGTTGTAAATCACAATTTTATTTTGTGTGACACAATATTACAAAGTATTATTGTTACAAACATAGAAATTAAGGTAGGCGGCATATGAAATCCAAAGCAAATATGGAATTAACAATAATGCAGATAGTCTGTTTGTTTTTTCGAACTCTTGCATAGTCAAATACACAAAACATATCAGAGATATGATGACTATTAGAGAGAGACATATTTGTTTATAATTGAAAAATAGTGGTGACCATATCAAGTTTAATATAAATTGGATAACATAAAATAATAATCCTTTATCTGTGTATGTCAAATTAGGTTTGGAAATTATATAATTTACACCACTTGATATAATCATGATGTATAATATCGGCCATACAACCCCAAAAACCCACGGAGGGGGATTTAATGATGATTTGTTTAAACTATTATACCACTTCTTATCGTAGTCCATATATATATATTATTAAAATAGTGAACCAAAACTGCTCCCTAATACACTATTGGCCGCAATAGGTCCCATAGCACCAACACTTCCAGTAGCTGGATTACCACGCATCATATGGTCATAGGTGCCATTTGCTTGCGGTTTTGTTGTGGCAACGGGTGCAGGAGGAAACATACTAGTTTGTAGTCCTTCGTCTAAATGGTCGGCTTGACTAGGTGTATGGGCCGTTAACATCGAACCTACATTTCCGGAGGTTCGTGTATGGGTTTTTACTTTTGCCTTGGTGTCTTGACTCTCCCCATTCCATAGCTCATTTAATCGGTCAAATAATATATTGACTTTAATACCAAGTTTAGTCTGGATGCTTAATACAATAATCAAAAAGGACAAAATAACGTTTGTAAGGGAAAGATTTTCATAATTGAAACCGCTATAAGTAGGAATGTATGTGATGGTGCGATGAATTAGTATAACACCACAAAACATGATAATTAATTGAATAAATATTTCGATTAAGATTTCTACGCTGGATTTTTCTGGGTCAGCTTCAGGAATAAACCGTTGAATCAGCTTATTTAATATAACAACGGGAATTACGCCTAAAGTCGCATATTGGGTAACGTTCAATATTTCCGCCTTACCTTCTTCTGTGGTTGAAAAAATATGAGAAAACATGGTCTTCTTGGAACTATCTGCTCCTCCCGTAAATTCTAATATTGAGCTTGTATTGGAATCCATTTATATATGTATGTTATAAAATACCCAGACATTATATATCGTTATGTTTCCTTTTTCTGTGTCTATATTTTTATATGGACGCTAAATATTTTAATGAAAATACATAAATAAACAAATACAAATACAAATACAATATGGATATAATACACGAAGAAACACAATATTTGGACCTGATAAAACGAATTATGGAACACGGTGCAACTGAAAATGGCCGTAATGGGAAAGTTAAATCTATATTTGGAAATATGATGCGTTTTGATTTAAAACATGGTACACTTCCTATTTTATCCACAAAACAAATGGCATGGAAAGCGTGTTTTCGCGAATTGATGTGGTTTATTCGCGGAGAAACGGATAATCGTATATTGAAATCGCAAGGTGTTCATATTTGGGATGATAACGGAACTCGCGAGTTTTTAGATTCGCGTCATTTGGAAAGTTATCCGGAAGATATATTAGGTCCTATTTATGGGTGGCAGTGGAGGCGTTTTAATGCGCCTTATATATGGGAAGGAAAATGTGACGACAACGATAAAATATATATTTCGGAACAAACGGATTATTGTAATCGCGTTAAAATACCAAATAATGAAGGTATCGACCAATTAAAACAAATAATTGATGCTTTGAAAGACCCTAACCAACGTTCTTCGCGTAGACTTATTATGACTGCCTGGAATCCGTGTCAATTAGATCTAATGGCGCTTCCGCCCTGTCATATATTATGCCAATTTAATGTGCGTGAAGGGAAATATTTATCGTGTGCACTATATCAGCGAAGCGGAGACGTGGGATTGGGAGTGCCCTTTAATATTACGTCGTATTCATTTCTAACACACATGATAGCTAGACACTGTGATTTAGAGGCCGACGAGTTCGTTTACTTTTTGGGTAATGCACACATTTATGAAGAACATTTGGAACCACTAAAAAAACAATTATTGCGTACTCCCTTAAATTTTCCTCGAATTTATTTGGAAAAAAAGGAACATATTGAAGATTACACCTTGGATGACATAAAATGGGAATCATCTTACGTTCATCATCCATCCATAAAAATGAAAATGGTCGCGTAATTATTTTATGTATTGTTATATCAAAACAATACACAATAACAACATAAAAATGTTATTATACTATCAAAATATAATGAACCCTACTCTCCCTGATAATCAAAATATGAACATGTTAGGTTTTATTTTGGATCCACTTTCAGTAATAATAAAATTGGCCATATTGAGCAATAAACAAGTGGGTACAAAAATAAGCATACAAAATAATATTATTTATTTTCAAGAACCTGGAATATTCCAAGGCTTATGTAGATACATATTACACACAAATAAAACAGATTTGCAATTTATGTATAATCCGATACATTTAGCATGTTGTTATTATCTTTCTCCCGAATACCTTCTAACGACTCCGCGTATTAAATCGCTTTTCACATGTGCACAATTGGGATTACAGCGATTAATGGAAACATATAAATCTTGTTCGATTATACATTTATGTTTGAATTATTATTATGCAATCATTAATAATGCACTATGTAATTATCCAAACGATATTTTTTTTCGCGATATCATGACACATATGTATAGTCCCGAATTAGTGGATAAAATGAATAAATTATGGTCGCCGGAAAAAATAAAGGTGATTTTGAACCTGATTGATTTTTTAATTAAAGATGAATCTGCTAACTGTAATGTAAAATCGTTGGAAAATATCATGGATAATATTGACCGAGAAACACATAATGTAATCGTGACAATCTGATGGTAGTTAGTATATTTTGTGTGTTTTATTTGAAACAATATAAAGACAAATATATATTTTGTGCATAATGAGTCAATCCTCCCTTGCCGCTGCCAGAAAACGTCGTGCTCCCACTACGACGACTAATAACGTTAATCCCGGTATGCCACAGGCATCGTCTTCAGTCCCCACTCTAAATAATCAACGCGGAGTACCTATTCAATCGGGTGTTGCTGCTTCCCAGATGAATGCTAATCAAGGTTTGACGTTGCCTCAGGTAATTACACTTGTAGATCAACGTTTATGTGCTTTGGAAACACATGTAAGACAAAGTATCCAAAAGGAACGAGAATTGGAAGAATCACAATCGGCGGAAGAAAATGCCATTCCAAATAATATAACAGAAGTTCTTGACGAATTTCATGAACGATTCGAAACTTTAGCAGAAGAACTGGCGAATTTGAAAAATGTGGTTTTGAATTTACAGTCGTATACGATGGATGTCAATAAGACGCTTTTACAGGAACGTATTCGTATCTTAGGTGATGATATTTCTCCAAAAATCGATGTCGAAAATGATTCGTCCTCTTCTGGACAATCTTTAGGTGCAAATGTATAATAAATAAATTATATGTTATAATAGAGGTTTAAATAATTCACAATTGTATATATTATTATTTTAATTGTGAATTATGGCATTATCGAATACATTATCCAAAAAGGAACAAATTCTGAACTTGAAAGATGAGTATTTTCAGCAAAATACCAAAAATACTTTATTTAAAAAGGCACAAAAGTTTGATTGTGCCCAAAAAATATGCCAACAAATGGATTTAGACGATTTATTGTATCATACCGCATGGATCATTCCAAACACAAATAAAGTTTATATTGATTATTCGATGTTGAAATTATACGCCAATCCTTCGAATTTTAGCATATTGGTGGAAAAATTCATGTCGATATGTATTGAATGTTCTAATAATTTTCCTTATTTCGAAGTCCACCTAAATTTAGATACTTTTACAATAAGTGCCGCGGAACGTTATAAAGGAATTATTGAAATGTTTTGTTATGAGTGTTTTACGCGCGATACGCGATTTACTGCGCGTTTGATTGCTTTTCACATATATAATACACCCGCAGTTATAGATAATATATCCAGAATTGTCTTTCAAATCATTCCTCCCGAAATGCGAACAAAATTTATATTACATAGCAAAGCCGATACTCCCACATTACTTCAGCAATTGCATCATCAAAACACATAATCACATAGATTCTATTTTTTCATATATATATCAAAAAAAGATATAAATATGAAATGATTTGTATGGATAAAGATGGATATTTGCATTCATAACAATACCAAAGGTGAAACGTTTGCTATTATTTTCCAACATTTGAAAACATTTAGCGAACATATTAATATTGTGTTCGAAAAACACCAGATGTTTATTCAGTGTATGGACAATTCGCGTGTATCGATCATGGAGATTCGTCTCCCTAAAGATTGGTTTGATGTGTATGAACACAAAAATGATGCGGCGATCACTATCGGGTTAAATTCCAATATATTGTTTCGTATTTTGAATTCGCGAGACAAATCACAAATAATAAATATTCAATATTTAGAGTCCGATGGAGACAAATTGAATTTCCATTTCACTTCTGAAAATAAAAAAGAATTTGATAAACATTTTGAATTACCACTTATTGAATTGGAAAACGACATGATGGAAATACCGCCTATTGAATACCAGGCCGAATTAACCTTGTCGTCACACCATTTTGCAAGTATTGTAGGACAACTCAAGATGTTTGGCGACAATATGGATATCCAGTGTTCGGAAGATAAAATTATGCTTGGGTCCAATAGCCAAGATCAGGGAAAGATGTATGTTGAAATTAAAATTGAAGACGTTTCCGGGTTTGCGATCGACGAAGGCGCCTCGCTAGAATTATCGTTTAGTCTCCCTTATTTGTATAATATTTGTCTATTTAATAAATTGTCCAAAGAAGTGGAACTGAAATTTAGCGAACAATATCCCATGCAAGTGCGTTACGATTTAGGTATGGAAAATGCATCCGTTATATTTTATTTAGCACCAAAAATTAATGAATAAACAAATAGTATTTTCATCATACAATACAATATTTCTCCCCAATAAATTGATATTGTGGTTTCTCACACATGTTTTTCAAAAATGCATCGAATTGGGGTTTGATTTTATCACGCACCCGTGGATAATAAAAATTTAAATTCCCATGGGATTTTACTTCCTCCCAACAACGGCCTTTTCCTTGTGCCGACATTTCAAAAAGCCAGTCAGCATTTTCTAAAGCGTACTCTAATTTAGAATGATTTTGCAATTCCAAAAAATCATATAATTGTTTTATGAATGATTTTTTGTCTGTTAACATATCTTCATAATACAAGATCGTTTTTTTACAGTTAGCAGATAAATAAAAATCGATCAACCGGAAATAGGCTTCATAGGAATGCCAATTATAGTTTTGATTCCATGTATAGAATCCATTTTGGCGAATCAAACATTCACGTGGATTTCGTAATATCAAAATCAATTCATCTATTTGGGTATCTTTGGGAGGACATACATGTGATTTTATATAACATGATTCTTGTATGATATTCATACATGCATCATGATCTATTTGAAATGGAATGGGTTGAGGAAAGGTGTTCATGAAAATAGGTACATCGTTGGGTGAATTAAGTACTCCTAAAGTCGGTGTTTCGCTCAATAATTCGATAAAGAATCTCACCAAATGATTACCGCTTCGAGGGAAAGAAAGAAGATATTTCATGTGTATATATTCATGAAAGTATGTATTTTTCGATTTTTATACGTTATTCATTACGTTATTGTGTGATTATCGTTTTTGTTCTATTTTATATACACCTCCCTAACATGGAAGAATACAAGACATTTATTTCCGTTATTATATTTGTTTTTGTCTTATTTATGTATCTTCATATAATAGCTCAGTGGAAAACAAGTGAAGATTTGGAAGTATATGAAACCGATTTTGTGAATCGTACACAGTTACAAGAAATATGCGAACTTAAACAACCGCTTTTATTCAAAATGGATGTTGCATCGAATTTTTTCAGGCAAATACAAAAACCCTTTATGGATAAACATGATCATAATGAAATTAGAATTAAAGACGTATATGAATATGGTAAACCAGATATTTCTTCCGTTGATAGTATAGTTCTACCTCTGCGTAGCGCATTACAATTAACTGAACAGGATACACATCAACGATATATCAGCGAAAATAATGGGGATTTTATTGAAGAAAGTGGTTTAGAGAAAAACTTTGCAATTGTGAATGAACATTTAGTGCCACATTTTAATGTACATACCAAATACGATTTAATGTTTGGGTCGAAAAATGCGCATATGCCGCTTAAATATCATACGAATTCGCGATATTACTTGGCGGTATCTTCAGGTAAAATCCACGTGAAAATGGCTCCATGGAAAAGCTCTAAATTTCTTCATAAAATAAAAGACTACGATAATTATGAATTCTTTTCTCCCATCGACGTTTGGAAATGTCAACCTAAATATTTAGGCGATTATGAAAAAATCAAATTTTTGGAATTTGACGTGAATAGTGGGTTTGTATTATATGTTCCTCCCTATTGGTGGTATAGTGTATGTTTTTCCACAGATAATAGTACTATGGTGACGTGCTTTACACACAATACACTGATAAATTGCGTTACGAATAGTTATGACTGGGGGCTACATTATTTACAGTCACAAAATATTTCCACTAAAGTTTTGAACAGCGCATCTTCCATTCCAAGCGTTGATAGTATATCCGATATATCCGCTAAACCCGTGGAGGATACTCCCATCGAAAACAAATTGGGTCAAAATGAAGATATTCCGCAACCTCCCAAAGAGACAACACCGATTGTAACCAATAGCGGAATATATAATCCCTAAAATAAATTATTATATTATATATGCCTACTGTTAACAGCAATACGAATATATTGGATAATTTTGTCCGCTTAATAAATGAACAAATAATTAAATACTCTCAATATAATGATAATACTGAAATAATTGACCGGTTATTTCAGAGTTTTTCGAAAGCTTTTAATGGATTGCGACGCATGATTGACGCGGAAGCGGTGAAAAAATACAACGAGTTGAATGGTGATTTACAAAAAAAATATGCCGCTAAAAAAGAGGAGGTTAATAAATTGTTGGAACAAGGTGAAAATTTTGTTGATGCTGAACCTTCACCTGAGACTTTATAATGTCTATATCAAAAAATATGCACATGTGCATAGCGATTTTAGTAATAGGCCATGAATAGACGATAATATTCAATCTAAACAAAATCACCAGAAGGAGTGTATATATATCATTTATCCATGATATATATAACATGTTTGCATATCATACGTTAAAAAACTTATCTCTCGTAGCAATAATCATGCTTTTATTAGACGGTATTTATTTATACCTTTTTAGCGGTTCTTTCCGCACTATGATAACAAATATACAATCAAGCGCGTTGATATTACGATATACAGGAATAATAGCATGTTATTTATTGCTTGTATGTGGAATCTATTATTTTATATTGCTACCAAAACGCCCTATTATTGACGCCTTTTTATTAGGTGTAGTAATCTATGGTGTTTACGATACAACGAATTATTCAACAATATCCAAATGGAGATGGGATTTGGCATTATTAGATACTTTATGGGGAGGTACGCTATTTGCGCTCACAAGTTATATGTATTATTTATTACTCGATGATTAATATGTTCATTTTCACATAAAAATGTATTTGTCAAATGGTCAATATACCAAAATTTATGCATAAAGTTTGTGGGTTCTCGCGCATCTACATAAAGTGTATATTGTTTATCAAATAAATCGGAATTACTCCAGACCAAGCTTCGCGCGTTTATTGTAATTGTATATGATAAATATTTATTAGCTTTTATTCTATATGTATTTACCGCATCGAGACAAATCTTTTTTAATAAATTGACAAAAGCATTAGTAGTATTTTGTTTTTCATTAAACATAATACACGCATAATATGTTACCGGATCAAAATCGATTTTAAACGGAAACATGACGGTTGGATGTTTATTTTCCATGTAATATAGTTATTGGAATAAAATAATATAAAAAATGTTTACGAATATACAAAAATGCCAAAAAATAAGAAAAAGGTAAAAACAAAGACACCAACACAGCACCAACCAACCCTACAAGATGAAATGATAACCGAAAATATAGAAACTCAGATGGTACCATCTGTTCCACATACTCCTAAATGTGGTCTCATTATAATCGATAATTTTTATATGAATGCGATGGAAACGCGCAATTATATTTTAACACAGCCATTTACCGTTGTCGGCAATTATCCCGGACAACGAACGCGTTCATATGCAACTGAAGCACTCAAAAAGGTAATACAAAATTATGTATTTCCGTTTGGTGGGAAGATTGTGGATTTTAAAATTCCGAAAGAAGATAATTCCGACGCACATTCTATTTATAATGGTGCATTTCAATACACAACATCACGAGACCGTTCATGGGTTCATATTGATGGATGGAATAATTGGGCAGGTGTGTTATTTTTAACACCAAATCCTCCCCTTTCAAGTGGAACGGGGTTTTATAGATATGTGGATGGAACACGTACAAAAGAAGATATGGAAAAAAATCAAAGCAAACCGAAAACAGATAATGATAGTCAGGATATGACTAAATGGGAAATGGTGGATCGAGTGGGCAATTTGTTTAATCGACTTATATTATTTAATTCGCATCAGTTCCATATGTCATTAGATTACTTTGGTGACTGTAAAGAAAATGGTCGTCTGTTCCAAGTATTTTTCTTTTCTACCGAAGTGTAGTTGTGTTGGGGAGAAGGTTATGATTACATGGTTATCATATTGCTGATACTTTTCACAAAATAATCCATGCGTCCACTAAAAAATGTCCGATAAGAACCATGATACATTATCATTATGTCCGCTTCTGGATCTTGTATTCTATCCACAAAAATGGATTCGTTTTCGGGAAGTCTTTCCGCAATCATCACAATATTACTTCTAATATTGTGCAATTGGTATTCACGATATAAGTCATCGTTAAGTGTGTATGTGGAAACATCGATGAACACATGTTCAGGATGTTTTTGTTTGAATGTTTCTATGATTGTGGTAACTTTAGGGGAGGAGGTAGGTTGACCAAGAATGTATTTGGAATTTATATTTCCTAAACAACACGCTTTATATTTTTTATTACTACCACAGTAACATTTGTCATTTCTCCCCAATTTGATTTGTACGCTTTGGCTCATGAACCTTGGACAACATATGGGAAACCTTTCTAAATCTTTTATGTGCGAAAGTATAAAATTGAAATGTTTTTTCCACAAAATACAGTAGACAAAAATATACCACAAGTGATCAAATCAAAACGAAACAAAATAAAATGGAACTCTACAAGAATTTGCCCCTTTGCCTACAAGTGAAAATTGCGACTGAATATCATGGTGGATTGCAATTTGTTGACGGAAAAATGATCATCACATTTGAACATCTATATTCGAAAATTCCCAAAGTGATTTACAAATTTGAGGATCACTATGAATATGACGAGCAATATTTAAAAAATGAATTATATTTGAGCGTGAAGCGAAGATATTATTTGGAATTAAATATTCCTAAAACGTCTAAATATTACTATTTGGAATATTTAGAAGAAACATCTTATTCTGAAAACGAAGTGACTGAAGAAATAGTCGAAGACAACGATGCGCTAATTGTGAATCATTATTATGAATGGAAACAGCCACATACGAGCTTTACGAAGACTGCTATTTATAATCACAACGACAACTCTGGATATATATTGACTATTGACTCATAAATTGTATTTTGTATTTTGTATTTTGTATTTTGTATTTTGTATTTTGTAAATTATAATTTGTTTCCTTTTTTCATGCGGCATAAAGCCACATGAAAAATACAAAGTGTAATTACCTGTCAAATCTACTTACCAATACTTTTGTATTTCAGACACAAAATCCTCCCACATAATACAATCAAATTGGTCGAAAGGAATTTTATTTGGTATTATTCCATGAAGAATATAAAATGCGTTTGATTGTTCATCTGGTTCATAACCGTACTTATCGTAGAAACTTTCCAAAAGTTCATCATCAGGAAATACTAATTTATTGTTTATATCGAATGACCCAGAAGATGCATTTATGCGCGCTTTCCATAAAGGTGAATTAAATGCATAATATTCCCATAAATCTAAATCATTAATACATATATCATATATTTGCATTTCACACTTATCAGTTATGCATTTAATGAAACTTTTAGGGACATGATAACTTATATTATGGATTTGTTTATAAGGTAATATACTTTGCTGTTCCCTATATAAATATTTGCTTATCAAATCATATTTTAGACGTATATGCAAATTATTTTTTCTGTTTTTTGTTGATTCAATAAATACCGGTGGCAAATACATCATATTGATGCAAACTATTCCAATCGTGCATAATTTCGTGGAAACGTCTTGTTCAGAAATATACATTTCCACATATTTTGATAGTTTTTTTTCATAATGGGGAGATTTTTGTACATAAAATGTGTAGTATATATCTTGTATCCACGATATCAACATGCCATCAAACCCCGACTCAACTATTTCATATACCCAAAATAATGTATTATCAAACTGTTTTTTAAACATGGAAATCAACAGCGCCCATTTAGCATCATTTAATTCATACAAATACCGCGTAAATATCATATCTTTATGTATTTGAGGCGGCATTTCGTTTTCTTTTATATTAAAATGAATATTTTCCATAACTTTTGGTCATTTGTATATTTTTAATAAAAGCTTGTCAATTTTTTGTCATATACATAGGCGCACATATATGTTATGTATTTTCCCGCATTTGAGTGTTGCGACGAATAGTGGATGAACTGGATGAAGGTTGATAATCTCCGGGTGAAATATCAATATCTCGATCTTTAGAGACTTTTTGTTTATCAGAAGCCTTTATACTTTGGGTTGGTGCAAAAACAATAGGTTTTATTTTAAATTCACGTTCAATCGTTTTTTTCAGTTTATTTAGGGAGACATCTGTGCGATTTTCCACACCCTTGATAAATTCCATGTATTCTTTCAGCTTATTATTGATAATTTGAACTTTTATTTCTTTCAGTAATATACTTGATGGTTTACTGAGATTATCAATTGTTGTTAATATATTTGTGAGAATTGTATTTTTTGGTTTTCTTTTCAAATCATTTTTCATTTTGGTTTTTAATGCCGCAATATCAACAGATATTTGATTTTCAATAACGGATATTTTTTTTTGGTATCCAATATCGGATTCAATAACATCCTTAATTTTGATAATTTTATCCATAGGTGATTGTTCAGTAACTATAATTTCAATCACTTTTTTGGCATTTGATTCGTTTAATCCTTCCTTCATATATGAATATGTTCCAGACGTAATTCCGATAGAAATTGATAATAAAAGAACACAAAATAAAATAATAAATCCAGATAATATTGATATTTTAGATGCCATAGTTAGATAAATATATATATCATAGATATTTATCGGGTTTCATATATTGCAATCGTCATGTTCATGTGCAATCAAATACTGTTCTTTCTAATGATTTTGTGATATGTTGTCTATTACTGTATATTTTTTTCCATCGCCGCTGAACTATCTTTAACCAAAACGTTTTTAATATTACGTTCACATAAGTATAATTATTTGTGTTTGTTATCATAACTTGCATGATTTCAAGCGGTTTAGGTGAGGGAGAATATTGATTAACGTGAACAATAATATCATCATATGAATATTTGAAAAAGGTAGTCGGTTGAACACACACAGATAATAATAGTGGATTTATATATAATTCAGGATTATCCGGAATAAAATAACTTCCTAAATAATATCTTCCGTGTTCTTTTTCACTATCAATAAAATCTCTTTCTTCATCAAATATATCCAATATTACGTCGGTAGTGCTTGATGTAATAGCTATATTCGCTTCTTCTGAGGTTTTTACTCTTTCTGAGAAGACGTTAATATGTGCGTCTGGAAGAATATATTCATTCAAATCTGTTTCATCAAATATGTCTGATAATTTTGATAATTGTGAACAAAGTGAACATGATTCGTCATCTAAAATAGCATATTCATGATCAAAAGTTTCTGGATAGTCTTCGCTATCTTGTTCATTTTCTGATTCATTTATATCGTCGTTTGAGCTTTCGTATAAATATGCATTCAACCTTTCTTCCAACATGTCTTCTTCCAACGTTTCTTCTTCCAACATGTCTTCTTCCAACGTTTCTTCTTCCAACATGTCTTCTTCCAACATGTCTTCTTCCAACATGTCTTCTTCCAACGTTTCTTCTTCCAACATGTCTTCTTCCAACATGTCTTCTTCCAACGTTTCTTCTTCCAACATGTCTTCTTCCAACATGTCTTCTTCCAACGTTTCTTCTTCCAACGTTTCCGATGGAGGCAATAACTTGCGAGCATTAATCAACTTGGCTAATGTAATAGCATCAATAATATTTTCCTTGATATGATACATATTACGCAAAACACGCAGTGCAGTTTTGGAAAATATATAAATCAAGTGTATACTATATGCAGTAGCAACAGCATAAATAAACATTTTTCTGATATGTTGGTTATGAATAAATATAATATGATTTGTTTATATCGTTATTATTATTATTTTGGTGTGGCATTTTATAACAACTGCATTCTATGAAGGTTCATGTCCATTCAATATACATAAACAAACAATATAAACATATATTTGCTTTTTAATACATGTCAAAATGAATATATTTACCAATATTATTCAATATCAATATTTCAATACACTTATACAATCAAATACACTCTTTACAACAGAAATAAAATATAAAATATTCACACCGAAAATGTTGGATGACAATTTTTCCAAAAATATGGCGACAATATTTATCCAACATTTTTTTTACAATCGTCCCAAAACCGTCCAAGATAAGTACATGATCATGAAAAAAAATATGAACAATATTTTTATTAATGAAGACGTGCGCGAAGAATATTTATCCCAGTTATGTTCTATTCAACACAAATATTTTACATTATATAAATTCATTCGTAAATGGAAAATGGCACATACTCCAGTTCAAATAACCTGTGATTTGTTCATGAATGAATTAGACCCCAATCACCGGAAAACATTTAAACTTCTTCAGAAAGGCCGTATTTATTATTTTTCATTATTTGATTTGGTGAATATTTTAAATCATTCAATCTCCCATTCCTCGTTTCTTTTTTTGCATCCTACTAGGGCAAAAAATCCGCATAATAATGTAGAATTTAGCAAGTCGGATTTGTATAATATTTATTTTCAAATCCGTGATAATTATTATGTGATTCCGAAACTGATTGATTTGTTTTTTAGAAGCAATTTTGATATATATTATTTAAAAAAGCATTATGAAAATGAAATATTTCATCACACCCTTACCACTTATGTGAATGATTATGATGATGAAGAATTTATGGATGATTTTATTGAAATGTTGGTTGTGTTTAAATATGAAAATATAATATGTGTGGATAAAGATTATCCAGTATCACTATTAAAAGCAACCATGAAAAAATATGTTTTGCTATTTTTAAAAACGAAGTATATTACTGATCGACAGCTTCAAGACAATTATATGAATGAATTGGATATCAAATTGAGAATGTTTGTGAAACATAATCCAACATTTGGACGAAAAATATCCATCGGAGTATCTTCATCTTCTTTAAACAATACTTTATACCAATTTGATGCTTCATCACGAAATTCATCAAATAAAATGTATTCTACCACATATTGTGATGTAAATAATATTCCTGATCATGAAAGTACGTCCCATTTTCTTGCAAGTCATGCATACTATGAAAATAGGTATAATACGTATATTTATCGTGGCAATATTCAAAATAACTTTAATGTAAATATTCCCAGAACACCACCTTTACATTTGGGTGTTGAAAATACTGGCACTATGCGGGGTGAAATACAGTCTCCATTACATGTATTTCAAGATATTAGTAATAACAATTACACCATTAATGAAAGTCATGATAGTGACGATGAGAGCGCAGATAGAATAATTATTGTTGATAGTGATGATGAAAGTCAACAAAGTATTCGTGAACAAGAATCGGGAATGAATGAAGCGCAATCCGTGACAAACGAAGACAATAATAATAGCGACGATGAAGATGATTATGATGCACAAGAAGAAGATTATGATTGGTGATAATAATATAATATGAAACCGTATATGGTATATGAAAAAATTGAAATCATTTTATTTGTATATATGTACTAATAAAATAATTAACTGAGACTATTCAAACAAACGTAAATATGCAAGTGCAAATTCCATATATCGATATGAGTGTGAAACATGATATTTCGAAGTTTTATAATCATGAACTTCAAAAATACATGGCGTTATTCATTTCCAAACCAGAATTGTATACTGACGTATTAAAATTGCAACCAAATGCGAAACAAGATTATTTCTTCCAAAAGTTTCGCACATTCTTGATGAAGTATTATGTGATCCGCGAAAGTGAATTTGATTTATCGAATTATTTCAATAGTCAACATATATCTTCTGCTGGCGCAGTAAATATTGCTGGTGGCGGTGGATCCCGTTCCAATTCTGGACGAAAAGCTTTATTGGACCGTTATCATAATGCACAAAAATACACAAAAGATGTGGTTGAATATTTTCGTCGCAAATACTGTGTTGATATATCTGGTGAAAATGATAAACGGTTATTTATAGGACATAAAATGCCATGGATAAATCCAAGTCCTGATCTTCTTGAAAAAGAAGATTGGAAATGGGTGATGGAATGTTCCTATTGTGATGATACGTTTGTTACACCGATTCCGGATAATATTGACCTACAATTAGTTCCTTTAAAAATACGCAACAAAGTAAGTCAACTTCACAAGAAAAAAACGCAAAAAAATAACACAATAAAAAGCAAACCTGAGGATGAAGAAGAAGATCAAGAAGAAAAGGAATATATGCGAACACACAAAGTCGCGCAAAAAGAGGATACTAATCAACAACTTAAAATGGATGAATCACTTCAAAAGGAATTACAAGAATTGGAAGATTTTTGGTAAGTATTATTTTATGGCTATTTTAGTTTTCGAGAGAATGCGCTTCTAAGAAATTTAGTGCGTTTTTTTGTTTTCGAAGATTGTTTTAATTTGTGTGATTTATTAGAATACAATTTAATGCGTTTTTTACTTTTACCTTCTGTTAGAAGATTATTAGTGTGTTTTGCTTTATCTGATGAATCGTATATTGTAATCGCGTCCGTTTGTATAAGTCCAGCCGACATTTTAACAATTTTAAAAACAACTCGAAAAGGGAATGTGGCAATCATAACCGTCATTTTTGCCGACTTGGTTATTGGTGAGACTACAAATGCATTTATTGTATGGGTTACTACCGACATCATAAATACTAAAGTCAACATCATTCCTGATAATATAATATAACTAGCAGCATCTCCCTCTTTTAATATTTCACGGAATATAGTGCGTATTGTATCATATATTTGATAAGAACCTTCTATTACAGGTGCTTTGACGATTTGAGACGCAATATTTGTAGCAGAACGCATAAACGAATATACAGGAGAAGATAAGTAAATTTGTGTGAAAGAATCCATGCGCGCACGAAATAATTCGGCATCCATGGCCGCTTGTAATTTTATTTGTTCGCTTTGAAATTTAGTGATACGCATTTCTTCTTTGGTATATTCGCGTTGTATGTCCATGAACGCAGTATTTGCCTTTTGTATTTCCAACTTCTCCTGTTCATCTTTGGGAAATTCCATGTTTGCAAGTTTCACAAGTTCATCTAATTTATTGGCCTCTTTATTTAAATAGTTATATACGCTGGAAATAGGGTCTTCCACATTTATTTCTGTTTTTCGTTTTAATATATTATACATTTCAAATGTAGCCATATCATTTAAGCGTTCTGCTATATAAGTCAACGCATCGAACTTTTGTTTCAGACTTTCATGTATTTGTTTGCGTTTTTCCTCTCCTTCATATGTCATTTTTTTCACGTGAATATTGGATTTGATGGTTTCCAATAATTCCATCATCGATAATAAATTAATTTTATCCCCAACAAGCTGGATTTCATTATTTTTATAGACCAATTCCATTCCGAAACTTTGAATACAATATTGTGATGAAGACTTGTAAATGCTTTTAGATATATTTTCTTTCTCCCGATCAGATAACTCCTCATTATAAGCGAAATTTTCCACATTCGAAATCGTTTTTATTTCGTCTTTTGATAATACATTACCTGGATCTGCATTCCATGACGATGCCAAGTTCATCAAATATGATGTAGGCGTATACACATCTCCGGTCACCATCGCAAATAACGAACTGATAAGTGTTTTACTTTTGTTTTCGCTGAGTGTTTCCATATATTCCTTTTTTTCTTCTTGAAGTTGTTTATACTTCTTTTCAATACTTTCTACTTCATGCATAAAACGGAAATTTAGGAATACATTATTATTATACGCCATTTTCATTATTTGTGTGCACACATCCCCCGCGTCATTTCCTATTTGTGATAATACTCCATTATAATCTTGTACGTATTTTTCCATTTCTTCTTCTGCGGTGGGAATGATTTTGTATATTCCGTTAACCAATTTTTTCCACAAACTGGTCTTTTTATCCGTCATACTATTGCGCTTTTCTAATGCTTTTACGATATTAAGCGTATTAGTAATCTTATTTAGAGGAGATTTTTTTCTTTTATTTGGTTGATCTTTCATGATTGCCGCAACGGATGATGATTTGTGTTTCTCCACTAATGTTTGTCCAATATCTCGATCATATACATTATATGTTGTATGTGCAAGTGATAAATACTCTTCTCCATGTTTATGCGAATTATCCGAATACATCAAGAATGAAGCAGTTAAACACGCAAAATACACAAACATTTTGGCCAGTCCTAAACCGCCCCCCCTGACCTCTAATGAGGCACTAATACTTTTCTGTTCTTTTTCGTCCATTTTTAATTGTGCCGAAATATAGTCCAACACAGATTCCATCAATTTTGTAGTGGCCGTTGTCAATATATATTGTTGCATAACGTACGCCTGTAATTGAAGTTGTATTTGTAAAAGTATTTTATTAAATTCAATTAAATTTGAATCTTCACCTTCTTCCAAATGCATCACAGGTATACATGATAAATTATGAAGAAAAAACAATAAATCAAGACGATAACTTAATAAATGGTTGATTGTTTTATATGACGGGTCAAAATCCGATATATTATATGTTTTTGGACTATCTTCTCTAAGTCGTTTTCTGCTCATCCGTGTGTATATATATTAAATAATGAGATAATGGTACAGATGTTTTTTGTCGGGGTTCCTTTACTTGTATCACGTAAGTATCATACATATAAACTTTGTGTGGTCGAGATATATTTTAATACTAGTCCGTCTATTTGTGATAATTTATGTGTCCATTCTGTTTGACCCAACAATTCACCAACTAACATCAATTCTTTTGTTAATGCCGAAATTTTCAAACATGCCCGTGTAAAATCACCTATACTTATACCTTTTTCTATTGTGATTGTGTTTTGCAAAAACGTCTTGCATGTGTATTCATCGTTGCAAGTTTTGGCCCATGTAATCATGCTATCAATTAAATCATAATTTAATATTTGTTGGTATTTGCTTCCGCTAAATATTTGTCTTTCGATTTCGATATCTTGATAATCATCGCGTTTTTTCATGACCTCTTGGATTCGATATTTTAAAAATTCATCTTTTGTTTTTGGTTCCATGTTCTTTTTTTCTTCCTGAACTTTTACATCACAAAAACACGACAATAAACCAATTATTTGGTATGGACTAAATGATGCCATATAATCCCACTCCACTATCAACTCACTCATAATAAGTGGATGCGTTTCTGCCATATTTGATGCTATTTTTCCTAAATGTGTCAATACATACGCATCCTCGATTTTTGTTACAAATTCCTTTTGTAATAATACATCCAATATTAGTTGTGTTTGATCTCTGATGTAATTTTCTGATGAAACGAGTACTTTGTTTTCTTTGGCCAACTGTTCTTGTATATTCACAAATGATTTATACGAAGCCACATCGTCACGGATATATTTATGATTATCCTCCATGATTTTCATTTCTCTTTCCTTTTCCTTGCGTTTTTTATTTACCAATTTCGGGAGATTAGTCATTCCATCCAAATATTTAGCACAAATATCTATTGGCGTGCGCATATTTTGAATATGTATTTGTTTCTGTTCCATTTGTTTGTGTAAATCGTTTAATAGATTAGTTTGGTTCGTTGTTTGTTTTTGGATTTCATGGTCGATCATGCTTTTAGACGCAAACTCTTCAAATTTTGCGCTGATGCCGCGTTTTAACAAATTCAAAATCATGGAATAGGAAATATTGAATTTAGAAGTCAACGTTTGTGGTTTCCCACAAAGAAGGTTTTTGTATTCAAATTGTGAGGGAAGAGGAAATAAATTATTGCAGTGAACCACATATCCGATGGTATCGATGCCGCGTCGTCCAGCACGTCCAGCCATTTGAGTATATTCGTGCGGAAGCAAATATCGCTCTCCCGAACCGTCAAATTTTGAAAGATTCATAAATACAGATGTGCGAATTGGACAATCGAGACCAATAGCGAACGATTCGGTTGCAAATAACATTTTGATATATCCCTTCGATATCATCAATTCCACGATTTCACGTAAAATAGGTATCATTCCAGAATGATGTATTCCCACGCCGTTTTCCAATAATTTAGTCAATTCAATATATTCGGGCAAATTCAAATACTCGTTATAGTTTGGTAATTTACGAATAATTTGGTCGCATTCGCGTTTTATAGTGTATGGCACTTTACTATCATCTTCCAATAATGGTGTGGTAATTTCTTTCGCGCATATTTCCACTTGTTTCCTTGAAAAAACAAACATTATTGCCGGCAACATTTCGTTAGTTTTCATCATCGTTGCCAAATTATTTAGCACAAATTTACGTTTCATTTTGAGATCTTTATTTTCCATGATTTCCAATAATCCCTGTATTTCCTTATATCCTTCCTCCAAATACTGACCTTTATCTGTTTGAATTTTGATTATTTTATTTGCAGTATTGCGAAGCTTTTGTTCTAATTCCTTGTTTTTGGTGGTTTTAAAAAGCGCTTCAGTAGATGCCACATATCCATAATGTGTTAATGGTACTACGCGGTGGTTCGTGGATGCTAAATATACCTGTTTAGGCAAACTACTTGGATCGGGCGTTTTACACGTTTCACACCAATATGCAAATCGTTCGGGCGCATCGATAGTTGCCGATAACATTACCATTTGAATATGGGGAGGCAACATTAATATGGTTTGTTCCCATACGTGACCGCGGTCTTCATCATTAATATAGTGGACTTCATCAAATACCACACAAGCCAATTCGGTGTTTATGTTTATTTGGAAATTCAGCAGGTCGTTGGATGATGTTTCGTCAGATGACATATTGAATAAATAATTCATCAATATTTCGGTCGTCATGATAAGGACATCCGCGTTCGGATTGGTTTTAATATCGCCCGTCATGAGTCCAAATTGAATATGCGGATATTTGTTTGTGAATTCGTAGAATTTTTGGTTAGAAAGTGCCTTGATAGGTGAAGTATATATTACCTTTTTCCCTTTTTCGTGGAAAAAGTTTAATGCAAATTCGGCGGGAAGCGTTTTACCCGAACCCGTATGTGCGGTAATGAGGACATGTTGTTCTTCCACAATTGCCTCAATCGCGTATTTTTGAAAATCACTTAATGGATAAGGAAACAATCCGAAATAGTTTGTATACTTGGGATTGTTTGGATAAGGTTGATTGCAAAGTTTCACCATGCTGACATATTGTAATGTAATGTGGTCTTTATATTCTTTTGTTTATTGTTTTTTTGTTTTATGTTGAATAATGCCTCTCATCGAATACGTGCATCGATTTTTGATAAGCTTCATATACCACATTCGACTTATTACATAACAGCTGTGTTTTTGTAACACAGAATTCTATATAGTAATATATAATTGTGTATCACATTTGCAATAAAAAATGAAAAATACATACATAAACGTATTATTGCAAATTATATTGGGGTTTTTGTTTGCAGATTTGTTAACGGGCACAGTGCACTGGTTTGAAGATACTTATTTAGATTACTGCATAGATATTCCATTTTTATCTCAAATTGCCAAAGATAATGAAATGCATCATTATTTCCCGAGGTCAATATTAGCAAACTCCCATTTTAAAAATATTGAATTTTCGATGTATATTGCTTTAGTAATTTTTATTATTTTCTTTATTTTTGCAAAGAAAACACTATATAAATACATATACTTCTATGCGGTTTTCTTTTTTTTCTCCACAATTTCAAATGTTATCCACAGATACTCTCATATGAGAGATTGTGAATTGCCATTTTTAATGAAATTATTACAAAAATGTGGTATTTTTTGTTCTAACGAATTTCATTCTGTTCATCATGAATATCCGACACAAAGATATTGTGTGAATTTTGAGTATACTAATTATTTATTGGAATATATACATTTTTGGAGAATACTTGAATATATTATTTTTCTTATTACTGGCATATCTCCACATAGAAAACAGGGTTATAATGAATATAAAGATATCCATAATGAATTGCATGAAAATGCAAAGAAAGAATGTCCAGATAAACCAACCAGAGAAGATGTTGAAACGTTACACAAAAAATTGGATAGTTATAAAAATTGTGCCATATAATGTTACGTAAATTATATAAACGTTAATAACTATGTACATTATAGTGTATAATAAACGTCAATTAATTTCATTATTAGTATATATATGGACATCGATTTCGTGCATCAAAATATTAACGGATTACATAGAGAACTACATGTAGGTCAACATCAACGAGTTGACGATTTAAATAGTCGTATTTCTAGTCGACAATTTTCGGACAAACCTCTTCGACCTAATTTTGACCCCCGCCCCGTTCCCACTAAATATTCGCTTTTTCCTATTATTGAACGTCGCGCTCCAAGAACAATAGCTATTGACCCCGTAAATATTCATAAGGTGGAAAATAACTTCAATCCATCTACTCGTAAGTATCCTTTTTCAAGTTTCCAAAACAATATTGATCAAGAGATTTATTTACGAAACCAGGGTGTTGTCATGTCAAAAGATGACGGCGCACATTATGTTCCCTCATCTAAAAGCGAACTTTATGGTGTTCGTCTTCCTGAAACAGTAGGAACCGGTGTTCATCAGCATCCTCTTCTTTTCCAAAAACACCAATTCCATTCTCCCTTGCCTGACATAACAACTGGTAAAATTGGTCAATCCTCCCTTTTTAATCATACGCGAACTCAATTGCGCGATTTAGCATAATCATTTAGATTATGTACAATATATTTATTGGTTTATCCACTATATATATACTTTCTTTATCAATATGTTTCAAATAGTAAATAGATTTATACAGTTTTTGATTTCGTCGAAGCCGAATGATATATTGCTAAAAACTTTCTTTGTATTATTATTACTCTATTTTGTTGTTTCTAAGTATGATTCATATGAAAAAAAAGAGGGGTTTACTCAAAAGCAACCATTTTTGTTGAAAAGGAATGAAAATGCATATGATGACTTTTATTCTCCAATATATGAACATTTATATCATGTTCCCCAACGAACACAACATGAGGTTGAAAATATATTACAATCAACGCTACCCGATAAAAATAGAAGTGTATTTTTAGACGTTGGATGCGGAACAGGTATGTTGGTATCTAAAATATTGAAAGAGGGTTATTCATGTTTCGGTTTAGATAAGTCTCAAAGTATGGTTCAATATTCTTTGTCTAAATATCCTAATGCGCCAATCAAATGCGGGGATGCTTTGAACCCGATGGAATTTGAACCGAAAACGTTTACTCATATTTTATGTATGAATCAGACAATTTATCATTTTAGCGATAAGAAATTGTTTTTCAAAAACTGCGCAAGATGGTTGATCCCTCATGGATATTTAGTATTGCATTTAGTTGAACCCAGTAAATTTAGCACGATTACACCGGCTGGTTATCCCTCGTTACTTGATGATCCACAAAAATATTCGAAAGACCGCATTACAGCAACCTCTATCGATTTTCATCATTTCAAGTATAAATCAGTTTATAACTTTGACCATTTGAAAAACGGTGTGGTTACGTTGACGGAAACATTTACCGATGGAAATACCGGGCATATTCGGCAAAACGAATATGATTTATTCATGGAAGACCATAATATAATATTGGATTTAGCAGCAAAATATGGTTTTGTACAAAAAGGCCATTTCCAATCTTATTCGCGTATAAACGATAAATATCAAAATGTGTATATCTTGGAATATACAGGAATATTATAAGATTATATTTCGCAGCAAATATCATGCATCATTTTATATGTATGATATTTTCTTGTTTGCATATACCTATTTAAAAAACAACATTATTCTCCCTAAAGCGGCCTATCAAACGCCACTTATTGTATGGCCAAGTGTTCGAGGTGGTGTATTTCGTTTTGCCGATCTGTTTACCGGAATACACCCTAATTATATTGGAGTTGCATTACTTTTTACTTGTGTTTTATGTTTCATGTATATAAAAATAAAATATCCGTTTTGGAATGGGCAACCGGTGTATCATAGTTATGACTTTTGGAGAGGTTTCTATCATTCTCCCTATGTTATGTATTCTATTCCTATTAAAACAAAATATTATGATAAACAACAATTAGTGCATACTCATAAAGTGGGGGAATGTGATAAAGCTTTTAAAACACGTATTGTAGAATTGTTAGAGTGCCATTATATATCGTCCGACAAAATCATATATAATTTAGAAGAACGCGATTTTACTTCTTATTTTACTGGACAAAATGAACCAAGTTATATTACGGTTCTAAACGAATTTACATATACACCAATACCACTAGACTCTAGTAGTAATATTTCTTTTAAATGGGCGCCTTCGGCGCCCACATGGAAAGATTTATTACAATCTCCCCAAATTCAAAATAAAGAAATAGGATGTGTGACTTCACGACATGTCCATTTGGTAATTTGGGGACAAGAAGGAAAATACCACAAATACGACGCTTATTTCCAAGATTTCCTATGTTTGCATAGGGATAAAAAGAAAAATATTCGAACACTTTTTGACACACACGAATATAATATCCGTGTACGCAATCCTGATATTAAAGTAAGTATATTTCGACAAGAAATCAGTCTGATAGATGGTGTAGTGCCTTTAACACAATATACATCGTATTTTTACTTTCTGCGTAATAAAGTGGGATTACTAGGGCGAGAGTTTACCTTGAGTCGTGTAAATAAAAATAATAATGATGTTTTAATTGACTTATGGGGAGGTTTGTTGAAAACAAACGTTTATCATGATTGTTTATTATATCCGGATATTGGGAATATACTTTCACTAATCAAGAGTCGAAATATGTGGGTATATTGTTTAAAAAGAAAAGAGGATATTTTGGCAGCGTATTTTTTCAAGAATGCGCATACCAATTATGAGGAAATGGACGATTCTTATGGTAACGGCGGACATACGCTACAATTAGTGGCTAGTATTAATAATACATCATCACATGATTTGTTTTATACATGTTTTACTGCTTGTCTTGGGGAGATTAGTAAGGAAAATCCATATTTCAAAATATTGATGATAGATTGTATTGGACACAACAATATAATAAACCAAATGTGGAATAATACACACGACATTATAATATCAGTTCCTTCTGCCTATTATGCGTTTAATTTTATTATACCAACTTCGCCTATAACAAACGCCCGATGTTTCATACTAACATAACGTCTTCGGAGGAGGAAAAGCCATTAAAATAAGCGTACATTATTGGAGATTATCGCACATATTTACCGGCGCGAGCAAAAGAGTCCATCGTGTATATCATGAAAACGCCTAATAAACAATATAAAATAAACTCTTCTGTAATATTATTGGTTTTTTCCAACTGTTGTTCTTCCAACAAGTGAATCATATAATTGATTTTTTCCATTAATTTGTCGTTCATTACATTAGGATGATTTCCACCTCCCTGTAATAATTGAGAATAATGGGGAGGTTTATAGTTGGAAGTTTCTTTAAATCCTGTCGAATAATTTGTATATGTGTTGGACGGCGCATTACCAGGTAAATAACCCACATTTGGCATAGGAGATATACCTGAATAATTACGATTTATTTTAGGAGGAGGTTGTTGAAGTGGATTACTTGGATTTTGAAACCCTTCATATGAAGGCGGTTTGGACGTTGTTGCGTCCGTATGTGAAGGATTTAATCCTTTGCCGTGCATGAGTGATGGACGGGGATTGGGATTAAAATTGACAAGCTTCTCCCCATCATTATCCGGATTTATATGCATTTGATTGATTAAATCGTTAACACGTTTACTGCGTTCATCATTATACAATTGCACCTTTTCAATATTATCATGATATATTTGCACCGGTTCAGTTGGCATAGTTGACGGCTGTTCTTCCGGATAAAAATCTTCGGCGTTTAATGGTGATTTTGAAAAGGCTTTTGTCTTATTTAACTTCAGACCAATCGTGGGGGTCCTTTTTTTCGGTTGTTCACTTTCTATTTTCCATTCTGATGCCGTTGTTAATAGAGACATAGTACTTTACAAACTAATTATATAATTATTTGGATATTTTATACTATTATGTCTAAATCCATGAATATATTGTGATAGTATATAATAATGAAAAAAAATAGATATACCTTATTGCTTATAGATTTTATTCCAATTATACTTGTATTTATATTTATAACTCAACCCAAAGAGGCAATCCTTTTTAGTAATACCATTTTAGGCAAAATGATTGCTATATCAATAATATTATTTTATTCAAATATAAATATTGTCTATGGTTTTTTTGTTTGTGTCGTGATAATGTTTTATTATCAGAGCGATTTAGTGGAAAATACGCTAAATACTAAAATGGATAATTTGGAGCATTTGATACACTTAAATAATCAACTTATGCTAATCGGAAAAGAATACAAAGAGTATTTTTCTCCCCAAAATGGGGAAATCGACCCCCATACAACATCGGCTGAAAATATTATTTCACCTCAACTAGCGCCATCACCTTCACCAGAAGTACAGTTAGAGGAAGGCCCAGCGTCAATACCATATCGTGCATTTGAACCCGAACTATATTCATATGATCCGTATGTTCCACATAATGAACAAAATGAGGACATATTAAATGGAGTGGATAAAAAATCTCAATTGAAAGAAATATTCAGGAAACAATATTGCGTGAATGGCAAATTGGAAATGAAGGGAGAAAAAGTAAAAACAGAAATGGCAACACATGTATTTAGAGAATTGGATTCTGTTGGATTAAACTGCAATCCATGTGACGAAAATTGCGATTTCTCGATCATCGAAGAACGTCTGAAAAATGAAGAAGAATTGATGAAACCGAAAGATTCCAATATGTGGTATGACACTATAATGGCATCCATTAATGAAAGCAACAATATGATAATGGAAAAAGTGGGTGATTTTATTCCTGGATGGAATAGTTAGGACGTTAACGTCTATTGGTATTGATTAAGAATCAATATGAATAGACATTAAAGATTATACGTATCGTATTTTGGAAAGGACGCAAATATGTATATTATATATATGAATCCGCCGGGTATTCCGAACTATTCTAGTGTTGGTGGAGAACCAATTAAGTATAAAACGCCAAAAACATTTTGGGATGCACTCTCAAACATGTTTCTATTTTTAAACGATAAAGTAATGGCTATTAATAACAGCAAAATATTTGCCGGAATAATTATTGTTACTATGAACGTTGCGTCGAAATTTGTTGTATTTAAGTTAAGTAAATCGATGGAGGCTTATTTGAAATACACATTTAGTCGCGATATATTGGTGTTTGCGATGGCATGGATGGGTACACGAGATATATATGTAGCGTTATTAATGACGGTGTTATTTATTATTTGTATGAAATATTTATTGAATGAAGAAAGCCCTTTTTGTTGTTTACCTGAAAAGTTCACCGAATATCATATATCTTTAAGTGACGAAAATGAAAAAGTTACCGAGGAGCAAATTAGACAAGCCAAGGAGATATTAGAACGTGCTGAAAAACAACAGCCTATTGCCGAGGATGTTGGGATCGAAAAAATAACTTCTATGGAAATACCATCTTATTTGAATAAAATGGACCGAAAAATACAGCATAATATGTTATTGGATGAAGAACCGTATCATCCATATGATTAACGTCTATTGATATTGATTTTTAATCAATACCAACGTTATAATATAATAATATAGTATAATGATACAAGATCCATATAGTGAAGTTTTTATAAATGTAAATCCAATTAAAATAATGGTTAAATTTAATACCAAAGAAGGTGAACATGTACCATTTGATTATGATATGATTGACCATCCTCAAAAAAAAATGGTGAAAAATGTCGATAGTAAAATGCCATATTTTACAAACAGCGTGAAATATCCATATGATCTATTATATAATAAAGATTATGTGTATATTTTAGAATTCTTTTTCAGTAAAAAAAAATTTGAAAAAGTTCTGTTGAAAAATATAACGGACTACGTAGACGAAAATGAAATATACACTAAAGACGTTGTATCTTCTGCGGAGTTGATAGATGATAATGTTGATATTGAAACACAAGGTTTAATGGAAACTGTCCGAAATAATGGTGAACATAATATTGATGTTATGTTGAAATTATTGTTTCCAATAAAATACACATTTGATAATGTTTATTCATCCACCTATAGACAAAATATTTTAGAAGAATTTAACACGAATGTATTTTCATTTGATATAAAACGACCATTTTGGGAGGGTAATGAAGGAATAATTAAAAGCGATGGAACTCCTCATATTGTAACAAATGTAATTTGGCAAAATGATCTTTTAAACCATCCCATTTACTATGATTTTTTGGAAAAATACAATAAAAGCATGAAATCGCGACGAGGATTTTCCAATAAAATGAAATTTACGTATAATGAAAAACTGATTGAATTTGTGGTTATTTTATTTCAATTGTATAATGTTCAAAAATATACCGATATTACAAACACAAATAATCAATTGAATTATTTTGAAAAACTGAACGAAGAGCTTGAACGCGAAAAACCACCTCAAAATGTGAAAAATATACTTTCAAATACACAGGCTAATAAAGCTCAAGCTATAGATAAAATGTTGACTGAACTTAATTATTTTTTGGTTGACAAAACAATAAATCCGAATGCGAAAAGCAATACACAAATGTTTTTAGATAACGTTATTATAGTGACTAAAAATAGTAAAGGTGATACAACTGAACAGGTAAGTAAAAGGCAGGTATTGGAAACGTTGCAGTTATCGGAACAACATGTAACTATACCTCTTGAACATATAATGCGTATGTATAATGATTATTATGAATATAATCGCGGTGAAAGTAGAATAAATATTGAAAGCAAAGTATATGGTAATTTAGTCAGGGCATATAATGCATGTATTGCAATTAAATCAGTCAAACTTATTAGAGATTTTTTATTGGGAGATATTCGAAAATTAGACTTAAGTGAAAAAAACAAAGACAATACAGAAAAGACCAAAGAAGAACGTGATATTATATCCTATATAAATACAAATTATGCCCAATATGCGAAAATGAGTGACGAAATTTCAGATAGCATAAGCAGCGTGGTTCCGCCTATTCGAGAAACGTCGAATTATAAATTGCGAAGTGAATTAAATAAAATACGATTTAATCAGGGAAATAAGATTGAATTGGGAAATGTCTATGACTGTACAAAATCATCTGATGTATTTCGTGACGTGTATTATAAATACATATTAGGAATGGGACATTCTCAATTTGATACAAATATATTATATACTGGCGTAAATACATTAGGAGGAAGTAATAGTTCCGATAGTAAAAAAGATAGTATGCATGAAATTTACATAATTATTGATCTTGTAAATAAATCATATTATGATAGTAAAAAGGCACGTTGCCGACTACATGATGATGTATTAAATAATGAATTGAATCATTTATTGCAAACGAAAATGGAAAATATTATTAATCCATTTCGATCGTATGATATATATAATGAAAGTTTTGTTGGAGTTAATAATAATGAAAAGCCAAATAATACTTCTCCCCAAACAGATTCATTAACAACTGGTGAATTGCCCGAAACTGCTCGCGGAGGTAGTAAAAGTATTTTATATTCAAGACGGCCAAAAATAAAAAATACCAAGTCAATTAATTATAATATTGCGTGTGTTAAAAGAAAACGGCGCAAAACATGCAAGAAGATCCGTGTATCAAATGGAAAAACCCGAAAAAATATGTGATTATGCATTCCATGTAGGCACACCATTAACATACTTACCTATTTCATCTCCAACATCTTCATCTTCTAACATTTCATAAATAATACCATCTGTTTCGTTGGTTGTATAGTAATTTTTTCCGTTAATGGTAACTGAATACACTCCCTCTTCTTCGGTCTCCTCCACTTCTTCGGTCTCCTCCACTTCCTCTGTCTCCTCCACTTCTTCGGTCTCCTCCACTTCTTCGGTCTCCTCCACTTCCTCTGTCTCCTCCACTTCTTCGGTCTCCTCTACTTCCTCTGTCTCCTCCACTTCCTCTGTCTCCTCCACTTCCTCTGTCTCCTCCACTTCTTCGGTCTCCTCTACTTCCTCTGTCTCCTCCACTTCTTCGGTCTCCTCTACTTCCTCTGTCTCCTCCACTTCCTCTGTCTCCTCCACTTCTTCGGTCTCCTCCACTTCCTCTGTCTCCTCCACTTCTTCGGTCTCCTCCACTTCCTCTGTCTCCTCCACTTCGGTTTTTTCCACTTCCTCGGTCTTCGTTGTTTCTTCAATATGCATGACAATATTTTCTTCATGCAATTCAGGTGCATCGATAACTGGAAAAGATGTGGATATGTTTGAAACATTTTCGTCTTCGTGCGACATATCCTCTAATTCTATATCTTTACGAACATCAGCCAATATACAAACATCACCATCACACACTATTTTAGTGGAAGCATCGCATGACGAAACAACATTTTCATCAAGCTTTTCTTTTTTGATAAAGACATGAATATCACTTGAATCCGAATCACTTACTTCACGTCTCAACTTTTTATTTTTCTTTTGTTTCTTTTGGGGAGAAATGGGTTCATGAAATGTACGTTGCGCATGTAAATTATTGTCGTTCATCAAATAGCGAATGAATGCATTTTTTTCGGTTAATTCTGCCAATAATTGATTATGTTTTTGCTCAAGCTCCAAATAAATTGGAGACATTTTGATAAATTGAACATAATTATTGGCAAACCACTTTTTTTTATCACTTTCTCTCAAAGACGAAAAATCGGAAAAAGAATACATGATATTCAAGTATTAATATAACAGCTCACGGTATGTACTATATATACAGTATCCTTTAAATCTATTTATTTATTACAATTACATCCAACATGAATATTATGTAAACTTATTTTGGTCCACGAGTCTGGAAATAAGTCTGTATTATCGATATAATATAATTGATGTCCATACCATTTACAAGGATAACACACTATTTTATTTTTGTTTTTATTAAATAAAGCACCCCACCAACTGAACGTGCTATTGGCAATAATATTATCATCACATGCACTCATAAAAAGCATTTGTTTCCAGTCACAATCAATATCGGATACCAACACAAACGATATATTTGAAGGATTATTAAAACGAATTTTATTAATATATTCATGCATTATTGCCTCATCCTCCCTTTCTGTGAAACAATAAACAACCACAGGAATATTATTCAGTTGACGAGTATCCACAATATGTTTTAATGCAAGATTATAATATTCCCATGGCATCACCGGATGATAGCATTTGATATTTTTATAATCTCCTAAACGAAGGTGCATACTGATTTTAGGGGAGGTTGTGTTATAATGTTTATATTCGTTTAAAACTTGATCTCGCATTTTATCTAATCCAATATAATCGCATATTTGTTCGAAATGGGAATGAAAATAAATTGGACTTTGAAAAAAGCCTTTGAAGATAGCATTACCATTTGAATCTTGAATATATTCAGGTTGAGGTATTTCAACAAAGGTGTGTTTGGGTTCAGGATAGATTTTATAATTCAATATTTCATTATTTGTGATAGAATTGCATTTTGTGGTATGTGGCTTCAAATGATAAAGAAAATTTTCCCAGTATGTGGGTCGATTCTTTTCTTTCATATAGTCTTTTTCATATGGAAATACGAAATGGAGATTATGTTGCATGCAATATGCCATAGTCGTAAATATTTGAAATAATTGATTTCCTAAACCACCCGATAAATAACAACTGATCATACTATATTTTTTGCCTTTAAAGTTTTTGAGATTTTTGTACAAAATTCAACAAAGACGATTTATTCTATGTTGATGTCTATTATTATGAAATACGATATTGATATTGATTATTCATCAATACCAATAGACGTTGAATGATATAGAATAAACATTATTCAGTTTGGAAAAACTTATTTTTCATGATACTTGATTTACAAGGTCCCTGCTGTTTTTCGCTTTGACGTTTCACCTTATAAACGCCAGAAACATTATTATTTTGTTTATTCATACCGTAAATATTCATTACTAATTCGTCATTATCTTCATGTAATTCGGGGAGAATACGAGTGAATGGTTTATCCAAAACTAATAACAAAGATTCTGTTTTCAAAAGTTTGCGATATTCTTGAATGCTTAAATTACCGTAGAATTTATCCAATAAATAATATGGATTAGGTGCCGGCTTAACGTTCTTTTTACAGTTATATGCTTTACCGTATATTTGATTCAACATATTATATCGTTCGAATTTGGTAGAATCGTCTAAATTCTCCCTAAATAAATAGGCAACTCCGCACTCGGGACGACAAAAAGATCCATAACCATAAATTACGCCTTCTTTTTCATAGAGTGGGATATGACAGGGTGTATTATCAAATTCACATGTATCCCAAAAACATGCCGATTTTTTGTCCGATTGGAGGGAATTTTTATATAACATAATTTTGAGTTGTTTTATTTTGGAATTTATATCTTTCATATTTATGTTTTCGTTATCGTCGTCGTCTAATAGGATATCCGCATTATTATTTATTTGTTGAATACATGAACTACAAAATACACCAGTTTTAGATGATGACGGTTGCAATACATTCAAGAGGTTTTTGATTGTATTTTTATCGACATCGTCTGAGTTAGATATTTGCGTTTCGGATAAGGAAGTATTTTGTTCATCTTCTGTTCCATAGTCTTTTGAATATATATTATTGACGAGTGAAAATACATTATCTGTATCATTATAGGTCAATATTTCGGTCGGAATGTCTGGCTTATATTTGAGGGGATCTGTAACCAATTTACTCATTCGCGATTGGTAATCGTTCAGGTCATTTAAAGAACACTTTAGATGCAATATAATATTAGAAATAGAATTATTATCGTTTATTGGTTCGGGAGGTTTCAATATTAATTTACCACCACGTGGCTTACGTCCCCTTTTTTTAGCAATAGGTGTATTATCTTCATTATCTTCTATAGTATAAACCACGTTTTCCACTACTAAATCGTCGGATTTATCGTTCTTTTTCTTGCGTCCCCGTCTTTTCTTTTCTTGATTATCTAATGAACATTCTTCAACCATTATTAAATCGGCTTTTTTATACAAATATTGTTATAAACTTTATATTATTTGGATAAATACTTTATATACTTAACTTTTCGTCCATGATCGGAATCACATCTTTATCGTGTGTAATTATAATAACTGCGTTTTTTAGTTGTTTATAGTCCTTGATGATTCGAATAATTTCCTTTTTCAATTCGACATCTAATGCGTTGGTGGGTTCATCTAAAATAAGTATTTTAGAGGGATTAATGATTCCACCAATAATATTGATTACTTGACGCTGACCTCCCGAAAGGTTTTCTCCTAAAGAACCTGATTGTTTATTGAATATGTCTATTTCATCGAAGAGTTCTTTGATTTTCGGATAGGACATGATTTGTTTTAAATGATTGGTGCATTCTTCGGAATGATTACAACCATACATAATGTTTTCAATCACTTTGCGGTCAAATAATTTACCTGTTTGATTCACGTAGGTTATATTTTGGCGAATATAATCGGGATCCAAATCTTTTATATTTTCTCCGTCAATAAAAATATTTCCGTTGGACGGTTTGTATAATTTTAATAGCATTTTCATAATCGTCGATTTGCCCTTACCCGATATACCTGTGACTCCAATAATTCTATTATTAGTTGTATTGATTGAGATATTTAAATCTTTAAATATGGGAGTGGCATTTCCCTTATAATTAAACTCCAAGTCCACAAAATCTATCCGATGAAAAGGGAGATCCACCATCTTATATTGTTCATTTATGGCATGTTCTTCTTCGAGTTGAATATCCTTAAAATGTTTCAATACCGAATTTGTGCGTCCAATAAATTCTATGAAATCGGGCACCATTTGAACAAATGAAACCATCTTATCGCGATAAAGTAAAATCATCGTCATAAATGAGACGAAAAATATTTTATCTATTTTTTTATCGTAATATTGTGTTATTGCAAACCAAATACAAGAAATAACAACAAAAGATACTATAATATTGAGCCAGATGCTGGAGTGTTCGACGTTAAAATAAAAGTCGATTGCTTTTTCGATGGATTTGATAGTTTTACGTCGGAATTCATTCACTTCGTTTTCGACTTGTCCTCGGAATATGATTTTATCAATATTATTGAGTATTTCTAAAATATAACTTTCATTTTCGGTGGTATGTTTTTCATATTCGTCGTTTTTCTCAAACATCGTATTCCAATTTATTGCAATCCATGTAAAAACCAATATATTACCAAATAAAAATAACAACCCCAAATACAAATTTGAATAGATCAAATACATCGATATGATAAATGTGAAAGAGAGTGAGGGTAACATTCCGCTAAATAAATCGGTAAAGAGCATGAAACATACCGACGCTATACGATTTATTGGACTACTTACTTTAGAATAATTGATTTCGCTCATATTTTCGTTATTTGTTTTTAATAATAACCCCACCAATCTAAATTTGATCCACTGACGAAGTTTGGTTAATAATGTGGTTTGTAATGATTTGTAAGTGTAATAAATATAAATAAAAAGCGCTGATAAAATGACGAGTTTATAATAGTAAGTATATGTTTCTTCCTTACTTCCCTTTTCAATTGAGTCTATAATAAGTGCATTCACAAAAGAAATACCATTAGCCTGTATAGTACTCACTATCAACGATAAAAATATTAATCCACCAGTTATGATATATTCCTGTTGAAAATATTCTTTTAATAATTGTACAACTATGTTCATTATATTATAACACCTGTAAAAATTGCTCCATAATATATTATTTATGTATTTATTTACAATTGTAAATCAGATTATTCTATATGGATAGTCCGTTTGATACGCCGGAAAAAAACGTTGTTGTTATGTATTTAGAACCGATTCGTAATGACTACTATAAGACATATCAAAATATTATTACACTAAGTGGTATGCCAAAGGGGCCTTTAGCAAATATGGTGAAACTTATTAATCCTCCCAAGTTATCTGTATTTCAATCATTTTCGGCTTTTACCCTACCGCCCGTATCTGGATTTCCTGGTAGCGGATGTGTCCATGCATTAATGCGCTATCCCACGAAAAATATACATAATAGTTCTAAACATAGTAACTATTATATGGGAGCGGACGATATACCCTCCGTTATATCGTATTTAGTTGAAAACGGGTATCGCGTAGAAACGGATATGACAAAAATGATATTTTCATCTGATGTGAATATGGGAGGAGTTGCCGAAACTCGGTTATCCGGAAATCGAAAAATGATTTGTGTTATTTCTTATTATCCCTCCCCCATTATTATATAATGGCTATTTTGAATAATAATGCACCTGTGTAAGCGGCCATTATATATTGACCTTTTCGTCAAATATTTTATACATATCGCGGTCATGTGTAATAATGATAATACTTTTTTTGTATTGTTTAAAATCGCGAATTACATTAATCAATTCCTTTTTCAAATCCCCGTCTAATGCGTTGGTGGGTTCATCCAATACAAGTATTTTCGATGGATTTACTAACCCACTAATAATATTGATAATTTGTCGTTGTCCTCCCGATAAATTTTCTCCTAAAGAACCGGATTGTTTTGCATATATATCGACATCTTTATATAGCTGCTGTATTTTGGGATTCTTTAAAATCACTTTCAAATGTTCTTCGCATTTTTCTGGATTATTGCAGCCATACATGATATTATCAATCACTTTTCTATCAAATAAACGCGAATTTTGGTTCACGTACGTCACGTTTTTACGAATATACTCCGGGTCCAGTTCGGCAATATTTACTCCATCTACTAATATTTCACCACTTTCGGGAGAATAGAGTTTAATTAGTAGTTTCATGATAGTAGATTTGCCTTTTCCGGAAATACCCGTAATTCCGATGATTTTATTATTTGTATTTAATGCCAAATTATAATTATAGAGGACATATTCTGTGCCTGCACTATACTTGAAACACAAATTCTTATATTCAATATGATTAAAAGGGAGATCATACTGTTTATATATTTTACTATTTGTTATGGAAGGTGGTGGAGCGTCCTCATTTGTTATATTTTGCAATTTCACTAAAACGGTTGTATATCGCGCATTAAATTCTAAAAACGTGGGAATAAGTTGAATCAGGGATGATATTTTTTCGCGATACAATAAAAGAATAGTGAAAAGCGTAATAAACAACTTATTATCGATTTTCGACTCTTGATGGAGTGCAATCAAGAAAATGACCGAGAAAAACAAAATGGCATAGATATAACTGGATAAAATAACTGAATGTGTATTGGATAGATTGTAAAAATTCACGGTTTTTTTGATACAGTCTTCGGAACGTTTTTTGTAATCGTCCATTTCTTTATTGCTTTCTCCGCGATAGATGATTTTATCGAAATTATTAAACATATCCAAAATGATATTTTCATTACTCATCATCGCTTCATCGGATTCGATTTTGGCTTGTGTTAAGGTATCTAAATTGAAAAAAATGTAAATTAGAATAAGGAGGTTGGCAATCAAAAAGGACAATCCAAATTTAGGATAATTATAAATAAAATAAGAACAAATGACAATTATAAACGCAACGTTAGTTAATAAATAATTTAGAACATTATGGATCATGCTGTATATTGTATAAGAAACTCGGTTAATTGGAGTATTATAGGATAAAACGTTAATTTGCGTCATGTTTTCATTATTAGATTGAATCAAATATTCAAATAATTCGCGACGAAGCCACTGGGTTAATTTTGTTAAGATTCCAGTTTGTATCATTTCGTTTATTCCATATAAAACCAAATATACGATTGATATGCCTCCAAAATAACGCAAATTATCATAGACGTTGGTATATTTTTTATGTTCGACCGCATCAATAATATTAGCCGTTATTTTTGATAAGAAATTGGTTTGTAATATGTTTAATATGAAAATCAATATTATAATTATAATAAACATAGTCATTTCCTGATGAAAATATTTTTTTAAGAGTTCAACCACAATATTCATTATTGTATTTGGAGTATTAATATATAGAGTATTTGCACAAATAAATAAATCAAAAAAATATCTAAAAGGAATAATACGATTAATGTAAGAATTCCATGAAAAAAGCTAAAAATGACATACCTTGGATCGAAAAGTATCGACCCACTCGATTCGATAATATTGCGCTAGATAGCATTAATCGTAATTTGTTTCAGAATGTATTAAAGTACAATAATTTCCCTAATTTGTTGTTTTATGGACCTCCAGGGACAGGCAAAACAACGACTATAATTAATTTGATAAATGAATACCAAATGAAACAAAATCATGCGGTATCCTATCACAATAACGGAAATAATCGCGAAAACGTGATACATTTAAATGCATCGGATGAGCGTGGCATCGACATTATTAGAATCCAAATTAATCAGTTTGTGAAAACCAAAAACATGTTTGAAAGTGGATTCAAGTTTGTTGTTTTGGATGAAGTTGATTATATGACTAAAAACGCGCAACAGTCATTAAAAACTCTCCTTCAAACGTGTAGAAATAATGTGCGTTTTTGTTTAATTTGCAATTATATTAGCAAAATAGATGAATCGCTGCAAAATGAGTTTGTTTGTGTTCGGTTTAATCAATTGCCTAAAGAGGAAATACACGATTTTTTAATGAACATATCAATAAAGGAAAATATTGGTTTGAGCGATGAACATATTGAAACCATCCAAAAAATATATAATTCGGATATTCGTAGTATGATAAATTTTCTTCAACTGAATTATGAATCTCAAAATGTATCTGATAAAGAAATCAACATAATACAAGACAAGGTTTGGTATGATATTTATGCCATGTTTATTGATCCGAAATATACGTGTGAAAATATAATTGAATATATACACCAAGTAAGTATCAAATATAATATGGATAAGCGGACATTATTAACTACCTATTTGCATTTCACGATAATGAATATTCCAGAACTGATAAGTAATGCATATTTGAATTTAGTAGAAAATATTATACATATTCACGATAGCGTTCCGATACAAGATGTATTGTTGTATTTTTGTGAAAGTGTGCGTAATATGAAATGTGGTTTGCCATAGATGTATTTATTTTATTTAATATTAATAAAATAAAAAAAAACGAAAACGATATACAACAACCGATGAATTATGTGATTATTTATCCGTATTAGATGTGAAATATTTATTCATTCGCAACTCGATGTTTTTGATGAACTCGTTAGGGGGACTATTGGACATACTGGGGTCAAAAGGATGCAAACTCGTTTCAAGGAAAAACGCGTGTTGTAGATCACGTTGAATAAATACTTGTTTTTTCACATCGTGAGTATTGTTTTTCGGTAAATAAATCGGCAGAGAACGAATATTTTCTGTGATACAATAATTCATGTTATGGGTTGTATATTGTTATGTAATAAAATATTTTAGATGTTTATGACATATGAATAAAATATGTACATCGGTTTTGTTCCAATAGACATTAACAAAATTGAAATGAATTTAAAGAAGAGCAGACATAATATATACCCTAAATATTTTAATAAAACATGTCATCAGTTAACGACGAATGGATGTTATTTGTGAATTCCCTATCGGGCGGAAATGATCAAAATAATAATTCACATAAAGTATCTTCCAATTCTAATACAAATATGGAACGCACAATCACCAAAAATCCTCCAACGGAAAACATATTATCCAAATCACATGATATAGACGATGTGGTAAGCGATGATGCATCGCTAAATGCATTTGACGAAGGTCTTCACTGTAATGAGGAACTTTATATATCAACCAAAACAAAAGTCTTGTTTTTAAATCAAGAAATCGATTTAAATACACTGTTTTGGAATATACCGGTGGTGGAGTACTGGAAACCGGTGGAATGTATTGTGAAGAAACAGATGAAAATTGTATCTAAAACACAAGAAGAATACGAAGAATTATGTGAACGTTTGAAGTCTGTTTATTATTATAATGAACACGTGATCAAACAAATAAACAATCCGAATGCGCGGCGTATCAAATTCAAGGACGAACGCAAAATTACGATTGGCGTTTCGAAAAAGGATATAATGAACTGTCGTAGTCGTGTGAAAAATGCGTTTTATAATTGTTTTGCTATGATTATGCGATTCAAGTATGAGAATGTGTTTCGAGAAATACACGTCAAAGTATTTAACACGGGAAAATTGGAAATACCGGGCATACTGAATGCTGAAATCCTCAAAATAGTCAGCCACAAATTGATTGAAATATTGCAACCGCACGTTGATTCGCCTCTCGTATTTATTGATAATACGTTAGAGGATAACGTACTCATCAATTCAAACTTTAATTGCGGGTTTTATATTGATCGCGACGAGTTATATGGAATATTACGAAGCGATAAGTATGGCTTGGAGGTATCGTACGATCCTTGCATATATCCCGGTATTAAATGTAAGTATTATTTCCATAACGAGCGCGGATTCGATAAATCTCTTCAAACGGGGTATATTTTACAGGAAGACCGAAATATGAAAAAATCGCTGCTGATCGAGTCCAAAAAATATACCGAAGTTTCGTTCATGATATTTCGCACAGGCAGCTGTTTGATTGTGGGAAATTGTTCGGAAAACATATTGAAATTCATATTTGAGTTTATTAAGGACATTTTGAACTCGGAATATAATCAAATATGTGTCGCGAATGATAACGTTTCCGTAAAAGGTAAGAAACCCAAATTGCGTAAGAAGAATATTCCCATTTCGTCCAACTATTATTCGACGATTATAAATACGGGGGTATAACGTCTACTCATGTTGATCAAAGATCAATATGAAAGCGGGGAATGGCAAATAAGGATAACAAGGTAAGTCAATCTTTTTTTCGCTTATGGTAAGATAAAGAACCACTTCACAATATCGATTTTATGTTTGAATCCTTCTTGTTCGGCAATAAGCGCTAAAGGTTTATTGGAAAAATGCGCCACTAAATAAATCAATTTTGAATGAACGTGGCTTTTTAATTGCGTGCCATGATATTTAGCATTCTTTTTCAATTGCTTTTGGAATTCGTCCAATATTTGAATATATTCGTCATAGTCTAAATGTATGTGCTGTTGAATATAATCAATAAAGGATATGATATTATGTTCAGGGACCGTTTTTTCCAAACTCAATATTGCATTCATATACTTTTGGAGAAATCGATAACATATATCGATTCGATTTTCGTAACTGATGTCTGGATTATTTAGCCATAATAGCGTATGTGTGATTTTTTCCAACTGTGTTAATAACGCGCGTTGTTCCTCCGCCATTTCACCGTTCATGTTTTGTGTTTCATTTAGCGATAATACATTTGAAATACTTGTACTTTCAGACGACGTTTGTGGTCCATATATTTCGACGATAGTCTTATTGTACATGAATGAAATGGCATCTATATTATAGATATTATGTACGTAATTGGTTTTGTACATTTGTTCAATATACTCTAAATAACAATAGACGCCTTTTTGTGTCGACGACCCGGCAGCGTTTACGTTTTTCGTAATAGCCAAACTGATTTTATAAATATGAATGAGCGCATTTAATCCAATCAGGAAAATATCGTAGCTTTTCTCCATCGAGCTGATGATATCGGATGAATTTACTAAATGAATATATTCCATAATCAAAAATGTATATTTATCAATAATGTCTTTATTGGTTGTGGACATTTAGGCAAATGTTTATATTATGTGTATATTTTTCTTTATATTCGTTTAGATTTTGCCTGTTTATGCAAAATAATGGAAATTATAAATATTTAGGACAATAAGTATTTAAAGCAAATTATAAATATAAATCATATTATAATCGAAATGAGTAAACCTGCCGCCGCTTCGACATCTTCATCACCCGAAACCATTTCCACCGAGAGTGGTTCCTACCGTTTTCCTTCCAATAAAACTATGCAAAATGCGGTGAAATTAGCTATTGTGGAAGATAAGCCTATCATGATGGATTACTGGGTGGGTTCTTTGGATAAGACTGTTTTGATTGGGGTTCGTGACGACGAAACGAAGGAAAAGATCTTGGTGCGAAGTGAGGAGGAATACACGAGTCCTATTTCTAAAATTTACAAAATTGAGGAGGAGTATATTGTGATGACGGAGAATTCGATTTATATTGTGGATCTGAAAATCCCCACAAAGCGCATTTCTGCATAATAAAATGATGGTTTCTATAAATTATAGCGCTATAATTTATAGATTATGATTTCAAACGATCAATATACATATGATACAAACAAAGATACATACAAAGATACAAAGAATTTTGTTGATAATTGTAAAGGTATTAATGACCAAGGAGAAAAATTAGCATGTTATTTAATTAAAGATACATTAACCTATGATGGTAGAAATGATACAACAATAAAACAACAATATAAAGAAGCAAAAAATGATTTTTTAGGTTATAATGATGATGATGATAGAAAAACTGAATATAATAAATTAATTAGAACTGAACCATTTAAAAATGTTTTGCGCCAACAAGCGCTTCCATTATATGATGAAATTATCACAAAAAAACTTGTTAAACACCATGTTAACAAAATTTTAAAATCTGAATCTTTACCAAATATCCCAATCGGAAAACTGAAATCAAAAACGAAATATAACCAGAATGTAAATAATATTTCACCACAACAACAACAACAAATGCAACAACCACATATTCAACGACTACCAATACAACCACACATGCAACACCAAATTTATGGAATGCCAACACAACAACCATTTCAACAACAACAAATGCAACAACAACCATTTCAACAACAACAAATGCAACAACAACAACCACTAATACAACCACAACAACAAATACAACAACAAATACAACAACAACCATTTCAACAACAAATCGCAACATTTTATTATTTTAACCCATTTGATGATTCAATTTATAATGATAGTAGTCCAAAACCAATTTTGACTCGTGGAATAAAAACCGCACGTGACGAATTGTTTAATATTATTAAGAATGATCAATCGAGTGAAAGAACAAAAATGGTATCTCGAACTATTACGGGAAAAACAGTATCTAAAATAACCGGCATGAACGATAATTACTCAAAATTATTGAGTAAACTTTTAATTCCACATGAAAGAGGTGCTTTATCTTTTCGAAACAAAGATAATAAGGCCGATGTAATTGCAATAAACAATCATCTTAATTATATTCGATATCTTTCGCATGCAGTGTATGTGCACGAAACGAAAGATAATAAAATTCTTAATTATACTCACACCGACAACAAAAAATATATTTTAGAAATACCGAAGTTGTCCACGGCATTAGGTATGGCATGTATGCACAGTTCAAAACCAACAATATACCTTATATTGTCTTTTTTAAATTCTTCTCCACAGATGTTTGATATGCATTTGACTTTTGCATCATTCTTATGTGAATATATCATTATATACCCGGAAAACATGATAAATATAAATACATATGAATGTTTAAACAATTTTAAAAATGATAATCTGGTTATGGATGATTTAAATAAATTGAATACGTATTTAAATAACAACAAAAATATAAAAAATAAAGGATATGTGCACAAAAATACATTATTAAAACATTTGTTAAACTATAGACAATATAATTTGTATAATGAAATAAATAACGAATATAATGATTTGACTAATAATACATTAACTGTAGAAAATGCATTAAAGACTAATAAAGGCGGCATTACACTTAATGATAAACGTTTAAATATAATAGCCGATGTGATTAAGAATAATAAAAAGAAACAAATTACAATAATGCCAAACATGCTTCACAGACACACAATATATAATAATAAAATACTGATGAAATCCATACCTAAAGGGTCATATGGAGCCGTTAACCAAGCTTTAAGTGCAGTTGGATGGTCTTCTATGGGCGGTAAAAAAACCCTAAAACGCAAAACCCTAAAACGCAAAACAACCAAAAAAAGATAAACACAATACAGATATAAATATTATATTTCTATCTGCATATGGCAAGCTATTTCACCCGTGAAAGTTTGCGCGAATTACATACTCAGGAAATGAACGCCAAATTTGCCCAAGAAATCGAGACCGTAACACATAATATTAAAAAAGCGGTCATATTGAACGCAAAAAGCGGAGAAAAGGAAAATACATTCGAATATACTCCTAGTCCGTTGATTATATCGTTGTCTCCAGAAAAAGAAATTCTCAATCGATTACAACATATTTTTTTGGATTTAGAAATTTATTTGTCTGCGCATGAAAATAAAAAGGATTGTTTTGTGTTTGATATTCGTTGGGGAATAGAATAATATTCATAAATATATTATATGTCTTCTCCATCGCAAATTACGCGACACATGTTGCGCCAAATATATGAAAACGAACTAATAGCAACCAATAAACGCGAAGTGGCGATTATTGTTTGCCACATAAAAAACACAGTATTGCGCCGTGCTAAAATCGGCGAAAATGATGCCACATTCGAATATACTCCACATCATTCGATTAGCCATTTGTTTCCACAAAATATGATTTTATCAGAGTTGGAAAATTTGTTTGGAGATATGACGATTCGAATGATTACTCGCGAAAATAATAAAAATACTTTCAGGTACACTTTTGAAATAGTGTGGTAATAATACCAGATTTCTGATTCAGTATACGCGCCATGAACGTGTTTAGAAGTTCGTTTATATCATTAATGTATATGCCTAATACAGATATGGAAAAGTATTATCTTGGTGCAGGTGACGTCATGACGTCTTCGGCTAATTCACAATCTGGACAAAGTCAACAGTCGCAACAACAGAAACAAGATAAAAGCAGGCAGCAACAACAAGGCGGAAAAAAATGCCGAAAATACAAAAAAACGAAAAGATATCAATATCGCCAAGTCGGTAGTAAAAAACAAAGGGATAAACAAAGAGACCAAAGAGACCAAAAACAGACGCACTCAAAAAGACAAAGACAAACACACACGAAAAGAAAGCGTTATGTGCCTTGGTAAAACATATTCTGCTATCATATTGATATTTTATCAATATGATTACATGATAATCATTATGTCGAACGACTTTTGGATCTTTTTAACGAACGACTTTTAGATCTTTTTAACGAACGACTTTTAGATCTTTTTAACGAACGACTTTTAGATCTTTTTAACGAACGACTTTTAGATCTAATAATTGTACGACGCCTTGTATGACGTTTGCCATAATTTCTCACTTTTGTGTCAGATTTCTTTATTTTCGCCAGAACCATTTTTTCCCACAATAGTAATGTACCACAAGTAGTATTAATATCGGTAATAACACCTGTATCAGACGTTATATTATTCATTTTTTCATGTATGTCTCTATATGTATCATTACATAGATTTCGTGTTTTGTTTATATCATCCAACAAATTATTTAGTTGGCTTTTATTATTAATGCACTTGAATTCATTTTCCATTACATATTTCAGAAGTTTGTATTCTTTATTGATCTTTTCACTATTTTCTCGATGTTTTAAACTGAGATATGTGTGATCATTATCACAATTCATTATAAAATGAGTCGAGATATTATTTATCTTTTGGTGAAAACATATTATAATTTTACTCCTCCGGAGAAGACGTAAACGTCTATTGGTATTGATTAATAATTATCTCGAATAGCTTTGCCAACTGGAAATCGCGGCACCTGCTGTTCACTCAACTCCTGAAATATCACAGTTAGCTGTTTATTTATATACGATTCTGCGTTGAGAAATAATTGACGGCGATATTCCAAACTTCCCTTTGGACGAACACTAAATTCACGTCCATCCTTATTTTTGCATATCCAAATGACTGTTCCTTTATCTCGTCCATCCGCTTCTTTATATCCAATAATCGGATATTCATCTTCGATAAATTCCTTGTATTTTTGTAAATCATGACTGCGATAATTTTCCACATATAATCCGTGTGTATTACGCAGCATAATACCTTCATATCCGGCGTCTATATATTCCGAAAATGCCAGATAAAACTCGTCTTGATTGTGGACTATTTTTGTTTCGACTAATTCAATATGATTAACGTGTGTTTGCAATAGAGAACATAATTGTTCATAACGTTTGTCGTATGTATATGTATTGATTATATCATAAACATGATAAGATACCATTTTCAAACGCAATTTGTCGTCTGTGCTTATTTTTTTCTTTTTAATCAACCCAGCCAATTCTTCAAAAGGAATAGCGTCTGTATATAGTTCTCCGTCTAATACCAATTGTGGATTATTATTGAAAAGGGGAAACAAACTTTCGCAAATATGTTCCATCGTATCGAAATAGGTACCAGTACGAGACTGTGCGCGCACTTTTCCGTCAATTAAATAAAAAACACATCGCAATCCATCTAATTTGGGCTGAACATAACACGGAAATACAATATTATTTTTCTTGTTTTTGGTTGTGTTGCGCTCGTATTTATGTGCTAACATGGGAAATATTTTTTTGGTTTTCAAGGGCAGTTCTTCCTCCGCCGTTGTTTGGGGGTGTGTTTCGGAATATTGTTCAGATTTCCCTAGATTTATGGAGGTAGTATAGCTCTCTTTTTCTTGTTTATCCTTCCACTTTTTCTCGGTTTCGGCCATACACTGTTGTAATGGGGAAGTTTCATTTTTTTTGCCAATATTTTTGCCTTCAGTATATTGTCGCATATTTGTTTGTTTTTTACCGTCTAACTGTCCATATTCTATGTACGATATGGCAAACGCGCCTTCGATACTAACCCAAGCTTTCCATGACTTTATTTTTCCGTTTTTTTCAATCCCATATAATATTGGAAATGCGTGGTGCACACTCATGTCTTTTACACCTTATATTTTACATACTTTATATCGTTTTCCGTTTTATATTTATCCATTTTAGTCACATAAAATACATAAAATTGAATATAATTGTATGTGTTATTTAAATATGCATAGATTTCTGAAGTAAATTATTCAATATGTCTCACTATTTTTCGGAATTACCTTTCTATCTTGGATTAGATGATGTATATGATCCTATTGGTGAAATAATTTTGTATTTAGACGCGCATGATAAACGCGAAGAATATGCATTTGTTTACAATTTGCTGAATAAATACATGGGCAATTATTTGCAGTTATATTTCAATAACTACTGTGAATATAAAAAGGCGAAAGCGGCAAGTCAAAATATCGAATTATCAACTATTGTAGATGAAAATGGTAATACATTACTGCATCATTTTGCCATGTTGGGAGATTGCGAATTGGTGGAAATAGCGCTAAATCGGCTAAAAATCGATGTGAATGCTCACAATTATGGCGTCGATTATTTTACTGACCGTGACGATAAAGGTAAAACTGCATTAATGTGTGTAGTCGAAATGGATTGGCACGGAGAATGGAAACAAAAATATATGGACGTTTGCATACTTTTGGTGCAAAATAATGCGGATTGGACAAGACTCTTTCACTTAACTGAGGTTGATACATATGGTATCAATCATCGAATAAAAATAAATAAAAATAACGAATATGTGTATTCTAACACCGATGATAATGTTATTGTTTTATTGGAAGAATTAAATAATAAAGGGCTGATTGATGTCAATACAAAATGCGTATATCGTGGGAGAAAACGTTTCGGAAGAAGAACATGTCCGGAAAGATGGGGGCGGCGCTATAGTTATTATATTATACAACATCCTATGTACATGTCTGGCAATTATAGTTTCAATAAAACTGTTATGTATTTAGCAGTATGGAATCGCAATTTGCGCCTTGTCAATTGGCTATTGAGAAACGGTGCGGATTTTGAATGTAATGTTGAATATTTAGCATTACCTGAACCATACATAACATATTTGAAAAAAGAATATATGTTTCATAAAAGAAAATCGGCATTAATGGTCATGGAAAATAATGTCAATAACAAATATTTATCATGTCCATATGTGTTTCGTGAGGTATTATCTTATGTATAATCTACTTGTTTATCAGAATAGACATTATTGTAAGTATATTATTAGCTATTCACGCTTCTTCTGATGATTTTACTCCTCATGAGAAGACGTTATTACTTTTTCCAAACATAAAAAAACTCCGTATTTAAATGATCTTTATTTTCCCCTTTTTTATTGTGTCGATTTTGTTTTTTCATATCATATTTATGGTGTGCCTCCCCAAATAAACCTTTGCATACTCGCTCATATATTTCAGATGAAATATTTAATACATAAACTCCGCCTTTTTTCAAATGCGCATATGTCTGATAAAACAAAGGCAAATAAAATAATTCATCCCAGTCTTCTTTATATTGATACACTAGTGTATTGTTATATTTTTCGGTATTATAATAGGGAGGAGACGTAAATACCATATCATAATCTAATTTAGAATAATCTATATCTAATGCACTTTTAAAATACAATTCGATTTGTGTAGATGAACGGGACGATAAAAACTGCGTCAATTTATGGTAGGGTTCCTCCAGACGCATATTGGAATCGATTCCAATATATTTATGAATATTAAGCGCGCATGCGCCCACTAATCGACCTCCCCAACCCATCGTAAAATCTAAGATCGTTTTGGGTTTGTATTTATCATAATATTCCATCGCTAAAATGGGACGAAATATATTAACAGAGCCATAGTAAAGACGATAAATATTATAATATCGCACGTAATTGTTTTCATATTTGCGCTCGTTTTTCATTTTTTCATGGAGTTTTTTGATATTTTCTTTATTTCCGAAATAATCTAAATTATCCCAAAACTCGAAAAAACTGAGTCGATTGCGACTCACTGTATTTAACCGTTCATGAAATGTGAAACTATCCACCACTTTATTTCCAGTAGTGACATAAACCGATTTTTCTTTTGCACTTGCGCCTATTTGGACTAATTGGTCATAATCATCGGCAATCTCTTTATTTGTATAATGCCTGACTTTATCGGATAGATCGCGTTTTTCGGCATCGCTCATATTTTCCGTATATTGTCGGGAAGATTCGCTATATATTTTGGGAGAAGGCAGTTTGCCATTATTATTTTCGATGGCTTGCAAGGTCTGCTCTGCGTCTGCTTGTGATTTTACTATTTTATGAATGATTTTCGGCTCTTGAGTATTATAAATCATGTAGTAATCTTTATTTCGCATTTTTTTCTGTTTCCACATAATGGGGATTATATAAAACTGTAGATGTTTTATGAAATCCATTTATACGGATAATACCTAGAGGATATTTTCTATTGCCTCTATTTGTTCTTTCGTTAATGATGCCGGAAACTCCACCTCGAATTCAATAATCAGATTTCCTTTATTTGCATCACGGACCATACCTAAATTTGGAATAACCTTTTTAAAATGCGGGTGAATAACGGTATTGTGTGTTTTATTGTTGAGAGAAAGCAATTTGCCATTTACATGTGCGATTTCAAACGAAAATCCGGTCAAGGCTTCTTTCAAAGATATTGATTTTTTCAAATACAAATCCATACCCTGACGAATAAACGGTGTATCATTCTTCACATTCATGATGAATTTAATATCGCCCTTCAAGTTATCATTCACCGTATTGCCACAGTCGCGTAATATTACTATTTCACCGTGGTCTGCACCGGGAGGTATAGTTAAATAAATGACTTCATTTTCGGTTATTTTAAGGTCGCCATTCATAACCCATTTATCGACGCTTATGTGAAGTGTGCACCCGTTATATGCCTGTTCAAATGTGATTTCGACGTTTTGAATAATGGGTGGCGGTTTTTGCATTTGTCTGAAAATATGTTCGTGTCCACCGCCGGGCATACCTCCACTCATATGAAACACATGTATACCTCCGGGCATTCCGTGCATTCCGTGCACACCAGGCATTCCTGGCATACCACCCCCAAACATCATATTAAATATATTACCTATATCTGGGTCCATCATATGTATTCCACCAGGATGAAACCCATTTAATTCCGCGTCATATTGCGCACGACGATGAGGATCGCTGATGGTTTCATATGCTTCATTTATTTCTTGAAATTTTTGTTTTGCATCGGGAGAAGGGTTGCGATCCGGATGATATTTTAGTGATAATGCGCGATAATTTTTACGTATTAAAGTTTCGTCCGCGTCTTTTGCAACGCCTAAAGTATCATAATGATTTGGCATAATAATGTATTCGTCATAAATATTTATATTCTATTTGTGTGAAATTATATTTTATGTCATACAAAACATTTAAATAATGCATATGTATTTATTTATCATACATGAATACAGAGTATAGTCAAACATTTATATCAAAGTATAAACCATATTACGTGAAAGATTTTAATACCGATAAACGCCTTATAAGTATTCTAAATACCCTTCAGGAAATAGATGATTTGAATATATTGATGATAGGCAATTCAAGTTCGGGAAAAACAACGTTATTATATGCTTTATTGCGTGAATATTATTGTTTGGGAAAAGATGATCTTATTCCGGAAACAAATATTATGGTTATTAATAATTTGAAAGAACAGGGTGTAAATTTCTTTCGGAATGAAATGAAAACGTTTTGTCAATCACATAGTTCTATTTATGGAAAGAAAAAAGTGATTATGATTGACGATATAGATACAATTAATGAACAAAGTCAACAGGTGTTTCGGAACTATATAGATAAATACAAAAATAATATTCATTTTATTTCGGCATGTACGAATGTTCAAAAAGTGATTGAAAGTTTACAGTCACGACTTCACATAATTAATATTTTATCACCCAACTCTTCCAAGATCAGCCAATTAATGGACAAAATAATTGAAGAAGAAGCCATCAATATTGATAATGACTCAAAAAGGTTTTTATTAAGTCGATCACAACTATCTATGCGGAATGTAATAAATAATCTCGAAAAAATATACCTTTATTCAAAAAACGATGATGGTCAAATTCCTATTAACTTAGAATTATGTGAAAAAATATGCACTACTATTTCTTTTCATCAATTTGAAGAATATATACACGCACTTTCGCAAAATAATCTTCGCAAAGCAATTCAAATTTTATATGAAATAAATGGGTATGGATATTCAGTAATTGACATATTGGATTATTTTTATACTTTTGTAAAATTAACAACGTTGTTATCCGAAGATCAAAAATATAAAATTATTCCGTTATTATGTAAATATATTATGATATTTAACAATTTTCATGAACATAGTATTGAATTGGCACTATTTACAAATAATATTTATAATGAATTATATAAATCATGAAATTCATATAAATAAGTAATTTGTTTATAATAAAATGGAAAACGTGAAACATATTGACGAAAAGACTCCCTATTTAGGAACATTAGGAATGTTTGAAAATAATGCGTTGGATTCAGATTCGAAATTGGTTGTGAATAGTAAGGAGGTGGATAGCATAGTTATGTCTATATTGAAAAAATTTGTCCAACGTTCACAATTTGGAAAGGCAAAATATGGTACTGATTTAGACAGGGAAGATTTATCTGTTTTAGATTGGATTGCACATGCACAGGAAGAACATATGGATGCGATTTTATATTTGGAAAAGTTAAAAAATACTTTGTTATCAGGCAATAAATGACATCTATTTAGAAAAGACGTTAAAAATAGTATTCAATAAACAATTTTCGGATTTTATATAAAACTCTCTATATTTATATAACTGCATATTTTAATCAGATATGACAAAACAAATATTTCGCAACACTATACCAATCCAAATATTGTTTGATTTATTGGAAGAAATATGCTTGAAGACTGATAAATATTATTTGGTGGATATGAATGCCTACAAAAAACTTATGTATAAGGAATTGCATGTGAAACTTGTCAATTCAATAATCGAATATTACCATTCATCGAAACAATTCTATGTGACACGCAAAATGACATATAATTCATTCACAAATATAATACGTCAAATATGTAAAACAAATAATGTTATGTTTACCTCCCAAATAAAATATAACGAATCCAAATATAATATTGATTACTTAATATATTTTTAACCTTAGGTGTATAGAAATTTCAACATACTATTATATATTATGTTTTCGAGTAAAAATATTTATTATGTATTGTTTGTTATATTTCTATTATTGGTTTCGTCATACGCAAGTAAATATTGGAAATCCTTATTTGCTCCTAAAGATGAATATGATATGATTAAAAATTATTTATTGACTGAATCTCCGTTATATGGATATGATAAACCTAAAATATGGATACATAGTAAATTCGAATATAATTCTCGAAAATGGGAAAGTTTTCATTCCCGTTCCAGTTATGATTTAAATCAACCGTATATTCATTTGACAATAAGGTCGGTCATCGAACACTGTGGTGATCATTTTCATGTATGTTTGATTGACGATGATACATTTAGTAAATTAATACCCTCATGGGATTTAGATTTAAAACAGGTTGCTGAACCCATGAAATCACATTATCGTGAAATTGGAATGGCTGAATTGGTTTATTATTATGGCGGCATGGTATTACCCAATTCCTTTTTATGTCTCGATGGATTGGAGAACATTTATCAACAGGGTGTCGAGGGAGATAAGATGTTTGTTTGTGAGGGTATTAATCGCAATTGTAACATATTAGATAAAGGAACTCACTCGCCATTCATTCCGAGTCATTATATTTTTGGTGCGCAAAAGAATAACGAGAACGTCAAACAATATGTGAAATATTTGAAAGAACGAAATCAAACGCCACATTTTTCGAATCATAGCGAATTTTTAGGAGATAGTTCAGCGTGGTTTATTCACGAAATACGGAACGGAAATGTCAATTTAGTGGGAGGAGATGTTGTGGGTATAAAAGACCATACCCATCGTCCCATATTGTTGGAGAATTTGATGGAAGAGGATTATTTAAAATTATCCTCCAATTGTGTAGGCATTTATATTCCCGAAGATGAACTATTAAAACGAACTAAATATCAGTGGTTTGCTCAAATGCCTAGCGAACAATTATTACAAACAAATATGATATTGACGAAATACTTGAAACAGTCGATGGTAAGTTATACCGAGAAGGCTTCACGTGTCGCTAATGAAACGAAGAGTGTATCGGCAATATAAAAAATTGATAGTATTTGTTATATATATACATATATCAAATGCTTAAAAGTAAACCAACTCAAATCATGGAAATGATGAAAATTGACGAGACAACCCAAACCGAAACCGAATATGGATATTTCTGTGATATTGAGTCACAACCTTTGGAACAAAGAATCATCGTGGTAAGAACTCACGAAGGATATAACGTATCTCAACAAAACTTGCATTTATACTTGAGTGAAGAATGCACCAAACGCGGCCAGCCATTATTACCCTGTTTCCGTAAACAAGTTGTTACTCATCCTCCCATAATTGTAAACGAAGATAAAGTTATTACCGAACTCATGTATGAGGAAAATGACACGGTAGGTTGTGTTCGGTCCAAAAAAGAAACCTGCAACTATTTATGTGTATGTATATTATCTGCTCTTATGGGGTATATATTTGCGGTTGCTTTTCCCGTCGATAAAGAAATACAATTATGAATATTATTGGTCTTTCGAATTAAAATAATTATAAATAAGATTATCTGTATTATGATTTGTGACGTCGCCACATACCGTTGACATCGATTCATACATTTTACGTAAAACGTCATTAGGCGCTATTGATCCCACTTTTATAAACCCTTTTTTAATGAGTGTTTTACGTACTTCTTCCATCGGCGTTTGTTTCAGTTTTTGGCATTTATCCGCTATTTGTTTTCTTATTGTGCGATTAGATACTAATACAGACACACGTGGATAATATTTGGACTTGCCTACCTTGAATGTACGACGAGTAGTTTTCCGCTGTTTGCGTCTCATGAATTTAGGTTTTTGCATTTTTTCTTTTATTTCCTCTTTTTTCCTTTCCATGCTTTGTATTTCATATTTCTTTTTCATCCAATCGGGAGAACGAAATTTCTCCAATAGTTTTTTTTGTCGTTCAGTTGCTGGATCTGTATGCCCGCCTAACATACTTTCATTTTGTGAGTGGATACTTTGCTGATTAGAGGGGGAATGAACGATTTGTGGTTGATTTGTTGCAATATTGTGTGCATAATTATCGCCTCCATATTGGGGTGAACCATAATTTTTTTGGGTTTTTCTCCATTCTCGATAGGTTGGTAATGACCCACCTTTCATACAACCATATTGTGGATGTGTTGGCGGTTTCAATTGCACGGTTGTATTATCTGCAATATTTTGAAATAATCCAGGATCTTCCACGGAAATATTCTGGTCCAATACATTATTTAACACACCTCCATTATATAATAGTGAACCAACCCCTGGGTCATATGATTTAAATGTTTTATTGAATTGATTTTGAGTTTGATTTTTTTCTGCGATAGATTGCAAATAATTCAGCGAATCTTTGAAATCACTATTGAATTCGTCTTCTATATCAGTATTGCTTAGTTTAGGGAGATTAGATGAATGTGTATTTGCACCAGCATGTTGTTCCATAATTTTTTTTAGACGGTTTTCCTGCTGTTGACGAATATACTTAAGTAACTGATTTTTTGTGGTTTTATTATGATTTGGTTTCCCTCCCCGAACACGTATTTTTGGTGTATTTTCTGAGGGTTCGCGCTTTTTTCGTGTGCGTGAAGAAGATACCTTAAATAAATCAGGATTTATATGTATTGTTTTCTTTTCACTCATCCATTATATATGTTTATGTAGATAGAATTCATAAACATTTATCGGCAATAAATGGCGCAGCCATTATATGTAAAGTGTATTTAGTAAATCTTTTCGAATCGTATTTTCCTCCTTAATGTTTTTGGAAAACACATCGAATCCGTTTTGTATATCTTCCTTTGTAATTATTTTTTGCAATTCTATTGGCTTTCCATAGATTCGTCGCGAATGTTCGATTTTCGTGTAATAAAAAAGCAATTCCATGTCGCGACCATAATGCTTGAATCTGGATTTGTGTTTATCAAACCATTTAACATCTATTATATCATCATTTTGAAGTTTCCACCCCGAAAGAATAACTTTTTGTGCAAATATTTGCATTAACTCTTTGGGAGAATAATCGTTTATTTTGAAACGCCAAATAAATCGCGACTCTAACCCTCGATTGGAAGCAAAAAAATAATTATTTAGTTCATCTTCATACCCTGCAATAATAACCATTAAATCGTCTTTTCGGTCACTTAGTGCCTCACATAATGTATCTACGCATTCTCTGGAATATGAATCCAAATCGTTAGTATTTGCTAAAGAATACGCTTCGTCTATAAATAATACACCTCCCGAACATTCATCAATTACTTTGCGCGTTTTTAAGGCCGTTTGTCCTAAATACCCCGCTACCAAATCGTTACGTGTTACCTTTTTGAAAACATTTTTTCGCAATATACCAACTTTAGAATACATTTTACCAATTATTTTAGCCACTTCCGTTTTACCGGTTCCGGGAGGTCCATAGATAACGGTATGTTTGAAATCTCCACCTAATGCACCAATATGTAAACCCTGTAAAAAATACAATAATTGTTTTACTATAGACGTTTTTAAGGTATCCATACCAATCATGGAATTTAGTTCATGTAGTTCGTCTTTAATACTATGTAACGCAGATAAATCAATATTGTATTTTACACCCGTTTCCGGAGTATATTTCTGAATAATGCTCAAAATATCGGTTAGTGAATGTATATTTACATCAATAAATATTGATACATTACTTATGTCTGGTTGTGATAGTGATACGTCATGTGCAATATTTTCAGCAGATGCTGTTAATATTTGTGTAGATGATGTCTTATATGAGGAAAATGCCGATTTTGGAAATCGCTCTCCCGAATATAATGATTTATTATAACCATTTTCGACCGAATGTTTAAGCGATTTTAATAGTATTTCGTCAAAATCAACTTTTTGTTTCTTTTTCCAATTATCCAAATATTCAATAAATATTCGCGAATTATTCTGATTTATGAGCATGTGATTACAAGTTATATGATATTGTATTTATATATTTCTATAAAATGTTAATTGCGAACATTATCGTCTAACCGTTTCAAATAGATAATTATAATCTATGGATCGAGAGGAAAAAATTGAATCAAAAAAAAGAATATAAACAGAAATTACCTAATAATTAAAGTAATCAACAAGTTCAATAAAATGAGTTCTCAATATCATCAAACCTTGCATGGCGCATGTGATGTCGATAATGGTTCGTTTGTTCATTCTATGGATAGTTTTGCTAAAACAATTCCTATTATTCAGAGTTCGGTGTTGTTTGGGTCGTCCAAGACCACTATCCGCGTTCCTAAACGCAAAAACACACCGGCCACTAATACTACACCTCCCTTGGTGAAAAAGAATGACAAACCACCATCGACTCCTTCTGTGATCGATGATACCATGAGTAAACGTATTATTAAACAAATAGAAGAAGATATGATCCATAATCCTCAGCTTAATACTAGCCTGGAGGAAATCAAAAAGGGTATTCAAAAACAAATCGAGGAATTTCAAGAAAAAGATAAACATGTGTTGGAACATTTAGGCGATTTTGAAGAGGAACCATTCACCTTGATTGAATCGTATTTCAGTTCTCAACATTTGGAACGGTTGGTTAGACATCAAATCGAGTCGTATGATCATTTTATTAAATATCAAATTCATCGCACGATTGAGATGTTTAATCCGCTGGTTATTCATTCGGAAAATGATTTGCATGAAGAAAGTGGTAAGTATTTGTTGGAAGTGGTAATGAATTTTAAAAACTTGAAAATATATCCTCCACGTATCCATGAAAATAACGGCGCAACCAAAATGATGCTTCCACAAGAGGCCAAATTGCGCAATTTTACATATGCATCCACCATCACTATTGACGTGCATATTCAATATATCATTCGCAATCCAGATAATATGGATGCACCGCATATTATTGACAAGGTCCTCCCCAAAATCAATATTTGTAAGATGCCGATTATGTTGAAATCGTCTATTTGTGTTTTAACGCAAAATAGTCATATTAACTCGGCATTTACTGGAGAATGTCCCATGGATTGTGGTGGTTATTTTATTATTAAGGGGTCGGAAAAAACGGTACTTGGACAAGAACGTGCTGCCGAAAATCGCATATACTGTTTCGATGGGAAAAATACGACAAAATGGAGTTGGTTTGCGGAAATCAAGTCTGTTCCCGATTATAAATGCATTTCGCCCAAACAGGTGGATATGATGATCGCTAGTAAGGTTACTGGTCTAGGTAATGGTATTTTTGTGACGATTCCCCGCATCAAACAACCGATCGAATTGTTTATTTTGTTTCGTGCACTTGGTGTCATAAGTGATAAGGCGATTTGTGAATATATACTTTTGAATATATTCGACGAAAAACAAAAAGAAATATTGGAATTCTTACAGACGTCGATTATTGACGCAAACAAATATATCACTCAAAAAGATGCTATGAAGTATATTGTGGGGCTAGTTGCTTATACCCCACTAAATATGGATAAGGAAACTGGCGCGAAAAAGAAGTATGAATTTGCACAGGATGTCCTGAATAACGATTTGTTTCCCCACTGTCGGAATGTACCTCAGAAATTATATTTGTTGGGTACTATGGCGAAGAAATTAATACAAACGGCACTTGGATGGATTCCTCCCGATGACCGTGATTCCTATTTAAATAAACGTATTGAATTGTCTGGAACATTATTGAATAATTTGTTTCGCAACTATTTCAATAAATTGATCAAGGAAACGCAAAAACAGGTTGTGCGTGAAATCAATAACGGTTCATGGCGTACACTAAACGATGTGATATATAATTCAAAATCGCAACAATCTAATTCTGCCGAACTCACAAATATAAATGCGCCAGTCTATAAGGAAGAAAATATAATAACGATGACAAATATTTATAAAATCATGAAATCCACTACGATTGAGAACGGAATCAATCGCGCGCTTTCTACCGGTGATTTCAGTATTAAACAATCAAATAGTAGTAAGGTAGGTGTTGCGCAAGTGCTTAATCGATTGACATATACTTCGAGTTTGAGTCATTTGCGTCGTATTAATACGCCGCTTGAAAAGAGCGGCGAATTAATTGCGCCTCGTAAATTACATAACACAACATGGGGATTCTTGTGTCCAGCGGAGACACCAGAAGGTCAATCTATTGGCGTGGTTAAAAATATTAGTTATATGACACATATTACGATTCCCACTACAAGTGCATCATTATATGAATATGTAGAACCGTATATTTTAAAAGTCGAAAATGCTGCGTCTCCGAATGAGCTATTCGATAAAGTAAAGGTATTTGTTAACGGATGCTGGTTGGGAGTTACAGACAATCCATCGCAGTTATATCAGGATATGAAGGATAAAAAACATATGGGTATCATTAATATATACACATCTGTCGTATTTGACTATAAGTTCGGTGAAATTCGTTTGTGTAGTGATGGCGGACGTTTAACACGTCCGGTTTTACGCGTGAAAGATAATAAAGTGCTTTTGACAAAAGAAATAGTGAATAAAATTGCCAACCGCGAATTATCTTGGAACGATTTGCTGACTAATTGTCGTATTCCGGACTCGGTAATAGAATATATCGACCCCGAAGAACAGAACTATTCGATGATTGCGATGAAAGCCAAAGAAAAATATTTGCACGATCCTTCATTCAAGATTCTGTATACACACTGTGAGATACACCCAAGTACAATATTTGGTGTATTGGCATCGTGTATTCCATTTCCCGAACATAATCAAGCACCTCGTAATACATATCAAACTGCTATGGGCAAACAGGCAATTGGCGTCTATGCAACCAACTTTGACCAGCGTATGGATAAAACTGCATATGTATTGAGTTATCCCAGTCGTCCATTAGTCGATACACGTCTGATGAATTTCATTCATTTGAATAAAATTCCCTCTGGATGTCAAATTCATGTGGCGATTATGACACATACTGGATATAATCAGGAAGATAGTGTATTAGTCAACAAGGGATCGATCGACCGCGGTTTATTTGCGGCGACAATATATCACACAGAAAAAGACGAAGATAAAAATATTATTCGCGACGAAATAATTCGCTGCAAACCGAATAAGACTAAGACGAAGTGTATCAAGTATGGCAACTACGATAAGCTGAATGAAAACGGTTTCATTCCCGAAAATACTTTGGTGGAGAATCGCGATGTGATTATTGCTAAAATCATTCCTATCAAGGAAAATCGCAACGATCCCTCCAAAACAATCAAATATGAAGACCAGAGTAAGACTTTTCGCACTACTGAGGAAACGTATATTGATAAAAATTATACGGGACGTAACGGCGATGGTTATAATTTTGGTAAAGTCCGCGTTCGTATTTTCCGCAAGCCGGTTCTTGGAGATAAGTTTTCGTCAAGACATGGACAAAAAGGAACTTGTGGTAATATCATTCCTGAATGTGATATGCCATTCACAAAAGATGGATTGCGTCCGGATATTATTATTAATCCACATGCAATTCCTTCACGTATGACGATTGCGCAATTGAAAGAGACGCTTCTCGGAAAAGTATTATTGGAGTTGGGAATGTTTGGCGATGGAACAAGTTTTGGTAATTTAGATATCAAGACTATAGCCAGCGAACTTCAAAAATTAGGGTATGAAAGCTATGGTAATGAGGTTATGTATAATGGATTAACAGGAGAACAAATGGAGACAAGTATATTTATTGGACCAGTATTTTACCAGCGATTAAAACACATGGTAAGTGATAAACAACATAGTCGATCGATTGGTCCTATGGTGAACTTGACGCGACAACCGGCTGAAGGACGTAGTCGTGATGGTGGTTTCCGTGTTGGTGAGATGGAACGTGATGTTTTAATTGCACACGGTATGTCAAACTTCTGTCGCGAACGATTGTTTGATGTTTCGGATAAATACAATACATGGGTATGTAAATGCTGTGGTATGATATCTCCCTATAATGATGGAGATAAAACAAGTATGCATATGAATAATGATTTCAGAATTCATAAGTGCCAGACTTGTGATAATACGACGGAATTTGCAAAAGTCGACATGCCGTATTCATACAAGTTGCTGTCTCAGGAATTACAAACTATTAATGTGGTGCCTCGCTTATTAACGGAGTAATGATGTGGTAAGTATTTATATTTATTGTTTTGATCTATTTTTTTTTGTTTTGTGCCTTTTGAACGACGATGGTTCACCATTATGTGACCGACTCTTTGTTCTGCGTTTGGATGAATGACTGCGAGAACGTTTTCTCGATTCTGATTTTTTCGATATATCATATTTTTCAGAAATATTACGTATCATTTTGCACGTATCATCTCCGGTGGTCACGTCATAACAAGTGAAATTGGTTTTCACATAAAATCCTAACGCACCCGTCAAACTATTGAGTTCTATTCGGTCCAGAGATACTCCACGCAATTTCAAGTATCCACATAGCGCATCTAAATATTCGATCATTTTACTGCCAACACCACCAACATTTTTATTGGAACATAATATATCTATAAAGAGTGAGGATTCATTTGTGTTAAAATATAATATTGCCACACCCATAATTGTAGGCGTCTTATTTATATTGCCAATAACTTCAAATACAGCATCACAATCTTTTAACGCGTCTTCAATATATCCAGGATTTATTGTATCACATATAATTTCTTTTTCCACAAACGGCTGAAGTCCACGCACCGACTTATCGTAAAAAGAATTCATGTATTTTAAAAGCGTTTCCTTTTTCCGAGTTAACATATTTCGAGTGTATATTGTATCTTCATTATGAATAGTGTATGTGGTATAGTTTTTTTTATTGAATAGCCAGTCGAGTGTAGGACGTAAAAAATATTTATATTGCGATAATTCTTTAATTACATTTTTATAGGATTCATGATCCCCGTTTTCCACATGAAGTTCCATGAATTCGTTTGTGGCTTCGTCTACTGACTGTGTTCCCTTATGCGCTTTTACCAACGAATTGTTGACTTCTTCTAAATAATGCAATATTTCTCGCAACGGATCTTTGCTATAATTATCTGGACGCGGACGCAAATCTTTGATTTTCTTGGGATTGAAACTAATACGCATAGTATCTATTTGTGTTCCTGCATCTTTTAATGTGTATGTTGCTTTGCGTTTCATATATATACATCTTACATATTGTCCGTTCGAAGTAAAAAAATAATACGTTGCAACCTTACCTTGTCGTTCATATCAAGTAATATGATATTGATCTATAAATGCGTTCTTCTGCATTATGAAGTACACATACACCTTCCAAACCAACATACCTTTTATTGTCAAAATGTGTCATTCCGGGTACAATAATATCCAAATAGGTTTGAAATCCTATTCCCAAATACAATCCGCTCTGTTTCATTTTCTTGTATGTCTGTGGTGTGCGAATCGCTGCTAATATACCTCTGAATCGATACTTATTAGTGTTTGGTATATTTGTAAAATAACATCCATCATAATATTTGCCCTCTATTAGTCCCAACCAATATCCATATTGCAGCAATTGTTCTCGCTCAGATAATTTTTTCATATTATCCATTTGATTATTGTAACGCGTTTGTGAATAAACGGACGGCGTTGTGCGATTCTTTTCCACATAATGTTTAATATCCACACCTGCAAATACAGCCTCCGATAAATGCACCCATTTAACATAAGATGAATCCGCATGGTCAAGACAAGCCTTCCAAAATAGTTGTGGGTAATCGTATTTTAATCTTGCCAAATGCCATATCATCATCGCATATGACATCGAATGAGATTTGCAGAATCCGTATTCTGTTAAACGTTCTATCAGATCAATATGTTTTTCGATGTAGTTTTCCAATTTCTTGCCTTCATAAATTCCGTCTTTTTGGCATTTATTTACCAAACAGCGAATCACTTTTTCGATCGTTTGTTGGTCGCCTTTAGCTATTTTGCGGCGAATATTATCTGCATCGCATATTGATATATTCATGACGTTCGATATATATTCCAATACATCATCGTCATATACAATAGTCGGTATATCTGATATATATTCATCAGTTTGGTTCTGTGATGCAGAATCTCTTGCCACTTTCGCCATCGGACGCACAATAGCAAAACACCATGCCAACTCTTCTATAGTTTGAGGTTTATATCGTACAAATGCGCGTTTCATTAATACCGATTCTGCCAATACCAATCCAATATTGTTTCCTTTTCCAAATATGTGATCAAATATAATAGGGCGATCGCTGATGTTGATTAAATTTGCATTTGTAAATGAAGGACAGCATTCTTGAATTATTGCCAAACTGCGGCTCGATAATATGTCTATTTTAAACGTTTTGCTTTCTGATATATCGTATTTATCGTCTGTCGTTATATTGATTAGTTTGTTTGATGTGATATTGTTATTGTATCCAAATACAACTCCACCGACGTGTTTCATCGTTGTGCGCTGCGTGTCAATTAATTCGTCCACTTTTTTATCAACAAACATCTTTTGATTTTTTGTCAATTTCCGCAAACAGACTTCCAATTCCGCATTATTCATTTGTTTGTGTATACCAAGCTGTCGTATTGCTTCTCTTGTTGCTGAACGTTCCTTCCAATTAATTTTGCTGCTTATGCGGGTGATTTCTTCTCCCCATTTGGAATACATCCGCATAAATATGTCGTTGCGTTTATTATATGGAAAATCGAAGTCTATATCCGGGAGATTATCGCGTTTTTCATGGAGGAAACGTTCAAATAATATGTTGTATTTGATAGGATCCACATGTGTAATACCCAATAAATAGCATATTAATGAAGAACCACATGATCCACGTGTTATGTATATTGTATCTCGACTGATGGTTTGTATTGTTTTGGCGTATTCCAAATATTTGAATACATTTTTTGTGTCCATTAATTTGATTTCTTCATGTATACGCGCCTTGTATTCGGGTGTGTCCGGATAATCTCTAACGAAATATTTGTGTATATTATTTGCAGTTATTGTCATGTTTTGAACACTTCCGTTATCGTAATCGTCGTCGGTTAGGTCCACGACATGTTGTTTCGATTCTGTATTCGGTGAACATTCAATCGCATCATTCACATAGTTATTCTGTTCAGCACATATGTCCACGTATATTTTATTGAGCTTATTACCCTTTATCTCAATTTCATTCGAATTAAATCTCCATTTATTGTTTTTATGTGTATATGTTAGTACGCGCTCACAACATTCAACCATATTTTCGGCATAAGCGTCAAATATCCACCCCACGTTTTTATTTGGAGATTTGCGTAACACGCGCCCAAGACACTGTACAAATAATTTCTCTTCGCGAGTTGTTACTCCATCCATAAACACACATCCGTCTAAATCACGAAAATCGCTGGCTTCGCGGTGTTTATTCGCACAAAAGAGAAACGCATTTTTTGATATGCTATTAAACGTTTGAATAGGATTGCCTTTTTCCGTTATGCGAGAATGATCTTCCAATACAGTCACGTTGTTTTCCCAACTATTTATATTGTTTTGAACATATAATTTCCATGCGTTGACAATATTTTGACAATTCTTGATTGTTCCGCACCAAATAACTATTTTGTGTTTTGCATGTTCATGATTTAATAATTCACACAATATTTCGAATATTTGGGTTATTTGAATAGATGTATTTTTTTGGGCAAACGAATATATGATTGGGGTGCAGATCACGTTATCAATAATAGCGTCGATCATATCATATTTAATGCATATTTTTTCAAATGGAAAGGACATATTGGGTGTTGCAGATAATCCAACACATTTAACGCTTGGATGTGTTTCGTGTATCCATTTATAAAACGTTTGACTAGTGGTATTGGATGATGTATGGCATTCATCATGTACAATTAACCCTATTTGTATTTTCAGTTTTTTGTAATTTTCGTTGGATGTAAGAAAGGCACGGTTTAAAACAACCAATTGAGTATATTTCCAAACGTTACACGATGAATTAACATCGTCCATCCAGTTTTTTATTTTATTTATTGAATAATTATTGACTTTCAGGGTTGAAGGAAATTTATAGTCTCCCGAAAACTGTTGATCAATAACATTTTTATGTTCACATATCCATAATATATTGTGTTTTGGGTATTTGATGTGATATTGTTTTATCATTTCAAATCCAATTAACGATTTTCCCGTTCCGGTTGCATATTGAATTACTGACGTTTCAAAGTCTGTTTCAATTACACGTTCAATTGCCTTTATTTGGTGAGCAAATAATACTTTGTTTGACATTTTTTGGAGTTGTAGGTTGTCCATGTGAGTGGAATCAATTTTTTGATATAAAAAATTGAAACACTTTTTACACTTGTTACTTACATCAGTTATAAAATAACCAATAATCAAGCAACTAACAACAACAACGAACAAACGAAAATGTGTGGCCGAACTCGTTCAACTGTAAGACCTTCTCAAATCCGCAATATCTTGAATAATGTGTTGTCGGAAAGGGAAAGGGAACCTGTGGTAGATATGTCACGCGATGACGATGTGATCGATTTAACAGGCGATGATGAATGTGTGGTAAATAATGCAGAGAATTTATGTCCAGGTATGTGTATGTATGTGGCATATCTTGATGCCGAACAAAATGTCCGTGTAGACATGATGATTTGGGGTATTAAAATGAATAAAATGAGTTTATTCAATACTCGTTCCGAGGAATTGACTGCCAAACCCATGTTTTGGAAGATGATGAGTCAAAATCGCGGAGTGGTATTGGTAGACGGATATTACGAATGGATGTCCAACGGAAAGGGTAAACCAAAAATCAAATATTTGATTTCACCAGAAAATTCGCAATATTTCGTACTACCTGTGATTTTCAATAATAAAGGCAGTTTCACAATATTAACTCGCGATCCTGTGACAAAATCGATTCGCGATATTCATGAAAGACAACCGGTGATCCTATCCAATACTCAAATCCAAAATTGGGTAAATCAAGACAACACCAAAGACGCTATGACTATTTATGAAAATATGAGAAATACCGATATGATGTGTAATGCATGTAAAGTAATTATGATTGTGTGATTGTGTGATTGTTTTTATTTTAAATAATTTAATCGTTTCTTTTTTTACGCATTTTTACACGTTATTATGTAATTTGATATAATAATATGAGTGGATCTAATAACGGCGATATTAACGACATTCGAACCTCCCCACAATTCCGCGGATTTTCTTTTTCCAATTTCAAAAAAACGGAGGTTAAAAATCAAATGATCGAAAACATGAAGAAAGGGAAAGTCGAACCCGCATGTTATTGGTGTGCAGAGTTAATATGTGCAGGACACTATTTAGACGTATGGGAGTGTATATTGTATTTTTTATGTAAACATATTCATTTAGCAAATCCCAAAATGGCGATTTATGTGAATATGCGATATGAAGTATTTCGCAACATCGTCTCACAGGGCATATTTATGAATGAATTACAGTTACGAAATAATCACGCCATTCGAAAACTTTTTGCCGAAATCATATGCAACTTAACATTATGCAATAAAAAACCCAGTTTCGAATACATTAAAATTAATCGTGTTGAAGAATTCGATATTACGCAAATGACAGAACGTCTGAAAGCGCCTTCGGTTTCTTATGCGGAACATTTATTTCAAAAAAAAGACCCAAAAGAGTTGCTTATAGCCGTCAACGAATTTGCCTTTCATCTTTCTTCCGAATCGAAAAACATGAATAATGCGTGTTATTGGATCGAATGGATGGTCGAGTTTGAATTAATATGCAAGGCACGAAAACAAAAAACTAAATGTGAACCGCGGAATTATGACGTGGAACCGAAATATAGATGCGATATTATATGGTTATTATGGGATGTGATATTCGATGTGTGTCCAAAACTGAATGACGAGTTTATTATGAAGGTTGTAGGTGCGCTCCATCAGCTATTTTGTATCAAATATACTACCGCTTGTGCTAAAAAACGCAGACATTTATTGTATTTTGTGGTTGCATTATGTACCGAAAGTGTTAATAAAGATGGTATTATTGTTGCAGACAAATCGATTTTAGAAAATGTCATCTCCCAAATCAATAATATTTACAAACAAATCAAGAAAAACGAACATAGTCCAAATACAGAATATTTGTTTTCGGGAGTGGAGGCAGAAATGAATTTCCAAAAGACTGTTCAAAAGATGGATTTAATGAAATCGATCGATATTGTGTAATGAGTATGTATATGGATAATTCACAACATAATTCCGATGAATCTAATGCGTCCAAACTATATCAGCATATGAATCAATTAGAAACTAAAATTAATATAGAAATTGGATTCCGATTTTGGAATAAATATGTTAGTGCAGCCTTTTGGAGCAATATTTCCCTTCCTGTTAATTTGTCTATTACGATGTTGACTGCGTTATCTACTGGACAGGCTACCACAGATAATTTATTGCCTAAAAATTTGTATGTCAATATTAGCGTGGCCACATTAGTAATTTCGGTTCTGAATACGTATTTCCGTCCTCATATCCAAATGAATAAAAATTTGGAAATGATGAATAAATGGAATGTTCTCGGGTGTGAATTTGAGGAAATATATTATTCTGAAAAAAACGCCGAACATGATTTGGAACGTCGCATAGCCGAGTACGATGTATTAATGCACAAAATAAATGATTTGAAAAAAAATGAAAATTTGGAAACGCAGAATTTCGTTACCGATATAATTTATGGTATGCTTCGTTCATGTAGCTGTTTCAAACATCAAAATAGCTGGTTGGCACTTGAGGAAAAACTCAAAAAAAACAACGCGGAGGGTGAAAAGGATCGCACATATAACTCACAAGAATTGCCTAATTTTCGTATTTCTGATTTCTATGCTGATAATAGTGGCAATATAAATATTGGTATCAATCACGCAAGTAATGATAAACATATAGATATTGAATTAGGAACAAAGTTATGATTATCACAATTGTATTTTATGTTCAAATCACATAAAGCATTTAGGGAGATTAGTATATAATGGACAATATATTGTTCGACAAATATCGTGTGTTAGTTGATAATGCATTTATGAATGCAGAAAATCATGTTTCTAAAATATCTGATGATATTGTCCATATGGAAGGGATGAGTGGCACAAAAACGCGCCATTTTTATAATAACTTGCTCAATACCGATGATGCAAGATATTTGGAAATAGGCACTTGGAAAGGTAGCTCCGTCTGTAGCGCTATGTGTGGAAATAAAGCTACCGTGGTTTGCATCGATAATTGGAGCGAGTTTGGAGGGCCTAAAGACGAATTTTTGAATCATTTTTTCAAACATAAGGGAGAAAACCAAGCGGCGTTTATTGAGGCCGATTGTTTCCAAGTAGACGTTTCTAAATTACCGAAATTCAATATTTATATGTATGATGGTAACCATACAAATGAAAGTCATTACAGATCACTATTACATTTTTATGATTGTTTAGATGATATTTTCATTTTTATTGTGGACGACTGGAACTGGGAAGGCGTTAGAGAGGGAACCATAAACGCAATCCAAAAGTTGAATTTGCGGGTTTTGTATAATAAGGAAATACGCTTAACCTGGAATAATGAACATACTCCTTGGGATGAAGCGATGCGTACATGGCATAATGGAATATGTGTTTGTATTTTGCAAAAACAATATAATTCAAATATATGAAACAGATTGCGCTTTATTTGGTGAAGGCGATTCATTTATCTTATTCGATGGTTGCCCTTTTTGGCCCGTTATTTATTGACGATCCATTACTTTTATCAATTATATTATTTTGTATTGTGTTGAATTATTATTTCTGGGCTTCCATCAACATGTGTATTTTAACGAAATTAGAAGAATATTTAGGTGAAGAATCGCGGGTTTATGAAAATAATCGCAAAAAGTCTTTTATCACAAACATTATTGAAAATTGTACTGGTCTGGACGATATGACTATAGGTGATATTATCACAATATTACCGACTTTAAGTGCAAGCGTCATATTATATAAACTAAATAAAGATCGATTGTTTCCTTTGCCAATACCCGAAATTACCACAACCACACAATTATGAACATGAATTTTACGAAAAATATATAAAGATAAAAAGTGTATTTATATATTTTGTGAATGAATCAATCGTCCAATATTGATAAAGTGATTGCTAACGCAAACGAGGTGATATATGGATTGTATCATAAATATAAAGACGATGCATATATGTTTCAGAAAACCCATAATTATATTTGTTTCCAGTTGCCTAATATTTTGGATAATTTAAAAAAAAATTACGAATCCAATCAAATGCGAATTCGTGAATTAGAGGGAGAACAGGAAACGTTTATTCAAAAATTTCTTAATAATAATCAGTATTTCTATGTTTCCACAACAGAAAAATTCTTCTTTTATGATTCGTTGGATTATCAAGTATATAACGAAGACGATATTTTACATCATGTTTTAACGACTATTTCAAAAGAAAAACAATTAATGACATGGAAGAAAAGCACAAAAGTCTATATTATGAAACGCATCAAGGAAAACAATCTGCTTAAATCGGTGCCAGAATCAGAAACGATTCAGACTGTATTGGATTCACTTTGTCCGCTTCTTTTTAAAACGCGTTCAGAAGCAAAGTATTTTCTGACTATTATTGGAGATAATTTATTGCGAAAATCTAATGGGCTGGTTTATTTTTTATCTCCTAAATCCAAGCATTTTTTGCGAGAATTAACCAATCTATCATATATGTTATTTGGTGTAAATTGTGGTGGAAACATCAAATATAAATATTATGAACACGAATATGCAAATTGTCGGTTATTAAATATAAACGATTGTGTATCATCGGATGCAACATGGACACCTATTATTATGAAAAATGGGTTAAATTTGCTTTGTGTAGCAAGTCATTATTCACTTCGCTTTAATAGTGCAGATAATTTCATTTTGCATAGCTGTAACGATAATGATTTGCGTAGTTATACTATGTATTTAAAAGAGCATTCTAAAGATGTTTTGGTCGGAAAATTCATTTCTGAATATATTCAAACGCTCGAATTGTCTAAATATCCGAACGCCACTATTTCTTGGAAAAATATGCAGTTTTTATGGAAACATTACTTGGATAAAAAACAAATACCAAGTGTGATGTTTGTTAATTCTCTCAAAAATATTTTGATACAACAACTAAATGATGAATATAATGAAGACGACGATTCCTTTTATGGCGTTACAAGTATGTATTTGCCAATTATACAAAAATTCATGGGGTTTTGGGATGAAAATGTTATTGTGGATACTGCGTCTAATAACATGGAGTACGAAATTGAAGAATTATGTATGTTATTCAAAAAGTGGCAAGATAATCGTAATATTCGTAATAGCGTTTTTCTGAATGATACGCAAATGATTGATATGATACAATATTATTATCCTGGAATTGATGTTGATAACAACAAGTATATTTATAATATTCGGTGTGTGCTATGGGATAAACAACAAGATATACAAACAGCACTAGATGCGTTAAAAGAAGATATAAAAACGCAATTTCCCCGAACCGAAACAAAACAAACCATTCTCCCTATTGTTACTTCTTATGGGACATTTGGGGACGAATTGCTTATAGAACAGCGCAGTCATTACCCTCCTTCCAACAATAATTCAAACATATCTATTTATGATGCATATGTATGGTATTGTAAATATTTTTCGCGCAATAGCGAACATCATCCATTAGTAAGTAAATCTTATTTTGAAAAGTTTGTATTTGACGTGGCCGGGTTTTACATACACGACAATAAATATATTGACGTGGATTGGGTCTATGAATAACGTTGTTTATTTCTTCTTGGAAGTGCGATTTTTGGCGCTGCGAGCTTTAATAGTCTTCTTCACATATCCGAATTTACCCTTTTTGGCAAAATAACCGTGTTTCTGCAAACGTTTTTCGCGCTTGGCGGTGGCATGCTTCTTTTTGGATACAATTCGACCCCATTTGTTCATCATCAAATCGGAACGAGTAAGTTGACCTTCAGTCTTATAGGCGGTGCCGTTCCATACTTGGTGTCTAGAACCGATCAAAATCTTGTATTTTTGTCCATTTACGTGGTAGAATCCATCATCGTGTCTTGAGGGTCTTTTCATGATAATTATATATTTATTAGACAAAATAGTTTTTCAATTGCCTAAATATTACGCGCATGAATTTTTTTTTCTAATATGAGGTAGTTATATTTTGTATTATTTGTGGTCGTATTAATGGTATAATTATTTCTTTTGTAGGAACAGTTCGAATATATTCCGAATATCGCATTCTCTGTGATATTTGTGGATTATTTCCCGCAGTTACGAATTTCTTTTTCGTTGTGTGTTTTTTTAGGGCAGCCGCACATGCACAATATTTATGAATATCATTTGTTCGCCGCATGATACTTTGCATTTGGAGCATTTTATAGTTAAATGTAGTATAATATCTTATTCTAAATAAGTTATGGAATGAATATAAATATTATTATGTTATAAACATAATAATATGCCTTTCTATGGAACATGTGTATTTTGCAAAGGTCGTGGACATTCCGTTAAAATGTGCACTCATCCCAATAAATATGCAATTATGAGCGGAATCAAAACCAATATTGAGTCAAAAAATAGTCGTTCAGAAATATCTGCATACGTTAAAAGTCTTTCAAATTCACATCTTGAATTAATTGCGTCGGACCTGAATATATCTTCTGGTATGCCACGTGTATTACTTACCAATTCTATCGTAAATCATTATGTATGTCAACTATCTATTCGCAATCGCCGTATTCGTAGATACGAATTAGATATTGAAGAAAATGATACCGGAACATTTACCCCTCCTCATAGTTTATTTCGACGTTGTATTGAGGTTGTTTCCTCCGTTAGTTCCAACATGTTTCGTTTATTAACGGGGAGAATGAACAATTATAATCATTATGTGCGAATAGAACGCACACCAAATGACCGTAAGTGGCAAATAATACCTGAATATAAATTTGCAAATAATAAATCTAAAATGGAATGTCCGATATGCATGGAACATAGACGTGCATCGGATATTATATATTTGCGTTGTGAACATGAGTTATGTCATAGTTGTTTTATTAATTATATCGGTAAGTGTGGGAAGAAAGTTCCTCTTTGCCCAATTTGCCGAGAACAAATAACGTCTATTAGTGTATGTGATCTCGAACATTTCAATAGTTTTGTGAAAAAATTTGTCGATGATGAATAAATTATATGTCGTCCACATCAATATCTTCCGCATGGGATTCTTGTATAGGCGCCTGTGTTTTTACGTTTACAGATGATAATATTTCATCTTCATTATCATGTGTTGTAAAAAGTATGTCGTTTTGTACAGAGGCCGAAGATGATTGAAAGCTAGACATGCCATTAAATATATGAATGAGTGATTGTATATTATGACTAGACTGAACAGTCTCCAATTCACTTGCGTCATATACATAAATTAAATCGGCGTTTTTAGGAGTGCTTTCCCATTCTCGTAATCCAAGTAATATAATGGATCCATTCGAAATAAGATTCGAATGTTTAGAACGTCCCTTGAATTTGTTGCGAATATGTCCCGTTAGTACCATACCTTCATTTGTGGTGGCTTGGAATAGTCCGTTTCCAAATATTTTGGTGACTATTGCATATACTTCAAGATTAGAAGAAGATAACATCATCTGAGTGTGAGATGATGTTTTTCTTGCGAACGATTTGTTTTTTTTTCCGCCCAGAGTATTTTTGGTCATGTTACGTGTTGTATTTATATTATTATGTACGTAATCTTTATATCTTTAATGAAATATAAATAATTGCATATGGCATCGCTCGAATATGATAGATGAAAAGATATATGATGTATTTGTAAGATGGTTTGATTTAATGATATATAAATATATGGGAGAAGAGAGAGAGAATTTAAATAAAAAAGATTTGATTTATGGATATAAAGGAGGAGCACAATTTCTGGTACATAAGAATCGAATAATTCGATATCCAAAGAGAATGTATAAAGAATTATATAATTGGATAATGTCAACCCCCTTACATGATCATTATTCAGGACGTTTCCTCGAATGGAGTTGGCATACAATCTGGGACGATTTGCGGCCGAAGGCCGCCCATATACATCAGTCCCTTGAAGGATGTAGCATAAAATAATTCAAATATATCAAATAATTCATATATGTCATTATTCTCCCTAAATGTCCTAAAATGAATCAAAATCAATTTGTATATTCGATTGTGTTTTCCTAAATAGGGAGGAATCCTAAACATCCTAAACTTTCAAAATCTAAAGTCCATAACAAATCAACTGTATGGTATCAATAACTGTATCTGATATACAAATATCCCACTCATTTCCAGTTTGCATGTTTTTATAAGATTTTATGAAAGACCACGGTCAAGGGTGGGGGCCGTAGGCCCCCTGCGGCCGAAGGCCGCCCATACACACCAGTCCCTTGAAGGATATAGAATAAAATAATTCAAAAATATCAAATAATTCATATATGTCATTATTCTCCCTAAATGTCCTGAAATGAATCAATAGAATCCAAAACAATTTGTATATTCGATTGTGTTTTCCTAAATAGGGAGGAATCCAAAACTTCCTAAACTTCCTAAACTTCCTAAATCAAAAGTCCATAACAATTCAACTGTATGGTATGAATTACTGTATTTGATATTCAAATATCCCACTCATTTCCAGTTTCATGTTTTTATAAGATTTTATAAAAGACCACGGTCAAGGGTGGGGGCCTACGGCCCCCTGCGGCCGAAGGCCGCCCATACACACCAGTCCCTTGAAGGATGTAACAAAAAAAAACATAAAATATATTAATGTATTATATGTTTATCACCATTCTCCCTAAATGTTCTTAAATGAATGAATAGAATGAAAATCAATTTGTATATTTGTTTTGTTTTTCCTAAATAGGGAGGAATCCTAAACTTCCTAAACTTCCTAAACTTCCTAAATCAAAAGTCCATAACAATTCAACTGTATGGTATGAATTACTGTATTTGATATACAAATATCGCACTCATTTCCAGTTTCATGTTTTTATAAAAATTCTATAAAAGACCACGTTCAAGGGTGGGGGCCTACGGCCCCCTGCGGCCGAAGGCCGCCCATACACATCAATCCCTTGAAGGATGTAACAAAAAAACATAAAATATATTAATGTATTATATGTTTGTTATTATTCTCCCTAAACTTCCAAAAAAGAATCAATAGAATGAAAATCAATTAGTATATTTGTTTTGTTTTTCCTAAATAGGGAGAAATCCAAAAAATCCCAAAAATGAAAAGCCCATGACAATTCAACTGTATGATATCAATAACTGTATCTGATATACAAATATCCCACTCATTTCCAGTTTCATGTTTTTCAAAAGATTTTATAAAAGACCACGGTCAAGGGTGGGGGCCTACGGCCCCCTGCGGCCGAAGGCCGCCCATACACACTAGTTCCTTGAAGGATATAGTAATTATATGATGTGTATTATTCTCCCTAAATGTCCTGAAATGAATGAAAATCAATTTGTATATTAGTTTTGTTTTTCCTAAATAGGGAGAAATCCTAAAAATCCCAAAAATGAAAAGCCCATGACAATTCAAATGTATGATATCAATAACTGTATTTGATATACAAATATCCCACTCATTTCCAGTTTCATGTTTTTCAAAAGATTTTATAAAAGACCACGTTCAAGGGTGGGGGCCTACGGCCCCCTGCGGCCGAAGGCCGCCCATGCACACCATTCCCTTGAAGGATATAGTAATTATATGATGTGTATTATTCTCCCTAAATGTCCTGAAATGAATCAAAATCAATTTGTATATTAGTTTTGTTTTTCCTAAATAGGGAGAAATCCCAAAAAAGTCCATAACAATTCAGCCTGATATAATAAAATAATAAGTATATTATGTATTATTCAGCTCGTATTCAGTCATATATTTTTTATTATTTTAAAAAAAGACCATGGTCAAGGGTGGGGGCCTACGGCCCCCTGCGGCCGAAGGCCGCCCATGTACACCAGTCCCTTGAAGGATATAGGGAGAAAAGTATATATATATTCCCCATAATGACATATAATTTCAGATAAACATAAATTCTAATTCTATTATAAATGCAATTTGGTAATATTATTATATTAGTATTTATATTAATAATTAGTATATTATTATCTATTTTATTTCAACATATAGAAGGATTTGAATCACCCATCATACCATTACATATATATCAAACATGGGGAACAAAAAGATTACCTCCCAAAATGCGTGAATGTGTAGATAAAATAAAAACAGCCAATCCCGAATTTGAATATCATTTATTTGATGATACAGAATGTAGAGAATTTATACAAAATAATTTTGAAAGTGATGTTGTACATGCATACGATAATTTAATACCGGGAGCATTTAAAGCAGATTTATGGAGATATTGTATATTATATAAAAAGGGAGGAATCTATTTAGATATAAAATATGAACCAGTAAACAATTTTAAATTTATAGATTGTGTAGATAAAGAATATTTTGTATTGGAAAGACCATATATAGACGAAAAAATAAAAGTAGAAGATGAATTGAAATTAATAAATGATCCTAATTATTATAATAATGTTTATGATAAAATAGATACAACTATTTGGAAAGATAAACTACTTGGTTTATATAACGCATTAATAATCGTAAAACCAAATAATCCAATATTATTGGAATGTATTCAACAAATCGTCCATAATGTGAAAAATAAAACATACGGACATAGTTGTATTTATCCTACGGGTCCTGGATTACTTGGTGAGAAATATTTTCATGGCGATATGTCTAAGATAAATGATATAGAAATGTTTTATTCGATTGTTGGAACATATATTGTTACACGAAATCAAATGATATTAAAGCATTATGATGAATATCGCGATGAGCAACAAAAGAATCAAAAGACGCCGTATTATTACGGTTTATGGTTAGATAAAAAAATATATAAAGAATAGGGAGAATATTGTGCGCTCGATATTTTTGGTTTATGTGACCGATAATTCAATATCCCACTCATTTCCAGTTTCATTATTTTGTCAGATTTTATAAAAGACCACGGTCAAGGGTGGGGGCCTTCGGCCCCCTGCGGCCGTAGGCCGCCCATGCACACTCTCCCTTGAATGAAGAGTATATGAAAATATATAAATACTTTATTCATATATTTTTACAGATAATGACGCGATTTATTCGATTATCCAATATTATTATAAATACATCCAAAATCGTACAAATACACACCTCTCCCCAACGTTATACTATTTATATGTGTAATAATTATGTTAGTGGATATGTAATTGGACCTGTTGGAATGATAAACACACAAGATAATACAATACAAATATGGAAAGATAAAAATGAAACCGATTATAAAATTATCACCGACTGGATAAAATATATATAAAAATCGGCGAAAAATTGAACCGAACCGAAATTATAATATATTATATTATTCAATAAATAATGAACAACAATTCAACCCAAAATTCTTCTTCGATGTGTACATGCATGAAAATGTATTGCGAATGTATAACATACGAAAGTTATTTCTCCAGAAATGAACCTACTCTGAAGCGCGAAACGAATGAACGTTATCTTACAGGAAACCATTTATCCGAAGATCAACACTATATCATTAGTGAGGAAGTCAAAATACAGTATCCATCCTATTTCACAAGAAATAATAATACTGTTAGCAGACCTACTCTGAAGCGAGAAACGAATGAACGTTATCTTACAGGAAACCATTTATCCATGACTGAAGAAGAAGAAGAAAAAATGCGCATTATTTGCGAGGAAGTCAAGAGACAAAATCCATCCTATTTCCCAGATAAGTAAAAACCAGGTATTCAAAAAGGTATAGTATTTGACGTGTGTACATTATCCCCTTTTTTCATTATCCAGCTTTTTGACCCTTTGAGATATAAAAAATTGAAACACTTTTTCTACAAAGTATCATGTACACAGCTATCTAATAAAAGTAATCAAACCGAACCAAAACCCGAACCTGAACCGAAAATGAGCGCTATTGAGATGAACCAAACCGAGATGATGACTGTTGAGACCAACGTTGTGTCTGAAGTGTCTGTTAAGGAGAAGCCTCTATTCAAACCCAAGAACATGACTGCTACTCAGTTTAAGCAGATGACTTTCGTATATTGGCTATTGAATGAACTCGATACCAATATGATGTTGTCTGTGAAGGCTGATGTATGGATGAAGTTTGTTGGGATTGAGGAGAATGTTAACACCGCTAAGGCATTCTTGGATAGTTATAACGCGAATGCCGATATTGCCGCTAAGGAATTATCGAATCATTATGCTGATATTGCTGCCAATAATGCCAAGACCAAAGTGAGCAAGAAGAAGACGATTACTGTTTTGCCAACTTACGAGGATGATAGTGAAGTTGTCAAGGCAGCTGCCAAGGTAAACGAATTAATTAATATTGCTAATCAAGATCCTATTGTAGCTATGGTGACGTCCGTGAGTAATGTGACTGTTGAAACCGAAAAGAAGATCAAGGCCATCAAGAAGCCCAAGGAGCCTAAGGAGCCTAAGGAGCCTAAGGAACCTAAGGAACCTAAGGAACCTAAGGAACCCAAGGAACCCAAGGAACCCAAGGAACCCAAGGAACCCAAGGAGCCTAAGGAACCCAAGGAACCCAAGGAGCCTAAGGAGCCTAAGGCAACCAAAGCTAGTTCTGAATCACGTGAGGCGTTGATTAAGACTTGCAAAGATATGGGCATGAAGTCCAAGTATTTCTGTAAGTTGACGAAACCTCAACTATTGGAGTTGCTGAATGATCCCGCTAGAATTGAAGAATATAAGGAGGCTAACAAGACTGAGGACAAGCCAAAGAAGGAAAGGAAGCCTAAGGAAGCCAAGGCTACTATGTCGATTATCGAAAATAAGCCCACCGAGTCGACTATGATTGAGCCTGTGCAAGAGTTGACTACCGATAGTTATGATCAAGCACCTGTTGTCGCAACATCGGATGAACTTGTGGAAGACTCTATTGAAGATGAAGTGCGTACACAAGGATATGATATTGATAACGATAAAGATGATAATCATGCTGCTGCGGCTGAAGAAGACGAAGAAGATATCAAGGTAGACCCTATCATTATTGATGGTGTGACGTATCTTGTCGACGAAGAAAACAATTTGTATGATATTGAGACCCACGAACCGATCGACGGAAAGATGTACAAAGATGGTAAGATTGTTGATTGTTAATTGTATTGTGTGATTGTTTTGTAATTTAAATAATTAAACCTTTTTTCATGCGTCTTAGTGCCACTCATTTCCCAATATCCTACTCATTTCCCGTTTCGCGGGATATATCATATATATGCGCAAGAGGTACATATGATATGTGTATTAGAGGCGACCGTAGGTCGCCAACCCGCCTATGGATGTCGGGTCTCCAAAGGAGCAACAGAACATGGAGTGCAAAACAACATCACACGTACCAATAGACGTTAAAATTGCAAAACCACAATAATTCAATTTATTTAATGGTGCGTTTTTTGGTTCTATTTGATAATTTCCGGCGACGATTACATTTGGTGCGTTTGGTGCGCTTCTTTGTGGACCGTCTGTGGCGTATTAAACGCCCACCACCGTATGCTTCATCACTATCGTCGTCAAACATATTATAACTGTAAAATTCACGAGGTCGGTTGTTGACTGTTTCATTTTTTGTATCTAACGCAGATTTTATATAATCATCAGTCGATAATGCTTGTGTATTTGTTATTTGATCAGTTAAATTATTTAAATCAGTCACTGTGTTGAGTGTTTTCGGAGACAATTTTTTATTTTTGAACAATTCAATAATAATAAGGTTAATATTATCTTTGTGGTAAATAGTTGATGTTTTAATATCTTTACAATCAATCATTAATTTATCACATAAAAAGAAAATGAATTCAACAAAATGAATATCCGAAACATTATGAGTAGATAAATATTCTTGAATCAGATTAACAGAATTATCAACTTTAATGATATTATCAAAATGAATAATCGCACCAGCATTCAAGTCTTCAGATACGTGCATATCTTCAATATTCAAAACCTTGAAAAAACGTTTTTTCAGAAACATAAGAAATAAAAGATAGAAATATAATGCGTTATTGCGATTGATAGTAGTTTGTTCCATACTTAGTTCAATTGGCATATATATATTTGCGTTACGCGTAAAAACACAAGTATATGCCGTACCTACACCCGATAACACAGATTGAGACTTTGATACCATACGTCCTAAAAAATTTTTGCCTGTACTTACATGAAAGTTGTATCTATCCTTCAGATAACTTATAAAAGGATGTTTTTCGTTAACCACAATAATTTTTTTGATTTTATGACAAACTTCAAAAGTTTTACTGTTATCGGATAAATGTTTATGGGCATTAATTCTTGCATCAATATCTGTATGATTGAGCGATTTAATTGTTTCGGTCACAGTATTATCATTATCATTAAAAGTATATGAACAAATTGTATTGCACTTTATTGGACTTGTAATGTATATTGTGACCAAAACAGTGTTAGATTTTAACATTATACAATCCTCAAACTGGTGTTCATATAATTCTATGGAAGTAGAACTAAAATTATATTTTATATTTTTATTTATATTGCGAATAATTTCAATTAAATCAGACATAAAACCTATAAAATAACCGCAGAAATAAATGCACAATAATTTATCTCGACTTTCGTGTCCCAGGCGACCTTCGCGACCCAGGAGATTTACGTGTTCCAGGCGATCTACGCGTTCCAGGCGATCGACGTGTTCCAGGCGATTTCGAAGGAGAAGCCTTCACTTTTTTCTTCACAATCATTTTCTCCATTTCGCAAAGTCCATCTCCATTACATGATACCTTTTTCACAAAACCATATTTCTCATAAAAAGAAATCGCAGACGAAACAGAATTCAGTTTTATTTTTTTGATAAACAACACCCCGCAAATATATTCAAGACTTTTCAATAAATTTTCCCCCGCATATTTTATACCTTTATGAGAACAAATCACGTCTATATAAAGGGAATTATCAGATTCATCAAACTCGATCAAAGCAAATCCAAAAATATTCCCATTCGGTAAAGGTCGTACTCCTAAAGAAGATAATACAACAATAGCATGGGCAGATTCAAACGCATCCTCAATATATTGTGTGGTTAACCCTTTACATAATGTTTCCTGAACCTTGACCAAACGCAAAATATATTTACATAAATGATCATAGGAATCATATTTTGATTCTTCATCAGGAAATTGGATATGTTCGTCGGATTCTAAAATCATTTTCATGTCTTCCACTTTATCTTCATGTTCGCCATTAAAATAGACATATGGAGTGGTTTTTACCCCTTTCAGATTATATTTCAGAGTCATATATATATTTCAACCTAAAAAAGGTTTCGGGAGGATAAGACAAATACACCGGATAGACAACGTGATAAATAGGAGGTAAAAAAATAGGGGATAAATGAAGCGGTAAATACATACCAATACACAATATTATAAATATACCTGTAAATATTCGTCATACAAGACAGCTTCCGCATTCCATAACCCGCCACCACAATCGGCTAAATTCCATCCAATACGCAAAGCAAGCACTTCCACACCATGTTCCGCCGCCGCCGCCACCGCCAGTTTATATTCAGGGTCTTCGTCAGAACACATAAATCCACGTACATCGTCGCGCTGAACTACAAAACACAACACACAACGTTTATTTGTATGTGTCTTCAACCATTCCAGTTCGCGCACATGTTTCAGCGCACGTGGACTCACCGGATCGCTTTTTTTCTTTCGGAACCCATCAGGAAAATATCCCACCAACGTCCCGTCGTCTCGAGTAGTTGCAATCGGCACGGTTTTCACCTCCAATACAAACTCGCGACCGTTAGCATCCACCCCACTAAAATCAAACCGCGAATCGACGCATCCATCTACTTTCATTACACATTCGCGTTTATATTTCTGCACTCCCCCTCCCAATATCCAGCCGCCAAGTAAAGTTGTTACCACAATTTCCTCCGCATACTTTGGATAAATACCTATCACCACACCATTTTTTTCCGAAAGACAGATTTTATAAGCGCATTTATTACCCGGAGTAGACTGCAAGTACACGCGTGCACCCGCATTTGCCAGACCATTACATCCCAACGATGCACTATGTGCCAAAACCATTTCCCCACTATCGAGCATCACATCCGCCACATAGGGAGATTTAATATTTTTAGAGGGGCGATGGACTACGGAACCGCGAACCAGACCATGAAGATGATACACGCTATGATTATTTGACATATTATTATTCGATCTTTTGATGTATACACGTTTGTATTTTATTATAACACAAAATACAAATAATATTTTCAATTTTTTGCAACCTCCCACCATATCCATCACCAAATATACCTACCAAAAACAATCTCCATAATATATATATGTCGTACGTAGTCGCGATACCTACCTATAACCGTTCTGATATAATTGCCAAAAAAACGCTCCAAACACTCAAGGACGGACATGTCAACAAAAATAAAATCTATATATTTGTAGCGAACGAGGACGAACGCAAACTTTACGAAGAAGCCGTCCCCAAATCCCTTTACCATAAAATCGTGGTGGGCGTTAAAGGAATTACGATGCAGCGTAAATTCATAGTCAAGTATTTCCCACAAAATCAGTATGTGATATCTATGGACGACGATGTGGAAGAACTCCAAAAACTAAGCGGATCATCCAAACTCGTCAAAATCACCAATCTAGATGCTTTTTTCAAAGACGCATATAATTTAATGAAAAAGGAAAAATTATATATTTGGGGCATTTATCCGGTTCAAAATGCGTTTTTCATGAAACCCAAAATCACCACGGATCTGCGTTTTATTATAGGTGTAACGTATGGATTTATTAATCGCCACGATAAATCGCTAGAGCCGTCGAGCAAAATCGAAACGAAAGAAGACTACGAATTATCAATATTATATTATAAAAAAGACGGGGGCGTCATCCGATATAACGGCATCACCCCCAAAACAAAATTCAACGCAGAAGGAGGGGTGGGCAAGGACCGTTTCGAGCGCAATAAAGTATCTGCGGCGTACTTGAAAGCCACCTACCCAGATATTATTTCCACATTTCATAGGGAGAACGGAATGGCAGAAGTCAAATTCAAAAAGATGCCACGATTCGATCCGGCCAATCCTAACGCCACACTCACACCTACACCTGGCACAAAATCCAAAACATCCAAATCAAAAACATCAAAATCCAAAGCACATAAATCAAAGAACAAAACGCGCAAAAATCGAAAATAATCAAATATACAAACACACCACCCAGACACCACCTACCACCATTTATTATTTTTCCGTGTTTTATTCGACCCAATATTCATCAGCGCACGATTATGATCAATCATGAATTTCTTGGTTTTGTTTTTGGTCTTCTCCCAAACGCCTTTACGCAAATAACACACAATCGATAAACGTTGCGCATCACTATCCACCTTCTCCATCGGGAGATTACCATGCCATTCATGAACATTCATAAAAAGCACATCGCCCGTTCGAACATCCACGCCCACACCATATTGCGGGAAACACGTTTCCGCGCCCTTATAATTACCCTTCTCAATCACCGCCAAGTTCCCAAACCCTTCCACATCATCCCCACGATCAGTATGAACCGTTGTCCGAAAATTCACATTCGTTGTAATAGTTGTAAAAGAAGTCCCAGGTATTTTAAAATATGTCTGATTTGCTTTTTGGCGCTGTTTTGAGTATTTATCGGGGACATATTTCGCATAAAAATGGTCGATTTCTTTTACTAAAGGAATTAGTTTTTTATATTGTTCGGGGTAGTCCATCAAAAAACGCGTAGCACGAACGGCTACCATTTTTTTTCCATTATCTCGCAATAATGCGTTTTGTGACGGACCAAACCGGTCAAAATACCCAATAATATTGGTCATTATTTTGGGATTCAATCCAACGTGTTTTTTTTTACTTCCGGTAGCCGACCCGCGATTACTAGTCTTATTCAGAGCGAATTTAATCACATTATCATAAAAGGCATCCACATTTTTCTGATGAAGTTTCTTTTTTCGAAAACGCAAAAGCAATTCGCCCTTTTCGTTATATACGTCGGCATCATCGCGAATAATAGTATGTATTTGTGAAGGTTTGACAAACGTATTGGTGATTTTTTCGAATTTATCATCTGGTATATCTTTATCCACATGATACACCGTGACGTCTCCTTTTTTTTCTTTTTTAATAATCATCAATATATAATATATCAGCATAAAAAAAGTAAAATTAATTTACAAAAACAATAACAATAACAGTCAAATCAAACAATAACAGTCAAATCAAACAAATCATTTAGATGAGGATAACACTTATAATCAATAGTGAAATCAAAAGTAATACAAATATAAAACAGCATATTCATAACATTTTCAGGTATACTATAAATGCGCAAACGTGTTTTTCCATTTTTAACATCTTTCAATATCATCGAATCACAATTATCATGTGCAACTTTGATAAGTTGAAATATGAACTTCCTTTTTGCCTTGGCTTCATCACTTTGGTCTTCAATATCAGAATCTTCAGAATCTTCTTCGTCTTCGTCATCCGAATCATCAATCACATTAATTCTTTTTGAACGAGCATGAATCTGCACATGCTCCTCTTCGTCCTCTTCGTCCTCTTCGTCCTCTTCGTCCTCTTCGTCCTCTTCGTCCTCTTCGTCCTCTTCATCCGAATCATCAATCACATTAATTCTTTTAGAACGAGCATGAATCTGCACATGCTCCTCTTCGTCTTCTTCGTCTTCATCTTCGTCATCCGAATCATCAATCACATTAATTCTTTTTGAACGAGCATGAATCTGCACATGCTCCTCTTCGTCCTCAATTGTATCGACATCCCTAATATAGATATTATTCATAGCATTTTCAATATCATAAATATGAACGTCAATAAATGCGTCATATTTATGATTATTGATAGTTTGCAATATACCCATCTCATCATCGACCTCAACACAAGCGTCATAAAACTGATTATTGATAGTTTGCAAAATACCCATCTCATCATCGACCTTAATACAAGCGTCATTAATGGCTTTTCCGTCAAATGATGCACCTGTGCATCGTTTTTCGGAAAACGCCATATACGCTCCTTCTGAGGATTTAAATCCTCCGGAGTAGACGTTAATTTGATTCATGATAGAATATAAATCCATCTCATGAATCTCCAACTGTCTTCCAATCACAAGTTCGTTCTCATACATATTCGCGTTCATTATTATATCTTTGGTAAGTTTTGTTTCCATGTACTTTTGTAGAAAAAGAATTTCAATTTTTTATATACCTTATGTCTACACCGAAAAACGATACACCTATGCATCGCTTACTACTTCCGTGCTTTCCCCCTTCTTGTGCCCTTGATCTTTTTCTTTTTACAAGTTATACGTCCCCCAACCCTCCCAATCTTTTTATGAATAGATACACTATTCTTTTTCGATTTCTTTCTACGGCCTCCACGACTAATATAATATGATTTACTTACAACAGCTTTCAATTCAGGTTCCAAACAAATATGTATATCCGTTGCTATATTATCCACAACATTTTCATTCACATTATCAATAACCGCCTTATCTACCTCACCCTTATCCACATTTACAGTTTCAGAATTAGTATCACTTATTCCCAATAATCCGTCTATTTGCGCCCGATTAGGGAGATAGATCTCATCGCGAAAATAAAAGATAGGTATTTTTTTCACACTATATTTACGCATGATACCCTGGTTAACTCTATTTTTCTCCAACCATTTATCCTTCACAATATCCAAATGTTTATAGTCGGTTTCATTAAAGTGATACACAAGTATATCCTCTACCCCAACCCCAAACTTCTGTAATCGCAAAGAATGATAATGCGATAAATTATATTTAATAGGTAAATTAAAAAAACCCCCGCGATTAACATATTCAAATAGCGCCTCATTCGGATATTTACAGTTATTTTTAATAATCAAAGGGAGAGCATTCACGTATTCTTGATATTTTTGCGGACTCGGTTCGATCAATAAAACCCCACCATTCATAGTGGATGTAGTTGCACACGAACGAAATAAATCATTAGCATCACTTACATATGGTGTATTTGCATTTAATCCGCTAGGACTATTTAACGCGCCATAATATAATATTGCCGGTGCTTGTAATTCAAAAATACCGTCCATATTACCCATAATGACTAAATCACTTTCAATAATACAGACCTTTTGATATTTTAATTTATAGGCATGCATAAAATTACATGTACGTAATGTATTGAAAGAAGAATAGGCGCTAGCATAATCAATATTAAACGTTAGCAAATTATCGTTATATGGCACAACACTTGTAACATATGGCGCCACAATATCCTTAAAATGGGGGGGAGTATCTTGTGAGGAATACATATACACAATATCTTGCGACGTATGTTTCCGCAAATTGATCATAAAATACAATTCTAATTCCAAATATTTTATATTTTTCCCGAAATGGACAATAACAAATGCGTAATTGCTTGACATATATGATATATTGTGATTTTGTTTTTAAAATAGAAAACAAAAACACATAATCAGAATCCATTTAGGGAGACTTTACAAACCCCAAAGTTGGACCAATTTTATATTGAGAACAATTATATATTTTACTTATATCCGCCAAACATTCGTTTGTATATTCAATCAGAGGAATAATTTCCAACAATATTTTTCCTTCAATATTACCCGACTTTCGAAAATGGTCAGTAAAACGACCCATAATATCGAGTGTTGTATTAGTAAACATTTCTAATACATTATAGTATTCCCGCGATTTATTTGCCTTCTTTTCGCGTTGTTGTAAAAGAACCATGAAATCCTTTTCGTCTATTTTATTCGATATATAATTCACGCGGAGATATCGATTACTTATTTCGTTATAATCCATATTTATGCGGAAATTAGCCATATCAACCTCTCGAATATGAATAATATTTCGAATCAATTTATCAATATGATTCAAATCCAATAAATGATTCGTTTCAGATGAAAGATTAACAACCATAGATTTATACCGAGTATGATTAATATCATGAATCGCATAAAATAAATTATGAGGATTATTACATAAATCGACATCATGTACACGATCAAGTGGATTTCGCGGAATAGTCATATTATTTCGTCGCATCCATTCATAATAATGCGGATTATGAATATTTTTTTCAATCACCCCCGTACGCCAACTAAACGCAACGTGACATGCCGTACACCACATCTGGTCACATCCATCAATCTTATAAATTCCAGTATGACAATTAGGACACGGTTTGGTATCTCGTGATAATAAAGTCGCCGTAGCAACATTATTAGGATCGCAAGTATGTTCCGCATCGCGTTCCACTCCCTTGATTTCGTGACAATTTGGACATGTCCATTTATTACAAGTCCCGCATTTCCAAACGGAACTTAAAAATCCGCGACAGTTTTCATCTGGACATGCACGAATAAATACGCGTTCCGCATTTTGATGTCTTTTATTATCATGATTCGACTTGATATCTCCAGTCTCAAAATCAATCATTCCATTCGGATCGATTTCTGGATAGGTTGTATGTTCGCGAAGCCGCCATATTTTTGCCAAATTAATATTTCGTTTAGCCGTTAATTCGGTAATTTTCAAATTCAGTTCATTATTTTCCTTTTCATACTTATTTATATTATTATGTATTTGGACAAATATTTGCGTCGAAGGCATTAATGCGCGTTCTCGATCAAAAAGTATTTTTTCACGATGTTTTTTATAACTTTGTGTCATAAATTGTTTGGTAAAGGTTTCGGAAATATATTTACGCGTCCATTCGCGACCGCACTCAGGGTTCATACATTTGGGAATGGTTTCACTTAATAAATAGGTTTCATTACAAAGACGACATGCCTCGTAGGCACAATATAAACAAGCTACTTTCATCCGATTACTTTTATTATATGGGTAGGCACAAATAATACATTCTTCTTTTTGCGCTATACTTTTTTTGACCTTTTTATTGGAAGATGGGGGAGGTGGATGTTGTATCTGAGTATTTAACGTCTTCTCCGGAGGAGTAAAATCCTCAGATGAAGGTTCGTCTATAACATAATATAAATTATTACTTGAATCTTGATGCATTATAAATAGATGTATATAAATGTATTTATATTAATTCAATATATTCATATCTTTCATACATGCTGATAACATTACCCCACATATTATGCAACACAAATATCATAATATCAAAACATATAAATAGTATTCTCTGATATATAAAAATAAAAATGGAAGACGAATACATACGACCTCCAGATGAAATCAAAAGGGAGAAAATAATAGATAACGATTCAGATATGGAAGAATACATACCGCGTTTAGATGAACTTATATCGCACTCATCGCGAAACATGTTATCGTTAAGTGAAGAAGAATTACATGCCATATCTCAAAAAGATACCAATCAATATAGTGAAGACACGATGTATGAAATATTAGAAAAAAGTGAAAGAGAATATCTTGAAAAATACGAAAAGGAAAAACAAAATCGACAAAAAAAATTCATGAACGTGAAAAAACAAATACAAAAAATTCTTGGACTGGATAAAGTAAATAATCACATATTTATATTATTATTGGATGCTTTCACATTATATGAGGAGGAAGGACTAGAGCATTATCCTATGGATATGGATACCTATAATAAAATCGAAAAATTACTATATTTGATGCGTATTACGAAAACAGAAATGAAAGAAATAATGTATTACTTAGCTCCAATAAGTATATCATCAAATAAAACCTCCCCATAAAATAAATATCTACATTCATCAAAAAATTGAAATAATATAACGGATATATTACTTACAATACACAACAACATATATACAAGAATCAAACAAAACATGGCAGTAGCACTACCGATCGATGTAATCAACCGAATTATGGAATTGAAGTCTTCTTTTGAAAATAAAAAATATGTTCCCGTATTTTCACAAAAAGGCAAAATCAACTGGAAATTCAATAAAAATCAAAGCGGATTTGTGAAACTTAGCGAAATATATAAAAATAGGTTACAGAACGTCAAAAAATATCCTCGTGTAGAAATAGGATTACGCACTATGGAGGCAACATCTATCCTTATCAAATCGGGTAATATATTATATTATGAATATATTACCTTATATTCCGAAAACAAAATAGAATATATGATGTTTCATTACTCTCCCAAATTAGATGGAATACTCATTTATGGAACATATTACGAAAAATGGTCGGATACCATTCTCCGACAAATAATTATTACAAATATCCGTAAACATGAAGACAATACATTAGAGTGTATTGTTTCGGGAGGAAACTTGGGAATTTGGCAATTGAACCATCAAACAAATATGGTGGAATATATTATCAATATATTTGACGATATGGATTATTATTCAGGAGTGGATGAAGAAGATGATTCTGAAAATATAAACGAATTTGCTTATCACAATTCAGAATACGGAAGTGAGTACGAAGAAAATGCACCCGAGAATTCACAAACGAGTCATTTGACTGAAGACGATTGGGAACAAGGATATCAAGACGCAATATCAGGTAATGGTTTATTATTTATTGACGAATAAACGTCTTTTTTATTGTTATCTATCATATTGAATAAAAATCAATATGAATAGCCATATTTGCTTTTTCTGAGGATTTTACTCCTCCAGAAAAGACATTTGAATAAGCGTATATGGCTTATTCATCTTCAGACATATTATTTATATCAATATTTTTATTATCTTCGCTTTCAACATAGTTTTTCATATCTTTATCTGACATTTTTCCTAATGCATTTTGAGGTTTTGTTTCGTCTCCAATAAAATCATCATCTGAACTAATTTTAACGGATTTTTCTTTTCTTTTATTTCCACGGGAACTCACTTTGGAAGATTTTTTATTTTTTTTATTTTTTCGTCTTAATCCCTCCTCAAATCCTTCAGCAATATCACTTTCAGCATATTCTTCACTATCTTCATGAAACAAATCAATATTATAAGATATAAGAAAAATAATGAGAGTAACCAATAATGTCGATATTATTGCATAAACCACATTCATATTAATATATTTATATAAATGAAAACTCATATATATAAAATATCATATAATAATTTATTGTATAACCATAATCACATACGCTTTTATATATATTTGATCAACATGAATAGGCCATATATGTTTATTTGGAGGATTTTACTCCTCATGAGAAGACATGAATGTCTATTGGCATATAAAGTATACAAGTGCACTTTTTGCATGCCTAAGTCATATTCAATATTGATATTGATTTTTAATGTCTATATACGCTTTCATATTGATTATTCATCAATATGAATAGACGTTAATCAATACCAATAGACATTAACGTCTTCTCATGAGGAGTAAAAATCTCAGAAGAAGCGTATATGGCCTATTTCTAAAAACGATGCACAGGTGCATCGTTTTTCGGAATAGCCATTAATTTTGTTCCTTTAATTCTTGAATAGCTTTCAAAATATCCTCATTTGTGACTTCTGAATCGCTCGAACTACTTGAACTACTACTAGCAGGTTTTGAACCACTTGTACCACTAGTACCACTAGTACCACTAGTACCACTTGTACCACTTGTGCTACTTGTACCACTTGATTTAGAACCGCTTGTACTTACTGGTTTAGTTGCATCTTGAAACTTAAGTTTGGCATATGTACGACATCCAGAGTTTTTTTGTATATTCACATTTTCCATGCCTTTCTTGGAAGTACCTGACATATAATTAACAAAAGCATCCGTTATTTCACCGTTCTTGAAATGGTCTTTCGTTAAATTGGAATCAATAGATAGTTTTACCCATTTATCAATTGTATCTGCGGATTTGCAATTTTCTCTCGCTGAAGATAATTCTCTACTTTGAATGCTTGATTGTGAACTTGCCTGTTGAGTTGTTGCTCCTTCCCTAAATCCCTCTTTATCACCAATTAAACTTGGCATAAATAACTGAACTAATATAATGACTCCTAATACAAACCCAAAAATTATAAGCAAGGTATTCACTTTTTTAGGTAGTAATTTCATGTTAAATATATTATAGAACCAGATATTATTTACGTTTTGCCCCAACATTTATTGTAGAAGAACCCAAATCTGTAACAGCCTCACCCCTTTTTCGATATTCTTTATAATTAAATTCACGCAACATAAATAAAAGCGTTTTCACTTCTTGGACATCTATTGGATGTCTTTTTAATTGTTCGTTTATAGCCGCAACTATTTTATCTTGTTGAATACTTTTAATTTCATGTGAAGTAATAATACTACGTATTTGGTCTTTTGAACGCGGTAATCCTTTGGTCAAATCAATTAATTTCTCAATCAATTTTAATGCTTTTGCAAATCTTTCTTTTTCTTTGCGTTCGTCATCTAATCGTTTGCGTTTGATTGCATTTAAGATCGCATCTGTTAACCTATGTCTAATATGAGGAGGGACATGTACATGTTTATTAAAGTCCAATAATAGTATTTTCGTCCATTCGTTAACTAATCGGTCTTCTGCTTCCTGAGCTTCACGCAGCATACGTTTAATACGTTCGGCAGCTTCTTGTTCTCTTCGTTTTTTTGCTTCAATAGCTTTTTTGACCGCTATTGCAATACCAATACCTATTAACCATATAAACCCCTCTTTTTCTTCATGTTCTTCATATTCAAAATCTCCCAATCTATTTTCAATAATAGGAACAACCACATAATGAAATATCCAAAGCAAACATACAAATAATAATAAAAAATAAAGAACCTTTATCATAATATATATTATATTATGATATCCTAGTAAATCAAAAACTGCAATAAGAATGTATATGCAGCGTCCCGTATATCTATATTCCATATACGCTTCTTCTGAGGATAACTCCTCCGAGAAGACGTTAATGGCTATTGGTATTGATAAAGAATCAATATCAATATCGTATATCAATAAGAATATACATTATAGATTGCATGCAATATCTTGAAGTTTTTTTCTATTTGAAGCACTTAGTTTACTTGCAAGAGTACAAGCTTCATCTAATTTACTCTTCATGAGTTCAGGAGTTAGAGGAGGTTTGGGAGCAGGTACTGGTTTTCCTACAGTTGATCCGACAGAAGAAGGTGCAGGTTTTCCTACAGTTGATCCGACAGAAGAAGGTGCAGGTTTTCCTACAGTTGATCCAACAGAAGAAGGCGAAGGTCTTCCAATAGTAGATCCGACAGAAGAAGGCGAAGGTCTTCCAATAGTAGATCCGACAGAAGAAGGCGAAGGTCTTCCAATAGTAGATCCGACAGAAGAAGGCGAAGGTCTTCCGACAGTTGATCCGATTGGTGATACTACAGAAGGTGAAGGTCTTCCAACAGTTGATCCGATAGGTGATACAACAGAAGGTGAAGGTCTTCCAACAGTTGATCCGATAGGTGATACTACAGAAGGTGAAGGTCTTCCAACAGTTGATCCGATAGGTGATACTACAGAAGGTGCAGGTCTTCCAACAGATGACACAACGGGTGCGGGATTGCTAACAGATGATACAACGGGTGCGGGATTGCTAACAGATGATACAACGGGTGCGGGATTGCTAACAGATGATACAACCGGTGCGGGTCTAGTTCCGGAAGGGCTTGAAGTGACGGGTGAAAGAGACGAAAAAGTAGGAGCTACTGGACCGGGGGCCGCGCCTTCCACAAAAGTTTCTTCAAACTGCTCAACAGAAGAAAAAGGGACAAGCAAATTAAATATGATAAATACAACTAATGCGGCAATCAGGATATTAATGAACGTCTTCAATTTCATTATCTATAAATAATAAAGACATATTTATTTGTATCGCAGAAAAACAATAATTGTTATTATATGGCCATTTATGTTTATTCCGATAAACGATGCAATTGTATATTGTATTTTGAAATAGGCCACATTCGCTTTCATATTATTCTTTGATCAACACGAATAGACGTTAACGTCAATTTTCTAAGAAGTAAAATCCTAAGAAGAAGCATACATGGCGTTTTCCGTAAAATGCACTTGTGTATCATTTGACTGAATAGCCATTAATTCCTGTCTATATTTGGGAAAATCATCTAAATATGAATAATTATTGATGGCATCGATAGAATTTTCTGGTATTTCAAATAATTTAATATCGTAAATCATAATTACTCCGCGATAATTTGGATGATGAAACCATTCGTATTTAAAATTATTTCTGAAATGCATTAAAAGATGAAAAACGACTTTCCAAACATCGCCTGTCCATGGATTTACATATTTCATAATACCATCTTCAATCACATATTCCTCCGGCACTTTTAACTGCTCGGTTTCATTAGCTGGTAAAATATCATCAATAAATATTTTTCCGCCACTATTCAAATATTGTATGGAATGATTTATATCTCGAAGCACATACTCTACCTGATGCATTCCATCGATGAAAATCACATCGTATTTGCGAAATATTTGCGGTACAACCCGATTTGGAGAAACAAAATGTTTCTTTTTTTGTGATACAATACCTATAAAATGCATCATATGAGAGAAAAACTCATCTGATGTCATTTTTTGTATTTGATATACCTCGCGTTTATTAATATCTATTTTATGGGAGGGATCCACGCCTGTTTTATGAATGAAATGCACATTACAAAACGTTAATCCATATTCAACACCTATTTCCAAATAATGATCTTCAACGTTTGTATATTTATTGATTATTTCATGGCGATGCTCTAAATCACAATTATAATTTACAAAATATACCTTATTTTCGTTACGGGAATTATTAATGGCTTTTCCGTCTAACGATGCACCTGTGCATCGTTTTTCGGAAAACGCCATATACGCTCCTTCTGAGGATTTTAATCCTCCGGAGTAGACGTTAACATGTGTACTATTGCAAAATGAGTCAACGCATATATTTGCTAAATCATCCTTATTATCCAATATTATATATTTTTCGCAACTTCGATATAATCGATGAAAATAAAGAAGCATTTCGGCGTCATTCGTATTATGGTCAAACACATAACATTTGAAATAATCCAATCCATAAGAATCAAGTAGACTCCAACAATCCTCAATACTAGACGAATTATCGAGCAAAATAAAATCATAACTATTGCGACCACTAACTCCATTATGCGTACCATCATGAATATATTTTTTCAAAATATCCATTTGTTGACAAATAACATTCACACCCAATATACAAACCTGGCAATCATAATCCGGATTCACAATTGAATTACAGTATTTATGTATATAAATAGGATCGGGAGGTCGCTTCCATAATTGGACGTGTTCGTATAAATTGATTTCGTCCTCATATGCGTCAATCTTTCTGAAGCGGTTATGCATATCAAAATTACGGTAAAATTGCGGACTAATAAATAGCGGTCCAAGACGGTTGATTTCGCGATTTCGAATGAGGGAGAAATTATTATTATCATTATTCATGTATTGTATATATCCGATTTTATGTATTTTGGCGATTTTGACTTGTGTATTTGCAAACGTGCGCAGAAGAATTTCTAAGTCATCGCATATGGGTAAACATTCCGAATAATTCCCACAATCTAATAAAACCGAGCGTTTCCAAATACGGGGATGATTTGGAAGCGAAATAAGCGCAGAAGCTGTTATATTATTGATATTGGGCGTTATATATACAAATATCCATTTACCGCGGTGTTTTTGTGAATAATATCCGCCATATCCAAATGAAATAAAATCACTATATTTGAAATTCTCCCCATTTTCATATATATTATAAAAATCCATATATACAAATCCGATTTGTGGATCTTTACAAAAAACATCATATGCGTTTTGTAGACAGTCGGGCGTTATTTCATCATCGTGGTCCAATTCCAATACATATTTACCTCGGGCTAATGAAACGGCCTCGTTTTTTACATTCCCAATACTTCCGCTATTTTGATCACGTCGATATAATCGTATTTTATGATTTTGCATGGAAGAAATATTTTCCCGAAGAAAATGAAAATGTGTATCATCGGGAGAATCGTCCATAATTATCCATTCCCAATCGGTAAATGTTTGGTCCAATATACTTTTATATGCGCGTTGTATTTTATGGAAGGATAAATAGGCCGTAGTTATAATGGAAAATTGCGGACGTGTTTCTTCGCGAGGTTTTAATACATTATCAATATAACAATAATTGACACCCTGATTAAATTGTGAAATATTGTCCAAAGATAAATGGGTATAATGAATCCACTTGGAATTAATGCGTTTGCAAATATGTGGTTCAATAATTGGATAATAGATTTTTTCATTTTCCCCAAACGTAACAAGTAGATAATAGGTATTATCGAATAGTTTATTGAGTTCGTTCACGTCATGTGTAATATTTAGCGTACACTCAAATAAATTTATATTCGTTTCAATAAAACTATCGATATAATTATATTGTTGTAATCGAAAAAATAATATATTCGGATATTTCATTTCTATCTTCTATATGCACGTCTTTATTAAGGTTTAATTCTTATTATATTATATATGTCTCTTGATAGTAAATCAAGCAATAGAAGTAGCAGAAGTGCAAGCAATAGCAGAAGCAAAAGCAGAAGCAATAGCAGAAGCAGAAGTATAAGCACATCTGACAACCGTACTTCATCCACTAGTTCAGAATCATCTCGCAATAATAAGGCATCTATCGATTTAGGTAATTTTTTCGATAATAATCGCGAACGAAAAGAATCCTCGTTAGAATTGCAAAAAGTATTTGGCGATATAAAAGATTATGGAGAACGTAAAAATGATGATGACGATGATGATGAAGAAATTGACGATCTAAGCGAGTATTTGAATGATGAACTTGAAAAATTGGAAAAACTCTCCCAATCCCCCATCATTATAAACATGAATAGTTCGTGTATTCGTAATGTGGCCAATTGGTCCAAAGTGGAGCCACATCAAAAGATTGACCATGCAGATTTTGACCCCGAAAAGGTAAAATCGGATATTCAAAAATATTCTCCCAAATTGGATGCACTCATCAAGAACATCAATAAACTCGATGAGGAAGATATGCGCAATCACGGACGTAAATTTAAACATTTTATTTTTTCGGATATTAAAAATAATAACGGTGCAAAAGCGATTGCTGCTGGATTTATCGCAAATGGATATAAAATAGGCATGAAGGCGGTTCCTGTCGGAAGTACACAAAAGAATAAATCTCCCCAAAACAAAACGGATAAGGAAAATTCCGGAGAGAAACAAAAAACAAAATACAAATTAGCTTTATTAAGTGACGACGAACTATTGAAAAATAAGGGAGATAACTTTTATTTACTTTCATCTGTGGCACTTTTTGATCAACCATTACGCGTCGATATGAAAAAGGCGATCCTTAAAAAATTCAATCAGCGACCGGATAACGTCTATGGAAATTATGCGCGATTAATTATTATGGATAGTGGTTTCAAAGAGGGAATCGACCTTTTCGATATCAAATATGTGCATATTTATGAGCCACAAACCACGATGGCTGACCAAAAGCAGGTAATTGGACGAGGTACGCGAACTTGTGGGCAAAAAGGTCTGAAATTTCATCCCAAATATGGTTGGCCACTTCACGTATATAAATACGATTTGGAAATACCCGAAAAATACCGTAACCAATTTTTGATGTCTAAGAGCGCATTTGATTTATATTTGAAATCTAAAAATATAGATATTAGACTATTTAATTTGAATGAAGATATGGAGAAAACTGTGATTTATGGTTCGGTTGATTACGAACTAAATAAAAATGTCCATGATTTTTCTGTAAACGAAGAAAATTCTATGGAAAATATGGCTGGTGGCGCAATTGTTCGAAGACATCAAGCTTTACGTGATTATATAAAAAAAAATTATGGTCAGTTTTCGTGGGATAAAGTGAAAATGGAGAATTTATGTGGCTATGAAGGTCCTGAAAGTATGCGTTCTAAGGGAGGCGACCCAGAAACATCCGATTTTGGTATTCATGGAGGCGCTACCAATATAAAATTTTCTCCTACACAAGATTTTATACGCAATTACTTTTTACCGAGTCTTCCACTAAAGGGAATGTTGCTTTATCAGTCTGTCGGTACCGGAAAAACATGTACGGCTATAGCCACCGCAACTACGCAATTTGAGCCCGCCGGATATACTATATTATGGGTAACGCGTACTACCTTGAAAAATGATATTTGGAAAAATATGTTTGAACAAATCTGTCATGAACAAATACGTCAAGAAGTGGAACGTGGAGTCGTGATTCCAGATATACAAGCCAAGCGCATGAAAATGCTATCCAAAGCGTGGTCTATTCGTCCCATGTCCTATAAACAATTCAGTAATTTGGTTTCAAAAAAGAACGCCCTTTATAAGTCCCTTGTCAAGAAAAACGGCGCAGAAGATCCCCTCCGTAAAACGCTTCTTATTATCGACGAAGCCCATAAACTATTTGGTGGGAACGATTTATCTTCGATAGAACGACCGGATACAGATGCTCTCCATTCATCATTAATGAATTCCTATGTAGTATCTGGGCAAGATTCGGTTCGTCTTATGTTAATGACAGCCACTCCCATTACACAAGATCCGATGGAAATAATTAAATTATTGAATCTGTGTAAGTTACCTGATAGACAAATACCATGTATGATGGAGACTTTCAGCGCACAATATTTGGACGAAGATGGGCGTTTTACGCCCACCGGAAAAGCTAATTTCTTAGACCAAATTGCGGGACATGTGAGTTATTTGAACCGTGAAGGAGATGCGCGACAATTTTCCCGTCCTATTATACATGATATAAATGTTCCTATTGTAAATAGTAGAATGGAATCTCTCATCCAAAAATATGATAAAGAACACGCCAAATCCGGTTTTACAGAAACACTAAAAAAAATACAGGAAGAAATGGAGGAAAAGAAGAAAAAGTTATCTAATAACATTACAGCAAAAAAATTAGATTTTATGATGAAAAGATGCGAGACAATTAAAACGAAGAAATTAAAGACCGCATGTAGTAAAGTTGTGCGTGAACATAAAAAACAAATATTGAATGATTTGAAGTCTGTTAAATCCGTTGCAAAAGAAGAATTAAAAGCAATAAAAGACGAAATCAAAAACTTGAATGTGACTCAAAAAGCCAAATTATATTCTATGGGAAAACCCGATAAAGAAGACCAAGACTATAAGGATTTTAATAATTCTGCCTATTATCGTTTGAAACATGATTGTATCGGAAAAATTCCCGATGCATCTGAACAAAAGAAGGCATTAGAAAATCATCCTATCGCAATAAGCATCAAACGCGGTTTAGATGTAATTGAACAAAAGAAAAAGGATATGGAACAACTCAAAAAGGACCACGAAGTATACGGCAAGAATCGTATATTAAATATTCGCAATATGATGAAAGAACATACCAGCGAATTGGAACAAAGCGTATTGAAATTAACGATGAATGATCTGAAAGATAAATTAGCGGTGGAGCGCATTAATATAAATAGAAAAGTCGCAAAAGATGGCAAAATATTGGATACTTTATCAAAAACGTTTAAACGCAAACAAAAGAAAATTATTGCAAATTTGCGCAAAACCGCAAAGAAGAAGTATCGTGACATGTTAAAAATTAAAAACCAAGAAAATAAAGAAAAGAAAAAGTTGGAAAAAATGGAAGAAAAAATTGAGAATGTGGATGATATTAATGATAAGTTGATTCGTGATATTGTTACTGAACATACAAATATGATGGATTCTGAATTAGCACATATTTTGGAGGATGACGCAAAAGCGGCAGAAGCTGATGCAGAAAAAGAAGCCAAAAAAGCGCATAAAGAACACGAAATGGCAGAGAAAAAAGCAAATAAACTTGCAAAAGATGCCGAGAAAATAGAAACAAAAGCGGCAAAAGAGGCAGAAAAGAAAGCTAAAGCTGAAGCCAAAGAGGCCGAGAAACTGGCAAAGGAAGCGGAAAAACAAAGAAAATTAGCCGAAAAAGAAGCGGAGAAAGCACACAAGGAACGTGTAAAAGCGGATAAACTTGCCAATAAAACTGCAAAATAAATATTAACATAATAGAATCAAAATAAATATATATTTTCGACTCTAATGAATATAAAGATTAACACATATATTAATATATATCCTACCCGGTTAGCTCAGTCGGTAGAGCGCCAGCCTTTTAAGCTGGTGGTCGGGGGTTCGAGTCCCCTATCGGGTGTATATCGCCCTTGTAGCTCAGTTGGTTAGAGCGTTGGTCTTATGAGCCAAAGGTCAGCGGTTCGAACCCGCTCTGGGGTATCTGGTCTCATAGTGTAGTGGTTATCACTCAGGACTTTGAATCCTGAAACCCGAGTTCGAGTCTCGGTGAGACCTTTTTTGATCATATTTTGCCAATAAATATAATCAAAATTCATGGGTTCTTTATATAACATATAAACTGTCGTAAATAATTAGTACCGTTTCTATATATATTATATTGCATACAATATAGGTTGATGCCACATACTTTCCAGTAGCCATTCTCCCGAATAAAACGTTCTTGATGTTGAAGTTTTTGTTCAATATGCATATTTTATATATTATCACATATATTTGGTATTCATACTACGAAGTTTATCATTCAAATATCCTCCAATACAAAATGCCGGTATAACCCGAATAATTCTCCCCATACATACCTGTTTATATATATTTTTAATATGTGTTAGTCTTCCCAAGACATCAATATACTGCGGTCGTAAATACCTATCCAACGCATATATATGTATGGGCGTTGAAAATAATTGAACACTGATTGGAACAATTAGGGAGGATACAAAATCACTTTTTTGTTTATCCATATGCATGTAACGTTCCAATAAATGCGAAACGTCTTTTTTCCAAATAAAAGAAGAACATATTGTCAACGAATCGCGAAGTGCAAATAATATGAGCGAAGAACGTGGAAAACATATTTTTTGTTGATGAAATAATCGAGAATACTCGCGGTCTTTATACCCAATTGCAATTATATTTACAAGGGAGGTAGATATAAATACATACTTGCGTCCATCGATTTCGCGTTGTGTGCAAATATGGTCGACCACATTTGCAGTAGAATATGTCGAAAAATAAACACCAAACATGATTGTATGTGGTCGTATAAACGACTTTTTATCATTAGCATAATAAAGCGCTTTCTTTTTTGCCGCTTCCAAAAACAAAATATTATTTATTTGTGAATAAATAATAGAACTATCTATCAGCGTCATAACTGGAGATATAATAGAAGCACTCACAAATGCAGATAGTATTTCCATAATCAGCATATTTACAAAAATATAAAGTTCAATCTTTATATTTCTGTGATTTATATTACTAACATACGAAATTATTCATTTTTTTTATTGGACTTAAGCGAAGACCGCAACACCCATTTATAAGTTTGCGGTACATGTACATTCTTTTCCTCTTCCAAATGAGAACTTTGTAATTCAGTTATAAAAGTCAATATATTTTCGGTTTTGGGAGATGAATGTGTAATAATATCCATGTTTGCATTTGTATCCCCACTAATATGAACATAAGGAACATAGTCAGCATCCTGCTTATCCATAGTATACACAAAACTCTCCTCATAATAGGAAGTCACCTTGCGTGGACGCAAATTATATCTTCGGGTTGGTGGCAAAGAGTTATCATTACAAGAATAATATTTTGGTGCGCTGGTATGGACTAATATGTTCTCATTTTTAGAATAGACATTCCCACATAAATTATTAGTGGCTATTCCGTCAAATGGTGCACCTGTGCACCATTTTTCGGAAAACGCCATGTACGCTCCTTCTGAGGATTTTGATCCTCCGGAGTAGACGTTAGTGAGTATTTGTATACGCTTCTTAGTCATAGAACGAGTATTCATTTTATATACATCATATCACTTACTATATTTATATCTATTTGTTTTATATATTTCGCGAATGATATATGATGTAATTATACTAGGGGGAGGGATTGCCGGATTATATACTGCATACAAAATATTACAAATATCCTCCCATTCCAAAATATTAATATTGGAAAAGGAAAACTATTTAGGTGGGCGTATATATACTTTTCGCAATAAACATATGGAAGTTGATGCTGGTGCTGGACGTTTCAGCGAAAAACATACTCTTTTGATAGAACTTATAAAAGAACTCGGACTCTCCCATAAAATGAATAAATTATCTTCGGAGGCATTATTTATTCGTTCGGGAGATAATGGCAAAACGCTCGACTCTATTTTTGATGCGCCGGATAATCCTACCGATGAACAAAACAATATGAATCGATTACTTTCTCAAGACCCACAACTTCTGAACGAATCCATGCAACCGCTCACCAAAATTGGATTAGATATTGTTTTGGGAGAATATACCCAACCAGGAGCCGCTATCATAGCCAAAATATTAATTGCAAGCAAATCCGAAAGTTTGATTGATTTGACACAGCTCACCTTTATTGAATATGCTGAAAAGGTGGTTTCTCCCGAAGAAGTCCAATTTATAAAGGATACCTTCGGATACTATTCCGAATTAGTGATTATGAATGCCTATGATGCCTGTTTATTGATGGATACACTTAGTCCACTAAACCAATTTTATAACTTGAAGGGAGGAATGGATATATTGATCCATAAACTCGAACATAAACTTAAATCCTTTCCCCATCTCAAAATCATTAAAAACAAAACCGTCGAACAAATCACTTTTTCTCATCCTAATAAAACGCTCAAGGGAGGAAAAACACCCAAAACACGAAAACATTTACCACCTAGACAAAATATTCACCATATTCTATGTAACGACGGAAAGCAATATCATGGAGTGCGATGTGTTTCTGCTCTCCCCAAAAATGCTATAGAAAAAATGAAAATATTTAAACCTATTCGTCATTTATTGGAAAAGATCGCGTGCGGATCGTTATGTCGTATCTATTCCAAATACAAACCAGATAAAGAAACCGGTAAAATGTGGTTTGAGTCTATGAAAAAAAGTACGGTGGATAATCAATTGCGAATTATAATTCCGATAGACGTTAAAAAAGGCATTATAATGGTATCCTATACAGATAATATATATGCTGAGTATTGGAGGAAAATCTTCGAAAAAAAAGGAACTAAAGGCGTTGATGCCGAAATCAAAGTGCAAATGAAAATGGCAACGGGAATAGATATACCTGACCCGGTTGATACGCAAGTTTTTTATTGGAAATGCGGAGTAGGATATTGGGGTGTGGGCGCACAAAGTAAATTGATTTCAGAAAATTTGACCAAACCATATCCTGGCCAAGAATTATATATTTGCGGGGAAAGTTATTCACACACTGGTCAACAGTGGATCGAGGGTGCGTTAGAAACATCCAAATATGTATTGCAAAAATTATTTGATAAAAATGATATATTATGTCAACAAACTTACTAAAGGAAAAGCATATAGAATGATACGTATATAGTTCTGTTACTGATATCACAGTTACATATTTTGTATTTGACATTATGTTTTGGTTGTATATAATGTCAAACTTAGTTTTGATCGATACTGCCTGTGTACAATACTACGATGAGATTATAACATGTCTCACACCTGATACTGAATATTTATTATTTAGTTATTTAAAAGATACTCCCGAAACTCTAAAATCCAAAATAACCAAAAATTATTCGAATATTGTGATTGCACAACATAATCAACATTTCCCTTCATATGGTTTAACTCTTAATATGCGTCACGGTCGTGTATATGAGGTTATTGAAAAAGATCCGGATTTGACCTCATGGCAAGATAATATAGATTTTTTTACTTGGTTACGAGATGAACGCGGAGTAAAAATTATTGATTGGTTAGCATGTGATATATGGTCAGAAGCCCACTGGGTCCATATTATTCGTAAATTAGAATCTATCTTAAATATCAAGATGCGTGCATCCACAAATGTGACTGGACCTTATGGAGATTATATTTTGGAAAGCGATAATATCAATATGATAGGTCTTTATTTTACAGACAAAATATTAAAATGCCCAGAAAATTTTGTGACTTCTTTATTTAATGTATATGACCAAAATTATAATGACCCTCTAGACGGTTCCGGTGGAACATTATTTAAAAATAAATACGTTGGAATATTACATGGACCATTTATGAATAATAATGTAGTTGCACAAATAAATTCCGGATACATAGGACTTTCTTCTGATATATCTAATGTGACGTATGTGGCACAACTTTTACATAATAATACTGGTTCATATGCTACCGGTAGTGCTGCAAATGACGCATTTATTGCTGTAAAATCAGATAAAACCGGAGTTATATGGGGATCAAGAGGTAGTGGAGCATTAGGACAAACGTCTATGTATGATGCAAGTTTGGTGAATATAAAACGTGTTTATGCGGGAAGGGGTACATTTGTGGTTCTCAAAAACGATAATACCGTATATAGTTGCGGTAACGCTCCCTTTTATGTGGACGGTCGTTATAATGTATCTCCCTATGTAGAAACGCCAAATACAAAAGCGATACCGAATCCTTTGACAAATGTTAAGGCTATTTATAATAATTTTGCGGGATTTTGTGCTATCAAATATGACGGAACAGTTGTTGCTTGGGGAAGTCGAGTAAATGGTGGAGATTCGAGTGTATGTCAGCAATATCTTACTAATATAACGAAAGTAGTTGTTATCAAAGGTTGGGGAGGAGCATTTGTTGCTCTTCGTAGCGACGGTAACTTTGTAGCATGGAAAGGAGATAGTGGTCTTGTTGACACTAGTATGAATAGTTTATTTGCAACGTCGATTGGAACTTCACTAACCGGAAGAATTAAAGATATATTATTTGGAGAAACATCTCCGAATTACATATTATTTGTTCGCGATGATAACATGATATGTTTAGCTGTTGTAAATTATTATAAAAATATTACACAAGCAGCCAATATTGTTAACATATATCCTAAATATCAAATACCTGCCGGAGTCACAATAAATAGTTCTGAAGTCTTTAATGTAGCACGCAAATTGGTATTTTCTAACGAAACAACATTAATTATTGGAGGTAGCAATAATCTAATAACAGATTCGGATAATATATTATGCACGGATGGTAGTGCAGATGGAGGTTCGAATTATCTTTCATTTAAATTATTACGAAGTGGAGCTGTTTCACCAATACTTGGTGGTAATTACAATTTAAATCGAGTAAATGGTGGATATTTTAACGATTCTACATTTGGTCTACCTCCAAACACCGATGTTTCAAGTAATGTGGTCCAAATATTTACAACTAATGCGGGTATAGGAGCTTTAAAATCTGATGGAACATTTATCGGTTGGGGTAGTGGAGGTCATAATTGGGCAATACAATACGATAGTTCAGCTAATGGAGTTCGTAATGTTATTGCTGTCACTGAAATACAAGAAGGATACCGTTTGAATTGTGCGGACGGAAGCGTTAAACATGTTTATTCTCAAGCTCGTAGAGATTTTTTGGCTACGCAAAATGAATCTAATAAGTTATTTGGCAATTTTACTCCTGAAACAGGTAAATCAATATGGTCATTCGGTGCTACTGAACAAGGTATGAATTCAAATATGCCAATAGAATTAGTTGCATTTGAACGAGCATCTCCATCTTCGGTGATGAGATATAATCCTTCTACTATCTCATATGTTTCTAATATGTATCATAGAAGAGCATTACAGGGATTTAAATACGGATTATACTGTGGTTCTCGCCTTATTTCGACATTTAAACCACTATATGATACAAGTACGTTTACATTCAATAACTGTAAAGTGCCAGAGTTAGGTAATAATATTGTATTAACGGTCAGTCGTTTATCTGTCACATTCCAAAATACGATGTTTACGTTTACTATTAATACAACCGAAAATCCCTCCATTTCGGTACCAGATCCTCCTACTATTAATAGTATATCTATTGGAGTAGAACGTATTACTGTCAGTCTTACCGCTCCTTCATGGGATGGTGGAACAGGAGTCGATAAATATAGTTATTCTATGGATGGCGGATCAACCTGGACATTAGTAGATCCTTCATCTTCCTTGGTTGTCACTGGGCTAACGGGAGTATTGTATACCTTTGTTATACGTTCTCTCGGCGGGTTGGGATATTCAGCAACAAATACATCCAACGTTGTTATGTGTTCCGTTCCAAATGCACCCACAGTTACAAGCTCCACGGCCGGTAATCGTACATTAACTGTTGCATTTACTAGTCCATCTGGAGATACACTTACCTCCACTACTTTTGGTAATTATTCATCGGTTTCCTCTGGTAATTATACTATTTCCGGAAATGCAAATGCGCTATTAAATGGAGCATATACTTTCTCAGCATCTACCAATAACGGAACAAATATGCCATACCATGCATTTGATAATAGTACATCTACTTATTGGTCTACTTCATCCAGTTCATATAATGGAACAAATAATGCCTATGATGGTGATGTTAGTACGGTTATACAAAGTGTAGGTACTATTTCGGGAGAATGGATACAAATTCAATCACCTACTTATATTCGTGTGCAAAGTTATTCCGTCATCAATAATCAAGCTGATTCTGTTGCCTTCCCAGCCGATTTTTATTTAGTTGGGTCAAATAATGGTACTAGCTGGTTTCCTATTGATAATCGAACTGGACAAACCGATATAAATAGTAATGCGAATAATATAATTAGTTTCACAAAAGCCATACCACAAACCAACGAATTTTACAAATATTATCGTTTAATTGTAACTCGATTAAATAACGGAAGTCAACTGGCCTTGAAAGATTTCCGTATTGTTGGTAATGCGGTATTATTAAGTAGTGTGAAAGGATATAATTATTCGTTAAATAGTGGTGCGGTTACCGGGTTTATCGGGGCGACGCAGTCGCCCCTTGTGATTACCGGTCTAAATAATGGTACAAGTTATACTGTCTCCCTTAGAGCCGTTAATGCTGCCGGTCAAGGCGCAGCTTCCAATACACTTGCAGCAGTATCTTTACCGCAGACTATTCCCGAAGTTCCGGTCATAAATACACTTACTTACGGAGATCAATCTTTCGTCGTATCTTATACAGCCCCCTATAATGGCGGTAGCGCAATCACCAAATACCAATATACATTAGATGATTCTACCTATGTCGACGTTTCTGCTAATAGTAATCCTTTTACTGTTTCGGGTCTTACTAACGGAACTTCTTATAATATAAAAATGCGCGCAGTTAACGCGATTGGCACATCGGCTTCGTCGGCTTTATCCGGACCGGTTGAACCAAAACGTGTACCAGATGCGCCCACAATTACCTCCGCCATATATAGTAATCAGGGAGGAACGATTAGTTTCTCGACTCCCGAATATAATGGTGGAAGTCCAATTACCGGATATAGTTATTCCTTGAATGGCGCAGCTAGTATTTCTATTTCCTCCTCCCCTATTGAATTATCTGGATTAACAAACGGAACGACATACTCGATTACTGTGAAAGCAATCAACATAGTTGGTTCATCTAGCGCATCTTCCTCTTCTTCATTTGTTCCCAAGACGATTCCTTCAATACCAATCATTTCATCTGCAACTGTTAGCGATAAACAAGTCTCTCTTGCGATTACACAAACATCTAATGGCGGATCAGCAATAACTGGGTATAAATATGCCCTCGACGGTAGTGATGTATATGTTACTGTTGGCAGTACAACACCAATTGTGATCACGGAATTGAATAATGGACAGTCTTATAGTGTTATTGTTAAGGCGATAAATGAAGTCGGAGAAACATCCGATTCTTCCAGCGTTTCATTCACACCAAAAACTATTCCAGATGCGCCCACTATTAATAGTGTTTCTATTGGTGATCGTTCTGCCTCTATCACCTTCTCCCCACCCATATATGACGGAGATAGTGCGATCACAGGATATAAATTATCTGTTAATGGTGGAGTCTATAATAGTGTTGGACTAATTAGTTCTCCATATGATATTTCCGGATTAACAAACGGAAGTGCATACACATTTGCGCTTAAAGCCACTAATATCATGGGTGATTCTTCTGCGTCCAATATTTCAGATAGTGTGGTACCTCATACTGTTCCCGATTCTCCCCATGTCACCGTTGTCGATGGAGATCAAAGTGTATCAATTATATATACACAAGGAGCATCAACCGGTGGTTCAGATATTCTTTCCTATACATATGTATTTGGTGATGATGAACCTGTTACCTTATCAACGAGCGGAACGATTACTAAATCGGTAACTATTGGTCAGACTTATTCCTTCTCGATATATGCTACAAATGACGCAGGTAATTCATCAAATGCAGTCGCAACTATCTTGGGCAAATCGGTTCCCGACGCACCAACAATAACCAGCGTAACTCCAGGTAATCAAATATTGACTATCGCGTTCACTAATGGTAGTGCCAATAGTTCGTCTATTACCGGATATAAATATAAATTAGATAGCGGCTCATATCAAACCACATCTTTGGTAGGTTCAGATATTGTTATTACCGGATTAACTGAAAATACCTCCTATTCGGTTGTTATTGTTGCATTAAATGCAATTGGACAATCGCCCGATTCAAATACAGAAAGTGCCACGCCATATACTAATCCTCAAGCACCTACCATTACAAGTATATCTACAGGTAATTCGACAGCAACTATTAACTATAGTTCCGGATCAAGTAATAGCTCCTCTATCACATCCCATAAATACTCGCTGAATAATGGTGCATATGTCACTCTCCCCGATTTATCTGGCAGTTTTGTCTTGACCGATTTATCAAACGGATTTTTGTATTCCATGAAAATGAAATCCACTAACGCTGCGGGTGATTCATCCGATTCGTCTTCTAATACATTTATGCCATATACCAATCCCCTCCCCCCAACAATTTCAAGTGTGACTATAGGAAATGAATCAGCGGATATATTCATTAAACCAGGATTTTTCAACGGTTCCGCTATTACGGGATATAAATACTGTATTACTGGCGGAGATTTTGACGGTACTACATTTACGTATACTGCGCAAGTTGCATCTCCTATCAATATTACTGGACTAGCGAATGGCGTTGGATATACTGTAAAATTAAAAGCGGTAAATGCAGCGGGCGATTCAGCCGAATCGAATTCATCGGTGGAATTCATGACATATGTTACACAATCGTCACCTAACGCCCCTATTCTTCAAAGTGCAGTAGCGGGAGATCGATCTGTACAAATTAATTTTGTGGATGATGTGAATCCCGGATCCGCTATTGTCGGATATAAATATTCGTTGAATGGCGGAGCATATACATGGGCTTTACAAACGGAATCACCCCTTATAATTGATAAATTAGTTAATGGTACCACCTATACTCTCTTTTTAAAAGCGGTCAATAGTAGTGGGCCTTCAGCAGCATCGGCATCTTCACTTACGTTTACTCCATCTGCAACTCCAACAACTCCCACGATATTACGTGCAACTCCTGGAAACCAAAGCGTATCTTTGAAAATAGGGCTTAGTGACGGTAAAGGTTCATCTATACTCGGATATTATTATCAACTGAATGGTACCGGCTCCTTTATTGCTGCGGATATTTCAGGAGATATTATTACTATTTCCGGTTTGACAAATGGTACGTCATATACGGCCGTCATCAAATCTCAAAATAGTCAGGGAGATTCAGAACCTTCTTCACCGTCGGAAGAATTTATTCCCTTTGGTGCCCCCTCTCCACCTACTATTACAAGTATATTGCCCGGTGATAGATTATTAGAAGTACATTTTACACAGGGTGATGGTAACGGAGCTAATATTTTACGATATAGTTACTCAACCACTACTGATGGTACTTCAAGCTCTTACTTAGCAACTGAAGAAATCAATTCTCCTATTTATATTACTGGATTAAATAATGGTTCTACATACACCGTAAACATGAAAACCGAAACAGATTATGGTATTTCAGCAGCATCAACGGAAAGTTCTCCGGTTGTACCGTATGGGACTCCTGAACCCCCCGTAATTACTAAAGTAACCATAACAGACGGTTCTGCAAATATTTTCTTCGTGGAAGGCAATAATAACGGTAATACAATCAGCGATTATTTATATTCGATTGACGGTATCAACTATGTAAGTGCATCACAAACAACATCACCAATAATCATTTCAACATTTACTATTGGCGATACGCTTACTATACGTTTAAAGTCGGTTGGAAATACAAGTAATTCATCGGAATCAAACGAAAGTGATGTTTTCACGGTATATACAACTCCTTCACCACCGGTAATTACATCTATCACACCTGGAGATCAAAAATTATATGTGTATTTTAGCGATCCTTCCTTAAACGGTACTACACTTCTTGGATACAAATACGATTTGGATGATTCGGGTGACTTAAAATGGTGTAAAACATTCACATCACCAATCGAAATTTCCGGTTTGGAAAATGGCACATCCTATTTGGTCGGATTAAAAACTATATGTTCTGAAGGTGAATCCAATTTGGTTAACCATACGAATTCTGTATTTGCATCCAATATACAACTTCCTCCAAAAATTATCGGTATCACACCCCAAAATAATTCGGTTGTCATTAAATATGCAAATCCTCAATTAAATGGCGCTACCATTACTGGGTATAAATGTTCAATTAATAATAGTATATTTGTTGATGTCGATAATGCAGATGTGGACGAATCCGAATCGGCTATTACTATAACCGGTTTACAAAATGGTTCATCTTATACTTTCGCGCTCCGTTCCATTTCCGATGTTGGTATTTCATCCGATTCTAATACTAGTGAATCTGTAACGCCATTTACCGACCCTAGCCCACCAACAATTACTCGAGTGGTTACTGGAAGTCAAGTTGCGTATGTGTATTTTACTGATGGAAGTTTGAATGGTTCATCTCCTATTCTCGGATATAGATATTCACTCGATGCGTCGAATTATTTATGGTCTACTCAAACATCCTCACCGATTATATTGAATAATTTAACAAATAATGTGGCTTATAATATTCGTATCATTTCTGTATCAGCGTCCGGTTCATCGGCGCCTTCGGCGCCTTCGTCCTCTTTTGTGCCATATACAAATCCGGAACCACCTTCCATTACTAATATTAAAACAGGAAATAGTACAGTCAGTATAACTGTTGCAGATGCGGCTACAAATGGAAGACCTATCACTGGATACATGTATTCATTAAATGGTGGAGCATATGTAAGTGTAGATACAACAAATCCTATTGTCATAAACGGATTAACCAACGGCACCACTTACGTTGCATTAATAAAGTCGGTATCAGTCGGAGGAGCATCTTTGACTGCCACCGCATCATCGTCATTTGTTCCATATACTGTCCCTGGTGCACCGGTTATTTCAACTTTAACTCCCGGAAATCAGTCCGTAACCATGACGGTTACAAATCCAACATTAAACGGTATTGTTGAAAACGGTATTTCTATTATTGGATATAGTTATTCGACGGATAATAATAATTACACATTTGTTGATAGTTCAGCTACTACTTTCACATTTTCCGGATTGACAAATGGTACTTCCTATAGATACTATGTAAAATCAGTATGTGCAATAGGTATATCGGCAGCATCTGCTCAATCAGCAATAGTTACACCACGTAATGTTCCTGACGCGCCAGTTATCACAGGTGTGACTGCCGGTAATAAAAGTGGTATTATCACATTTACAACTGGATCGAATGGAGGATCCCCTATCACGGGATTTAAATATTCGACCGACGGAATCACTTATGTTGTTGCATCCCAAACATCATCACCAATATCTATTTTCAGTCTTTCTAATGGAGTCACATATAATATATATTTGAAAGCAACAAATATTGCGGGAGATTCATCTGCGTCTATTGTTTCGCCATCATTTGTACCTTTCACGTCTTTAACGGCTCCAGTATTCAAATCTGTGATAGAGCAATTTGAAAGTGCCACATTAAACGTAAGTAATTCATATATTGGAACTGCGGACGGAAGCGGAATTGTAGTAACTGGTTATCAATATTCATTTGATAATGTGACATTCTTCGATGCATCCGGTACAAATAGTTCGGCAACAATAACTGGTTTATTGAACGGAACGTCCTACCAAATATATTTGAAAACAGTTACAAATATTGGTATTTCGCCTGTATCTGCTATTTCACCTAGTTTTTCACCCAAAAGTGTGCCACAAGCACCAACTATAACAAGTGTTGTACCGCGGTCTGAAAGTGGATTGTTATATTTCACAGACGGAAGCAATAACGGTTCACCTATTACCGGCTATAAATATTCGTTAAATGGTACGACCTATTATACTGCACTACAGACCACCTCCCCTATCACCCTCTATAATTTACAAAATGCAACCAATTATAATGTGCGATTGCGCGCAACGAATGAAGCGGGAGATTCAATCGACTCTAATATATCTGATACATTAACTCCTTTCGATGTTCCATTTGCTCCCACAATAACTCGTATTGTTCCGGGAGACATGTCTGCACTTGTCTATATTGAAGAAGTTAATAGTAACGGTTCTCCTATTATTAAATACCGGTATTCTATTGGTGCAGCGCTTATTGATATTTCCGGAACATCGATTCCTCTTGTTATACCCGGTTTAATTAATAAAGTAAACTATAATATCAAGGTAGTTGCAACAAACGCGGCCGGAGACTCTTACTTGTCTAATTCCATGTCTGTCGTACCCGGTACACCTACTGTTCCCGTTATTACCGAAACGGTTCCTATTCCTCTTGGTATTCGAGTATTTTTCACCCCATCCAGTGATAATAATAGTCCTATTACACAATATTCTTATACTACAGGTGACGGTAAATTTTCAAGAGCGGTTGGATTAACTTCACCTATTACAGTTGTCGGTTTGAAAAATGGAATTTCATATAATATTGCCTTGCAAGCCGTCAATAAAAATGGTCCTTCATTAACTTCAAATAGTCTCGGTAATAGAACACCATTTGATATTCCATTAAAACCCACTATCACTAGTGTAGTACCTATTTTTGATGGAGCAATTGTTTCATTTATACCCGGAAGTAATAATGGTTCACCAATCACTAAATTCGGATACGTTGTGAACTCTGATACCTCATACATCGACATGAGTGGCGTTACAAGTCCAATAACAATCATGGGATTACCTAATAACGTTAACTACACAATTAAAATGATTGCATATAATGCCGCTGGACCATCTATATCTTCTGCACCTTCCAAATCAGTGAAATTTACGTATACTCCTCCCGCACAGGTTAAAGTTACAACTTTGACGGCGAGTTTTGAAAGTATAACTGTTGGTTTTACTGCTCCATTAAGTAACGGCGCACCGATTACAACATATAAATATTCATTAAATGGCGATCCTAATTATATCGATGCAAATACCACCACTCTCCCTCTTGTTATTACTGGATTGCAAAATAACGTCAATTATAATGTTCGTATTATTGCGACTAATTCTGCGGGCGATTCAATACCATCATTACCTTTTGCCAAACCCGTCATGTTTACATATTTACCTACTCTTGCTCCATCGTTAACCTCCGCGATTGGTGGCAATCAGTCTGCGCAATTAATATTTACTCCACCTGTTCCAAGAGGTGCGCCCATAACTGGATATAAATATTCGTTGAACGGCGGTACCACTCTCTTGGATGCGTCAGGATTAACCTCACCTATTACAATTACAGGATTGACAAATGACGTTTCCTATAACGTCTTATTATATAGCAATACAGCTGCAGGTTTATCTCCAGCATCCGCATCAAGACCATTCTTACCTGTTTATAAAGTCCCAGACCGTCCTACTATTGGTACAATCATACCCATGAATCAAGCGGGATCTGTCGCATTCACTCCTGGAGCATCTAACGGTGCACCAATCACAAATTATCTCTATTCATTTGATGGTGGTGTTACAACAACAAGTGCAAATACAACCGCATCACCGTTTAATGTAAGCGGATTGACGAACGACCAATCCTATAATATTGTATTGATTGCGGTGAATGAAGTCGGTAATTCTGCTCCTTCGCTTCCGAAAACATTTATGCCACTTTATAGAGTTCCGAATCCACCTATTATTGGTACAATAACAACCACAATTACCGGTGCAAGTGTAGTTTTTACACCTGGTTCATTTAACGGTTCTCCTATTTCTAATTATATGTATTCTATTGATGGTGGAGAACTTGTTAGCGCAGATAGAATACTCTCCCCTATTCCTATAACAGGATTAACTACCAAAACTACATATTCAATCAGACTAGTAGCGGTAAATGCGGTCGGACAATCGGCACTATCGGTTGCCAAATCTTTTACCACGAAATAATATCTTTGTATTTTGTTCTGAGGATTTTACTCCTTATGAGAAGACGTTAACGTCTATTGGTATTGATTAAAGATCTATATGTAAGCGTATATGAATAAATAATTATTTTTATATAATTATTTATGTATGTGTTTATGCAGCAGGAGCAGGCTCATCTTCAGCAACTGCAGTATTAACAGCAACATTTCCTGGATCAGCATCATCATCCACAATCACGAATTTGATTCTGTAACTGCGAGCACCAATAGGATCAACACCGGTGATCAACTCTTGTCCTTCAGCGGCATTCACAATAAGTTTGAAACTAATAGTGTCACCAGCGATGAAGGGTAGAGATTGGGGAGTTCCAACAGCATCAATAGTAGCAAAACGAGCAGGTTTGCCGTCAAGGAGTTGGAGCATGAGGGTGCGGCACAAGTTGTTGCTTCCATCCATAGCGTTGGTGGTGTAACGCAAGTTATTTGCATCCTCATCAAGATCTTCATTATCGTTACTGACAGCGGCAATCTTAGCATTAATATCGAATTGGGTTTGTCCAGATGCAACATTACCACAAACGTGACGAAGACCATTTAATAGTTCAAGCTCATTCGAAAACAAATCAACACCAAAGTGGGTATTGAAGAGTTTAAGTGCCAAGTATCTGGTAAAATCATGAGCAACCAACATTTTATTTGCAGCAAGAGGGTTTCCATCAGATCCGTTGGTGGCAATTTCACCTTCAGAACTAGTATGGTCCATCATAGCGTTGGCAGGGTTAAGGTCGGGCCATTTGGTCTTATCCACGTAGTATTTAATATCAGATGCAGAGGCATCGATGGCATCGTTGGAATCGGTTTGGTATTTGAACATGTCTTTCATGACAGAAAGATCAACTTCAAATACAGCCACAGCGGACACGTCCAATTCAACAGGAGGTTCAGAGTAGATTTCACCGGAAACATCAATAGTCACAGAAGAGGAGAGATAGTCGAGTACGAGGTCGAGAGTAGGAACTTCAGCCATTATATACACTAAATATAAATTACAAATCACAAAAAATATAACTGTGATTGGTGCGGTAGAATTGTATTTTTACTGATTCTATATATGTATTACTCACAAAATATTTCATTATTTTATTTTTGGGATTTAAAATTTTGGCTCCGTTTAATAAATTCACCCATTCCTCCGGCCGTCCTATTAGCGGTATTATTGGCTATTTTCAAATCGTTCATAATTGCACCTAATTTTTCTGGATCGAATGCACCTCCCTGAGGATATCCATATAATTTGATATATTCCGCATACTCGGGTTTCACTTGAGCTTTAACTGCTTTCACATTACTATCCGGGAAAAGTTGTACACGTGAACGTCTATTATACTCTTCAATATATGCCTTTAATTTGACTGGGTCTAATAATATATCGGCCTTTTCTTTTGCATTTAAATATTTGGTGGTTATATCCTCCAAAGTAGCATATTGCAATATTGCCGCATGTAAAGAATTTAATCCGGCTGCAGTTGTTAAACGTATTTTTTCGTAATCTTCATACATCGTTTCCACCGTAATATAGGCACGATCTTTCGATATATTCAAATCCAAAGCTAATGCCTCCAATTGGGCAGTCATTTCCGCATATACATCCTGTGTAAATATACTTGCTACAGCCGCAATATTGCCTGATGCATATGTCTCTTGTAACGTTTTTAGTGAATTTACAAATAGTGCTAATTGATGATATAAATCCACAAGTGCGGTTTTGGTAGTACATGTTTCAGGCGGTATTATACTTTCGACGTTGACTATTCCCGGATCTATTCCGTTATTTATCAACGTATTATATATGAGTGTTAATTTATTGGGGTCAAATCCATCTCCTGGTTCGGGTGTTCCGTATGTTTGCATATAGTACATAAATAATGGGGCTAATTTTAATTCCTTGGTCATGCTTAATCCACCACTATTCATATCGAACGCAGGTTTAATATTGACTCCCGATATAAGTGTTTCAATTACGCCCTGTAAATACAAATTTTGGATATGTAATTCGATGATTTGGGCATTCATACCGTATGCATTAATGGCTCCTGCTAGCGCTTCTGCCGTGATCGTCAGTAATAAACTAACATCCTTATGTGTTCTATATGTAACACGCGTATTAGATAATGCTTGATATAATTTTAAATAGCTTTCCAAATCATTTGGAATCTTTTCATATTGACGGTCTTCTAAATGTATAGTATATTGACTTTCTATAGTATTTAGCATCGCCCGCTGTGGTTTGGTAAGCGAAAAACCATTTCCAGTACCTCCAGCACATGTTGTAGTAACAAGTACTGCACCTCCTAATACAGTTACCGGATTTAATATATTTCGTGTACCTACCGCGCTGACGAGTCCAGTGATTAATGAACGACTCATATATACTTTTATTTGAAGTTTTTATATGAAATATTTCTGTTGTTTGTATTTACTGACGTGGTCACAATAGTATTTCTGAATCAATATAAATAAATATCATTTATTCTTATATGTATAAATTATTAGTATTGGTATCAATCATGTTTGCAAGTTCTCTTAAAAAACAGATTTATCATAATTCGAATCTTTTAAAATCGGCATTTCAGCCTCCCCATTTTCAATCAGTTAGATTGAGCCATTCGCATTCGCGAAGTATTTTCGATCATCAAAGCATTAAGTATGATTCTGATTTCTATCCTGGTGAAGATGCTGCTGATTTTCTGGACCATAATCATAATAAAAAAAAGAAAAAGAAGATGCCTGATATATATATTCCTAAATCGGATAATCAAAAGAAATATCTTCAGGCGCTACAAAATTATAATAATAAATTAGTTATTTGTCATGGACCAGCGGGAACCGGTAAGACATTATTTGCATGTAATGCTGCTATACAAGAGTTAAAAAAGGGAAGTGTGCAAAAAATCATTCTTACACGTCCCATTTTTTCGGTGGACGAAGAACTGGGATATTTGCCAGGTAATATTCTTTGTAAAATGGATCCGTGGACACGACCTATTTTCGATATATTAAGCGAATTTTATTCTAAACAAGATATTGATACTATGATTAAGGGAGGCGTTATTGAAATTTCCCCTCTTGCATTTATGCGTGGTCGAACGTTCAAAAAGGCCTTTATTATTGCAGATGAAATGCAAAATAGTTCTCCAAATCAAATGTTGATGTTAGCTACTCGTATTGGACAAGATTCGCGTATGGCTATTACGGGAGATCTATTACAAAGTGATCGGTGTGCTAATAATGGACTACATGATCTAATCAATCGCGTAAAGTTATATAAACCTCCCGGATTGGAACTTATTGAATTAGATAATAATGATGTTTTCCGAAGTGAAATTGTTACACACATATTGGAATTATATAATATGTCGTTAATGGCTTCTTCTGAGGATTTAATTTCTCCGGAGAAGACGTTAACACCTAATAATTCACAGTTGGTATTAGACGTGGAAATTTCGTCTACACATAATATTTGTAATCCAAATGTATCTCTCACTTATGACTTTCCGAAGTTTACTCCCGAAGAAATCGAAATACAGCATCTTGAACGCAATAGTGAACTTGAAGTAGCGGGAGATTATGATGTATCTTCTAATACACCTTTATCCTCCCCCACCCATTCCGATATAAGTAAAATTGAAATTGGTATCGATATTTCTCAAGTTGACTCTTCCACTACACATACATCCACGCATATTCATGAAGACGATTTTGAAAAGGAACGTGCACATGATGATATAATTATTGTTTATAAGGAGGATGATTCCGCACTTATTCCTAAACACCATATTACACGTAATATAATTCGTTTTTTTGATTATCGTAATACCACTAAATAAATTGTGATTGGTCATATTTCCGTAAATAATCCACCATACTATCTGTTTCTATGTACGCATTTCGCATAAATATTTCGCCAGCATCCACGAAATCTTTATTCATATACACAAGGTTTATTATGCATTTCGTGTTTTCTTTATGTCCGTTATATATTTCTTCTATCACTTTTTCCATAATGTCGGTAATTGGATAAGGGTGGGTCGTTTTAATAGGAATAAATATTATTCCATATGGATGACTTGAGGAATATTTTTCTTGCAAAGAAGATTGAAATACTTTGATTTCATTCAATAACGTTTGTTCCCCCTCCCTATATTCGGTTATAGTAAGAGCAGGATGAATATATAAATATGTAATTTCTTCTTGGGAGAGCAATAAAGTTCGTAATCGGTCTATACACCTTCCTATATAGGCATAATCATCGGGTTTATTTGGATTATGGTGATTATATGCACATGGATAGGCATATGTATCGTGCGGCATAGTTAATGGGCGCGAAGTATGTATAGGATGCATTTTAAACGCTTCATAGTGTGTATTTACCATGACAGTTTCGTGACAAATAAACATATTTGCATCAGGATTTTCGTCATAATGTTGTGTGACTGTTTTTCGTTCTTGATAATTCGAGGAAACATCTCCTAATAAATAAGCAAAATCATTTTCTAAACAATCTGCAATAATAGGGAGACGAGATACCATCCAATCAAAAGGATAGCTTTCTTCTTTCCAACCTAAACGTTTCAATATACTTGCAGACGAACAACGATAACCGAATGATATATATTTCATTATATATCATTTATTTTATAATTAGGGAGATTTTGCGAAATCCCCTTTATCCTCTTTTATTATAGATGCCGAATAGTAACCATCTTCATTCACAAACGATTTTAGTATCCGCATTCATAAGTAATATAAATAAACGTTCCGATCGTAATATTGATAAATATATTGAACATGGACAATTATTACTAAGAACACACCTTCCTAAAATCATTTTTATTGAAAAAGATGTTTATGAGAGGTATAATTTGGGAGGCGATGATAATAGTTTCCGCGTATGTGATCATGAATGTATTTATGATCTTTCTTTTCAAACGCTTTTTGTTTTTTTCGAGAAATATCATATGTATTTTTACGAAACCCACTTGGATGCATCCATGACACAATTTAAAGTTAATACGCCCAATCCATTAAAAGATACTCCCGAATATATGTTTATTCAAAACTATAAATCGGAATGGATGCGTCTTTCGATCCAAATTGTGGAATCCCTTCAACAAATGCAATTATCTGTATGTTCGGAAATGCATTTATATTTGGATTATCCTCCCAATAATCAATATATATGGATCGATTTTGGAATATCGCATATGTTTCAAAATAATGAGACGTTATTTCATGACAAACTTCATCAAATGATTAATCGCACAGAAAACCGTTTTATAGTTGCATGCCAAAATGGATTTCAATTTAATAGTGTGCATTTTGCAAGTTGCTGGAATCACCAACTCGAATATATACTCGATATATATTCAAATATATATTGGGTATTTGCCGGTTCCATATTTGGTGGATATAAGGATGCGCTTTTGGAATTTGCAGATTTAGTAAAACACGAATGTATACAAACAATACAAAGTAAAAATACACTTATGTGGGAGGTGAATATTTGGTATTTAGTTTTTAAGAAAAACCACCACCTATTTAGTTTCTATCCTGCCAATCACGACCCCTCTATTGTAAATAATTATTAATGATGTCTAAATTTATTTTCATATATGAGTATATGTAATTATGGGCAATCGACAAATCAACGAACAAGCATTTTCATTCGGAACACATAAAGATGATGTTCAATACCTTTTTGTTTTGGAAATCGAAGAATTACATATTGAAAAAATACATAATAGGTTAAAAGATAATAATCTTGAACTTCTAAAACCTTATATAAACGATATTATGATCGCTCTTCAATATTTCATGCGTATTGATCCACTTGAAACGAAAGAATATACCAAAATGTATTTATTTGATACTCAACATACACGTCTTGTCAAAATTATAATGAAGCATGCTAAACCACGACCTACCCATCCCGGTATAATGGAAAAATTTCTTTATCGCAAATGCGCAGTACATGAATTGCTTCGTGTTACAAAATAGTATTTATATACCACGATCAACAATAATTGGTTTCACCTCCCGTTCCGCATCAAAGCAATCAACTAAATATTGATATATTTCATGATAGACATCATTATTTTCGTATTCGCGACAGGTATATATATCCATCGCAATATATCCTTTTTCCGGGAATGTATGAACTGAAATATGCGATTCTGATAATAAATACAATAGTGTGATTCCAATCGGTTGAAATTGATGTTCCATCTTGCCCAAAATACTATAATTATATTTTTCGCATATATTATCCAATAGTGATTTAATGCCTTCCAACGAGTGCATAAGTGTTTCGTTTTTCACGTTTTTCAATTCACATATCAAATGCTTTCCCGAAGATATAATTGGATTGCTCATCCTTTTATAGTGTATAATACTAAAAAATTGAATGCTTTATATGAATATTATAAATACATTACAATCTCCCCAAAGCACCATGAATTCAGAAGATAAAATCAAAATCACCATCAAAAAACGCAAGACTACCCTACCGATAGAAGAAATAAAAGAATGTAATATTTCACTCAAAACGTTCCACTTTAATCCTTCTCCCGAATTAGTTGAACAATTAACATATTTCGCCTCTGTTCATAAATATGACGACCGCAAAACATTTAAAGAGGCATGGAATAATTGGATTCAAAACCCTGAAATTGCCCAACTTATTCACTTGGAATCCATTAATTTATGGAAAACGGGATATTCTGGTAGTGTTTCCGATAAAATATTCAAAAGTGTTCGATATTATTACAAAAAAAAATCACCCCAATTGGTCAACGAAGAAGGTGTGCCCCTACCGCTTCCACGAAAACAAAGAAAAAAATATGAATCTTTAGATAAAAATATATTGGAAATCATGGATAAACATATTTCGGCGCAAATAAAAACGCACGTTCAACCCTCTTCGCTATTCACCCAAAATATATGCGATTTGTCTCCCGCAAAAGCGTTTGAAGATTTTATGGTATGTCACGGAACCGACCTGGATATAGATCCCGAAAAAATAAAAAAAACATATAAAAATCGCTTATTCCGTATCCGTTCTGCTTTGGATAATCAAACTAATGCGAATACAAGGTAAGTATATATTCTCAATAATATATATATTTTTCATGTCTATTATTGAATCTCTCCCTAATTTATCTGTTGGTGGTGAATTAAAATTGATAAATCAAGGCACATACGGATGTATTTTTCACCCGGGAATCAATTGTAGAGGGAAAAAAGAAAATGCCAATTACTTGACTAAAATTATGAAGAATGCCAAAACTATCGAAAATGAAATTGCAATATCGAAATATATTCAACAGATCAAGGGATATAACCGTTTTTTTGCTCCTATTATTAAACAGTGTCCAGTAAAAATATCACAACAGTATCATCGCGAAGTCAAACAGTGTGAATTATTTCAAAATATGGAAGACGATGAGTTGAAAACACATACTTATGTTTCCAATAAAATTCGGTATGTTGGAGATACTAATATTTCGAAATTTATATTGAATCAACATAGTGTTGCCGGGTTTTGGAAAAATTTGCTTGAATCGCATATTTATCTTAGCAAAGGTGCGGATAAACTAATTACACAAAATATTGTTCATCATGACGTGAAATACAATAATATTATGATAGATAAAAAAATCAATAAACCCATATTTATAGATTTCGGTATTTCGATACATATACCTTCGTTAAGTCCATCTAATTTACATAACGCTTTTTATGTTTATGATACATATCCTTACTGGTGTTTTGAGGTATGTGTATGCAATTATATGTTTCGTGTTTTGACATATTCTAAAGCGAAAACGGCGTTAATAACTAAATCCGAATTAGAAAGTATTGTTGATACCTTTATATATGGTTATGATAAAGATTATGCAGGTGAATCGCCTATTATAAAAAACGATATTTTTGAAAATAGCGTATTTCCGTTTTCATCGGATAATATTATTACGCAATTTAAAGAGCAGGTATCCAAATATTATACACCTTTTATAGGAAAAACGTGGATTTCTTTATACGATCATTTTATCCATAATGGCGTATATAAAACATGGGATACTTATTCTTTATGTGTGGTGTATTTATTTATATTAGACGATTATGTTCGTTTACAAAACAAAACGTTTCTAGAAATACAAAATGTTAGTAAAGAACAGTATAATTCCTATATTAAATTATTATACACTATCATATTTTCTACTCCAGATGAACGTTACTCTCCCCAAGACATGATCAAAGAATTGAAAAAAATCATTTCTCAGATAGCCAGTCGTTTATAATATTATCCATAATATCATATTTTTTATCGTTTACATTATTACAAATGAACTGTAATGGATTTATTGCTCGCATTAATGGAGTAGATGATATTTGTTGGATGAACTCAGATAATGTGCATGATGTCCCACACATCCATGTTACTCGGGATTCTTCTAAGTTACTGGGGAGAGCGTGTGTATTTCTCCCAATATTTAAATAGACTATATGAGGTAATGTATTGATACATGCTATCGACGAAGATGTATTTTTAATTGCTGTATTATATGTTTCTTTTATATGTGTATGAAGTGACTTATATAACCCTTCATGTTTCATATCCGATATTAATACCAAAACGATTTTTTCAATATCTTCTTTTTGTATATTGGTTTCCTTGAATGAATTTGCAATCATGTTTATTGTATTATCAATACATTTGACACTATTTCCCTTTCCATAATTCATAATATGCTCCACCATTTTAGTCAAGGTATTTGTTTCCTCCCCAAATGTGATCCATGATGGAATATAATCAACCGTTATTATACGTCCACGAAATGCCGATTTACATGCTATTAAACACGCCCATCCTACCGCATTAAACCATGCCTCCCCCTCGTGCTCTTGCATAGACCATGAAATATCCAATATCGGCAATACATTTTCGAGGTTTTTTATATGTGAACACATATGTGCCCATCGAATATTGAGTAAATCTTTGCGATTTTTAACGTCACAATATTTTTTCATTTCATTTGAAAGAATAATTTGAGATATTTCATTTTTTTGCATGTTATGGAGTATTTCTTTATCTTTCATTAATAACGAATACGCCTCCTTCACAAAAACACCCAAATCGGCATTAAATCCCGAACCACCATGATATTCACGTGGTGTAAACGTCTTCTCGTTAGAAGAAGCACATATGGAGTTTTTCGAATTATGGTACACAGGTGCACCATTAGACGGAGTAGCCATTAATTGGGTTTCGTAATAGGAATAAATGTCATATGCCTTTTTTTGATATTCGGGAGATTTATTATGGAATGCATTTAATAAGGCATTATTATGTTGAATTAACCCACCCTTATTCACATATTTAGGTTCTAATAGTTCGCGACCATTACATAAATAAACTTCGGCCGTGTGAAGAACATGTCTATTTAATTTTGAAATAATGCGTCTATATTCCATTTTGGCGTGATTCAATTGCTTTTGTTCACGATTATGGAGTATGTGTTTATCGTTCGTGGTATTATTATATTGAAATGCAGTACCACATCTTTTTTGCCAATCAACCGCACATAATTCAAATAACCAACCATATGCGCTATTTTCACGCGGAATCCATTTAGATATATTAGATATTTCCATACCCAAACTATGTGCATGTATATCTTCCATTAATTGATTATTTATATTGAGAATACAGTATGTAATTATTTCATGTTTTTCGTTTCGCGTTTGCACATAAACATATTCACATAACTTTTTCAAATCCTTCCAACAACCGTATTTGGGTGCTAGTCCAGGACGTTCAGTATATATCAACATATTTATAGCTGAATACGCCAATTGCGGGAAATACATATGCCATACATAAATCATTACATAACATGCACTATATTCTCCCATGTATTTAATATCGCGCGTATAAAATATAAGTTTATATAACGTTTTAAAATAATAGAGTTGTCCTTCATTTAATTGTTTTTTTGATGTATATAATATGTGTAATAGGGAGATCAAATTGACTTTGAGATTTTCGCAATTATATCTATTCGATTGTGTATAAATGAATGCTAATTTTTCTTTTATACAATTCGACAAGGATAATACAGATTGGGATTGGTTTAATAGAGACAACATGACGATACCAAAATAAAAAATGTATTGTTTAACCTATTTTATATAATGTTTCTTCAGGAAATCAGGAAATCCTTTTCTTTCGTGTTTCTCTTCCTTTTTTTGGAAGTATTTTCGGTGGTTGATCTACACTATAAATACTGACTTTTTTGGTGGAACGAATGCGATTATAATCTTTTTTTAATATGGACTTGGGGAGAGTTGGTTGTGTTTTGAAAAATACATAGAGTGTATATATATCATGAAATAAACGGATTGAAGGTTCCAATATAATATCTTCATCAAGTGAAACCGCCATCAAATAGGGTTGTGTATTATGTTTGTTTAACGTCTTCTCGTTAGAAGAAGCGAATATGGCTTTTTCCGAATAATGGTGCACAGGTGCACCATTTGACGGAATAGCCATTAATACTGTTTTACAAAAACTCTGTAAATTATGTTCATGAATGGGAATATAAAACAATTGCAAATCAAGTAATTCATAATTGGACGTTTGGTGCGATTTTATTTGTTCTTTCAATATGTTTTTATCAAGTTTAGAATAGGACATTTCGGGAGGTATGTATAATGGTAAAGTATTTTTATGCACAAGAGTACATATTCCATCATTATTTAAAAAGACAAAACACACCTTTATATTTTCTAAACATTTCGTTTTATAATTGTTTTTATCCAAGTATTGCTCCTCTTCGTCGATCCATGAAGTATCTAATATATCGTAATCTTCAGTTTCCATATTTACTATTACATGACAATTCATTTTGGATATTTTTCCACATATAATATATATGACACAACCCCAAAAAATAGGAGGTGCAAAACATCGCAATCAAAAAACGAAAAAGCGAAGACAAGCCAAGAATCGTAGAACAAAATCCCGCAAACATCGTCGAAGCATGCGTGTTCGTCGTAGAAACATTCCAACGTTGTATGTGATTGAGAACGAAAGGGAACATTTCGTATCTCCGCGAATCATTTCGATTCAATCTCCCCCTCCTCAACAACAAATAGTGAATCCTATTAATTCATCTCAAACGCCTTCACCGCTTTCTATTTCTGATTTGGCACACCCTACGCAACAGTCATTATCTCCTATGACACATACAACGGAAATACATTCGCAACCGTCTATACCTTCACAAATGATGGAGTTACAAAGTCAAGCGAGTAGTGAGCCGGCCAGCTTACACTTATCGGAATTACAAGTTACTCCTGTAACCGTTGATAGTTTGGCTTCCGGAAAAACTTCTTTGGAATCGCTATCTAGATAAAAAATCATGTAGGGAGCGTTTTTAGAAATTTATGTAGGTAGGTAAAATATTTTTCTTTGAAATATTTGAGGATGAGTTTGAAAAAAAGGACAAATATTTTTGTCCAAAAATAAAAACCTGGAAATATTTTATGTATAAACAATTATGTGTTTTTAGATGGAACGCATAATCGAGCAGAATATATTATAACGAAACATACATAGAGGTATATTGAGTATTATATAATTATGCGGGCGGAAAAAAAGTCGTTTAATTGTGAAAAGTGTGGGTTTAGTTGCAGCAAAAAAAGTAATTTTGACAAGCATCTTACCACTCGGAAGCATATTTTATTGACGGAAAATGGCGGAAATAATGCCGGAAATTATACCTACATAAATGTAAATGGAAACATTATGAAAAATGCCGATCACCTACATACTGAAAAATGCCAAAAAAATGCCGAATTTAGACCTACATGTATTGTAGGCGATTTATCTAAAAAAATGCCGTTTTTGGACATTATTGGGGAAAATGGAAACATTTGGAAACCAAAAATGCCGATCTACACCGATGTAGATAATAATTCAAAAAAAATGCCGAAAAATGACCTACATGAAATTCCAAAATATACTAATAATATACAACCTAAAAAATACCAAAATAATGCCGAATATCCCACTACATGTTATGTAGGTGACTTATCACAAAAAATGCCATTATTGGACATTATTGGGGAAAATGGAAACATTTGGAAACCAAAAATGCCGACCTACACCGATGCAGATAATAATTCGCAAAAAATGCCAAATTTCGACCTACATGATTTTGAAAAAAAATGCCAGAAACCAGAATATTATATTTGTAATAAGTGCCAAAAACAATATAAAGGGCGGAGTGGACTTTGGAAACACAAAACCAATTGTGAAAATATTATCGGCATAATAGGTGAACTACTGCAACAAAACAAGGAAATAAAAGAATTATTGGTGAAACAGAACGAAAAAATGAACGAAATGAATAGTTGCCAAGTAATATACAATACTCAAACAAATACACATAATCATTTTAATTTGAATATATTTTTGAACGAAAAATGCAAATATGCACAAAATATTGATGATTTTGTCAATAATATTCAAATCGGAATGGATGATCTGGAAAATATGGGAAAATTAGGATATGTAGAAGGTATTTCCAAAATTATTATGAAACATTTGAATCAATTAGATATATATACGCGTCCGATACACTGCACAGATATAAAACGCGAAACAATATATATTAAACATGAAAATGCGTGGAATAAAGAAAATGAAAATAAAACGCAAATCAAAAAGGCTATTGAAAAAATAGCCAACCAAAATATAAAAATGATTCCGGTATGGCACGAAAAGAATCCGGATTCCTATCATGTAAACACGCCGAAATATGAACAGCGTGTATCAATTATGATGGAATGTATTGGAGGAATGGGAGGTTCAAACGAAACCCAAAAAAATAAAAATATGAATAAAGTAATAAAAAATATATCCAACAATACTTATTTGGAAAAAAATAAGTTATTGAAAACAATATAAAGAGATAGCATATTATTAATATGTCTCCAAACAGCATATTATTTTAATAATATATCGCGATATTCCAACCAATATAATAGAATATATAACTTCCTTTATTGATAATGGAGACAGACCTTTTTTATTTTGTAATTTAAACAAATATAAATATGAAAAATATTTATATTTATTGGTGACATGTCAGAAGACGAAAATAATTGCGAATATGTTAGCTCACGTGGGATATTGAAATCATGCCATATATACAGTTCGAATCCAGTATCAAGTATAACGACTTTAAAAGATTATGATTTCAGTAAATTTAAAGAAGGGGATACAATTTATGTATGTGCAACTGCATTAAAAGACTTTTTTGAGAATTTTGATAAAATCCGGGGAAGATTTACACTTATTACCGGTGATTGCGATATAGATGTGCCTTCAGATTTATTTCCAAATAACGAGGATTTATGTAAAATATTAAATCCTCCTATGATAGTACACTGGTATACACAAAATTGCTCTATAAATCATCCAAAAATCACGCCTATACCAATCGGATTAGATTACCATACGATGGTGAATCCAACACACTGGGGAGAATCCTCTTCTCCAAAGAAACAGGAAAAAATACTGATATCAATAAAAGAAAGTTTACCTCCTTTTGAACAGAGACAGATGCGTTGTTATGCGAATTTTCATTTTTCCATGACAACACGATTTGCAGAAGAACGTCATAAAGCAATAAATGAAATAGATAAAGATCTTGTTTATTATGAACCCCATTTTAGCCATCGAGAACAAAGCTGGAGAAATCAAGGACAATATATGTTTATATTATCCCCCTTTGGAAACGGGAGAGATTGCCATCGTACGTGGGAAGCATTATGTTTGGGGTGCATACCGATTGTCAAACGTTCGAATATAGATCGTATATTTGAAAACCTCCCGGTTTGGATTGTGGATGAATGGGAGGAAGTAAATCGCGAAAATATGGAGAAAAAAGCAGCTGAATATCTAAAGGGAACATATGATTATAATCGATTAACACTAAAATATTGGATAAACAAGATAAAGAAATCGCATCTATTATAATAGAAATGGAAAAACTACCAAAATTACATAGTATATGTATCCCACGTGTGGATATGAATGTGAGTAAAGGATTTATTTTTAACATATTTAAACAAATGAAAATTGGTTATATTGAAGGAATATATGAAATACCAATTCGTAATGACGACCAATATAAACGAATTTTGATTAAAATACGATGGAATAAATCGCAAATGGCAAATTATATAAACGAAAGATTTAACACCGACCAAAATATTAAGGTGGTATATTCGATGCCATGGTATTGGATATGTGTATCTAATCGTCACATAAAATAATATTCAAATAGTCTTTTATAACCGGATTCGAATATTTTTTTGCGTCAAGGTATTTTGGCCTACCCCAACATAAATAATAGAGATTTATAACATAAACCATACTGACATGTGTTTCTGCAAATTGGATTTCTTTCGTGAATAAATATTCTAATTGATTATATGCGTCTTTATAATTAACAATTTCATTTTTGATATTGTTTTTTAGATCGTTAAGGAAAAGGATTCGATTCTTTTCTTTATGGTGGAGATTATCAATATCTTCGATGTCTTCCACATCTCTGGAATATCGCTGGTTGATTTTATGAATATTATAGTTAATTTCATTTTTAATATCCTTGAATTTGATGATCAAATTGGTTTTATGAGATTCCATACGTTTAATTAGGGAGAATATGTTAATATGAGAAATGACAGGGAATAGTGTTTTTACTTCATTTGGAACAATAACTTGGAAAATATCTTTGATTTCACCTATTTTGAATTCTAATTCTTTTATTTTTTCTAAAACAACCTTATTTTGTTCTTTTTCGTCTTTCATGAAAAGAATTTTATTATTAGCAATTTCTAAAGAATGCTCAAATTTCTCAAAATTATTTGCCAAAAAGGAATACGCATTACCAGTAAATTCTAATTGTAAGTAACGTGTCATAGAAATAATAAATGTTGCGACTGCATTACATGCGGTAATTAAAACCACATTCCAACTTTGATTTTCAATAAAAGGCGTAATTATTGTGACAAATGCAGTGATACAAAGGGCTGATATTAACATAGTGTATAATTTCATGTAAGTTATATTGCTAGATTGGGAAAATAGGTTTTTTTGACCGCGGATATAAGTAATAAGAATATCCATTTCATCCGAATATTTATTACAATCGTCGTAATAGTGGGAGAGAGATTTCAACGCGTCTTCGTATGTGAGTTTTTTGTATTTTTTTTTATTTACATAGAGATGATCTATTTTATCTAACAACATGGGTGTAAAATGTGTATTTTCATTTTCATGCAATACATCCTGTTCATTATCGCTATTATTATTAGAATTATGGTTGGAAAAAAGAAATGGACTATTGCTTCGAATACAAATATTATCCAAATCATTCATGCTAGCATTAGAATTATCATTCCATTTATCGTTATGAATAAATTGGAGAGAATGATTATCGGCAAATTCATTCAAATTATTTTCGCTTTCTGAGGGTAAACGTGCATCTTTATTATCAATTTTGATAGCTCCTTCTGATGATTTTACTCCTCCCGAGAAGACGTTGATGTTATTTTGAATGGGGGTGAATAAATTTCGATAATCTTTATCATATTCCGGAACAACTATTGTAAAAGGTATATCTTCCGTGGAAGATGACGAGTTTTCTGTGGACATAATAGGTTATTATAAATAGGTGAGATAAAATTGAAACGTTCGACAAATAAAACGTTTATTGCAAAAAAATGGGTAATACGAAAAAAAAACGATCACAACAAAATTATAATGAGGAAAACATGGTGCCTCCCCAAATAGTTAAGGAATATAGGTTATTATTGCGAAATTATATGAGTAGTTTGAAGTATGTATTAATGACGAGTCGTTTTGATGATAAAACGTGGGAACAAAACATGTTTTATCGCAAAAATCATCCCAAAGTTGGATGTATATATGGGAGTCCAACGTTAGTAACAAAAGATATACCGCTTGATATACCGATAATAATATTGGAAATGAACTTGTCTACAAATAGTATAATGGGTATTGGATTAGTAAAAAACCATCCTGTATGTGGAAAATATGTGATTTATGGAGATAATATGAATACAAACCGTTATGTATATATTGGTAAGAACCGAGTCGATCGCAGCGAAATGACTAAAGAGGAGAATGAAATGATGAAATTTTTCGACATATTATGTTTTCGCGGAAATAAACACATGAAACGGGGAAATGGATTATCTCGATTTCCACCGGATATATTATTTCGTTGTTCGAAGGTATGCGATTTAACTAAATATGTATGCGATATAATAAAAAGAAATATGGGCAAATAAAATATAGACGAAAAATATATGGTATATATATGTTATCATCGTTTTGGAAAAAAGAAAATATATATGACATAAGTAGTTATACAGACGCTGAACTATTGCAAATATTAGATTTAAATAAACCAACGGATAGGGAACTCGAAGCGAAAATATTACATTATGTGCATAAATACACAAATATGGGAAACGAATCAGGTGAACAATTAGCACAGTTTTTTATTGACATATATGCGCGTTTTTTTGACGTAGATATTGAAAGCACGAAAATAGAAGGAATGACCGATGGCATAGATGCGGAAGAAGAAGACGTAAATACTGGCGAACCAGCTGTCGCGGAAGAAAAAACGTTTTCAGAAAGTTTTCCGGAAATGTATTCAGCAAAAGAACAAAAATCGACACCAGAAATAAAATTAACCGAATATAAACGCGACAAATTAAACCCCCTTTTAAAAGATACGATAACAAATACAATCACGATTAATAGTTTGCATCGTGAAGATAAAAATATGCCACCTACACAATTTACATTCAATTTATCTCAACCTTTACGTGATGTCGTTTCTATAAAATTATACAGTTACGCAATACCATACACATGGTATACAGTAAATCGTAGTTTTGGTGGAAATTTTTTTTATATTAAAGGAAATGCTGAAGGAATAAATAACGGAAATCACGATTATAAAGTGCAGATATCATCGGGTAATTATACTCCGGCAAATTTGGTGATTGCAATAAATAATAGTATAACTGGACTATCGGATATATATACGGACGTCGATTTCGGAAATACTGGAATATCATACAACGAAAACAATTCTCTAGCCACATTAAGTATTGATATCACCAAAATATATAATAGTTCAAATTATTATCTTGAATTTCCTCATGATCCATTAGTGCCTCCTCCCGGAAATCAACAATATTTGGGACAGTATTTGGGATTTAATTACCAAAGTTATAGCTGCAGCGCACTATATTCGTCGCGAGATCTTCCGTTGATAGAGACTAATCCAGATAGTAATGATAATATCGGTTCATATTATGAAGTAACAGAAACAAATAAAAAATTCCAAATAGTCCAATATGTGGGAGAATATTATGGACATGAGTTGATGGAGGAAATAGAAATAATAGACGTTGAATTGACCTCGTTGATAAATACAGGAAGTAAACCACGTAATACAATCGTATCAGAACTTGTGAATGTTTTGGCAGAACATCCTAACTTGGATCATGTGTATTCGTATATCGAAAGAATAGATATTACAGAACCTCAATTAGAAAATAACGGAAAATCATATTTCAAATTAAATATAAAATTGGATAGACAAACCACCATTAATAAAAAAAACGCAAAAATCGCCGTTATTTTTCCGGACGAAGGAAATAGTTTATATCCAATATGGGTTGGTGAAACATCATGTTTTCATTTTGAATATTTGGAAAATGAATTGAATTTGGTTATTGCAGAAACAGAAATGAAACAATCAAATTATGTGGTGAGTGGCACTATGAGTATAAACTTAGATTGCGAACTATATCCGTTTAATACGCCATATAATAGTTATATTATTAATATACCTAATTCTTCGAGTGAGGGATATTTATTATCAGATTATATCAGCACTATTAATTTAAGTGTAATTGCAGCAAACACCGAATACAGTATATCTGAAAATCTGAATGATTTAAATTGGCCTAACACAAAAATAATTATTGAACCCACCACCAATAATTTATATTTTAATGTTGATATAAATCGAGTATTTCGAAACAAATATTACACTTTGGAAGTACATCATCGATATATTGGTGATATTGGGACATTAGACAATAACGGTAATGTAATAGGCCCAATAGATTTAAGCAATACAAATGTGAGTACATATGTTAATTATTTTAATATTGGCAGTTATATATTGAATTTAGATGATGTTATTATAATAACGCCAAAAGATAATTCTGAATTTGTTAGTGATATAAATTCGGGAGTGATAAAACTGACAATAGCTGATCTATTAAATACATCTGATGGAACTAATAAAGTAGCTGTGAATGAGCATCCAAAATACGTCAAATATTTTGATATGTTGGATGCAGGATTTGATATTGAATATATAAAACAGCGCATGCAATCAGAGGGAAAAAACCCTAATTATTTAGATACCCCTGAATTATTAATTCAACAAGTCAGAAATTCTATTACGTTTGATTCTTATGCACGTCTTCAAGATGCATTAAATACATTATTTACAAATTTTACAGATTATAATGGAAATAGTCCATTACGTAATAGTCGCGTAAGCATAACAACCGCAAACGTGGGTGGAGAAATAAAACTCAAACTTGAATTAAATTTGGTGATTAGTAAATCCATTACACAATTAAATTATTCTGTGACTTTTTTCGATTCTGAAGCAGAAAATGAATCTGATAATCGATGGAGTCAACAGCTATTTTTTGATGAATATTACTTAATATCAGACGAGCAATTAAATACAAACGGAAGTTCTACAATAATTAATAATGAACCTATATCGGATAATGAAATATTGATTGAATCAGGTATCAATAATTATTTTTATTTGAAGCCATATGATGATATAGATGGATTATATACCACAAATAATACATATGCAATCAAAATAGAAATACCTCCGCGAACATATTCAAGAAATACATTATACAGTGCAATTAATACTGCATTTGCGTCATCTGTATTAGCAAATAAAAGTAGTATTGAAAGTTATTATGAAAATGGAAAAGAATATAGTGTGTTTAAACTGAACATTCAGAAAATATTTGAAACAAAGGATTATCGAATAGTATTTTATGATCCAACCAGTTTTGCAACATGTAATAGTTCGGGTGTAAATCGATCAGTTCGTAACGCAACTTGGGATTCAACAATCGGCTGGTTATTGGGATTTCGACAAAACACATCGTATTTTTTAGAAGATTATATAGAAACGCCAACGGAATTAGTTTATTTTGACGACACAAATATTAATAAATGTATTTTAATAGGAGATACTTGTGTAACGGTAAGTCTGTATAATTATTTCATGATTGTGTTGGACGATTTTAATCAAAACCATTTAAATGACGGTGTGATTACCACATCTATGCCCGAGCGATTAATTGATATTGGAAAAAGTTTCACATATATTTGTGATCCAATTACCAATACCAAAGTATTATCAACAACCAATAATAGAAGTGATACAACAAACCAATTGACCGCAAGTCAAGTATATTCCAATAATCAAAAAATATTAGCAAAGAAGGTTCAGTACATGAGTTATTCGACTGTGCCATTTGTGAAAGATATATTTGCACTAATTTCAATAGGCACCAGCAAGTTTAAAAATGGAGATTATATTGCCGAAAATACCGGTTCACTACAAGTTCAAGAACGTGTATATTTTGGTCCCGTAAACATATCTCGCATGACCGTAAAATTATTAAATGATAAAGGAGATTTAGTCGATTTAAATAATTCGGATTGGTCTTTTTCAATACAGGTAACTTCGCTATATAATTCTAACGTTAAATAATATATGCATTATTATTTGGAACATTTTATAGATCATTTTGGAGAATATGGACATGTATATGTGCCTCTTGTAGTATGCTACTTATTGTTCAATATGAAAAAATACATGTATGGGTATATTGCATTTTTGTTTTTGAATGAAATTTTTATATGGATATTGAAAAAAATATTCAAAGAAAAACGTCCACATGCTTTACATGATAATACCGAATCATATGACTATTATGGTATGCCCTCTGGACATTCTCAACATGTAATGTATAGTTTTGTATTTTTGGCACTTTGTATCAAAGACGTGATAGCACTTATTGTGGTTCTATTTTTATCATTAATTGTTATGTATGAACGATATAAGAATCAAAAGCATTACATTTCTCAGATAGTTGTTGGCGGAACGATTGGTGCAATATATGGTTATTTTATATATCATGTTATTAAAATATGGATTAATTCCGATAATATAATAGAAGATACAAAAGAATAACTTGGAAATGCAAAGGTTGACGAGATAAAGATATTTGAAAATTGAAAATATATGACTAATGTATATATGTCACAGAGTGATTATATTCGACATAAACGATTATCTATGGAATTAAAAGAAGTGGAAAAACTAAATAATGTAATGAATTCTCAACAATATTCAGGGTATAAGGAATATTCTATTGCTACCAAGGTGGTTAGTAAAAAAGACGTTTATTATAAATACATACCGACTGGAACACAATTTTTGTATGATATGGAAATACGTGACGCGTCTAATTGTATAAATATGCCATTTTGCAGAAACACGGATACAAGAGAGAATCGCGTGCCGAATGTTATTGATGGCACAAATTATCAACCGAAACCGAGTCGTCCTATAGCTCTTAAAAAAATTAAAATGACAACTCCCGAAAAGGTGAATATAATGAATAACATAAATTGTAAATGCGCCTTTACGTAAATAAATGTATACATAAATAATTGTAAATTCTAATTATTTATATATTATATAATGTCTGGAACGGATGGAGAAACAAATAATGATGGTTTAGCTATTCCCGATATACCAAATAATAATGGTTTTCTCGGTCCAGTCGGAAGCCAGGGATATGATGATCCATCTAATAATCATGGAAATACAGGAATTACTGGCGGAATACATAGTGAATATGAAGCCTTTATTTCGTTTTTAAGAGAATCTATCGGAATGACTGGTCCTACTGGAAATCAGGGATATCAAGGATATCAAGGTTTTCAAGGATTTCGAGGATATCAAGGTTATCAGGGAGACCAAGGAATTACTGGTTGGTCGGGACCAACCGGAACAACTGGTCCAACAGGAGTAACCGGCCGAACTGGCCGAACCGGTCTAACAGGTATAACTGGATTAACTGGTTATACGGGATATACTGGTAGAACAGGTATGACTGGATTGACTGGAGTAACGGGTCAAACCGGATATACTGGAGAAACTGGAGAAACTGGAGAAACCGGTATTACCGGTATTACAGGAGAAACCGGGCCAACTGGTGAGACGGGATGGACTGGTAGCACAGGATATACAGGAGAAACTGGTTACACGGGAGAAACGGGGTTAACCGGAGAAACTGGACATACGGGTATTACGGGATATACTGGAATTACGGGTATAACAGGTATAACTGGTCCTACCGGTAGGACGGGACAAACCGGAAATACAGGAAATACTGGCATGACTGGTGCAACCGGTATAACCGGCATAACTGGAAGAACCGGTATAACAGGCATAACAGGTATTACGGGCACAACTGGAATAACGGGTATGACCGGATGTACTGGAAATACTGGAAATACTGGATACACGGGAGAAACTGGTATGACCGGTATGACCGGATATACTGGCGAAACGGGTATGACCGGATATACTGGAGAAACAGGTATAACAGGAGAAACTGGTATAACAGGAGAAACTGGATATACTGGACAAACGGGAATTACTGGTATAACGGGTGTAACCGGCATTACAGGTATAACCGGAGTAACGGGACCTACTGGTATTACGGGTGTGACTGGACCTACAGGTATTACGGGTGTCACAGGTATTACAGGGTTAACAGGTATAACTGGCATAACGGGACATACAGGTATAACTGGCATTACAGGACATACAGGTATAACTGGCATAACGGGACATACAGGTATAACAGGCATAACAGGACATACTGGAATAACAGGCATAACAGGACATACTGGAATAACTGGACATACCGGTATAACTGGTATTACTGGAATAACCGGAACAAGTGGTACTACCGGAACGACAGGACATACCGGTATAACTGGTATTACCGGTATTACTGGTATTACCGGTAATAGTGGACATACAGGTATGACAGGTATTACCGGAATAACAGGCCCTTCTGGTTACACCGGAAATAGTGGAAATACAGGAAATACGGGTATAACGGGACATACTGGACGAACCGGACAGACCGGTATGACAGGTATAACAGGTATCACCGGACCAACAGGAACGACTGGACGTACAGGTGCAACAGGACAGACAGGAAATACCGGAATGACTGGTTTAACTGGTATAACTGGTGCAACCGGTAATAGCGGACATACTGGACATACGGGAATAACAGGTATAACAGGTATTACGGGTGTAACAGGAACAACTGGAAATACAGGAAATAGTGGACATACAGGTACAACAGGTATTACTGGACATACGGGTACTACCGGTATGACTGGAGTAACCGGCAATAGTGGACATACAGGAAGTACAGGTATTACAGGGACTACGGGAAGTACAGGCATGACCGGAATCACGGGTTGTACAGGAATAACAGGAATGACTGGATCAACTGGAACGACGGGAAATACAGGAATAACAGGAATGACGGGAATGACAGGACATACTGGAGTTACTGGTATTACTGGTACAACAGGCATGACAGGTATGACAGGTTTAACTGGAAATACTGGTAATACAGGCATGACAGGAAGTACAGGCAATACAGGGTTCACTGGATATACTGGAGAGACTGGTATGACTGGTATGACTGGAATAACCGGTGCAACAGGATATACTGGAGAAACTGGAAATACCGGAGAAACTGGACATACGGGTATAACAGGCACAACTGGAACGACCGGATATACTGGTGAAACAGGACATACCGGAATAACTGGAATAACTGGAATAACTGGAACGACTGGAGCAACCGGATATACAGGAGATACAGGTAACACAGGCATGACGGGAGTTACAGGTGAAACTGGATATACAGGTGAAACCGGATATACAGGAGATACCGGATATACTGGTGAAACCGGACATACAGGTGAAACTGGATATACAGGTGAAACTGGTCATACAGGACATACAGGTGAAACTGGTCATACAGGTGAAACCGGACATACAGGTGAAACCGGACATACCGGAATAACGGGACATACTGGAGAAACAGGACATACCGGAATAACGGGACATACTGGTGAAACAGGTTATACTGGAGAAACAGGACAAACGGGAGAAACTGGACACACAGGACATACAGGACACACAGGTGAAACTGGACATACAGGACATACTGGAATAACGGGCCATACTGGAATAACGGGCCATACTGGAATCACGGGTCATACTGGAATAACGGGCCATACTGGCGAAACAGGACACACAGGCCATACTGGAATAACGGGCCATACTGGAGAAACCGGCCATACTGGAGTTACTGGACACACCGGTGTTACAGGTCATACGGGAGAAACTGGGCATACTGGCATTACGGGTCACACCGGAGAAACGGGTCACACCGGGGAAACGGGACATACCGGAGAAACGGGACATACCGGAGAAACGGGACACACCGGAGAAACCGGACACACCGGAGAAACCGGACACACCGGAGAAACCGGACACACCGGTGAAACCGGACACACCGGTGAAACGGGACATACTGGAGTAACTGGACATACTGGTATAACGGGTCATACGGGAACAACAGGCCATACTGGAACAACAGGCCATACTGGAATAACAGGCCATACCGGCATAACAGGCCATACTGGCGAAACGGGTCATACTGGTATTACAGGTCATACTGGAATTACCGGAATAACTGGACTAACCGGACATACAGGAATTACTGGGCATACTGGTATAACCGGAATAACTGGATTAACGGGACACACAGGTACTACTGGACACACCGGAATGACAGGAATTACTGGCATAACAGGAATTACGGGAATAACGGGAACTACAGGACACACCGGCATTACGGGACATACAGGAATGACTGGAATAACTGGCATGACTGGGCACACCGGCATGACTGGACACACCGGAATGACTGGAATAACTGGTATAACTGGACACACAGGTATAACTGGACACACAGGTTTTACCGGACATACAGGTATCACTGGACACACCGGAATGACTGGACACACCGGAATGACTGGACACACCGGAATGACCGGACACACAGGTATTACCGGACACACAGGTATTACCGGGCAGACAGGGATGACTGGAATGACTGGACATACTGGGATCACCGGCATGACTGGACATACGGGCATGACTGGTATGACTGGCATGACTGGACATACGGGCATGACTGGCATGACTGGCATGACTGGACATACGGGTATGACTGGCATGACTGGAACAACAGGCATGACTGGCATGACTGGACATACGGGACATACAGGTATGACGGGACATACAGGTATGACTGGTATGACAGGTATGACGGGACATACAGGTATGACTGGAATGACAGGTATGACTGGACATACAGGTATCACAGGACATACAGGACATACAGGACAAACCGGCATAACAGGACATACTGGAATGACTGGAATGACGGGTATGACTGGAATGACTGGACATACTGGTATTACCGGGCATACGGGAATGACAGGTATGACTGGAATAACTGGACATACTGGAATGACGGGAATGACTGGAATGACGGGTATGACCGGAATGACGGGTATGACCGGAATGACTGGACATACCGGAATAACTGGTATGACCGGCATAACAGGACATACTGGTATGACTGGACATACGGGACATAGTGGTCATACAGGTATCACTGGACAGACGGGTATTACTGGACATACGGGACATAGTGGTCATACAGGTATTACTGGACATACAGGTATGACTGGACATACGGGAATGACTGGACATACGGGAATGACTGGACATACGGGAATGACTGGAATGACGGGAATGACTGGAATGACGGGAATGACTGGTATGACAGGTATGACGGGAAGTACCGGATACACAGGAGAAACGGGAAGTACCGGATACACAGGTATAACAGGCACAACTGGGCACACGGGTATTACCGGAATGACAGGACACACGGGTGTAACTGGAATGACAGGACACACGGGTATCACTGGAATGACAGGACACACAGGCATAACTGGAATGACAGGACACACAGGCATAACTGGAATGACAGGACATACCGGCATGACTGGAATGACAGGACATACTGGTACAACTGGTATGACGGGGTATACAGGCATGACCGGCATTACCGGAATAACAGGAACAACTGGTATGACCGGTCTTACTGGTTCCACAGGTATGACAGGAATAACAGGTCATACCGGAATAACCGGAATAACAGGAACAACTGGTATGACAGGAATGACAGGAACTACAGGCATGACAGGAATGACAGGCATGACAGGCATGACTGGCACTACTGGTGAAACGGGACATACTGGCATTACTGGACATACCGGAATTACTGGAATTACTGGAATAACTGGATACACAGGTATGACTGGATACACAGGTATGACTGGAAGTACAGGTATGACTGGGCAAATAGGTTATACAGGATACACAGGATATATTGGCCCTACTGGTATAACTGGACCAACCGGTGGAATAGGTATTACCGGAGGAACAGGAGTCTCCGGATCGACCGGAATTACGGGTATGACAGGGCCTACCGGTCCTACCGGTGTAGCAGGTACAAGTGGATATACTGGTTTGACCGGATTTACCGGAGTTACTGGACCAACTGGTAAAGACGGAACAATAGGAAGTACAGGTGAAACCGGAAGTACAGGAAGTACGGGAAGTACCGGTATTACAGGTAGTACGGGACCTAGCGGTAGTACAGGAAGCACGGGTAGTACAGGTATAACTGGATCCACCGGTATAACTGGACAAACAGGTAGTACTGGTTTGACTGGAAGTAGTGGTAGTACTGGACAAACAGGTGCAACTGGAAATAGCGGAAGTACTGGAAGTACGGGTATAACTGGCAGTAGCGGAAGTACGGGAAGTACGGGAAGCACCGGCCCAAGTGGCAGTACGGGTACTACTGGAAGTACGGGAATGACTGGATATTCAGGTGCAACTGGAAGTACGGGAATGACTGGATATACTGGCGTGACAGGAAGTACGGGATATACGGGAAGTACGGGTAGTACGGGAAGTTCAGGTTCAACCGGTGTAACTGGATATACCGGAAGTACTGGTGTAACTGGATATACCGGAAGCACTGGGTATACAGGACATACAGGTATGACTGGTTATACGGGAAGTTCGGGTAGTACTGGTGTAACTGGTTACACAGGAAGCACGGGTAATACGGGAAGCACCGGAAGCACGGGAAGTACGGGAGTAACCGGAAGCACGGGAAGTACGGGCATGACTGGATATTCTGGTTCAACCGGAAGCACGGGATTCACCGGAAGCACAGGAAATACCGGAAGTAGTGGTTCAACGGGAAGCACAGGATATACTGGAAGTAGTGGTTCAACGGGAAGCACAGGATATACTGGAAGTAGCGGTTCAACCGGAAGCACGGGATTCACCGGAAGTAGCGGTTCAACCGGAAGCACAGGATTCACCGGAAGTAGCGGTTCAACCGGAAGCACAGGATTCACCGGAAGCACAGGTTCAAGTGGGTCGACTGGAAGTACTGGAAGCACAGGATACACTGGAAGTAGCGGTTCAACCGGAAGCACAGGATATACTGGTATAACAGGAGCAAGTGGATACACCGGAAGTAGTGGATATACAGGAATAACTGGATATACTGGTCCAAGTGGAACTACAGGTAGTACTGGAAGTACAGGCTATAGTGGAAGTACTGGATATACCGGAATCACAGGAATAACTGGATCAACTGGAAGCACAGGCTATACTGGCAGTAGTGGAAGTACTGGATATACCGGAGAAACTGGTTCAAGTGGTTCAACTGGCGCAACAGGCAGCACAGGTTCAACCGGTTCTACTGGTGCAACGGGAAGTACCGGTTCAACCGGATATACTGGCGCAACAGGTAGTACTGGAATGACAGGCAGTACTGGATACACCGGATTTACAGGAGAAACTGGTATAACTGGAAGTACGGGAAGTACAGGATACACCGGAAGTAGTGGATCAACCGGAAGCACAGGTAATACGGGTTCAAGTGGATCAACCGGAAATACAGGAAGTACAGGTTCTAGTGGATATACTGGAAGTACCGGTTTAACTGGAAGTACAGGTAGTACGGGTACAACTGGACGTACAGGTCCAAGTGGTCCTACGGGTAGTACAGGTATGACAGGTATGACAGGTCCTTCTGGAAGCACAGGACCGACTGGTCCAAGTGGAACAACCGGTGCAACTGGAAGTACCGGATTAACAGGAGGTACAGGTATTACAGGAATGACTGGTTTGACCGGAAGTACGGGTATTACAGGTATTACTGGTAGTTCAGGTTCCACCGGAAGTAGTGGTTTTACTGGATATACTGGTATAACTGGAAGCACCGGTCAAACTGGACCGAGTGGCCGAACAGGTCCAACTGGAACGACTGGTTTTACGGGATTTACAGGACCTTCTGGAAGTACTGGACGTACAGGATACACTGGATCACAAGGTTCAACCGGTCAGACTGGACATACCGGCATAACTGGTGCAACTGGATATACTGGAACAAGTGGTAGTACAGGATATACTGGATTGACCGGATATACCGGATCTAGCGGATATACTGGACCTACAGGAAGTAGTGGACAAACAGGTTATACTGGTATAACGGGTATCACAGGATCAACGGGATCAAGTGGAAGTACTGGATGGACAGGTATGACAGGTATTACTGGTTCGAGTGGAAGTACTGGATGGACAGGTCCTACCGGTAGTACGGGATTAACCGGGTTTACGGGATTAACCGGGTTTACAGGATTAACCGGAAGTAGCGGTGCAACCGGATATACAGGTATAACTGGAAGTACCGGTATAACAGGCATGACCGGTATAACTGGAAGTACCGGCACAACAGGTATGACCGGTGCAACCGGTGGTACTGGTTATACAGGAAGTACAGGAAGTAGTGGACAAACTGGCCAAACTGGCCCTTCTGGCCAAACTGGACCAACTGGATACACGGGTTTAACTGGACCAACTGGATCAACCGGCGAAACCGGTAGTACAGGGCAAACAGCAAGCACCGGAAGTACTGGTTTTACTGGAAGTACAGGAAGTACCGGATATACTGGAATAACGGGAAGTACTGGAAGTACGGGTATAACCGGCAGAAGTGGCCAAACTGGAACAACCGGACCAACCGGTTACACCGGTATCACGGGAATAACTGGAAGTACAGGAAGTAGCGGTTCAACTGGATATACAGGATCTACAGGTATGACTGGACCAACCGGTTTTACGGGATTTACTGGATATACAGCAAGTACAGGTGAAACCGGACATACAGGTATAACTGGATATACCGGAATTACAGGAAGCACAGGACTTACTGGACACACGGGAATGACTGGTATGACAGGTTATACAGGATCTACTGGAACTTCAGGAAGTACAGGACAAACGGGTATAACTGGTCCTACTGGAATAACCGGTTTCACGGGATTTACTGGTATTTCAGGTAATACAGGTAGTACTGGTATTACGGGTGCTACAGGCGCAACTGGCGCAACTGGAAACACAGGAATATCTGGAAATACCGGGCATACCGGATTGACTGGAATAACAGGATTAACAGGAACGTCAGGAAATACCGGAAATACAGGACATACTGGAATTACTGGAGTCACCGGAACAACTGGACGAACAGGAACAACCGGACATACGGGCATTACTGGTTTGACAGGAATTACTGGTATAACCGGTCCCACTGGACCATATGTGACAGGATCAACTGGAAATACTGGCATTACGGGAATTACCGGGATAACCGGAAGAACTGGAGTTACCGGAAACACTGGAAATACCGGCATAACGGGTATAACGGGCATCACCGGACCTACGGGACCTTATGTAACCGGTAATACTGGTATTACGGGTATAACTGGTTTAACGGGAGCAACTGGACGTACCGGTCCAACTGGTTTTTCAGGAATAACTGGTTCCACTGGAATAACGGGAACTTCAGGAACTACTGGCACAACTGGACATACTGGACCATTTATAACGGGAACTACGGGTATTACCGGGCCGACCGGCTCAACCGGTATTACCGGCTATAGTGGTATAACTGGAACAACAGGTATGACTGGAACAACAGGTATGACTGGAATAACAGGTATGACTGGAACAACGGGAATGACGGGCATGACTGGACATACTGGTATTACAGGTATTACTGGAATAACAGGTATGACTGGAAGAACTGGACAAACAGGAACAACGGGATATACTGGTTCTACTGGAATAACCGGTGTTACCGGAATTACTGGTATTACAGGACGAACGGGACCAACGGGAGCTACAGGTACCACCGGGTATACTGGTCCATCATCTACAGGAACTACTGGTATTACTGGACCTTCCGGAACAACCGGAAGTACGGGCATTACTGGCCGTACTGGTATTACAGGAAGTACGGGAATGACCGGGCAAACTGGGTTAACAGGAATAACAGGGCCTACTGGAGAGGGTGTTACGGGTTCTACCGGATATACAGGTCCAAGTGGATTTACTGGATTAACTGGAATTACAGGTCCAACAGGTATGTCATTAACAGGAAGTACTGGACCAACTGGAACCACCGGATATACCGGTGTAACTGGTATTACGGGTGCGACCGGAGATAGCGGCACAGGATACACAGGAATAACTGGTTCCACTGGTATCACTGGACCCACAGGAGATATTTCAACCGGACATACAGGTATAACTGGTGTCACGGGATCTACCGGATATACCGGACCTACTGGAATAGGATTAACCGGAATAACGGGACCAACCGGAATAATGGGCGTGACGGGAATAACGGGAGATACCGGAATAACGGGAATGACAGGACCAATAGGAGAAAGTGGATTTACAGGAGAGACAGGAGAGACTGGTATAACGGGTATGACAGGACCTTTTGGTGAAACAGGTTCTACTGGACATACCGGAAGTAGCGGTCCAACCGGATATACCGGATTAACAGGTGACATAGGATATACTGGTGTAACTGGATATACCGGAAGCGCGGGATATGGAGATACTGGATATACCGGAGAAACGGGATATACTGGTCCTACAGGTATGACGGGCATTACTGGACCTACAGGTAATGATGGATCAACTGGTGAAACTGGACCTACGGGAGAATATGGACCAACAGGTGAAAGAGGATTTACCGGTGATACAGGAATTACTGGTCCTTTGGGTGAAACAGGATACACAGGCCATACTGGATATACTGGACCTTTTGGTGAAACCGGTACTACAGGAAGTACAGGCCCAAGTGGATTTACCGGTTACACCGGATCTAGTGGTCCTACCGGTAGTACAGGACAAACCGGTGAAACGGGATATACTGGTGCAAGTGGTACAACCGGTAGTACAGGACCCTATGGTGAAACCGGATATACCGGAGCAAGTGGTACAACCGGAAGTACAGGACAAACGGGAAGTACTGGATATACAGGAGAAACTGGTATCACAGGTGCAACTGGACCCATAGGTTCCACTGGTTACACAGGAGAAACGGGTATTACTGGACCCACGGGTATAACCGGACCTAGTGGTATTAGTATGACCGGATATACTGGATATACGGGTGAAACGGGTATTACTGGAGAAACGGGTGCAACAGGATATACCGGAGTAGGATATACCGGAGATACCGGGCCTACAGGAGAAACCGGTATTACTGGACCCACCGGTATTGGAGATATAGGTGCCACGGGAACCACGGGAGAAACGGGCGCAACTGGATCGTCTGGTGCAACCGGAATTACAGGACCAATAGGAAATACGGGTGATACTGGAACAACCGGAAATACGGGAAATACAGGTGTAACTGGAAATACAGGTTCTACTGGCATGACTGGTAGTATAGGTCCCACAGGAGATAATGCAAGTTTCTCATACTCTGCGGCATTATTACCAGTAGCGACGTTTGATATATCTGATCGCTTATCATCGACAAATACATTATATTCGAAAACACTCTCTTCTTCGATACAAATAAGCGATAGCGAAAATGAATATAGTGCACAGTCGAATGGATATAGTAATAATAGCTCGACATACGGAATATCGATTAACAATACACCGAAATGGATAGTCGGCGGTGAAGGGGTAAATAATAGTTTGGCATTTAGTATGGATGGAACAAAATGGTTTGGTTTGGGAACATCTATTTTCAGTATTCGATGTAATGATACATGTTGGAATGGATACTTATGGGTTGCTGTAGGTAAAGGTAGTCACTCTATAGCCTATAGTCAAGATGGCATGTCATGGACTGGATTGGGAAATAGTATATTTGATGAAGGATATAAGATTGTTTGGAACGGAAAACTATTTGTTGCAACCGGTACTGGTACTTATTTTATGGCAACCAGTCTTGATGGTGTATCATGGTCACCAGTTACAAGTAATTATTTTGGAGGGTCTCCCACAATAAGAGCAATTATATGGAATGGTACTTATTGGATGGCGGGAGCAGATGGAAGCAATAATAAAATCATACGGAGTAAGGATGGCGTAAGTTGGAGCGGACTTGGTGCAAACGATACATTCACATCCAAATGTAGCGCAATATTATGGAATGGATCGATTTGGATAGCAGGTGGTGGTTTGACAAATGGAACCGGCGTACTTGCATATAGTAGCGATGACGGAAATAATTGGACTGCACTATCATGCCCGATCGATATTGAAGTAACCGGATTGGCAACAAACGGTCAGCGTATAGTGGCGATTGGTAAAGGCACAAGTCATACATTAGCAATAAGTACTAACGGTATTTCATGGACCGGATTAGGCGTTACCACATTCAATAATAACACCTCTTTTGCTTCCATTAAATGGAATATAAATAAATTTGTTGCATTCTCGAAGGGATCAACGAGCCGAATCGCATATAGTAGTAATGGTTTGGCATGGATTACACCAAGCGGTATGAATACATTATTTAGTATTTGCGCGTTGGGTGGTGATTGTGGAACTTCATCGCCACATAGCATCGTTTTCCCACAAAATATGGTTTTAACTGGTAGTCTCTTATCAAAAACAAACGGATTAACTTGGGAGGATACTTCGAAAAATATTATTGCAAATGTTATTGCTACTAATGGCCGTCAAACAATATTTGGAGGAGATAGTTCGGGCAATTCGTATATTTGCGATGACGTATTTGGTGAATATACACAAATATTTACTGGTGGAGATCCTTCAATAGTGAACGACGTAAAATGGAATGGTCATTACTGGTTAATGGCGGGTAAATCGTCTGGATCAAGACATATTTTGAAGAGTTATGATGGATATACTTGGATAGATGTAAGTTCTTCCATGTTTAATGCGGATAGTAGTTGTAATAGTCTTGCATGGAATGGAACTATATGGGTCGCTTCCGGAAAAACGTCGTCATCAAGTATATTAGCATATAGCACAGATGGAAATAATTGGATTACAGCATCATCATCTTTGGGAGGAGGTTGTTTATTATGGAACGGTTATCAGTTTATTTGTGGCGGTCCATATGATGGAGATAATATTACCAAAATATCCATGAGTTCAGATGGTATAAATTGGACAAGTAAAACTATCTCATCCACCAGCGGGGAGGTTAAGTCTATATCATGGAACGGTTCGTTTTATGTTATTGTATCCAATAAATTGAACGGAGACGGAAATGCTATTGTTAGTTACGACGGTAGTATTTGGAACGTGGTGGGCGGAAATGTGGCGGGCGGTTATAGAGGTGTAGTATGGTCGGGCGCGGCATTTATTGCTAATACTGGCACAAGTGCTATTCGATATAGTTATGACGGAACCAACTGGTCATCTACTGGCATATCTTCACAGAATGGAAATGGACTATTATGGACACAACCGCATGTTGGAAAAATGAAAATACAAATGCCAACACTTATTGGAGGAAATGGCGCTACTACAACGATGATGATCAGTAATGACGGTGTTATTTACAATAGTTTGGGCAATAGTGTTTTTGGAACTAGGTGCAATAGTATATGTTGGAATGGTAATTTATGGGTGGCGGGAGGCAAGGGTACAAATACGTTGGCATATAGTTATGATGGTTATTTCTGGATCGGATTAGGAGCATCTATTTTCACGGATGAATGTTATAAGATTGTTACAAATAATACAGTATTTGTTGCGTTAGGTTCGGGAGGTAATAGTATAGCGACAAGTAGTGACGGGAAAAATTGGACCGGATTAGGAAGTAGTGTATTTGACGCAAGTGGTTTGGATGCGGATTGGAATGGAACATCATGGGTGGCTGTAGGAAGGGGGTCATCACATACAATAGCGTATAGTTTGAGTGCATATGCAAATACATGGACCGGATTAGGTAATAGTGTGTTTAGTTTGTGTGGTAATGGTATTAAATGGATACGAAATAAATGGATCGTTCTTGGGGAGGGGACTCATACACTTGGATATAGCGAAACGCAAAACGGAAGTAGCGGTTGGACTGGAAGTGGAAGTAGTTTGTTCAGTACGCGAGGGCATAAAGTAGTTTGGAATGGAAAAATAATTGTAGCAGTTGGAGAGGGCGGAAATAGTATAGCAACAAGTATTGACGGAAATAATTGGACTGGACGCGGTGTAAGTGCATTCAGTAGCGTCGGTAAAGACGTAGCATGGAATGGTTTGCGATGGGTTGCTTTAGGAAGTGGAGGAAATAGTGTATGTTATAGTTATAATGGTATAGATTGGATTTCATGTATAAGTGTTGGAACATTAGGAGACGGATGTGGAGTAGGCGCTAATAGTTGTATTGGTGTAACAATTCAAAAAGGCACATTATTAGCGCAAATTAACGATAAATTGACGGTTGTTTCTCCCAAATATTATGACGAAACGCTTTGTCCAGATACATCCTTATCGTTTAATATGAATTTGCCAGTATAAACGTTTGGATAGTTGTAGGGTTGTATGATAAATATTATATGAAAATATATTATTTATTGGACCTGGCAGATTGTTTATTGTATTTTTTGTATTAAGAAAGCGATTTGCTTTTTCATGGTTTCAATATCTTCCTGTTGTTTATTAATGGTCTGCTGTTGTGTATTGATGGTATGCTGTTGCTCATCCACCTTTTGTTCCAATATTGAAATGGTACTGTGTTGAGTGTCAACAATCTGTAATGTTTCTTGAAGACCTTTCCATAAACAAGTGGTTAATTTACCGTAATCCATAGAATAATAGACTGGATTGCCACTCGCGTCAATCGGTTCATCTTCTGTGTAATCAGTTGAATTCATATTCGGGTAAGTTTGAAAGACCTCCTGTGCAATAAATCCAAAATCCTGTTTTTGCGATTCTTTCCATGTGAAATGGTAGGGTGTTAGTTTTTTGATTTTATTTAATTGACTTTCTAACGGCTGAAGATCATTTTTAAGACGGCGATCTGATGTGGCTCTGAATGATGCTGAAGTAATTCCGCTTAAGTTAATTTCGGCAAAATCTGTAAAACCTGTTGCTGCTGCGTTAGATGAGGTAAACCGATATTTATCCCCAGAGTGATTGACGTTAAATAAAAATGTTGCGGTTTGAAGACCTATGCCATTAAATTGATAATCATTATTTGCGTTTGACCAAAGAACTATTTTGCGACTTATTAGTGCATTATCAAAGAATATACCGCCTGAAGTATGTCTAATAGTTGCTCCGTTCAATCCAATCGAACCATTATCGATTTCGAATTTCGTATTTCCATTTGATCTGTAAACCATTCTACATTCATCGCCGTCATCCCAAAAATCCCATGCAAGTTTCATTTGATTATCTCCTCCTATTTGTCTTAAATTACAGTAATCATTATTTGTACCTGCATATCCGAACGCAATATAAGTGTTCGTTTCGCTTCTATATGGACTCGTGCCAGCGTCTAGTTGAACACACCCAAATATATTTTTTCCGGTCCACGTATTTGTTCTATCCAATATATTTGTTCCGCCTAATTTTAATGCGCCGGTACTGATGTTAATATCTCCAGAAGTAACTGTAAAATTTGTAGATGTACTGACACCAATATCACTTATGAAAAAACGTTCCACATCTGAACTTGAACCCGTTCCACACATGAATGAATGTTTACTTGATGTATTAGGAACATAATAGACGCTATTGTATGCTGTTCCTGATGGATTTTGTACACCAATACCGTTGAATTGATAATCGTTATTTGCAGTTGAGTTAAACACGATTTTTCGGTTGGTTGATGTAGATGGTAAAAAGATCCCTCCATCTCTGTGTCCTATTGTTGCACCATTTAACCCAATAGCTCCATTATCGATCTCAAATTTCGTATTTCCATTTGATCTAAAAACCATTCTACATTCATCACTGTCGTCCCAAAAATCCCATGCAAGTTTCATTTGATTATTTCCTCCGATTTGTCTTAAATTGCACCAATCGGTATCTGCTCCGTTAGGTGCAAATGCAATATACGTGTTTGCTTGGTTATTTCCTGTAGCAAATCCACTGCTAATTTCGCTAGCACCTCCATTTAGTTTAAGACTATTGAAATTATTATATCCGGTCCATGCATTATTTCTTTGTAATATATTGGAACCATCGAGCATTAAATTGCCGGTTTTAACATCTAATCCTAAAGCATCAATCCTTACGTAATCCATTTTCGTTAAACTTGTTAAACCACCTGAAAACGTAAAACCTGCTGTTGTGTCTGCTACCATAAATTGCATGGTTCCAGATTGAATTCCAATAGAATAAATTTGAAATTCATTATTACCATTTGGCCAAAGAACTATCTTGCGGTTTGTTATTGTATTTGGAAAATAGATAGCTCCATCTACATCTGGAGTTGGAGCGGTTCCGACTCTGATCGATTTGGATACGGTAACATGATTATTATTAAATGTATTTGTTCCAGACCATGTATTATTTCGTTCAAGTATGTTTGTACCTCCCAACATTAAATTGCCATTCTTTACATCTAATCCGGAAGAATCAATCTTTACGTAATCCATTTTGGATGATGCACCTGTTGCTGCACTGAATAAATAACCAGCACTTGTTCCAGCAACCATTAATTGAAAGGTGTCAGATTGAATTCCCATACCATAAAACTGAAAATCGTTATTAACCGATTGTGACAACACAATTAATCTGTTTCTAAAAATTGCACTACTAAAATAAATTGCATTATCTGAATAAGGTGTTACAGTACCGATACCAATAGATTTAGATACCATTACATGATTAGAATTAAATGTATTTGTACCCGTCCATGTATTATTATTTGCCAACATAGTTGCTATAGATACTTTACTATCTAGTTGAGTTTGAATATTACTTGTCACTCCAGATAAATAACTAATTTGAGTGGGCGTTACTGTTGTTAAATTAACGCTCAAATTGCCAGAGAAAGTATTTGTTCCCGTCCATGTATTATTATTTGCTTGGATCGCAGCTAGTGTTGTCTTTCCGTCAAGTTGAGTCTGAATATTACTTGTCACTCCAGATACATAACTTAGTTGAGTTGACGTAACGGTTATGCCATTAAACTGAAAATTTCCGTTATAGAAATTCCATCCGTACCATGAATTTATCCTATGGAAAATGTTTGATCCGTCAATCATTAACCCACCACGTTTCAAATCCAGTCCATTATCTGATATAATAACGCAATCGGTCTTTGCGGTACTTGATGTTGCATAAGAAAAAGTGTAACTTCCGCTCATATTCGGAACCAAAAACTGTGTTGTATTGGATTTGACTCCTATGGAATAATTTTGAAACTCATTTCCTGTTCCCGTGAGAGACGATTGCAAGACGATTTTGCGGTTAATGGAATCATTACTGAAATAAATACCGCTATTATCTTGAATAACTGCACCAGACCCAATTCCAAGTGATTTATTCATTTGAACATTATTATTATTAAAAGTATTTGTTCCGCTCCATGTATTGTTATTTGCTTGGATGGCAGCTAATGTTGTCTTTCCATCTATTTGCGTTTGTATACTACTTGTCACTCCAGATAAATATCCTATTTGTGTTGGTGTTACTGTTTGACTATTTACACTAAGATTACCTGAAAATGTATTTATTCCAGACCATGTATTATTTCTTTGCAATATATTTGAACCGTCAAGTAGCAAATTACCACGTTTTATATCTAATCCATTATTTGATATTATTACACAATCTATTTTTGTATTTGCTGCAGTTCCGTAGGAAAATGTAAAACTTGCGTCTATATTTGGAACTAAAAATTGCGTAGTATTGGGTTGTACGCCAATAGAATAATTTTGGCATTCATTCGATATCAGGTAATTAAAAGTATACAACACTATTTTTCGGTTAATAAAATCGTTACTGAAATAAACACCGCTATTATCTTGAATAAGTGCATTCGTTCCTATACCAAGTGATTTATTTATTTGAACATTATTATTATTAAAAGTATTTGTTCCGCTCCATGTATTATTATTTGCTTGGATGGCAGTTAATGTTGTCTTTCCATCTATTTGCGTTTGTATGCTACTTGTAACTCCAGATAAATATCCAAGTTGTGTAGGGGTAACATCGACTGAATTCACATTTAAATTTCCGGTTAATTTCAATAATCCATTAAATATATTTTGAGATGACCAACTATTCGCCCCACTTATGGTCGTATTGTTCACATTAAGTGCTGTTAACGTTTCAGAAGATGAGTTTTTACTATTTATTTGTGTTTGTATATTACTTGTTACTCCAGATAAATAACTAATTTGAGTGGGTGTTACTGTTTGACTATTTGCACTAATGTTTCCAGTAAACGTATTTATTCCAGTCCATGTATTATTTCTTTGCAATATATTAGAACCGTCAAGTAGCAAATTACCACGTTTTATATCAAGCCCATTATTTGATATTATTACGCAATCAGTCTTTGCATTATTTGTTGTTGCATAAGAAAAGGTGTAACTGGCATCAATATTGGGAACCAAAAATTGCGTGGTATTAGATTTGACTCCTATAGAATAATTTTGGAATTCGTTTCCAGTTCCTGCGAGAGAAGATTGCAATACGATTTTGCGGTGAATGGAATCATTACTGAAGTATATACCACTATTATCTTGTATTACCGCACCTGACCCAACGCCCAAGGATTTATTCAGCTGTAAATTATTGGAGAATGTGTTATTACCGGTCCATGTGTTGGTTTGACCAATCAACTGATTATAAACCGGACGAGTATTAAACGCATCCAAGAAAGACATACTAAGATCGCTCAAATATCCAAGCTGCGTTGTTGTAATCGTTTTGTTTGTTCCGGATGTATTAGATAATATTGAATTACTGAAAGTATTAGTACCGGACCAGTTATTATTACGTGCAAATAGATCGGTTCCTGCTAATAATAAACTACCCGTTTTAATATCAACCCCTTTATTTGAAATCACCGCACTATCTGTTTTGGCATTATTTGATGTTGCGTAAGAAAAGGTGAAACTAGCATCAATATTGGGAGACATGAATTGCATCGTTGATGGCTGAAGACCAACACCGAAAAACTGATAATCGTTATTATTTGCCCCCTGGGATAAAATAATTTTACGATTTTGGATTGATTCATCGAAAAATAATCCGCCATTACCGTGGTTAACATTTGCGCCATTTAGACCAATCGAACCGTTATTAATTTCAAAACGCGTTAATGGAGTAGCATCTGGATTATTTAACGAATTCATAGAACGAAATACCATATTACAACTATTATCGTTATGGAAATCCCATGCCAATTTATATTTGTTTCCGGTTTCTATTTGACGTAAATATGACCATTTTGCAGTAGACCCATTCGGTCCATAACGCGTATATATATTTCTTGTATTTGCTGCATCGACTGTCCCCAAACTTTCAGTTAATACTCCGCCACTAATATCCTGATAATTATCGATGGTTACCGGGCTTCGTATATTACCAACTATCGTCAGATTATTTAAAGAAATATCCATGAAATTGTTTTTACCTGACCAATTATTTTCGGTAGTAAATATATTTTGTCCTTTTAATAGCAAACTACCGGTTACCGAAAGGTCTGTTGTTGTTATTGCATTTCCAATAACCAAATTTCCAACAATATTTGTGTTTCCTTTGACATAAAGATTTCCGTTAGACGATATATCGACCATAGAAATAATATTTCCAGACGCAATTATACTATTACCAATTCTTGCGTTATTTGAAACAGTCAAATTATTCATGGAACTATCTAATGCCACAGTCAAATATTTGTCAATATTTGTATTACCCTTTAATACAGTATTATTTTCGGTTACAATATTTCCTTTAATACGTACATCATTTTCGACATTTATATTTCCGCGTACATCATTATTTCCGGCTATAGTGGAGACCCCATTTACATAAAGTGTTCTATTTAACGAAACATCTCCAGTAAATATTGCGGCATTAAATGAAGAATCACCTGAAACAAATAGTCTTCGGTTGAGATTAATGTTACCAAATACATTCGCATTTCCATTAAGCGATAAATCATTCCATACAAAAATACTTCCTCGTGTTATTGTATTGTTTACCACATTTAAATTGGATCGGAAATTTGCGTTTCCAGATAAATCCACATTTCCGTTCAATATTGCATTACCATTTATTGTTGCATCTCTACCTACTGTCATGTTGTTAGTAATACTGATGGAATCATACCCTACTGTACCTGCCTGTTTAAAAATACCGTTTAACGAAAGATCTCCATTAACAATAATCATTTTATCAAAATAGGTGTTTCCATATACTGATAACGTTTTATTGAATGATACATCGCCTACTGTAGTTAATGTTCCACGCAATACTGAATTACCCCCCAAATTTAGATTTTGGTTGAAGGATACATCTCCATGTATTATTCCGTTGCCAAGAATGCGTGTATTTCCTCCAATATTTATATTTCTATTTGCCGAAATATCTGTATTCACAAATAAATTATTCATAATATTGGCGTTACCTGCGAGATTAAGGGAACCATCTACTATAATGTTTTGTGATATATCCAATCTCCCAAATATTCTGCTATTTCCGAGTATAAACGTATTTTTATTGAATGATGCATCATCTGTTAGTGTGAGTCTATTTTGTAAAATCGACTGTCCGCGAACGTATAATATGCTGTTTATAGATGCATCTCCATATATTGCCATATTGCGATTTATTTGGCCATTTCCAATAATAATCATGGAACCGTCTGTATTTATGTCATTTCCGACATATAATTGTCGCAATATACGTGCATTACTTGTAGTTGTTAATAAACCATTTAATGACACATCTCCGGTTGCCCAAATGGCTGAGTTTGCTGCATTTCCGCGTATTAATAACGAGCCGTTCATAGACGCATCTCCAAATAATCGCAAATTACCGTCAATACGGGTATTTCTTTGCACATAAACATTACTATTAAACGAGGAATCGTTGGAAACAATTAATGACGACTGTATATTGGTGGCATATAATGACGTGTTACCTGAGATTTGTAAGTCTCCTCCTGTTATCATATTAGCTGTGGTATTTATATTTCCACGCACAATCATGTCACTCACAACTTCGGTTGACGTCGAATATATGTATTTATGTATTATACTTGTTAATGTTCCGTCGAATGCATTTGATACCATGTTTTTGGTACTTGTAATGGCTTGGTTCGAATTTATACTTGTGAGAGGATAATGTTGCAAGAGTCCTGCTGATGCCGTTGACGTATATGTATTATTATATAAATTATAAATATCTGTATATGTTAAGCGATAATTAAATACTCTGAAATCTTTTACAAATATATTTGATGCGTTAACAGCATTACCAAAAGGACCTATATTAAATGTCGATGCTACGTTTGTTACGTACTTATTTGGTAATGTATATGTTCCGGTTAGTACGTCATTTATGTATAAAAAGGTGGAATTGGAAGATACAGATCCACTATCTGATAATGGATATACTATTGTGATGAGAGAATAACGTCCGCGTGGAATCGTGAAACTATTTAATGTATTGGCAAATATCCACTTTGAGGTAGACCAAAGAATAAAATTGGTTGTTCCATTCACGCGCAATAGTGTTGCTGCGTCAGAATCTGTAGGTCCCCATGCGCTGGAAATGTAAACCCAAAATGATATTGTAATATATGAGTTTAACGTATATGTTGGGGAGGTAAGTGATAGACTTGTGAACTGAATGGTCGATGTTCCACTATTATAACTGCAATACATGTTATTATCTCCTATCACAACGTTTCGCGATAACGTCGCATCTTCAAGCACATTTAATTTTTGTTTTAATAATGTATTTCCGCCTATTATTAATTGGCCATTAAACGAAGAGTCACCAACAATAACCGCGTTTCCGCCTATTCGCGTATTTCCCCCTGTTAGGAGTGTTTTATTGAATGAGGCATCTCCACCCAACGATAGGTTATTTCCAATATTTGTATTTCCTCCTACCGCCAACCCCGCATTAAAACTGACATCTCGTGATGCGACTAATCCTTGACTTAATTGAATTTGCCCATTCACTATTAAATTATTTAGTGACGTATCTCCGTATATATCCATCTTTTGGCCATAAATAGCGTTTCCTCGTACCAATAAATTACTGTTGAATGATGCGTCTCTATTCACATAAAGCGTGCTATTATGAACTGAAGGACCACTTACAAATAGTGTATTTGCTGAACTATCTCCTTGAATTGTCAACCGCGATTTTATATTTGTATTTCCGTCTATATACATGTTTGAATTAAAAGATGCATCGCGGCCAATAGATAAACCTCCCAATACTCGCGTGAATCCGGAAACAAATAATGTGTTTGTAGATGTATCGGTGGCGACGGTAAGTGATTTATTTAAATATGCTTCATCACGTACTGAAAGTGTCCCGTTAAATGATGCGTCGCCGTTTGCGCTAGCTTGAACACTAATATTTTTGAAATAAGCTGTGCCATCTACAAAAAGATTTGTGAGAGACGCATCTCCAACAACTCTCACATTATTGAATCTGGATAGACCACTAACACTTAGATTATTATTGAATGAAGCATCTTTATTAACGATCATGCCGCTATTATGTTGACTACCTCCGGAAACAAATAATGTATTTAACGAGGAATCTCCGTGCCCGATTAATGAACGACTGATTTGTGTATTTCCAAATATTTGTACGTCTTTATTAAATGAGGCGTCATCGCTATTAAAAACCGTTGTTTTTAATGAACGAATAGATGAATTGCCAAGTATATTTGCATTATTCATGGAAACATCTCCCAAAACCAATAATCGTTGATTCAATACTGTATTTCCACCCACATTTAATAGACGATTAAAAGAGGCATCACCTGTTGTTGCTAATAATGAGTTGGAAAACAAATTACCCATGATACGCGCATTATTGGATATGGATAATGTATTTCCGGAAATATCTCCGGTTGTAAATATGCCCCCGTTATTTATCAAATTACCGCTCATTCGAACTTGGCCATTTAACGATGCGTCGCCACTTAATATAATCATATTTGATTGTAGCGTATTTATGCTGACATTACCATTCATGGAAGCATCTCCCAATACATTCAGATTTTGATTAATTTGTGCATCCGAACTTACATATAAATTTGTGTAAGCATACGTTTTCAAATTATTGAACGGAAGACGTGTATCAATATATATTAAGTTTGTGGTATCATTATATGTTCCGTTTCGCAAACTGGCTATATTTTGTGCAGTTAATTCGCCTCTATATACCCGGAAATCGCGCACACGCAAATCGTTATTAATAAAATTAGCTGGTATATTTCCGAATGAAAATACATTATTGCTTGTATTAAATATAAAGGCTATTGTGGGCGTAAATGTATAAAGAATACTTCCGTTCAAGTACGCTTTAAATGATGATGTGGAAATATTTCCGGATGTACTAATTGGTATAACAAACGTGTGTAAATTAAATATTCCAGTATCGAATGTGTAAGTTTGCTGTGGACTCGAAGTATTAGATAAATACCATGTTCCATTTAAACGTGTTTCAAGAAATTTGTTGTCATTTAATAAAAGTATTGAATTTGAATCGATTGTATATTTAGTTCCCAAATATGCCCAAAACGAAACTGTAATATAACTATTGAGTGCTTGGGAAGTCAAATTTAAAGGCGGAAATAGGAGACGTTGAGATGAATTTTTAAATTGGTAATAGTTTTGTCCAATATATAAAGCATCTGCAAGTTTCAGGTTTCCGTTAAAAGACGCATCATTCCATACTTCTACACTATTTAGTTTTGCAGGCATAGAAGTATTGAGTGTTATGAATGAAGCGTCACCTAGTACAGTAAGATTATTATTTATTGCTGCGTTTTGTCTGATCAACATATTATTGAAAGATCCGTCGCCCATGACATTCAACGAATTGGTGATATTTGTATTTCCAAATACGGAAAGATTACGATTAAGTGAAACATCTTGTGCACCAATTAATAGTTGATTAAATACAGAGGTGCCATGCACATTCAGCATATTTAATGAACTATCTCCGACCACATCGAATTTGCCTCGCAATAATGATGTTCCATTCGAAACAAAATTACCATTCAACGAAATATCTTTGATTGTTGCATTATTAAATGCGCTTATATTGCCATAAACACTCATATTATTAAACGACGTATCGCACATGAAATTAACTGTTTGATTTGTTGTTTGAGATCTTATTTGATTTGCATATAATATTCTATTAACAGATGCATCTGTATACATAATACTTGTACCGTATAGATTTGTGCTTCCGTAATTTGAAATATTACCATTAAAAGAACTATCTCCCAACACATTCAAATTATTCTGTAAAAATACATTACCGAAGTTTCGATATATTCCGTTTATGGATACGTCGGAAGTGAATATTGTGAATCCATTAAAACGATTTGGTCCATATGTGGTAATATTATTAAATGATGCATTTCCGGTTGTATTTAAATTAAATAAATTTGTGTTACCAACAATATTTATATTAGATACATCGGTATTTCCCTGGAGTGTCGTTTCAGATGATACGATGCTTGTATACCTTAAAGTTCCGGCTATAAATACATTTCCAAAACTGGCATCTCCTCCCGATATCATACCATTTTGTAATGAAATGTATCTTGCGTTTAATGTATTTGCAGATATATTACCGGTTAATGAAAGGTGATTACCTGATATATTTCCGGTAATAGAAGCATTTCCGCCAATATTGACGTTTCCAGTTGCACTTATATTTCCACTATTTATTGTGGTTATTGTTCCCGTTGTAGCAGCAAGAGTTGTAGTAGATAATGATGAAGTTGTTATTGCATTTAATGTGGCATTTGTTGCGCTTACGTTAGCGCTTTGCATATTACCACTTAATACCAAATTCTTAGCATGCATATCGTCAGATAATAGTATGTTTCCGGAAATATCGACATCTTTTAATCGTGTATTTCCTTTCACAAATAATCTATTTGCACTAACATCATTATCTATATCTAAGTTACCAGCTATAAATCGATATGGATAAAAGAAATTACCAACATATGCATTTCCAGATACATTAATATCTTTTATATTCATATTGTTACTAATATTAGCTTGTGTAAACGAAACCGTTGTCGCATTTAATGTTGTAATATTAGCAAGTGTTGTATCTTGGGATGCAATATTCGCATAATGTATATCTATATCATTAATACTGCCATTACCAAATATTTGTGTGTTTCCAAGAATATGAACGTCTGATAAAAAGGCATCGCCTTGCAAATAAATATTTGTAGTGCCAATTGCTTCATCAATAACCAAATTATTACCTGTTATATCACCAAACGCATCCAAACTATTCACAATAATAGCGGAAGAATCAATAAATGGCGCTCTTATTTTGTTTGAAATAATTAAATCCACGCCACTTATATCAGTTGAATATATTTTGTTTGAATATATACTATCAGTAGCTGTTATATTTTGCGCGGTTATATTTCCAGTTATCACTTGATTACCAGACACATTCAAATCTTTTGTTTGTATAAGTGTATTAGCGGTAATATTATTTGCGATTACATTTGAGGTTGCATCTATATTTGAGGTACTTATGTATGGAGTATATAAACTCAAAGAATTAATACTCATGTCAAAATAAGCTTTGCCTAAGACTTTTAAAGAATCTATATTAGCACTCGTTATTGTCGCGTTTGCTATTTTAGAAATACCGTTAAAAGATACATCCTTTGATATTAGTATGTTTGCAACATGAGCGTTATTGGAAATGTTAATGTCTTTTGTAACATCAATAGTGTTTCCAACAGTAAGATTTGACTTGATTGACGCATCATTTAATAACGCATTATTGAAAGATATATCTTTGGCTATAATGTTATTTGTGATAACCCCGAATGCATTTATACTTATATCAAATATTGCACTATCTTTTACTTTTATAGCGTTTAAAAGACTATTAGATACGTCAATATTTTTGGACGTCATCAAATCTGATACAAATAATCGATTGGTGGATGTATCGGTATCAATCACCATTTTGCCGCGTATTCTAGCATCTCTATTTACATATAACATATTCATACATGCATCATTAATAAACATGGTCGACGCACTTGCGTCATTCACGACAAATTTATTTGCTGACATATCATTCGATTGAATTTCTGTGGTTCGGATTTTGTTTGTGACGAATAGTTGGTTTATACTTGCGTCGGTTTCAGCTATGAACTTGCTTGTTATCAATTTATTCTCAATTAATGCATTAGTTGATGAACTATTTCCTAACGTAATTAGATCATGCCAAATATAGGCATCATTTGTTACATTTATATCGTTAGTGTTTACTGTATCTGTTACAACTAAATTCGTGGCACTTGCATTATCGATAAAACCATTATCTATATTTGCGTTTGTAGCAGACAAATTACTGACAATAGCATTACCATAGATAGACGCTTCTTTTATAAACGCATCATTAGTGACGTGTAAATCCAAGGTATTAGAACAAATATCAACATAAAGACTATTTGTTTTTGTTTTTTTGGTGATTTCAATATTTCCAATTATTTTGGTTTCATGTAAAATGGAATTTAAATAAACATCGAGAGTATTTGTTGTAATGTTATTATATGCCAATAAATCTTGTATATATGCGTATTTTTTCACATATAGGTCTATCACATCTGCCTTTTTCATAAACATGTAATTGGCACTTGCATCATTATGTACGATTGCGCTATTCATTTCAGATAAGCCCGTGGATTTGAAATCAAGCGTATTTATCAAATTGCTATTATTTGTATTGGTAACATTTAACGTTCCATCAATATCTGTATTATGAAGATCGGTTTTTCCGGATACATTTACATTTCCAATTAATGCGTTTTGATCAATAGTCGCATTCGCATATATTTTAATATTATTCGCGGATATGTCGGTAACAGTACTTTGTCCATTTACACGAAGTGTGTTTAAAGTTGTTTTTTGTGTCACACTCAAATCGTTTGATATTTGGGTATTTCCGTTTATATATGTATCTGATAAATTGGATATTCCTTTGGCATAAAGTCTATTAAGGCTTGTATCATTCGATACAAATACATTTGATAATGATGCATCTGTTAATACTTTCAGCGACGTGGTTTGTATCAATTTATCAGTTTGAATATTTTGATTGTATATGTCATTTCCATATGCGTCATTAAATACAGTATCATCTAATATTTCGAGTGTATGGAGTCGGGTGTGTCCGGTTGCATTTATATTGTTAGCTTTTGTCAGTTGATTGACCGTCACATTTTCTAATTCACTATGATTATATACTTTTAAACGGTTCAAACTTGTGTCTGCCTCTGTGTAAAGGCGATTTATTGATACATCATATCCATAAAGACGATTTATCCATGCATATTGAGATACATTAATATTAGATACGTCTGCTTGTGTACGAACATTCAAATTTTCGGTATTTGTTAGAACATCCACATTTGTGTTACTTGCGTCCATAAATTTCAAGGTGGCTTTTTGCGTAACATCTATTATTTTACTGGTTATTCCAAACGATGAAATTATAGTTCCTGCACTCAAATCGTTTGTAATAGTTTTATTCGATGTCATGATATTGGTTACGGATAGATTCGCGGTAGTAGTATTTCCAGATACTGATACTTCACTCATAGATGCACTATTTAGTACATATAACCCGCCTATTATTGCACTATCCGCTATACTTAAATCGTTACCTATAATACTCCCAGTTGCCGTTAAATTAGGAAACATAGTATTTCCGGTCAGCGTTAAATCGTCTGCAAATATATTGCCAGTAATTGTAAGCGTTTCTATAAGAGCTTCTCCGGTAACTAATAAATCATGGGTTGTCGCTATATTTTTAACCAATAAATCGTTTGTTATTTCGGCATTTCCCTGTATCATTACGCCTCCCGAAACGTTAAGTATAAAATTAAATTCTTCGTTAAAAATTGTTGGATTATATAAATTAAACACACTACTGCTTCCATATATATTATTATCAAAGTCGTAATTATCTATCACATTTGTAAATTGTATATTTTCCAAGTCTGTGATAAATATGTTTGAAATATTTGTGGACGATAATATACTTTCTGGCGCACCGGCGTCTACCAACGCATTCGACGATAATATATTCCAATCTTTATATCCTCCGTTATTTGTATATAATATAAGTGTTTCACCTTCTGAGTATCCAATAGCAATTGCATTTGATAAATCATAAATATTGATATTATTCAATATTGAATTTTGCAAATAAGGATACTCTTTAGTGTCAATATCATAAATCAAATCGAACCATCCATCATTTTCATCTCCACCTAATCCACCACTAAATGTGTATGTTATCATATTATCTCCTACGGCTATTACAGTATCGTTATCATACACATCTATAGCATTATATTTGTTTCGATTTGTTGTTTCATATGATATTTCAGGAACTGGATCAAGATCGGTTGCAAGATATTTATTAATAACGTAATATGCGGGAGTTGTATCCGTTTGCCCAATCACATATAAATAATCGGTTGAACCACTTGCTTTGGAGGATATGAAATTTATAAAATCAACTGTTCCATAATCAATATCTAAACTATTAATACCTTCAGATAATGTGTATATTTCTTGTGATATATCAAACCAATATAAGCTAGTTGGACCAACCAATATTACTCTCATATTTTCGGTTTCATCCTGAAGACTTATTACATGAATAGAATGAATATTTAATTCATATGGAACATTTGAAATACTGAACCAAGTTTCTCCACCGTTATTCGTAAAATATACAACGCCATAATTGGCACCTACAAATGCCAGCTGTTCATCTACAAGATAAATGCCTTTAAATACGTTATAAACCAAACCAATATCTGTATTGTTAAAATTGGATTCATTCCACGTTTTGCAGCTATCCGAACTATATAATATTTTTTGTTGATAGTTTTTAAATACATTAGGGTCGTCTGTTAATGTATCTGGATCGCCTTCTAATGTATATGGTGATCCAAGCGCAATCGAATAATTGCGATTTTTTTTACATACAGCGTAATTAAGTATTTCAAAATCCGCGCGTGTGGTCAAGGTTAATTGCGAATTTCTTATGAATACCTTGCCGTTAATATCGAGCGCTCTATCTCCCAATTTAGGTTGTGTTGTATTTATACTGACTGTGTTTTTAAAATATAAATGATTATCAGTAGAAGTTATTCCGATAGACGGCTCGTATTTGCCTTCTGGATTTATAGTACCAATAATACCCATCGACTTTTCTGGTTCGTATGGATAGGAACCACCTATAAATGCCATACCTTTTTTGTCTGGGGTAATAATATTCATGATCGTAGTTGAACTCATATCATGTGCAACCAAACTAAGTGCTTGTCCTCCCTTGACATCTTCGTTTTCATATATATCATACATTAATGGTTCCGAATCAGATGGATCATATATTACGACCAATTCGTCCATAATATGTTCATCTTGATCTCTATTTGTTAATGATAATGTGGAATGTATAAAGGTATTGTTAGACGTATCAATATGTAAGTCACCTCCCTGTGAGTATTCAAGTATTGCGTCTGGATCTACACCATCTATTTCCGTTTCGTTAAAAAAACGGACAGAGGCGGTTTCGTTATCGGTGTATAGAACTACACCGGTGTTATTTACATTTCGTGCCAAAATATTATAGTTTATATCGTCGTTAGATTTTACGTCCAATACTTTTTGCAGTCCACTGAATACATCAATTGCGGCTACTGGATCTGGATTATTCACCCCAAATTTCCCAGTATAATATTCAGTTGCAATACCTTGATATACGTCATTTATTTTGGCCTGATCAATAAAAAAGTTTCCAAAATTGTCATTACGCATAAGAGTTAAAATATTATTGTTTTTCTCTATATTTCCCATAACTACTCTGTCAAATAGGTACATATCACGTTTTACAGCAGCATTTCCATATATAGTTGCACTTTTCAAAACTTTTAAAGAGGTATTTGCTAATAATGTTTCTGCGCCTACATAATTAGCGATCAAATTGGATTCAATCTCAATAGAACCGGATGCGCGGATGTTTCCTAATATTTCGAAGTTACCATAGTAATAATCTTTGAGTGTCAACGTATCTGCGACGATGGTGTTCACATTTATATTATTTATTGAATCTGATTTTGCTACACCGCCTTTTGTCCTCCAAGACATTTTTATATACAATACTTGATTATTTTATTTTGCGTATAACAAACATATATATTGTTATCGACATATTGGAAACAATATTTGATAATATTGTTTCCTTACTTAGACCCCTTTTGCTTCCTGTTTTTTCTCGTTCTTTTATTTTTTCGTGTTTTTTTCTTTCTATTTGTCTTATATTTAATAACAGGTTCAAAAGGAGTCGGCATTCGTTCTATTTGATTAGAAACAGATTCAATATTATCCATGAATCGTACTGTTTTATTCGATTTTGCTTTCTTGGAATGTGGGCGTATTACTAAAATGGGTCTGTTGTTTATATTTCCCTTTAATATTGTTTTCCCATTTTTCGTTTCTGATGTTAAATGAATATCTTCTTTTATCATACCGTTTACTATTGTGCGTGATATTAGTTCTTTCTTTTCAGTATATGCCATATATATCACATATAGATATTCCTATTAAGCAAAATCGTTTTTCATATTTCATCTTCCTCCCTTCAAACCTTTGCGTATAGTTTTATTTTTTCGTGTTTTTGTTGAACATCTCAAACATCGTGTTTTCCGTGAGGCCATTCGTGTTTTAATAAATTTGCGGATTTTTTCTTTTTCTTCCACTATTTGTTTAACAATATCAAAATAAAAATGTCGATAGTGTTTTTTTGAGGAAAGAAGTTCGTCTTCACAAAACCAACGTATTTCTATTTTTTCAAAGAGTCGACTTTCATTCAACATTTTTTTATCCATTCTATCCCATAAATATTGATGATTATTATTAAAATGGCCAATCATATATGGATCATATTCCATGAAAAAAATATGAACGCGATATTCTTTATCCGTATCTGGTTGATGACGAATAATATACGTTCCCCCCTGTTTTTTAATAAGTGTTTTTAGCTGTTTAGGTGTTCCTAAAAATCCCGTCAATTCTTCAGCTGCCTCCCTTAACGCAGTATCATAAAATGTTTTATCTTCTTTACCACCTCCAAAATCGGAAAATCCTTTACTGCTATTTTCCATGGGGTTTTCTTTTCCAAATAAAAAATAGAGTTTGTTTTTATGTATTGTTACGGGTAATATACTTGCCGCTGGCATATATACTATTTCAATATTTGTTTTACTGGCTATATTTTTATTATTTTACAAGTTTGGGTTGGATTGGGATTATCCTCATTATATGCATAACTTTCAAAATCGAGCTGTGTATTTGGATAAAGATGCATTTTCTCCCCAATATTCATAAATACTTTCTTTGTATGTGGTTCTAACTGATTTTGGATGGTGGGTGGTTCTTCTTTTTCTCGATTTCGGTAATTATTAATATAAACAAGCATATCTGTCTTGGATATTTTTGGGAATGATTCATAATATTTGATAACTTTTTGGTTTGCTTTTATTCGAGATGGATTGAATGATGATAAATATAAGCCTTTTTGTGTTTTAATACGCGATAAAGCGACATATGTTTGGCCACATTCAAATATACTATGTCCAATATCTATTTCAGCCATATCAAGCGTGGCTCCCTGTATTTTATGTATGGTTAATGCCCATGCTAAACAGAGCGGTATTTGTCCTATTGCAATCGTTGGATAATTTTGACTATGATAGTACTTAATAGGTATTTTCATTTTTACTCCGTTTGTAAACTGGACAAGAGGAAGTTCGTCATATCCTCCATCCGAATGATTGGACGCACAAATATCCACAATTATTCCTTGTGAACCGTTACATATTCCAAGTGATAAATTCAAGTTGGAAGTACACATGACTGCCGCTCCTATTTTAAGTGATAATGTTGGGGAGATTTGTGTTTGTGAAATCATGGATTTAATTTCCATTTCAATATCTTTTGCGTCCAACTCTTTTCCATTCTTCAAATCTTGTAATGATATAGGATTATTTGTCCCATCCAAATACGTTACACAATCCGTTTTTGAAATAAACTCATATTCATATTCGGTTTCTTGTAATTTTTCAAACATGATACGATTTATTGCATCCACCTTATTACGAACCGGATAGAGCTTTGTGATTGGACAACCGTTATGTTCTTCTTTATTAAATACTTTATTTGATAATATTTCCAGTAATTTCGCATTTTCCTCAGATATATTTCCTTTTCTCACCTCCATCAATAATTGAATGTATTGAGGATCGGTTTGGCGAAATATTGTTTTCAATTCAATATTATTGGATTTTGGAAAAGTAATTTCCCAATAGGGAGATTCAAAACAAAATTGTGTTTCTTCCTCCTCATTCTCCGGAACGGGAGGTAATTGATAAAAATCTCCACTAAAAATAAGTTGTATTCCTCCAAATGGAAGATTGTTTTTTCGGACTCGCTTCCCAATATTATCCAATAATTCAAATAGTCGACGCGATAACATACTCACCTCGTCAAGTACAAGTATAGATGTTTTTTTCCAAATTTTGATTGCATTTTTGCGTTTTAGGAGTGATTGAATAATTTCCTCGGTTGGTCCTTTGGCTAGTTTGATTCCACTCCATGAATGAATCGTTTTGGCATTACAATCCAAAAGAATTGCAGCACATCCTGTCATCGCACATATACTAATTTGGCGTTTATTTTCATCTGCCCAATTGGATATGTATTTTATGAGACGACTTTTACCAGTCCCTCCTGGACCTGTAATAAACACATTATTTCCTTGTCGAATCTTTTCGAATGCGAATTTTTGTTCGAGCGATAGTTGATTATATTCCATTTTACATATAATAATATGTGGGACGCTTTATATTATTATATATTATTATTACCAATACGGTAATTCACATCTGTTTTCTAACCCGTTTACATTTTTCCAATAGGTATTTAAATAAATACGGAATATATCGCTTCGTTCTTTCAAAAGCCGACTATCATATAACCCAAAATATAAAAGAAGAGCATCTCCCACAACAATAGCCGATTTTCCACAATCGTAAACATAATTAGCTATAGACGCACTATACCCTCCCGCGGCAATTAATGCCACATCATATGATTTTCCCATTTTATCGATTTTTTTATAGATGTTTTTTAAAGACTGAAAATATCCGAGTGTTTGGGTACCACCGTATTTTGCAGGAGAAGGTAGTGTGACAAATGTACAACCGGGAAACAAATCTATTCCGAATATTTTTTCGCGATTTTTTATTTGTTCAATCATGGAATCTTCATAATTCGATATTATTAATATCTTTTTATTTTGAAGAGAATGTGTCCATGGATTCATATAAATATAATGAAAAACATCCATTACACCTCCCCAAATAGACTGTTTGGAAGGATAATTGCTTTTTATAAGATCTACCGCAGATTGTGTATTCATGATTCCGTCATAATGCGACCATGAACAATAAAGTTCACTTTTATCTATACTCATCAAATAATCAGCGGAAAATGCACTTATTTGCTCATCCTCCGCTAATGCTATTCCTGTATAATGTTTTAACATGCTATTTTCCTTCACTATTTTTTCTTGTAATTGTTTATAGGTTTCGGGAGAATAGTTACCTTCCATCGTTTTTGTATACATATGGAATAAATAGGCCAAATTGAGTTCGATTGTATGTAATCGCGGTATAATAAATTTGCGTTTTTGTTTCATTTTGGTTTCGATATATTCGCGCAATATTTTATTATCATAAAAGGAATAGTGATCTAGTTTAACAAAACTTTGCAAACGTGTTGGATTATATTGGAATGGAAATACCACGCCATATGGTTTTGGTAATCTATTTGCATTTGTATACGTTCGCAAATTACTTGTATGATAATGGTATGTTCTTATTATATTTGGGGCATTTATTATTTCCAATCCGGAAATATGCATCGCATAAATCATTTTATTATCGCACCCTGGAACACCCATGGGAAATTTATATATTTTTTCTGCTTCAGGTTTAATTGTATTATTTGTGTGAAATATCCAAGTATCTTGCGAATCTCCATTTGGTCCATAAATAACTGGATCCTTTTCATCGTCATATTCCCAGCGTAAAAGGGCCCAGGCTTTTCGTGCAATATGCATATCACTATAACGAAGCATTTGTACGCTTTCTCCGAAAAATATATCGGTATTTATAATTGCATAATATCCATGAATGTCATTATTATTGATAAAATGAAAAACGTGTTCATATAATAGACGTTTACCAATATCTATTTGGACGATTTTATCTGAACTAACTCCCAATTCTTCATCTGAATATATTTTTTCGTTCATTAAAATGATTTTCGATATGTGCATATTTTCCACATTTTTCCGCAAACAAAACTTCAATTCGTCATTTCGGTCTTTATTAGGATGAACAAAAAATTGGCAAAAAATAATGATATCATCATTTGTTTGGGTGGTTGGTTGTATTTTTGGGTCTGCCGAATCGCAACAATATATCATATATTTTGTATGTGATATATTATTTATATACTTTTCTACCAATAACACGAACCTTCAATATTAGAATAATTTGCCGGTTTTTCCAATTCTTTGGGGCGAGACCAATTTTCATTCAAATACAAACGCACAATATCGGGGCGTTCACGTAACCAGCGCGCACCTAAGATTCCAAAATACATTTGTAATACACCTCCCACATAAATAGCTGGAATTCCCGATTCAAATATGTAATTTGTTACTAATGACCCATAACCACCGCAAGATACTAGTGCAATATCGTATTGTCCTTTAAGGATATCAAGTCGTCTAATAAAATTATCATATTCAATATTGAATTCTTGAGAAGATTCATTACCCTGTGTTTGGGGAGGTTTGATTGTTATAAATGTACATTCTGGAAATAAATCAATACCATATATTTTCTCCCGAATAGGTATTTTTTCTTTTACCGATTCTTCAAAAGCGGAAACAATCAATATGCGTTTTCCCTTTAATGCATGCGTCCATGGAATAGTTTGAATATGATGAAAAATATCAAATGCAAACCCCCATATCATTTTCTTGTCTTTACATACTTGGGTTTCTATAAAATCTTGCGCTCCTGCAACACAGGGGTAAACATGTCCCTGTTTATCCCATCCGCCATATATTTCGCAGTTTTCAAACGCTTTTAAATACATATCCGAATATTTGTATATGGAATGTTTATTTGTGATCAAAATTCCGGCGTTGTTTTTCAAAACCTTACTGGGATTTCCCTGTAATTGTTCGGTTATACTATTTATTGCCTTTTGATCGGTAGAATATTTCATCATTCTCCCGTAACATGCAAATTCCGTTTCTATCGTGGAAATACGGGGTATTATAAAATTGGTATTAGATTCCAATTTGTTTTTCACATAATGGTATAAGTAATCGTGATCGCTGAATCGCAAATTATCGATCGTCATTAAATTTATACCGAGTGCATTCGTCATTCGGTTTTTAGCAAAACCATGGGGAACAACTACACCCCATGGCTGTTTAATAACATCTTGTTGCGTATAATTACGAATATTGCTACTATGATAATGGTAGGATTTTATTGCTATTGGATCGTTTATAATATTATAACCCAATATATTCATCAAATAAATCATTTTATTATCACAACCTGGTTTTCCCAAATTGAAATTGAAAATCTTTTCGTTTTCGGGAGAAACGTTATAATTAGAATGAAATATCCAACTATCTTGCGAATCGTATCTTGGGCCAAATATTGGTGAACTGCTGATATTATTTTTATTGTATTCATATCGCAAAAGCGCAACCATACATTTTTGAGTGTGTAATTGCGAATATTTTAATGATTGAATACTTTCATCAAAAAAGATGTCCGAATTAGCCAAAATATTGTAACCCTTGATATTATTTTGATTTATATACCGAAAAAAATCCACATATTGAAGACGTTTTCCAATATTTATTTGAATAATTTTATTGCTTTCGACCCCTAATTCTTTTTGCTTATAATCGCGTTCACCAAATAAATAAATTTTAGAAATATGTGGATTTTCCGCATTTTTGCGCAAACACTCTTCAATTTCTTTTTGTCGAACTTTGATTCTATCGATATAAAATTGCAGAAATATATGTATGGGCTCGTCATTTATTTTGTCCGACGCCTCTAATTTCTCTGAAAAATTCACTATTTTCATGGTTTACATATATTTTGGATGATTATTTTATATTTATTGCGTTAATATATATATATGTGATTTACCTTATGTATAACAAAAATATCATACATTATAAATAAATATAAAACTATGATTAGGGAGATTATATATCATGAGCACCAAATATTTTATATTGACAAAATCCTCCCATTCTCGCACCGACGAAAACAACGAAAATCAAATCGTTTTTTTGAATAATAAATTAACTTATATTTTACCACATGTCAATTTGGAGTATTATTCAAAATACGGATTATTTGAAAATCGACTAATGGAATGGTGTAAACAGTTTCTACATCAAGAAAAAGTATTTTTGGATATTGGCGCCCATAGCGGAACGTATTCGATTTCATTTGCCAAATTATGTAAAGAAGTACATGCATTTGAACCCCAGCGTATGACCTACTATGCCCTTTGTGGAAGTATTGCCTTAAGTAATAAACAAAACATATTTGCACATATGTTTGGATTAGGGTCATCTCCCCAAGTAGGAGAACAAACTTTGAATATTGTTAGTAATGATGGGGGAGGTTCGTCGCTTTTTAATAATGAACCACATAAAATATTAAAACAGGAAACTATTGAAATACGCACACTTGATAGTTTGGGGTTAAATAATATAGGATTCATGAAAATGGATGTGGAGGATAATGAGTTGAATGTATTGAAGGGGGGAGTTCAAACAATTAAACGTTGTGGTTGTCCTCCCTTTATTTTTGAATCTAATAGGGAGAATAGTGAATTGTTTGATTATATTCGTGGTGAATTCGGATATAAAATTATACCTATAGGAGGATCACCTAATATGTATTTGGCATCACTACAATAATACTTTATTCGTATTCCAAGTCAAGCGTTACTGAAAAATCGGCTCCATTCAAATCCACGATTTGCCCGTTTGCATCAATCAACTGCACTAATAATTTTTGTATATCTATTTTTCCGTTATATTCTCGTCTATCTGCCAATAAATATCCGTTGGATAAATTTACGGGTAATATTGTTCCGTATGGATATACTGTATCATTTAAAACGATTTTTGCAATCACGTTCTTATTAATCAAAGACTTATGTAAAGGAGTAATAAAAGATTGTTGATTTCCTTTACTGAATTCATCAATCGCTAAATAAATATATTTATTTTGATGAATCATGACGGCGTCTTCAGATAAAAGTTCATTTGTATCAAAATAATATGTTGATTTCCGGAATCCCAATATCCAACCAAGTTTATTTTTCAGATCGGTATTATCGGCTTCCCCATTTGAGTTAATGGCAAATTCGATTTTAAAACGCGTGTAAATGGATACAAATCTTGTATGTTTATAACTATTCATCGAAAAGGTAATTGAAGTTCTAAAGATGGATTCGGGTTCCAATAGCCCTAATAGTTCATTTATTTTTGCAATAAGAGATGCTGCACTATAATATCCGTCGGGCACTATTAATATTATTGGTACGCCAAATACTTCGTTCGATTCAATTTGTGATATTCGAATACAGTTATTGCCTAATGATTCCGAAATATTATATAGCGACATCGGTATTTCAGCGCTGCGTACCATCATGCTTTTTACGTCAGTTATTCGTTGCGGTAGCTGAATATTACATGATGCAAGTGAACGATGTCCTTTATTATTAATATGAGTTTGTGTCGCTTGAAGATTATTATCCTCCCTGTATTTAGTATCAATATTAATTAATTTATGGCGCGTTTGTTTCATGACATTTGTCATAACCATATGGCTTCCATATTGATTTACAGATGGTTCCAGAAACGATTGTTTACCGTCAAAATAACTACTCATTTTAATTATATTATAATAACATATATAATATGTCATTATACAACCTATTTGGCTCCGCCACAACATTTTGAAGAATCACTATTTCGTAATCCGTTAAATAGGGAGAATCTTATATTTTTGTTGGTTCGACTTGCATGTTCTTGTGTATTTGTCGACCCAAACGTTCTAGATTGCGATTGAGTAAGTGACCTAGAAGTTACCATGCGTTCAGATACTCCTGGAGCATCTAGTACTTTCATTAATATTTTTGTTTCGAGATCACGTTGAGGTAATGGGGGAGGAAAGTTTGATTTATGTATGTTAATAAATGTGCGTTGATTTGCACTTAATGTGCTATTGCTAAATACTAATTTCATTATATAATAACCTTTTATATAATATAAAAAATAGCATTTGTTATAATATAGTGTTAATATAAGACAATAATAATAAAGAAAATTGAATGAGCGAAATATATTGCAAATACTGTTACAAATACTGGAAATTAAAACGTGAATACGATAAACACATCACTTGTTGCGAATTCTTTCATAATTTGCGAAAAAATCCCCAAATGGAAACTTTTAACGGAAAAATACCATCTATGCCTGAATTATTTCGATTAGTTCAGGAACTGACTGTTAAAATCGATAAACAAGAAAAAGAAATTAGTCGTCTGAAAAATTATGTTCAGGTAAAACAAAAAAAGGTTATTGTTGATATATTGAACTCTCCCGCACATACTCCACTACAAACGTTCGAACAGTGGTGGAGATCATTCAAAATAGATGATGAACATTTGGATCGTGTGTTTAAATACGACTTGAACGAAGGAATCAAAATGGTGATAGAACAAAACGTGAATGAAAATAAAAAAAACATATTACCTATTCGTTGTTTTACACAGAAACCCAATATCTATTATATATATTCGTTGGACGATAAAACAAATCACTATATGTGGAAAAACATGGGTCAATCGGAATTGGAAATGATGCTGATGTATTTATCCCAGGAGTTTCTACGTGTATTTTTGAAATGGAAAAAAGTTCACATGGCAAAGGAACAAGACGAATCCGAAGAATATAACGATCAAGATGAAGATAAAAATGCCAAAGAATTAATGTATATGATGAAAATAAATGGCATGGGTACGTCTCCCGAAAAGCGACAGAGTGAAATAAAAAAATGGCTATTTACATTTTTGGAAGAAAACGCGCAGAATATTGAGTATGAATATGAATGAAAAAAAGGTATTGCTCCAAATGGAACTCACTTTGTATTTTTTTATTTATTTATAAATACAAATACAAATACAAATACAAATACAAATACAAATACAAATACAAATACAAATACAAATACATACTTCAGTACACAATAACGCCTGTATCTAAATGATTGTCAGGATTAGAGTATACTGGTTTGAAGTCGAATTCCTTGAATAAACCCAACAGTAGAGAACGGACGTCATGAAGAGTTTTAATCAAAGCATTTACATATACCTCATGCACTTCAGCATAATCATCCGTTTCATATTCCATATTATATGCTTTATTATAGATACAAAATGCAAATCGTTTATATGAAGTTGGGTTTCGTCTGCATATATTTTCAAAATCGTTTAAAATACGCATCATTATACCTGTTATAAACACAGCTCTTTCTGTGCGATTATGTATATATTCTAATTCATCCAACTTACCTTTAATAATACGGTTGAATTCATGTTGTTTTTCCGATAGCGGAACGTAAAAGGAATAAAGTTTTACATTATCTTTCTTGTTAGCTTCTTGCGCCACGGGATCTTTGTAGTCAGTCAGATTATTTGTTTCGGTCTTTGGCTTATTATCCATATAGATCTTGTTTGCTTTTGCTTGGCTTCTGGTAGTTACGGGCATTTTGTCGTTTAGTCGTTTGATTATTCCTTGGGATCGTCTCTGCCATAAATACTTTTGTATAAAAAGTGTTTCAATTTTTTTAGGATACATGTCTATGTAATATCCTAAAAAATTGAAAGCAATTGTGATTATATAAAATTAAAATATCCAAACTCTGAAATAATCAATAAATATGATCGACGAACTATTTGTGCAACTGTTATCCAAGCTACCTGAAGATATACTTAACCATATTTATGAATATAATAGTACTCATCGGGAAGCCATGGCAAGTGTATTGAAGGAACTGGTTGAAGTAGCTGAGCAAGTTGAGTGTGAAACGTGTGGTGATCTTCATTATGCGAATTCATCAATTCGTATGGGCAAATATCTCAATAAAACATCTCGCATAGGCAGACTCTATTATTGTTGCGAAGAATGTTTAATGGTAGACGAATATTTATATTCATAAAAGGTTATGATGCAGTAATGATGGAAATACTATGCGGATATAGGCGAGTGCAGATACAGGTGAATGGAGGTAAGTATATTTATTTTTTTTTTGTTTGTGCACACAAAATTGAAATTAACCACCCAAACAATATAAACAATAAATATCTGTAACATAATAGTATGTCAACCAAAGTAGTACCGAGTTTTCTTGCCACTAAAAACGCCCATCCTCGTGATCAATTTATTGAGTTTGATGAGGGACCGCATATATATACTGTCCACGGTGAACAGGGATATACTTCCGTTACCACGTGGAATCACCATCATTTCTCCCATTTTGACGCAGACGCTATAATTGATAAAATGATGAAAAGCAAAAACTGGAATGATCCTAATTATAAATATTATGGTATGACTCGCGAAGAAATCAAAGCATCATGGGATAAAAATCGAGATAGTGCTTCGTCTGCAGGAACACAAATGCATTATGATATAGAATGCTTTTGGAATGGGATGGACGTAAGCAATAACAGTATTGAATATGAATGGTTTTTGCGATTTGTTAAAGACCATCCTGAGTTGAAACCATACCGCACCGAATGGATGGTGTATTACGAAGAACTTAAACTATCCGGATCGATTGATATGGTATTTGAATTACCTGATGGTTCGCTACAAATCTATGATTGGAAACGATGTAAAGAAATTGTACACGATTCTGCATTCGGTAAATGCGCGTTAACACCATGTATAAAACATTTACCAGATACTAATTTTTGGCATTATTCACTCCAGCTAAATACGTACAAAAAAATATTGGAGGAAAAATATGATAAACAAATAAGTGGATTGTATTTGATTTGTATACATCCTGAAAATCCATATAAAACCTATCAGCGCATCGAAGTGCCGGTCTTGAAAAAGGAAATGGAAGATTTATTTCATGAACGAAGGGAGGAAGTTTTATTAGGCAATAATAAGTAATTATGGTCGATCAATAAACATAACAAATTTGTATGGCTGGATTTGAGGTAAGTGGTTATTTACATTATTGATGTTTTCATTTAAATTATCAATAAAAACAATTTCATTATATCCGTCTAATGGGATATTATTTTTTATGTATTCACCTTTTGGGTTTGCATTTGTATAGTGGACCTCAAATTGGTTATAATCTAATCCCACTTGTTCAAAATTTTTACGAGTAAATTCGTGACTATTTATTCCTCGCGCAGTCACAAATATTATTTTTCCGTTCAACATTCTAACTCTTCGAATGAGTCGTTTAAACCCTTCATGGTCAGTAGGTTGTGGAGATGTGCTTTTTAGGTAGGCATCATATGCAAGCTTTGCCATGGAATTTGATTTGCTTTCGCGATGTTGTTCGCGGGAAATTAATGTTTGGGGAATTTTTAGGTCAGAGTATAATTGATCATAGATTACTTTGGCATCATTATAAAAATGATTATATGTTTTAGGAAACGTTAATAGTGTTTCATCTATATCACATAGAACCAAAGGATTGGTTTTTTCTAATATGACCTCATCAAACGAAAAAATAGTTCCCGGTATTTTATTAACCAAAGTACTGAAGGTAAAGAAATTCATATTAAACATATTATATATTGTATTTATTGTTTATATTTTTATAGAAATATATCTCGTTATCACGTTATCTTATGTTGGTAGAATGTACATATAATAAATATTAATGAAAATATATTAAATAAATATGTTTATGTATTTAATATCATGAATCTTAGTTTTAAACAAACGCCACATTATATTATGTATAATTGGATTATCCGATTTTTTCGAAAAGTGTACAATATGTTATTATTAATAATTTGGAGAACACATTTTGATGACTCTCCCCAAAAAATAAAGCAGCAACTCAAAACAACAGAAGAATTTTGCACAGAAATAAACAATAAGTTTACGTTTGTATTTGAAAGTAATGATTCTGCCATCAAAATGAACCTGAATGTGGATAAATTATTTTATGATAAAGATGAGTATAAGGCACAAATGGAAATATATAATAATGAGGTTGAGGCAATATGGAAACGTCGAGTATTAATGGTAAATACTCCGCGTGGTAATGTTATAATGTATTATGACCCATATAAGATGGGATTTACGTATTATTCTGATGTATTTATACCATATTCTATTTTAAATGCAGTATCTATGAAATACTGTATGACATATAGATGTCTAGACTTTTTCATGGATGAGTTTATAATACCGCATTCTTATAAAAATGATCTCATAAAATTGCACAAGGAAGAAGAAAAAAAGAATGATAATAAAAATAAAATAGATTCTAATATCATGAAAAACGCCCCATTTGCCAAATTAAAAAATTATAATCATTCAAATAATATAAGTGTATCATCTAAAGGAATCGTAACACAAACGTCTACTTCAACAAAATCACGACTATCAGATAATAAATTGCATATGAATATGTTTATTTATTTGGGAAAAACATCTAATTATTCTATTTTACAGAAACTTCCTAAAAATAATAGCATAAATAAACAGCATCAAAATGAGATCACGGCAAAAAAAATAAGTTGGAGCGAATTCAAAACAAAATCATATAATCATACAAAACACATGTCTTCTAATAATATACCTGAGGCTTCTGTTACACATAAAGTGGCATTTGATGAAAATTATCCAACTCAACATACACAATTATTTTATAATGCTTCATAATATTCCGTTTTCTTTTTTCCATCTGAGAAATGCGTTTGATTTGGCAATATTGAAAGTCGTTCCTAAATGGTCTTCTGCAATTAAATATGCCTTTTTTTCTATTGGTTCCAACGAATCCAGAAATAGTGCTATTTGTTGTTCTATATTCTGTGGTTTAGATAATGGAGAGTTTATTTCGGAGGTTTGATTATTCATTTTTACAGTTTAGATTTATTATATATTGTTATATAATGAATCAATTTTATGTTATTATCCGCTGTAAATATTATTTGGACTGCGCCTAATATTGGATGGTATGTGAAAATCATCCAACTCTCTACATTTTTTATTCAATTCAGTTAAATAATTTTCATAATTACGCTCCTTTGTTGAATATGGGAGATCGTTGGATTGACGCGTTGCTTGAAGGGGTTTTGTATAAGAATAACACGAACGGTTAAGTCTATTTATACGTGGTTTTGCAGCAACCGGTATATTATCACATCCAACAGAAGGTGGGTTTATTGTATCGGGAACATATATTTCCGTATTTAAAATAGTGCATTTCTTTTTATTTTCAATATGCTGACCTTGTGTATTTAAATGGATATTGTTACCTGGTTTTGTTGAGGAAAATGGATAAGGTCGTCGCGCCCATCTATATCTTGTATCCAACATGCCTTTGTTGTTCAAAGATGATTTTTTCACAACGTTAGAATTTTCTTGAGAAGTAACGGCACTTGATACAATAGGAGTTTGTCTATAAGTTCCACAACATCCGCCATATCCTTTTGGTGTAGTACCTCGCATGGTTGTACGTGATAAAAAACGCGATAAACTTGTTTGTCCAATATATCCTTGGTTTCTATGTGTTCCATTTAACGAAAATCCATCAGGAGATCCTACACTCATATTATTATATTTCGCTAATGTTTTTTTTTTCAGCGTTGCAATCGACATATTATAATATATATATTTATTATTTATTATAGAATAGTTATCAACTAAATGTTTTGTGTGGAAGAAGAAGATTTCCTCCTATTTTAACGTTATTTGTATTTATAGTCAGCACACTTCTATTTTGAGTTGCTGTATTAACATCATATACATAATCACGTGTCGTAACTTTATTTGCGGCAAACTGTTGACCAACCATTTTAAAATATATTCTATTAGATGGGTTTAATGGAGGCGAATAACCTGGTCCGTACCAATTGATTACGTTTTGGTTAGTTAACAAATTTGATATTGTTGGAGATGCCCAGTTTATACCATCATTACTATATTTATATGAAAACGAATTCACGGAGGCGTCATATTGTGTTAGTGTATACATGTTATTAGAAAAATCAATACTTATTGGAATATTATTACTATTTGTAATCGGCAAATAAAAAGTGAATGATTCAGATCCGATCGAAGATCCTCCGATATTTGATGCTTGTATTACAATTGAATACACATTTCCTTCAGTTAACGTGGGTATGATAAGTGGATTTGTCACATTATTTGTGCTTATAGGACTTTGATTATTAAGTGTATATGTAATACTTGTTATATTTCTTCCATTATCATTTGTTATATATCCAACGATTAGTGATTTTGGTTCTGTTGTATAAAATGTAATAACTGGTTGAGACGGTTCGGAATATGGAACACCGCTTAACGTTATGGAATAGTCGGATATTCCCAAATTATTTGCGCTTCTAACAGTTGTTGAATAAGTGGTTCCAGCTACTAATCCTGATAATGTTATTGGCGAAATCATGTTGGAAGAAACATCACTTCCACTATTAGCATTTAATAGGAAATACTTAACATCTTGGGGAGATGGATATGAATAATAAGTCACATCTAAAGCCAATTGTTTATTACCTGGCGTTATGCTATTTAAAATCGGAGTTTCAGGATAACGTAATAAATATATATCTCCAAAGTAATTTACCTGTTGAATATTTAATGCGTTTGCTATTCCAGATGCATCTAAACTTACTGCAATAAGTCGCAAATATGAATATGCTGCATCTGCCCCTGATATATCAATATTATTAACACCAATATTTGAATAAGTATAAGAACGGCTTGTTTGGGAATAAACAATATTCCAATTAGAACCATCATTCGAACCAACTATTGTCATACTACTTGGTAATCGTGGTACATAACTAGATGATTGACTTCTACACATTAGACTTACTCGTTTGGGTAATAAACGATATGGTAATTGTATTTGTATCCATTCACCTTTTATGTTGGCTGAACCCGAAATATTTGTAGTTGTAACACTACCGGTATATGTTCCATTTGAATATGTGGAAGCTCCGGAATGCCAATAATCACCTAAACTTAATGAGGTTGTATTTTGATTGAACGCTAACCATGCGCCAGCCGATGAATAATTATTTTGGTAAACACTTGACGCTGACGTGATATAATTTCCATTTCGATAGGAAGCTTGTTGATCTGTTATAGTTATATTATCACTAGTAAACATGCTTGATTTATATTGAACGGGTGCATTTGTTGCAACTAATGGAGTCTGAATTGGAGATAAGTAACATTCATAAACATTTGCAACATTATATGGTGCCATGTAAATATTACTTGAAACATCAGAAGTTAATCCCCATCCATTTGCGCTTACTAATGACGACGAAGAAATATTCGTTAATGGACCAAATTGTTTTCCGTCCCATAATGAATATTGATGTAATCCATCTTGATTCGTTTGTATCAAAACGTCTTTACGATCACCAATAAAACATAATCCACGTGCAGCAAGGCCATTTGCAGTACCAGTTATTGTTTTACCAACACTATAATTCGTGCCGTTCCAAACGCTCCAATAAGTAGTTTTATCGGCATTATATGCTAATATATTACCATCCGAAGTTAATGCAACACCTACATATGCGCGTATATTGGTATCTAATATTGGAGTTAATATGCCATAATTAGTTCCGTTCCAATTCGAAAAATATACATATCCGTTTGAATATGTAGATGCGACAAGGCGTGATCCGTCACCAGTTAACGCTGTCATCATATATACACGTTGATTTGTATCCAAAATCCGCTTAAAACTAAGTGAATTACTTGTTCCGTTAAGTAATCCCGTTGCATTACACCAATAAATCCAAATATTCGCAGTATTATATGATCCTATAGGTACAATCAAACGTGTTGCGTCTAACATCATACAGCAACCCATATAGTTAGTGCCATTAGGTGTTACGTCAAACGAAGATGATGCTGCGCTATAGGTCCCCCAATTGCCATTTATAATTCGTGAATAATAAACACCTACAAATGTCGTAAAAACCGCAACACGTGTATCAGATATAGCCGATAGTGCAAGTCCAAGATTATCGATTCTTTGATTCGTGATAGGTGTTATAGAATTACTAAATGTGACTGCATGTACTGGTTGTGTCAGATTTACCGATGAAAAATATATGTTTGGTGTTCCATTTTCCGCCAAAAAGATACTTCCGGAATTATCAACAACTAATCCCCAACCATCGGATGATTGTAAAGCGGATGATGGAATATTTGTCCATGCCCCGTAATTATTTCCGTTCCAAACTGTGTATTGTGGTTGTCCGCTATTATACGTAGATATTAGCAAATCTGTATTTGAACCCATGAAACTTAATGAACGCCCCACAACACCATTCGTAGTTCCGGTAATTAGTGTTCCGGATGGATAGTTTGTTCCATTCCATACACTCCAAAATACATCTTTATTGCGCATATATGCAAGACGTGACCCGTTCGTCGAAAGTGCTACACCATAATAATTACCCAAATTACTATCTAATATTTGTGTTAATGCGTTATAATTAGTGCCGTTCCATACGGCAAAATAAACATATCCAGATTTTGTTGAAACGACTAACCTTGAACCGTCCGATGTGACTGAAGAAGACATATAGAGTCGTTGAGTTGTTTCCAACGTTTGAGTGAATGAAAGTGTTGTACTTGTTCCGGCTAAAACACCACTCGCGTCAGACCAATATAAATAATTATTTGATGTATTGAATGTTCCAACAGAAACAATTAATCGTGACGCATTTGATGTTAATGCACAGGAAATATATTGTGTATTACTTGGGGCATTATTAAAAGAAACGGTTGGTGTGGATAATGTTCCCCATACACCATTTATTATGCGCGAATAATAAAGTCCAGTACCAGACGTTAAAAATGCGATGCGTGTTGAATTGATGGTAGATAACGCAAGCCCATAATTTTGCGTACTTTGATTTGAAAGTAATGTTTTATAATTCGCAAAATAAGGTTGATAAATTGGGTATGTAGGTATATTATCAATTATATCATTCATATATGTAATGCTTATTCCAGTTAAATATACCGTTCTATCTCCGGTAGTGGCATCATTTAATCGGATATAAAAATAGAGCGGATATTCTCCACCCATGGGAATCGTAAAGTCCATAATTCGCGTATCCCATGCACCTTTTGTTGGCATAAACATACCGCTACTAACATCGCTTATTGTACTTTCAATCGTAAAATTAGTCGGAGTTGTAATTGATGGGCGATATGTTGTATAATAGGTAAGGCGATATGTTCCCGGTGAAGTAAAATATATGTTTTGAGATAATGTTGTTGATCCGGTTGCTGTTAAAAACTGCGTTGAATACCACTGTGTGATTCCCGAAGGCATAGTTGGATATCCCCATGCAGTAGATGTATTTGTTATAATGTTACCGTTCGAATTAACTGATGATATACTCCAATTAGGAATATTGTTTGAATTATAATATAAAAAGTTATTAGCTGCTACCGGAGGATTGGTAAAACTTCCGTTATATACATTAACAGATGGCGAGGAGAATGTTCCATATGCCAAACGAATAAATATTGTGCCCGATCCATTACATCCATATATACGTGAACCGGATGTATTCATTCCGACTGAAGTAATTGCCGCGGTAGTTGTATATGTTGAATAGGTTGCACCTTCATCTAACGAGACATAAAGTGTTGTGCTTTGTCTTGTATAACAAACAATTTTTCCGTTTCCAGAACATACAATAATATATGGAGTGTGTCCCAACGATAATGAATATGTGGCGGGAGTTCCAAATATATTTTTTATTTTTAAAATGGATCCAGACGATAAACTTACATAAATAATTGAAGCGTCTCTATTCATGCAAAATCTGCGTGAATTAGAAGATAATGTGTATGTTGTCCACTGTCCAAATGTTGAATATCCAGATGCTTCCAAATTATATAAATAGAGTGTGTTTGTATCGTATCTTATATAAATGATTTTTTTGCCGTCTCCGCTTATTTGCACGTTGACCGAAGTTCCTCCTGTTGAGGTCAATAAACTCCATGATGCAGCATAATTCGACGAATAATATATAACTCCAGTATTTGTCACATATACTGCATATCTACCGTCATAAGACATGGAACATGTATATCCGTTGCCAAGCGTAGACACACTACTAAAACTGCGAACACTATTTATTGCGTTTGTTCCATTATCGTTTCTGTATATTGAGGCATAATTACCAGTTGCCATTATGTATCGGCCATCTATTGATATTGCCGCCCACCAACCGTTTCCGCCATTTGTTGCCGTATTCCATGTATTACCGTCATTAGTCGAATAGTAAATATTAGCGCCCCACTGCACAGACGCTAATACTCCATTATTTGAGACTGCTATTGGATTTTCATTACAAAAAGGTAATGTTCCAGAAGTAACTTGTGTTAATGTATATTCATTCGCAAAGGCATATTGATATTTCAAAATTTCTTCATTAAAATATACCCCAATCATACTAAAATTATGACTTTCCAATATAAAATCTCCGTCCGCACCCGTATTATTTGACGATGCCCGTATGGGGAGGTATTTATCAGAAAGATTATTAATCGTTATTTTCCAATCTTCATCAGACCATAAATTACAGGCTAATAAATCCAAATATTGTGTGTGCGTTTTCACATGTTTCAAGAATTCCAGGAAATTCCCATTATATTCGATATTTCCGATTATCATTTCGTCCATGATTTCGACCATTTTCCATTTTTTGATTGATTGGTGATTGGAGTATACTTCTAATTGGGGGTCGACTATTCTACCGTCTATGTATTTGTATATTTTTTGATCGGCATCATAAAATACTTGTATTTTATTAGGGATTTGGTATATATCGTAGTCTGGTGCGGACGGTTCTAATACATAATATGTGCTTACTTGCTCATTATACGTATTATTATGCTGTAAAATACCTATATTTACGTACGTTTTGGTTATTTTTTCGATTAATTGTTCAATAGTATCTTTATTGAATACTATATATTCCGTATTGGGGGTCAAACAAGATAAAAGAAAGTCTTTCTCCCGGATATTACTATCTATTAATAATAAGTTTGACATACCTTATAATTTATAAATATATAAAGTGATCCATTTACTAATGTCTATTGGTATGAAAAAGTGCACAGGTGCACTTTTTCCATATCAAAGTCATATACGATATTGATATTGATTAATTATCAATACCAATAGACGTTAAGCGTGTGAAATCAAGTCAATATTTATTGATGTATTTGTTTGAAATAAATGGTTATTTGTTTTGGGCGTAACTACCGATAATTTGTCTCCGGGTGAAAAATATAACATGTTAGGTAAATAAACGTGACCATATCCAGAATTCGACGCTAAACCATACACGTTATTGAATAAATTATTTGCGTTTGTGGAAAACCAACTTGGACTGATTCCATTTTGTAATGAATGGTATGTTATTACTGAACCTCCACCTCCTCCCAATATAATATAACTCTTATTATAACAGCTTGTATATATGTTTTGCAGATTCGTATTTATATTTGCACCATTAAAAGAATTATCAAATACATAATCCGAATATAATTGGTTATTTGTTAAGAAGCGGAAATCGCCGTATATTGTTGTGTAATAAATATGTTCGCCATCAAACCCATAGCTCGTTATATTGGATGAAATATCTTTCAAATAACAACTAATGGTTTTATTATAATTGCCTATGGATACTCCATAATTGGATACTACTCTACATGGATAAGACATAGAGTTTAATAAATTACAACAACAATCTGTCAATAAATATGGTACACCGTAGGGAGATATAAGTGTTTGTGGATGTAATATATATTCTTGAGTAACAATAGGCTTAATGTACTTAGATATAACTGTTGTTATTGGATTCTCATAATACATATTAAAATCGTTGATACGAATATCGCTAGCGTATGAACGTATAGCTAGTAATACATATATTCGATATTGTGTATTATTTTGGATATTATTATACCTCACATAATATTGTGTTTCGGGAGGCGCATCTAAGTTTACATGATGAATCAAATCACCGTTATACGGCGAAACAAATAAATTAGCAATAGTATTATCACCAGGTATTCCTATGAGTGCCCATTCTCGTAGATTATTTTGGGAGGCATCTACCTGATAGCATATTGAATACGATTTTATTATCACCTGCTGAGACATATCAAATACTATGGCGTGTCCAGTATGGCTAGATTGACTATTATTATAAGTAAAAGTATATCCATTTTGTGAAGTTCCATCAACTGATGAAAAGGCATTATTAGTTTTATAGAAAGTATTTAAAGATCCGTCGACCATTTTCGTGGGTTCATATCCGCTTAAATTCCAATTCGCATATAAATAGTCCGAATTTATATTTTGTGGGTAGATTCCATAGGCATATTGAATCGCACTCGACATATCGGTAATACATAAATTAGTTGTAGTTGTTGGGGACCAATTAAACGCATATATATCATTACTGATTGCAGTTGTATTTGCTCCCGAGCCATACGCTAACCAAACTTTCCCTGTCCAAGTTATCGACGTTGCGCGAATCGTGAATAGGTATTCTGAGTTGTGAATATGTGACCATTCTATTCCGTTTACGCTAATTGCAATACGTGTACTTCCTTCACCCACCGCCACAAATACAAAACCATTCCATGCAACATCGTATGCCTCGGTAAATTTATTGTCATGAATTGCCTCCCAAGAAATTCCATCGAAACTTTTTGCGCACCAACAAGTCCCGCTTCCCACCGCAAGCCAAAATGCCCCATTCCATACCGCTTTGTTGCCTCGAATACTGAAAATATTTTTACCAAGTCCATTCCAATATATACCATCATAACTATATGCAATTGTATTGTCTCCATCACCGACTGCGACTGTAAGTGGTTGAATATATGGAACCCCTTCATTAGACCGATTCCATGATAAGCTTTTCAGTATTGACATATTTGGTATTGATACTGAATTAGACCAATAAACATTATCTGGACTTTGTGCCAATTGATTGTTTGTGATTTTAAAATAATAATTATTATTATTGTATATTTGGGGAGAAAGTGTATTTGTGTATTTCATATCCCATATAATACCGTCCATGCTTGTTGCTGTATTATAAGATGCATCTGTGCCATATACTTTCCAATACACTCCATTCCAAGAAATACTATCCGCACTTATTTGAAACAAATTATTTTGTGCGGGTATTAACCATGTTTTACCGTCATAACTATATCCTAACGTTTTTTGACCGCTATTTGAACGAATAGTACCTCCCGCTACCCAGATTTTTCCATTTGTTTTTACAAAATTTCCGGATTCAAAAATAGGTTTTCCACACCCCTGCCAATAAACTCCATCATACGAGTATCCAATACTATTACCTGAACCATCTCCCACAGAAACAAATAAGTTTTGTGTTTTATTCCAATCGATAGCATTTCCTGCACTGGAAAAAAGCGTTTTTCCCCTTCCTATCCACGTATTTCCGTCAATACTTGTTGCAATTGTATGTCCATCCTGTATTTGTTGAATCCAGGTTTGTGTACTTGCATCATAAATCGGCGTATTTCCCTCACCAACCGCCACCCATAATTTACCATTCCAAACTCCGTCATTAGCCTTTTTCGTAAAAATAGTATGCGAATTAGACGAAGATGCCCATGTATTGCCCGAATCATAACTGATTGCGATTTTCGTATTATCAGAAACATCTCCCCCAAATACAAGTGTTACATCTTTCGGAAACATAATATAATTATTGTATTCAACATTTGTTTCCATATCGTATATTGGATAGGAACTTGATGTTTTTGTATGGGAAAAATCTATTCCATCACTGCTTTTTAAAATAGTATTTGTATTTCCATTATTTATATCACCCACCATTAAAAACTGATTTCCATTCCATTTTATATTATAAGGATTCGCGGTTGTTAATAGAGAAATAGGGAGACTTTGTGACGTCCAATTAAATCCATCATAACTATATTTATATTGCGTATTGCCATTTAATTCATTTCTTTGTGTCATGACAAATACCTCCCCATTTGATTCTATTGAAAGCGGCTTTTCATAATTATAATGATAAGATAAATAGACATAGGATGAATCAGAAGGTAACGAATCGCCCGCATTATTTGTAGTCTTTATTGCTATTGTATATGGCGTACCTTCAGTTAGTCCATTTATAGTAAATGGTGACGATGTTGTATTAGTATTTATATAGGACGCGCCATTCAGCGAATAGGAAATATTATTAATTGCATTTCCTCCGTTGTTTGTAAACGAAAAATATACTTCTAACGATTTGGTTTGTTGAGATATATTTGTTATTACCGGTTTACTGGGTATAGTATATGGTGTCGAAGTTAGTATATTTGAATAGGACGATTTACCCATTCTATTTACCGCCAAAAGTTTGACACTGTAAGATGAACCATTAGTTAAGTTGGTTATGGTAAAGGGAGAAGATAAACTATTTGTTGATATATCACTCTCCCCATTTAAAGAATACATGAAATATAATATGGATGCAGACCCATCTTGGGCCGGTGGAGTATAATAGACAGTTAATTGTGTATCAGAGGGTGTTATACTATTTAAAGTAGGTGAGGTTGGTAATGTGGATATAGATTCACTTACACTATTGGATGCATTAGACGTTCCAATACTATTAGATACTTTTAATTGAATACTATAATTTTGTCCGTTGGTAAGGCCAGTTAGTGTCAACGGACTATTTAATGATGATGCGTTCACATAACTAGCGCCATTCAGAGAATAAGAAAGCGTTGTAAGTGCGTTATATCCGTCATATGTTGGTAAATTAAAATAAACGTTTAATGATTGATCTATTGTTGATTGCGCATATACAATATATGGAGGATAGGGAGACTCTCCCGCCAATATATATTGTGAATCAGATACCGGGGAATCTCCAGCGGAATTAGTTGCCTTTATACTGATATAATAACCATCACCAGGCACAAGTCCAGAAATAGTAAACGGAATATTTGTGTTTCCGGTTGAAATAAAGTCTACTCCGTTGGTAGAATATTTATATGTGGTAATAGCTTGTCCTCCATCACTTGCTGTTATTGAAGTTATATTTACACTCGAAGACCCCAAACTTATTGTAAAGGTCGGTTTATTTGGTACACCAAACGGCGTTGCACTTAATGAATTCGACGCTGTTTGTGAATCACCCACCACAGTTGTTGCCTTAAGTGTGATTGTATAGGAAACCTGTTTTGTTAATCCAGTTATTATGAATGGTGATGTTGTTGTGCTTGCACTTATATATTCTCCGCCATTTAACGAATATTTATAGGTTGTGATTGCACTTCCGCCATCAGAAGCTGGTGCGCTGAATGAAACAGTAATTTGTTCATATCCTTCGGTCAAAGAAACCAAGGTTGGCGTTCCAGGATAATCGAGTGTTGTTACCGATAATGAATTTGACGCACTAGAATCTCCAACACTATTTGTTGCTTTTAATGTAATTGCATAAGATGTATTTGCTGATAAACCCGTTATTGTAAATGGAGATGTTGTAGTTCCAGCGCTTATATATGCTCCACCATTTAATGAATATTTATAATCGGTTATTACTATACCTCCGTCAGACGCTGGTGCACTAAAAGAGACAATAATTTGTCCTGCACCGGTTGTTAATGTATTTAATGTAGGCGCACCCGGCGCATTTGTTGTTTGAGTTGATAAACTATTATCATTTAAATAGTTGATATTAATTCCTGTTAAATAAATAGAACGATCTAGTGAAGTTCCGTCAAAATTATAATTATATAAATAACCTACCTCATCCGAAGATATAGGACGATGGTAAATTCTGAAATCGTCTATGTAAATATTTGTATAAGTACTTATACCATCAACACAACCCAAATATGGATATGTATAATTTGCAATAGGTAATGAAACTGTATTTGTACTTGTGAATGTATTTACACCATTAATATATGCTTTATATGTGGTTAATGGTGAACCAACTTCGACTGTAAAAGCAACATGAATCCATGAATTAGTTGTAAATGTTGCGTTAGTTCCTAATGTAAACAGAACAGCTGTATTGTAATTGTTATGTATTACAAATATTGCGTTACCTCCTGAATTCAAATTTAAATATATCCAATTCACAAAATCATTACTTGTTATTCCAAAATTAAATACTCTTCTATTAGCGGCAGTATCGTTTGTACGAAACCAACATGCAACTGTAAATCCTGTGGATGACGTTGAAAAATTACCAATATTAAATCCTTGATTACTTGAAGAAACCAAATTGAGAGAACCTGTACCGACTTTATATATTGTGTTTGATCTTGCTGCACCCCCTACTGTAGAACCAGTTATATTACTATTTGTTCCATAATTCGTAAAATCGGTATTAAATGGATAATAAATATTGGGAGAAGTAATATCACCTAAACGGAAATCGTATCTTAATGGATATGTTCCAGGATTTGATATCATAAAATCATATGTTGGATTTGACCAGGCACTATTTGTTAGCTGGACTTTACCGCTATAATTATCACCTATTCCCGCCTCAATAGTCAAAAAATCTGTTGCCGTTGTTGCCGGACGAAACATCGATAAGTAAGATAAACGATATGTACCTCTATAGGCAAAAGTAATATTTTGAGATATACGTGATTGTCCATTATTTACCATATGAAATTGGTTTGATAACCACTGAGTTACTCCGCTTGGAATAGATGGATATCCCCATGCGAGAGATTGATTTACGATATTCAAATATTGTGCATTCGAAGAAATATCCCAGTTACTAATACTTGACCATGTAGAACTATTAAATTGGGTGAATGATCCCGTTGTTTGTGCAGGTGACGTAAAATAACCATTATTTATTGTTATTGCGGGAGAGGCAGATGTATTGTATGTCAATTTTACAAAAATACTTCCACTCGTATTACACGCATATATTTTGGAGCCGGATGTATTTATGCCTAATGCACGAATGCCTACTGAGGTTGAATATGTTGAAAAGGTTACACCTTCATCCAGGGAGACATATATAGTTGTACTATTATTATATGAATATGCAACAATCTTACCATTTCCAGAACAAACAACAATATAAGGTGTAGAAGATGTGGAAATATTTGTCACAGTTGGTGAACTAAATATGTTTTTTATTTTAATGATAGTAGACGCTGTGCTAACATATACAATACTTCCGTCATAATTCATGCAAAAACGTCGCGATGATGTAGGTATAGTATAACTTGTCCATGTACCAGATACATCATAATTTGCGGCAGATAAGTCATATAGTCTTAGTGTGGTTGAATCCCATGATGAAGTGATAATTTTTTTACCGTCTTTAGATATTTGAACATTAGCTGTTACACCACTTCCATAATTATATATTGTTGAATAGGTTGAACCATAATTAGAAGAATAATAAATAATACCGGAAGTTGCAGCATAAAGGGCATATTTACCAGTAGCATCCATGGTTGCTGTATACCCACTTCCTGGAGTCGTTACCGAATTAAATACTCTTGTGCTATTAATAATATGTAAACTATTTATATTTCGGTATATAGATGAGTATGCACCTGATGTAATAGAGTAATCTCCATTTGATGAAATTGCTGCCCACCATCCATTACCTCCACCTGCAGCAGCATACCATGTTGTGCCGTCATTCGTGGAAACATATATACTTGAACTACCCCACTGTACTGATAATAATACGCCATTATCAGACGCAGCAATAGGATTTTCATTACATATAGGTAATGTTCCACTAGTGCTTTGTGTTAATGTATATTCATTCGCAAAGGCATACTGATAGTTTAATATTTCGGCATTAAAATAAACATCAATCAGACTATAATTATGACTTTCCAAAATAAAATCGCCACCTGCACCTGTATTATTTGACGACGCTCGAACGTTTAAATAATTTGCGTTCATATATGTGATTGCATTTACCCAGTCGTTATCACTCCATAAATAACACGCCAGCAAATCCAGATTTGTGGTTTTGGTTTTTAAGAAATTCAAAAATCCGTAAAACTCATCCCATGAACTATCTTCGCATGATTGGAGAGAAGCTCCCTCCATGCTATTTAATAATTTCCATTTTTTGAGGATGGTTGTTGTTGTGATAATATTGGATACATCAATACTATTTCCAGATGGATCCAAATATAAACAATCTGAAACATCATATACGATTTGTATATATTCGACAGGAATACTATTACCGGAAGCATCTATGTTGGTGTTTGTTGAAAGGTCATAAATGAACGCTGCAGGTGGATCATTTCGTATTTTATATGTATTTATAATTTCGTTATAGGTGATGTCATGTTGCACAATACCAATATTATCGTAATTATTTGGAATATTATCTTGTAGACTTTGTAAAGTATCTAAATCATAATCAAAAACATAATATTCGGTATTGGACGTTAAACATGAGCATAAATATCCTATGTCTTTTACCCGCGAATCAATTAATAACAAATTAGACATAATAGCTTATATATTTATGGATATATAATGTATTATTTGTGGATTATTGGCAAAATATATAATTTGATATAAATATGCTCCATTATATATACGCTTCCATATTGAACGCTGTTCAACATGAATAGCCATTAACGTCTATTGGCATAAAAAGTGCACTTGTGCACTTTTTCCATGCCAAAGTCATATACGATATTGATATTGATTTTTAATCAATACCAATAGACGTTAATGATCAAACAACAATAAAATAACATGAAATGCAAAAGAGCGTTTTTATACACTGTTTGTATAATAAATTATTGGTCCTCTGATAATATATGTTGTCCCACTTCCTCCAGATATTGCGTCACCATTTATATTATAAGGACCAGCAATCGTACCATCAGTACGAACAGCCATATTTGCCGTATATGTTGAATTTTCACTTATAACTACATAACCATTTGTTCCTGCTGTTGGCCTAAAGCGTGTCGGAAGTCCTGTCTGCCAGGCAGCTACTCTTCCTCCTGAATTATTTGTTAATCCTAATTTCCAGTGATAATCAGCACCTTTTGGGACAGGATTTAATATAACAAGATTATTAATACGCACAGCATAAACATTTGCGTTATAGCTCTGAATAGTCCCCCCTGTGCCTCCAGAAGCTACCCAAGTTGTACTCATGAAATATTCATCATAATATTGAAGACTTCTTGTTAATCCCGACGTTAGTTGTGCGGCAGTTGGTTCTGAATTCGTTTTTTCAAGATCTTTTACAATAACGCTACTACAGTCAATACTTCCTGAAATCATATGTTATATATATAATACAATAATAAAGATTTACAATAATAATGTCTATTCCGAAAAACGATGCACATGTGCATCGGTTTTAGAAACAGGCCATGTACGCTTCTTTTGAGGATTTTACTCCTCCGGAGAAGACGATAAATATCAATATCGTATTCATTTGTAATATTATTTACATATGAATAAGTCTTATGAAGTTGTATTACCTGATACAGAAATTGAACTCGATGTACCGTAACTATTAGTGGCCGTTAAATTAAATGTATATGTCTTACTCGAAGATAATCCATAAATAGTAAATGGTGAACTACTGAAATTTTGTGTTAGCGTTAAACCACTTCCGGTTGGAACTGCGCGTACAGTATAATAACTAACCGTTTGAGGTGGTGGCGTGAATGTTAACGTTGCAGATGAGCTTGTTAATCCGGATACAATATAATTAGTTGGGCTATCCGGTATAAAAGACGTTTGTGTAACCAATAATATTTCTCCCGAAGTGCCATCTGAATTGGAAGCAGACAAATATAAATAATAAATAGTGGAGTGCGTTAATCCAGAAAGTGTTTGTGTGGTTGTTCCACTAAAGTTAACTGTGGAAGATATGTTATTGGCAACGTCAACAACGCGAATACTATACGTTGTAACAAGTTGGGGAGGTGCACTAAAAGAAACATTTATTGATGTCGAAGTATTTGATAGCTGTACGAAATTCGTCGGCGTATCTGGTACTTGTTTCGTTGTTGAAGTTACTATTGCTGGCGTTGATGTACCGTCCGCGTTATCCGCAACTAACGATAAGGTATAAAATGTGCCAAAGGAAAGTCCACTTAGCGTATATGGTGCGGAATTAAATGTGCGAACTACTGCACTCCCGGAAGAGGGCGTTGCCGTAAATGTATAATAAGAAACACTTTGACTCGGTGGTGTGAAATTAATATCTAATGTTGTATTTGTTATATTACTGACGCTCAGATTGGTAGGTGTATCCGGTTTATATAATGTGCGAACTATGGATGATACTGTCTGGGAGGAACCGTCACTATTTGTCGCAACCAGAGAAACATGATAATATTTGTTTTCACTTAATCCTGTAAACACATTCGTACTTAAGTCCCCATTAAATGATATATCGAAACCAATCTCCCCACTAGGCGTTATAGTAGCAGTATATTTTGTCACAGGTTGTGGAGGAGGAACATAACTCATGGTTATTGTTGTATTGCTAGTAGATACCAAACTATATTGAGTTGGTGAGTCGGGAATGGATTTTGTTAATACACTTGTGGTGATCGGTGCAGATGTTCCATAATTATCGGTGGAAATAAGTGAAACTGTATATGATGTTCCCCAAGATAATCCGGTTACAGAATATGTATTTACTTGCCCGAGTGTATTTACAATACTATTTGAGGCTGAAGACGAGGTCAATATGTATCCTGTTGCGTTAGAAGATGGTGTGAAAGATAGTGTATACGAGGTATTTGTGATATTGGATATTGATAAATTTGACGCTGGCAATACATCCGAAATAGTAACACCAGCAATATTACTCCATGTTATTCCATCATAACTATAGGATAATACATTTCCGGTTGTATTTGCTCCCGCACATATGAAAAGCAACCCATTCCATGCAATATCAAATGCACCGCCGCTTCCGTCAAAGAGTGTTTTGGAATTCGATACACCATTCCAGTTGATACCGTCATAACTATATACTATACAATAAGCATCTCCATTACCGCACGCAACCCATAATGAACCATTCCAAATTACTTTTCCAATATTGATTGATGAATTATTATTAAGGAGGTTGGTACCGCTGGTACTATTTATCCAGTGTATTCCATCATATCCATAAAATAAACCTCCCTTTCCTATTCCAACATAAATAGAACCGTTATATTCTATATTATTGAGGGAGGCATTCGATACATCATATTGTTGGAAACTATAATCATTATAACTCAAATATAAATCTTGCGTTTCGTTTGATAATGCGATCCACTTTAATCCATCCCAATATACATTACATGGAAGATTCACCCCAGTATTTGCTAATTGTGACCAATATTTGGTATCTTTGGAAATACTTGTTCCGTAGTTATTATTTGCGCCAGCTAATGCCATATAAGTTGTATTTCTCCCTTTTCCAAAAGAATATACCACATTATGCGTATTAATTCCCTGTGAGGTTGCAATAATATATGATGGATGATCTGATATACTGACATATGATGATATTGATTTCGATATTATTTGCCTTGAAAGGGATTGTGTATCTTCTATTACAAACGAACTATGCACAATATCTGTTATAACACCGCGATATCCGGTTTGCCCATTACTACCTGTCATTCCATACACGCCGGTGAAACCACTCATACCGGTTTTACCTGAGAATCCAGACATACCCTCTCCAGTAGGACCAGTAGTTGCTGTATATCCGGTGGAACCATTCAATCCATCGCAACCGTATTGCCCGGTGGGACCCGTTAATCCGGTTACGCCAACTATACCTGTTGGGCCGGCATTTCCCCTACTTCCGTCGTTACCTATTTGACCTTGAATAGCATCTGGTCCGGTTGAACCAATTATACCCACGTTACCTCGACTTCCGGTAACGCCATTTTGGCCAGTAGAACCAGTTTCACTTTGAATACCTTCATCACCTAATATACCTATATATCCGTGTTTTCCGCGGCGACCATAAGGTCCAGTTTCTCCTGTGTTTCCAATAACACCAACTTTACCTGTAACTCCCGTACTTCCGGTAATTCCTATACTTCCATAATCACCTGTACTTCCAGTATATCCACAAATACCAGTTGGTCCGGTAAATCCAGTTGGTCCGGTTACTCCCGTTGTTCCGGTTGATCCTCCCCATCCTTTCTGTCCAATAGTTCCACTATTTCCAGTATCTCCACTATTTCCAGTATTTCCTGTATATCCTGATAATCCTATGTATCCGGTTAAACCAGTTAATCCGGTCATTCCAGTTAAACCCGTTAAGCCAGCTATGCCCGTTGCGCCAGTTATTCCTGTATTACCAGTTGAACCTCGCATTCCTTTTGTGCCTTTTTTACCTCTACTACCGGTTGGTCCAGTTCGTCCACTAATTCCGATGGATCCACTAACACCCATCGAGCCTATACTACCTGTGAAACCACTCACTCCGGTTGTTCCGGTAATTCCGGTAATTCCGGTAGAACCCGTATTTCCGATAATACCTGTTGGTCCAGTATGTCCGGTAGTTCCTATACTACCTGTCATGCCATTATATCCGCTCATACCTGTCATGCCCGTTTGTCCCGTATATCCTGTATATCCTGTAAGACCTGTTAATCCGGTTAGACCGGTTAGACCGGTTAGACCGGTTTTTCCGGTTGGTCCACCTATTCCTGTACTACCTGTTGCACCAGTTGGACCGATATTACCGTTAGGTCCGGTTTGTCCCGTTTCTCCTTCTTGTCCGGTATTTCCGATTGATCCTTCATCACCATAAGGTCCGGTTTGACCAGTTGAGCCAGTTTCAGATGACTCACCTTTAATTCCCTGGTCTCCATCATTTCCGGTCATACCGGTTTCTCCCATCATACCTATAGGTCCTTTTTCTCCATAATATCCGTTTGGACCTATACTACCGTCTAATCCATCAACACCATTTTCACCGCCACTTGAACTAGGAGGTCCACTATGGCCATAATCACCATCAGGACCTATAAATCCGCATGGACCACTTACACCGCTGAATCCTGTATCACTATTTATTCCACTAGGGCCCGTAAATCCGCTATTTCCATCTGCTCCGTTATTACCTATATTGCCTGTTGGACCAGTCATACCTGTTGGTCCGCTATTACCGATACTTCCACGCATACCAGTATTACCCGTATTTCCGGTCACACCTCCTACTGGACCGGTTATTCCTTTCACCCCTTCATTAAATACTGAATAATAACCCGTAAGTCCGGTTGCACTTATATTTCCAGTTGTCGGAGAGTAAGAAACATATGATGGCGTACTTGCATTAATATATATATTTTGGACTTGTGTGGAATTTAATGCTGCTCCATATAGCCGGAAATCATCAATATTTCCGTCAAATGGGGAGGAAGAGATTGCCGAACCAATATAATTATGACTTGCAACCATACTTGTGGTATTAAACACGTTCACGTTTGGATTATAGGAAACAGATAATCCATTTATATACACTTCCAAACTATCGATAGTTGATGACGATTTACCCACTTGTTGCACTATAGCAATATGTGTCCATGTATTTAATGGAATATTACAATCGACTCCATATGCATTATTTGCACCATTCACATAAATCAATAAATCGCCGGTATCGCTAATGAATCGCGCGCCATATATTAACCCAGTTAGTGCGGCTGAACTATTATTGAATGAAAATAACCATCTATAATTGGCTTGCGTTGTGGCATAATAACTTCGAGGATATATCCAGAATGCAACCGATATATTATCATATGATCCGAATGGAATTGTCTTATTTATTTGTAACGGGTAACTACTGCTTCCCGAACAGTCCAAACTAGCCGTACCGAATTTATTCACCGTAGTATTTATACTTCCGTTTACCGATAAACTTGCATCATATACAAGTGTTCCGCTTGCATGATTACCCACATTTGGTGTGCTTACCGACGAACTATCAAATGAATAATAGAGGATGATTGGATCACTTGCAAAAGTGGTTGTAGTTGTATAGGAATACGTTGTTGTTGCAGAAACGAAATATTGCCCGGCGCCTATATTACCGGTGGTACCATTTATACCGTTATGTCCTATACTGCCTGTAATGCCACTATATCCATTATGTCCGGTTATGCCGAAAGGTCCAGTAGCACCCGTAGCGCCCGTTATTCCTGTATTACCAGAATATCCACTAATACCACCATGTCCGGTAGGACCTGTGATTCCAGTAGTTCCTGTTGGTCCAGTTCTTCCGGTTCTTCCTGAGGTTCCAGTTCTTCCCGTATGTCCGGTAGGTCCGGTTACACTAACGTTATTGTAAGACAAACTTCCGACCGCGCCCGAAACGCTCGAAGTAATTGTTAATGTTGCGGGATAATTATATAAGAATCCGATTTCTGCGTCTGTTATTGCACGATTATATATAATAAAATGATTCATGTATGCTTTTATGTATCCGTCTCCAGGCCAATTACTTTTTCCAATATAACAACGTGTTAATGTATTTAAGCTTGGATAACGGGTTAAAGACAAATTTGTATTTACGTTATCAAAAAACAAATCACAAACTCCGGAACTCGAAATGCGGAAACAAAAATGATGCCAATTTAAATCCGAAATAACGACGCTTGTATTGAAATTATTACCGCTTCCGATTGTCGGATTGTAAATAAAACCTGTTACTGTGCCGTTACTTGGCATTCCAAAACCTATATTATCTGTGCCGGAACCATTTCCAAAATCAAATAAGCGCGACCAAGTTGTGGGTATTTCGTTGAATTTTACCCATAATGAAATCGTGATTCCTGTATTTGCAAACGCAAAATTAGGTAATTGAAATAATTGTGTTGATGAACCGTCAAATAATATGGCACCGTTCGTTAATTTGGTTGCTCCAGTTGAAATGGATATATTTGAAGTTGATGCGTTATTTACGGCTACTCCAGTTCTATAGTCAGATAAATTACTATCAAATGGATAGAAGAAACGCAAATTAGAATTATTAATGTTGTATCCTGGAAATACAGATACACCGCCGAATCCAACGTTTCCTGTATTTCCTGTATATCCAAGTGATGTTGGACCTGTTATACCTGTATGTCCTGTATTTCCCGTGAAACCTGTTGGACCAGTTGTTCCTGTGCGTCCAGTATATCCCGTTACACCCATTAATTTGTACATGCGTAATCCGGAACTATTAAATGCATAATAATTGTTTTGAACGTCCGCAGCAGACATGGTATAATTGTAAATAATAACACTATTAATATCTGCTTTTAAATATTCATTATTATCTCGATAATCTTTTCCAATACAGAAGTCAAGTGGAAGATATTCTTTTTCGGACGTTGCAGTTAATGTTGCATTTAAAACGGCATTATAATAAATTTTGAAATTTACTCCTGAACGTGTTAATGTTACGTGATACCAACCGGGTATTGTTGGCGGTGGAGTAATATCTGTTTCGGGCAATCCGAATCCATTATCGTGGTCAAATATTCTTTTCACCAAATAATACAGTTCCTTATGTGTATTGGAAGCTGTTCGGTTTATTGTTATGTATGTACCTCCAAACCCGGTTGAAACATCTTTAAGATACAAATAAAATATGATTGTAAGATTAGATGAATTAAATCCGGTTAATGCGCTTCTATAAATATAACTACTAAATCCATTAAATGTTATTCCTGGTTTGCCTTGTGTATTAGTTGAAAATGTTGTATTATATAGCGTAAAATGGTTACCATTAGGAGATAAATCGTTCCATGTACTTCCGGACCCACTATATGAAGATGCATCAGATGCAGATAAATATAACACCAATCCATTTTGAGATACTGGGTATGTGGTCATCACATTTTCAGATGTATCCGTTATATCCCATAAATTACCAAATCCTTCATCACCAATACATCCAGTTGTACCAGATATACCCGTTGGACCGGTTTCCGGATTATATGGTCCTATATCACCAGTATTTCCTGTATGACCGCTTCTACCGGTAATGCCCGTTACTCCCGTTATGCCAGTATTACCCGTATTTCCCGTATTACCACTATATCCTGTGAATCCTGTTTCGCCTGTATCTGGATTATCTGGACCAGTATTACCTGTATTACCGGATAAACCGGTGGGTCCGGTTATACCTGTAAATCCGGTTTCGCCTGTCATACCCGAAAGACCGGTAGTACCTGAACGACCAGATATACCGGTAGGTCCTGTATTTCCAGTGTCACCCCTTGCGCCGGTATAGCCTGTCCAACCAGTACGTCCAGTAATACCCGTATTACCGGTGTCTCCTGTAAGTGGTAAAATCGATATAGTATTCATATTTGAGTTATAATTATATAATGAACTGACTTCGCTTGCTGACAGTTGCTTATTATAAAGTCGAAAATCGTCATAATATGCCGTGGCATATGTACTACCATTATCGTATGCCAAATAATTGTAATAATAAGTAGAGGTTGTATTTAAATAAACTGCTGTACGAGAAGTCACAAATGTGCCGTTAATATACACGCTGTACACGGAAGATGCTCCATTATTTGAAACAGTTAACGCAAAATGAAACCATTCATTATTTGAATATAATGTGGATGCACCAAAAGGCATAACAAATAAGAAACCACTTCCGGTACTATCAGCTAATATTATACTTGCATTTGAATTATAATTAATCGTCATGTACATCACGTTAGCCCATGAACCCTGCGTAGTTGCCAAACTTAATAATCTTCGGCCATCTGTTTCGGCTGTTTTTATCCAAAATGCAATTGTTGCTCCATTAGTTGAAAATTTAAAACTATTCAAACCGAAATAGCCACCGTATTGTCTAGACGTCAATATAGAACCGCTTCCGACCTTTGATATATTCGAAATTGTGATAGCACCTGTAGCACTTCCTCCAACTACACCGACTCCAGAAGCATAATTTAAATAATCTGTATCAAACGGAAAATAATAATATAATGATGGGTCAGAATTTAAACCGAAAGACAATCCATAAATAGCACCTGGACCAACTAACCCTAATGCGCCGGTTGCACCTGTATATCCTGCTGTTCCTGTTACCCCTCTATCTCCAACTGAACCCGTTGTTCCGCTTCTTCCGGTAAATCCTGTCATGCCTGTTACACCGCTAGTTCCGGTAGGTCCGCTAGTACCTGTTCTACCTGTGTATCCAGTAATACCCTCATCTCCTTTACTTCCGGTATTTCCCGAATGTCCTGTGCGTCCGGAATATCCGGTAGAAGCAGTTGGTCCAGTTAGCGAACGGTCTAATATATACACACCTGTATTACCTATTTGACCATCTATACCGGTAGGACCTGTATCTGCGCTATTACCTACACATCCTGTATTTCCGCTTGATCCAGTTGATCCATCAAATCCAGTTGCTCCTGTTATTCCGGTTGGTCCAGTCTGTCCTATTCTTCCATCAAACCCGTCATTACCGCTAACTCCATCATATCCAGTTTCACCGCGAGAACCCGTATATCCCGTAGGGCCAGTTCGGCCACTTGATCCCGTATTACCGTCCATGCCATTCATACCAGTTGAACCTGTATTACCGCTTCTTCCAGTCATACCGGATGCTCCTGTAGATGCTGTTAAACCAGTCATTCCAGATGTTCCCGTATTTCCGATAAAAGCTTCCCATCCAGTGGGACCAAGAAAACCTACGTCTCCTATGGCTCCATTTGAACCGGTAGTGCCACTTGATCCAGTACTTGATGTATTACCAATACTTCCTAATGGTCCGGTGTTTCCAATAGAACCAGTAATTCCCGTCGATGCACTATTGCCTTCTATTCCGGTTTCGCCTCGTGGTCCAGTAGGTCCACTTCTTCCGGTATATCCGGTTTCTCCTTGAGGACCATCACCTCCTTTATTTCCACTTGCTCCACTAATTCCTGTCCAACCAGTTGCACCAGTATTTGTAACCGATCCAGTAGGACCGGTCATTCCACTTGCGCCAGCACCACCGGTAATACCCGTTGGACCAGATAGTCCACTCACTCCACTATTACCAGAAATACCACTATTGCCATCGAATCCAGTTATCCCAGAAGACCCTGATTCACCTTGCGGACCAGTATTTCCGATCATACCGTCAGATCCGGTGGATCCCGTAAATCCAGTTTCTCCAGGTGAACCTGTATTACCGCTACTTCCGGTTCTTCCACTACTTCCGGTATAACCTGTTTCTCCAATAGGACCGGTTTCTCCCCGAGGACCTGCTATACCAGTAATACCACTACTTCCGCTGCTACCTTGTGGACCCATCATTCCGGTATGTCCGGTTTGTCCCAATTTTCCATCGGCACCAGTAATACCTGTATGTGAACCACTACCTGTATCACCGGAATGACCGGTTGTTCCCGTTCTTGACGTCATACCACTACTTCCAGTATTTCCCTCTTCTCCGGTGTGGCCAGTCACAAAACCAAATCCATGATTTCCGTCTGAACCAGTTGGACCTTGATTTCCTTGATTCCCTTGGTTTCCTTGATTCCCTTGGTTTCCTTGATTCCCTTGGTTTCCTTGATTCCCTTGGTTTCCTTGATTCCCTTGGTTTCCTTGATTACCCTTTATTCCGGTTGCTCCAGTTTGACCATTCACGCCAACTATTCCGATCTCGCCTTGATTTCCTTTATTTCCTTGATTTCCCTGATTGCCTTGATTTCCCTGATTTCCCTGATTGCCTTGATTTCCCTGATTTCCCTGGCTTCCAGTAGGACCTAAAATACCTTGATTTCCCTGATTTCCCTGATTTCCTTGATTACCTTGATTACCCTGATTACCTTGACTTCCAGTTGGTCCAATATTTCCTTGTGATCCTTGATTGCCTTGGTTTCCTTGATTTCCTTGTGCACCGGTTACACCTTGACTTCCGTATGATCCGTAATTACCCGTAGGACCTGATAATCCTTCTGGACCAATAAATCCAATATTTCCTTGATTACCTTGGTTTCCTTGATTTCCTTGGTTTCCTTGATTCCCTTGGTTTCCTTGATCACCTTGGTTTCCTTGATTACCTTGGTTTCCTTGTGCGCCTTGATTACCTTGCTCGCCCTGTACGCCTTGATTACCGCGCATACCTTGATTCCCTTGATTCCCTTGATTTCCTTGGGCTCCTTGCACTCCCTGATTTCCCTGATTTCCATGGGAACCCTGTGATCCTTGATTTCCCTGATTTCCCATCACACCTTGTACTCCTTGGGCTCCCTGTGATCCTTGATTACCTTGATTCCCTTGTATGCCAGAATTTCCTTGTGGACCCATATATCCAGTCATTCCGGTTTCTCCAACTGAACCTTTTGTTCCAGTATTTCCGTCATGACCAATAATACCTTCCTGACCAGTAGGTCCATGAATTCCTACTACACCACGGTTTCCAGTATATCCAATATTTCCATCATTTCCAGAAACACCATTATAACCCGTACTTCCGGTTATACCAGGAATATGCATATTATTTCCGTTCATCAATAATCCAACACCAGTATATCCGCGCATACCATCTTGACCGGCATTTCCTTGATTACCACTATTTGCGATTGATCCGGTTACTCCCGAATAACCAGATGAACCACTCATGCCCATTATACCAGTATTTCCTATTTCTCCTGTTTGTCCGATACTTCCTATGCTTCCGGTGGAACCAGATGCCGATGTCATTCCAGTTTGCCCACTATTACCTATTTGTCCATCACTTCCGGTCATACCCGTTGCGCCTGTCATACCAGATATACCTGATGGACCTGTTGGACCACTTTGACCTATATTCGCTACTGCCCCTATACTACCATCATCTCCATATATACCACTTGGACCACGTTCACCTATTTTGCCTTGGATACCAATATTTCCATGTGTACCGTCATTTCCTGTGTATCCTGTATATCCACTATTACCGCTACTACCGCTATACCCTTCGTTTCCGTCTTTTCCTTTATACCCGGTCATACCTGTTTCTCCTCGTTCTCCTGTTTTGCCTGCAATACCGTCCAACCCTGCAGAACCAGTAGCTCCCGTTTCTCCAATATCACCCGTATATCCGGTTGTTCCAACTCCTCCAAAAATACCAATAAACCCTTCCTCTCCACCATAACCCGTGTATCCTGTATAACCAACATATCCAGTTAAACCGGTTGATCCAGAAAAACCATTATCTCCAACTGATCCTTCATCTCCAATATTTCCGGTTGGACCGCTTGATCCGGTAATACCAGTTTGTCCACTTGCTCCTGTTGCTCCCGATGATCCGGTATGTCCACTAGCTCCGCTCGAACCTGATATTCCGGTATGACCACTAGCTCCGCTCGATCCTGATACTCCGGTATGACCACTTGCTCCTGTTGCTCCCGATGATCCGGTATGTCCACTTGCTCCACTCGATCCTGATACACCAGTATGTCCAGTAGTTCCACTTGAACCCGTTACACCAGTATGTCCACTTACGCCAGTTTCACCGTAATCTCCAATAGAACCAGAGACTCCTGTAGATCCTGATAATCCCGTAGCACCCGATGTTCCTGTTACACCTGATATACCTGTTGCTCCAGATTCTCCGGTGATACCAGTTTCTCCCGTGGCTCCTGATATACCAGTTGTTCCAGATACTCCTGTGGTGCCGGATGAACCGGTAGTGCCCGATGTTCCTGTATTTCCAGTTGTGCCCGATTGTCCGCTAATTCCGCTAGTTCCGGTAATACCTGTAATACCCGACATACCGACCGATCCATTATCTCCAGTAATACCTGTGGACCCTGTATGTCCGGACGTTCCACTCAGTCCAGTATGTCCAGTTATTCCGGTATTTCCACTATTGCCAGTTTCTCCGATACTACCGTTATCGCCAGTAAACCCGGTTATTCCAGTATAGCCAGTTTTTCCCGTATTTCCAGTATTTCCCGTATGACCAGTCTCGCCACTATGTCCGCTGATTCCAGTTACACCCGTTTCGCCAGTATGGCCAGTATTACCGGTATTTCCGGTTGCACCAGATATACCAGTTATGCCAGATATACCAGTTGCGCCGTATTCTCCTGTTATACCCGTTTCTCCAGTAACTCCCGTAAAACCGGTTATTCCGGTATTTCCTGTGCTTCCTGTACTACCTGACATACCGGTTATTCCGGTTTCACCGGTCAATCCTGTTTCTCCGGTTGATCCAGTTTCGCCTGATATACCGGTTGCTCCGCTATGACCGGTTATACCTGTATGACCGGTTTCTCCACTATGACCTGTAGTACCTGTATGACCGGTTGATCCACTATGACCGGTTATACCTGTTAATCCAGTATGGCCAGTTAATCCAGTTTCTCCGGTAGTTCCGGTCACACCGGTAATTCCAGTTTCTCCTGTGGTGCCTGTTATACCTGTGGTGCCTGTTATACCTGTGGTGCCTGTTATACCCGTTTCACCAGTCGAACCAGTATGACCAGTATGGCCCGTTTCACCGGTAATTCCAGTTTCGCCTGTTATTCCTGTAATGCCAGTCATTCCTGTAAAACCAGTTACTCCAGTTTCGCCTGTTATGCCGGTTTCGCCGGTTATGCCGGTTTCGCCTGTTGCTCCTGAATATCCAGTTACACCAGTTATTCCAGTAATGCCGGTTACTCCTGTTGCACCCGTATGGCCAGTATGGCCAGTTTCTCCTGTAATTCCGGTTTCTCCAGTTATTCCTGTAATACCAGTATTTCCTGTATGTCCTGTCTGACCTGTTTCACCAGTTGTACCAGTATTTCCAGTATGGCCCGTTTCGCCTGTATGACCGGTGGTTCCAGTTACTCCCGTGATTCCTGTTTCTCCAGTAATACCTGTATGACCGGTGGCACCCGTTTCGCCAGTATGACCGGTTTCGCCAGTATGACCGGTTTCTCCGGTGTGACCAGTTGCACCTGTTTCGCCAGTATGACCTGTAATACCTGTAATTCCGGTTTCTCCTGTATGTCCCGAAATTCCGGTTTCTCCTGTAATTCCGGTTTCACCTGTTATTCCGGTTTCGCCAGTATGACCCGTTTCTCCGGTATGACCCGTTTCTCCGGTATGACCTGTTATACCCGTGATACCCGTTTGACCAATACATCCGGTATGACCTGTTATACCTGTATGACCAGTTACACCAGTATGTCCGGTAATTCCGGTATGTCCGGTAATACCAGTATGTCCCGAATGTCCAGTATGACCCGTGTGTCCAGTATGACCAGTGTGTCCAGTTTCACCCGTATGACCAGTTTCACCTGTGTGTCCAGTTTCACCCGTATGACCAGTTTCACCCGTATGACCAGTTTCACCCGTATGACCAGTTTCACCTGTGTGTCCAGTTTCACCCGTATGACCAGTTTCACCCGTATGACCCGTATGACCGGTTTCACCGCTATGACCCGTTTCACCGGTATGTCCCGTTTCACCGGTATGTCCCGTTTCACCGGTATGTCCCGTTTCACCTGTATGACCGGTTTTTCCTGTGGTTCCGGTTTTTCCTGTATAACCCGTTTTGCCAGTATGCCCGGTTATTCCGGTATTACCTGTTTCGCCAGTATGACCCGTTGTTCCCGTTGTTCCCGTTGTTCCCGTTATTCCAGTATGGCCAGTATGGCCAGTTGTTCCTGTATGACCAGTAATACCAGTTGTACCAGTTATTCCGGTATGGCCAGTATTTCCTGAATATCCCGTATATCCGGTGTATCCAGTTTCACCTGTTTCTCCCGTTTCACCATCATCTCCAGTCATGCCTGTATCACCGGTATATCCAGTAAAACCAGTTGTTCCAGATATACCAGTAATACCTTTATCTCCATCACATCCAGTTGCACCAGTTTCACCGGTTGTTCCTGTAATTCCACTTATTCCACTATTTCCAATATTTCCGGTTGATCCAGTAGCTCCTGTGGTTCCGGTAGTACCACTATTACCAGTTAAACCTGTATGTCCAGAATGCCCGGTTGTACCTGTTATTCCAGTTGTTCCTGTTATTCCCGTACTACCCGTTGTACCACTATTACCAATATTTCCAGTATTTCCGGTTATTCCAGTTGTGCCGGTTGTTCCAGTTAAACCGGTGTGTCCACTAGCACCCGTTTCTCCAGTTACTCCAGTATGACCGCTCGCTCCGCTCGCTCCGGTTATACCAGTAATCCCAGTATGTCCGCTCGCTCCGCTCGCTCCAGTAATACCAGTAATACCGGTGACGCCAGTTAGACCGGAAATACCAGTAATACCGGTCAATCCACTTGAACCAGTATGTCCAGTTATTCCTGTTATTCCCGTAGAACCAGTTATACCACTCGCACCACTATGTCCAGTTATACCTGTAAATCCAGTATATCCTGTATTTCCTGAATTACCTATATTACCATTATTTCCAGTTGCTCCTGTCACACCGGTTTCTCCTGAATATCCAGTAATTCCACTATTTCCAATACTGCCGGTAATGCCAGTTCGACCGGTTAATGATGTATATCCTGATAGTCCCGTTTCCGCGATTGTTCCGGTGGTTCCGGTGCGTCCAGTTACACCAGTTATTCCGGTAACAGAAGTACATCCACTAGAACCGGTTAATCCAGTTGTTCCCGTGTATCCCGTTTCACCGGAATCACCTGTTGATCCGCTATTACCCGTATTTCCAGATATACCTGTATGTCCTGTAATACCAGTTATTCCCGTTGTACCTGATGTTCCTGTAGTGCCAGATGTTCCGCTCCTTCCGGTTAATCCAGTCATACCTGTTAATCCTGTATGTCCACTTGCACCTGATGTACCTGACATACCAGATACACCTGTTAATCCGGTTTCTCCTGTTATTCCTGTTGTTCCGGATAAACCACTATTTCCACTTACTCCGGTATGGCCTGTAATTCCGCTCGCTCCGCTCGCTCCGGTAGGACCACTTGTACCACTTGTTCCTGTCATTCCAGTGTATCCAGATATTCCACTATATCCTGACATACCTGTCATGCTTGTCATACCGGTTATTCCTGATATACCCGTTATTCCAGTATAACCTGTCATTCCAGTATGCCCAGTTATACCCGTCATTCCATATATGCCGGTATTTCCAGTCGATCCTCTTGAACCGATGAAGCCAGTAAATCCCGTACCACCTGATATACCACTATGTCCACTAATACCAGTAATGCCGCTTACACCTGTAGTACCACTCTGCCCGGTAATACCACTATTTCCACTATTACCAATATCTCCAGTAATACCCGTGATACCAGTTAAACCAGTTCTTCCAGTTATACCCGTGATACCAGTAATTCCTGTCATTCCGGTTACCCCCGTCATACCTGTCATTCCGGTAACTCCTGTATTTCCAATAATACCATTCATACCCGTATTTCCAGTCATACTTGTGGGTCCTGTTTTTCCACTTGTTCCTGTATTACCCGTATTTCCGGTTGCTCCTGTTAATCCAGATAATCCAAAAATACCCGTCGTTCCTGTATTTCCTGTTTGACAACATATTCCAGTTATTCCGGTTACACCAGTTGTGCCTGTAATTCCCGTAATTCCACTAACTCCTGTCCAGCCATTACTGCCAGTAATACCTGTCATACCAGTTAATCCAGTCATTCCACTCATACCACTATGTCCCAAACTACCAGTTGGACCTGTAATACCTGTTGTTCCAGTATCTCCAGTATATCCCGTCATTCCCCAACGTCCGGATCTACCCAAAATACCAGTATATCCGGTTTCGCCCGTATTTCCACCATAACCAAAATCTCCCAAAAAACCGCGATATCCATCTTGTCCGGTTTCTCCCGTACTTCCCGTGGGTCCTATATTTGGAATCGTGACCAAATAATCGGTCATGGTGAATGATGCTTGTGTGGATGTATTAAATATAAATGACGAATTGTTATTTGCGGTGAATTTAAGGAATGGAATAAATTCTTTATTTGCAAAAGAAACAATCAACCGATTTTCCAGAGTAAAAACATACACTTCAGCAGTCGAATATTCAGGATAATCGCTTAATATGGATGAAATATGAATATTTAATGATAAATCATATGTGGGTGTAGCCGTTCGTGCCATCAAATATTGTTTATATTTGGCAAATGAACTTCTCGATTTGGTATCGTCCGCGAACGAACTCATGCTTCGCACTATTTCAAAGAATTCATAATCGGTAATTGATATATCATTTATGTTTATCAAAAGCGTATTTGCTATCGTGGTTTTTATTGCCAAAACATCGGCCGGACTTAATATAAAATTACCATACATATCTGTTGATGGATTTGTTACTCCATTAATAATAAACGAATAATCAATTGATATGTTTGATATTTCTATTTGTAGTTGGACTCCCGTCAAATTCCGCAATTTCAGAACCAAAGGCACCTTTACAACACGTTTTATATAGTTATCAGTTACTGTTGTAACTTGCGAATAATATCCGGAGTTATAATCTTCGGTGATTGCACTCAAACGCGAAATTCCTGCGGGTGTCATGGTGACATTATTTATATCCGCCGAATCGACCGAACGCAATTTGACAAAAAGGGTTATTGTCATTCCGTAGGGAACAAATATAAGGTCATTTTCAATAAAGCCGTCCCGAATATTATAATCATATATATCAAATATTGGACGATTACCAAATGGATCGTTCGCACATGCATATCGAAATAAGGCATTTATATTATGTATTTCGATAGTCCCCGAAAGTGCACTTATATAATTACCACTCAAATCAATTAATCGTGAATTCATAATATTTATAAGCGATTGGGCATTAAAAATACCGCCACTAGTATCTATTGCCGTTTCCAAATTAAATAATAAAGAAAACCCCTCTGGATAGGCAAAATAAAGATTTAAAAATCGAATAAAATCGCTATATAAAGTCTCATATCGTCCTACAGAAAGAACTTGTTCAACTTTCGTTCCCAACAAAAATTCTATTGAGGATAATGATATATCGTTTATTGGGAATGAATTCAGCGTCGCATTATGTGAAGAATCAATAATACCAACATTATTTGAATCTTTAAACAAATTTATTTTCTCGTTAAATGTACGAACATCAAATAATATTTGTACGGCTTGTGTAATATCATATTGATTGATTCTTTCGTACGGAATTAGTATTATATCATCTAACCTCTGGTCAATTCGAAATCCTCCCGATGCCTCATATGCATAATATAATCCAACCATGGAAGCATCCATCGCTCTTTCTGGGTTGGTATTTGGAGTAATACTATATACGGGTGGATCATATAAACTCCTGCTCCAATTATCCATTATATACTATATAAATATTTACATTTTTTGGAAATATAACCACAATACCGTATTATCGTCTTCTCCGGAGGAGTATAATCCTCAGAAGAAGCGTATATGGCGTTTTCCGAAAACCGATGCACCTGTGCATCGTTTGACGGAATAGCCATTATAGTCTATTTATATTAATAAATATCAATATAAATGTGATTATGGGTTGTTACAAAAATGATGCACCTATGCATTATTTTTGAAGGCAGATAATGGGTATTATTTATCTGATTTATGACAAATATTGCATTTTTTCGGGCTATAAATCGTATAATGTTTTAAATATTAAACAAAATGAATAGTTAGCATTATTCATAGGAAGAATACGACCATGATCATCGAGTAATTGAACTCGTAATTTTTGAATATCTACCGGGCCAAAGTATTTTCGCGGTTCGGTAACAATATTCAAATCATTTTCCATGATCATCGTGAAATAACTCCCTTTTAATGATATTCGCGCTAATATATTCGGACTTAATATTGACTTATTAAATGCAGTCATAAAGTGATTATTTACACTATTATTAAAATCGTCAATAGCTAAATACAAATAACGTACTGTTGCAGGTTCTATCACAGAATCTGATAAATAAATTGTACGACCATCATATATTCTATTTAAAAATCCTAAATTCCAACCGATTCGTGTGGATAAGTCTGCGTGATCTACTTCTCCCCAACGGTTTCGCGTAAAATCCAATTTTATGTTTTTGATTGCATTTGCTTTATCTCCACTTGACTGTATATATACTTTTCCGGTTCCGGATCCAGTTGCAGTTATATCTAATACAAGTTGTATATATGAATACGGACTATCGGGATATAATGGTGTTATACCATCGTCTTGTGTTGGAGATAATACAGTATTTAAAGCAAATATTAAATCGGCTGCATTATAATTTCCGTCTGGTATTGCAATTACTCGGGAATCCTGTTCTTCCGGTGACGATAGTGACATTTGATATGTCACTTCTAAATATAAAAAATTATTTCCATAAGCTTCGGAAATGCAATAAAAGGTGATGGGAATTTCAACAGATGATAACTGCATCGATACTACTTTGGATAGTTTCATGGGTAATTGAATTGTTAAATCTGAACTTTGTGTAGAATAGAAATTATCCCTAAAACGGGTGTCGATCGTCAAACATTTTGTGATTGTTCGTGTTGATAATGGATTTAATACTCCCGGATAATATTCGTTAACCATAGTATTCATATATTGTGTCTTATTTCGCTCTATTAGGTCGCCTTCACGATGATAATGTAACCCCTCTTTCGATAAATAATCACTCTGGTCTAAACGTGGCACTTTAGGTAAAGATGTTGGTGTATATTTTGAGGTATCACATTTCACAGTAATCAACCATTTTTTGGCGGTCGATAAAAAAGTAATCAAATCCCTTTTTAATTTTTTGTCTACTGCACCACTTTTCAATAAAGTTTCTCGTAATTCAACCTCCCTCAATTCGATATCGGAAGCTTCGTATTCTTTCAAGTTGGATAATTTGAAAAATTTTTCCAAATCTTTGATACTATAATTGGTAATATCCAAATCCAAATCCATATATTATATATTTGTTTCTTTTTTGAATTATTTTTATTCAGTTACATTATATTATATGTCTGATCCAATCAATTCCTATATTGGATATGTGTCAGTTAACGAAAGAACCATTATTCAAAGTATAACTGATGCAAGTTTTTCTGGAGGGAATTTCACGTTTTCAAGCGTTCAAGAAGGTGGAGTTGGTCCTACTGGTCCTATGGGACCACAAGGTGCACAGGGTTATATAGGTTCTCAGGGGTTTTATGGGCCACAAGGTTCTCAGGGGGTTGTTGGAAGTCAAGGATACGGCGGATATCAGGGACCACAAGGTTCCCAAGGATATGCCGGTAATCAAGGTGCACAAGGAAATAGAGGATTTCAAGGTATGCAAGGATCTATTGGCGGTTTCGGATCACAAGGTTATGACGGAAGTCAAGGATATACTGGTCCTACTGGTACAACAGGTAGGACGGCTATGACCGGTCCAACTGGATATACTGGATGGACTGGTAATTCCGGACATACTGGGCATACGTCCATGACTGGTCCAACGGGATATACCGGTTGGACCGGCAATTCCGGACATACCGGACATACGTCTATGACTGGACCCACTGGATATACCGGTTGGACTGGTAATTCTGGACATACTGGACATACGTCCATGACTGGACCGACGGGATATACCGGTTGGACTGGTAATTCTGGACATACCGGGATAACTGGTGTTACTGGTATTACCGGTACGACTGGTTATACTGGTTGGACAGGTAATTCCGGACATACGGGGCATACAGCTATGACAGGTCCTACTGGATATACTGGTTGGACGGGTAATTCCGGACATACGGGGCATACAGCTATGACGGGTCCTACTGGATATACTGGATGGACAGGGGCATCTGGACATACAGGCACTACAGGTATTACTGGAACAACGGGTGTTACTGGCATGACTGGCTGGACTGGTAATTCCGGACATACCGGTATTACGGGTATTACTGGTACTACTGGATATACTGGTTGGACCGGTAATTCCGGACATACTGGACATACTGGAATGACGGGCACAACTGGATATACTGGTTGGACTGGCGCTTCGGGTAATACAGGAATTACTGGTATAACCGGTACTACTGGTTATACCGGCTGGACGGGTAATTCTGGAAATACAGGAAATACAGGTATAACCGCACAAACTGGATCCACCGGATATACTGGATGGTCTGGTGCAACGGGAAATACTGGACATACTGGGCCTACTGGTTATACCGGATGGTCTGGCGCAAGTGGTAATACAGGTAATTCCGGTGCTACTGGACCAACGGGATATACTGGTTGGACAGGTAGAACTGGAGCAACAGGAAGTACATCTAGTACAGGACAAACGGGTAGTACTGGTATGACAGGATTCACGGGAATGACCGGAATGACAGGAAGAACTGGTGCTACTGGAATGTCTGGTATGACCGGCACTACTGGTATGACCGGAATGACGGGAAGAACAGGTATTACCGGCGTTAGCGGTAGTACAGGACCAACTGGAGGCATGGGTTCATCTTATTGGCAAATTAGTGCCAATCCTAATAATATTTATTATTCACTCGGTAATGTTGGTATAGCTACTACATCACCGGCATATCCACTTGATGTAAATGGCGCTGCACGGGTATCTGCCATATATAATACTTCCGATCCACGCATTAAATCTAATATTCATCCGTTATCCGACGAGTATAATGTGGATCGACTTTTTCCAGTGTCTTATCATAATATACTTACTAATAAAGATGAAATAGGCTTATTATCTAATGAAGTTGAAGAAGTCTACCCTCTTTTAGTAAGCGGTAAAAAAGACGACCCAAATCATTTTCAGTCTGTTAATTATGTTGGAATAATCAGTATTTTAATTAAAGAAATTAAAAATCTGAAACAGAAGGTCCAAGAACTTTCTGATAAGGATATATAGGATGCCATTTACGATGAAGAAAGTCCGCGGAAAACGTTGTTATTCCGTTTTTAATACCAAATCTCCCCAACGTATACATTCGAAATGCACAACTAAAAATAAAGCCCAAAAACAATTGCGATTATTGCGAGCTATTATTTTTAATAAAAATTTCAAACTAAGACCCAAAAATATAAATAATTTACAAGCTAATAAAACACGTAAAATAATAAAATAATCGCATCAAATATATATATGGCTGTCTGCGGTATTTCATGTTTATTTGCAATTATACTGATTGTTGCTAATATTGCTATGACTTATTTTATGAGTGTCAATCCGACCATGAAAGAATATGAGTCACAGTTACCTCCTGAACTTATTTCGAAATACAAAGAAATTGCACAAGAGCGATTTCAACTTTATATGAAGGGTTATGTTTTGGGCGTAGCGCTGTCTGTTTTTATTGCGTTAGTAATTTTTTTCACGGCCAAACAATCCAATTCGCTTTCCCTGATTTGTTTTGTTTTTGTATTTTCCTATTTTATTGCAATCTTGCATTATATGTTTTCTCCCAAATCCGATTGGATGTTATACCATATTAACGATGAACAACAAGCAAAAGCATGGTTAAATATGTATAGATATATGAAAAATACTTATCATACATCTTTTGGAATGGGATTAATTGCGGTTGGTGTTTATTTATTCGCTTTCCGTTGTAGCAAATTTGTTATGTAAAATAATATAGAGTGTATTTTATTGTTGTATAAAATATACTTTTTTCTCTAATCATTTATGGACAATTCCCCACCTAAAAAACTTAATCCCGTTAGTGAAGAACAAAATCATATCATTCAATTACTTCTTTCGGGAGATAATGTTGCAGTAGATGCGTGTGCCGGTTCAGGGAAATCGACCACAATATTATCGGCTGCATTATGTGTTCCGCATTTACGTATTTTACAACTGACATATAATGCCGAATTACGTAAAGACGTGAAACGTCAAATCAAGGATTTGGCTATTAGTAATATAAAAGTTCATACCTTCCATAGTTTGGCTGTCAAATATTATTTAACCTCTGCGCATACTGATACTGGTATCCGCAAAATCATTTTTGATAATATGCCTCCCCGAGAATCTATTCCCCAATTCGATATTGTTGTATTAGATGAATCACAGGATATGTCCCTCCTTTATTACCAACTTATGGTTAAATTCACATATGATATGGGTACGTCTTTTCAGTTATTTGTTTTGGGAGATTATATGCAAGGGTTATATCAGTTTAAGGGCGCAGATATACGATTTTTAACTATGTGTGATACTATTTGGATACCTCATAAGCTATTAAAATCACGCGCTTTTCATAAATGTACACTTAAAACTTCGTATCGTATTACAAATCAAATGGCATGTTTTGTGAATGAAGTTATGTTGGGTAATAATCGTTTGGTCGCTAATAAAGACGGTTCTCGGGTTATGTATATCCGTAATTCACGTAATAATTTAGAAAAGGTCGTTATTTCTCAAATTAACGCCCTTATTGATGCTGGTATTTGTCCATCTAATATTTTTGTTTTGGGAGCTTCTGTGAAGGGAACAACAAGTTATATCCGCAAAATGGAAAATGCGTTGGTTGAAAAAGGTATTCCGTGCCATGTTCCTATGTTGGAGACAGAAAAACTGGATGAACGTGTTATTAACGGTAAAGTGGTTTTCTCCACATTTCATGCATCCAAAGGGAGACAACGCAAATATGTGTTTATTGTAGGATTTGACCAGAGTTATTTTAAATTATATGCGTCCACATTCAATACTAATGTTTGTCCTAATACACTCTATGTTGGTTGTACTCGTGCCACCGACCAACTTTTCCTTTTGGAAAGTGATAATTGGAGTACTGATCGACCGCTGGAATTTTTGAAACTAGGACATCATGAAATGAAACATAAATCATATATTGAATTCCGGGGAAATCCGCGCACTATATTTTATTCGAATATATCCAAACAAAATGAGGGGGAGGGAACAAAAGAAAATATCATAAATATTTGTCCTACCGATATGGTGAAACATATATCCGAAAATGTAATCGAAGAAATATCTCCCTTATTAGATAAAATATTTGTAAATTTAACACCCGAGCTTACCTCCGATGACGAAATCGCTATTCCAAATGTGGTGGATACGGGAAATGGACAATACGAAGATGTGAGTGATATTAATGGTATTGCGATTCCAAGTATATATTATGACTATATACATAATAAATATTGTGCGGATGCAAGCAATAATCGATCCATCGGCGCCACCATACTGAAACAAATTATTAATGAAAGTCTGGAAAATACGAAAGAACACGAATATAGATATTTGAAAATGATTGCCAAAGACCTCCCCGATGAATGTACTTCGCCCACCGATTATTTATTTTTATCGAATGTGTATATTGCATGTAGGGAGAAACTTTATTTTCGATTAAATCAAATAAAACACCATCATTATAACTGGTTATCCGACCATATTATTCATAAATGTTTACACCGATTAGATGGGTTTATTGGGTTGAAGAAAAAACCGCCAAACCAGCTTTTAATCGAACATCATATTGTGGATTATGATATGAAAGAAGAAAATGATAAAATTAACGCGGTTTTGATGCCACATTTTCCCGATGGCAAAAAGTTCCGTTTTTCGGCAGTTACTGACCTAATTACAGATAAATGTATTTGGGAATTGAAATGTACATCTACCATTTCTATTGAACATAGACTGCAATTAGTAATTTATTCGTGGATTTGGAAAGTTCTGCATAATGATAAAAGTATTCATAAACCCCATAAAAAGTATTTGAGGAAATCTTCGCGAGATAAAGACGCGATTGTGGTCAATATTAAAACCGGAGAAATGATGAAAATAGAAGCCACTTTTCATGAATTAACACAAATTGTGGTCGCTTTATTGAAAAGCAAATATACCGAAATACAGGAAAAGACAGACGATGAATTTGTTGATGATTGTTTGAAATTCTTGCATTCTCATGAACGTAAATAATTATCCACAACATCATAAAATAAATCATATGATAGATTTGGACGAACATTTTGTCCCATCGTCACCGAACATCCGCCAGTTTCTAAGGCAGATACGTCAAATTTATGGACCCCTTTTTGGAAACAGTAATATAGTATGTTTTTGATTTCCTCCCTATATTCATCAAAAACATGTAAATGCAACGATATTTTCGAACTACATATGCCTAATTGAAGTGTATTATCTAATATATATTTGAAACTTGCAAAGCTGAGTGTTCCGCATGTATCTGATAAACATATTTCATCAAATACAAATTTGGAATAATCCACTATTTCGTCCACAATTATATTATTATCAATCGGACCACGTAATGGACATTCGTTAATACACGATATATATAACTTTATATATGTATTTGGTGACTGTTTTTTGGTCATTTTACACATATCTTTTATATCATCCTTGGTTTCTTGAATCGTTTTTTGCGTATTTTTCAATTGAAATGCTTCCGATACAGACGAAATAAATGCAACTCCATCTAATTCGTGTTCTAATGCGGTTTTCAGTTGCGATTTGCTTGGAATCAATATCATCGTTTTAGTCGGCGGTTTTAGATGGCATGAATATAATTCGTTTATCATGTTTTTGGTGTACTTTTGTAAATAGAGAGTATCGCTCATTATTGGAAGTACTTTGGGAGAAGATAATGATCCTACTTCTATTCGCGCGGGACTATGGGTTTTCATGATGGTGTGAAATATTTCTTTTTTTTTATTGGTATCATATGTTTCGGGATTGGCTGCCTGTATGCCATCTCGTAAAGATACATCACATAATTGTATATTCAAACGGTTTAATCGCTTAATATATGAACTATCCATTTTTAATAAACTTTTCATTTTTATATTTATTACATAATATTGTGATTTTATATTTATTATATTTATGTTTATGAAAACAGAATATCTATTTGGATATAGATATACTATGTGTTGCGTTCAGGGGGAATCGAACCCCCAGCTAAACCTTGGAAGGGTTTCATGTTACCACTACACCATGAACGCTTATAGCGAAGATAGGTTTCGATCCTATGACCCCAGGGTTATGGGCCCCGTGCGCTTCCTCTGCGCCACTTCGCTTGAATGCTCGCCACTTCGCTTTGTGCGCTCCTAGACGGTCTCGAACCGCCGACCTTTCGGTTAACAGCCGAATGCTCTACCTACTGAGCTATATGAGCACCACAATAATATATATGTGTGGTCTTTATATTCTTTTATTTGTAAAATATATATGTTTGGGTTTTATATGTAGTAATATATAAATTAATATAAATATTCATTCACAATAAATACTATACATGACTTCATATATTCATAATTTGAAAATTATTTTGGTTGACTCTGACGAAAATATTATATTGGACCACGATTTTCTTGATGAAATAAAACACGTTTTATGTCAGTCAAATACGAAATACGTTGAGTGGAACAATAAATATATCCCAGTCATAATCAAATGGGATAAAAAAGAATTAAACAAAATTGATAAACATGTAATGGGAGATTTGTTTACACATTCTATTTATGATGATGATAGTATTATTGTAAATCATACGACCCAAGTTATTTCAAGCATAAAAAACCCTACAAAACACAAAATAAAAATTTACATTTCCAGACTTATTGGAGAAAAAACAATTTGCCCAGGTAGTTATGGAATTGTATGATCATTTATATTCCTTTGTATGAATCCATTTTGTACATATCCATTTATTGCCTCCTTTTACGATTTCTGCTTGATGTTCGGCCAACTCCTGTAAACTTTTATCTTCTTTTAAATTGATAAACAAAACTCCTTTTCCCTTTTCCGGTTTTACACTAAATCCCAATTTTACGAAACTGGTTTCTCCTCCCTCCATATCGTCATTCAAATAAACTAATAATGTTGCATAACGCGTTTCAGTTCCGGTTCCCGGCTGTGGGTCCAAATGTGCACTAAATTTGCCGCCCACGTCGTAACGCACTACCTGCAACATTTCTTGATGATTGGTTGGATAATTTGTTAATTTGGATGCCCACTTCGCCATCTTTTTGGCGACTTTATGGTCGCCATCTTTCAACCACAAAGTTTTGCTTTTACGATCTTCCGAATAAGGCGTGTTACCGATTACTTGACTATCTTGCATGTCTTGGGTTTCTGAATATTTTATTAATTTATCGCATTCGTCGGGTGTTAATAAACCATATATTTCTAATATTTCATAATCCCCAAATTTGCGTTTTACAATACGTGGCTCACTTCCTATTATAAAATAATAAAATAAAAATGCGGTTGCAAATACAAAAAACATACATAATAATAATACAATTTGATTATTAGATTGCATTTTCATATATATTAGGGAGAACTTTGTTTTTCCACGGATATTTCTTTCGAAATGATCGATATTATTTTATCATGATTTTTTTCGCGCGTATAATTATCGCCACCATTCACGTTTTTCATCATGATCAAATTCTTTTCACAATCCGGATGTTCCGCCATCATCATATCCGGTTTAATATAATCACATAGTTTACGACAATTCTTTTGTGCAACGTGCGAAATTGCCTTTTTAATTTTGAGTTTATTTTCATCTTTATCCCATTTATCTTCGTCTTTCACAAATAATACTTCCTTCTTAATATCAGTACAGTGAATAGGACGTTTATATAAATCTAATTGTTGAAGTGCTTCCAAAATAATCCGGGAAATGCCCTCTACATATCCCAATTTACCTACTTTTTCTATATCGGATATTTTAATCGCCAAGTTATTTACAAATTCCGAAATATTTAATGCGTCTTTACACTGGACATTCAAGAAAAAATTCACATTAAAATTGTTTTTGATTGTTTTGGGTTGTTTGGATAATTCTATCATTTGTTGTTGGTGCGTAGTTATACTATTTTTTTGTTCTATTAATAGGGAGGTCTGTTCATTTAACATATTACAATTCGATTCTAATAAATTATGCTGATTCGCCATCATTTCTCGCAATTCTTCATTCTGTTTTATCAATTGAATAATCAATTCGGAAGTCAGTTTCTCGTTTTTTGCCTTTTTGGATATTTTATTTTTGGGTTGTGTTTGATTATTATAGATATTGCATGTTTTAATGTGTCGTTCGTATGATTTCTCTTCAACATATATTTTATCGCACAAACATTTCATTTGTACATTATTTATCTTTTGGAATTTAATATGTTTCTTTGTTTTTAAATGTTTCTCCCAATCGTTTTTTCGGATTGTTTTATAATTACACGTATTACATTCATAACTCTTTTCGCTATTCATGTCTATGTTCATATATATATATAAATACGCTTTATATATATTGAGTAATTGATTGTTAAAATGAATATCTGTTATAATAAAAATGCATTTTTGCTCGTATACGAGTGAAAAAACGTATTTTATAAAAAATATTATGGTTTGGCGATTTTTTATGGTCTTAAAATCGAAAAAAAAAGTAGGTGCAAGAATTTTTTTTTCCAAAATCGAAAAAAGTGAAAAATGAAAATAGTGAAAACAAAATTTATTTTGGCCTCAAAAAAAATCATTCAAAGCATAATGGTCACAAAAGTGTTTTTGAAGCAAAAAATGCCGCTGCATAAAAATTCGCTGCATAAATTTTGGTTGCGACTTTTTGTAAATTTTTGTTACTTTTACAAAAAGTCGCAATTTTTGTAATTTTATAAATGCTCACACCATAAATGCTTTGAAAAAAAATATTTTTCCCCTTAAATAATGATTTTTTTCTGCGACTTTTTGTAAATTATCACAAAAAGTCGCAGGCCCGTAACATGGGTTGGTCGAAAAACATATAACTTCATTTTTGGATTTTATCGAGCGGAACGTATATTTTTATGGGGGTGTTTCTATCTAGGATAAAAAATGAATATTATTTGTGTTTTTATACCTTTATAATTGAAGAGAATATATAAAACTTGAGATTATTGCGACAAAATGTACATTTTTCAATTCCGCTCGGAAAAAAGTCGCACAGATTTTTATTTGTTTTCCCAAAGCAATTATGGGGGTGTGTATATTTTTATGCGAAAAATCGCCCAAAGCATACTTGCGAGAATGGCGAAAAAGTCGCAAAAAAGTCGCAGGCCTGGAATAGATATATATAAATGACATAAATATATATCTATTATAAGTATATAGAAGATGGGCATATATAGTAACGGAAAAATATTTGGTATTCGTATTTATGTATTTAATGATGAGAGTGATATTAGTAATATTTTATTTGAAAGAAAATATGATTCCGTAATGAATAATACACAAAAGAAAGAAGCGTATACGTTTTATGCAAATCTCAGTAATAAACGTAATCTCTTATTTCGGACATATGACGAATGTTCTTCTTCACATGAATTACAAAATAGAGGGTCATTTATGATGTGGAATCCAATTTCGTTAAATCAATTTTTGGATACTTTTGATGTGTGATTATGGTGTCGCCAAATAATTATAATAAGCGAGAATATCATGCACATAGTTCCATTTATCTATGTTTAAATAACAACATAATTCAATATAATGTCCATCGGAATTATAAAGGTGCGGAATCCAACGGTTTTCACCAATAAGCGAATAATGTGCAAGGAATTGCGAAATATCGATTTGATTCGCGACTGGATGATTTCCGTCTTTAATGCTTGTATTTCCCGAAATATCGAATGTATATATACGGTTTGTATCAATTATATCCAATAGCCCATATAATCCGGGGTGGATTATATTATCGTCGTCCAAATAATAGATATATGTATCTGTATTATCGCTCGCAATTAAATCAAGGGCGTGATTTCGCTGTGGATTTCCGCTGATACCTACTCCCGTATATACAAACTCACGGATTTTGTGATTGTTTTCAAATACATGCGGGTTTTGTGCGACTTTGGTTGCGTCGTATATAATATACCACCGATTTACATAATCGAAATTTATACTTTGATAGAGTTTATGTATATTTTCGGGGCGAGAACAGGGTGTTACTATTGTCAATTTATTTTGGTTTTTAAAAACGCGTTCTCCCTTTTTCACCATAACTAATAATTTATCGTTATTCCATCCGGTAGAAATGCGATTTTGGTGATCCAAAGTTACAAAATAAATATCCTGGTATTCGTCCAAAATAGGTTCTAATTTGGTTTTGTATTCGTTTTCGTCATATTTCAGGAATATATCCTCCACAATCAAAATACCTCCCGGATTCAAGTATTTGGTTGCTTCCAAAACAACGTTTATTTGGTCGTTCATTTGATGTGTGGTATCTTCTATTATCAGGTCATACGTTACACCCATATTGTCCATTTGTTGTGAAATATTGGTACGCGAAGTAACGTCGATTTGACTGAGCTGAATGGGACGAATATGGGGAATTATATGGGAGGGCACATTATCATATTCGTGTTTTCGGAATTTGGATATGTATTCCAAATCGTATTCATACCCAAAGATTTGTACATTTGAAAAATATTCACGCCACATTTTTAGGGAGGCGCCATGTAATATACCCAATTCGCATATTTTCAAGGGGTGATTACGCGCAGATTTAAAAAGGGAATGATAAAAACACGTATAGGGATGACTATGACGACTACTGTTTGTATTTTGTCGCTGACTACTTTTATCGGTGTCGTATTTGGCGCCGATTTTACAAAGCTCAGTACGGGTATTTTTATAGTCGATAATGAGAGAACGAAACATATATAATAATAGTATTTTATATGTTTATATTGATTATGGCTGTTGAATTAATTGTGAGAATTTGGCGCGAAGTTTGGAAGTTGCATTTGTTAATACCGACGTATTTTGTTTCAATTTGTCGCTGGCGTTTTTGATAAATACAATATCTGGGTTTGTTGCCATGGCAATACTTACACCTTGTTCGCATAAATTATTCCAATTATCGATTGTTGTAATCGCGTTTGTTATAATACTTTGTTCGGTGGAAGATAATTCCGAATTGGGAGGTGCAGGTGTGGTTCCATCCACAAAATAATTAATGTATTTAATGGCGCAATTGAGTTGGTTAGATACGTTTTCTATTGCAACACGCGCGTCATGGGAGGATTGGGGGAGCTGAATACTGGAAGTTGCAAGGATGGTTTGTTTGAAACGCCCAAATGTTTCAGATAGTTTCCATATTTTTTGCAAGGCATTCACGATCGCAGTCAGAAACGCTGTATCGTCGATGATATTGACGCTATTTAATTTTATAATAAAACTATTAAATAAATTACTCAATTCATCGGCGGCAGCGGCGAATTCATTAAACCCATCTACATCAATATCTAATTGCATTTGTTTACTTTCGTTAGCAATACGGGAGGCGGCATTAAAAAGCACAGTATAATCTTCGATGGTACCTTTTCCTTGGAAATCAGTACACTGTATTTTGGTCGCATAATCTTTGATTTGATCAAGTAATGCGGTAGTTTGTGTATTTGATAAGTTATTATAATAGGAAGTGACATTATTACTCAAATCCTGATTTACTTGAATGTCGCTAGTAGGATCGGTAGTCGTGAATGTTGTATGTGTATCTACATTACCGGAGGTATCGACAGTTTGCGTATTTTCAACGACAAACCCATTACCTGTTATTGTATCGCGAGGATCTTGTGATGGTGGGGGAGAAGACGGACGAGAAGACGGTGGAGAAGACATTTTAAATAAAATAAATGATATATAGGTGATAGACATAATAAAAAAGTCTAAATTTAATAGCTCGTATATTCAGGTATCAGAAATAATAGTATTTGTAGTAATATTATTATTTTTCTGTTTTACTTATGGGCGAGGGGGGAGGAATTTTATATCTGAGAAATTATGGGTGGTGTGTTGGGTTTAATTTCAATACAAGAAACTGTCGAAACATTATGCTTACGGTTACATCCGCGTTTATGTGCGGCAAGACCCTTTAATGTAGGTACATTAAATGTATTACATATATCACACACAAATCCCTGCTTTTTATAATTTGAAAAGCGCGAAGATAGGTATTTATCAAGGGATGGAAATAATATATCACTCACTTGTGCAAGCATTTTTTTATGCGTTTCTTTCATGAAATGTATCAGATTTTCTCTTTGCGAAATAAACGTTTGATATTCACGGTTAATATCGTCCAAAATTTCTTTGGGGATTGTTTGCTTTATTTCTGGAGTCATATGAAGATCGGATAATTTGGAATGAATATTATCGATTATATCGGAGGCAATTTGGAGTTTTTCTGGCGAATTATTAACATTATGAAGATAAATGGTGATGCATTTCCCATGAATATCGATATAATAATTGGGTTTGGAAGTAATTCCGGTGTGTTGCGAAATTAATATTCCGTGACATCCATTATTTTGAACCATTTTATTGAATTCTTTTATTTCATCGTTGTTGATATTGCGGTCTTTTATAGTAAAACTATTCATAAGAAGAATAGGTTTTGGGCTCTCCCGTGTTAATAATAACATATTGGATTCGGAATCAGATTCGACGGTAGAAGTAGAAGCTGTCGGGAATATTTGCGATATAAGGGTTTTAAATTCAAATGTATTATGTGGATTGTATTTTTTCATATTATGAATAAAATCGTTCAGCTCATAATTTAAACGCGAATAATAAATGACCGAACCCTCGGCATTTGAAGATAATTCTTGTATTTGTTTATTCACAATATCATTTTTCTGATTTTGAAATTCGTTCAAATGATGTTGTAATGTTTGGATCATATGACTGGAATTGATTTCAAAATTTTGTATGTATTCTGAATACATACTGGAAATATCATTTTTAGAGAATACTGTTTCGATATTGCTGTTGATTATTTTATGGAATTGTTTAATCACGCACATGAATTTTTCATAGAGAACTTGATATCGCGTTTTTAATATGTATTCGGATACATGGGAAAATATTAAGTGCTGTATTTTTTGGATGTATTTATTATTATTCTCAATAAATATGGAGATGCTATTTGCACCAATCAACGTTTTGAATTCTTCCAAATACTCGAGTTTGTATTGCAAAAATGAAGTTAGGATTGATTTATTTATATTGGAAATCGCGTCTTTAAATAACGCGAGTGATTGTTTCAATTCGTTTATTTGAAATATATTATGTGTTGTTATTGGTGTATCTTTTTGAATAATATTGTTTTCAATCATATCGATTAGTTGTAGAGTTAGATTTTCAATATTTAAGTGCGTATGTTTTTGAAAAAAATCGCATATTTTGGTATTTTTGATTTCAATTACTGACGTCATTATATAATAACTATACATATTGTTTTTATATAATTTAAACGAACATATTATCTACATACTTGGAAATGAAACCCTCTTCTGTTACACTTTTTATGTAGGTTGGATTCATTTCAAAAGTATAATACTTAATGAAGCAATCACTTCTGGAGTGGCACTTCCTGCACCGGATACACCATCTAATTGAATGATTGGTGCAAACGAGGTATGGTTTTTGATTTGTAGTTTACATGCAAAACCGGTTGGTGATACAGATGTGGCCGATATCATATCCATGTCATCAATATATGTAATAAATGCATGGTTTATTTGTGTAGATCCAGTCGGTGAGCTGAATATGCCGCTATTTAGAGTAAATACATCGTTTTTCATGACCGCAAATTGGCATGGCTCCACGTGATGAAGAATAACAGATATATAATAATATCCTTTTCTCCAAACATATGTGCTTGATGAACCAGCAAGATGAGAACAATCTCCATAACTTGCACCAACTTGTTCAAACATAACTGCTTGTTCAGTTGCAATATTTTGGGCAGTATTAGAATAGGCGTGTATAAATGTATTATAGGCAAGAGGTCCAGTAGGTCCGGTGGCTCCTACTTCACCTTGGTCTCCTTTATCGCCTTTATCACCTTGAGGACCCGTTGGTCCGGTTGCTCCAACTTCTCCTTGGTCTCCTTTATCGCCTTTATCTCCTTTAGGACCCGTTGGTCCGGTTGCTCCAACTTCACCTTGGTCTCCTTTATCGCCTTTATCACCTTGAGGACCCGTTGGTCCGGTTGCTCCAACTTCTCCTTGGTCGCCTTTATCTCCTTTAGGGCCGGTAGGTCCAGTAGGTCCAACCTCACCTTGATCACCTTTAGGTCCTGTGGGTCCCATTTCACCCATTACACCTTGTTCTCCTTGTGGACCAGTGGGTCCCATTTCTCCTTGTTCACCCATTTCTCCCTGGTCGCCCTGGTCGCCTTTTGGACCAGTAGGTCCAGTAGGTCCTCTATGTCCCGTATGTCCATGCATGCAGTGATGGGAAGGTTTATTACAATTAGCTTTAATAGAAACATGGCTATTGTAAATACGTATACATTCATTACTATGATCACAATCATGATGGCAGGGTGTAAATGGATTAGGAAGTCCGGGCATATTTCCCGAATTATCAGTTTGATTATTGGAAGCATCATTCCAATCATTTCCGGAATTATCATATTCATTATCACTATCGTAGTCGTTTTCGTTATCGCGAGTAGTCATCGTATAGAATAACCCTATACACTATATAATAATAGATTATTTGCGAAATAAATACCTAAATGGTAGAAGGTATTTTATGTGTTTACAATTTCTGATTAATAAACTAATATTGTGAATACAAATTACAAAATTCACAATTGTGATTTTTGTAATTTTTGTGTTTGGTATCCCCAAAACAAATAAAATAAAAATTATAGAATGTCTGAACTATCCGCAAAAATTATCATTATAGGAGCAAATGGATATATTGGCTCGTTTTTATTTGAGCAATTATCAATTATCAACGAACATACTATTGAGGGATATGACCATAAAAACGGCAAAAATCATCGTGGCGAAAATGTTGATGTTTCGAATGCAGATGTTGTTATCTATTTAGCTGGTTTATCTGGACGTAGTGGCTGTAGTAATCAACCCTCCTCAAAAACGTTCCATGAAAATGTGTATGATATTATGCGTGTGGCGAATAATATGAAAGAGGGCGCGCTTATGATTTATGCAAGTACTGCATCGTTATATGAGGGATATGGCACACATACACCTGATGAAAATGCTTTTTTGAATACACAATTATATGACGAATATACACGTTCGATGTATTTACGCGAACAAAATATAAAAACACTAACGCATATTCATACCGTCGGTCTGCGTTTAGGAACTGTTATTGGATTATCACCGAATCAACGCCGTGATTTGGTTCATTTTGGGCTATTACGCAGCGCAATACTGAATGGTACTCCCAAAGTGTTCGGTGCGAATCAAAGTCGCGCAATATTGTGGAATATTGATTTATTGGAAGTTGTAAGACAAATGATTCTGCAAAGGGAGAAAATCAAGGGTTATAATATTTATAATGTGTCTTCGTTTAATTGTAGTGTAGCCAAAATTGCAAACGAAATCGCATCGATGACGGGCTGTAATAATTATTTTGAGGACGATAGTGATCCATTAAAATATAATATTGGGTTTTCCATGTGTACAAAAAAAATAGAGACCGATTTTGGAATCGAATGGCGCGCCAAAAATAATCGTATTATTGTGGAGGATTTGCTCCGTGATAAAAAGAAAATATGTTGGTCTCCCGAATACTTGAAAAAATGCGAAACGATTAAATGTCGCGTATGTAAAAACACCAATATTAGTGTTCTTTATAATTTCGGAAACCAGCCGAATGCGAATCACTATTTGGTTTCTAAGGATGCGATTTTACCCGAATACCCACTACAATTATGTGTATGTTTGGATTGCTGGCATACACAAATTCCATATACAATTCCTCCCGAACAAATGTTTTCGGATTATGTGTATTTATGTGGAACGTCCTTTACTATGCGTAAATACTTTGCCGATTTTGCAGTCAAATCCATTCAGGAAGTGGGCGTTGAACGCGGTAATGTCTTGGAAATCGCATGTAATGACGGAACACTATTGGATGCGTATAAATCGCATGGTTGGAATACTTACGGATACGATCCAGCCAAGAATCTTTGGGAAATTTCCCATAAAAAAGGGCACGATGTTATTGTCGGATTTTGGGGAGTCGATCCTATTCCTGCGTACCCGGAGTTAGATATGATAGTGGCGCAAAACGTATGTGCGCATGTACCGGACCCGGTGGCCTTTTTGGCAAAATGTCGCGAAGTTATGAGTCCGAAAACGGTATTATATATTCAAACCTCACAGTGCAATATGATTGAATATGGACAATTTGATACTGCATATCACGAACATATGTCGTTTTTCAGCGTCCATTCGATGGCGGTTGCAACGAAAATGGCGGGTTTGGCGATCGAAAATATTGAGAAAGTGGAAGTGCATGGTATGTCGTATTTATTTAAAATACGCCTGGAAAGCGAGGTTCAAAATGATATTCAAGAACATCCAATATATGTATACGAGAAAGAAATCGGTCTTTATGATGAATTATTATATTATATTTATGTGGAAAAAATAAAGGGACTGAAAACATGGATGGTAAAAACTGTCCAAAAATATTATGTTAATATGGATATTGTAGGATATGGCGCGGCTGCAAAGGGTATGACGCTTTTGAATACAATAGGTAAAATTCCTCTACAATACATAGCGGACGATTCTAAGAATAAACAGGGATATTATGCCACCAATAATACATATTTAATATGCTCTCCCGACCAACTGAAAATACATAGTGGAGAATTAGGTATTGTAGTATTGGCGTGGAATTTCATACAAGAAATCATGGAGAAAACACGGCGTTTACGGGAGGGTAAGGAGACGTATTTTATTGTTCCTTATCCCAAAAAGTGCATATATCATATGAATGAAATGGGCGAAGTACATATTGTATATGAGGAAATAGATAATCGTTATAATAAGGATTCGCTCTATCATGGCACGATTTTATTCAGTCATTTTTATAACGAAGAATTCTTATTGACACAGTGGATACGACATCATGCATCGATGTTTGATTGTGCGGTCATGATTAATCATAAAAGTAATGATGCGAGTGTGGAAATCATTCGGCGCGAAGCGCCGTCTACATGGAATATTGTGGATAGTTGGCTGCCAGATTTTTGCGCAGTTAATACCGATAATGAAGTTTCCGGTTATGAAAATTCGTTTGATAATAATCACTGGAGGTTGGCGTTAACAACAACCGAATTTTTGTTCACAACGGGATTACGACGTAAAGAGAATACTTTGTTTGATAATTTGGGAGGACATGACGCTATACAAATATCGTCGGTGAGTCTAATTGACCATGAACAAACTAGCGTAAATACAAGTATGGCATTATTACAACAGAAAAATGGATATTTTTTCAAGGATGATAATACCCCCGAAACCGAAGATGAACGTTATTTGAATAATCATTATAAACGGTTTATGCATCGAATCCGAAATATGATGAATCCGTATTGGTTGGGACGACATAATTTTCGTTATCCTGCTATTCCTAAGAATTTATACATATTGAAATTCTTATATAGCCCGTATCCTGAATTCTTTTCGCGGAAATTACAAATCCGCGGAAGGATGGCGCAATCTAATATTCGCGAAAAATGGGGTTTCCAACATATGATGGAGTTTGACGATATGGTGGAAAAATATGAAATATTAAAAGATAAACCGCGGGCATATGTCAATAATATGCGTCATCAATTGGTGTTTTTCGATAAGTATATGAAGAAGGTGAGTGGGTCAGAGCGTGATCAGCTATTATGTGGAATCTACGATAATTTGTATGATAAGTAATATAAAGATTATGGGTATTTTGTGGATATATTATGCATTATCGTAATATTGCAGATGTCCATGAACAAATCATCAATATAATTCCCGATGATAATAATAATTTGAAAAAGGAATTGGATAATTATATATATTCATTATGGAATCTGGCTCCGGAATTATATTATAGCGCGGAAACGTATATTCCTTATTCGAATATATTATCAAAACATATATGTTTTGAAGATAAAAATGAACCCAAATGGAAATATCACGTGAAAGATATATTTTGTGGTAAAATATGATTTATATATTATATTTTATAACATATAAAAATCATTAGAAACGCTTGCATATTTGAGTAAATATTTCGGAATCGATAGAAGATTTGCCAATCAAAAGTCCATTATATACTTTCATGGTATGTAGATTATGTAATGCCACCGAACCACCATAAAGTATGATTGGATTAAACCCGTATTTATGTGTAATAAAAGAATGAATCGAATAATATACTTGTTCATTATACGTTTTATTAGGGACTATACCAGATCCAATAGCCCAAATAGGTTCATATGCAAATAGTATATTTTGGAGTTTAGAATGATCAAATCCAGGAGATTGGGTAAGGAATGCTAATAATGTATCTATTTGCATGAGACACGTATAAATAGAATTATTATTCACATAATCATCTTTCGTCTCCCCAATACAGTAAATAGGAGTAATATCATTCAATAGAAGTTGAAGCGTGCTCTGATGTATTTCTTTTTCCATTTGGCCAAAATAATGTTTGCGTTCATAATGCCCAACAAGACAATATCTACATCCAGTTGAGTGAAGAGATTGTGCAGTCGTTTCGCCGGTATATGCACCGTTATTATGTGAAGACGATAACTGCGCTCCGACGTTAATCGTAGTTGTACGTAATATACGAGATATTTCTGTATAATAAAGTGTGGGAGGAAGCACAATAATGTTTTTATCGTATACATCGAAATTTTTATGTATATTTTGGGTTTGATATAAAGATAGAGCAAGAGCAGTAGCTTCCCCGCGATTCAAATAGGATTTCCAATTAGCAACAATATGCTTTTTAGAATAAACAATATGAAATAGAGATAATAAAATGGAAATAAACATTATTTGTATTACTAAGTAAATAATGTTTATATGCTTATAATAATCAATTTATATAGAGATACGAGCGGCAATCAAATATCCATTTCGCACATTTAATTCCTTGATTATTTTCCATTTTTTTGGATTCGATTTAATTTCGTGAACAATTAATTTGCATTTATCAGTATTTGTATCGTCTAAAAGAAGAAGTCTGCATCTATCTTTCAGACGCTGAAATTCATGATAAGTAGTAAATTCGCCGCCGTCCAATAATATAACGTCAAATACTTGTGGAAGATCGGCGCGATCAAGAAATAATGGGCATTTCTTCATGTTTAAAATATCGACCTCGTTCCACCGCTTAAAAAGGTCGCTTGTCAGTATCTGAGGAAATATTTGGTAAAAATCGGACGGTTCTTCATTCCAAATAACTTCGTTCAAAATATGCATTTTGGGATTGTGTTTATAGAGTTGAATCGCATCTCCGCATTTATCGCTGTTACATTCTAAACTGTAAAAAATATAATCTTCTCCTTGTGGACGTTGTTCGAAACCAGAGGCAAATGCACGCGTGGAACCTAGGCCGTTCCATGTTCCGATTTCAAGAAAGGTTTTAAATTGGGGATCTGAAGCAATTTGTGTGATATCGCGAGAAAATGGGTCATTACATATTTGTCCCAGATGCTGTCTTTTATGGTATTCGTAATTATTTTTATCGCAATCCTCCCACATGTTATTGTATACATATATAATATATTCTTTTTTTAACTTGTTTTTATAATAAGTATATCAATAAAAAAGTAATTTTATGCGTCATACCTGATTAGAAGTCCATCTTCTCCCTGAATGATTTTGCTTTTATCGTTTTTTAGAAGGTAGTTAAGCGCCTTTAATAATCCGTCGATATTATCACCCAATACCCCCATACCACGATTACAAGAATTACAACAATATCCGCGAAATATATTCTTTTCATGACAGTGATCAAATACAAGACAATTACTTGGCGTGGGAGGTAGGTCACATATTGCACATGTGGTACCTTCGGGGGCTGTATAACTAATACCCATTTCTTTGGCGATCTTTTTTGCGATGGTTTTTCCGGAAGATATTTCCTTATAACATGTATTACATTCGGGGCGACGAAGACGATATCCAGACTTATCAAATGCGTCTGCTCCTGCGGTATTTCCTTTATATTCGGTTAATCGTTTTTGAATATTGCATTTAGAACAGATTTTGGATTGTGTTTTTGCCCAATCAAACTCCTCTTGGGGAGTTTTGAATTTGCATTTGTATGTTTGTTTGATGTAATTATCATATTCTTTTTTGGTAAATTGCGGATAGGGTTCTTGTTCGAGTTCGGTTTCGAAAGACGTTGAAGTGTTCATTTTGGTTTTAGGTTTTTTTTGAAGAATTATTTGATGTTCTTTTTCAATTTTTTGAAACAATTCATTTTTGTGACATAAAACATAATAAATAAACCCATTATTATTTATTATGTCTTCTCCCAAAATAGCCATTTGTATATGGGGATTACCACGGTCTATATCCGGCGTTTATCCCTCCCAAAAAGAGTTTGTGTTTGACTTATTGGAAAAACACGGAATCGCATATGATATTTATGTACATACATGGAGGACTTCTATCAACCAAGTATGGGATTGGAGCGTAAATATTCCCTTGGACTATGAAAGTATTTCATTTTATGGCGCCAAAAAGGTAACAATCGACGACCAAGAGGAGTTTTTATCCACAATTCGATTTGAAGATTACTATTATGAACACGAAAAAGAGCATGAATGGTCTCCCCAACTTCTGAAAAACCATTTATGTGCGTTAGAAAGCCAAAAAAGATGCGTCAATAATTGTATAGCGTCGAATAATGTGTATGATTATGTCATGTTTTTACGTCCGGATGCATTAATACAAAGTCCATTCCCCATTCATCAACTTTTTTTGGATACAGATTCAAAACATACTATTATTTTGCCGAGTAATAATCATTATGAGGGGTATAATGATCGATTTGCGGTGATGCGTTTTGAGTATGTTTTGATGTATAGTCATCGAATAAATCAAATAAAAGAGTTTCGCAGAAAACATGGCCGAATTGTATCGGAAAAATATGTGAAATATGTGGTGGATAAGTACTTTGAACCCAAATTTGTGGATTTTTATTTCCGATTATTGCGGTCAGATGGGAGTATTATGTGATTTTATTTGTTTTTTTGCTTGTTCAGAGACATAATCCAACGCGATTTTCACACCGACTGCTTTATCTTCCAAATATTGTGCATCATAATCGCGGAAAATATCCTCCCAACTATCACATCCATGGTAATGATATATAAGTTGAAAAAGAATATCTTCTTTTTGGGAGATAGCATAATATAATTCCAATAAGCGTTGTATTTCGTCTGTACTCCATTTTTTTGTGATGGTTTTATAGTCGTCCACGCGTTCCAATTTTTCGATTATTTGTTCCATTATATATTCCCTATATTCTATCTTTATATTTTATATACGGTAATAAATATTACAAAATAACCTAGAATCTTCAGACTAATAATAGCATATATTATGAATAGTATAACACTTATATTACCGGACAATTTTATTATACATGGAATCGAGGACTTTTCTCCCGAAGAGAATGCCCAAATGCTAATCATCGGAAGTGAATTTGTGTTTCGTTCTAATAAATATGTGGTTGGGGAGAAAATAATAAACCAACTGCGCGAGGAAGTGAGGGGGGAATACCTTAATAAAATCATGCAATTAGAAGAGGATTTGAAAAAAGGGCAAATCATACAACAATATTTGGCCGAAAATGGGGAGGAAAAGTTTCAAAAAGAAGTGGCCAAAATGAGGGGCGAATTGGAAAAATATGAAAAAAAGATTGCCGATTTGGAGGTTTATTATGAAAATAAGATTGAAAAAGAGGTTAATAGGGAGAAAAATCATACAAAATCGATGTGTGATGAATACGAAAAACGCATATATATATATAAAAACACAGAAGAGAAGCTGAAAACGGTATGTGATTATATCTATTCGCGTAAAAGCAATACTGAATTAGGTAGTGAAGGCGAAAAAATCATTCAAGAATTATGTCAACACGCCTTCCGCGACCAAGAACAGTTCGAAATGAAGGACGTTCATAACCAAACGGCGAAGGGAGATTATCATTTAGTATTTAAAGATATGTCTATCTTGGTCGATTCGAAACTGTATACGGGTATGGTTTCAGCCGCAGAACGCGATAAGATAAAACGTGATTTAATGGCAAATACAAATATCCATTTTGCATGGTTAGTTTCGCTGGATACGCCGGTTTCGAAGTTTGATAAAGGTGTTTTTGCATTTGAATGGATAAATGAAGAGAAATGTGTGTGTTATATCAACTCGATTCGCAAAAATAGTCATCCTGTAGACGTGATTCGATCGCTTTATTTTGTTTGTAGGATCCTTTTTGAACAAATTATTTTGGTTAATAGGGAGAAAAACGACGAAGAAAAAGAAAATGAGGATAAAAAGGTGGGAATTTTGGAAAAATTCCGCGAAAATGTCATCCATAATTTGCATAATTATCAAAAATTAACCAAAGACCGAGATAAAGCGCTACGTGAAATGAGTGATGTATTTCATAGTCAAGACGAATTGATCCGAATTTCATTAAATAATAGTATTATGGACTTTGTTGACGACCATTATAGTGTAATTTATAATTGGTGGAATGCAAATATTGTATTTAAAGAGGGAAATAATCTATCTTCGCAAATATTATGGGCACGATTTAAGAAAAATCATAAAGAATATGCGGATAAAATTAATATGGAGAATTTTAAAGACATATTATTGACATTTGTAAAATCATTTTCCAAATCCAAAGGAAAAACGGGGAAATTAGAAATCAAAGATGTGGACTTTGTGGAGGAACATGTTGCCCGTTCAGCATCAACCATATAAAATGGTTTTTTATTCTTCGAGTAATTTGCTCACATGTATTTTTTTATATAAGTTTTGTTTATTTGGGAATTTGGATATTGTATTTTCGACATGTTTAACAAGTAAACTATCGTGATTGCATGTTGAATATGTGAATAAATCACCCATGAAATGTTTTTCGAGTGTATTCAATTCTTTTTTATGCCAAAGGACCGGGAATGTGATATTATTTCCATTCCATTTTAATGTTGCTATATTCACTTGACATAAATGATTTTTAATTTCGTCGAGATATGCGTTTTCCACAATATTACCTTTATCATCGACCAATATGATTTTCAAATTGTGTGTATATATTTCCATCTAGTAATGGAGGCATATTATTTTTTATGTCGTTTTGCGTCATATAGTGTTTATTTTGATATGTAAAATTGAAACACTTTTTATTCTTTTATATAGGAGGTCATTATATTGCAAATTGATCAAAAACCAACAAACCAAACAACCTGTAAACTAAAATGAGCTTCTTATACAAATATATTGACTGTTCAGATATTGAAAATATGGATTTTCAGGGTCTATCTAAGAACCCCAACGCGATTCATCTTTTGGAACTCAATATGAATAAGATAGATTGGAATATGTTATCTGCCAACCCTAATGCCATCCATCTTTTGGAAAAAAATGTGGATAAGATTGACTGGCGCACCTTATCCGGCAATCCAAACGCTATTCATATTTTGGAAAAGAATATGGACAAAGTTAACTGGGCATATTTATCCGGCAATCCAAATGCGATTCATATTTTGGAAAAGAATATGAATAAAGTCAATTGGATGAACCTCTCTAATAATCCAAACGCCATCCATATTTTGGAAAACAATTTGGATAAAGTCAGTTGGAAATACTTGTCCATGAATCCAAACGCTATTCATTTGCTGTTAGCTCATAAAAATAATATATATTGGGATATGTTAGGCAGAAACCCAAGGGTACTTGAATTTATGGATAAGTACGGGGAACAGAATTTCGAATGGAAAATTTCGTACTCCAATCCAAATACTGTTCATCTGTTTGAAAAATATTTCAACGATGATAAATGGTATATTGTATCGCAAAATTTGGCAACAAACACCAATCCCGATGCAATTCGTCTATTGATGAATAATAGGGATAAATTCGAAATGAATAAGTATATTCAAAGAAACTTATTTTCGAATCCCGCCATATTCATGTACGATTATGATAAAATGAGACAGCATATGCATAGTAGTGGAATTATGGAAGAATTGGCGACCAAAGTATTTCATCCAGCAAGACTATTGGGAATTTGTGATAAATATGGAATTGAGTTCGATGAGTTGATGGAAATATATTAGGGAGGCAGGTAAATAGGTAAGTATAATAAAAAAAAGTGCATAAGCACACTTTTTTTTACGTCTTCTCCGGAAGAGTAAATATCTTAGAAGAAGCGTATATGGCCTTTTCATTTTAACGTCTATTGGTGTTGATTAATAATCAATACCAATAGACATTAAAAAACATGAAATATTTCTGCTTCATGTGCGTCAGCAAATAGACATTTATAATCGGTCAGTATAATAAATGAATAATCTTCCCTTGGATGTGGTAAAACACATTTTAGAATTTGATGAACGTTTTGTTATACGAACCGGAAAAATAATGAAAAGAATATGCAAAGATGATTATCGAAAACAGCTATTATTGGAAATACCTCCCAAAGTTCATTTTGAAATATATAATTTAACGTATGTATTTATCCCAATAAACGCACATAAACAGCTTTATATATCATATTCTGATGACGGCATCAGAGTTACATATCCAAAAATATGGGTTCCAAAAGAAGAATAAAACAAAAATATTTAAAAATAGCATACTATCATGACTATACTACTATGTTCAAGGGGTTTATATTAGAGTATATTTGGATCGATGGATACGGAGAACTCCGTTCCAAAACCAAAATTATCCATAAAACGATGACTGTTGACTTTCATTCGCATGATAATTTGAATAATTTATCATTTACATCATTTAATGAGCTCAAAGAATACAAGGAATTTCGTCCTCCCGTCTGGAATTACGACGGTTCGTCCACTGGACAAGCGAAATTGGGAGAAAATACGGAAATAATTTTGAAACCGGTGTTTATTTGCAGTAATCCTCTCCGTAATATTCCAAATTATTCGTCGCGATTGGTATTATGTGATACATATTATGTTGACGGAAGGCCCACCGAACATAATTCGCGATATTATGCAAACGAAATATTCGATAAAAAACGTGAATTAGCGCCCTGGTATGGTCTAGAACAGGAATATTATATGTTAAGTCACGATTGGAAACTAAAGAATGATACTCCGGGAATGTATTATTGCGGAATTTATAATAACGGAATACAGCGAAAAATAGTGGAAGAACATTTGGATGCATGTTTACAGGCTGGACTAAATATTTCCGGATTAAATGCGGAAGTAGCTCCCCAACAGTGGGAGTTTCAGGTAGGTCCATGCGAAGGTATTTTGGCGGGAGATCAAATGTATATTTCTCGGTATTTATTACAGAAAATCGCTGAAAAATACGATGTCACAATCACATACGAACCGAAACCGTTTTCTCATTTAAGTGGATCGGGTTGCCACGTAAATTTCAGTACGTCCGAAACGCGTTCAAGGGAGAACGGGTTAATCCATATAAATAATAATTATATACCAAGTTTGGCCCTTCATCATGAAGAACATATTAGTGTGTATGGTAAAAATAATGAAAAACGATTAACGGGAGAGCATGAAACAGCACATATAAGTGAATTTTCTTTTGGTGTTGGTACACGAAATACGTCTATCCGTATTCCGAATCAGTGTCATGAGGAGGGATTTGGATATTTGGAAGACCGTCGACCTGCGGCGAATATAGATCCATATGTAGTTACTTCTAAGATATTTGAGAGTTGTTGTTTATAATATTCTAATTATTATTCCAATTATCTTGTATTTTTCTTTTCTCCCCAATTTCATAAAATAAAATGATTATATTTTTATTTGTTTTTGTAATAGTTCCCTTTATGGAATCGTTTATTGGAATCTGTATTGTTTCAAGAAATATATTCTTCATAAAATATTATAAAGAATATATTTTATAAGTATATATTATATATGTTTCGTTTTATTGCACAACTTTTTTCAAAAGAAAATAAAACCGTTTTTACAAAAGAATATAGGGAGAGTTATAGGAAATCATGGATTGACAATATACGCAATTATTCTCCCTAATTGATTTGTGTTGAAATATACAACTTATTTGGATTTGTATATTTTTATATTTTTCTCCCTAATTAGATTATAATAAATTGCATATGTAATTATTTATGTCATGAAAGAACTCTTATACGACTCATTAACATGGATCTTTATATTATTTATTTCAATAGGCGGGCTTCGCCCGCCGGGGGGCGAAGCCCCCCTATTGACCTATTTATATTTAATTATTTTAATAATAAAATATGACCATATATGCTTTGATAAATATTATTTTATTGATTTATTTATTAACTATCGGGCAAAGTTATTGAATAATAATATGTATATTATGTTGTAATAATTGAGACCATATATGCAGCCAACTTAGATTATATTATTGTAGTAGATGAGAGCATAGGTTTTACCTAATGTCGCTGCATGAAACGCAAAATGACTGTCGGATAGAGGAAGTCCGCTGCATCTCTCGAGCGGAGACCGCGCAACCTGACTCAAAAACCGTTCCGCACCAGTTGCCGAGCTGGAAAAATAATTTGCAACTGATTTTTTC